TCAATTCAATATCAGGGTGATTTTTTTGAATCAGATTTAAAATAGTACTTTTACCACACCCCTGTTCACCAACAAATATATTAACATCAGAACAATTAATTTCAAAACCATTCCGAAGAACATGTGACCCAGCATAAGTGTTATTTACTATTTTAATTTTTTCTAAGTATATCATATTACCACATTCTTTTTAAAAATTACAAAACTTAAAGGGTCTTTCGGAAACTTAATTACAGTAAATATGCATCTAAATAAACCTAAGTTCAGCTATCCAATGATTTATATTTTTTAAATTTTTCATTTTGCATTAAAAATATTATAGATTGAACATGCAGCCCCGAATAAACATAATATCATGATGCCATATGTTTTATACGGGATTAAACACATTATAATACCAAGATAAAATAAAATACTTCCTAATTCTGAACTTTGTTTCAAAAACAAACGGAATAAGGTTTTATTAGAATTTTTAGTATTATTAGCCATATTTTTTAATTATTAAAAAAACAAAAATAATAAAAAAATATTAATAAAAAAATATTCAGGCACTTTTTAATATATAATTCAAAACTCACACATAATTATTTATGGTCAAACTATTTGAAGAATATAATAAAGATAACGAATCAAAAGAAAAAGAATATAATATAATTATATCAGAATTAATTCCTTTTATAATAAAAAAATATGCTGACCTATCTAAATGGTCAAGTAATAAATTAAATATTACACCAGATAAATTAAAGAAAATATGTGTTCAATATTTAGACCATCCACAATATTGGGAAGTTGTTCTTACTATTCATGATTGGAAATATAATAAAGGTAACAGGATGATTGAACAAATTTTATCCAGCGATATTCGTAAAAAAGCCCAAAGTGTGGGCATAGATGTTCATTTTGTTAACCCTGCTGCTGGTAGTACACCAATGGGAAGTAAATATGTGGAATATGATATAGAGAAAAATACAATAGAGAAAAAATAATATTTTTATTTAAATATAATCAGTGTTCTTAAATTCTTCGATATTAAGAATCTTTAAATCTTTATCATTTTTTATAGTTATTTCAAATTCGGCTGGATATTCGGCTCTATTACCCATTGAGTGTTCAAAATCTATATTATTACGTGTCGTTTCTATTGTAACAATAAACCATTTTTTCATATCTTCCCCATATCTAAATAAAAAAGATTCTAAGAAATCTTCATCTTCAAACATTTTTTTATCACCGACATATGATTTTCCTAATTCGTTTTTATTTATATTATTAATATCATCAACATTTAATAATCTATATAAAACAACTTTGGTAGGTATATTTTTTAAACCATACGGAAAATCTGTGGTACAAAAATCATTTAAACGGTCTAATATTTCATCATAATCACCATAAGGTGCGTCACCTATTTCATCACTATAATAAGTATTAGCATAATTTAATGCCATTCTATTATATTTTTCGTTTAATAAATCAAAACTTTCAAATAATTTAATATATTTCAAAACTCATTATTATTTTATTTTATATTCATAATCACCAAAATCCTCGATGTATTTACTTACAATTTTATGTATATTTTCTTTAGTGTCTTTACAATGTTTCGACAATTTGTTTATTAATGTGTCATACCCAGAAACACCATTATTGAAAAGTTCGATAGCATAATGTACAGCAGTATCATCTTTATCATCTCTGTAATACTTAACATCTGGAAAATACTTTTTGTCAATATCACTTGCTAATTTATTAAAGAAATCATCTTTAATTTTTTTAATACCTTTTGATTCAGTTTTACTTTCTTTTATAGGATTCAATGATTCTGTGTATCCTTTTTTCTTCAATTCTTTTATAAAAGATTCAAGTTTTTCTTTATTACTGAAAGTCTTAATACCAAAAAATGGACTACCATCCTTATGTGTATCAACGCCATCGTGATAACTGATGGTATATTTTGCTGTTCCAATATTATCTTGTTGATAAAAAGTCTTTTTATAACCAGTTTTTTCTTGAATAATTTTTTGATTATAAGATTCGAAAGTCTTTACATATTTCATGGTGTACATTTTTTATTTTGAAGTATATATTAATTTCTAAAAACATTTTTAATATATAAAAATAGAAAAATAAAATAAAAAATATGAAAATAACTACTGATCAACTTAAAAAAATTATAGGTACTATTTATGCTGATGATAAAATCACAAAATTAGTAGATGCTTTAAATCAGACCTTTGAAAAATATGAAATAAACACCCAATTGAGAATATGTCATTTCATGGCACAAGTTATACACGAATCGGGTTCTTTTAAAGCAGTGTCTGAAAATCTAAATTATTCTGCTGATGGATTAATGAAAATATTCCCTAAATATTTCACTCTTGAATTGGCAAATGCTTATGCAAGGAAACCAGAAATGATAGCTAACCATGTATATTGCAATCGCATGGGGAATGGTGATGAAAAATCTGGGGAGGGGTTTAAATTTCGTGGAAGAAGTTACATGCAAATCACTGGAAAATCTAATTATTTAAGACTAAAAGAAAGTTTACAAATAGATATTATTAATAAACCTGAATTATTAGAACAGTTACCATATAGTATGATGGCTGCTGGTTGGTACTGGTCAAGTCGTCTTTTAAATTCATATGCAGATAAGGATAATATATTAGCTATTACAAAAGCAATAAATGGTGGCACTATCGGATTAGATGATAGAAAACTTTGGCTTACTAAATGTAAGGGTGTTATTAAATAAAAAAATAATATTTTAATGGTTAAGAATTACGAGCAGTTCACGAATGAAAATAAATTTCAGGATTCCGCTTTGGATAAAATTAATAAAGAGGGTGGGTTTAAAAATCTACCAGATATTGATAAATTAGCATTATTGTCTGATAGTGGTAATTATAATGAATTAAAAAAATTAAGTTTATCTAAAATTTTTAAAGAACTTGGTGGTACATTTGGTAAACTGATGATAAAGGTGAAAGTGAAAGATATTAAAGACCAACCAGTAGATCATAAATTTAGTAAAGAATTTGCCAATAAGGAAGGTTGGTTATATCCATATATTGATTATAGTGGAGAAGGTGAGCCTTATATAACAGTTAGATTTGATAAATTTATAAATGATACCAATATGAAAGGTGGTGGGACATATGAACAAAGACCAATTATGATGGATAATATGTTTCCTATTGGTTATGATAAAATTAAACCTGAATTTGTAAAATATCAAAATCGTGTTGAAAATGATAGACATAATTTTTTAAACAGATTCGGGATGGATGATGAATCTTAAAAATTATTTTTAATAATGAAATATTTAAAAACTTATATAGAATCCATAAACGAATATAAATTATCTACTGAAAATTATGATAAATATTATTATTTAGTTTTGAGATTTAATGAAAACACATTAAAGAATTTAATTTCTGGCAAGCTTAAAAACTTAATTGGTATATCAGATAGCACGAATATTATAAACGGGTATTTCGGCATCAGGGATATTTTATTGGTAATGGATAAAGAATTGGTAGAAAAAATAAATGATGTTGAAAAAGTTCGATATGATGATTTAGACTATCTGGTCAATGATAATATGAAGGTTTTAAGAAGATTGTATCAAGTAGATGATGAATATTCAGTCGGTAGCTTATTGTATCAAGGTATTAGAAAAACAGAATATTTCAGACACAAAAAAGACCCAATTAATAATCTAAATTATTTACTTAAATTGTATAGAAGGGTCAATGGACAGATGTATAATCTATTTAAAGAATTAGACCAAAGAGACATTCATAAAATACATGATATAAAATTTAAAAACTACCAAGAATTATTAGATAAATCACTTGAAATTTTAAATAAAGAAAAACAAAAATATAGTAAAGAAAATTTAGATATTATGTTACAATTTATAATTTTGTCTTTTGCTTCTGTGTTTAAAGATGAAGGTGAAATTTTAATTAAAAATGAAACATTTAATATACCAGATAGTTCTTTTCTTTTCATTAAAAAAACCCACCCAGAATCATATACATTCAATAATCAAAATGAAATACTTAAAAAACATATAGATAGATTGAAAGAAAAATATACGGTTAAATTATTACCATATATAAAAGGTGATATTATTAGTCAGTCACATAAAAGCGTTTTTTCTTTTATTCGATATTTAGATAAATTAACAAAATAATTTATTAAAAAAAAATAACAAAAAAAAAAAATACTAAAAATGATAAAAAAATTTAAATCATTTATAAACGAAAAAAATAATCAAATACAAGAAGAAAAATCTGATATTGATAATAAAATGAAAGAATTTAATGAATTATTTGAGATAGAAATAGGTTCATTAATAAAATTAAAAAAATATAATAATAGTAATATCAAATATAAAAACATATTTAATGGTGAATCTATAATTTATACAATAGATAAAAATGATATTAAAATTGAAAACGAAAAACAATATCATTTTGTTAACAAATCTGCTATGATCTGGTTAAGAACAGATGAAGATAACAATTCTAATACATATACAATAAAATTTGAATTAAAAGCAAGCAATATTAACAAACAAGACGATAAAAAACGTTTAAATTCTATATCGCTTTTTAAATATAAAGATGATTCGTCTGATATGAGTGATGTTATTGAAAAATTCAAAGATTATATTAAAAAAATTATAAAAACCAATTAATTTCATAACTAATATCAAAAAATATTTTTATTTTAATATATAAAAATAAAATATGAAAACTTGGAAAAAATCATGAAAAAAAAATTTGATTTAAAAGGAAAATAAATAAAAAATAAATAAACAAAAAATGATAACGAAATTTAATTATTATATTAACGAAAGTAAATCATTTTCGGATTATCCATATCAGATGTATTACTCAAAGGATAATATGGCTTCTGCTAATGGTGCGAAATCTGAAAAAGAGTTAATCAATTTAGCTAAGAAATTAAAATTGAAAATATTTTCTATTTATAAAAATGCACAGGGTTTTCATTCAACTGCACAGGAAGAACATTTAATTTCTTGGTATGATAGTACAGGAAATGATTATTGGTCAAATCGTTCTAAAAAAGAACCTGAGTTATTAAAGAAGAAAATTGAAAAATTAGATGAGGGATTGATGGATGATTTAATAGCTGATAGTGATGTTGCTTGAATAAAACACATTGAATGTAGTTATAGTGATAAACCTATTTTTGTATTGTGGGCTAATAAAGTAACCAAAAATTTCTCTAATGCAGTTAAAAAAGCTGTGTATAAATGTAAAAGTAATAAAATTTGGAACAAAGAATATATTATAAATGCAAATGAAGGATATGGTACGGTATTTTTTATTGATGCAAATAATGTTCCAGAGGCTAAAACAGAATTGGTTAAAGCATTGCAACACAGTTCTGTCAAAAATATTTATTATTTTGGAATCAACTCCAAAAAAATGTTAGACGGTATTATAAATAAATAAAAAAAACACGAACTTTTCAACAATATTGGGATATAAGAATTAAATTTTATATCCTTTTTTTATGACATATATTGGAAAAACAGTATTAATTAAAACCAAACAAGATTCAAATATTTATAAAGTTATTGGTGAAACAAAATCTAAAAAAACTTTAACACTAAAAGAAAATGAACTAATAGAAAATAGTGTCATTCCAATTAAAATAAAAAATGTGTCATTTTTACTTAAACGATCCAATAAGATAGAATTTGTTGAAAAGGTTGGTGGTAAAATAATTAAAATTCGATTAGATAAAAGATTTTTTTGGTTTATATTAAATGTATATGACCCAGTTGATATACAATTTTTATAATATGGAACAAGATGTATATAATATATAAAAACAAAAATTTCAAAGAATAAAATCATAATGGACACAAATAAAAATTATTATAATATATTAGGTGTTAATAAGGATTCTGACAAAGAAACCATTAGGAAAGCCTATAAAAAATTGGCTTTGAAATTTCACCCAGATAAACATAATCAAGATAAACATTTTGAAGACAAATTCAAAGAAATAAACGAAGCTTATCAAACCATTGGTGATGATAAAAAACGTGAAGAATATGATATAAGAAGTCCACATGGTAATAGTTATAATCCAAATTCATTTGGAAATTTTAGTCCATTTGGTGGTGGTAATGGAAATTTTAATAATGATATTTTTGAAGTTTTTAAAAATTTCGGACAAACACAAGGATTTGGGTTCAATTTTCAAAATCAATTTAATGAAAAATTAGATATAAATATTACAGTAGATGTTACTTTAGAAGATGTTTATAAAAACCAACCCATAAAGGTATCCTTCAATAGAAATGTTCATTGTAGTGATTGTGATGGTACAGGTTTCGACCCAAATAGTGAATCATTTTTATGTGATATGTGCGGTGGAACTGGTCGTGGTATGTATGGAAATAAATGTGAACAATGTCAAGGAAGAGGTAGAATTTATTCAGATACTTGTCAGAAATGTAATGGTGAAAAAGTTCAAAATAAAAAAGAAGAATTTCAATTTTTAAATTCATATCAAGTTCGAAATTCATTCAGAACAAGAAAAAGTGGTTACGGGCATCAATCTAAATTTTATAGAAAAACAATTGGTGATTTAATTTCAACTATAAATTTTATAAATAATACAAAATTTAAAATTCGTTTAGATAATAATTTAGAATATGTATTAAACTTACATTTTGATGATGCAATTAATGGAATCAATTATAAAATCGAAACCCCTGATAACAAATCATATGAAGTTAAAATACCTCCCAAAACTAAAGATGGTGATGTGTTAAAATTATCTGGTATTGGGATGCTTAATTTAGATGGAAAAACTCGTTCTGGAATATATATAGTAATAAATATTATTATCGATTATGAAAGAATTGAAAAAGTTAATCTTTAATATTTAATATATATTTTTATATTAAAAATAAACATACTTATGTTAAAAGCAATTAAAATAAGAATTTATCCAAACACAGAACAAAAAATCTATATAGCTAAACTATTGGGTTCTTGTAGATTTATTTATAATAACTGTCTTGCTTTTAAAATTGATAAATATAATAATGATAAACTTAACGTTGGTTTAAAAGATTTGAGTAAACATCTTACTGAATTAAAAACAAAGAAGAATATGTGTGGTAATAATCATGATAGGGATTATAATACAGCAAAGAACATTGAGAATGAGAGAAAAAGATTTTTATCAATTAAAGATTATAAAATAGGATTGAATTCACCCGAATTTACACTTGGGGAATATCCTCTAATGGATGATAAGGCAGTAATACCCCTAAAAAATTATGATAGGAAGATACAAGAAAGAAAGGAGTTATTATGGAATACTATATAACTCGGAACTATCAGACGATTGACCAGTCTTTGGATTTTATAAATGATTTATATAAAATACTTTCTACAAACGAGAAAGTGTTATATAATGATAATAACATGTCAACTGATAAATATTATAAAAATGTTATAGGTAAGATTATTTTAAAAAATCTCAGTTTACCAGAAGATTATATGACAGTTACAAAAGATGGGTTTATTGTTGAAAAATCTCATATTATACTACACAGGGATTTAATGAACTATTTCTGTAAATGTCAAAAAAAATATTATAATAATTTAGATTTATTTGGAATAGAAAAAAAATCAAATTATATCACTTCATTTTATGAAGACACTTCATATCTTTGTGAAACATATATATATTCTAATTTTAATTCAAAATATTTTGATTGGATAAAATCATATAATGAAGATTTGGTTTTCATTGAAACGGAAACGTATAAATATTATGGATTTTTAAATAAAAAACTGGAATTGAATTCTGGTTCATACGCATGTAAAACCTTTAAAACATAATTAATGAAAACTTTTTTATTTTTATTTGATATAAGACTTTTTCGGAGACTTATCTTTTTAAATATAAAATAATATTTTTTTATGAATAAAAAATTAATCGTAATAAATCTGTTCTCAGGACCAGGTGCAGGTAAGACTTCATCTTGTTCCCAGATATTTTCTTATTTGAAATGGAACAATGTCAATTGTGAACAAATATCCGAATATGCTAAAAAATTGACATGGAGAAAAAATCACAAACAATTAAAAAATCAATTATATGTTTTTTCTAAACAATATAATGATATTTATATGGTGGAAGATGAAGTTGATGTTGTTGTTACAGATTCACCGCTACTTCTTTCTGTTATTTATGATGCAGAAAAAGATGAAGATTTAAGGCGGTATATAATCAAGAAACATAATAAATACGAAAATATAAACATTTTTATTAAAAGAGTAAAGCCATATCACAAAGTTGGTCGGAGTCAAACTGAAAGCGAATCAAGGGAAATAGATAGTGCAGTTTTTTCATTATTAACCGAACTCGAAGAATCTTATGAAATCATTAATGGAACATATGAAGATATGTTGAAATTATCCCAAGATTTGGTGATCAAATTGAAAAAATAAATTATTTTTTAATATATAGTTAATATAAATTAAAAAAATAATTTAACATTCATATGATAAATATTTTCGGTTTTAATAAGTTTATTATTAATATAATAAACAAATATAAGAATATAACCAAAATAGAAAATATTCATCTAAAAGATGTATCTGACCAATTTAAATTATTTGAAAAAGGAATAAAAACTCTTGGTTATAAAGTGGAATTTTCACAGAAAAATATCAAACGAATAGCCGATAATTGTTCATCTTGTAAGTTTACCATTGATTATAATGAAGAAATTTTTTTAATATTCAAAAATGGTACTGTTTATCATACTAAAGAATCTGAGGATAAATATATTGGAGTTTTAGGTTATTACGATGAGTTCTTAAAAGGTCTTAAAAAAATACTTAAAGAAGAGTTATGAACTACCACTAAACTAAAGATTTGGTGGTTTCTTGGGCTGACTTTGTAACCTCGGTCATGTTTCCACAAGCGTGTATTTCGGCAGTCCCTGCCGTATTAAGTTTTTCAGCTCAAATATTTTCTTTAGAATTATCTAAGTTTATACTTTTATGATTTTACGTGCTTTAAATTTCTAAAACACAACCATATATCATCACATCAAAGACCTTTACTTTTTTTCTAATTTAGCTCTTAATACCGTTTATATCAAGGAGACAGATTAGGATGACATTTAAGTCATAATTAAATATGACGACAAAAATATAAAAAAGTTTTTAAATTCATTAAAAAATTTAAATTATTTTAATATATAATTTTAAAATTATTCCACGAAACTGAGGTTTTCGTGATTTTCTTTCAAGAAAAATAATAAAATAAATTGAAGGTCTTGAAAAAATATACATTAATAATTATTTTATTATTTCTGACACATTTCAGTATTGTTAATTCCCAAACTAATTTAGTGATTACCGATTCTATCAAGATAACCAAAAATAGTAATATTCATGCAAATATCGAAAACTGGTATAGTAATGAGACCAATATTCATATATCTGTTATAAGAACTGATGGTAAAACTTATATTGGGATTGCTAATTTATATTATACAAGATATCCCAAATATATACAAGGAAATGTATCTTTTAAATTCATCATATTTGTTAAAGAAGATTTTTTATATATTAGATATTACAATATTGTACATTCTTCAAATAATATATCATTTGGTTTATTACTTGTAAAACAACCTAACCTATGTAATAATTGTTATTTAAATATTGACATGTGTAAAGTTTTATGGAATGACTTCGTAGAATATTTAAAAAATCACTTAATGATAACAACTGCCAATTTAAAATATTATTTTTAATAAATTTTTTTTATAATAAACAATTCCATATATTTGCTTTATAATAAAAATAAAGTGAAATGTTTAAAACTAAAAATGACGAATATTTTGTATTGAGTTTCAAAGATGAGTTTAATGTGATTCAATATATTAAGTCATGTACATATAAGAATCAAAAAAAAGTTGCAAGTAATCCACTTAAATATAAGAAATATATTTATTTGACAAAAAATCTTAACTATGCAAAGATTTGGAAAAAACGTAATGGTGCATTTAGAATGGCAAAAAATATGTTTGCTCCAACTCTTGGTATAAACATGAATTCTATGTTTATTGAAAATATTACTAAACAAAGAATTCGAAAACAAAAGATACTTGAACTGGGTTTATTGGATTAGTCAACGACCCCTTGGCTAAAGACCAAGGGGATTGAACCGTGAGTTTAAGAGTAATTAGTTGATTAGTGGCTTAAAAATTAAAATTATTTTTTAAGGGAGGATTTATTATGAAAAACTTTATTACAACAGCAATTCGTACAGATGAATACGAAATTTATATTGATGAAAACATTTGGAATGATGAAGCTTTGAAAACTTGGGGCGAAGTATTCCATGAGGTTGATAGTGTTGAAGAAATTGTTAAACATCTGGCTTTTTCTTTAATGAGATTCGGGAGTGGATCATTTATTGAAGGTTTTGGATATGTTAAAACTTTCAGAAAAGACGGAAGCCAACACAAGATTTTCGGGGCAGGATTTAAAGAAATACCAGAAGACGAATATGCAAAGGGAATTTCTGCAAAAATAATTGTTGAAGATGATGACTATGATTTTGAATTGCGTTGAAAATAAACCCATGTTAGATTTGTTTAAATCAATTGAAGATAAATTCAAAAATAGACTGTCAGAACATGGATTATAATCTAATACTCGATGATTACCGAACTATTCAGATGGTTTATAATGTGACTGGTAATCCTGTTTATATTGATAAAAACTGGATTATTGTTAAATCTTTTGATGAATTTGTGTATAAAATAACCGAAGATAAATTACCTATTAACATCAGTTTTGACCACGATATATCGGATTTCATAATCGAAGATGGCGAAATAAAAGAGAGAACTGGATATGATTGTATTAAATGGCTTGTTGATTATTGTATGGATAATAAATTAAAATTACCAAATTGTCTTATTCATTCATCTAATACGGTTGGTTCAGTTAATATCGAAAAGTATATTGAAAATAGTAAGAAACATCTGGGTATATAATCATGGAAAATGATATTTTAGACATAATAAAAAAGATACAAGAAGCTCGTAGTCCCAAATATTTTTTGTGGCAAATAATTAAAGACACTGAGTGGTTTGATTTTAAGTATAATTCCCAATTTTTAATTGGGAAAAAAGATAATATAGTTTATTTTAACTACAATTTAAAAAATCACACTTTATATTATGATTATTATAAAATTTATCAAGTTTTAGAAACGAAATATCATCTTAATGATCTAACTATTAATGAATTGATTAAGGGTATGGTGATCGAACATACAAAAATGAGGGTTGACACAACAACCTTTTCTCTGGTATGTTGAATACCCGAGAGGTGATCGAACATACAAAAATGAGGGTTGACACAACCAATTTCACCAGCATAAAACATAATAATCTGGTGATCGAACATACAAAAATGAGGGTTGACACAACAAAGCCTCTCACAAGCAACCCGTTTGTGAGGTGATCGAACATACAAAAATGAGGGTTGACACAACATATCAAAGGCTGAGAGCATGAGATTGCTTGGTGATCGAACATACAAAAATGAGAGTTGACACAACTGTCTTTGTTCGTTGGCTTCTTGCCGTTAGGTGATCGAACATACAAAAATGAGGGTTGACACAACCAAGTTTATGAAACATGCCATATTTTTTTAGGTGATCGAACATACAAAAATGAGGGTTGACACAACCGCGGGCAATAAGTATTCGTTGTTTCTGTGGTGATCGAACATACAAAAATGAGGGTTGACACAACGCAACATGTTATAGTTCAGTGATTTATTGTGGTGTTCGAACATACAAAAATGAGGTTGACACAACATCGATAAAATTGGTCAAATCCTTCAATATAGGTGAGTGAACATTTCAAATTGAGGGTGGACACAATTGAGTCAGAATTATCAACATTTACAAAATCTATTAAGTAAAATAAATGGACGACATAGACAAACTAAAAGAACTAAGACTTATACAACAATTATCTTTAAAAAATAATAGTTTAGAACAAGCTAACCAATCAGAATTTGGTGATGATGAATTAATAAAAGTAAAAGATATAATTTCACAATTAATATCAAATGTTGATGAATCACCATATTTTTTTATTGAGCAGTGGTCACCATTTGGGTTTGTTATACATTATAGGTTTCATTATAAAAAGAGAAATATATTTGATGTATCTGAACATTATTTACCAAATGGTTATGACAGATATGTAATGGATAAACTAATTTTAGGTGAAATAAATTCATCTAAGTATACTTATTTTTTAGGTAAACACCCAAGAAAATTATCTGATATAGATTATTAAAATATTTTTTCTACGATTTTTTTCTTTATTTTATTGTTATTATATTTGTTGTATAAAATTATACAGCATATGTTTGAACTTGATTTAACACAACCGATAGAAATTAGCCACTCAGTCTCGAATGACCCTTTCGATAAACATGAAGGTGATAGAAGGACTGAACTTAAAAATTTCAATCGTACTATTCATTATCGTGGTTTAGAAATTAAACGTAACGCTAACGTTCCATGTGGAGCTGAAGGTTACTGGGAAGTTCCTAAATTGAAATGGTTTGGTAAAGGTGGATTACATGAAGGGTTCTTAACTGTATCTATTTTACAATCAAAAGAAGCTATTGATAGATATTACGATTTAAATTTTTAAAAATATGATAGAATATTTATACACAGAAGGTAAAATAGGTGATAGAAACACTTCGATACCTGTTAAATTAAATGGAAAACGTGTTGGGACTATTAAACCAGTTGAAGGTGGATGGCAGTATTTTCCATTAAACCACAAACAAGGTGGTGAAATATTTGATTCAATTGATAAAGTACAAAAATCACTTGAATTCTGTGACGAAGAATAATATTAACTTTTTTATATGGCAAGTTGGAGGATAGAACGCACTAACCTATCAACTTGCAGAACTAAATAAAGAGTGCGAATGCAACAAGTTGGAACGACGACACCCCTAATTTGCTACATATATTGTTAGGGTTCATTTATTTTAAAATATTATGAAAATAGCAATTCAATTTGGTGATAATGATTTTGGTAGTTGTTTCTTAGGTGTTTTAAAAACATTATTAAACGCTTATAGATATACGGAAACATTGCCAACAGATAAAGAAATATTGTGCAATATAATCAATGAGTTATCAACACCGTGTTATCTTTTGTTTTAAAACGATGTGGTATCCGAAAGCACAAAAGAATATATCAAAATAAAAACAGCTGATTTATTAATAAACGAGGAAGTTGATGAATATTCAAAACTTACAGGACAACACAATAGCGATACCTATGTATTGGATACTGATTTAGATTTTGAAGGTAATAGTGCGGTATACTTTCTTTAAATTCACCCTAATTTTTTTATATGGCCACAAAAAAATTCACAGTAGCATATTATCACGGTATCGGAGAAAATCCGATGGTTATCCTTTTTAGATAGGGAAGCTGGTTCATTCAAAAGACAATATGATACTATTGAAGAATTGAAAGCTGATATCACCGAAGATGCCATCATATATTTTGTTGCTGATAAAGATGACCATAGATTTTCGGATTTAGATAACTGGCATAGTTATGAAAAATTCAATTTTGATAAATTAAAAGAAGTTGCATTTAATATTTAATTATTATGGAATATTTTGTATTAGTCGATAAAAACGAAAAAATTTTAAATTATATCATAGGTGATACTATAATATATTATTCGATGGTTGAAAATATGTCCAAAACAGTTCTAATATTTGATGAAACTCTTTATAATGATATGATTAAAAATGATTCGATATTATTTGATGAAATAACTGAACAGGATATCATTTTAAGTGAATTATCGAAAAGAGAAATTAGAATTGTCGAAAACACCATTGATGTTATTTCTATTACCGATTGGGAAACCGAATTAAAAAAAGTAGAACAATGCCCTCAACGTCAGGATTCGATGATTGACCAAATGAAAGATTTATGGCAAATTGCCAATAAATTCGGGTTTTATGATGCTGCCGATCACATTAGAACTATTTGTAAATTTTAATTATATGAAAGATATATTTAACAAAGAAATGGAAATTGGACATATAGTTGCAGTTAGATATAACTGGAATAGTTATGTTGGTGTGTTTAGAACAAATGGCTTATCTATGCGAGAATTAGCACAAAAACACTGGGCAATGGCAGATTGTCACCCGATTGAATTAAAAAACACACATCAGATTTTAGGACATATTGATGTAAATCATTCAGATTTTAATAAAGATGTATATGAGTGGGCATATTCAGAAGATGAAAAGGTCAAATGTCCTGTTGATATACATGTTTACAAAACAAAAGAAGAAATCAGAAAATTAAAAATAGAATCATTATGGGAAAACCAGTTATAAAACTCAAATGGAGTAAACGGGAGAACGATTGGGTTTTCGATTATCCTGACAACAGTGGTAAATTTTTGATGGGCGTGTTCTTCGAAATGATGAAAACTACTGGACATCGTGTAGATTGGGAAGAAAATTTGAAAACCATGCTGACCAATGCTGGTTATGATTATACAACATTAAAAATAACTGTATCTAAAAAAGAAAAATAATATTCACCTTTTACAAATTGGACAGTTATTATATTTAAATTTATTTTTAATTGTTCTTTCATATTCATGTCCATTTTCACACTTCCACCAAACTTTTCTATGACTCCCTTTAGAGAACATATCTAATTTTAACAAACCGTTTTTATATTCATTCCAATCTTTATTAATATTGGGATATACAATTGATAAATTTGTTTTTATAGGCATAATTAAATTATTGATAATATCATTATATTCGACAGGGTTTAAATATGAATCTGTTTTTAAGTATTCATATATTCTTTTTTTATATAAATCAGGTATTACATATTTACTATTAATTAAAATAAGTAATTCTTTAATTGTATTTAAAAACTTATTTTTAGGGATGTATATAATATCATTATTATTTAATACACATAATGGGTATTCTCGAATTCTTATTATATTATAATTATTTTCTTTTAATATTTCGTTCTTTTTTAAATCTACATCTTCTTTATTTTTGTGCCAATAACTACCATCATATTCTATTAAAAGGTTTATTAGTGGTATAAATATATCAACTTCAATATTATTTATTTTTTTTCTATTATAAATATCAGAAAAAATACATTTTAACTCACAATATAATCTTATTTCAATCTGTGAAGTATTATTAAAATTGCAGTTTGGACATTGGCTATTTTTAGTAGTTCTATTTAATATAGAAGCTTCCCATTCGTGTCCATTTTTACATTTCCACCAAACTTTAGTTTTATTTCCATATGTGATTTTATTGATATCAAATTTCGTGTTTTTATTAAAAATCCATTCTTTTATTAATTCAGGGTAATTATATACAAGAGAATTTTTTTCTGTTAAAAGACTTCCAGAACAATACGGACATCCACTTTTATTTATAGTTCTATTTAATATTTTAGCTTCCCACTCATGACCATATTTACATTTCCACCAAACTTTTAACTTACTCGAATATTTTATTTTGTGAATATCCACGTTTATATTCTTATTATAATCCCATTCTTTTATTAATTCAGGGTAATTGTATACAAAAGAATTTTTTTCTGAAAAAAATTTACCAGAACAATATGGACAATTATTACCATCCATTCTACTGAATATTTTAGCTTGCCATTCATGACCTTTATCACACACCCACCAGACTTTCAATCCACTTTTATAAGATACGTTATTTGTATCTATATTTCCATTTTTAGTAGAATGTAATTGAGAAAATAATTTAGGAAAATCTTTTAATAACAAAATATATTTTATAATTTTTTTTATATATTAATATTTATTAGTTTTGTTTAAAATTTAATATATGACAATACAAGACCTTAAAGATAAAAATCTAATCATATTTGAAGCTCTCACAGGCTCTCATGCTTATGGATTAAATGAAGCTAATTCAGATATTGATTATAAAGGAGTATTTGTACTTCCTTTAGATGATGTATTGTCTGATGATTATATTACTGAGGTATCTGATGAAAAAAATGATATAACTTATTTCGAAATTGGACGTTTCATCGAACTTCTTAATAAATCAAATCCGACAGCAGTCGAATTATTATTTTCTCCAGAAGAAAAAATTCGAATTAAACACGAATGTTTTGATATTTTATTAGAAAATAAAGAAAAATATATTTCCAAAAAACTAAAAGAAACTTTTGGTAAATATGCCGAACAACAAATAAAAAAAGCCAGAGGTTTAAATAAAAAAATTGTTAAACCAGTTGCTAAAGAAAAAAAGAGTCCACTGGAATTTTGTTTTGTTATTGATGGTTACAAAACATACCCATTAAAACGCTTTTTAAGCAAGAATGGGCTTAATCAAAAGTTTTGTGGTATAGTTAATGTCCCTAACGCAAGAGACGTTTTTTCGTTATTCTATGATGAATTTTCACATGCTTGTTTTGATGATAGTATAGAAGAAAAAGATGGACTTGAAGCATTTAAAAAATTTAAAGATTCATTTAAAGGATATAAAGGAATTGTAAAAGAAAACGAAGCGGGTGAACTTGTATCAAATGAATTAAGGTACAGTTCTGTAAGAGAAACTGAAACACCAAAATGTATTTTTTCTTATAATAAAGATGGTTACACATCTTATTGTAAGGACTACTCTGAATATTGGTCGTGGGTTGCAAAAAGAAATCCAGTTCGTTATGATACCAATATGAAACATGGTAAGAACTATGACTCAAAAAATCTTTTACATCTAACAAGATTATTAACAATGTGTCTTGAAATTGGACAAGGGAAGGGGGTAATTGTTAAACGACCAGACAGAGAGTTATTATTAGATATAAAGCATGGTAATAGGGAATATGATGATATTATAAAAGATTCTGATGATAAAATTTTAGAAATAGAAGCTGTCTATAAAACATCCACTTTGAAAGATGATATAGATGAAAAATTTTCCAAGTATGTCTTACAACAAATAAGAAAAAATTTTTATTCAATTTAAAAAAATTAATATGGATATTTTTCGATTTTTAAAATTAAAAATGGAAGAAGATATATCAGATATAATTCGAAAGATACAGGAAGCCAGAAGCCCGAAGTATTTTTTATGGCAAATAATTAAAGATACTGAGTGGGTTGATTCTAAGTATATTTTTAAGTATAATTCCCAATTTTTAATTGGGAAAAAAGATAATATAGTTTATTTTAACTACAATTTAAAAAATCACACTTTATATTATGATTATTATAAAATTTATCAAGTTTTAGAAACGAAATATCATCTTAACAGATTGAATGCTAATGAATTAGTGGGTGGTATGGTGAGTGAACATACAAAAATGAGGGTTGACACAACGATTTTCAAAATGTTTCTGCCAACGGACTGGTGAGTGAACATACAAAAATGAGGGTTGACACAACAGATACCGTTGTTTTTGTAAGTTCTTTCATTGGTGAGTGAACATACAAAAATGAGGGTTGACACAACGGGAAGCCATTTATGTACGTCCATAATTTAGGTGAGTGAACATACAAAAATGAGGGTTGACACAACATGTTGGACTTTTGGATTTTTGCATTCGTGAGGTGAGTGAACATACAAAAATGAGGGTTGACACAACTTCATCTTTTATTAGATTCACAAGAATTTTATGAATTAATGAATCGATACAGTCATGCACCTATTTCAAACCAAAAGATGATAACAACTAATTTTAAAGCGGTTAAAAATTGAATTAAAGAAAATTACAAATAAACTACCGCTAAACTAAAGATTTTGTGATTCTCTTTCAATAAAAAATATAGATGTAATTATAATCTGATTTTTTTCAAATCAGCTTCATCTTGTATGACATAACAATTTATTGTTTTGATGCCTAATTTTTTAGCTTTATATATTCTTTTCCAACCGTCAATTAACATATGAAAATCACCATCCATTATAAAAATAGCTGGGTCTTTTAATTGTTCTTCTGTTATATCATTTGCGATTTTTTTATCAACTGTTACGCCAAACTTTGTTTTATATATTTTTCCCATTACTCTTTCATCTCCTTATACTTGGACACCATCTTCATCAAATGTCCTTGAAACTAACTTATAAAAATCATCTACTGGAAGTTCATAAAAAGAACCATCTTTTTTAATAAATTTTTCTGTATTTTTTCGAATCAAATCCCATGCTTTTTCAACATCATACGCTTTTGTTAGAAAATGAAAATATTCACCTTTTGTAGTTTCTTCTGGTTTATATCTTTCAAATACTCCAAATTTATCTATATATTTCATGTTTTCTTTTTATGTTTTTAATATATATTAAAAATGAAAATTTAAAATGTCTATTATAAACACCGAAATTTTATTGAAAGCTGTTGAATGTTCACCTGCCAGTATTATTATAACAGATAAAAATGGTGTTGTAGAATTTGTAAACAACAAATTCATAGAAGTATCTGGTTACTCTAAGAAAGAAGTTTTGGGTCAAAAACCAAGTATATTAAAATCTGGCTTACAAACAAACGAATTTTATAAACAATTATGGGAAACTATATCATTAGGTAAAGAGTGGAAAGGTGAATTTCATAATAAAAGAAAAGATGGAACATTCTATTGGGAATCCGCTTCCATATCATCTTTTAAAGATGATGAAGGTAATATATTAAAATATGTTGCTGTTAAAGAAGACATAACTAATAAAAAAGAACTTGAAAAAGTTTTAAAGATGAAGGAATTTTCAATAGAAAATACCAAAGAAGGAATGATGTGGTTAAGTTTAAATGGCGATATAACATATTGTAATATTTCTTATCATGAAATGTTAGGTTATGGTGAAGGTGAAATAAATAAAAAAAAATCTTGGTACGAACTTGTACCAAAAGAATATCGAAGTTTATGGAAAGAATATTTTAATATTTTAAAAAAGAAAAAAAATATAACATTGGAACATTTTCATCTTACTAAAAACAGTGAAAACTTTCCAATGGAAGCTTCTTTAAACTACTTTAAAATTGATGATGAAGAATATGTTTTCGTTTTTACAAGAGATACAACTATTCGTAGAGAAATGGAAAATATAATAAAATTGAGTGAAGATAAATTTACAAAAATATTTATGTTTATTCCAGATTCTGTTCTTGTCACAGATTTAGAAACATCTGAATATTTAGAAGTTAATAATTCATTTGAAAAAAACACTGGATGGAATAGGTCTGAATGTATTGGTAAAACTATTTATGAATTGAATATTTGGAAACATCCTGAAAAAAGAGATGAAATGATAAAAATATTAAAAAAAAATAATGGAGAATATTATAATTATGAAGTCGAATTTATATTAAAAAATGGAGAAGAAAAAACTGGTTTAATGGCTGGTAAAATAATTAATTATGATGGTAAAGACAGATTATTAACAATAATAAGAGATATATCAGATAGAAAACAATATATTATCGATTTGGAACAAGCGAAAGAAAAAGCAGAAAAAGCAGATAAATTAAAATCAGCTTTCTTAGCTAATTTATCTCATGAAATCAGAACACCTATGAATGCTATAGTTGGGTTTTCTGATTTATTAAAAGACGATAATATAACAATAAAAGAGAAAGCTGAATATATTCAAATAGTAAATGAAAGTGGTGATGAATTGTTAAAATTGATCGATGACATCATAGACATTGCTAAAATAGAGGCTGATGAATTGAAAATAGAAGAAATTGAATTTTATATTGATAATATTATGGTAGATTTGTATACTACTTATAAAAATAAAATTAAATTCAATAATAAAAATATAAATCTTATTTGTGAAAGTTGTTCAAAAACAAAAAAGTTATTAGCATATATTGACCCATATCGTGTGAAACAAGTTTTATCAAATTTAATAAGTAACGCTATCAAATTCACAGAAGAAGGGTATATTGAATATGGTTTTTTAATTAATGGTGATAAATTAGAATTTTTTGTAAAGGATACTGGTATTGGTATTGATAAAAAATATAAAGATTTAATTTTTGAAAGATTTAGACAGATTGATGAAAGTAAAACCAGAAAATATGGTGGAACTGGACTCGGTTTAAATATTTGTTTGAATTTGGTTAAAATGATGGGCGGTGATATATGGTTAGAATCCAAATCTAAAGAAGGTACTATTTTTTATTTTACTGTTCCATTTAATCCTGTTATAGATTACAAACAGTTGGACGATCCTATTTTCGATATCAATGATTATGATTGGCGTGGAAAAAAAATTTTAATAGTTGAAGATATGCAGACCAATTATGAATATTTATATGAAATTATTAAAAACACAGGTTGTGATTTAATACACGCTGAAAATGGTAAATTAGCATTAGAATATTTTGTTAAATATAATCCAGATATTATATTAATGGATATACAGATGCCAATTATGAATGGGATTGAAGCTAAAGAAAGGATAAGAGATTTAAACCCAAATGCTATTATCATAGCTCAAACTGCATATGCTATGAAAAATGATAAAGTTGATTGTTTAAATATGGGATTTAATGGATATGTATCTAAACCTATAAATAAAATAGAATTGTTTGATTTAATTAATAAACTTCTTAAAATTAATATATAAGATTATGAATTTTATGCATTTTGAAAAATATCAATTAATTTTAGAAAACGCAGATTGGAGTCTGACATTTAATATTGCGGATATATGGCACAAATATTCATCAGGTGAACTTTCAATAACTGATTTTTGTAAGTTGTATAGGGATTATATGTTAAAAAAGAAAAATGATATAGTCAAATTATATAATAATGAGGCTTGGGTCAAATTAGACAGTGTAATACAGAAATTAAATAATGTCACAGATGAAAAAGCATCACATAATATTTTTGATTCAATATACGATTGGGCAGATAATCATGATGTTTTAATCCAAACAAATACAGAAATGGAAGAGTTTTAATATGAGAAAATATATTCAATCGTTTTTATTGTTTAATGAAAATATTGCAGTAAAAAATAAAGCTGATGTTTCAGCAGATATACTTACATCTCAATTAAAAAGAAAGAATTTAATTATTTATTCTATTAGTGGTTCAATGAGAGGTGATTCTATTTATTTACGTACAGAGAATGGAATTTCAATTAGAATATCAAACCACTCAGCAAATATTTCTAAACTTGGTAGAAAAAATGATTTTGATTTATCATATAGTGAAAAATATTCAGATGAATTGATACAAAAGATTATAGAAAAAGATGATGAAGCAAAAAATTTAAAAATAAAATCAAAAGAAATACGAACAAAAAATATAAAAAGTTCATATCATATTTTTAAAAGAATATCAAAATATATTTTACCAATCGCAAAAAGAATAGAGAAAGAGGGATTATCAGAACTTGAAATTGATAAATTAAATTCTGAACCTATTGGAAAAAATGTAGTACAAATGTATAAACAGAGAGGAAAAATATATGGAAGATATGCTGTTAATGCTGCTATATTAATTTCTGATAAGAAAGAAGAATTCAAAGATTATTATGATTTTGGTATAGATGAAATAGAACAAAAATTGATACGGTTTGAGGAATTTATTTCTCAAAACGATATAAAAATATAATTAAATAATTAAAAACATTTACAATTATTAATTGCTATTTTTTATATATAATATAAATTTAAAAATAAAAATGATATACATACAAGATTATAAAACATTCGAAGACAATTCTCATAGTGATTATACAGAAGGTGAAATTGTTTTAATTAGATATGAAATAACAGATGGAAACCCTATTGTTACTCCAGTTAAAATAGTTAAAAAGTTTTCTAAGAATACATTTCTTGTATCGCATAATATCGAAGAAAGTAATATGAGGAATTTTCCAAATCTTTCTATAAAATACAGTGATATTATTGCACCTTATCAACAATTAGACTCTCCTATGGATAATAGTAATATTACTACAAATCCAAGAATTAATCCAAATGTGTCTGGTATGGTAGCAGGTGGAAATGGTATTGCACCAGTTTCAGACATCACATTACCACCAGCAAACCAACACCCATCAAACGATATTTCGCTTTAGTTTAAATTTTTTTTGACTTTCTATAAATTCTTGCTTATTGATGGAATCATCTAATACGATATCATATTTAGATAATATGATAATTCTTTTTTTCAAATCTTTCTTATTATACACAGCCATAACCAGATTATATATAACATTGTTGAATTAAATTGTCACCAAGAACTAATACACCACTACCAGTATACCAAGAAACGCCACTAATAGTAGCTCTCGCATAATTATTATAACTTGTTACAGCTATATATGTTCTAACATCTATTACATCATTATATGAGATTGAGGAAATAGTATATGATGTGTTTGTAGTTCCAGCCGTATTTCTGGTAGCTAATGAAACCCAAGAACCCGAATTTTTTCTATAATATACTGTAGTGACTGCTGCTGTTGAAACATACAAATAAATTTGGATTGTAACATCTAATGTATTTGGAGATGTATGATAACTTCGATTAATTGGTGAATACCTATCTTGTAACATTGATTCATTATGAAGGATAGTCTCAGTTCCGTATTCTACGGCTGATGCAGTTAAATTGTAAAATTCAGACATTGAATCAGGTTGTGTCTTTTCAGCCTCTGTACTCAATGTTGTTAAACTTGCATCCATATCAGATGTCGATGTTCTACCATATTCTGTATTTATAGCACTTATAGATATTTGTCCTGATGCGGGTAACGTCATTTTAATAAAAATATTTTTTAAATATCGATAATAGATATTTCTGATTCTAAACAATATGGTTCATGTATCACTACAGTTGTAAATACTTCTTCACCAGAACCATCAACTAATATATCACCAGTTTTGTGTTCATATACAACATTACCATTATCATCCAATATAATATCACCATTATCATCGATAGCTAATATATCTTGTTTGTAATAACTATATATGTTTTTAGTTTCACCATTAATAAATATATATTTTATCTTATTGTGTATAAAAGATAAAATATCTGTACCATCAATGATTCTATCATATTTTAAAAAAAATACTGTTTTAAATGAAAAACCATCTTCCAATAAAATATTTTTTTCTGTATTTTCTATATATGATTCTTTGTTATAGTATATTCTAATAACAATTTTTATCTCACTTGAATTTAAATTTAAATTATAAATAAATCTAAGATAAATATTATCTAATGTGATACCTTTATAATTTATTATTTTATTAATTAATATTGCCATTTTTATATTTTATTTTTTAAATTATCTAATTCTGTTTTTAATTCTTGTATACTTTTGATTAAAAATGGAATTATTTGTTCATATCTTATTGTTTTGTATAATTGTTCATCAAGATTTAATAAAATAAATTCTTTTACTATATCAGGTAACACTTCTTCAACTTCCTGTGCTATTAAACCAAAATTAACACCATCTTTTGATCTTTTTTCTTCTTTCCAAGTGAAAGAAACTGGATTTAATTTTTCAATAATCGATAAACCACTGTCTATATTTGTTATATTTTCTTTTAATCTTCTATCTGAAGATACAGTTGATGAATATGCGACAATATCAGCATCAGCGTGAAAAGTTCCACCTGCTGCAAAACGAAATTCTTCAACATTATCCAACAACACACCAATATTTCCCCAGTTTGCAGATGCTTGATAAAATCCAGTATTGGTATCAGAATTGAAAGCGTAAGCAGGTATGTTAGAACCAGTAGCATATGCAATAAATTGATAACTATAAATTTGATTATGATATGCTGATGTTGTGCCAATATCATACGTATTTTGTGATTCAACTGTTAAATCACCAGTGAAATTTATACCAGCAAAAGTAGGTGTTGAACCACTTTTGACCGACTGATTTAAATAATCAGTAAATTGATACCCATCCCACAAGTCAGCATCCAGACCAGAATCAGCACCATCATTATTGGCACACCAAATTTTATACCAAGAAGTAGCAATTGGTGATGCACCACCATATATGTTTCTTGTATATAAACTTACTGGTGCTACATAATTAGAACATATTTGAGTACTATAATTATAACCTGATGTATTTAAATTATGTGCCATAGTTAATCCCCAAAACCAACCAGTACTTGGTGTCCAAGTAGCACCACTTATATCCCAAAAGCCCGATTTATATTGTGGTAATTCAAACAAATTTTGTATAACACTTGCATGATTAGTTCCACTACCAGTTGCACCGAATATAAAATTTGATGTACTACTACCATTGATAACATTACTAATAGATGTTGATAAAGACGTATCGACTGATCCTCTTGTTGAAGATTCTGTTGAAATAGCTGTTGATAATGAAATATTACCAGAACTTCTTGTAGAATTTTCAGTTGAAATAGCTGTCGATAAAGATGTATCAGAACTACCCCTCACAGATATTTCAGATGAAAGAGCTGTTGATAACGATGTGACTCCTGTAACAAGTATTCCTTCAACATAAGCTGCTTCATTTATATATATCGCTTTATTATGCATTTAAATCATTTTGTTTTTTATTATATATTAAATAATCATTCAAAAATTAGGTGTAATAAAAATAAAAAACAGCATATCTAAGCGTATTATTAGTTGAACTAACTTTTGCATTTTTCATCCAATAAATTTTTTGTTTAGATGTCCATAAAACATTCGTACCAGTTCCATTATAGTCAGTTCCAGCATATAAATTATTAACTTGTTCTTCTGTTAAATTCCAAGCATTACCAACATACGTTCCCACATCACCCAAAGTTTCAGTTGTTCCAGTTATTATATCACCCAAATTTGTCATATTAAAAGTTTTTGTAGAAGAAATCCCAAAATTTTTTCTATTAATAAAAGCATAATTTACAAATTCGTTTATACCAGTTATACCAGAATTACTATGAATGTCAAAATTATTAAAGTTATTATACAAAGTCACAGCAGAAAGACTTCCGTATAAATTACAATTATACATTCGAACATCATACATACGATTACTAAAATTAAAATCAGCTCCAATATCACTACTAATTAAGGAATTATATGTTTGTAAATAATAAACATTACCATGTTTAAGTCTTCCAGATAATGCAGTATTAGTACAAGAAAAATAAGTAATTCCAGTAATTTTCCAATTTGTTGTATCACCTGATAAACCTGAATTATCATTGAGATATAAAGTTGACATATTAGAAGTTGACCCAGTTAACCAATTTGTTATATCTCCATATAATTTACCATTATTAATATAACCCCCAAAATTCAGCGTAGATGTTACTTTGTATGGATTAAATTTGGATAAATCACAATTAAAATTACTATTATAAATTGTCAGATTGCTAATTGTATTAGGTATTATTAAATTGGATAAATCACCAGTTATTCCACTTATTGCAGTCAGTTCTAAAGAAGTTAAACCACTCAGATTAAGTGTTCCAGCATTAAAATCGATATATAAATTAGGATTGTTAGATAAGGTTAAAGATTGTAAAGATTGTGGAAATATAGAACCTACAATATTTCCACTTATTAAATTGTAATTTAATTGTAAATTATAAATCTTAGTATTATAAGTTAATCCTGAAAAATATCCTGTAATATTATTATTATACAAATAAAGATAGGTAGTTGCGCTTGGAATTGTATATTCATCAATATTTCCTTTGAGAGAATTGTGTTGCATATAAATAATTTGTGAATTTATATTCAAATCTTTTATATCATCATTAAGTGCAGAATTATAAGTTATATTAACTGCTGTTAATGTTTGTGGAAAAGTGCATCCAGAAATAGAAGACAAACTATTACAATAAGATATATTTATATTTGATAAATTAGTATTACTAAAAACATTCGGAATTGATGTTATTCCACTAATAGCATATAATATAAATGTTGACAGTGTATTAGGTAATTCCCAATTATACAAACTTCCATAAACATTGTTATTCATTTGAATATTAGAATAATGAAATAATCTAAAAGATGTAATTTGAGTATCACCAATATCCCAATTACTAATATCTCCAGTATTATATCTATAATATAAATAGAAAGAAGTTAAATTATTATTAAAAGTCCAATTTGTTATAGACCCAGTAAAAATAGGAGATGCTGATATACTTAAATAAATATTAGTAAGATTTGACGTATCTAATGTTGTGGTATCACCAGATATTAAAGCACAACTATTTAAATATAGATAAGACATTCCAGTATTACTATTAAAAAAATTATTTAGATTACAATTCAAAGTATTTATAGTACTCAAATATAATGTCTTAGCGTTTGTGATATTTAAATTATTTATATTCCCTGTAAATGGCGTATTTAAAAAATATATTTCTTCTAATTTATTTGTATTTTGCCAAGTACTGATATTTCCAGATACAGTTGTGTCGTCTAAATAAAAATATTTCAACTTTATTGGTAAAGATAAATAATTCAAATTTTTGTTGAAAGTTCCTTTTAAAATATGAAATTTTTCTAAATTTGAAAACTGATTTAAAAAACCTTGCATATCACCCCTAACATAATGATTACTATTATTACTTCCACCTGTACCAATGTAACGGACGGCATCACAATTTCCAAAAGTGTACAGTTTTTTCCATGATGATTCACTTGAAGAACCTAAATCCACTGTTAATTCATTTACATCAGATGTATATATATATTTACTCATACTTGTTGTTTTAGACCAATAAATATTGAATGGAAATATCTGTGTTAATCCTGATGTGGTTAAATACACATAAAAAGAATAATAATAATTACTTTCTAAATACGAATATAACGACTGTGATTTAAATATATATTCTCCATTTTTTAAAACATTACTTCCATTTCTAATCATAATATAATATTCATTAATTTTAATATAAGTATCCTAATACCAATAAATTAGCATATAAATCGGTCGCAAATGTAGAAGCTACTGATACTTTGAAATATAGTGAAGCTCCACTTAATGCAGCAACAGCCATTATTGGTAAACCAGTAGATTGAATAATTAATTCATATGATTCACGAATTAATACATCATCAATAACCGTAGCTGATACAATATTATTATAAGATGAAGAATTGTTACCTATACTCACTGTAAATGATGTCGGTGAAGCATTATTTAATATTATTAATTTTGCACTGCTTAATAAACAATTCATACCCGTTGGTATAGTTAATATTAAAGTATTTCCAACTGTTTTTAGATTAATATTTTGCACGAAAATATAATTTGGAAGTGTTGTATTTACATCCAAGTCTGTTTTAAATATAGATTGAGTTGGACATGAAAATTTTTGTCCTATTTGTGTAAGACCAGAAATACTACTAACCCATTCTTCAATGACAGATATTTCCTCTACAATGTTAGTTGCTGAACCAATCCATGTTTTACCTGATGATAATGGTCTGTTGTATGATTCTTTTATCCAATAATTACCAGTTTTTTGGTATCTAAGGAAAACATCTTCAGTACTTAAATTAATATTTATAGCAACACTACCACTGTCATAGAAATTGTCGAATGTGTAGCTGAATACACCATCAATTTGTGGTTCTGGTCTCAACCATTGATTATTATCTAATAAACTTGGGACTGATGAATCTTTTGTAATATTACCTAAGAAGCCCCCACCACCAGTTGAACCAGAATTCACCCACTGACTTCCATTATATACTAATGTTTGCCCACTTACAATAGAAGTCAACGTAACATCAGATAAACTATCTAAATTTGTCGTTAATGATATTCCAGAATTTATCCATTGTGAACCATTATAAACGAGATATTGATTAATTGTAGGTGAAGTTAAAGTAACATCAGTTAAATTATCCAAATTTGTGGTTACCCCAGTAACCGATAAAACACCACTACCATTTATACTAAGACCACTACCAACTTTTATAGCACCCAAAGATACAGCACTTGCCATTGGCAAATCACCTGGTGAGATAGTCGTTGAAGCGTTTTTATATGTAATATTAGCCCATTGAACTGCTAAATTAATATCTGTCCAACTTGCTGAACTAATATAAATTGTTGTGTTTACAGTATCCGATAACCTCAAATTGACTGTAACAGATACAGTCTGACCTGAAGCTACTGAGATAGTTTTATATGGTGTTATTTCATTACCAGTTCCAGTTGTACCTAAATTCACTTCTGCTGTTGTAGTTCCAGTATTAGTAATATAAACCATGCCAAGTGTTTGACCTGATACTAATATACCTAAATCCCTATCTGAAGTCACACCAGTGTAAGAATATAAGTTCGCAAGTGATGCATTAGTTATGTAATTATTATCAAGAATAAATTGACCATTGCCATTAACTAAAATACCATCCGAACCTGTTATATATGATGTAGAATTGAACTGATGTGTATGAGAGTTGGTTGATACTGAATTTGTAGTGCCAGTATTCAATTCAGATGGCGTTCCAAGAGTAATAGCACCAGTTATTGAAATGGTTGAAAAGTCCATACCATTACCTGCTGATATAGAAGTGACAGTGCCTACTGGAACTGCACCATATGTTATTTGTCCATTTGTCGAATTGTAATATAATAAATTTGATTGTGTAGCAGAAGAAATACTATATAAGTAAGTATTACCTGTTATCGATAAATTTCCACTTAATCCTAATTTATTCCCATCAAATGTTATATTCGATTCAGCATTTATTCCTTTTGATGTCCCATCTGATATTAAAACTCTATTAGTACCATAATTATTAATAATAGTACCACCTGAAATTGTTATTATATTGTCAACATACTCTTTAGTTGCAGCTTCATTAGCACTCACTGGAGTTACTAAACTTAATTGAGATTGTGATATGGAATTATCCTTTATTTGCTTGCCGTGCAGCTTTTTTGCCATTTTTAAAAATTACTTTTTTTTATTATGAGTATATATATTAAAACATTATATATTTATTTTTGATGGGTATTTTTAAAAATAAATATATTATATTTAAACAAAATTCACAGGATTTTTTTTATACTAATATAGGTTTTATATTTGTCACGTACAATAATTACAAACTAAAAATTAAAAATATGAAAAAAATACTAATATTTTCGATTTTAATCAGTATCTTAATCGCTGGTTGCACTAAGGTAGATGACGATAAAGTCATCAAATATAATAGAAATAGTAAGATTTTGAATAACAACTGGAAGAGAATATCCAGTTATTGTGACGAAACATTTGTTACTAATGATGTTTGGTGTACAGATTCTGGAATCGATACAACTAACATGTTTAAACATATATATTATGATTTAAACCTTTGTATATGGCTTGAAACTTATGATACTGTTCACTTATACTGTCATGACATTTATAGTCACAAATTATATTTTGCTTTTAAATATGGTTTTATGAATTTTAACTTGAATGAGATTAATCCTGTTATTAGAGGTGTGTTACCGATTCGAGAATCTGCTAATGATTCATTCAAATACGATTCTTGTGCTGTTATCGATAATGATATAATAATGTATAGTCAATTTGGTGACTTCAAAATGAAGATTGTGGGCTTTAATACAGATACTTTAAAAGTTATTTATCAGTATGACAAACATGATGTAAAATTAATCTTAACATTGGAATAGTAGTTAGTTGTTATGTGTTTATAAGTCCTCACATCGTATTGTGAGGGCTTTTTCATATTTTTCAGTCAAAAATTTTTTTTAAAAACTGATTAATAAGCATACTCAGATGTATCTTAAATATGAACATTTTATGATTTTTTTGTTTATATTCATGAGTTCCATCTTTATCATACACTATCACTTTTGATACAATTGGAATATATGGTACAAAAATATAACCATCTTTAATTAATTGTTTATCTTGTTTGAGATGTTTTTCATTATTTTTCATTATTTTTCATTATTTTTCGGTTTTCTACTTGCTACAATTTGATTTCTTATCCTTTCTATCATGATTTTTCTTAAATTTATATTAGAAGTATGATACCAAATCCAGCTATTTGTATATTCAACTGTTTTTAATTGTAAAGATAGTTTATTTATTTCTCTATTTATATATTCAGTATAATTTTCCACTACATCAATTTCCAAACCCAATTTATATCCAATAAGTAATATGGTTGCTATATCGTATTTATCCGCAGCCTTTGTTACTTCAATATAAAATTTTAGTTTTTCTGTTTTTAATGGGTCTTCCTCTTTTAATTTGTCTGGATGTGTTAATACTGTTATTTTTCTAAAAAATTTTTTAATATCGGCTGGTAAATCGACTATATTTTTTTCATTGATAGATTCTATTGTGATTTCATTTGTATTCCCTGAATTAACTTCTTCGGTAATTTGTTCTTCATTTATAGGAATATTATTTTCTTTTTCAATTTCATCCTCTACTATGTATTCATTGAGAATAATATCATCATTGATTTGTATTTCTTTGAAAAATAAATTATTAACAAAATCTAATTTTTCATTTTTAAATTCCATTTCCTTTCGAACAGAATCCAATCTATGAATTAATAACTTAATTTCTAATGAATGTATATTATTCATTTTATAAATCTAATTTTTAATTTTAGCCATCTAATCAACTAATTACTCTTAAACCTCACGGTTCAAACTCCTTGATCTTTAGCCAAGGGGTAGTTGACTATTTGTGAATGTAATAACTATCTGTTGATGACATCATAATCTTCTAATTCTTTTATTTGTTGTGATAAATCTGGTATATTGAAATAATTCACCTCATCATAAACAGATGACAAATTCCTAAAACAATTTTCGGTTGTTTCTTTTTCAGTGATATTTATTTTCAATTTGAAAACATCAGATATTAATTTAACTAATTCGTATTTATTTAAAGTCCTTGGTGAAAATATATGTCTTACGCCAGCCCAATATAAATTCTCATCTATAATCTGTTTTATAATTTTACTTAGTTGTAAACAAGTAACACCATTCCATGTATGATTAGTAAAACCAAAAACATTCTTATTTTTATTCGATTTAACCCATTCAAGTAAAGATTTTTTGTTATTGACTTCTTCTCCAATTATGGAAGTTCGTATAATAGTAGCTTCTATGGGTTCACCAAGAGATTTAGATTTACCATATAGATCATCAGCATTATGTTTTGAATTTTCATCATAACTACCTGATTTTCCATCATATACACAATTGTGTGCTGATAATCCACCATTAATAAGGTATGAATGGTCGTCTTCAACTTCTAAATTATAAACATAACCAGAATAATTCTCTTTAATAATTTTATTAATTGGAACATACCAGTTATTATCATCTTCAAAAAATTTCTGATATCTTTTATAATTATCAAATAAATTAGATTTTAAATTAAAAAATTTGTTAGCTTTTTCTATTTGTGAACCAGATATTGATAATATATATGATGTTTTTAGATTTACTTTTCGTCCTTGTATTTCTCCTGTTTTATTTTTTCTAAGTGTATTTTTATATGACAGAATTCCAATATAATTAAACAATATATTCATCTCATTTATTAATGCTTCAGAAACAGAAGACATTGTTAATAAAATATTATGACCATTTTCATGAAAATAACCATCAATAAATGATATGATATTTTCTTTTCCAATACATCTAATCCACTGTGGTATTTTTTTAGTATAAGAATAGTGTTTTTCAGAAATGTAAAAATCAGTAGATAACATTTCAGATAGTAATTGGTGTGTGAAATAAATTTCACAACTTTTTTGATTTCTTATATATCTAATATTTACTTCTTTATCAAACTCTTTTTTAATTACATTAACAATTTTGTTTATTAAAACATCATTATTTTCTATGGTTAAATGAATACTTTTTCTATGAATATTATTATCAACCCACCCGTCTGCTAAAAACAATCCAAAAAACCACATAAGGTCATTTGATATTATTATTTGTTGTTTTAAACTTATTATTTTAGGTTTAGATTTATCATATATCCACTGATTAATCTTTCTATAATTTAAATTATTATCACGACAATATTTTTTAAAATTATCAAATTTTTTACTCTTAATATTATTTTCAAAATATTCATACTCATTTATAATGTATTTATATTTATCTGAATAATTAAGTAAATTAATATTAAAAATGGATATTTCTGGTATTTTTAATTTTGGAATAACAATTAAATTATTTAGTTCTAAATCTTTTGCTAATACCCATTCTTTATTTTCTAATTTAGGTTTTTGTTTACTTTTTCTTTTAATAATTAAAAAGGGGTGATTTTTTGTACATTTGAACTCATCTTTACCTAAACATTTTATACTTAAAATTTCTTCATTAACTTGTTTCTGTTTTATATCATAAACTCTTTGTAATTTACCCGTATGTGTATAAACTAAATCATTTATTTTTATATCTTCTATATTTTGTATCATTTTGTTAGTTATAACTTTAGTGTTTGGTAAAAAACAATCCGTAGAAATATGAATAATATTTGCTTCAAATGTTTTAGCAATTTGAACAAGATGATGTGGAAATAATGAATTTACTATTATAAAATCTGAGTCTGGACTATCATTTCTTTGTTTAATCATTCCAGCACAATTAACAATAATATCATTTGTAGACAACCCCCAAAACAAAAATTTTCTTCTTAATTCATCATATGTTATTTTTGTAATATCAATGTCAGCTCTTGTAATAGTTATTATTTTATAATTTTCCATATTTTCTTTAAGATATGTTAAAACATACCTACCCAGCATACCAGTACTACCAAACACATAAATTTTGTTCATTTTATTTATAAATCATTTTTTATTATCATCAAATCTTTTGGTGATATATTATCATATGTATAAAATCCATCTTCAAAATAAGGGTCATTATGTAGTATGATTCTTTCTTTATCTAATTTTACTTCATATAAATCATATTTCACTTCATCAATTAAATTATAATTATCAACATTTTTAAATGATATTAATAATTTTTCATAATCATTTATATTTTGAAAAAGATATATTCTATCTTTATGATAAGATATTTTATTATTTGATTTAGGTACTAAGCCGTTTTTTAAAATCTTTTCTTTATTCTTAGACGGTGATAGATGAAATAAAATATCTGGAACATTTTTATTTTTTTTATATAACCCAGATTCAAATTTTGCTTCAAAAATGACAATTATTTTAGAACAATTTTTTATATTCGATAAGAAAATATCTAAATTTAAATCTGAAGTATTCTCATTTTTTTCAAACTTAAATCTATTTTCTTTTCCATTTTTATAACAACGGTATCTATTTGGAAAATATCCATAATTACCGTTAATATTTATAAAATATTCACATGTTTTTAAATCTTTCAACCAATCAGGATTTCTAATTTCAACGTCATATGTATAATCAGTTAGAACATGAACATAAGCATCAATACCATTAAAATTTAATTGGTGTTCTAACTTGTCATAATTTGTTCTGATATTATGAGTTTTTATTAATCCTTCTTTTAACAAATTTGAAAAATCATTATAATTAATCATTGCTTATATTATTTTATAATAAGAATCCACCTTTTTTTAAAAATTCTTTCAAAACATCTCTATCCTTTAAATTATCTTGGGATGTGAATTCTTTAAAATCAACTTTTTCAATATTTTTATATTTATAATAATTTAATATACTTTCCATATGTTCTATTTTAATTGAAGGTAAAATAGAATAATAATCATCATCAAATTTATATGTATTCGGAGATTCGTGTTCTGATACTAACATCTCATGTAATTTTTCACCTTCTCTGATACCAATTTCTTCTATTTTAGTATTATTATCACCATAATGTTCAATTAACACCTTTGCTAAATCTGAAATATAAAAAGATGGCATGTTCATAACAAATGTCTCACTACCCACTGAATGTGCAGTTGCTTTAAATAAAAGATGTATAGCCTCAGATAATGTAAGAAAATATCTGGTCATCCTACTATCAGTAATAGTCACTTTGTTATATTTTTTGATTTGATCAATAAAATAAGGAACAACGCTACCATTAGAACCCAGAACATTACCACCTCTTACACAAGAAAATTTGGTATCACTATTTAAATTATTTGCTTGTATAATAAGTTTTTCACCAATTGCTTTGGTCATACCATATAGATTAATTGGGAGGCAAGCTTTATCGGTACTAACATCTATAACTTGTTTAACAGCATTTTCAATAGCAGCATGTATCAAATTAGTAGTACCATCTATGTTTGTTTTTATAGCTTCTTGTGGTTGATTCTCACAAACTGGCACGTGCTTTAATGCAGACAACATAAACGCACAATCAACATCTTTCATTGAACGTCTCAATGTTTCATAATCCCTGACATCACCTATAACAAATTTTATTCTTTTATCTTGAAACTTACGTTCCATATTCACTTGGGCGAGTTCACCTCTGGAATAAATTATAATTTCCTTTGGGTCTTGTTCTAATATTTGTTTTGTTAATTCATTACCCCAGCTTCCACTTCCACCGCTTATAAAAACTTTTTTCCCTGTAAATAATTCTTCGACCATTCCATATTACATTCTTTTTTATAAATTCTCTTTGAGAACTTTTATATCTTTTGGACTTATATTATCATAAGTAAAAAACCCCTTATCATAATTAGGGTCGGTATGTATAATCATTTTATCATTTAATTTTACTTCTAATAAAACATAATTATCTTCACTTAAATTATAATTATCATTTGCTTTTAATAATATCAATAAATTATCATAATCAACCAAATTATAAAACAAATAAATTCTTTCAGGTTGTTTTGTCTTTCTATTATATGATTTTGGATATAAACCAATTGATAATATTTTTTCTTTATATTTTTGTTTAGACAGATGATATGCTACTTCTGGTATTTTTAAATCGTTTTTATATAAACCATCTTCATATTTAGCTTCAAATGTTATTTCAATTTCTTTATATGTATTTGATAAATATTTTTTTTCATACTTAAAAGAATTTGATTTATTGAATTTGTTTAATAATCTAACATATGATGGAAAATATCCCAAATTATTACAAATAATTATAATTGAATCTAATTGATTTTGATTTAATTGTTTTGAGTTTAAAATTCTTAAATCAAATTTAAATTTATTTTTTATATCTAATTCAAATTTTACACCAATAGCATTAAACTCAACATCTAATGTACCACTATACTTTTCTATATTATAAGTTTTTATCAGCCCTTCCTTAATTAAATTCAAATATTCGGAATAAGAATTTATCATTTCATATATTATTTTTTAATCTCTTTAGAGAATCTTTCTAAACAATCCCGACAAATTCTTATAATACATTTATCCATCCAATTCAAAACTGCACATTTCTCTTTGTTCACACAAAAATCACAACTTTTTCCTTTTTCATCAACATATAATAAATCATTCATAAATTATATAGTATTTTTTATTGGTTCTGTTTAAAAATATCAAGACTTTTTATTTTTTCAATTCGTTCGATTCTAATGATTTCATTTTTAATAAAATATATAATTTCTTGATCTTTCATAATAAATTCAACATCAATTATAGAGACTCTAATACCCAAATTTATAAGAGATTTGAAAAGTTCCAAATGTCTTTCGAGTGTTTCTATATCACTTCTAAAAAAATTGAAATCCTTCATAACAAAATCAATTTCATTTCCGTGTGTTATCATTTATTAATCTAAGAAAATTTCTTCTATTTTTCGTTTTCTGATTTCAGAAAGTTTATTATTTTGTGCTTCTAAAAATACAATCCTATCTTCCAATTGTGTAATCTTATTCCTTAAATCTTCCACATATTCAATAGTATAATTCATATGTATACTGCTATTATAAACAGGTTCTACATTACCGTCACCCCAATCAACAGTTATGCTTAAATTATCATCCATTTTCATATTTTATTTTTCTATGGAAAACACCGTTTTCATCTGGTTGCGAATCCCAATCTCTTTTATCAACTTTATCTAATTTATTCAAAGCAAAATGTAGAAGTTTGTTATAAGATACTTCATCACCATAACGAACCCTGAATGCATCTAATAACAATAATATACAATCAGCCCATTCTTCTTCTTCATTTTCTTTTCCAATGGCATCAGACAATTCTTGAACTTCCAACTTCAGATGATTAAGCATTCCAGATGGGTCAGTTCGTTTAAAATGTTTTTCAGAAACTCTTATTATTTCTGATTTTAAATAATCTAACATACTTATATTATTATTTTCTTCTCCGAATATTTCTTCGAGCTTTTGTTTTCGTTGTTTTTGTTTATTTGGGTGTTCCAATTTTTGTATTATTGATTGTAATTCAGATTTCGTAACAAAAGAATCTGGTAAATTATTATTAAATAATTTTGACATTTTTATTTTTTTATTTTTTCACCAAAAATTTCTTCCAGTTTCATTTTTCTTGAATGGCTCTTGTCGAGAGAAGATAATACATTCTGCATACTAATATTCAATAAATTCATTGCATCATTTATCTCTTTTAAATTATTATTGAGACATTTACGACTTTCTTTCCTTCGTTTTAATTTACTGAATAATATCAGAGTCTTTCTTGATTTCATCATCAAATATTTCTTCAATTTTTTCTTTTCTGGAATTATTCAATTCTAAAATTATTTTATAATTATATTCATATGCAACCAACCCATTCTGAACATTGTCCATGCCATACCAAACAACACATGTTGTTCTATATTCTTCGTAATATAATCCATTGAATGGACAATTGATATTTATTATAGTTCCAATTCCATCAGGAGTTTTAACTTTTTGAAATATTTGTAAATTGGTCATTTAATATAAGTCGATATTATAAGCTTGTGACATCCAACAACCTTGACAACTCATATCTTCTGGTTTTGTTATGCCTACCAATCTGTGAATTACTATTTCTTCATATGAAAGTTTATCACCACATTCAATACAATCCACACCGATATCAAAAAGCTTTTTATATATTTCAATATCTGGAAGCTCATCTTCATTTATTTCTAATTTATCATTTATCATCTTAAAATCCATATTATTTTTTATTTTTTAATTTAATACATTTTTCATATTTTTCATGTTTTGTGAAATAATCAATTAATTCTTGCCTGAATGAATCATCATTAAAAAAAGGATGTTCTTCATCAAATGAAATTGCATCTGTTATCGTTAAATTAAAATATTCTTTTTTATCAAAATCTAAATCATCATTTTCAGTCAACAAATTAATAATATCAATATCAGTAATTTGTATATTTTCTAATGATTTTATGAAAGAAAATAGTTTATTATGTAAATCAATATATCCAATATTGATTCTTGTTATTTCATTATTTTCTTTTATGAGATTTTTATAGTCTTTAAAGTTATCTTTATCATTACAACTGTTCATAATATCAATGTTGGATTTTATCAACATTGCATTTTTAAGTGTTAAATGTTGTAATATTTTAAATACTTCTATAACTTTTAAATTTTTAGAATTATTGTACTTCATGCTTTTTTAACATTTTTTTCAATATATAATCCTTCATCTGGTTACTTTGGGTCGGGGTAATAATCTGTTCATTAACAAATTCATCCAATACTCTACAAAATATAGTTATATACCATTGTTGATCTTCTGTCAATTCGTTAAATACACTTTCTTCGATTTTCATATTATTTTCATAGTATTTTCATGTATATGTTCAACTATTGTATAATCATGTATTTCATGTCCATCTGAAAAATAAATATCCCAATATGGAGATTTCACACCTTGTATTAATATATTCATCTTACCTTTATGAAAAACAATATCTCCAATCTTAGGTCTGTTAATCTTTTTTAATATCCAAAAATATATCTCATTTTGACTTCAAACGGTCTTATTTTTTCAAATAATCTAATTTAAAAGTTCTCAATATACATATACTTCGGAAGAAACATCAGATATATAAACACAATCCATATTTATCTACTAAGTAATATTTTTATTACCCTATCAGACACATTTTCTACTGTATAATCTGAAATATCATCCCAGTTATTAGTCATGTATTTAATCGTATTGAAAGCATCTATCATTTTTTTATAATTCATACCAGTTAGTATAGTAGAACCATTTTCAATAGTTTCTTGTCTCTCGGTGGTGTTTCTTATGGTGATAGATGGTACTTTAAATATTTGTAATTCCTCTTGTACAGTACCCGAATTATGGGATAATAGACCATTTGCTAAAAAAATATTATTTGGTTCAACATTTATGTCAATATATTCATATTCATCTTCTATAATTTCTATATTTCTAATCAAGTCAAAAAATATATTATCATATCTTATAACTGGTTTTTGTCTACTTTGTCTATCTATTTTTTCAAATAAATTATTCAAATTATTGGTTTTATAGGAAGATATAAAACCTATTTCATCTCTAAATATTTTTCTACTTTCATTTTCATAAATAGCTAACTGATACATAATAGATTTATCCCTATCTCTCCTTGGTTCAAACTCATATATATTAGATATTATACCAAATCGTAATAATAGATATTTTAACTTATATATAACTGGTTTATCAGACATTGTTATAGCAATATGGTGGTCTCCCACGAAACCCTCGGCTTCAAATAAACCCCTAATATAATGTTTCACTATTTCATTAGATGACATTAATATTATGTCTGATATGTCTTTTTTATTAGTTGTAGTATTTTCAGATTCTGCTGGAAAATTTAAAGAAAAATAATTAGATAAAGATTTTGAACTATATCTTATATATTTTCCAGATACACTTCTTTTATCACATTTTATTTCACTACTTAAACCAAACAATTTTTTAATTATATCATTGATTAAAATTAGATTTTCTTCATTTTCATCGAAAAATGAAATGTTTTTATTTTTCCTATTTAATCCGTCACCACATAAAAACCCACATATGGTTGCTAATTCATTAGTTAATATTTTAGATTGAATTATATTGTGTTGTCTTTTATGTGATGGATTACTTTTGTAAATAAATTTTTTAAAAGCATCTATTTCAATACTTAAATAATCTAAAACTTCTTTTAATTTTTTAAAATCAACCCCCTTCTTTAATCTAATTGTATTTGTTTTAAATCTACCAAACTCTTTTAATGGATTACCATCTGAATATATTTTTAAAAAAGAAATTCCTTCATCTGTTATTTTAACGTAATCTGGTTGTTCTATTTCTTTTAAAGTAATATTATTTTTATTATTAATGTTTATTTTACAAAATGATACTAACCTATCCGATTTTTTCAAATTTTTTATTTTTATTTCTTTAATATCATCACCATTTTGTATAAATAATTTATGATTTTCGCTGCAATATATTTCATTATATTTAGTGGTAATTTTATATTTTTTATTGACATTTTTTGTAGCAATTATTTTAATATCGTTACAATTGTTCAAACTTATTATTGAATCATTAGTCTTTAATTCATTAAATGATTTAATTAATCCATTTTCTAATACAGTTAATGTATCTGGTCTTAAACAATCAGTAATCCCTACATGACAATTTTTTTCTAATTTAACAAAATCAAAAAATCCAAATGGTTCTGACAATATTATATTATCATTAAATTCTAAATTCAATTTATCCAATTTAGATTTAGTTCTTGGATGAACAGAAAACACAACCTTTCTATCCTTAGCTATTTCATTTAAAAAGTTATATAGTTCAATGAGGTTACCATCATCATCTACGTTTTCACTTCTGTGGGCAGTTACAAGAACATATTCATAATATTTTAATTTTAATTTTTCAATGACCATACTATTTCGTATTCCTTCTTCGTATTCATTTAATACTTCATAAATTGGATTACCAATTTTAAACACAAAATTTTTGTGATATCCTTCAGCTAAAAGATTTTGTTTACTATTTTCTGTATATGGTAAATTTACTTTGGAGAAAGAATCTATTATTTTTCGGTTTGTTTCTTCTGGCACTCTATTATCAAAAGAACGATTACCTGCTTCCATATGATACACTGGTATCCCACGTTTAGAAGCTAACATTGCAAGTAGACCCGTGTTAGTATCACCGAGAATTAATATCTTATCAGGTTTTTCTTGATTTAAAACATTTTCAAATTTTTCAATACCTTTAGATAAGAACTCACCAACTGATTTGGCTTCTAAATCACCGAAATAATAACTTGGAGTAAGTAAACCAAGTTCTCCAAAAAAAACTTTACTTAATTTATAATCAAAGTTTTGGTTTGAATAAACTACCACATGATTTTTTCCAAGAATGTTATTTAGTTTTTTAATAATAACAGAAAGCCTTATAATTTCAGGTCGTGTTCCTAACAGAGTTAAAATTTTCATTCGGAGCTTTTTTAATATGTAGATAATTTCAGATAAAAAGTTTTTATTTTTTAATAACAACATGATCTAAATCTTTTTCATTATCTATAAAAGTATAATCATTTGAAATTAAATATTTTTTTGCTTCATTCATTCCATTAGCACCATACTTTTTTGACAACGCACCATACTTTTCATAAAAAGATTCATCAAAATACCATTTTTCATATTTTATAATATCAATATTCACTTTATTAAAATTAATGGACAATATTATTTCAGAGTCATATCCTTCAGTGTCAATTTGTAAAAAATGTATGTCTGTTAAATTGTATTTTTCACATAAAGACATAAATGATAATGTATCAGTTTCAATATAATCAAAAACATTTCCCCAATCGTTTAATGGTAATAAACTATAATGACCATCATCATATTTTATACCATTGATGGATTTACCATTTATATTATTTTTAGGTTTTACTAATTTGATTTTTTCATCTTTATAATTAGAAATTATAACGTTTTCTAAAAAAACATTTTCAACATTTTCATATGAATTGTGTATTTTTTCATTTAAACTAATATTGGGTTCAACTAATATAATTTTACTCGGACTATGTAATTTCACCAATTTATTAAAATCATCATCGCCATTATTTGTCCCAATCTGTACAAAAACTTTATTGTCTTTTAAATTCATTTTCTTATTTTTTAAATTATATTATATGGTAAATTATAAACATAAACTGTATACAACTTAACTAAATCTTCAACACCATCTCTCAGAGAATAGTTAACATTGTATCCAAGTTTTTTTATTTTCTGAAATGAAATTTCAAAATTTCTATTATCTAAGTCTGGTAAAGTTGAATTAATAGTTTCAAATTTTACAAAATCTTTTATATTTTCACATATATCTAATTTGGATAGATTCATTTTTTCATCTCCAACATTATATACATCATCCTTCATCGCTTCAAAATTATCTAAAGTGAATATATATGCATTTATTGCATCATTTATATGAATAAATGTTCTTTTGGTGTGAGCAGCAAACAGAATAATATTTCTTTCATGAATTGAACGGTAAACAAAATCATTAACCATTAAATCATTTCTCATTTTAGTCGATACCCCAAAAACAGTAGCAAACCTTAATGAAATACTATTTTCTCTATTTTGAATTATTTTTTCAGCTTCATATTTAGTTTTACCATAAATACTTACTGGGTTAATTTGAGATTTTTCATCACAAATAATTTCACTATATCCATACATAGATGTGGTTGAAGCATTAATTAATATTTGGTCTTTTGATAATATCTTAATCATCTTATCAACCGATTCGACATTAATAGCTTCTGCGGAATGTGGGTTAGCTGCACATGCTGGCATACCACTAATACCAGCTAAATGATATATAACATCATATTCTTTTAAATCGGTTTCTTTAACATTTCTAATATCAATTTTTTTAATTTTAAGATTCGAATTATTAATAATATGTAATATACTATCATAACCATACATAAAATTATCAAGTATTGTAACTTGATGATTTCTATCTAAAAGTTCTTTAGCTAAAATAGAGCCTTTATAACCAGCTCCACCTGTAATTAAAATCTTCATATATAAATATTTATTTTTTAGTTTTTAATCTATTATTTTAAATAAAAAGTTTTCTAATTCATTAATTTTCAAATCGTTTAAATTATTAAAAACTGGTTGTGATAAAATTTCTTTAGATAAACTATCATTTTTATCTATATTTATAATTTCTTGAATAAATCGGTCATCATCATTAAAATCATGATAATTTAAAAAACTATTTTTATTAAAATATTTAGTAATTTCTTCATTTCCGTAATATATTGGAATAGTATTAGATATTAAGGATTCTAATATTTTTTCATCTATAAGTCCAGGTATATCATACTCTATATAATTATCATTTTTAGCATAATGGTTCTCTTTATAAAAATGATTTTGCATAGCAAATGAAAATTTAAAATCTTTAATGATATTTATCTTATTCAATGAACTATCTGGAACATTTAAATCGTGTTTAGTATGAATCTTTTTATATAAACATAATTTATTAAAAATTTCTTTTCGTTTATAAGGAACAGTATTTCTATGTAAAAAAATGCAAAAATATTTTTTATCAACAGGATTTCTACTTTTAGTTAAAGATTCAAATGATTCTATTATTTTTGTTACATATATATGATGATATAACCATAACATAAACACTGGTAAGTAATAATTATTTTCCATATTAGATTTATAAGATGATATCATATAATCACAATTTTTAATTGCTTTATATGCCATATGATTTATATCATATTTTGAAATATCATTATAATAACCAGGTTCACTATTAACATATATTTTTAAACAATTTTTATAATTTAAATAATTGTCAATATCAGACTTAGAATAAAATAATACATCTGGGTTCTCACTATCTATTATAACATTAAATTTTTTCTTTAGAATCCATAAAAATATATTATCTATATCTGAATATGGCATGTCCATTAAATACCAATCTGTAACAAATACTCTAAGTGTTTTCATTTTTAATTCTCCAAACTATCAAAGAATGTCCTTCAATAAAATAACTTCCAGTAAATATTCTTTGTTTTTTAATTATTTCTATCTTATCTTCTCTTTCTAATTCTTCTAAATAAGGCAAGAAACCTTTCAAATAATTCCGTTTTCTAAAATACATAATTGATAATTTATCAATTAATTTATTTTCGTCTAATAATTCATCAATAGGTTCAAGATGAATACATATACTTGGTTTTTTATTCAATAAATAATCAACGAAAGCTTTGAAATTTTCGCCAACTTGTTCTAATGCTGCGATAGTATAAATGCCACTATTTTCTCCTAAATTTATATTAAAATCGGGATTAAAAAAATTAAAATTGAACATATTAATATTAATGTCCAATATATCATTTATTTCTTTAATAATTTTTTGGGATGTGTGCGCCCAATCTGAACCGTGTAATATAAAATCACTATTAAAATTATTTAACCTAATTAAATGATAAGCTGACCCACATCCGAATTCATATATATTCTTACAATCTTTTAAGTAATGTTGTAGGATTGCATCAACCATACAAATATGGATTTTATAATCAAAATCTGATATTTCTGATGTAACAACATCCCCCATCCATCGTGCAATATTATATTTACCATGATATTTTGGTATTAAATATTTAATATCTTTTAATTTTTTAAAATTTTGAAGATTTTCACTCCATCCGTTTTCCCATTCATTAATTCTGTGTTCACCACTACAAGTAATATCCTTATTGAGTACATCAATAACTGATAATAAATATTCATCTCTTTCAAATTTAGACATTTCATCATATACTAAATTTAAATCTATAATTTGTTGATTGTGGCTTGGATTCAATTTAAATCCTAAAATATTTTCGATATGAAATGGTTCTATTTTGTTCATTTTTTATAAATAAATTTTTGCCACTGAATCGTCCTCTGTAAACCTAAACTAAATGGTATGAAATCGGAAACATTTTTTTTAAATTCGTCCAGATATTTTTGAATACTAATATTAACTATTTTTGGACTACCTTCTAATTCATTATTATCATTTAGTGGAATAACAACATCTTTATCAAAAATTCTACCTATCATTTCAGCCATTTCTAAAATAGAAATTTTTGATACACCCCCAACATTATAAGTAGTGTGTTTTCCAAAAAATAAAATATTCCAAAACATTTCAATCACATCAGCGATATAACAATATGTTCGTATTGCATTCCCAGAATCCATTAGTTGGATTTTATCATTTTGAATTGCTTTTTGTATTAAAGAATTCAGTACTCTATTATCATTCTTCTTTGTCCCAGCACCGTAAGCCAGACATAGACGAGCTATTTTTATATTTTTTCCTTCAGATATAAAAGAATGACATATAGCTTCTCCACATCTTTTTCCTTCTATATAAGAAGCACGAGGATGGTTAGTTTTAGTGTTACCAATTTCTTCTTCTTTAATAAAATCACTGTCTAACCCACTATATAATTCACTCGTACTTATAAATAAAAATTTCCCGTCAGGTTTTAACAATTTTATAAGTTCAATGGTTACAGAAGTGTTAATTTCAATTGTTTTTATTTTATTTTCAAGAAACTTACCAGGTTGTCCATAACCTGCTGCATGAATTATAAAATCAAATAATGGTAATGTTTCCTTATAATTTATTATATCAGTTATATCTTCATTAATTATAGTAAGATCAAAATCAAAAAGGGAAGAAAGGTTTTCATCTATTTCTGATTTAGTCCAAGCATATACTTTAATATTTAAATTTTTATAAAGTCTTTTCAAACAAGACATCAAATAAACTCCTATTATACCAGATGCTCCAGTTATTAATATCGATTTATTTTCTAATTGAGTAAAATTAATTTTATTAATGATGTCCTCTACGTCTTGTTCTATTATTTTATACATATTTGATGTATTTTTTCTTTTATGGATTGTGTATCCATTCCTAAATAATTATCTATATCTTGTTTAGAACCATTTTTATCTAAAAATTCATGACGAATTCCAATATTATATATAGAATATTTTTTATCAATCAATGATTTATTAATTTGATAATTCATACTACCCTCATAAAATTGTTCAATTAAAATTATTTTTTCATTAAAATTATCATATAAAATTTTATTATCGAATGGTTTTATTGTAGTATAATATAAAACTGTTACATCTAAATCTTTAGTTGACTCTAATACCGAATCCAACATATTACCGAAACAAATAACAGTAGCCAACTTTCCAGTTTTAATTATTGAAGCTTTATCTACCATTACATTCACCTGATTAATATTTTCGTATTCTGCTAATTTATAATAAGTAGGTTGTCCATTATTATAATTAGAATTTAAAAGATAATCAAGTTCTGATGAACTACCAGGTATTATAATTTGCATATTTGGTATGTTCTGTAATATAGAAATATCACTTGGACAATGATGTGTTGCCCCCAACGCTGAATAATCATAAGAAGCCCCTATTCCCAAAAAATTGCCATTTAGATTTTGATAACCAAAATCTATTTTAAGTTGTTCTAATGCACGTTCAACAATAAATGGCGAAATCGTATGAACAAAAGGTATTAATCCAATTTTAGATAAACCTGCTGCTAATCCAATTGTAGATTGTTCCAAAATTCCAATATTATACACTCTATTTGGATATTTTTTGAAAGAATTTCTAAATCCAAAAACACCTATATCACCAAGTAGAAGAACCGTTTTTGGATTAATATCTAATAAATTTTCAACAGATTTTATTAATTGCTTTCTCATAAATCAAACAATATGTTATTATATTCATCTTCATTTGGAAATCTGTGATGCCATTCTGGGTTATTTTCCATCATTTTAACTCCTTTTCCTTTTATAGTATTTGCTAAAATAAACGTGGGTTTTTGTGAAATCGATTGTAAAGACATTTTTATCTCATCATAATTATGTCCATTTATCTCAATACAATCCCAATTGAATGAATCGAATTTTCTCATTACATTATCTATTTTAATAGCTCTATCATTTGATCTATTAAAATCCATAATACAATATAAATTGTTCAATTTATGATGCGATGCTAAAAGTGCAGATTCCCAAATAGTTCCTTCATTAGATTCACCATCACCTATGATTACATAAATATTATTTATATAATTTAAAATTTTGTATCCCATCGCCAATCCAACACCAATTGCCAACCCATGACCTAAAGAACCTGTCGAAGCTTCAACAAATTTTGTTTTATCAGATGGATGTCCACCCAATTTAGAATTAAATTTACCAAAATTAGATAAGTTTTCTTCAAGTAAATTAAAATGATCAAGTACGGCATATAATCCAAGTGATGCGTGTCCTTTACTTAAAATAAGTCTATCTCTATCTTCAGATTCCAATTTTAAAATATCTTTATAAAGAACAAAAAGTATATCTAATACAGAGAGTGAACTTGCAATGTGTCCTTCTTTACATAAATAAGAAGTTGTAATTATTTTTTTAATTATATCATTCATATATTTATATATAAACAAAAATTGGGTTTAATCATTTTATTAATAAAATATTTCATTTTCTAATAAAATATTTTTTATATGATCTTCCAACCAAGGTTTATTATAACTCACATTTAAATTAAAATGTGATAATTTATGTAACAATTCATCAATATTTTCGAAATATATACAATCATCATATTTAGCTTCTGTTATATAATATTCTAAAGTATTTTGTTTGACTTGGTGAATGGGTATTGAGTTAACTAACAGTGTTTCATAAAATTTAAGTGGAAACGAATTACCACAAGTAGATAATGGCGATAATACAAAACGATATTTTGATAAGATAGTTATGTAGTCAATCCATTTATTTAATCTTGGAGGTGGTGAAGAAATAATGTCTATATTCATTACAGTTTTTAATTTATCTAAAAGTATTTGTCTTTCAGGATAAATCTGACCAAGAAATAAACATTTGTCTTTTTTTTGTTTAGGAATATTTATTATATTTTCATAATGTTTAGACATCAATCCTCTCATCATTTTTTTGTGGAGTTTTATTGAATCGTCAACATCTATAACATATTGATAAAGATTATTAAATTTTTCTAAATTTTTTTGAATTCCAATATTCCAAGGATACCAACTACTTATTATTGTTTCGGCTGTAAATACGAAAATTTTAATATTTTTAATATTACACGTATTTATAAATAAATCATTTTCCCATATCCTTCTATGTGATTCTAAATGATCATTTCCTATAAATAATATATCTATACCATCTAAATCTTTTTCATTTTTAATAATTTTAACATCATCGAATATGTTTTTAACTGCATAATAATAATTATTAAAAGAAACATGTGTCAAATCATAACTAAAATCTATAATTATACCGACATTCATAAATACAATATTTTTTTCTGCCAATACTCAAAATTCAATTTTTCAATATTCCATTTGGTATTAGTAATTCGTATATATTCATTTTCTAAAAAAGTTTCTGTTATTTCTTCCCAATCATCAACAAAACATATAGGTAAATCAGTATAAAATTGATTATTTATATTTCGTTTTTCAATAGGTATCGTATTTACATATAAACATTCCCAAGTTCTATGAGTATCTATACCATTACCTTCTGGGCAAATGACAAATTTGTGATTATAAATATTATCTAAATAATCATCAAAATCATGTCCATTCAGTCCATATCTGGTATTGACCCAAGATTTAGATTCTAAAACATCATATGGTTTTTTTCTTTTGCTAACATTCGTATTTATATTATGGTTCATATAAACCAAATTTTTAATAAATTTTTCTTGTTTTATTTTTTCCTGAATTTTATATGTCTTATTGATTTGCGTATACCATATACTGTTTTCTAAACCGATTGGAATTGAAAAAATATTTTTATTTTTATAATTAACATTTTGTGAATACCATTTTTTAACACATTGTGGTTTTTTTAAAAATAATGATTCACTTACATCAAGATCAGAATTATGTGTTATTAAAATAATATCTCTATCACAATTTTTTAATTCTAAAAACAAATATTCGACCAAGTATGTTGGAGAATATATGATAGGAGTATTTATCGATTTGTTAATAACATTTAAATCGAAAGTGTTTTGTAGTTTATAATAATCAGCATGATCACCTAATGGTTTATTAAAAACGTAATCAGCAAGTTTTATAAATTTTTCACCAGATATAAAGTCCATATTACATTATTAATTTTGCCAGCTTGTATGCCACATATGCACACAAATTGTATTTTCAGTATTGTAACTATTTATAATATCGTTATAATTAATATCCTGTTGTATATATCTCATTGAAGAAGGAAATGGATAAAAGAAATCACCAGAAAATATAACAACATTGTCATTTATATCAACATTATTATAAAACTGATCAGTAAAAAAATATGGGCCAGTGTTTTTCATTACACCATTAATATCATCTTTAAAATTTTGTAGGTTTAATAAATTATTAACAACTTTGGTAATAATTTTACCATTGAGTGCTGTACCAAATAACCCATTATAAACCTCTGAAATAGTCAACCCACCATTACCTGCAAAAAAATCTAAATACAACAATTCATTGAATGATTTAACGCCATAAAAATCTGTATCCATATACACACCGCCAAATCTTTCCAGAATCTCATATCTAAAAATATCACTTTTAGACCCAAAGTTCTTTATATTATTAAATAAATCTATATTCTTTAAACCAAACCCCTCAACATCATCATCAGTCCATAATTTATATTCCCATTCTGGGTTAACTTTTTTAATTGTATCGATATAAAAATTATATTTATCTGGTAATTTACTACCCAACCATACTTGGTGTATTATTTTAGGTATTTTTGGTTCTTTATTTTCTTTATTTATATAGTTTTTACTATATAATTCTTTTAAAAACACAAGTTTTTCATTATCAACCATGTGATTATTTAATTTTTATATAAAGAGCATCACCCCAAGTTACACCAGCCCAATAAGTTTCAACTCTTATGAACCCAAATTCAAATAAAAAATTATCCAGTTCTTCTTCTAAAACACAATCTTTATATAAATCTGCTCTATTAATTTCAGTCATTATATAATCTATTGTATACAATGATTTTGGCGCACCTTTAAAAACTTCTAATTCATACCCCTGAACGTCTATATTTATAAAATTATAATCGTTTCTCAAATATGGGATATTATCCAATTTATCTATTTCAACCTCAATTTTATCATTAAATATTATATTTGGATATTGTTTTACATGTAATGCTGGTTCTAATATAGAAGATGACTGACTTTCATTATTATATTCTACATACATCTCAGCTTTTCCTGTCTTATTACCAAGAGCCTTATTTATAAATATTGCACCGTTTTCACCAACATATTGTTTTAATTTTTCAAATGTATGAGGAAGTGGTTCAAAAAACATCACATTTTTTATATTAGCTTTTCGATATGCATTAATTTCCCTACCAACATGTGCGCCAATGTGCAATACTCCTTTTATATTTAGATTGTATTTTTTTATTAAAGTTTCAAGATCGAGTAACATGATAGTATTTTTATTTTTTAAAAATTAAATCAATCTCTTGATGACATGCTGAATTTTCAATGCCGTCAAAATTTTCTAAACTAATTATATATCCATCCAAATATTTATTATTAAGAAATTTGGCATCAATTTTACCATGAAAATTAGGATTATTTGTTTGAACTTTATTACATGGATTATTTACAATTATAGATTTATCATAACAAACCATTTTAGGTAAATTAAGAGGTCTTATTGCCATATTCCCTTCGAATGAATTAGGATTTGTATAAGGTAAATTTAACACATATGGATATATTTGATTTGTTCTATAAATATGACCATCAACAGACATTGGATAACCATAATCACCACTTTTACCTTTCCAGAAATAAACATTATGTTCTAAATAATCTGGGTTAGTCATGGCATCTTTTGATGCATAAGAATATTTAAAATTTGGTTGTAATCTCAAACTTCTACACAATATGTCAGTATCATGTTCGAATACTTTTTGTTGATTGTCATTAAAATCTATTGGATTTTTAAATACTATATCATCAACAAAAAACACTGTGTATGCATCATATTTATTCATTAAATTTATTAGGTCTACTTTGAAATTTTCTTCTTTCTTCCATAACACATTTTCTTCAGACTCCGCTATTAATTTCTCATAACCATTTTTGAATTCATTGTTCGAACATGTATATAATATTTTTATTAAATATTCAGAAGAATTCTTAACGTATTTATTAAAACTTCTAATAAACAACTCTAATTGCATTGCCCTATCTTTACTGAAAACTACAATATTCATAATTCAGTTAATTCATTGTAAATTGGTTTGTCTCTAATGATTTTATCAGTTTTTAATAAAATCATAGTATCAGTTTTCATAGCATTGTTCGGGGTAACATCATTGTAATAATACAAAACTTCTTTTATGAATTTCATGTGTTTTTGTCCAGACATTTCTATAATAGGAAACATATAAGCAGCGTCACATGCATACCGATAATATATACCATTTTCATTTATCATATCTTCTCTCTTTACCTTATCTAATAGTTTTTTCTTAACAGTCCTAAGATGAGAAGCATACCATTGTCCACTTCGTCTATAAATTCGAGTGTCTGGTATAGGTCTGCAATAATTAAAATATGTTCTACTCAAAGGTTCATATTGACCATAAGTTAACCATATATTTTCATCTTGATAGACATCATTTAAAAGTGATAACACGCCATTATGTGCCAAAAAATCATCACCATCTACGGTTACCAATATATCTTCTTTATCCTTGGAAAATGTATCTACTCCCAAAAGATAATTGGATAATGGTGAGCTAATATTCACATCATTTTGAATAAGTTCAAATTGATAGTTTTCTTTCAATTTTTTTAATATTTCAAATGTGTTGTCCGTTGAACCACCATCAACCACACCGATTTCAAAATTATCATAATTTTGGTTTAAAATAGATAACATACATTTCTCAATATATATCTCAGCATTATATACAGGTATAATTATAATAAATTTGTTATCCATCGATTTGATTTGATTTTATTTTAAAATTTCTTTGCAAATTTCACTAAACGTTATTTTATAATTTTGATAGTTACTTCCGTTCAATAAATTATTAAATTTTTGAGAAATAGGACTACCGCCAAACCAGTGATATCCGATTGAATCTTTTGAAAAACTATTGATACCAACGGCATTATTGAAATTATAATTTATCATTGTCCAATCAAATTGGTAAACAGTTTGATTTTTCAAATTAAAAATATTCAAATATTGATAAATTTTTTTAATTTTGTCAATAATTAATGGATTTTGACGATTCCCACCAAACATACTATATATCAAATCAACACCAAATGATTGATAATTATTATATGAAATAAGATTTATAGCTTTATTAAAAATATCACTGAATAATTTATTTTCAACACCCGAACCAAGAAATCCAATTGTAATATAACCAGTGTCTTGATGTATTAATGTGTCAATATTTTTTTCTTCTAATGAATTATATAAGTCATCAATTGACCTAAAGTATAAAACGTCCATATCGGAATATATTCCACCATTAGTGTATAGTTCATAATATCTGAATATATCACTTTCATGTACTGGTGATAATTTTTTAATCTTATTTTGTATTTCATCTGGTAATTTTATTTTTTTGACTTCAATATTTAATTCTTTCACTTTTTCAAAATAATCAATACCTTTATAATTAGAAAAATCTTGTTCTTCAATACCTTTCCAATTTTTCTCATTATCATTATCTGAGATATAAAGAATCATTTCCCAAGTTGGATTATATTTTCTAAATGAAAATAGTGTCATATAACGCATCCACGATAGATTACTACCTGACCAATAAAAAAATATACGTTTTGGTATCATTATAAATCTTGTATTTTTATATTTTTTTCATTTTGTGATATATTATAATATAATTTCCCATTCTTACCAAATAACAAACGGTTCTGTTGACTCATTGGTGTACCCGAATAATGATATTGATGTAGAACAAATGGGTTATCAATCATTTTAATCAACATATTCTTTCTTTTTATTCTTAAAAGAAATTCATTATCATCAAAACCAATACCATCGGCGTACCTTTCATCAAACCCGCCCAATTCTACTAAATTATTTTTAGTTATAGCTGAACAAAAATGTAATTGATGTGGTCTATATTTCGAGTGATTATACCAAGCTGTTTCACCATCTGCAACAATACTACAATTGTTGGTTGGATAAATCAAATTATTTACTTTAACTTTATTAAAATCTGGTTGAATAGAATTTGTTATTTTTCTTGTCAACTTTTCATCAATAGAATAGCATCCGAAATTCAAATAAACATTATCTTGAATATTTTCTTCAACAAATTTTATAATATTTCCCATATGTATGCATTCTGGGTTTTGAATAATTATAACATCCCCAGTAGCATTCTTAAAACCAATGTTAAAAGGTATACATGGATTTGTCCACCACTTATCTTTTTGTTCTATTCTTATGATTTTTAAATCTAAATCAAATTTATCAACAAAACTTTCGATTCGTTCTTCTTCACGAGAAGCATCATCAACAACTATTATTTCAACACTATCTTTTGATACTAAGCTTTCAATTGATCTCAATGTATTATAAAATAGATTTTTTCGATTATAATATGCTGTTACTATTGATATTTTCATTTCACAATACGTTTGTTTTCTAAATCTTTGAAAAGAATTTTAACTATAATATCTTCCCTACCTTCTCTACCATATATTTGATACATTCCTTTTCCCCTTTCAAAATTATTATCGACTAATTTTTGAAGAATTAAATCGACTATATCTTTTCGTTTTGATATAATAAAACCTTCTTTTTGTTCAAAAGCAAAATAATCAGCCTGACCATATACCCACCCTGAATAACCTTTAATTCCTTTTAGTTCTATCCAAGTCATTTCAAATGATGCTTTATTATCATTTCTATCATCTTTTTTAGCTGCTTTTACTTCAAATTTCTTAACAACTCCATCCTTTTCTACTATAAAATCAAAATGATTATACACATCATCTTGAAAATTTGTTTTATTAACAGTATACCCTTTACTTTCAAATAAATTACGAAAATTTTCTTCTGCTATATCACCTGCCCTTTTTTCTGCTTCAAACATTAATTAATAATTCTTTTTTCATATCCTAAAAATTTTTCAACTTCCCAGTTAATATTTTTATTTATAAAATCTAAAGAATCCTCATCAATTTCTTTTCTCATTTTTGGTATTGAATTATAAGTTGTTCTTCGATTTGTTTTATATATTTTAAATTCATCAGATATATCACTCATTATCTTTACAATATCAGTGCATATGTCTTCATATCTAATAATTTTGATATTTGAAACTATATTTTTTAAATTTATAAAATATTGATTTTTCATATTCCTCATTTCTATTATATTTGTAAATGGTAATAATGTTTGAGGATTTCTCTCAAAATACATTTCTTTTTCCTGATATAAATCATTTTCTTTATTCAACTTCTTTTCATGTACACTAATCCAAGGCATTTTAATAAAATCATTTAACGGTTTATTTCTAAGAGAAATATGTGCATGATATGGGTTTTCATTCATAGATTTTGTCCAATCATATGGGTTTCGACTCAATACTATGAAAAGATATTCATCTAAATATGTTTTATCAATAGTATAAATATCTGGAAAGAAATGTTTCCAACCTAAATGAAATAAATAACTATGAATAACCAAATATTGTTTAATACAATCTTCAAACCATTTTGAACCAGTGTGTCGTTCAGCATATAGTTGAATATATTTTATTTTTTGATTATTCACGGATTAAAATAAAAATTGTTTTTTGCTTTATATGTTAAAACACCATTATCATATAAATTCTGATTTTTATAAAATAATTCCATAATTTTCTTTTTTTCATCTTCAGATGTCAATGCATTGAAATGATAAACACTATCGTGCCACTGATGGATAACATATGGATAATCTATAATATTTATATTTAGACCCAACAACCTAATTCTTCTTAATATCTCATTATCATCGAAAGCAATACCATCTTTATAATCTTCATCGAACCCACCTATTTTGTATAAATTATCAGTAGTTATTGCAGAAGCGAAATGATAACATTTTGAATTTATTTTAGAATGATTATACCACCCGTTGGAACATGCATGAGTTGGTTGAACGTGTTCATAAACTAAATTATTATAATCATTATCTATATATTCCTTTTCACCTATGGAATAACACGCATATGGTATATAATTATTATTGGATAAATTTAAATTAATGTCCGATAAGATATCTCCTATATGATAACACTCAGGGTTTTGAAAAAGTATTTTATTATATTGAACGTTATTAAATCCTATATTATATGGCACACATGAACATGTCCATTTCTTCTGTTCTTTCTTAATATTGAAAATCCGAATTTTCAAACTATTAAATAAAGATAGTAAATCATCTATCGAATGTTGTTCTAAACTATTATCGTTAATGATAATAATTTCTAATTTCGATTTATCATATTTAGTTTCATTAATAGAATTTAAAGTTCTAATTAATTGTTCTCTCCTATTATGATAAGCCATCACAATTGATATACCATCTTTCATTTAAGTTTAATATTTTTTAATGAGCGTTTTTAATAAATTATCATAAGTGTTGATATTGATTTCATTATCAGCATCATATGAGAATAATATTTTTTTATTTACTTCATTATAATTATCCAAATTTTTATCATGATTTTTAAGAATCCATGATAATTTTTTAGCTGCGTTATCACCATCGAACCTATTGTAATAATAACCAATATTTTTACACATTGGTGCATTGTGTAATATAGCATGTCCAAGATATGCAACATCCAAATAAAAATAATTTAAAACATTATCCCACTGATGACTTATTACAATATCAGCATAATTAGCTAAGAAATCAACGGTAGAAAATCTATCTTCAAAAGTAGCTTTTTTATCTTGAACAATTTTCAGATGATTCATATATTCAATAAAAACTTTATTTGTTCTTATTTTGGATGTATTTGTTACATATAATTTTTCAATTAATTCGGGGTTTTTTTCATATGCTTCATCAGCAATCAAAATTGGATACATAGCATATTTTAAAACATTTTGGTTTGGTTCTAAAATAGCCAATGATTTTGGTTTGTCTGATGGTTTATAAATAGGTTTATTATCCATTTTCTGAACCAGATCATCAATTATAAACGAATTCCATATAAATGGAACAGTTTTTAAATTTTTGTTTTTATGAAACCGTTTAAAATAATAATAATTATGTTCATATATCTGTGGAACTGTCCATATTTCATCATAATCGGGGTTACACCATATCTTTATGTTACCGACATCTTGATTAAACAAAACATTTTCCATTCGAATTACATATTCATCACCACACTTATAAGATACAATTTTTGTTTTTTTATTTTTCAAAAACATGGTCATATCATGATCTATCTGACCACCAAGGGATATTAATATATCGATATCGTTTTTTACCTCAGATATATGGTATACTGGAAATTCTTTTGTATCAAAATCATATTTTGTTATATCTTTACTTGTTGTATTAGCGAAGAACACATTATATTTTCCAATATTTTTAAGTAATTTGGCTAAGTATAGAGCATTTAATTTTATACCATTAATCCATAAATTCTCATTATCTTCTTTGACACCTATTGTAATAGCGATATTTGTCATTCTAATATTTTATTTTTTAAAATAAATAGCAATTGTATTATTGCTCCACATTTTCTTTAAATTAGGATATCTTGTTTCCATTATTTCTTCTGTTAAATCATCTTGAATGTGATCTTCATGTTTATTTTCAAGACCATGTTGTATCATAAGATATGGAACACTTATTATTAAATCTTCACATTTATTATATAATTTATTTATTAATTTTTGGGCATCTTCTATTTCTAAGTGTTCTAAAACATCACCTAATATAATTATATCATAAAAATTAAATTCAAAATCAATAATATTTAAGTTAAATATATTTTTATATTTCTTTTTTAAATCATATTTTTTAATATATGGTTTATAAATTTCAATAGCATCAATATTTTTATATTCTTTTAAAATATTAGCATATGTACCACATCCAGCACCAACATCTAATATCTTAGCCTCTTTATCATATTTATCTAAAACATAATCTTTTATTTCCGATTTAAACGCACCATAACTGGTAGGTACAAATTTTTCGGCAAGAGATTTAGAACCCATTATATTATTAATCAATTCATCATATTTTTTAACATTCTCAATATTATCAGATGAATATTTTTCTAAAATTTTTTTATTTTTTTCAGCATATTCTTCCAAATTATTATCATGTTCAGTTAAAGCATAAATAAGTTTATCTTTTCCTTCATTTACATCAAAACCTTCATAATAATACCCGCATTCTTTACAAAGATGTGCATTATGAACCAACGGGTAACCTAAATATATGGCATCCAGATATGCATAATTTAAAGCGTTTTCCCATTGATGAGAAACCACAACATCCGTATGTTCAGTTAAAAACCAAGTAATCGGAAATCGATTCTCAAATGTTGTTTTTTTATCTTTAACTATGCTTAAATGATTCATGATAGAACTAAGTTCTTTAGTTAATCTAACTTTCTGTGTGTTTGTAACTTTCACACTATGAAACAGTTCGGGATATTCTCTATATGCATCTTCTATAATTAACATTGGATACATTAAAAATTTATAAACATTTATATTAGGTTCGAAAATCGAAATTTTTTTACTTAGTTTACTTGGTGTATAATAAGGATTTTTTCCTTGTCTTTTTAATTCATCGATATGTTGGTCTAAAAACATAGAATTCCAGACGAATGGTATAGTAATAGTTTCGGCATTGTGTAAAATTCTCCAATAATGGTGATTAGTATTTTCCATTTGTGGAATATTCCAAACTTGATCAACTTCTGGATAATCTTTAACTATATCTTGTCTGTTAAAAATTATATTTTCCATACTAATAATATATTCATTACCACATTTATATGGTACAACTTTACATCCTCTATTCCTCAAATATTCAGTAGTTGGTTTATCAATAGACCCACCAAGTGGAAAAATAATATCTAATTTATCTTTTATTTCATCAAATTGAACCGTTTTATATTTTTCTATATTCCAACCTAATTTATTTGTAATATTAATATTACTCATATTGACAAGATATACGTTATAATTTTGAATTGAATTTTGAAATGTTTTTGTCAAAAAAATCGCATTTTGTAATATACCATTAGTCCATACACTTTGATTTTCTTCATGTAAAAAAATTGTTATTCCAATATTTAATTTTGATTCCATAAATAAAAAATCATTTTTTAATTTTAATGTATTTATTAAAATGTTTTGGGTTCATCACTAAATAATTAGGACATTATCTGTATAAAAAACTGCTTATCCACATTAGTTAGCAGATAAGCAGTTTTTGTTAAACGTTATAACAATTTTAAAATATTATAAATAATTATGTAGTTACTACATATTTAATTTTAACGTCATCAGTTGTTTCGATTGCGAAACCAGCTTCTACACCATCAAAATATAATGGAGTTCCAGCAGATGTAGGTGTGACACCGTTTGTATGGAATACAGCAGGTGAACCTTGTACATATTCGAAGGTATATTCAATGCCGTTAAAGAATACTATAACAGTAGATTCATCAATTACCCCACCAGTTACACCGTGAGCAAAAGCAGTACCAATATTTACAGCAGTTGAAGAACCACTTATTGCTGGAGTTAATAACTGCTCGAAATAACTTGGAGCTTGAATATTACTGATTGCTGTTGCTAATGAAGAATCAGCAGATGTTCTTGTAGATGCTTCAGTTGAAATAGTTGTTGATAATGATGTGTCAGCAGTACCTCTTGTAGATATTTCATTCGATAATGCTGTTGATAATGAATCAACACCAGCAGTAGAACCAGAAGTAATAGCAGCAATTTCAGTACTTAACGAAGTATCGGCTGATGCTCTTATAGAGGCTTCTGTTGAAACAGTAGTTGAAATACCAGTAGCTAAAGATGTATCAGCAGATGTTCTTGTAGATGCTTCAGTTGAAATAGTTGTCGATAAGGTTGAATCAGTAGAAGTTCTTGTTGAAGCTTCAGTTGAAATAGCTGTTGATAAAGAAGATATATTTAAAGTCATACCTGATGTGTAACCTGTCACAAATCCTTTATTAACTAATGAATTATCAAGTAATGTTTTAGAATAATCTGCTACATATTTAATACCTTGTCCATTTTCAGTTGTTACATTTATTCCAAGACCATCGATCCCAAGATAATCATAATCACCCGATTCTGATATACCCCGTCCCATTGCAATCTCCCCATATTCACCCCAAAATTCCATTGTGCTTGAACTTAAATCTATATAGGTATTATCAGATAATATTCCCCCAAAATTTACAGCAGTTCCGTTTGCGGTTGTTCCATTGCCATTGGTTAAACCAGTAATACTATTATTTATTGCAGTTGATAATGAAACATCAACTGAATTTCTTGTTGAAGTTTCTGTTGAAATAGCTGTTGATAAAGTTGAATCAGTAGATGTTCTTGTAGACACTTCTGTTGAAATAGCTGTTGATAATGATGTTGTAGCAGATGTATTTCCAGAAATAGCTGTTGATAATGATGTGTCCGCAGTACCTCTTGTAGAAAGCTCACTTGAAATAGCTGTTGATAATGATGTCGTGTTACTTTGATTATTTGAAATAACTGTTATTACTGATGCTGCAACTCTTATACCAGAAGATGTTTTACTTAAAGTTGAACCATCTAATTCAAGATTAAATATGTTTCCAACGAGTTCAATACCTTCACCATCTGTACCATATTGTCCAGGTGCGGAAACTTGTACCCATTGTTGAGCTTCTATACCAACTTCAATATTATTATTTGAGTTTCCATCAGTACCAGCTAACACCCAACCTGATGATGTATAAGTAGTACCAGTTTCAACATACACAAAATCACCTAAAGCAACTTCGTTTTCAGGTGTACCATCTGCATCTGTTGGTCTTAACCATGCGCCAGCTTTTGCTAACCATAAACCATTTTGAATATCAGAATCACCAACACCTGTTCCACCTTGATTGACTAAAAGAACTCTATCATCAGCAGATAAAGAGTATCCATCTACTGTTGTAAGTCCTGTTAATGATGCTACGGTTGTAAGTGCTACAACTTTTACTGGTGGATGTGGTATTAATCCTTGTGCTACTGCATCAACATAAGCCTTATTAACAGCTTGATTGTTGGCAGTAGGTGTTCCAGATATTACCACATTATATGTGGACATATCTAAGTCACCTTGAACCACAACATTACCAGTTGCACCTTTTATAGTTATGGTTTGCTGTGCAATCTGCTTACCTTTTAATAATTGAGCCATATTAAAAACATATTTTTTTTTAATTATTTATTACATAATTTGACATTATATATTAAATAAAAAATATGTTTTTATATTTTCTTAAAAGAAAACCAGCTTCGTGGATGAATTTCAAAATTAAATTAAAACAGAACCAAAACATTTTAATATATAAATAAAAAAGAAGTTCTTTGATATATTTGGTTTTTAACTAAAATCTTAGTCAAAGTAAATCAAAAAAGTAAACAAGTCATTTTTACTGTTTTAACCCAGTTTATGGTTAAAAATTTGACTGACTATCAAAAAATAAAATGAGTTTAAATATGTTTTTAAAACATCTCATGTTTGCTTTTATGAACAAGCCTTTGAATTAAAAAATCAAAGTTCTCTTAATTTTTAAGAGGATACCACTAAATATTTTAGTTTAGCGGTTGTTCATACATAAATTTTTAACACACAAAAAAAAATAAAAAGGTTTCTTAATGAACTACCACTTTAAAAATATGATCAATTTTTAACTAAAAATTCTCATTAAGTTAAAATTCGTCTCACACTGAAAGTTAGTATGGCAGATGATCCAGTATTAGTTGTTGTCCACCCTAAATTGATAGAACTACCAACAACTATTTTTGTGAACGTTACACCAGTATCATCGAATTCATCGTTGTCTACTATATCAGTACCTGTCTTATTGGTCATTAATATAGTACCACCTTCAGTTAAACCAGAACGAGAAATAGTATAGTCAATATATAAAAATTTGTTTTGTGTTATATCACCCACAATAATTGTACTACCTGAATTGTTTGCGAGAGTAACAACTACCGAAGGTTCATATTCACCGTAAACACCAGGAACTGAAATGTGAATATCATTCTTAGGGTCAACAAAAATGTAGCCTGACGTTACTCCGTTAATAATGTTAGTTGGCAATGAACCATATATTCCAGATAATTCTAATTTTAATCCAAATGTTGGAACACTACTTAATAAATTAGTAACATTAGTAAATTCAGTATAAAATACAGAGGCACTATTTTGGGCTGTAATTACCATGTTTCGGTGTGCTGACAAAAAATTAGTAAAACCTTTTACTTTTAATCGATAAGATACGGAGAAATAATTATTGGCTGTTAATTTACTATAAATTGCAGTTCCTACATTATTTCCATTTATATAAAAAGCATTATTGACACTTGTTATGTTGTTTCCGTTAAATACTAAAGCAGCTTGAGTTGTCATTTTAGCTTCGATTAAACAACGAGTAAATAAAGTATTTGCTTTTTTACCTAATATGAAAAAATTACTAACCGTAGCAGAATTTATAAAAATACAACTTATAAAATTTTGACTTGACAAATAAGCACTATTATCTCCTATTTTTATAGATAACGAACTAAATTTAATGTTATTAAATTCTTTATAAGAATTACTTATAGCAAGATCGTTTGTACCATTATTAAAATTAAGATTATTAAAACTAATTATTGAATTATTTTTTAAACTTAAATCTAATAAATTAGTGAAATTACCTGGATTTGTAATTGTTGCTCCCCACTCAATAATTGATGTTGGTGTTAACGAAGACTCATGCAAATATTCAACCTCAAAAGCAGTTGTACCAGAAGCATTATAAGCTATAGGATAATATGCTGAACCCGTAGAAATAAAATAATCTCTATACTGATCAATTGTTACTGTTACACCTGCCTTTGTAAGTGTATAAGCAAAGCACCTATTTGCTGTCTTAGTTAATGTAAATCCACTTTCAATTGTAGTATAATCAGAACCTGTAATTTCTAAAATAGAATTTATAAAAGTCTTTTTAGCTAACTCATACATTTCATCGTAAGTTACAGGAAAATCACCAATACCTCCTAAAGATATTGTTATTGTTACCCCCTCTACATTATCTTTTATATCTTGTAACGCTCTTAAAATATTTCTAAAAGGTGCAGCTATTAATCCCGTACCAGTTTCATCATCACCCGTAGTGCTTACATAAATAGTTCTTGAAACTGTTTCAATTTCATCAACAGTTGCTATTATAATCTCATTTCCAATTTTTTGAACTGTTGTATTTCCACTCCCAATAATTGTATTAAATATCAATGTTTGACCACTTATTCCACTATATATTGTAGTACCACTTCCAATATTTGTTGCACCCGAAATTGTTTTACTATCAACATATCCCTTATCTACAAATGATCTATCAGTATAATATAAACTACAATCACCACTGCTTGTAACACCACTCGGTGCTGATAATATTATAATACCCGTAGTTGCTGATAATACTATATTTCCACCATTTGTTGAATTAAATATAATACCATCAGTATTAGTTGTTGTTACTTTATAACTTGGTTCTTTTATTCTTGACATTTTTGTTATTTTATATTTTATATTTATATCATTATTCTGTCAATATCATATCTAAATGTTGCTGCTGTTCCTGTATTTGTCGTTACCCAAGTTAAATTAATTGCAGTACTTGATATTTGTTTACCGAATGTAACCCCACAATCATCAAATTCAGATTTGATTGAAATATCAACATCATTTTTATTATTAACCCATATTGTGCCTTGTTCTTGTGTAGTTCCTCTTGTTATCGTATATTTAATAAATATCGATTTATTTTGTGTAGTAGAACCAATTACAGTAGTACCAGATGAATTATTTGCCAGAGTAGCAGTTTTATTATATTCAAATTCCCCATACAGTCCCTCAATATTTATAGCTATATTTCGCCCAGGATTATTATAACCATTTGCAGTTATGTAAGATGTTGCCCAGTTTGTAGGTGTACCATACAAATCTTGAATTGTCACTCCATAATTACACAGCATTGTTTGATTTGAGGCTGCTCTATTTATTAAGTTAGTTACTCCTATAATATAGACCTTTGATTCTACAGCAGAAAAATGAATAAAACAATTATTTCTAATACCAAAACCATCCGTACAATTATCTAAAATTAATGATCCACTACCCTGATTCATATCATTTGCTCCTCCATCTGCATCAAAATAAATCCCCACAGCAAAATTACTTATATAAACGCCATACGCAGACAAAAAATTTGTTTTTTCATTTAACCTACATAAGGTTAAGCCCTGTCCTGCTTTACTTCCTGTTTTTCTAATTGAAGTGTGCCTAATTTGAAGTGAATTATTTGAAATAATCCCACCTGCACTCGTGGCAATAACACAACCACGTATGTTTAATCTTCCTGTTTCAAAAGGAAAAGTAACGAATCCCCCTACTATTTTACTGAAATATAAATTTATTACTCCACCAAATACTAATCTTACTGTTACTGTCGATATTAAATTTACATTAGTAATATTTAAAGTGACAGAACCAGTAGAATGACATTTAGACATAATACCCATATCAGTATCAGTTAAATTAAATGTTACCCCGTTATGTGTTATCAGAGTATGACCAGCAGCAGCTATATTACTATTAATAGTAGTTGTACCATTTTTAACAATAGGATACCAAATTGCCTCATCACTTATAAAATAGTCCTGATATTGATTTGTAGTAAAAGTAGCTCCCGTAACATTATATATGTAAGGAGTATCTCCCCCCACTGTAGTTATAGTTAAACCACTTACATCAGTGACCGATGTTCCATTTATTATTATTCCAGCAGCTTTACTTATATATTTTTTTCTTGTCTCTTCTCTTATTGCAGCACAATCCCATGTGTAAATACCTGATGCAAAATTAATTGTAATATCAATGTTCTCTCCTATTACTTCTTTAATATTCATGAAAGCTCGTAATGGTGTTGCAAATGGTAGTGATATACTTCCATCACCAGTTCCGTCATTACCCGTAGGGCTAACATAAATAGTCCTTGAAATTGTTTCAGTGTTTGTAGTACCAGATATAGCCGATTCACTTTTAATATAAATAAAATCGATTTCATCTGTTATTTCTAAATCATATGGTGCAATATTTGTATTCCAATATAAAAAATCACCTAATTGTTCTTCACCAGAAACTCTTGCGGTAACTCCACCATCATTAGAAAAAAAACATTCTTTACCAATTCCAACATCAACTTGTAATTTATTGATTAATACCATAATATAACAACCTGTTGTTGGTGTTTCTGATATAGACGTATTACAAGCTATTGTAGCACCAGTTATACCCGAAGTTGAAATAGCAGCCATCCCTTTATTGGATACATTAATATATTCTGTCGAAGATAATAAATCTACATATTCTTTTGTTGCTGCATCTGTATTAAATACTGGGGTAGTCAAAGATAAATTATTTTGAAAAATAGTATTATCATCGAGCTGTTTACCCTTTATTTTCATAAAAAATATTTTTTTTTATTATATATTAAAAAAAATAATCAACGTTTTATATATTTTAATATTCAAATATTTTTAATATTTGTTTGAATATGTTTTTGGTGAATTGTTTATTTTTGTTTCATTTTTTATAATAAAAAAGAGGTAAAATCCTCTTTTTTATTATAAAAAATATTACAATTAACGTGTATTAAACTAAAGAAATATATGAATATTTAATAATAATTAAATCAACTCCAGTATCAATACCAAAACCAGCTTCTGAGGCATCATAGTATAAAGTAGAACCTTGTACTGCTGGTGCTGCATTAAAATAGAATGGCATATTTGTTTGACTTGTTGTAGTTAAACTTATTAGATATTCGACTCCATTTACACTGGCTTGAACTGGTGTTATTGGTTCATATGCTAAAACTAAACCTGTTGAACCAGTTGTTCCAGAAACAATAGTAGCTGAATATGTCGATTGAATCCAAATTTGCGCACCTCTCAATTGATCATTTACAATTTTAATTGTATAATCATCAACATTTACATTTAATGATTGTTCTAAAGAATCAAATGTTAAACCTGAACCAGCAGTCTGAGCAGTAACACCACTCAAATTATTAATAGCAGTTGTTAATGAAATATCACCGTCATTTCTTGTAGAAGATTCAGTTGAAATTGCACTTGATAAAGTTGTATAATCTGAACTAATAATAGTTTCTAATGATGAAACTTCAGAAAATCTATTTGATGTTTCTGTTGAAATTGCAGTAGATAGTGATGTTGTTTGTCCACTTAAAACAGTAATAGTTGATGTGTTATTTGAAATGACAGTTTCTAATGATGTTAGACCTGTTGTAACATTACTTATTGATGTTTCTAAAGATGTTGTATAACCACTTGCTACTTTTAAGATATCACTTGAAATTTCAATAGTTAAACCATCAACATTCACATTTAATGATTGTTCTAAAGAATCAAATGTTAAACCTGAACCAGCAGTCTGAACAGTAACACCACTCAAATTATTAATAGCAGTTATTATGGACGTATCCGCAGATTCTCTACCAGAATTTTCTGTTGAAATAGCAGTTGATAATGAAGCTGTTTGACCAGTTAATGTATTAATTGATGTTTCTAAAGATGTGGTTTCATCACTTCTTGTAGAAGATTCAGTTGAAATTGCACTTGATAAAGATGCATAATCTGAACTAATAACAGTTTCTAATGATGACAAATCACTTGTTAATGAAGTTGTTATACCACTCAATTCAAATATATCTGTAACAACAGGTGTTGCAAGTCTTAATCCATCGATACTCTGATATAAACCAGAATTGTAATTATGAAAAGTTGAACCACTAAATTCAGTATCATCCAAATCAATACCAAATTCACTACCATTTAATTTTAATGCCATACCATCTGCACTATAAGCTTTACTTGTTGCGAAAATTGTCCAAATCTGTGAATCAACACCAACTGTTATATATCCTTGTGAATTTAATGAACTTGAATTCCCAATAACCCATGATGTTGCAATATTTGTTGCACCTGATGTTACAAAAACATAATCATTAAGTGAAACTTCACCAAATGGTTGACCATTCGAATCTTCAGCTCTTACAAGTGTAGTTCCACTTACAATATAAACACCATTTTCATATGCAGTTGCTTGATTTTTTATTAAAATTCTATCACCTTCATCAAACAAAGTTGCACCATCTACATTAGAAGGTAATGTTGTAAATCCAGTAGTAGCAGTTGAATATGTGGCATCAGTCTGTCCAGTTGTAGCATATTTAACTGAATCATGAACGTTTAATCCAGCAGTTGAGCCAGAAGGTAAACCTAATGCACCCACATATTTATAAAAAGTAAGATGTGGTGGTGCTGCTGCTGATACAACAGTAGGTAACGTACCATAAAAAGTTAATACTCCAGCCTCGGTATCAATTAACCAATCACCTTCACCGAATGCAATTTGAGTGGTATCATCACTTTTATATAAACCATAGTTATAGGAACCATCTCCAAAATTAAATGGTATACAATTTTTTAAAGATTCATGGAAATATGCTTTATCTGTAGAACCAGGAATATGTGTCAGAGCAAGTTTTTCAAAAAACTGAACTACACCATCAATTTGATTATTTGTTAGTGTTGGAGCAGTGTTTGGTATACTCGCAGCTTCTGACCATATTTGACTTGGTAATATAGATGTTTTCCCCAATTTAGCTTCTTCAAAAAAATCTTTAGTTGTTAAAGATTCTGATGCACCAAGGGATTTTTTAAAGAGCCTACTTGATTTTTGTTCGGGAGTTAAAGCCATTTTTATATTATATTATTTTTTGTTTTATATTTAATAAAAAATTATTTCATTTTTAAACTAAGCTTGTTGCTGTCAATCCAGCAAATGTTACACCAAGTCCAGTTATACCAATTCTTACTATAATAGCACCTGAATATGTAATTGAACCAAATGTTATTCTTCTTGCAGTAGCAGTTGAACTTCCAGTTACAACAGCAGCAACACCATCAACAGTCGAACCTGGATTTCCAACACCAGAATAAGCAGTATTTCCATCAACCCAATAAGTTGAACCAGATATTTTAATCTCAACTAATAAGTTAAGTTGTCCAATGGATGTGATACCAACAGGATTGACAAATGTTAAAGTAAAAGCACCATTATTAGTAAAATTACCTAAGTTAAATGTTACCCAACGAGTTCCAGCAGCTCCTGAATAATCAGGGCCACCAAATGTTGTATAATTACCAGAAGGATATTGATATATGTTGTTTTTCAACATAAGTTCTGATGTATAAGTTCCCATTAATGATTGTGTAGAATCAAATATACCACCCCAACTACCCACTGGATAACTTCCAGTACCAGATACTCTACGTATAGTTTCATTAGAAACTGTATCAACTCTATAAGTACTATCAGTGAAAGTAGCATTACTACCATATGTTCCAATAAAATTTCTTCCTCTTACAGTAAAACTAAATGATGTGTCACTATATTGATTAGTTAAAACTGTTGCTGTTTTGTTTGTAACAACACCAGTTTCAGCATTTGATACTGGAATAGAATCTGGATCACCAGTTGATCCACCAATTAAACCAGCGTTTATTTGCCAAACTGAGGTAGATGCATAAAAATAACTTGCAACGTTATTGATATTAAAAGCAATATCTGTTATAGAATCACCAGTTGCTAAAGAAGGCACACCACTGACATATCTTGTCATAGCTGGCATAGTGACTGTAATAGTATCAATTGTTACAGTTGCTGGAATATCATAATAATAATTAAATGTTTCGGGTGAATCTGAACCAGGGTGAGTGTAAGTTAATGTTTTTTGTGTAGCACTTGCGGATAAAGCTGGTGACATATCACCAGTAACAGAAAAAGCTGTTATACCAGTCCAAAAACCTTGTTTTCCTGATTGACCATCATATGGATCAGCAACAGTGTATCGTATATACCCAGTTACATCTCCAGTACTACCTGAATTAATAACTTCTGTTTCGAGTGTACCATTCACACTATCACTTAATATAAAAGTTAATGTGTTTGTGCTTGTTGGTAAGGATTTTGCAGCATCACTTATTCCAACTGTGTCTGTTGTTAAATTGATTGTTGGTGTAGATATTGTTGTAATATTTGAAACTGCACTACCACTTGTTAAAGCTCTTGCTGAATATAATGTTTCGCCTAAAATTAAATTAGTAAAAACATTATCCCAACTATTACTTGGTGGGGCTGGAGCTAACAAAAGTATCATCTCATTAAATCTATCAATTGCCACTCCAACTGGGGTGTTTGGTGTAAAATCGGTGAAAATACCATCGATGTAACCTTCTGAGTCTTCAGCCTGACCAATAACAGATGAACCACTTACTGAAATAAGTGCGTTGTTTACATACTCTACTGTTGCACCACTAAGCGTTTCACCTGAGTTTGGAGTAGTTAAATTCAATAAATCCTGTGTTATTGTATTTCCAGCTAATTGTTTTCCTTGAATTTTAGGCATTTTTATATTTTTATTTTTTTAATGTTTTAAATTTATTAATCGTATATATTAAATAAAAAATTAAAAAAATCATATTTCAAACAAATATTTTTATTTAATCTATAATAAATAAAAATATTTTTTATGTTATTGGATAAAAAAGTTAAAGTGAAATGGAATAAAAATAATAAAAACATATATACGAAGTTGGGTTATATTTTTACACACATGGATGGTGAAATATATATCAATACTGAAGATTTATCTAAAGGTTCACACACTTTAGTAAAAGTTGAATGTGATTACTGTGGACAAGAAAAGGAATTGACATATAAAGATTATAATAATAGTATTAAATCTTTGAATAAATATGCCTGTTCAAAATGTTCAAATATAAAAAGTAAAGAAGTCGTCAATTTAAAATATGGGTATGATAATGTATTTAAAGATGAAAATATTAAAGTTAAAATAAAAGAAACTAATTTAGAAAAATATGGTTCTGTAAATCCAATGGGGTCTTCTATTATACAAGTAAAAAGAAGTAAAAAATGTTTAGAAAAACATGGTGTTGACCACTATTCTAAAACAGAAGAATTTAAAGAAAAACTTAAAAATACTTGCTTAGAAAAGCATGGTGTTGACCACTATTCTAAAACAGAAGAATTTAAAGATAAATATAAAAAAACTATAACAAAAAATTATAATGTTGACCACTATTCACAAACAGATGAATTTAAAGAAAAAATGAAAAATAATTGTTTAGAAAAACATGGTGTTGACCACTATTCTAAATCAGAGGATTATAAACAAAAATGTAAAATGATATATAAAAATAATATCATAAATAAAATACCAAATATAGTTGAAATAATAAGTAGTGGTAATTTTTTAATAAAATGTGATTTAAATAAAGAACATAATTATATTATATCAAATCCATTGTATTATCTTAGAAAGAAACAAAACGTAACAAAATGTACAATATGTAATCCAATTGGTTTACACAATTTATCCGATTCTGAAAAATCACTATTAAGATTCATAGAAAGTATTTATAATAAAAAAATCATAACAAATTCTAAAAAAATAATTCATCCTTATGAATTAGATATATATCTTCCAGATTTGAATTTAGCATTTGAGTTTAATGGGGTGTATTGGCATAATGAATTATACAAACCAAATAATTACCATAAGATGAAATCTGATTTGTGTGAAGAAAAAGATATTCAGTTGATACATATATGGGAAGATGATTGGAATCGTAAAGAAGACATAGTAAAATCTATTATAACAAATAAAATATCTAATATACAAACTGAAATTTATAGTGGGAAGTGTGTTATTAAAGAAATAAATTCAACTGATTCAAAAGATTTTTTAATAAAAAACCATATTCAAGGTAACATAATATCATCAATTCGAATAGGTTTATTTTATAATAACGAGCTTGTATTATTAATGACATTCGGAAGAAAAAGAAAAATATCAAATTCCAATTCAAATGAATATGAAATGTTAAGAATTTGTTCAAAATTAAATACAGATATCATTGGCGGTGAAACTAAATTATTTCATTATTTTATAAACAATTATAATCCTAAAAAAGTAATAACATTTGTTGATAGAAGTTATTTTAATGGTAAAATTTATGAAAAATTAGGTTTTAATTTTTTATATAAATCTGAACCTAATTATTATTACGTTATAAACGAAAACCGAGAAAATAGTGTTGAGTTTAGTAAAAAAACATTAATTAAAGAAGGATTTGATGTTAACAAAACGGAACATGAAATAATGTTAGAAAGAAATATATACCGAATATACAATGCAGGTAATTTAAAATATATTTGGAGTAATACACATTAAATAATTATTTCACTCTTTCTACATCATTCAAATCCCATATAACATAAGCTTTATGTTTTATTGGAGAATTTAAATGTTCACCACCATCGTACACAATACCTTTATATCCTAATTTTTTCATTTCGGATGTAAAATAGTTCCACTCAGTTGTTTCAAAGTGAGTATCTTTATCTCTAAAAACACTATTTTCATATAAAAAATTAGCCAGTGTTATATTATTTTTATTTTGATAATCAGAAATATAAGTTATAAAAGATTTAAAACTAAATTTTTTAACGAAATAATAATGTTTTTTTAAATAATTAACAATTTTTTCATTTTTCAAATAACGATTGACCATTCTTCTTAAAACACTAATAATATCATCGGACATTGGAATATTTGCATTATAACATTTATCAATTACATTTTGGTCAACTAAAAATTCACTTACATGACCAATATTTTTTTCTTTACTAATTACTTTCCAACTTTCACTTCCATCATATAAAAAATCATACTGGTTTTTAACTGTTTTATAATAGGCCAATGCTTTATTTATAAAAGCATCATATTTTTTGTGAACGTCTTCTAATTTTTTAATATGATTTACTATACTATCTAATAGAAAATTATATTCTTTTATTGTTTCTTCACGTTCTTCTGGTGAAAGTTTATCAGTTTTTTCTTTATCAGTCCAGAATAATTTATCACCTTTTTTATATCTTTCAATCATTTCTTTACCATATCCATATTCATATGTCTTTAATGTGTCAAAAATATCATGTAATTCGTCATCAGATATATTAGTCCCATTGACTTCATTTAAAAGTTTTTCTATAACAAAACATAATTCAGCATCTTTTTGCTTTTCAGAACTTGGAAACAGTTCTACGACTACGGAAGAATTATCACCTTTTAAAGTGTAAGAATATGCCACTCTTTTATTATCAGTCAAGTATAACCCAAGACCATAAATAGCTTTCGCATCAAATTTTTCATAATTAAAATTGTCAATATAAATTGAATCACCTCTATATAAAGTGACTTTATTATTAATTGATTCGTTTATGAATTTTAAAAATTTGGTTATCATATTTTATAAATATTTTTTTATTGTTAATATTTGTTCACTGTTAAAAATTACAGCATCCATTATTTGCTCATTGTGTGAATCAATCACACCATCACAAAGAATATCATTTACTATTAATATAGCACCATTTGTTTCAATATATTTAATAATTTTTATTTGATTTATTTTCATTCAAAAAATTAGTATATGATAATATCGAATTCATTAATGAGACCATATTTTTATAATATATATTAAAAATATAAATTTAAATAATGATTTTAGATGAACTTGTTGATATTATGATTACTCCAAGTAATCATAAACATTTTAAAAATTTAGGTTATGTTGTTAAATGTCACACAAAAATAAAAGTTAAAGTTATCGATTTAAAAAAAGGTAGTAGTGTTCTTATAAGAGTGAAATGTGATATTTGTGGTAAAGAAAAACTATTATCTTTTAATGAATATAATAGAAGTATTAGTAAAGGTGGATATTATTCGTGTTCTTCAAAGTGTTCTAAAAATAAATTTCAAAATACATGTATCATAAAATATAACGAAACACATCCAAATAAAAATAAACAAGTTAGAGATAATTATAAGGCTACCTGCTTAGATAAATATGGTGTTGAACATTATTCAAAAACGGTAGAATATAAAGACAAATTTAAAGAAACTTGTCGAATAAATTTTGGTGTTGATAATCCACTTTCAAACAAAGAAATTCAAGAAAATATAAAACATACATGTAAAAATAAATATGGTTATGAAATTCCAGCTAAAAATGAAAATATAAAACGAAAAACAATAGAAACAAACATATCAAAATATAATATAGATTATCCTCTACGTTTAGATGACACTAAAATTAAAATTAAGAAAACCAGACAAAATAATATTAAAAATAAAAATGAAGATATATTAGATATTGATGAAAGTGGATTTTATTTACTAAATTGTGATAAAAATTTAACTCACACATTTAAAATAAGCAGTAGTTTATATTATCTTAGAAAAAATGTTTCTAAATGTACAGTTTGTACAATTTGCAATCCAGTCGGAAATCTAAATAAATCAAATAAAGAACATAATATATTAGATTTCATTAGAAATAATTATAATTATGATATAATAACAAATACAAAAAATATAATACACCCATACGAATTGGATATATTTCTACCAAATTTAAATTTAGCTTTTGAATTTAATGGTATGTACTGGCATAACAATCTAAATAAATCTAAATATTATCATAAAATAAAATCAGATTTATGTGAAGAAAAGAACATAAAATTAATTCATATTTGGGAACATGATTTGGATACGAAAGAAGAATGTGTAAAAAATTACATATTACAATGTTTAAATTCATATTCGAAAATAATATCATCTGAAAATTGTATTTTAAAAAAAGTATCAAAAACAGATTTTTGTTTATTTATTAAGAATAACAATATTTTAAGTGATAATAAATCTAATATAAGATATGGTTTGTATTATGAAGATATTTTAATTTCTATAATTGGAATACAAAAACATAAAAACAAATACAATATAATATCAATTTGTAATAAAAATAATTATAATATAATTGATGGATATATGAAATTATTTGATTATTTCATATTAAAACATAAACCAGATAATGTTAAATATATTATGAACCGTTCTTATCCAAATTTTCTATTTTCAAATTTTGGATTTAAATTATTATCAAAAACAGAACCTAATTGTTTTTATCACCATAATAATGAAATATTTATCGAAAAAGAAAAAATACTTCAAAAAAATATCAAACATATCAATAAAATATATGATTCTGGTAATTTAATATTTGAATGGTGTAATTATAGTGTCAAATAAATAAACGTCACCTTATCGGTAGCAGCATTTAAATTGAACCCCGAAATAGGATTACCACCAATATCATAACTCCAATATAATAAATCACCAAATATAACATTATTGGATGGTTTAGCAGTTGTTCCACCATCGCTACTAAAGTAACAATCTTTAGTTTTAACACCATCACCAACTATCATTTGAATACCATTAACATAAACTGATACATATGAATTTATTATAGAACTGTTTAATAAAGCAGTATTACAAGCTAAAGTTGAACCAGAATTTGTTGTATTAGTTGACATGTCAATATTCAAATTGGATAACAAAATAGTTAATCCTGTGATACTTTTTAAACTTGTTAAATCCACCGTCTGTTGATTTGTTCCACCTGAGTTAAAAATCAAATAATTATTACCTGAATTAAATTCAACAGAAGTAAATCCACTATTATCTTTTAACCAGCTTAAATCAACAATTGTTTGATTAGTTCCACCTGAGTTAAAAACTAAATGATTTGTTAAATTATCAAAAATTGCAGTTGTGAAACCACTTAAATTATTAAGTGAACTTAAATCTAATACTGTTTCACTTGTCTCACCTGAATTAAAAATTATTTGGCTTGTACCAGAATTAAATTGAGCCGAAGTAAAACCACCAGTTGTACCAGATGCACCATAATTACCCGAATATTGAAAAAATGTAGCTTTTATCGCACCCCAATTTAAATCAGCAGGTGCGTAACCTTGTGCAAAGTGAATAACACCAGAATAATAATCAACACTCCATGCCCCCTCTGTTAAAAATATTTCAGTATTATTACCCCTGAATAACCTAAGAGCATAACCATTACTTGGGTCGTTTGTTATCGGATGTGGTATATCAGTTGAAGCAATCCAAGGACGAATATATGTTGCACCAGATGTTAATTGTCCACGTTCGTTTAATGGATATGAAGAATCTTTATATGTACCACCAGAAATATAAGAATATGCCTGACCATTTGAACCATAAATCATATCCATTTCTACCTGTTCAAATAATGTAACGGCTGAATTAGTCAAAGATTCTGCAACAGCAGTTGTATAATCAGCAGCAAAATATATATTATCAGCCCATACTTCATTCAAAGTAACATTATGCGAAGATTTATATCTTGTTTCATACGCATCTTGTGTACCTTCGGTCATAGTTTTACTTAGTGCATGAAAATATGCCAGCTTTCTTTGTTCGTTTGTTGATAATGAACCCATTTAAAAGTTTTTAATTTTTATTCAGCAACGCTGAAAATATCACGCAACTTCATATACAATTTGTACAATTCGTTTTTATCAAAAGACAAACCATTTGAAGAAATATTACCTTCAACATCCTTAATTAAATTTAAGTAATACTTATTTTCTGATATTTTTTTTATTTCAAAATCTGACATGATTTATATTTTATTTTTTAAATCCAATTAGCATCAGTGATATCAATTCCACCTATATATTTATTAATAGCAGATGAACTGTATATTATTCTCAAATAAATAAAGGTTGATGTACCACCAAGTCCCAATGTGAATCTTAATGCATTATTATTAGTTGTACCAGCACCTAATCCATATTCTAATACATCAGTTCTACATCCAGAACCATCTGACAATGAACCACCAACATATTGAGAATTTAAATTAAACCAGCTTGCACCATTATCAATTGAAATATCAAAATGTACTGTATTACCAGTTAAATCAGATTCAACTAAATTATGGTCTGAAAAAACAATAATACCATTTGATATATTAGCACCATTAGTATCAAATCTTCTATAATAATGTTTATTACCACTTGAAGATGTATAATTAGGTTGAGAACCCATATTCGGGTTATAAATAGTAAAATTATTTTTTGGATATACTAATCTATCGCCTAAGATTTGTAATCCTGAACCACCATCTTGGGTTAATAAAGAAACCGAACTATCCCAAGATGTTGTTAAACCTGATTGTAATCTTGGATAGCCAGCAGTGTTTTCACTTCTGAACATTTCAGAATTTCTATCTGAACCGTCTACTAATGTGTCAATCAAATAATTATATCCAGATGATATAGCAGTATCAACTAAACTCCAGTCGTATACACTTGCAGTAATTGTATTCGGATTTATTGTTCCACTACCATTATTCCAGTTTATCTGATTAGTCTGATTGGTAGCCCAGTTTAATTTATCATAAGTTGCGCCCGTATTATTATGCAAGTTTGTCCATGTAGTCCCAGAAAAAGTATCATAAGAACCACCCAAACCATGTACATTTAAATCAGTTGATATAAATAAGTTACTTTCACTTAACACCATTTGTTGTGTAGTCGGAAAAGATATACTATTTAGATTATTTACATTCGTTACATGGATGTGCCATTGTGTATTTAATGTATAAAATTCAACGCCACTAATATGTTTAGTAATAATACTTGTTCCTTCTTCTATCGTTAACACTGATGTGTCAAGGTTAGCATTCAGTATTTCAGAGTCTTTGAATATATTAGTTTGAGTAAAAGTATAAGTGCCATCAGCACCATTATTATGTATTATTTCAATACTATATCTTCCACCAGTAGGTATTTGTATACTAATAGAAACAGTTGCCTTATACCTATCAGAATCAGAACTCCACCCAGTAACAGTGTACATTATACCACCAGTTGAAAACACACCGTCAGCATTTAATGTAATAAGATTTTCAGCTAAAATTGATGTTCCATCGGCATCATATAATCTTGTTCTTAAAGTTGTTGCACTATTAAAAATAGAAAATGTTTCTGGTGTTAAATAAGATGGGTTTGTTATGTTTCTTATTGATGTATGAGTAGAACCACCAACCCAGCTACCTATTTTAAAGGGGTCTCCTTCTGTTGTTGGACTTGAAATATATCTGTTTGTGGTTGCAATATTTGATAACACAGCATTTGTAGTTCCGTCACTTGTATTAAAATGTGAAGAATATGTTGGTGCTGGTATAAAAATATCAACTCTACCTATTCCTTGTTGAGCTAAAACCGATGTACCTATAAAATTCAAAACAGTTGCACCAGAACTAACAAGAATTCCTTCGTCTTGAATAGTGATAGCACCTGTGCCACCTGATATAACTAAACTATCAGCGTATGCTTTATTAACCACATCATATGGGTTTACAGGTAAAGTATCAGCGTTTATTTGCTTTCCACGAATTTTAGGCATAATATTTTAAAAATTACTTTTGTTTTAAATATCAAAATGATAAAAATTAATAAAAATCGGTTAAAACATTTATTAAATTATTATATTTTTGACTCGAAAACAATCGATAATTTAATTCATCGATTGAAACTCTATATTTAATTTTAGCGTTTTTTATAAAAATATATATTAAAATCAAATTATTCAATATATTTTTATATATTAATTTTTTAAAATAAAAATATTTTTATACGTATAATATATTTTTTACTATCTTTGTTTAAAATATTATTGATGATTAAATAAATGAATACATTAAAAAATCAGGCTCGTTTAAATTCAAAAAATTTAGACGAATTGGAAAAAAATTATATTCGAAATATGAAAATTATACATGGTGGTGTTGTTAAATTTAAAAATTGGAAAGATTTCCATTTTGAATTTATAAACATCTCCCACGATAACCCATTAAATGTTGTTAGACGTTATTCTAATAATACAAGTAAAAATTATTTAGGGTTCAGAGGTTGGATTAAGGGCGAATGGTTAGTATTACCAACGAAAAATTTGATTGATTCACCTTTCTGTCAAACCGCTTGTTTTTCAACACAACTTGGTTTCCATACTGGAACTTTTAATGGTGGTGTAAATTTTTCAGGTGAATTCAGACTTTATTTGGATGATTTTCCTTTGATTAAATTTAATATTTTAAATATAATTTCGGAAAAAGAATTGGAAAAAGTATTCAAAACTGATAGTGAATTAAAAGCATTTGTAAGAAAGGCTAAATTAGATAGTATTTTCGAATCTACTCTATGAGAGTAGTGTTATACAAAATATCACCTTGTTCCATTAATTCGTTATAAAATTGTTCAGATATAGTATATGTCCCGAATGATGATGCACTTCTTTTAACTTGAAATTTTTTCAAACGAGAATCTTTGGATTTAATAAAAGTTAAATAATATTTCATGTGATTATAAATATTATTTCTTTTAAACATTTTTATTATCCAGTCTTTGGTTTCATCGGTAATAAAATTTTCTTGGAATAGTGCTATCGAAAAATTTATATTATTATTCTTTTCATCCTTTATTAAGATAACTACAACTGGACTACTTAATTCATTATCATTTGAAACTTTAAAAAATTCTGCATCATCCTTAATATTAATATTGAACCCCATTTTATTTAACTTATCCATCCATTCTTTAAAACGAATTCCGTGAGAACCACCATATTCTTTTATATTTTTCTGATACATATAGGCATGAATCATTTCATGTGCCATGATATCCTTAAATTTTTCGTAATCTAATTCATAAAAATAAGATATTTCTATTTTTTCTACTTTATATGTTTTAGAAGCTGGGTAATATGTAGCATGAGTTCTTCCACAAACCTTTTTACTTTTTATCCAAACTAAAGGAATTTTTTCTACTTCATTATTAAAACACCTTTTATTTATATCATCAAATTCTTTTTGTAAATCGATATCGTTTCTAATATCCATTTTCTCAAAAAGAAAATCTTCAAATTTTTTAATCATATCATTTAGTTATTTTTAATCAGATAAATAAAATCTATTTGATCAATAGCATCTAATTGAAAACCTATATAACTACCATTCCAATGTAAAAAGTCGCCACTCACTGCTTCGGCTGGGTTTCTTTTTGTAGTACCACCATCTGGTGAAAAGAAACAGTCTAAATCTGCTCCAACACTAACTTCTACACCATTTATAAACACTCTAACATTTGATAGTGGGTCATCACCTATTGGTTGATCACAAGCTAAATCCCCATCAACTACGGTGATCTGTCCGTCCATATTTAAGTTCGCCAGCGAAAACACAACTGTTGAAACGATAATAACTGGGGATTTTGATACTTCTTTTTTAGCCCAATTCAATTTAGCTAATGCTTGAATTGCAACTGGGGTTGTTTCAAAATTTAATATAATATCATTTGTGTTTTCTACTTTGATAATAACTAAATTATTCTTAACAAAAAAAGATGATAAATCTGGGTTAAGTGTATGTTTTATTACTCTATTTTTATCATAAACACGCAATTGGGTGTCACCAGGGGCTGGATTAGCCAAAAAAGTTTCCAATGTATAATTAAATGATGCCATTATTATTTAAATGTTTTTCTTTATATATTAATTTGTGAAAATAAAAAACCCAACTTAATTAAGTTGGGAAGTTAATATAACAAAAATATATGAACTACCTCTAAACTAAAGATTGAGAGGTTTCAAGTTTCGTAGACTTAATGATAACGCCTCCACCTGTTTTTGTTTTATATCCAACTCAGTTCCTGAACCAGATAATATTTTAATATTTAATTACTTTTTATTAAGATTTTATTAAGATTTTAGTTAAAAATCAAATATATTAAAGAACTTTTTTTATTATATATTAAATTGTTTTGGTTTTGGTTTTGGTTTTGTTTTAAGTTTTTGAATTATTTCTTTTTTGAATTAATTTTGAAATTCATCCACGAAGCTAAAGACTTCGTGGTTTTTCTTTCAAGAAAACCATAAATTTTTAGTCTTCAATAATTTCTTTAATATTTTCTAATTGATTAGAAGAAATATCATCTGGAATATATTCTATTTTTATTTTAACAAGTTTATCGAATATTGTACAATCATCTTTTAACAATTTATCGTATTCTCTTAATTGATTGTCTCTTTCAGATACTGCTTCAACAAATTTGTTTTTTAGTTTCAATACATCATCTTCGAATGTTTTTTTATCTAAAATATTATATGCATTATTTATAATAACAGGAGAACCGTCTGTGTTTTTTTCAGAGTGTTGTTCACAAAGATTAATACGCATCCTATCAAATTCTTGAAAATCAACTGACATTTCAATAGATTTTTGAAGAGATTCTATTTCTTCATCAATATATTTTTTATTTTTCAAAACAACATATGCAAATTTAACACCTTTTAAATTTGATACGTCATTTAAACCTTCTTTTAATCTAAATAAATCTAAATTTTTCATAAAATAATAACTTTTTTGTTTATATATATTTAACTTATTTGGGTCTAAATGACTTTTTTCCTCATTTTATTAAAAAAAAATCACCCATTTAAAAATAGGTGATTTAAAAATATAAAAACTCAATACTAAACAAATGGGTTTACCACAATCATAGTAAACATTATTGAATTCACATTACCCTGTTGATCTTCAATTGAACCACTAACAAGTAAAGTAGATGTTGGAAAATCACCACGTATAATTAAATCTATTGTGTCAAGACACCCGTCAATTATAGGTTCTACTGTACCGCCACTCACATTAAAGAATGGCTCTAAACCATTAGCCATATCAACATAATAATCTAATGTTGTACCAGTTTCAAAATTCATTAAGAAATATGCATCTAAACTTGGATACGTACTCCCACTTGGTAAGATAACATCAATAATTGTAAATGAAAAATATTGTCCAACTACTAAATCCTTATCTTTTGTAATACCAGATACAAACTGTAAATTATAAGTAGTTCCAGAATCACCATTAATATAGAATGTATAACCACTTACTAAACCACCTGTTATACCAGTTGGAGTTGAATACATCATACCATCTGTCAAAACGGATGGAATATCATCAGTAATAAGCAACGTTTTACCTGTAATTAAAGTTTCATTCTGTGCCATATCAGATATAGAAAAAGAAATTGGTATCGAACCACCAACTGTTATTGGAAAAGTAGTTCCAGTAATTGATAATGTAACAGCACTATTAGCAATAACACCATCGATATTATCAACAACACTATCGATACAAAATCTGATAACATCCATTTGAGTCAAACCTTCTGATATTACCAACTGACTATCATTTGTTATTGACATAGGTATGATACTACCAGCAGCAACAGTTGTAAAAGTAATAACGGGTGGTGTTGCATCAAAAATTGCAGTTTTCATTATATTTGACACATTACCAGCAATATCTGATATACTAAAAAGAATATCATATATACCTTCGGATGTTATCTCACTTATTGTAGTAATAAAATCATGTTCCCTTATTATTACTGCAACATTACTAACCTCTATTTCACCGTCTCTTTCATCATATACATCAATAATATAATATGTTCTCAGTAGATCACTTGTAGCTCCAGTACTATTAAATATTCCATCAACATACGGGTTTATATTCATAACAGGAGCAATTAAATCTGATGATGGTGAATCTTTTGTTAAATATCTATGAACAGGATTTTCTAATATCCAATCAAATCTACTATGAGCTTGATTAGCATCCCATATAGATAAAAATTTAAGTATAGCCTTTTGTGTATTTTCGGTAGTTATAGTTAAAATGTTACCAGTTTGTTCGATATTATGAATATTTGCATCAGTGTCGAATAATTCAATTGGTAAAACAAACACAATATCATTATTTTCGTTAATTATTTCAAATTGTGTAGAACCACTTAAAATAACATCAGTTATTAATGAATTATAATAAAGACCATCTATAACAGCTTGTGTAATATTTGTATCTATATTTGTATCTGATAAAGAAACAAGACTTGCAACCATTATTTCAACTATAATAGGATAATTGTGTGGATTGTTTAAAAAAGCCTGTGGTAATCTATGTGATTCACTACCCGATAAAATCATCAACTGATTAATTGGTCGTATAATATCTGGGGCATCTGCAAAAAAATACTCAATATATCTTTCATCTTCTGTTGAACTGCAACATCTTGGGTCTATTTCGTTATCATATATAACTTTGATCATTAAAAAAGTTATATCATTACCCAGAAACCCATATAAAATTGGTTTATTCTGTTCATTTGCTCTTAAAGTCATTTTAGAAGTGAAAAAAGAATCATATTCTATTTCAAGACTTTGTAAAGATATTTTTCCTACGGTATCCACACCATCAATTACAACCATAGAACATTCATATGGTCGAATAACTTTGAATGTTGGAGATAAGAATGAACTATTTTGAATATACATTAAAGAAATATTATTTTTCTTTATATATTAATTTGTGAAAATAAAAATCCGAATTTTTTTAAGTATTAATATATAACTTGAACTACCACTGAACTGAAGATTTAGTGGTTTTCTTTCACAAAATTATAAAATTTCTATATTTTTATTGAAAAAGAACCACGAAGTCTTTTAGCTTCGTGGATGAATTTCAAAAATAGTAAAATAAACTAAATAATTTAAAACTTTATTAAAATATTTTAATATAAAAAATATAGTTAGAAACGAAAATAAGTTTTTTAACTTAAGTTCTTTGATTTAATTTGGTTTTGAAACGAAAAATCTTGTTTCAAGTAAAATCAAAAAGTAGTAACTAATTTTTAAATTTAATTTAAAAATATACATCAGTTGGAACGACTGATTACGAATGTGGAGATAATTAAGACTTTTTAACTTTTAAGTTATATATAAAGCACAGTCTGTGAAGCATTTAAAGAGACGGAATTTATTTCCTGAAACCACTAAGTCTTTAGCTTAGTGGTAGTTCATAATATTATAAATTATATTATAAAAATTACACAACGTTCTCTTTGTGAAATTCATATTTTTCATATGGAAATTTTATCCAATCATTTAATTCTTGAATGAAATAATCGGGTATAAAAATTGTATGAGACTTTTTATATAAAGTTGCAGTAGTAATTTCTTTAACTAATTCAATTTTCAGAAGATGTTCCTTTACCTTTTTCATGGTAAATCCACCATCGACCAAATCATCAATCAATAAAATATGTCCTTTTATTTTAAAGCTTGACGAAATAGACCCAATTAAAACTTCAGTATTTTTTCTTTCAAAATCACAGTTATCATATGATTTTGCAGAAATAACAGCCAACGGCAAAGATAGTTGTTCACTAACTATCTTACCTAAAATCAATCCACCATTACCAATACATACAATAGAATCGTATGTTTTTTTATTTACTTTTTTGATTAATAAATCAGATAATCTGATAAATTCAAACCACGAAACATAACAAATATCAGCTTCCATATTATAATTTTTTAAATGTTATACTAAATTTTAAAATTTGTGGTTAAGATGTACAACACAAATACCTAACCGATATTCACAATTATTTACGCACTTCAAATTTACTTAGTTCACTTGTATTAATCCATATTTTATCGCCAGCTTTTAATTCATTTGAAATTTTAGGTTGTCTTTCATCGGTTAAGAAACAATGTAATTTAGTAGCAATTATTATACGTTTATCGTTTACAAATCTCATTTCATAAACTGTATTAAGTCCATTGTTTCTTAACCTTATTTTTTTTATCCAATCTAATCCAAAGTTTCCGTTAAATTGTGTTTCTATCATTATAAAAATTTTAAATGATTAATAATTACATAATAACAAATATAAAACATTTTATTTTAATATTTTCAAATTGATATTTGTTTTTGATAAAAAAAAATAATATATAATTAAAAATATATAAAACTTTTTAATGCAATATATATTAAATAAAAGATATAATGGGACAGCTTCGATTAACTTTATTGGGTCGGTAGTATTAGATTCTACAAACAATATATTAATTTTAGAAACTCCCGAACCAATATCAGGTATTACAAATATTGTTGGAATAGATTATGATTTTACACCATCAAATGAATTTATACAAGTTAAATTTAAAATAAAAACTTGTGAGTTCTGGTCAGATTTATTAGAAATATCTGAATTATCAAGTATAGTATTAAATGAATTATGCCCTTTGGAATTAAAAATATATTTCTTTTTTGTAAATGAAGGTGTTACATCTGCTCCTGCAATCACTATTTCTAATATAGTAGTAGAAACTGAATATAATATATTAGTAACTGATGGTATAATCACATTAACAACTGCTGGTGAAGAAATAATATTAGAACCGAAAGATACATATAAAATATTTGAATTAGAAGATTTTATAGTATTACAAGCTGGATTAATCGATGAAAACGATTTAGATATTAAATTTAAAATAACTCAGGATAATGGATATACATTTACTAAATGGTATCCTCTAACAAAAGAGAACATACAAGCTATCCGAAAAGATATAAATGAGTTGCGATTTGCTAAAGTTCAATATTTAATTAAAAAGACTGATAATAGTTCATCATCTATAAGAATATTTGATATTATATTAGTTGGTGATTTTCAAAATGTTTCTGCCAACGGACTTAAAACAAATAAATATGGTTTGAGGGAAGATTGTATTTCAGCTATGTCAAGTGGTGAAACATTAAGTGCTGAAATAGAAAAACAGTTAGTTTATAATGGTGAAACAAACGGTTTAGGTTGTTATTCTGACACCATAGCAACATCAACATCAACATCAACGACTTCTTCAACCATATGGAATCCATATGATAGTACTTCAATAACGAAGATAACAGATTTTTACAATACGTTAGCTAATCAAACAAATACTATATTTGGATGGGCTGTTGATTATTATAAATCAGACCCAGATAAAAATGGAATAGATTATCAATTACATGAATATGGTTTATATAATATTATATCATTAAAACAAATTAAAGTAATTGTTCCTGAAAATCAATTTCCAGATAATACAATTAAAATAAACAATTTTAATTTAGATTTATTCGATACATTTGAAGTTCATATTTTGAAAGATATTTTTAAAAATGCTTTCGGAATAGAAGAACGACCAGCAGAAAATGATATTTTATTTTTCTGTATACCTAATAGATTATATTATGTGAAACACGCACATTTACACAAAGATATTTTACATGCTGGTATTTATTATAAAGTTATTCTTGAAAAATATGAAGAAAAAGTGAATATTAAACACAAACAAGAAACAACTAAAAATGCTATTGAATCACTTACCAATAATACCACAATAGATGCATTATTTGGATTCGAAAATAAAAAAGATGAAGATAAAATAGCAAACAAAAACCAGACTATACCAAAATCTATGGATAAAATAAGACAATCAATTTCAGCTAAAGTTAGTATTGTTAATCAACCTGTTTATAGTGGAGAAATTGATTTTATTAAAAATTATTATATATTAACCAATATGATGAATAAAAAAGCTATTGAATATCAACATGTTGATAATATATTAACTAAAGGTGATGACCGTTCATTTATATCATGGTTTAAATTTAATTCTGTGTATGAAGAAGATAGAGCGTTAACCAAAAAAACTTTTTCTTCATATAATATAAATCAAGCCAGCACGTTTCATTTATTGGATAATTATGATGTTAACAATCACGTTGGTTATAAATATTTTTATAAGAATAAACAGATATATTTTATTTTAAATCAACAAACGTATATTTTAGATGTTCCTGATTTATCCACCAACATTTGGTATGGTTTGGTTGTGAATATGAATCAACGCCAACAAATTATTAATTTAAAACTTCTTAAAAGAAACACTAATGTTGATGTTACTTATTTTCAAGTTGATTCTTACGAAAGACTGTTTTTAGATTTTACTGATTTATCTGGCAAAACAGAAGCTTTGAATAATGGTTATAAACCAGTTCTAAATTCAGAATACATAGAACCAGCAGTATCTTCTTTTGTGGTGTTATATGAAAACATATACGAAGCTATTGAACCACAAGAATACTCACATGCCGAGAGTATTAAATTATATGGTTCAGATATATGTTATTCAAATTTAAGAATATTTGACGATATTATAGAAAATGAAAATCTGTTCAATATATTGGCTCAAAATATAATAAAAGATGCTGGACATTTAATCATAGCTGACAATGCTAATAGAAAAATATATACACAAAATGTAGAAACAAAAAATTTCAAATAATAATATGAGTAAAGATAATTATGATAATTTAAATGAATTTTTACACATTTTTGATAAAAACCCACAAAAATATAGTAAAACATTGGCAAATAAAATAATTGAAAACCCCATTTCATTTTTTAATATGCCCATATATATGTTTGATAAATTATTAGATGTTGATATTGCCAGAATTATAATAGAAAGACCTACACTTGTAAAATGGTTGAAAAAATATTTATATAAATTAAGTGATGATATTAAAAAAACAATATTAGATAAACAACCTGAACTAAATACTATATTAGAATTTTATAAAAAAAAATTAAAATATATTAAAGTTTTTGAAGATTTTCATAACAACACAATAGTTGATAAAATAAAAAATTCTGACATTAATGATATTACAGATAAAGATGTCGAAATGTTTTTAGAATATGTTGGTACATCTGGTGATAGTATTTTTGAATACGATGAAATTTTAGAGCATTTAATAAAACATGTTCATTATATACAAAAACAACCAAATCCAATCACATTATATAGAATTCTTTCTTCTGAAAATATAGATGAAATCGATACATCTGATTTAGGAGACCATTATACAATTGACCCTATGTATATTGACGACCACTTCTTAGAAGATATAGGTATAGATTATGATTCCCCTATGTTCCTCTATGAGATAGAAACAGATAAATCTAATATAGACCTTGAAAGTACACTGTTAACAAATAGTGTATGGGTGGTTGAAAATGAAATAACATTATTCCCCGAATCAGAGGTTAAAATAATATCTATAAAACCTTATTATGAAGATGGTGAACTATAAAGTTAACAATTTCTTTATTTCGTTAGAACTTAAACATTCATATGTTTTTTCATTATTAATAATGATTTTTATTGTCAGATTATCTATTTTCGCTTTTAAAATATCAATATAAACAATAAGATTCTTAATAGCAGTTTCATAATTTTTTTCTGGTTTATATGAATCAGGAAATCTATATTTAAAATTCACAACATCTTTAGAAACAACATTTTTATTTATATAAAGATTATCTTCATAAATATTACTTTTCATTTGAAGTGTTTCCAATAAATATTGATTGAATCTATGAATTAAATTATCCGTTTCAACACATTTCAACAACCCTATAACAAAAGCGACATCCTCGGAAATAACAGTTGGTTCATTTTTTTCAACAATTTCAACAATTTCTTCTTCTGATATATTTCTTAACGCAAATCTTTTATATTCTGACCATAAACATCTTTTTATAATATCTTCTGGTTTAATTGTTATAATCATATTTTTTTCTTTTTATTTTTGAATATTTAAGTTGGATTAACATAACAATAAGTAACTTTTAAAGACTAAACGATTTTTTTTAACAAAAGATTCAAATTTTATCAAAAAAATAATTGTTTGTTTCTTCTAATATTTTAAATCCTCTTTCAATGTTTTCACATGTTTTTTTAAAATCAACAACTTCATCGAATGTTAATTTAAACCATTCGTTATTAATATTTAAATGTGAGAAATGTCGATGTAATGTTTTTTCAAGTTTTGTACCATATCTGGTTGAATACTCACCAACCATTTTTAATTTATGAGCATTACCTGTTTGTAACTGTTGTAATCTTTTTAAAGGATTATTTTTAGTGTGACCTATTTTATATAAAGGTTCATCATATTCATTTATACATTCAATTAAATATATCGTAGTCAAAATATATATTTTTATTCTTATATATTTTGTATATAGAGTTCCATTAGAATTTTTTTAATATTTTTTAATATATAATATCGATTGAAAATATAAATAAAAATATTTAATATATAAATAAAAAATTAATAAAAAAATAAAAAATTAATAAATAAAAAAATGAAAGACTTAAAACATCTTAAAACGTTTGAACAATATTCATTAGATACTGATAATACAACAGAAACTAATGAAAAGTTTATGGGTATTGGTATGAGTAATGAAGAAAAACAACTTATCGATAACTTAGCAGCTAAAGGTAAATTAGAAGAAACTGACATTGATGCATTAATGCAAAAAAAATTAATTAGCAAAATAATGGATTCTTTCTCTTTATCCAACCCAGGTACACATAATGGTAATGCAGCTATCGCCAAGAAAAAAGAAATTATTGCGAATCCAAAAGGTAACCCAGATATTATTTTAAACTTTATAAAAGTTTATTCTGATTCATTAAAGAATAGTAAAGTAACGAAATTTTATGGATTAGATCGTATGGGTAAACTTTACGCTAAAACTGGTAATGTAGCAGGCCCAAGTGGACTTCATTCTGCTGTTGGTTCATATTAAAAATATTTTAAATGTTATTTTTAACCCGTATGATTTTTTTTATACGGGTTTATTTGTTTTATTTGTATCATAAAGAAAAAATAAAACGTATAATAAACTAAAAATAATATATATGAATATCTTGCAACAAAAAACATTTAGCCTAAATGAAGATTATGCTTTCAGTGGCTTAGTGTTCAGAAAAAACAAAGAAAACGTTTGGAATCAATTTAAAGGGTATGAATATTTCAATGACCTTATAAATAGGGGAGTTGACCAAAACCTTTTTATCGAACGAATGAATCAAATGACATTGGAATCAACACACATCTACTTATCATTTTCCTTTCTTTTCGAATATCTCGGCTATGTAACACTTGGAATAACATTTTTATGTATCATAAGTAAGATATTCATATTATTCTTACCGATTTTAGGTGTCTTATTTTTTATTCTAAAATATTTCATGTATAGAAAAGCTATTAGAATGTATCGGTCAATTTATGACGAACTTTTCCCATGCCTTGTTCATTCTATGTATGAGACTAAAACCCAGACACATTTGACATTTCAAGATAAACTGAGAAATTTTTATTACTTTATATTTCTCTGGTAAAATATTTTAGTTTGTAAAATAATAACCTTTGTCTTTATTCATATTAAAGATAGAGGTTATTTGATTTTTATATTCAGGAAAATTTATATCTATTAAATCAAAAAAATATTTTTCAATAAAATTTCTTTCTGAATTATTAACATCAAATATCTTTTTTTTACCCCAAATATGTAAAAGTTTTTCGTTTATTACATCTTTATTTTCACCATTACCACAATCATACCATAATTGTTCATCATATTTATTCACACCTCTTGGATTGTAAGATTCTTTAATCAATGTAGTAAACGGTATATTGTTACTAAAAACGTATTCGCCCAGTAATCTTTGTTCTGCAAAAACTATCCGACTTTGATATTCATCAATATCTACCTTTTTGGGGTTAGAATTATCCATATATTCAAATGCTATATCAAGGTAATCTTTTTTTATCTTATCATCTCCCCAATATAAAAGAGATACATTAAATGCCCGTTTATTCCATTTAAAAATATCTGGGAATTCATAATTTGTATGAAACAACACTTTATCCATTGATGGATAATATGGTTCATAAGGGTCTTCTAAGTGTGTAGAACTAACTGGATAGTTGAAATAATTAACTTCGTTTAAATTCATTTCAATGAATAAATCCATATCAAGCATAACAAATGGACATGGTAAGTGAGCTTGAACTTGCAACTTTCCAGCAGCCCAGAACACTTCTGGGTTAACATTTTCATAATTTTCCAGCAAATCAATATTAACATAATCATAAAACTTATGTATCCCAAGCTTTTGATAATAATTAAAACCTTCTCTATCTGTATATAAATGTATCTCACCATTATATTTTTTCCAAAACAGAATTGATAATATCTGGCACAATAAAAGATAATTGGATATTTTATACGGTCTAATATCTCGTTTACCATTGACGAGAAAAGTACCATTCACTCTTTTTTCTCTATTAAAATGAGGTTTCGTCCAATTCACATGTATTCCATTCATCGGAAAATATCTGTTTTAATTTTTGTTTTCTTAATCTTGCCATATAACAATATTCTAAATCGTATTTATATAAAATATCTGATGCTTCTATTATTTCAATTTTAATATCATTAGAAAAATATATACATATGCACAAACCACTACAAGGTAAATTAATTAATTGCTCGATAAATCGTTTAATTTCCTCTTCTAATCTTTTTGTGTTATTTGAAAATACCAAACTGTTTATTCTCTCATAAAAATGATCAAAAAGAAAACGTGAATTCTTTTTATAAAATCCCCGATATTGTATTTCCGTGTTCAAATTCCCCATTAAATATTTCTTTTATTTTAAGCTTTCTTTCTTTTACTTTTTTCAACTTTTCGAAATCATAATTATAAAAAATGTTAGTTGTTTTTGATCCATATTGTAAATTTGCAAATTATATATATATATATATATTATCATTCATTGATATATCTATATCAAAACTCTTAACTAATACACCAGTTAGATAATATATGTGTTTAATTATATAATTTTTAATAGAAACCTTTCGATTGTCAGCACTATAATAAAGCAAACTATAAACTCTTTGTATATGGGGGTTTAATTCATATGTTAAATAATTAATATTTTTATTAAAAAAAAAATGTCATTATTCGAAAATTTTATTGATTTTAATTCTTCTGTATAATATGTGAAAATTATTTTCTTTAAATATTTTTTCTGCATATGGATGAGTGGGTTTTATACTCATTTTTAATAATTTATCATCACCGTTTTCTAAAATAATGACTTCAATATCAAATCGAAAATTTTCAATATTCAAATCAATTACCATTTCTTTTACCAGTGCAATAATTCTTTTTTTTATTGTTATTTTGAAATCTACTTTATTTTTCTGATCAACATCAAATACTTCGGATAACTCAGTTTTGATGATATCCTGAATATTCTCAAGTATGAATTTGCTGTTGCTATCAATTAAATTAATATCATTCATCGAAAATATTCTTTAATTTAGATAATCGTTCAATTTCAATTCTTCTTTTATGAAATAAATTTATAGTTTTATTATCAGCTAATATCATCAACAATCCCAAAGAATAATCATATTTAACAGTAACACTAAAATTAAATTTAACATCTTTAAAACTTATACCGATTAATTTTAAATCGACCATTACAAACGCCTTTATATCTTGTTCTAAATATTTTTTATATTCAGTTTTGGAACAATTTTTACTGTATATAGAAAAAAAATAATTATATTTTTCTTTTACATATCTGGTATATACATCATCAATATAGTTCATAACATTTATTGACTTGTAAATATGAATTTTATACTACCAGAATCAAATATTCTATAATATTTTTTATTTTGCATATTTTTATTGACATCAAAACCTTCTTTTATCAATATATGTTTTTCAAAAACATTTTTGTCGATTCGTTTACCATTTATCACATAATCATAATTTGGTTTAGTTTTATGTATAAATTTAAAACCCAAATTTAAATATAAATCATCACTTGACCAACTTCTATCAACAAAAGTTATTATAGATTTTGGGTCGTAATTTTCAACAAAATATTTAAACAATTTACTCGCACCACCTATTACAGTAGTATTCAATTTACTACAAAATCTTAATATTTCATATTCATTTATTAATACATTAGAATTAAATACCACCAAATAAACTAATTCATCATTATAAAATAATCCGAGTTTAATATCAGAATTTATATCTCCTTGTATGTGGTTGATATCTAAGAAATCTTTTGAGGTTTTTGAATTTATTTCTTTAATCGCACATTTTTTTGAATTAATTTTAACTGAAGTTTTATTTAATAGACCAAGAATGTTTGATTTAATTATTTCTTTTTTATTATTCCATTCGTCTTCATAAATATGTATGAGTTTTATTCCTTGCGTTTCACACATATCCGTTTTATTTATATGGTAATTATTTGATTTAAATTCTTCACTGTGCCAATATAATCCATTATATTCAAAAGCTAAGTTTAAATCTGGAAGATATATATCTAATTCTAACCCAGATAATATTTTTCTATCATTAATTATTATTCTATCATTATAATTATTTTGAATGAATTCTAATAATTCTTTTTCTTTAAAAGATTCATTATTAGTAATAGGATTACAATTTATACACGTAGAACAATTATAACCTAATCTACTAAAAAATAAATTAGTAGAAATAGTATATGTAGAATTACAAACCTCGCAATATACAGTATATTCATCTTTTTCATAATCAATTCCAACTATATTAGGATATTTCTCAAATTGTTTATTTTTTTTATACTCTATTATTTTTGTGTTTATTTCTTCTCTTTGATTCTTGAAATCCTCACTCATAGAATAATTTTCAACTCCATATTTTTCTAAATAATAATTCTTATATTTTTCTTTAAATTCTTCCGTTTGAAAATAATATTCAACACCATATCGTTTTAATATAGTTTTCTTTATCTTATTTTTTATGTTTTCATTTTCTCCAACATTTTTAACTCCATATCTTTCCATATTAGTATTAACAAGTTTATTCATGATTTCTTTTGATTGTAACGGTGACTCAACACCATATTTATTCAGAAATGTGTTTTTAATTTTTAATTTTACTTCTTCATTTTGAGATGGAAATTTTGTTCCATATTTTTCTAAAAATATTTTTTCAGTTTTTTCTTGATTCATTCCATGTAATGATGAATTATTACCATAACGTTTAAAATTAGTATCTTTCATTTTAATTTTAACGTTATCATCTAATACTGTATATTTAACTCCATATCTTTCCATATTAGTATTAACAAGTTTATTCATGATTTCTTTTGATTGTAACGGTGACTCAACACCATATCTTTTTAAAAAAGTTTCTTTAAATTTTTTATGTTTACATTTACAACATGAATAATAACCACCATTTTTAATTGATAGTATATATGTTCCATATGTCATTTCTTTTTCACAACCGCATATATCACAAGCTACTAATATCAATTTTCCACTACCAATAGTTAATAATGTTGGTTTTATTTCTACGATATCTTTACATTTGATATTATCATTACCAATTTTATTTTTATAATAATCTATATTATCTTTTTTTATTTTAACTTTTACAGACTTAGTTAGTATCATATTATAAAATTATTTTTAATTCATCAAAAGGAAAATCCTGTTTTTTATAAATAGTTTCCCGTCTGGCTTCATAATGTTTATACAATGTATTTTTATATGACTTTGAAAACATATCGACTATATCAAAAACAATAAGTTTTTGTTTTAAAATGTGCAATCTTAAACCTCTACCTATCGATTGTCTAATCATTTTGTCGCTTTTGAAACTATCTAAGAAAACGATGTTACAAATAGCTTTGATATTAACCCCAATCGAGAGTGTCCCGAACGATGCAATTAATATCTGTGGTTTACCAGTAGTAATCTCCATGTTTTTCTTGATAACATTGCGTTTATCTGCTGGGGTTGTACCATCTATATAATAAAAATTTTTATTCGTTACATTATTACTCATATACTCAAACACTTCTTTACCATATTCTATTGTATGAAACAGCAATAATGAATTTTGATTAAATTTTCCAATAAGTTTTTTTATAAATTCTTTTCTTTTATGTGATTTCTGAACATATTCTTTCTCTAAAAGATATGCTCTCTTACCATCACCAGCACGTTTTATCACAGACAGATTATCGGCAAATGTTGGGTCATTATGATTAATAATCATAGCTTTTATTTTAACCTCTGATATGATTTTTTGCTCCATTAATTTTCTTGCACCAATGGTTAATAAGCTCGGTCCAAGTAATGATGTAATAGACATAAAATCTGCACTATCCTCATCTGGATATGTACCACTCATACCTAATCTACTTTTAGCTGAACCAAATGTTCTTGATAATATACTATCCAATGTGGGTGCTTTTGCCATATGACAATTAGAAACGCAAATATTATTAGCAAAATAATTATGATTCGTATCTTCTGGTGATTTTATTCTTAAATTAAAAACATCACCATCATATTCTATTTTCTTAATTGTTTTTATTTTCATTCAAATTGTTTTAAATTTATGCTTACAATTGCAACATCTATAATGTATGTTTCGACCTTTCTGTTTTTTTAATTCAAAAATATAATTAGATTTGCATACAGGACAACATCTATTTTTTTCATTTTCATATAAATTATAGTAAACTATATCATCTCCATTATTTAATTCGTCCACTCTTTTCCAAACACCACATTTTAAGTATATTTTATGATTACCAGTTAATATAATTTTTTCACCATTATCCATTTCTATTTCATAAACATCGACATTTTTAGTTAAATTTTTATAAACATATTCAACTTCTTTAATTTCATAAACATTTGTTTTTTCATTTAAAGTGTATACTAAATCACCTATATTAATATCTTTTATTTTTTTATTTTTACCATAACCCATTTTTATTAAAGTATCTGGGTGTAGACATTCATCACATACTACTATATCAAACTGACTAAACCACTGTTCAGGGTATTTTTCAAGAGATTGATATGTACCGATACACACATTTGGTTCTTCACCCTCTCTAACTTTCCTTGGTTTATCTGACATATATTCTTGAACCCTTAAATCAAAAGGTTTTTTCTGTTCCTTATTATATCCTAAATTATAATCTACCAAGTCATCATTAAATTGTTGTACCAAAGAAATACTTGGAACTATTAATAATAATTTAGCATCTGGATTAATATATTTAAGATAATAAAACAAAAATAATCCCAATATTAAAGATTTACCACCAGCAGTAGCAACTTCAATACAACCGAATTTATATTTTAACATTCTATAAACAGAATCCACTTGATGGTCATAAGGCAAAAAATTTGTACCATCTGTCTGTTTATATCCATCAAAATATTCCTTGGCGAATTTATCTACATTTTCATAAGTGATATCATTATCGAAAGGAAAATCGTTTTTATCAGGAAATTTTAATTTAAAATCATATTGTTTACAAACTTTTACAATTTCATGCCATAAACCAAAACGAAAATATCCATCTGTATAATTGTCAATTTTACCATCCCAAACACCAAGTTTAAATTTTGTCATAAACCTATAATCTTTGGCATATCTAATAAACCATATTTTTAATTGGTGAATTTCTATCTGAGTGGCTTCAGTGAGAATTATTTTGGATTTATCTGCATTGAATTTAAACTTCATCCATCATATTTATTTTTTGAATATATTATATATATTCAAAAATGGTGGTAAAGTTTATAATTGGAAGAAATCTTTGAATTTTAAAATTTTTTGTTCAAATAAATGCTGTGGTAAGATGTGTTTTAAATTAACAAATGAACTACCACTAAACTAAACTAAAGATTTAGCAGTTTCAAAACTCGAAATAGAATTATCAAAAGTGTTTCTACCAAGCATTAATGTTAAAAGTTCACTTATATCTTTATCATCCATATAATTTTATATTTTTAAAATACCCATTAAATCAATACGGTTCTTTATGTGATAATTTATTTGTTCAATGTTTTTTGCTGTTTCTTTTAAATGTTCAATATGAATTTCATAAATGTTTATTTGACGAATATGTACACTGAGTTCCGCTTCTACCTTTTTATTTAATCTCGTATCAGTCATTTTTAATTGATTGTTATTAGAATAAATTTGTGATATTTGTTCACCCAATTCTCTTTTTTTCTTCAAACATTTACTCAAATTATCAGCAGTTTGCCTAATATCTTCTAAAACCATTTGTTTTTCATTTAAAACATCACCCATAAAATCAACCATTTCTACACCATCTTTTGTCTTAAATCGATGTGATAAATTAGATATTTTCAAATTCCAAAGTTTATCTTCTTTTTCACACTTATCACTAAGTTTTATTAAATTATCTTCAAAAACTTTTATGTCTTGTTCCTTAAATACGCCACTTTTATCTGTCATAATAAAATGTTTTTTAATTATATTCATATAAACAATTATTGTTTATATTTTTGTGAATATTAAATCAAAATAATAATCAAATTTATACTCAGTAGATTTTTTAGTTTGATTGTAATATACTTCTAAGTTATCCAAATATAATATATTGTTTATCTCCCCAATATTAACATTTTTTATAACAAAATCATTTATATTAATTGTTCTATTAAATGTTGGATCATATTTCAATTTTATAGAAGAATAAATATCACTTTCTATTAATAAATTTATATATTTTACATATAATTTTATACTATCAAATTGATATCGGTTCAAAACATTTTCATCAATATATTTTCTGATAAAAGTGTTCACATCATATCCATACAAATCTTCATAATAAATACATTTGAATGTGCGATTTTCTTTTATTTTATAAAACAAATAATCTTGTAATATTTTCTTTGCATTTATGTTTAATAACCACTTTGTATTATTTACTTTATCTAATTCAGTTTGTGATTGTTGTTCTATGGAAGAATTATCATATTTTAAATTGTATAAATTAATATTTCGTATTTCTTCCATTGAATTATATACAAAATCTTGAAAACCATTATTATTATCATCTGATATAACATCAGAAAACTGAATAGATTTGTCGTCTATCGTAATAATATCTTCTATTTCTAACATTTTACTACCAAATATACGTCTGAACTCTTTTTCACTGACTGTGCCAGATACATAAGTAGTACTATATTTTTTTAACATCAAATCACTTTTCATAATTAATCATTATATTATTGGATAATCGGTCTCTATGAATAAATTATCATCCCAACCAGATTTAAAAATAAAAAAATCACGATATTGATAACCAAATTCATCAACCATAGGATAAATCGATTTATCATTTTCTGCATTTCTCAACATGAGAATATTTCCTTTTCGATTTACCTTAGAATATATAATTTCGTCTATCATACCAAAACGAGTATGTGTATCATCAAAACGATAACCACATGGTCTGTAATATGTTTCACCAGATACTATCGCATAATTATTAAATAATTCAACAGTTTTAAATATCGGTTCATATGAACCACTATATCTATAAATAGAATAATTGTAAATTAATTCTTCCTGATGAACTTGCGATCTTAGTTTTACTTCTTTTTCGTTTATTAGTATATTTCTTGCTAAATAATCATCAATTTCATTGCTTCTTTTAACAGATTTTGCTGGGTCACTTGAATAACTATTATAAATATTGTGATCAGGGCCGATAATTCCAATATATTTATATGAATCTTTCTTTAATACTAATTCAGTTGGAAATTCAATTTTTAAAGTAAACGGTGGTACTTTTTTGCTCCAACCCGTAACACCACTCAATGTTGATGTATTATATTCAGTAATCATAGTTCTACCCGATATACCATCACTGTTTACATAATAAAAATTAATATAATTATCAAAACTATATTTATCATTCATATTATTTAATGAAGAACTAAAATTATTGGCTGTTATAAGTGTCGGTTTATATCGATTCAAAGAACTAACACCCAAAAAATTATCAATTGTTGTTCCACCACTTGTTTTAGCATAATATAAACCATATTTTTCGTTTAATAAATAAGCCAAATTGTTGAAATCTCGAACAGTATCAAGTATTGGAACAACCAAATTTATTATAATTAATATATTTTTGTATTTTTCATTTAAAATTACATGAATACCATTTTTTGTTGTATCTATTAATGTGTTATTTTGTAATCCAGCGGATTCGACATCAACAAGAGTACCGTCTGACATATATCGCATATAATATTCTGATAATAAAATAGAAAATTTGTATCCATTAAATTTTTTAGTTTCATCAACTAAAATTTGCTCTATTTTATTATCACTCCCAAGTATGAAATTATTTACACCATAAATATTAACCTTTAAACCTTTAAATAATGTGCTTGAATTCTGATAATCATCACCACTATTAAAAATAGAATATTTTTCATATTTTCTTTCTTTTGGTAAACCAAAATCATAATAAATTTCACTGTTTTTAAAAAAATAAGTGAAATAATCCATATCGGATTTTATATACAAATTAAGATTAAATTTGTTACTCAATGTTTGATCTAATAAATCAGTCGTGATATTAGTCGTTTGTTTATAATAATAAACAGGTATTGTTGCACTGGGATATGCATCATTTGTATTATGAAAATGACCAATACGATAAAAATAATCATGCGTTTTCTGTATATCATCACTTTCATATTTAAACGGATTAACAACTTTGTTAAATATAGAACCAGTTCTAAGAGAATTATTTAATTTATATGGATAATCACAATGACTGTTTGAACCCTCATATCCCCATTTACATACAGATTGATTTTTTCTCCATATATCACTAATGTTTTTGTGATTTGATGAAATTTCAAATAACTCATCATTTGCGATATATTCAGAAGATATATTTTTTATTTCAAATTGTCCATCTTCTCCACTTTCATGTAATTTGTAATTTTTAGGATCATCTATATCTCTATACTCAGTAGCATTTAACTTAACTTCATTTGTTTTATAATAATATGATTTTTCATAATCAAAATCTGAAAAATTAGTGTGAACCCTATCAAAATCAAAATCTTTCACATCAGAAAACCGAATTCTATAAACTTGATACATCAAAGGAAGAATATCTACGTTAGAATTTAATATGTTCATTTTTGTGTAATACTCGCTATTTTTCTCACCTATCCAATATTCTAAATAAGTGTCAGTCGAATTTATAGCATAATCGGTCTGTATATAATAATTATTATTATATACATTTCCTACTAATACTTGATTGTTTTTTAACACATGGTATTTACCATTAATATCAATCAAAAATAAATCTCCATCCATACTATTAACTCGACCATCTCCATCCGTATAAGAATTTAACAATAAATCACCTGATAAATTTTGAATATAACTTCTACTATCAACATTATTATATGTTATTGTTATTGTATTTACATTAATTTGAGATGAATCAAAAATATCATCTAACTTTTTTTCACTTATAACTTTGTAAATGTACTTGTTGTTTTCTATTATTCTTTTTAATCGATGCAAATCGTTTTCTACATACAGAAAATATGCAACATTGTCATCCCAATTAATAATAAATGGATTTACACTTTCAATTGTATTGATTTTAACAAAAATATTGTTTATTAATTTAACATCAACTCTGACATCAGGTGTTATATAAGATGTCAATTTATTCACTCTTTCCATATCCTCAATATAAAAACCATAATATCTATTCATAGACCATTTCCTTATAACATCTGGTGTGGCTGGTGTGTCATCAAATAAAAATTTTAGATTTAAAATATGTGGATAAATTAATTTATTATTTTTAAACCCCTCAGTAATAAATTTTTCCAGTTTGAAATCAGGTGTTTCATAATATAATTTATCATCAAGTATTAATGATTTTTCGGTAAAAATACCAGTATCATAATCATATCCAAACCATCTTGAAAAATTATATTTTTTTATATCCAATTCAAATGATTTTATTGGAAATCTCGAATTTTCAGTTATATTGTTTGCTAAAAACACACCCAGATCAGATGTTCTTTGTAAATCAAAAACAGATACACATTTCCATTTATCTATTATTTCACTTCTGAAATTATCTTGTGTTAACCCCTGAATTCTATATTTATCAACTTCTATTTTATATACAGCAGGATCGTCTACTCTTAATATGATAAAATTGTTTGGTAAATCTTCCTTTCTTATAAACAACGGAGCAAAATATTCAAATTCTTCTTTGTACCACTGATCCTCTACATTTTTTGCACCAGCAGAATAAATATCATCATATTGATTACCAAAATCATTATACATGATATCTTCATCATTATCAAATTTTACTTCAAATGCTAAATTAGGAGATAATCCATCGTAAAATTCGTTTATTTTATCTTCAATTAATGAATTTTTAGATAAACCAAAATGTTTATACTTTGTCGAATTTAATTCCCTGTTCGAATTTATCGATTCGAGATAAATTTTATAATCCGATGAAACAACCACTCTGAAATTAGATGTTAATAATGGGTTGGTTTTTAATAACTGGAAACTTTTGTTTATCAATTTAAAATATTTTATTTTTAGAGAATATCTTTTGTTATATATTAAAATTTTTAACCATCTATTATTTTGATATCTTGTGGTCGTATATTATTATAAACATAATAACCACCTTTCATATTTGGGTCTTTATAGATTTTCATGTCTTTATAAAATTTATCTGTAATATCTATTTCTAAAATAACATAATCATCTTTTATATCATCATACCCAATTGATGATTTATTATTTCTTACTTTATCATATATAAACATATTTTTTATTTTTATAGCCGAATCCAAATGTAAAGTGATATAAATACGTTCTAAATGAAATGTTTTTTTATATTTATATTTAGGCACTATCCCAACTTTCATTATTTTTTCTATATTTCTTCTTTCTGTTACATGATATACTATCTGTGGCTTGTGTTTTAACACATCATCAAATTTAGATTCAAATATAAATTCTACCACACTGCAATTTTTTACATTATTTAAATACTCACCGTTAATTTAAATCTAACAAAAACTACTAATAGCCTCTCTTAAACTCTCCTCTTTGTAACAGACACCGTATTGTCCTGTGAGAAACCGATTTAAAATATTCTTTCCTGCATTTACATCAGCATTATCTTTGTGTTCACATTTAAGACATAAGAATATTTCTCCATTTCGATTTCCCTTATCAGAATGACCACATACAGGACAAGTTGTACTGGTATAGAAAGATAAAACACTTCTGAATGAAATACGATTTAATTCACAGTATTCTTCTAACCTTTTTAACCAATACTTCCAGTTCCATGTTCCGATAGAACGTCTAATATTTTTAGCCAATAAACGTTTGGCTTTACTTTTCTTTCCCATATTCTTTAGTCTTTCCACAACTATTAAATCTGGATTCTCTTTTATCATTAATTCTTTTACTACTTCATCAATACGTTGTTTTAGAGCATGTCTCGCTACTTGTTGTCCTTTACTTCCTTGCACACAACGTTTTATTCTCTCAATACATTCCTTAATATCTAATCCATATTGATTACCATTATTCAAACTTGCAAGTGCGTTAATTCCAGTATCTATTCCAATACAATGTTTACCTTCTTTTTTAGGTTGAGTATTAATTTCAAAAGTGAATTGAACGTAATTTTTAGTTATTATGTATGAGTTTAATCTTTTACCAATGTTATTGTACTTATTAAAATGTTTATGATATTTAATTGGTAAATCCATTATCATTTTATTTCCTATAGAAGCAAGATGTAACCAAGCATCGAATAATCTACTTTCTTCAGTTTTATAATTAGTGTTTTTAGTAGGTACTAAATCAGCAATAGTACAACTAACATACATTCTATTTCCTTTATGAACAGGAATTACTGCTTTATCTTTCCATCTTAATTTAGCAGCATTAATCATATCAATTGCTTCTCTTGCTGCAACTTTTCTTAATCTCGCACTTAACCAAGTTTCTGGTATATCTACAATTGGTTTTAATAAATTAGTTTTGTTCGCAACATCAGGATTTAACCAAAAATAGTTTATGAAAATATTAACAACTTTAGAGTATTCATCTAAAATTATTAACAAATCATTCATTTTCTTTTTAGTAGAAAATTTTAAACTACATTTGGTTGACCTAATTATTTGCATTTAATTAAAAATAATTTTTTGATATAAATTGTAATTCTCCACTTCTTGCTCTAAGATTATTAGCTATATTTAAATATCTTTGATTATTTGTTTTTTCGAACAAATTTTCATATTTTTTAATATCTTCAGTAAATGAGTCAATTCTTTTACTAAAATTCTTTTTAACGTTTTTATTACCGTTCAAAAAAATCTAACAAAAATTACAAATTTGTTAAAAATATTTCTTCTTGTTTCACACTCTCACTACTTTTTAGCAAACCATTTCTGATTCGGTAACAACCAAGAAGTTTATTAATATAAACTTCTTGATTTTTATTAGGGTACAACCTTATTTTTATCGCTTTTAACATTAAATTTATATTAAAATTAAAACGTTTTGTTTTAATTTTATTAAATATTTGTAGATTTTATTATATTTTTGTTAGCAGTTGGTTAACCCCATTTGTTTTTATAAATATTCTGATATGCTACCCAACTTTTTTCTCGAAATTCTTTTTTAGATTTAAATTTTAATGATTCTCCCTTACATCTATCTTTTGTCCAATATTTTTCTTTACGCCCAGTTGAACCACCTTTTACTTTATTTAATACATTCCAACCTAATTTTTTATATTGTTGAATGAAAAAATCTTCTTTAATTTGAGATTCTTCTACACTTATATACTCAGTTAATTGTTTACAAATAGGTATTAATTTTGTTTTTTGGTTATATTTTAACACTGGACTATTAATATCTTGTGTATGGTTATAGCTCCGTTCTTTTAGATTAAACGTTAATCCAATATATGTTGTTTTATCTTCGAATTCCCACACATAAATACACCTATTAAAACGATTACCAGTGGTTTCCATATGTACGCACATTTCATTTAACCAACCATGTTTTAAAGCCGAACTATATGCACCATTATATTTTTTAGCTAATTCTTTTCTTGATTTACATTTTAATGCTGCTTCTTGACACCTTTCATAATTCCAAAATTTATGTGGGGTTTTTATTAAAAACATATGCTTACATATTTCGTCTATCCACCCTTTTTTACTGGCTGCTGAATATGCTGCTAAATTTTTCTTTTGAAATTCAGTTTTTATATTATATTTTAAAGACTCTATATGACAGTTTTCTTTTGTCCAATAATTATTATGGTGTTTTGTTTTTAAAAAATGCTTATTAATATCACATATCCATTTGTTTTTAATAGATTGTGTATATGCACTACCAGAAAATTTTCTAAATTCTTTACATGTTTTATATTTTAATGCTTCTTCTTGACATCTTTCTTTTGTCCAATAATTAGAAGGTTTTCTATTTAAATAATAATGCGCACATACTTCTGAACACCACTTATTTTCATATATAATATAATAAACCTTTGAATTTTTTTCTTTTAATTCGGCGAAACTATTATATTTTAATACTTCTTCCTGACATTTTTCTTTAATCCAATATTTTTGTTTACTCATATAATAAAATAATACAAATATACTATTTATTTCGTTATATACCAGAAGTTACATTAACTTTTTTATATGGTCGTAATTTAAATTGTATTGTAAACTCAAATGGTCTATTTGAATTAGTAGGTTCAATAAATATTTTTAATTTTTTAGTATGATCGGTAAAATTACCAGTAACTGATGCATCTGAAAAATCACCTGTTGATGCATTTGTATTTCCTTGAAATTTAAAATAAATATTAATAGGCAATACAAATGATTCACTCGGTGCTAAAAATTTAGTCTTTTCTTGACCAGTTTCTTTTAGGTCTGAAATATCAGATATTAATGGATGAATGGTTGTTAAAAAACCACCAGCATAAGATACGTCTGACCAATTTATACCATCTATAATATCCCATCTTGTCCCTGTTGATACCCCATCACCATTAGTATACCCAGTAAGAGCAGGGTTTAGACCAATATTAATAAATTGGGAAAATAAAGCTGCGGGTGATACAGGTGTTGATGAATATGCACCAACTCTTGAACCAGTATTATCATAAATTCTTGTCCCATCAAAATCTGAAATCCATATGAATTGATTATCTTGTTGTTTATAAAAAATATTATCTTTATTTACTAATCCAGCAGTGTGGTCTGTTTGATAAAAAGAATTACCATTTGTTGAACTTAATAAAGAAAATGTTCTATCAGATAACAAACCCAAAGAATTCTCTGAGGCGATATTATCAATTCGGATATAATACGAGCTAATAAGATATACATCATTGTAATAAATTCTTCCAGTTGAACCACTTCGTTTTCCATAATCTTCACATTCTACAACTTGAGTGATAGAAGCTCCATTACTAATAGAAACCTCATCTGTATTTCTAAATAATAAAACTTGAATTTCACCTTTAGAACGTTTAACAAGTTCTTCAAGAGAATTTATTTTATTAGTAATGACAACTAAATATTCTCGTAATGACAATGAATTACCTGTGCTATCCGTAAATGATGTTTGGATAGTATCGTCAGAATGAGCAAAATATTTTTCATTTACATAAAAAGATTCACCAACGTGTTTAGTATAACCTTTAGCATCCAGTGTTCCTTCAAATTCTATTTTTAATTCGTCATCAGAAGCCTCTTTCAAAATATAATCGTCACTTGAAACAATTGATAATTCATCTGGAAAATCAATAGTTATTATTTCAGACCAATCACTTTCAATTGGTGCATCAGGCCACCCAACTTCTGAAATAGATTTAATTCTTATTTCTACTTTTTCGCCAGCAGTCATAGAAATATCTAACTGGTTAATATTTGGTGTGTCAGCATCTGAAACATCTTCTATTTGCCATTTCCACTCCTGAGTTGTTTCATCATAATATCGTTTTCTCGCATCAGTTGTTAATGGATTCCAATTTGAAAAATAACCTGTTTTAGTGGTATTAGATACCAAATCATAACCTTCAGTTGTATTTTCTTTACCAGATTTTGATGAATATCTATATTGAATTTTAAATTGGACTATCTCTTGATTTCGGAAGCCTTCGACCTGACGTGCCTCAGGTATATCCCAGAAACCACGTAAACGATATTTGGGGTCTACTTTTGCATTTGTTGTATTATTACTTGTTATTTGTTTTGTTATTGAATTCAAAAGCTTAGATTCGGTTTGAAATTGATTATTTAATTTGCTTAACTCATTTTCGCTTTGCGATCTTTCTGCTATGGATTTAAATTGTTTAGTTTTTAATTCTCTTGTTTTTAAAATTATAGCATCAGCTATTTGTTCTATTTTTGCTTTTGATTGATTCTTTTGTGAGTGTAAATTTTTTATTTCTTTAACGTCTTCAGTTTCTGTTAAGTGTTTATTAATTTGAACAACTTTAAAATTATTAATATTTAATTCAGGAACGTTAGGGGTTAATCCAACGTCACTTGGAATATTTTTTTTAACAAGGTCTTTTAATAATGTTCCATAATCAAAAACAGTATCCAGATAATATTCAGATAATGTTATATTAGAGTCTGTATTCAATTTCAAATCATTTGAATAAAAACATGTTCCTTTTGACCACAACGATGAAATAACATTATTAGAACCGTTTATGGGTTTAAGGAATATTATATTGAATTCATCGAAACCCAGTGTTATTTTTACTTTTTTGTCAAGCTCTATACCACTATAATATTTAAGTGTATTTACACCTGTAACAACAGGATCATATCCTTCTATTCTTTCTAAAATAACCCTATAATTAGAAGCTGCTATATTTACCTCGTGTATTTTATATCGAGTAGTAGAATCCTTTTTATTTAAAATCAATTCATCTCCGATAGCAAGTGTCTTAGGATTTCCATCTGTGTCATAATAAGTTAGTGTATTTAAATGATACCAAAGTTTATTATTTAATGAATCTTTTTCTTGTTTCAAGACAGTAAACAACCCATAACTTGTCAATTGATTATAATCAAATTCAAAAATTTCTTCATCGTAATCATTAGTGTCGTTAGAATCATTATTAAGAACACCTGTGTTAGTTGGATTATTATACCAATCCAGAAATTCGTAAATATCGACATCCGTCCTTCCAAGAAAAATGGAGCGCAAGTCGTCCAACGCTTGCTGACCTTTTTGAGTTAAATTACCATCAGCATCTTTTGTGAATTTAACAATATATCTTCTTGATAATACTTTTGTAACACCATCTTCAACTAAATCAGTAAGATTAATTTCAACACTTAAAAGTGGATTCATCAACGATTCAAAAAACCAGTTATTGATTGGTACAAATTGACTAACCACATCCAATTTAGATATCGAACTTGGTTCTCTATTTAAATCCACTTGATACACTTTTTTTGTTGATTCTCCATCAATCATATAAGTAGTCTTATCTTGAAATTGAGAAAGACGTTTAATATTATTATTTGCTATATCAATTTCTTTTTTAAGAAATCCAACAGTAGGCATATTAAATGTTGTTTCTATACCAGCTTCATCTGTTAAATTTACTTCCACAGCAGAAGCATCTGATGCAACAACATCTTGTAACTTAGTTAAAAGTTCAATAGCGTTACGATTTAAAAGCGCAACCTGTTCAGCTATTGATACAAAAGAATTCTTCTGAAAATTACTCATATTATAAATTTATAATTTTTAAATCACTATATTTGTGTTTAGATATATATAATAAAATTATAGGTATATATTAAAAATAAAAATTATTTTTGTGAAAGAAAGAAAACCAAATGGATATTGGACATATGATAAATGTAAAGAAGTTGCATCACTATGTAAATCCAGAAAAGAATTAAATAAAAAATATAAAGTTGTTTATAATAAAATTGTTTCAAAGAGATGGATTAATGAATTGTGTTCGCATTTAGATTATATTAACAAACCAAAGGGGTATTGGACTTTAGAAAGATGTAAAGAAATCGCATCAAATTATAAAAACAGATTTGAATTACAAAAAGAATATAATAAAGTTTATAATATTATCAGAATTAATGGTCTTCTTGATGAATATTGTAAGCATATGTTTTTTATTCATAAACCAAAGGGGTATTGGACTTTAGAAAGATGTAAAGAAGCAGCATTAAAATGTAAATCCAGAAAAGAATTTGGTACAAAATATAAAACAGCTTATACCGTTAGTCGAAAAAATAAGTGGTTAGATGATATATGTTCTCATATGATATTATTAGGAAATATATATAAAAGATTTATTTATGCATGGGAATTTGAAGATAAATCAATGTATATCGGTTTAACTTGTAATATAGAAAAAAGAAAAAAATATCATTTAAACAATAAAAAAAGCCCTGTTTTAAAACATATAATAAAAACAAATTTGATACCAAAAAATATAATTTTAACTGAGTTATTAGATGTGAAAAATGCACAAATTGAAGAAGAATATTATATTAATTTATATAAAAACAACAATTGGAATTTATTAAATAAAGCCAAAGCTGGAGCATTAGGTGGTTATATGAAATGGAATAAAGAATCTTGTAAAAAAGCTGCATTAAAATGTAAATCAAAAACAGATTTTATAAGAAAATATAGTGGGTCATATGGTAGTTCTTTAAAAAATAACTGGTTAGATGAAATATGTTCTCATATGTTACCAACACAAAAACCAAAATATTATTGGACAAAAGAAAAATGTCAAGAAGTAGCTTTAAAATGTAAATCCAGAAAAGAATTTAATCGAAAATTTGGCACTGCTTATAAAAAATCATGTGATTTTCAGTGGCTTAATGAAATATGTTCTCATATGATTCAATACAAAAACCAAATAGATATTGGACAAAAGAAAAATATCAAGAAGCAGCATTAAAATGTAAATCCAGAAAAGAAATAGAAAAAATATTTAATGGTGCTTATAATTCTGCATTAAAACATAATTGGCTCGATGAAATATGTTCACACATACCAAAACGAGCAAAAAGAAAAACAAGTTAGATATTTAAATATACATCTTGGTCATCGCATCGATAATTTTCATTCCAAGGTCTATTACCGTTTAAATCTTCTATAACTTCTTTGATTAAATATTTATATTTTTCAATACAAGAATCGCCTTTTTTATAAAAATATTTAAACCAATTTTTATATAATTTATTTAATTCTATTAAGTTATTCACTGGTTCTAAGAAATATAACAATTTCGTTTTTCTATTTAAATCTTTATCTCTAAATTTTTCTATTATTTCGTTTGTTATTTTTATAAAACTTTTCAACCCGATAGAATCAATATTATCCTGAATAAATTTGTCATAATTAAATTTTTTTAACAGTTGGATATATTTCCAATTATCAGTATCTTTTATCTTATCAAATAAAACATTTTCATCTTTTATTTTCAATGAATATAAATAAGGGTATATCTGTGCTGTTCTCGCATTTATTTCATCATCTAATGATAGATATAATAAATTATAGAATTCATTAAATGATGTATAAACTGCTATTTCCGATTTGTTTATAAATTTTATATCTAAGTGAGTTGGGAATATTTTCACTTTTAAAGTTATGTTTTTCTTTTCTATTTCAAAATATTCTTTAACGTGAGTTAGCTCGTGAACTATAATACCTTCTAATTTAATTAAATCAATATTATTTTTAACAAAATTAATAGATATTATAATATTATATAATTTATCATTTAACAAATTTGAAAAAGTAGGATCAAATAATCCGTAATACTTGTTTGATTCTTTAAACATCACTTTTAAATCTAATAACGGCAACGGTTCATAATCAAAATCGTATTGATTTTGTAAATTACCTTTTTTAAAAGAGGAAATTATTATTTTAGAATATTTTTTAATTATATCAGATATACCTCGCCCCTCAATTAAAAAAATATTATAATTTTTAAGTTTCATATTATTATATATTAAAACAAAGGAGATTCAATTTTAAGACACTTAAAATATAAAGTGCCGTTAAAAACATTAAAGTCATTCCGACTTTCGGGATGGCTTTTTTGATTGATAATATAAACAATAATCTTCTGTTTTTATTATTGAATAATATTCAGATGATCTAACTGGATATAATATATACAAGAAAAAATATTCTTGTCATGAAAAAAATAATTTTTTTATTAATTAAAAAACTATATTCACTTACCAAACCATGTAAAATGAATAATTTACACATTTTAATCGAAGAACAATTTAACAACTATGTAATATCACGAATAGGCAATATTTACAAACCCAAATGTTTTATTATTGATAAAACGTATGATAATTCCATACTAATTAATGTCAGAATTGGGTTATCTTTTATAAATGGTTATAGCTTCTCGTTATTGTTAAAATTCAACAATTTAGATGACTTTGATATTTTTATTGAAGATATAAAATGCAATGATATTGATATGTTGTCTTATGTTTTAGTGGAAGTGAATAATGGTTTAAAGTATTTCAAACCCTATATTAAATCATTATTGAAAGCACACTATGGTAATCTGGGATTAATATAAAACAAAAAAGCTGTCCATTCGAACAGCCTTTCACATTCTTATAATATTCTTTTTAGAAGTTGATAACATCACCAGCTTCAACAGCAGTTTCGGTTGTCATGTGACCATCTTCATAAATAAAGTAGTTAATATTACCGCTTTACTCTAATTTTTTAACGTTTTGAGCAAAATCATAACCGTCAATATCTTCTTGACAAAAAGCGATAATCAAATCCATGTTTAATTTAATGAATTCAAAAATATTGTTCAATTTTTTAGTAGTAATGTGTTTTGTGTTTACTTTCCCGATTACTTCTAATTTAGGTATAGTGATAGTAAAAGTATCCCTTGTTCCCTTATTTGGTAAATTACTCACTTTTATTCTATTACCATCTGGATGTTGTGATGATAAAACAGAACCAATCCATAAAACAACATTACCTTCTATACCAAAATTCTCACCACGATAATTTGACATTTCAAGTAATTCCTGTTCAGTCAAATGTTGGTCAGTGTGTTCTTTAAACTCGTTTATTTTAAGTATATGTTTTTTCATTTCAGATATTTTTTGTTGTTATATATTATAAAAAACCCACCAAAAATTGATGGGTTTTTTCTTATAATTCAATTTCTTTTAGAACTCAATCACATCACCTGCATCAGTGGCAGTTTTAGTTTCCATATGACCATCTTCATAAATAAAGTAGTTAGTTGTACCACTTGTTAAGATGAAGTAACCATTTTCTGTTGTAAATACTGATTCGATTGCAGAGTTGATTGTTTTTGTTCCTAATTTTTCAACATTGAATTGACTTGTTGTATTGATTGTGCTAATCTGAATCTTAGTTACATAATTAGAACCACTTTCTTCAGTTACATAATAAATATAGTCACCGAATAAAATCATCTTAGAAGTAAGTTTTTGATTGTTATAACCATCACCGCTTACATTAGATGGATTAGCAAAAGCGTTTAATGTATTGTTATTTTTATCATATATTGTAAAAGAAGGAGCATACATATAACCTTTCATCCAAGTATAACTATCAAGTGTTCCTGTATTAATCTGCGATATAATTTTGTTACCTTTTACTAAAGAACGCATATCAGGTGTGTAACCATAAGTCACTAAGTCTAAATTATCATTTACGATAAGAGTAAAAGAATTAACATAATGAATTTCTGCTTTATTACTTGTCTTTACATAATTTAATGTTAATGATGAACCAGTCATAAGTTGAACAACAGTTACAAAATTTGATGCATCGGTTGAATTCGGAGAAAAGGTAACATAACCATAAACATTACCATTTGCATCTTTAACAGTTTTTGAACATGCAAACTGAAAAGGTTCAGATACACCATAACCAGTTGTATTATAAAAATCGGCAATATTAGCAGTTATCAAATTAATAAATTCAGCAGTATTAATATTAATAACCGAACCAGTTTTAGTAGTAGCGTTATCAGTAAATGTAACAGATATACCAGCATTATTAACCCAAGTCCAATCGTTATTAGGTATCACTACATATTCACCATCGGTAACAGGAGTTTCGGCAACAGTTGAAATTTCTCCAGTTTCTTTTTCAACCATAACAGTTGACATTGCACCTGCTGATTTAAGACCAGTTGCGAAATCGGCAGTAATCTTCATATAGTCACCCACGTTTTCGATTGATTCGATAGTGGAGAAGGTTGTAGTTTTGCTACCATCTTTTGCAGTTATTTTACCGAACTCAGGAGTAATGAAAGTTGTATCAACATCATTGAATTTAAAAATTGAGTCAACTGTACCATCGGTTTGTTTGAAAATCTGAAGTTTGCTGATGTCAACAAAATCAAATTCGTGAACATATGTGCGAACATAACCAACAGGATTGTTAACGGTATCAATAGGGTTATTGATAGTATCAATAGGGTTATTAACAGTATCAATAGGGTTATTAACAGTATCAATAGGATTTTCAATCTGATCAATTGGATTGAAATCATCATCTTTTTCACAACTTGTAAAAAAAATCATCCCTGTTATCAGGGTTAAAGCTAAGATTAAATTTTTCATTGTTTTCATAATTGTATATTTTTAGTTTGTAATTATTGTACGTGACAAATATAAAACCTTTATTATTATAAAAAAAATCCTACAAAAAATATTCAAAATAATTAAAAATATTCAAAGAAATATCCAAATTATATTTGAATCGTAGATTTTACGTTTTACGCAATAAAAAAGTTACGTTTATCATGACCGCATACAATTAATATATAATAAAAAATATAAAATATAAAGAAAAAAATATAACATTAAAATTCAGAAATGATATCGATGATTGGGTAAATATTAGGTATTGATATAAAATCTATAAATCCAATTAAACTATATAAAGATACAAAAATGAATATTCATATACACCTTTGAAAATGTATCAACATATTCAAAAAAAAAAAGGAGATTAATTTTAAATAAAAACACACTAAATAACTATGTTAGACATCGATAAAATATCAAAAGATATCAAATATATATTTGATAGATATTCATATAATAATGATATGAATCTGTTGAAATTAAATTATTTAGATAAGGTTATTATCAATTATATACGAAAAACACATGAAGAAATAAAAGACTTAAATTTTACAGAAAGATGTATAGATATGAATAAGATTTTTAAAATAATTAACGATTTAAAACATCAAAACTTTGGAAAATAAAAACCCGAAAATTTCGGGTTTTTATTCATCCTAATATAAATTTGTTATGAAAAAAATTACACATTTTTATATTTTTGTGAAAGAAAACCACGAAGTCTTTAGCTTCGTGGATGAATTTCACAGATTTTCAACACCAAACAAAGCTACCAAAATTGTATATTTTATTTACATTTTCTGTTTTAATATAATTCTTCTTTTCCTTTGTTTCAAAAGTAACGTACAAACCTTTGTTCATAACACCTTTAGAAATATATTTTTTCTTACCAACCCAAAATAAATCAAGAAGTTGAATTTTGTATCTTTCCTTTCTGATGGAAGGGCGCAAGCCCTTCCTATTCAGTTGTATAACTCTATTATTTCTATGTTTTTGTATAATGTTAACAGGTTTTGATCTCATTTGTTTACTACCACCCGAAATAACAAAAGCATCGTTGAAATGACTTTTCTCAATATTTAAAGCGTTTCTGTTCACAAAGGTGACGTGACCGAAGGTCACTTTCACCTCTGGTACGTCAACATAAAATCTTTTGTTTATGATTGACATAAAAGTATTCGGTTTATAATTTTTAGAATTTGATTTTAAACTATCCTCTAAATGTTTCTCATGTAAAATGTTATGACATTTTTCATGTAATAGTGCTAAATTTGATGTCTTATCAGAACCTCTTTTAGAACGTGGTTTAATATGATGTAAATGAGCTGGTTGTCCTTTAAAATCTTTAGAACAAAATTGACAGCAACCTTTTTCTCTTACCATTAAATATGCTCTAACGTTTTGATAATCATACCTGTTACCTTGTTGATAATTAATTCCTTTTATCTCTGGTCTATCAATTTTTTGTATATCAAATTTAGCTGTCTCTATAACTACATCTGTTATAGGTAATAAACATTTAATTCTTTGAATTAAATTTAAATGTGTCTGATATCTTCTTTCAACACTCGGTGGTAACCAAGCATTTTTTCTTTTTCTGTTATCAAACCTTGGTTCTCTATACCAGTGGTGACGACTTCTTCGAAGTCGTCTGTACATTCTTTTTTCATCTAATCTTTCTTTTGTTTTTCCATCCAGTTTAAGTGTCCCACATAATAATTCTTTTGTTTTTGTTGTAGCTGAAAATCCTATAAAACCATAACCAGTATCGATTCCCAGTGAGATAGGTTGAGTGTGAGAATCACACTCAACAGTCAACTGGACTGTGAAAGGATATTTTTTAATAATAACAGCTTTACCATTTTTAATGAATCTTCTTGCTCTTGAGGCTTTAGTAGGCATTAAAATTTGACCTTCTAAACTTAAAACGAACACATATGTCGGTAAGACCTGTCTGTTCTTTGTTTGACGTTCATTCACTTCGGTGTTGTTTAAAGTCAGTCTGGTGTCAAAGCCGAAGGCTTTGCACCCACTCACAGCACTAAGAATTTCTTCTTTGTTTAACTGTGAACTTATAGAGCAAGAAACTTGTGAAGCATTTCTTGGTATGTTCTTTAACTTTCCTTTAAACTTCTGCACTTAAAATTAATTAATTTTAATTTTTAAAAGCCACCTAATCAACTAATTACTCTTAACCCTCACGGTTCAAGCCCCTTGGTCTTTAACCAAGGGGTAGTTGACATTAATATTCATCTTTGTATAATTTTATTAAACTATCTTGTAAAATATAAAAATGATTAAACAGTTGTTTTTCTAATGTAGTATCTTTCATAATACTTTCTAATGATATAATATCATTAGTATATTCAATTTTAGACTCATTTTCATCATTAACATTCAATCTATGATAAATATCATAAAGTTTTAATGTTTCAATTCTTAAAGCAAGGTCTATTGTACCTTTTATTTTTTCTTGTTCATTTTCTCCAATTAAAACGCCAGCATCCAAAACACGAACAAATTTCGGATTACTTAGATTAAAATATATATCGATACTATTTTCACCTGATATTAATGGTAGAGCTACCACATCGTTTGAAAATTTAAATGAATTTGTGAGAACACCTGATGAAAGAACATCATATGTTTGAAATACTACATTAATTTTATCATTAATTTTTCCAAAATTATTACGAGCCATTTGAGGTTTATTAGATTCTTCTCTTTTTTCGAACACCATTACATTATAAGTAACTTCTTTTTCTATAACATTAACACCAGCATCAATAAAAAATTTAATATTCACTTCGGAATTTTTATTAACTCTAAAACCATTTTCACTTGAGTGTTTGATGTAAATAGTAGCATTACCTGGAAAATCTGAATTAATAACATTTTGTATAAATTTGTTGTCTACTTTAATTTTCACATCAACACTTACATCTGAATATAACTTAATTTTGTTGGTATCATCTTTATATCCAGTTTTTGGACTATTAAAATTATAGTTTGAATACTTCAATATAAAATCATCAATAGTTGAATAATTGGTTATTACAGGTGTTGTTTTGACAGTATTGTCATGATCTTTACCATTATGATTTTTAGGTAATATTCCTTTTTGTTTACCAGAATAATGTTCTGATGTGATACCATTATAATCAGTTGCAATGGGTGTTTCTTTTAATTTTAAATATTTACAGACAAAATCTAATGCCTTTTCTTTAGCTTTATTTTGATCATAATCATCAGAAGAATTTAACTTCGATTTTCTAATGTCTTCTTCTATTGCAACAATATTAGGATTATTACGTAATTCGTCATCAATTATCTCAAAAATCTTTTCATTAATATTTGAATTCGAATTTAAACCAGAACGGTCTGTTTTAATATGACCCCCAAGTTCATGTGGTTCAATGCTCGAATAATCCACAAAAACGACAATATTCTTCAAAATATAACTATAAATCTTTTTTATTCTATTATTAGTTTTTGTAGCTTGTGTTTGCCCGTTTACAGTAAAGAAATAACTTATATCTCCACGCTTTTTTCGATCTTGATTTTTTTTATTTCTTTCTTTACCACCACCTCTTGTAGTTATAATGTTTTCGATATATATATGATATGGTATTTTATATTTACCCACTTTTGCAACGTTACTCACATCATATAATACCTCTTCCCCGTTAAGTTTTATACTTTGATCAAATTCAAATTTCGCACCATTTAATTTACTTCGTTCAGCATTTGAATTATGATATTTTTCTCTTTCTTCTATCATCGAAACTGGAAAAGGTATATTTGGATAATACCAATCTAAACGATATCTTAAATCAGATGTTATTAAAGAATTAAATCCTTTTGTATCACATTCATACAACTGAATAAGAGTACCATATTCGAGATGATCTCTAATTTTTTTATCACCACGTATAGGAATAACTTTTATACCTGCTTTAGATTCAAAATGTGGAATTATACTATTTGGACATAAAAATTTAAATTCATTTAATTTATCTCCCTTTTTTGGTTCAAATATTCGAAGAATTGTGAAACTCCATATATATTTATTACAATTTTTCTCGATTAAAGATGCTGGTTTTTTACTTATAATTAGTTGATAATTAGGTTTTTTCAAATGCCTAACAATACTAAAAGAACCAGTATTATATGCACCATTCAAACAAAATTTTGTAATTTTATTTGAGTTGGTCATTGTTAAAAAAGTTTTTTCGAATGTTGTTATATCTTGTCCAACACCTCGATCTATTATATCTAAAGTTGGTATAATAGTACCATCTCTTGAAACAATATACATATTGGGTAAATTTTTAAATGTATGTAGGTGTTTATTAAAAGTGTTTTCAACTTTTATATGACTACAATAATCATTAATAACTTTCTCATATTTGTCTGGATAAATAGGATTTGTTGATAATTCAACTTCTCTTTCTATAATAGCATCTACCGAATTTGTTAATTTTTCTGTTAACGCTGGTACACAATCAGCATTATTATTATTAATTATACCATCTGTGTTTACAACACCATTAATATTTTTCCATAAATCTCTGTTTAGGAGACCATTAGCACTTAAATATTTTTCAACATCATCTGTTTTTACAATTTTTAATAAATCATAAAACAATGTTTCATAATTAATATTTTTTATATTCATTATTTTATTTTTTAATATTTATATTAAATTTAAATAAATTAATACTCAAAAATACAATAAAATATTATATAAAAAAAATTATAAATAAAAAAATAATATTTATACCCATTATTGTTTAATATATAAAAATAAAAAAGTTTATATATTAATGATTATAAATAGAATATGGTCAATGCCAAATAAAAACACATTTTCAATAAAACCAATAAAAGAACTTATAAAAAAATATAATAATCCTAATTTATTAAGTGTTGACCCTTTCGCTAATAATAGTAAATTAGCAAAGATAACAAATGATTTAGATATATCATATGATACAACACATCATTTAGATGCTTTGATTTTTTTAGATATTTTTGAAAATGAATCAATTGATTTAATTTTAAATGATCCACCATATAATTTTAATCAATTAAAACAATGTTATAATATTCAAAAAGAATCAAAAAATCTCAATGATAATTATGATTATTGGTTTCAAATTTTCAAAAAATATCATGAAAAACTCAAAAAAAATGGAAAAATTATTACATTTAGTTGGAACTCATCAGGTATAAATATGTCCAATAATTTGGAAATAATAGAAGTTTTATTTGTTCCTCATGGTGGGATTCACTATGATACTGTATGTGTGGTAGAAAATAAATTATTTTAAAAATGAATATAATAAGATATAAAGATTTAAACATATATAATGATTATACAAAACAACCTCAGATTTTAGAAAAAATAAAAAATCTTTTAAAAAACAAAGATGATTTTGTATCAATAAATCCCTTCGCAGGTATGAATAAATTAACCAAAATAAACAATGATATAAACAAAGCATATAATACTGAATATCAATTAGATGCGCTCGATTTTTTAAAGAATATAAAAGATGAAAGTGTTGATTTAGTAATATATGATCCTCCATATAATATAACACGATTAATAAAATATTTTGATGATTTAAACATAAAAAGAAAATTGTATCACACAAGAACACAATATTGGACTTTTTTAAAAACAGAAATTTCAAGAATTATTAAGTCTAATGGGTGTGTTATATCAATAGGATATAATAGTGGTGGTATAGGTAAAAAAAATGGATTTAAAACAGTAGATATTATAGTGATTAATAACAAAACCAAAAATGATATATATTGTCTTATAGAAAATAAAATATAATTTTGATAGTGCGAATCATAACTCAATTAAAAATTATAATTGAACATTAGGTAACTCAATGTTAATAATTAATTGATGTAAAAAATTATCAATTTTACTAAAAAAATAAAACATATGAAACAATTAGATTGGTTATATTTCTTATTTTGGATGGTTGGTATATTATATATTTCTTGTTTACAAGTCAAAATCAAAGAAGTAATAGAAACAACCTATTGGATACGAATGCATTTTAAATATTGTGGTAAATGTGTAGGATACACAAAAAATAGTATCACACAAAAATTAAAAAACACTTTAATAGTAACATTTGATTTTATTATCACATATGGTATATTATATTTAATAATTATATAGTAAAAAAAAATTAAAAACATGTTTTAATTAATAAATATTAATGTTTAATTATATAATCTTCGAGTTGTTGGCGACTTTCATCATTCATACCTCTTATATTACATCAACTACCACTAAGCTAAAGACTTAGTGATTTCAGAAACTTTAATATTTAATCTTCATTATCTTAATAGCATCAACAAAATATTTAGGTAAAAATTCTCCGTGAAAATTTAATATGTCTGATAGAGAACTATCCAGAATGATAGTAATAGCCCAGTCCTCAGATGAACGCACACTTCTACCATATTGCTGAACTAAATCTACAATTGTTTTCCATCGATACCAATCTGGATTTGTTTGTTGTCTTTTCTTTACCAACTTAGATTTTATATTTGGATATGGTATTTTCATTATTATCTGAAAACGACTTAATTCATCTTTTAAATCCACACCCATCATCATACTCGGAGAAATCAAAACAGTTGGTAGTTTACTATTAATATGCTGATCTAATTTATCATTTCTACTTGCAGTATCATGAATAATAATTCTATCTTTAAATTCCGTTTTATTCAAGTCATCACTCAACCTTGTAGCCAGTTCATAATTGAATGTGTGTATAATACCTTTATCGTTCTTATATTTATTTAAAGTTTTTATAATATAATCAAAATGATATTTGTAACTATTTTCTTTTTCTTTATAAGTCATTTTACCAGCTTTGATATAATAAATAGGTCTGTTTTTAACAGGGAATGGTGAAGGTATTTCATAATATTTGGTTATATCTTCATTCAGTCCATTAATATAACAAAATAATTTTTTATTTAATATGGTAGCAGACATAAATATAATATGGTCATATTGATTCAGAGCATATTTTGGTATATATTCACTTCCCCAAACTGGTTGTACAATCAAAGATTTAAATTCACCAGATTCTTTTTTTCTTTTATCATATTTATTAATAGTTTCTAAAAACCAATTTTCAGGATTGTTTTGAAATTCTTTTATAAATAAATCCAGAGAATTAAATTTAGAAGAACATTCTCTTGACTGAGCAGCCCATTTTTTATATGTATCAATTGGAGTTGATTTACTATGTTGATCAGCATCCAACATTTCTGATCTTAAATATTTAATTCTTTTATCCAAATCTGGTAAAAAATTTTTTATAATAACATCAACAAGTGTTGTGATATCAACAATAGATGAAATAATATTTTTATATTCATTTATTTTTGTTTGTTCGAAACCACATTTTGTAAAAACATTAACATTTAATTCTGTTGTCATATAATTACAAAAAACTTGATCAAAATCTGAAGCTTCATCTACAATTAAAACTTTACTTTCTCTAACAGTCTTAAAACAAGTACTGAAAATATTTGCAATATCAAACATGTGAAAATTAGTCATTGAAACTCGACTTCCAATATAATTTGATAAAGCTAACAAATATGGACATCTATCACATTTTTTCTTTTTAGCGGTACAAATTTCCATACCCTCATCACAATTTGTATTATATGGGTCACAAGGATAATTGGCTCGTCCTTTTAAATTCCGTATATATGGAAATTCCTTTATATACTGGTCTTGTAGTAACTTAGAATTAGTCAGGACATCAAACTTAGCTTTTTCATTAACATGATTTAGATACCAGTTTATGAACATAGTAGCCAAGAAACTCTTACCAACACCAGTGGGCAAGTTCAACAACATATATTTATTACCAGTTAATATAGCTTTTTTAATAAAATTAACCCCGTCTATTTGTTGTTGTCGGGGTTCATATTTCAATTCATAATAAAGCTGATATTTACCATCTTCGAATTCTACCATTAAAAAATTAGATTATTTGTTTTAAATGTATATGCAAATTTAAGACTAATGTTTTAATTTTTTGATTTTAATATATAATAAAAAATTATGCCATCAATGGAGATTATAAAATTCAACGATTTTTTAAATGAAGTAATATTACACCCCGATTTTAATAGTATAAAAGAATCGGAAGAATGCACCATTATAGCATTTAGAAAATATATTTATATAGTTGATGATTATGACACAAAAGGTATTATAAGAATATATACTGATATTTTAAAAGAACTTGGCACATATAAAGGGGAAACTGAAGATATTAAAAATGAAGAAGTGTCAAATTTAATAAGAGATTTACAAGAAAATTATCCTAACGTTGTGATATTTCATTATGAAACAAGTACACCAGATACACTAAAAATAGATGTATATGATGAGTTCACACAAGATATTAACAGTTCAAAATTTTTTATTGATGTTATTAAAGAATTGAAAAATAAATTAGGTGTTGATACTTTAGAAATGTATGAAACAGTTGGTTATAATAATACAGAAACAATAGAAAAAAGAGTTTATATCGATAATCTTATAGATAGTTTTACTAAAGAAGTACAGTTTCGAAAAATACCAAAATATGTTTATCATGGAACATCAGTTAAATATTTAGAAAATATATTAAAACTTGGATTACGTCCCAATATTTCACCCTCAAACTTTAAAAATATAAAACATAAAAATTATTCATTTTTAACGGGTGAAAAAACAAGTGCGATGTTTCATGCTGGAAAAGCTGGAAATATTAATAATATGCCACCTGTTATTATTGAAATTGATACATCAGGTATTGATATATCTAAAATAGATTTTGATTATGATTTTTTCAAAACATATATAGGTGATAAAGGTGACCATGAAATATATTCTAAAATAGAACCACATTATATATCCGATAAAAATGAAGTTTTAAAATATCTAAAAAATAAGTATATAGGTTCTACATATAGAAAATTTGGTTATGGTGGTGTAATTATGCCTAAATTTATAACTAAAATATATTATAATTCATCAAATGAATATAATGATTTTAATGACTACTCATTAAAAGAAGAATTTAAAAAATTTCTTGAAATGGTAGATTTCTTCAATAATGTTGATATGTTATCTTTTAATGACTATAATTTTGACCCATATTATTATCAAGAAATGAAAGATGAAATGGAAACTGAAGAAGAAGTTCAGGAAGAAGAACCTGTCCAGATGGAAGAAAGTAAAATATTAAAAATTAAAAAATATGTTAACAGATTTAAATAGAAAAAAAGATTTAAAAGGTGTACGTCCAATTTTTGATCCCATGTATCAATATTATTTTGATGGTGTTCAAAACGAATTAAAATATATAATAATGGGTGAACCGTATAACATACCAAAAGATGAAATTAATGATTTTAATGATGCTTTTTTTCTTAATAAATATAACGATGTTCAAGGTATTAAAGATATTGTCGAAAAATGTTGTGTTGCTACTAAGCCATATGACGAATGTGTGAATATATTATTAGATAAATATTACAAAAAATTTAAAAATAACTTTTATACCGTAGACCAGATAAATGATGTGGAATTAGAAACAGAACGCAAAATAATATTATTTTCGACATTACTCAAAGAAAATAAAGTATTGTTCGATGGTGAACGAGCTTTTGTTATACTTTTAAGAATTTTATCAGAATTCAGTATTAACTTTATTAAACAAAAAGATAAATTATATCTGAACACTGGTGATTATAATTTATTTTTTCACACGATAAATATTAATAACTACATATTATTAAACGAAGAATTAAAAGACAAAGAATCTCTTATAATTACTTATAATACATTAATTTCAAATAATAACATTTCCAATTTATCACTTTATTTTTCGATAGAATCTTTTATTTTAAAATATGGTTTTTATGTTAATCACGACCACAAATTAATACAAACTGGTCAGTTTAAAGTAACAACCAAATTTTTAAAATCTTTAAATATGAATTCTATAATTCCTATATATAGTGTTTTACAAACAATCAATCTTAATAATTTAACATTTTTGTGTAAAGTTCGAAAGGAATTTAAATTATTTCTAAAAGAAAAACCTGTTTATATAATCAACAATAAAATATGTTATAAAAAATTCGATTATGAAGATTTTATAAATCCGAATTTACCACACTTTCAATTTTTAACAACCTTGGAAAATTGGATACTCAAATACAATTGGAATTATAGAGTTGACTACTCCGTAGATATTAATCAAAAAGAAATTGTTTTTTATATAAAACTTAAAGAAGATATTACACAATCTACCCAACGTTTTTAATCTATATACAAATTATTTATAATAATCTCATTATCAATTACATGAAAATGTAGCATTTCAAACTTCCTCAAAAGGTACAACTTAATGATATATATATATATTATATTTTTATATTTTAAAAAATTAATCATATTAAATTAAAAATTATTACTTTTACTAAGAATGAAAAAAGAAGAAAAAATAATAAAACCAAAATATAGTATTGATATTTCTATCCGAGAATATTATAGACGACATATCATTTTTTTTGAAAGAAAATTAAAAGAGTATAAAAACTCTATTGAACGAAATGTAAATATGAATGAATCTGTTTTAAAAGAAATGAAAATAATAGAAGAAGTGTTAAGGCAAGAGAAATTAAAAAAAATTTTAGAATAAATAAGAGATTTATAAATATATTTATATTTTTGTGAAAGAAAACCACGAAATCTTCAGTTTCGTGGATGAATTTCACTCTTAGTATATATTAACCTTGCTGCTCAATATATTTCCTAATATTATCTGGGTTTGCATCACCTATTGAACACACAAAGTAACTATCAGACCAGAAAGTGTGTTCTTTCCAAAAATGTTGTTGTAAATAATTTGGATATAGATGCCAGATATTAATAGTTGAAATTTGTTTTAATCTTCTCACAATTGAAGTTAATGATAATTTCGGTGGATAACATATTAAGAAATGAATATATAATTCTTATCAGTTTCCATTACTTCAATATCAAAATCAGATTTCGTTGATATATCTAACATAATTTGTTTCATGTGCATATCCAAAGAACCAAATAACAGATGTTTCCTGTATTTACATACAAATATTAAATGACATTTAATTATATACTTTGAGTGGTTTTCTCTGTAATACTTAGACATAATTGAAAATATTTACTAAATTTGACAACTTTTTGTAAATATATACATATAATAAGTTATGAAGGTTATAAAAAAGACATATAAATTTGAATTAAAACCAACCAAACAACAAGAAATTTTGTTGAATAAACATTTTGGTTGTAATAGATTCATTTTTAATTATTTTTTAAACCAGAGAAAAGATGAATATTTAAAAGGTAATAAGACTTTAAATTATTATAAACAAGCAGAATATTTAACTGAACTTAAAAAGAAAGAAGAATATATTTGGCTAAAAGAAGTTAATAGTCAATCATTACAACATTCTTTAAGACACCTTGATACAGCATATATTAATTTCTTTAAAAAGTTAGCCCAGTTTCCAAGATTCAAATCCAGAAAAGATAAGAATTCGTTCCATATCCCTCAACACATTGAACTAATAGATAAAAAGGTATTCTTACCCAAATTTAAAGAAGGTATTAAAGTAAATCAGAAGAACGTTGAAATAACAAATATAAGAAACTGCACCATTTCAAAAACACCAGTAGGTAAATATTACATAAGCTTTCTTTGTGAAGTTGAATATCAACCGAAAGAAAAGACAGGGAAGTCGGTAGGTATTGATTTGGGTTTAAAAGATTTTGTAATAACATCAGATGATAATAAATTTGAAAATCATAAATACACAATTAAATATCAAAAGAAATTAAAGAGAGAGCAACAACATTTAAGTAGGAAAAAAAAGGGAAGTAATAATAAAAATAAAGAAAGAATTAAAGTAGCAAGAATTCATGAGAAGATAGTCAATTCTCGGAATGATATGCTGCATAAAGTAAGTACCCGTTTAATCAGTCATTACGATATTATTTGTTGTGAAGATTTGAATATTAAAGGTATGTTAAAAAATGATAAACTAAGTAAATCAATATCCGATGTGTCTTGGGGGGCATTTTTAACATATTTAAAATATAAATCTGACTGGAATGATAAGCAACTGGTAAAGATAAGCAGATGGTTTCCATCATCAAAAACATGTCATAAGTGTAAACATATATTACAAGACTTACCATTAAATATAAGACAATGGGAATGTCCGATATGTGGTCAGAAACATAATAGAGATTTAAATGCTGCTAAAAATATTGAAACAGAAGGTTTAAACCTTCTCTCGTCAGGAACTGGCGAGTACACCTATGGAGACGGAGGTTACGAAGTCTGCGAAGTAGGAAACCGCTAAATCTTTTAGTTTAGCGGTAGTTCATTTAAATTATATTTAATTTATATCCAGTAAAATATTTTAAATAATTAGAACAAGGAACACCATTACCATCTGTATCATTGTTTTTACCATTTGATGCTAAAAATCTTTTAACAGCATTTTGACCTACTAAATGAGATGCTGCTAACATACCAGATTCAGTAATTTCAACACCATTTATAGTTTGTCCGATATATTTGTAATAATTTCTTAAATAATATTTATTTTTCTTTAATAATTTTATAACATCTTTATTTTGTTCTTCTTTTGAATAAATATCTGGATTATTAATAAATTCATCAGAATCTATTGGTTGTTTTCCAATATCAGCAAATGCATATTTTCCAAATTGATATTGACCAACATATCCTTTTTTAGCACTTTTCCAATTATTACTGGATTCTCTAAATGATAATTTATCAAGAAATTCTAATGTTTCATCTGAAACAGCATCATTATAATTTATATTAGGTTGTGGTTCTATACCAGCCAATAATAAATCATTTATATAACTATTTATTTTTATATTATGAAAATCAATAGATTTAATTTCGGAAGATGATATTTTTATCATTGTTAATGATAAAATGAATATAATTAATATTCTTTTATTCGTTAATGATGAATTAAATATTTTACTAATGGAGTATTTTAAAAAATTTTTTATTTGAGCTTTAGTTTTTAAATTAAAGAAAATATTTTTAATTTTTTCTTTTAGAAATTCAATTGAATTATTTCCTTCTAAAACAAAGTCGAAATCATTAAATTGGATTGATAATGATATATCATTATGTATTTCTTCATTAAATGATTTCCAATTATGAATATATGTCATAAAAAAATAATTTTTGTTTTATATATTATTTTTGTCATATTAAAATAAATATATAAATAAGCAAAAACATTATGTTGATTGAATGTTATTATTTGAAAGCCCTTATTTTATAGGGCTTTTTCATTTATAATTTATTTTAATAAAACAAAACGTAAAAATAGTTATATAAAAACATAACATCTAAAAATAAAAAATTCTGAATGGCTAAGAAAAAGAAGATTGAAGAACAGTATAAGAAACTTTCACAGAGAGAACATGTACTACAACGTAGCGATACTTATATTGGTTCTATAAATTCTGAAAGAAGATTAGTGTTTACAGTTGATGATATAAACAATTTTGAAAATTTAAAAATTGTCAAGAAAGAAATAAATTATAATGCTGGTTTAATAAAAATATTTGATGAAATTATTACTAATGCATCTGATCATAGTGTTAAAACTGGTCGTGTTAAAGTAATTAAGGTTGAAATAGAAAATAACCGAATATCCGTTTGGAATGATGGTGATGGTATACCTGTTGTAATACATAAGGACGAAAAAGTATATGTTCCTGAATTAATTTTTGGTCATCTTTTAACTGGCGAAAATTATGATGATACAGAACAACGTATTGGGGGTGGGCGTAATGGAATTGGTTCTAAGGCATGTAATATATTCTCCAAAGAGTTCATGGTTGAAACTGCCGATGGAAAAAATTATTATAAACAAGTATTCACCGATAATTTATCAACAGATAAAAAGGGTAAATTACCAAAACCTCATATCAGAGCAACTTCTAAGAAGTTTACCAAAATATCTTTTTTACCAGATTATGAACGGTTTGGGTTCACTGAATTAACTGATGATATCAAATCCGTAATGATAAAAAGAACCATTGATATAGCTGCTTATAATCCGAATGTCAAAGTATATTTTAATAATAACTTGATTAATATTAAAACTTTTAAAGATTATATGAAATTGTTCATGCCAGATGATCAAGAAATTATTTATGAAAAAATAAATGATTTCTGGGAAGTTGGTATTATGAAAACATCAACTGATTCATTCGAACAAATTTCATTAGTTAATGGATTAGCAACCTTACAAGGGGGAACACATGTTAATTATATTATAAATCAAATTACAAGTAAATTAAAAGTTTCTCTTTCAAGAGGAAATAAGTTTGAAATAAACCCTAATGATATTAAGTCAAAAATATTTTTATTTTTAAATTCAAAAATTTTTAATCCAGAATTTGATAGTCAGGTTAAAGAAATATTAAATACAAAAGTGTCAACTTTTAAAGACGTTGAAATTTCTGATAATTTTATTAAGAAAATACTGAAATCTGATATTACTCAGGAAATTTTAGATTATATTGAACTTAAAGAACAATTAGCTTTAAAAAAATCAGTTCAGAATAAAAATAATAAAACACCAAAAGTTCAAAAATTAGTAGATGCTAATAAAGCTGGCACAAAAGAATCAGATAAATGTTTTCTATTTATTACTGAAGGTGATAGTGCATCAAGTTTTGCAGTATCTGGGTTTAAATATACAGGTAGAGATTACTATGGGTCTTTTCCAATAAAAGGAAAGCCGATAAATGTTCGTGATATATCTATTTCAAAATTAAAACAAAACGAAGAACTTTCTAATATAGCACAAATATTGGGATTGGAATATGGTAAAAAATATACTGATACTTCGTCATTAAGGTATGGTAAACTGGTATTAATGACGGATGCCGATTGTGATGGGTATCACATCAAAGGTTTGATTTTAAATTACATAGAAATGTTCTTTCCTTCTCTATTGAATAATTTTATGTATGAGTTTATAACCCCTATATTAAGAATAACAAAAAATGGCAAGCATAAGTATTTTTATAAAATAAAAGATTATGATAAATGGAAAGATACTAATGATTTAACGGGTTATACTATAAAACATTTTAAAGGTTTGGGTACTCTTAGTAAGGATGAAGTTAAAATGGTTTTTGAAAATATAGATAAACATTTAATTAAATTTCATTATACTAATCCAGAAAAAACAAAAGATGTAATTGATTTAGCTTTTAGAAAAAACAGGGCTGACGATAGAAAAAAATGGATGGGTGAATATGATATCAACAATAATTTTGATAAGTTATCCCAAAAGACCACTTATGAAAGTTTTATGAATAATGAATTTATAGAATATTCTCTTTTTGATGTTGTGCGTAACGTTCCTAATATTATGGATGGTTTGAAACCCAGTCAAAGAAAAATATTATACACATTATTAAAATTAAACAAAAGTGGTGAAATTAATGTTGGAGAATTATTTGGGTATGTTAAGTCCATTGCTATTTACAATCATGGCCCACAATCATTAGAAGAAGCTATAATAACTATGGCGCAAGATTTCGTGGGTTCGAATAATTTGCCATTAATAGAACCTATTGGTAGTTTTGGAACACGGTTACATGGTGGTGAAGATAGTGCTGCTGCAAGATATATTCATACTGAATTAAGACAAATAACAAAAACAATATTCAAAGACTCTGATAAAGAACTTTTAAATTATTTAGAATCGGATGGTAAAATAGTTGAACCACAATATTATATCCCTTGTATATGTTTAATACTTGTGAACGGGTGTAATGGGATAGGCACGGGTTTTTCAACAACTATACCTAAATTTAATATAAACGATTTGATTGTTTATTTAGAAAATAAATTAAAAGATAAGAAAAAAAATATAACCCTAACACCTTTTTATAATAAATTTAAAGGTAAAATCCAATATGATGAAGCTGTTGATAATTGTATCACAACTGGTATTATAAATAGAATTAACGATAATCAATTAAATATTACTGAATTACCAGTTGGTACTTGGAATGAAAATTACTATAATTTTTTAGATAAATTGATTGATAATAAAATCATTAAAAATTATATTAAAAAATGTAATGATGATGACGTTAATATAATAATCAATTTATCAAAAGAATATCCAATAAAAGATGATAAATTATATGATTTATTTCAATTAACATCGAGGATAAATATGTCTAATATGCATTTATTTGATATAAATAGTAAAATAAAAAAATATGATACTGTATATGATATAATTAATGAATTTTATATTAACCGTTTACCTTTTTATGAACAACGTAGGCAGAATATAATTGGAAAAATAAACAAGGATATCCAAATATTAACAAACAGATGTAATTTTATTGATTTGATTATTAATAATAAAATTTTGATATCTAATAAGAATAAAGAATATATTGAACAAGAGTGTGAAAATAATAAGCTTGATAAGTTAGATAATTCTTATGATTACTTGTTAAACATGGTTATATATTCACTATCTAAAGAAAAATATGATAATTTAAAAAACCAATTATCGGATAAATTAAAAGATTTAGAAGAATATTCTAAAAAAACTATACAAGAAATTTGGTTGGGTGATTTATCAGAATTGAAAAGGGAAATTAAAAAATTAAATTAATAAATGCCATCAAAAATATTACAAGAAGTAGCAGAAGTAAATGTTTTAAATAAATGTAAAGAAAAAAATTATATTTTATTAAAACCATATTTTCATGATAATGGGAATTCGAGAATAAATTTAAAATGTAAAATTGATGGGTATGAATGGAATATATCTTATAAAAATTTTATGAGAAATGTTGGGTGTCCAAAGTGTGGTGGTTCGTTAAAGTTGACACAGGAAGTAGCAGAAGGAAAAATTTTAACTAAATGTAAAGAAAAAAATTATACATTATTACAGCCATATATTCATGAAAATGTTGATTCAAAAATATATTTAAAATGCGATATTGATGAATATGAATGGGTTTCAAGTTATAAAAATTTTATAAATAAAGATAGAAATTGTCATAAATGCAGTGGTAAATTAAAATTAACACAAGAAGAAACTGAACTTAAAATTTTAACTAAATGTAAAGAAAAAAATTATACATTATTACAGCCATATATTCATGAAAATATTGATTCAAGAATTTATTTAAAATGTGATATTGATGGATATGAATGGAATATATCTTATGATAATTTTATAAATTTAAAACAGGGTTGTCCAAAATGTGGCGGTAAGTTAAAATTATCATCTGAATATACAAATATGAAAATTTACAATAAATGTAAAGAAAAAAAGTATACTTTATTATATCCGTATATTCATGAAAATGTTGATTCAAAAATATATTTAAAATGTGATATTGATGGGTATGAATGGATAGCAACTTATGATAATTTTATAAATCAAAACACAAATTGTCCAAAATGCGCTGGGTGTGTATTAACTTATGAAGATTTTAAATTAAACTCAAATAAAGTTCATGGGGTTTTTTATGATTATTCTGAATTTATTTATATAAACAATACTACCAAAAGTGTTATTATATGCCCAATACATGGAAAATTTAAACAATCTTCTAATATTCATCTACGTGGTTGTGGTTGTAAAAAATGTGGTGATATAAAAAGGATTAAAACTAATATAGAAAAATTTGGTTTTAAAAACCCATTTCAATCTGTGGAAATAAAAAATAAGATAAGAAAAACAAATGAATTAAACAACGTTTGGGTATTGGAAGAAAATATATCAAAATTTAGAAAATATAGAAATTCGAACAATACGTATATTAAGAAAATTAAAAAACAACTAATAAACGATTGGGACGGATATGATTATTATGATGATTATTACATCAAAAATAATTTTTCATTTCACCCTACAAGTAAATTATATCCAACTATTGACCATAAAAAATCTTTATTTGAATGTTTTATAGAAGGTATTAGTATAGAGGAAGCATCTAATCCGAATAATTTATGTTGGACTAAAAAATATTTAAATAGTTCAAAAGGAAATAAAATAGAAGAAGAATTTAAAAATAATATTAAAAAATTAGGATATTAAATTTATTTTTCATATTTTCACATTCTCAAATATTAGTATAAGCTGGTATTAACTGGGTATTACTACCCTTAAAAAGTAAAAACATGAATGATAGAACAAATTTGTTCTCACTTCGCTCGTATCTAAGCGAAAACGGTTATTCGCAAATCGCAATAACCAAGTTACTAACCTTTCTTCTTGCTCTTATGGAGAAACAATATTATCAGTTTGATGATGGTGTGGTTTTATCAGTTTTTGGTGTTAATCCTTATGTTAAGATTAATCCTAAATCTGTAAGAGTTAGATTATACACTAATGGTGTTCGGGATGAAATAATTATTTCACACCCTGATAATAAATTTTGTGATAAAGACATTATTGTGGTTGGTTCACATTTATTTTTTAAAACGCCAATAGGTCAGAAAATTGAAAATTCTAAAATTGGTGAGTTAAAAAAGTATAATATTGCTTTTTAATAAAATCAATAATTAAAAAAAGGCGTGAATTTCACGCCTTTTTTATTCAGAAAACTTTTTAACTTTTGACCAATCATCGGGTACGATAAAAGAGTGTTGATCGGCTTGTAAATATAAGGATATTCCTTTTATACCATTTTCTTTAACTATCTCACCCGATAATTCTTGTAATCTTAATGGGTATCCAGTTTCTACGGTATAGACAACAGGTGTTCCAAGTTCAAAACGAGAACTATCGTCTGTTAATGATTCGAATGTTTTTATATATTTTCTCATAAATTACATATTTTCTTCTTGAACATCAGTAAGATATTGCTGATATTTTGGATTGATTGTAATATTTAGTTTTTTAGCGATATTTGGATAATGCATTAAATCACCATTACTTTCAGCATTGAATAATTCATCAGCTTCAATAATATCTTTAATTTCAACTTCTGGAGTTTCAATAACATCACCTTTTAAACCTCTATAATATATGTCATATACTGTAATATCATCTGCATCTTGTCTTGGTTCGGAAACTACTAAACCTACTAAACCACGCATACCCATGTCTTTTGCCCAAACCAAATCACCAATCTGTAACTTTGATGTATTATCACTATTATGTATTTGAAATTCTTCGAATAATTTTAAATGTTTCATATAAACAATTATTTTTTTGTATATATTAATAAAATTAATATTTTTTTATTATTTTTATCCCAGTTTTAAATAAAATTAAATGAACACCAAACTCGAAAAAACAAATTTATTAACAGTTGAAGATATTGATTTATTACGAAAACAAGAAAATTTATATTGGAAATCATCAAAAGTTAATAAAAAATGGTATCGAAAAATATATGGTGGAACGTGGAAATGTTTCAATTTGTGTAATGATACACGAAATTCTCGAATATGTGTGGTCTGGACAAAAATGGATAATGATTGTTGGAATAATAAAAAAATTATAACTGTTGAAAGTTATCCTGTTACTAATGTTGATACCAGAAAAAAATTTTATATACAACTTTTTAGAAATATATTACGTATAAATTACCCAAAAAAATAATATGTCATATAATATTAGAACACACGGGGATTTCAATAAATATTATGATACTGAGACAAAGAAAAATATTTGGGTATTGGGATATTTTGGTGGTGGTGCTGTTAATATTATTGATGCCTATAAAGTATCCGTGCAATTTGCTAAATCAGTAGGAGTTCCATTGGAAACTATTAAAATAGATGAAATTTTAAATTCAAGTAGACATAAAGGATTTAAATTTTTATTTTCAGATGTTGATAATCAAACACCAGAATCTGATTCATATCAAATGAAAGGTGTTTATGCGTGGTTAAGAGACTAATTTTTAAATAATAAATATATCATGGAAGAAAAACTAATAGGTAAAATTAAAACGACCAGTATTCAGAAAATATTAGGTACTGTTATAACATTTATTACGGATGATAATGTTATTAGAGATAACAAAGTTAAAGTCGTTTTTGAAACTAAAACTCATTATTTTAATGTGGAAAATATTCAAATAACTGATGATAATAAACTTCTGGTTGAGGCTAACGAAGTTGGTTATTGGGCAACAAAATTTGATAGAGACCCTAAATTCGATTTACGATCATTAACAGGGTTTGATATATCACTCATTGAAGATAAAACGTTATTATCGAAAATTGATGATATGTCCTGTTGGTGTTAATAAATTCTTAAAAAATAAAATTTAATTATGAAAATTATTATAAGTATATTTTTTTTATTATTCCTAACTACACCAGACCCATCTAAAACAAACCATAAAGCAACCGAAAAGTCATTGGATGGGAAACATGATATAAATGTATATTATACTACATATTATGAAGGTGATAATAGTTGTTGGATTGTATTAAAAGATGGTCGTAAAGATGCATCTGGTGTAATATTATCTGGTGTTCATTGTTCAAAGTGTGGTGAATATGCAGATAATCCGATGAGATTATTGACTTTTACAAGAGATGATGAAATTCCAAGATGTTTATATTCTGGTCTTAAATGTAAACACAGAAGTGTGGTATGGAATGATAGAGTTTATTTCGAATAATTATTAAAATATGTTAAATAATTTTTTTATAATATTTTAATGATTATTTTTGAAACTTTAAAAATTACTTTACGTAACAATAACAAAAAATAAAGTTCTTTTAAATTTTGTAAAAACGGTTTGTAGCTCAGTTGGTTCAGAGCGCACACATCAGTCTTAGCGGATTGGACAGATGAAATAGCCTAATTATATTATTAAGGGTGGAGTTGGTGAGTAATTGACACGGACAAATCCCAGAATATGTAAGGTGGTTATTTCAGATGTTACTTGTGTGAGGTCGGATGTTCGACTCGTCCCAAACTGAAGTAATCAAAGTTAAACTACCTGCTCGTGGTGATTACTGCACAATCAAATGATTGACTAAATGTTTAATAATAAAGATATGGAAAAAACCATCAGAAAAACGAGTATAAATGTTGTGAAGCAAATTCTCAACGAATGTCGTTTTTCTGGTGGTTTTGACTGTATATCTATTTTAGAACCCTCTGCTGGTTCTGGTGATTTAATCGATGGTATAATCCAATATAATACATTTTACGACTTTAACATCGATTGTATCGAATTAAATCAGGAATTAAGAAATCAATTAAAACAAAAAGGTTATAATGTTGTTGGTGAGGATTTTTTTAAATTTGTCACTGAAAAACGTTATGATTATATTATTGCTTGTCCGAATTTTAAGGATAATATTGATGTTGAACACATCATGCATATGTATAAATTTTTGAAGGTCGGTGGTAGTATAGTTTCTTTGACACACCCAACATGGACAATTAAGAATTCGGAACATCAGGTTCGATTCAGAAAATGGTTAGAAGATAAAAATTATTATCTGAAAATGTTGACTGATTATTCTTTTGTTGAGGAATATAAGTCACAACCATTTATGATTATTAAAATTATTAAATGAAAAAACCCATATGATAACTGAATATAATAAATTTAGGATTGATAAAATGAAAACACCAAATGATGGTAATAGAACATTATTTGAATCAATAGTTCATGTTGAAGTTATTAAAGCTTTAGAAGATTGGATAACACTTAATGTGGATAACTGTGTATTAATTGGTGGCATTGCATTATCATATTATGTTACACCTCGAATGACACAAGATGTTGATATGTTATTTTTAACAAAAAATGATATACCATTATCATTAAAGGGATTTAAAAAAACTCGGAATGGTGCATTTCAGCATAATAAGACTCATGTTGAAGTTGAAGTTATTACACCACAATCCATAAATCTTAGAGATGATTTAGCAAAACAGATTTTTAAAACCGCCATTAAAAATAATAACATTTGTGTTGCATCACCAGAAGGTTTAATTTTTTCTAAATTAGGTAGATTTAGTAAACAAGACCAAGCAGATATTGAGAATATATTATTTTCTCAAAAAATAGATTTATCTAATTTTAATTTAACAGAAGAAGAATTAGAAAAATTCAACAAATTAAAAGAAGAAACTATTATATTAATGAAAAAATTAAAAATGAAGAAGATTAATTAAAAATGAAAAAACTAATAGTATATAAAGACCACGAAAAACATCTATTTGGAAAGATTTTCCAGATAAGAATAAAAGAGGCTTTGGGTCGTCCAGAGTGTCCTTATTTATATCGCTGGTCTTTAATATTTTTTGGTTTTACTATCAGACTTCATCATTGGCTCAGATCAGATGACAGAAGATTTTTTCATGACCATTCCTGTGATTTAATATCAATTATTATAAAGGGTTATTATTATAATGTGATGCCCGATGAAAACGGAAACCCAGTAAGATATAAAGCGGTTGCGTGGAAACCTCGTAGGATGAAAGCTGAACAAAAGCATTATCTTGACATTCCTAAAGGTGGTGCATGGACTATATTACTTTGTAGTCGTCCTTATCATAAATGGGGGTTTTATGTTAATGGACATAAATGGAGACCACTGAGATATTTTCATAAATATGGTATTATTCAAGATGAAAATTATAAATGAAATAAAAAATTATTTTTTCTCTAAAGATTTAATTTTTTCTTTTCTTATTTCTTTAAGGTCTGTGAGTTTTTTTAATATATTTTTAATTACTGTTATATTACTTTTACTACCGTTTTTATAAATATTTAATGAAAAATAAACGTTGTGTGCTGATTCGCTATAACTAAATTTCACTTCATAATTATCTCCATTATATTTAAATTCATAATCTTTATATAAATCGGTAAATTTGTTTTCGTTTGATCTTCTTTGGGAAGCTGATGTAGATGAGTGCCAGAAAAAAGAATGTTTATATTTTTCTGCACAAGTAATAGTATATTGTAATTTTGTTATTAATTCTTTGTTTTCTGTATTATATTTATTAATTGGAGTTGTAATATTTAATAAATCATTATGCAAAGATTCATTAAATTTTATAAAATTTTTCAATGTTTTCATATTATTTTATTATTTTATTTTTACTATATATTAAAAATATTTTTTGGACTTTATTTTTTTAACATATAATATAAAGTTTTTTTTTAAACTTTTTTATATTTTTTATAAAAGAATACCACGAAATCTTTAGTTTCGTGAATGAATTTCAAAAATTTAAAACAAAATCAAAACATTTTAATATATAAAATATGTTTTTATTTTAAGTTCTTTGATTTGTCTGTTTTTCAACTAAAAACTTAGTTAAAATAAAATCATAAAAGTAATAAAACCATCACTTAATATGTTGTTAGTCAGAGCCTATTAGAAATGAATATGTTTTTGAATTAAAAATTAATATCAGTTGGGATGACTGATTATGTGGAGATAAAATAAGACTTTAAGCTTTTTAGCTTTATATAAAGCACAGTCTGTGAATCATTTAAAGAGAAGAAACTATTAGTTTCTGAAATCACTAAATTTTTTGGTTTAGTGGTAGTTCATAATGAATTTAAAATGTAATGTAGAAGATGACCCAGATTTTACAGTTTAGAGGTGAGTATAAATTTTTATCGAATTTTTATCCAGTTGATATAGAATATGAAGGGATATTATATTCTTCAACTGAACACGCATATCAGGCTTGTAAAACAACCAATGAAAACACTCGAATAATAGTTTCTAAAATGACAACCAAGTGTGCAAAAAGTTTTGGTAAAACAATAAAATATAGAGATGACTGGGCTGATGTTCGAGTACCATTGATGAAGAATTTATTAATGCTGAAGTTTCAAAAGGAAGAATTAAAACAAAAACTACTCGCCACTGGAGATGTTTTTATAGTCGAAGGTAATGATTGGGGTGATACGTTTTGGGGTGTTTGTAATGGTAGAGGTCACAATATGCTTGGAGTTTTATTAATGTATGTCAGATGGCACTATAAAACTTTATAATGTTTAATATAAAAATTAATAATAATTAACAAAATTTTTCGTTTTTTACAAAAATATTATATTTATATGATTAACCAATCAGATCATTTTTTAATAGATTCTAATAAAATTATATATGATAAACTTACAGAAAGAAAATATTATGTTTTATCTATAAATAACCATCAGGCAACTTTAAGACCAGTTGGAACAAGTAAGAAAAAATATTTTAGTATTCCAAATTTTTATGAGAGATTCACAGCAGATAAAAATGAAATACGGAGATTGAAGATAAAAAATATTTTGGATGATGATGAGTAATTATAATACATTTTATAATATATATACATACAAACAATATCAATATGATAAATGTGATGGAAATGTTGTTTATTTAATTGAAGATGGTTGTGAAAATGTTATACAAATAAATGTTGTTGAATTTCTCACATGTTACACAAATAGTATAAATGAAATTCGGAAAATTAAAATTGAAAAAATTTTAAAATGAAATATTTTAATTTTTCTAAATATTTTCTAAACAAAAACTATTTCAAGGAATATAAGAAAATAAAAACATTATGACAGATTTGTCTTGTTTAAGTATTGAATACTGTAAAAGGTTTTATGTTAGTGTTTTACCGTCCAGCTTAAATTTAAATGTTTTTCTGTTTGAAAAGTATATGATAGCTTTCCTGAATAAGGAAAGTGATAGTCTTGAAACTTATGTCGAGTGTGTCAATGAAACAGATTTTTCATTAAACATTAAAGATATAGGCACTATAAAAAGGAATCATATAAGAATAAACATATCCCAAAGTGAATTTGAGGTGATGTATGCGGTTTCAAAACCCAAAGTGATACATTATACCCAATATGCCTTAAATGACTCTAAAAATAATCTTATCTCGTTAATTAAGTATGATAATATAAACGAAAATATTATGGTTGTTGAATATCATAGTGATATGATATCAACCCAAAGTTATGTACCTGACCCTTGGTTTAAAAATGATGTAACCAATGATTACAGGTATAATCCGATTTTTTTATCAATAAATAAAAAGATTATTGGAGAAAAAATAATAAAATAAAAATGTTAATAGGTGTGAGTGGAAAAATTAGTATAGAGGATAATATTTTTATTGATAAATTTAAAAAAAAAAATAATTAAAATGAATAAAACAATAAAAAAACGACCCTATCTAATCGGTATTTCTGGTAAGATAGGGTCGGGTTAAATGGAAAAGATGCTTTTGCAGAACGAATTATTCAGTATTATGGGAGTCGTGGTGTAAAATTTGAAAATAAAAAATTTGCTTATGATTTAAAATTTATTGTATCCTATCTAACTGGTTTGTCAATGGATGATGTTATGTCCAGAGAAGGAAAATTAAAATATCTTCCAGAGTGGGGTATGACAGTTGGAGAAATGCAACAGAAAATAGGTACAGAAGCTATTAGAAATAATCTACATCATGATGCATGGGTTTTATCATTATTTTCAAAATATCATCCTGAATATGATAACTGGGTTGTATCAGATGTTCGGTTTTTAAATGAGGCTAATTATATTAAAAAAATGGGTGGATTATTGGTTAGATTAAATGGTGACCCAACCAGCCTGAGAGCAAATGACCAACGAGATATGAACCATGCGTCCGAGATTGAGTTAGATAACTATGAAGGGTTTGATTTAGTATTTGAAAATAAACCACCAATTGAAAATTTAGACCGAATCATATATGAGGTGGTTTTAAATATGAATAAATTATACGATACTATATGATAAATAGTGAAGTTGAAGAATTATTCCTCAAAAAAATAAGGAACTTACAAGAAGAATTCGATAATAAAATTTTGAAATTGAAGAAGGAATTTTATAACTCACAGATTAAATCTGATGAAAATAAATCGATACCTAAAATCGTGCCTGTGAATAATGAATCAAAATTTGTTAAAAAATCTACATTTAAAAATATTAGTAAAACATTTAACAATTTACAATTTGTAATAGAAAACACGGATTTGTATAATAATATGAAAGCTGAGTTCAATAAAGACGAGGACTTTGTTTCATATAATCATATTATGAGTTACTATTATGTTTATCCAATGAAACGTGACCATCTATTTCAAAAAATAGTTTTTGACCATTTTAATAGATTACCTGAATTTTTTAATAATAACGATTTATTGAATCTTAATTATAAACCTATACTCGATGGGATTGGTGTGAAAGTTATTGAAGGTAGACCTAATAGGAAGGAATATAAATATAAACCAATATCGTTCGGTGATTTAGAAAAAAAATTACAATATTATTATTCTACTAATAATAGGAAATGGTTCACTCGATATTGGAATCTAATAACGGGCGAATATATTGATAAATTTGATTATTTAAATTTAAAATATAAACCTATGTTAGAAGTTTTTAAATTATAAATATGGAAGATTGTTATCATTATAAAGAATTAATTAAGCATGTTAATTATTCATCACTTTATAAACCAGTAATTATTAATAAAGATGGTGAATATTATTTATTGGATGTTTTAAATTTTAATCCCGATACAATGAAGGTGTTTAAAATAGACATGAGTAAATTTGAATTAATAGAAGGTTCTAAAGAAATTATTCATTTAGCATATGTGAATGAAAAGAAATTTGAATATCTTAATATAGATAAATTATACCAGATATATCTTCAACAACAAAGAAAATATAAAATATTATCAATATATGAATAACATAATTATACTAAGACTTGATATACCAAGAGATTTATCATTGGATGAATATAACGAGAAGTTAGATTATTATAGAAAAATTCAATCTAAATTGAATGAAAAATCAGATGATACTATATTTGAAATTATTTTTGTCCCGTCAGATAAAAATAATATATCAGTTTTATATCCTAATATAACTTTGACTAAAAAGGAACTAATTAAAGTAATAGACGAGTAAAACAAGAATATTAGAACACTGAATGAACTGGATGAAGCCACAAAAGATAAACCAGAAATTAATAGACGTATTAAACAGGTTCTGAGAAAATTGAAAATATTAGAGATTTCTGATTTTTAATGCACGGACTTCTTTTTTTATTGTAGGTATTAATTCTTCTAACGTTTTTTCTTTTTTAATCATTCTGTATTGACCTTGGGAAATCTTAACCCATAATGAACTATAACGAATATTTGATTCAATTAACATTTCTCGGACACCTTCATTCTTTAAAATAAAAGAAACTGGACTTTCACAAGTAAAGCCCAGTTTATATAATTCGTATATATTTTCATCCATTATATACCCCTCTGAAGATTATATTTTTTGAGTATTTTATCTAAATTAGATTTAGCTTCATCTTTTGACACATTTAAGTCAAAATTTGATAATGCCAAGTAATTTGAAGATTGTGTTTCGAAACCATCTTTAGGTTCATTTTTACAACCAGAATCCAAGAAATCGACCACTGTTGAAATGCCTATATTATGAGCCATTGCTACCAAGCCACTGTTGGTTATATAATGTGTTCTTATAACTTTATTAGAATATTCATCAAATATATTTCTAACAATAGTGGTAGAGTCTTTTATTTCAATATAATGTTCAAATCGACTATTAAGAATTGCAATATAATAAATCATTGCAGCGTCTTGAAGTTCAGTATTATTTTTAAATTTATCCCATGATATGTGGTCTATTTCTAAACATATTCTACAAGCTTCCCCAAATTGGTATCTCCCCCAATATTGTGACCATAGTGTGTCACCATTTATTACTTCATTTGGTCGTCTTGCAGCATAGTTTGTAGCTGATTCAAATAAGCTTAATTCGTGAATAAACTGTTCTATATTTAAAAAGTTTATTTCATAAGGGGTTGGTACTTTAACTGGTACTTTGACTTCTATATATTGAACATTATTAGTAATAGAACTCAAAAAAGTAAAACCAATAACTATAAAAATAGCTATAATTAATTGATTAAACACGTTTTTAATTTTATGTGAAAATTTTTTCATTATATTTTTCATAAAAATATTAATTTGTTTAATTTACAAAAATAAATAATTTATTTAATATATACAACAAAATCAATTATTATAAAATGTCTATATTATTAAAAGAAACCAAATTCAGTCAGTTAGTAAATCCAGAAGCTGGTTATATATTATTTGGTATAGACAGTGAAACTGGTGATATTAAATTTGTTAATTCAATTGGAGAAGAAAAAAAAATATCTATTGATGTTGGTGGTGACATATCAGGCAACTCACAAGTAGTAGGGTCTGTTAGTGGTGGTACATATGGGTCATTTTATTTTGCAAATGGAGAAAATGTAACACCATCTGGTAATTATTCTCATGCACAAGGATTTCAATCTCTCGCAAGTGGTAATTATTCACATTCAGAGGGTATAAAAACAATAGCAAGTGGATTATATGCTCATTCACAAGGTCAATATACTGTTGCTGTTGGACAATCGAGTTTTAGTGGTGGTGTTGGTTCTTCTGCTTATTATGTTAATGCTACTGGTGCTGGTACAGTTAATTTATCTTCAACAGTTACTAAAACATCAGATATTATCGGTTATTATAGTGCTATTATTGGTGGTATTGATAATACAATAGGTAGTAGCACATCATCTGTTATAATCGGTGGTACATTGAACAATATAACAGGGACAAGTAAAAACGGAATTTTTGGTGGAAATAATAATAATATAGAAAACAACGTAATAAATTCAGTTATTATTGGTGGTGATTCTAATGGAATGGGAATATCAAACACATCTGTTGCTATAATTGGTGGTTTTAATAACTATATAAATACTTCTTGTACATATTCAGCTATAATTGGAGGTTCGGCATCTTCTATAAATTCAAGTTTAACAAATATTATATTATTAGGTGTAAATAATTATACGGCAGTTTATAGTAATGCAGTATATGTACCATCTTTAGTATTAACAAATTTATCTGCTGCACCAACAACAAATGGTGCAATAAGATTTAATGGTGCTAATTTTCAAGGATATAAGAATGGTTGGGTTACATTGGAAACACCAACAAATTATGTTTCAACAGATACCATACAAACAATAACTGGTGCAAAAACATTTAATACTGGTACTACCGTTTTTAATGCACCAGTTACAATTAATGCACCAATGACAATTAATGCACCAATGACAATTACTAATAATAGATATACAATTCGAAACCAAATGTATTATACTTTAATTACAAGTGCAGATGAAACTATAACACAAATTATAGATAATTCGTATTATTTTCATATATTTAATATAACTGTGAATGACTCTCATGTAAGTACAATCTATAATGTTGAATTAGATTCATACGCAATAGCAAATATGTCATTAACATCAATTGTGTTGTTTAATATTAGAACTGCTTTTTCATCTGTTTCATTACAAATAAACTTTAGAGATGATTTGAATAATGTATTAAAGACGTATACAATACCTTCTTTTAGTAATGATTTAAAAAGTATGGCATTCACAGTTGGATATATATACAGTGGTTCTATTATAAATAGATATATTATTACAGGTGGTTAAAAAATATAAGTATAATTATGAATCCTTTTACATATTTTGATAAAATATATTGTATTAATCTTTTAAAAGATACACAAAGAAAAGAAGATATGATATTACTGTTTGAAGAATTAGGTATAACCGATTTAGTAGAGTTTGTTGTTGGTATTGAAAATGAACATAGTATAATTGGTTGTAATAAATCAAGTGTTAATATTTTCAAAGATGCTAAAGCTAATAATTATAATAAAATAATTATATTCGAAGATGATATTATCACTGATGGTGATGTCATCACTAAACTTCAAAATTGTATATCTGATATAGAAAATGATTGGGATTTATTTTATCTTGGCGGTATTCCTCATAGAGTCGAATGGTTTGTAAATGAAGAAGAAGTTACAACAATGACAGAATATATGCAAAAAAAACATTATTTAAAATATAGTAATAATTTAGTTAAATTAAATGGTGGTAGAGTTACTTTAAGACATGCTGTTGCTTATAAGAGTACTACTTTTGATGATTTTATAAATAAATTTGAACATATTGAAATATATAAAAATATAATTATGGATGATATTGATAAATGGACTGTTAATTATTATCAACAACAATCGAATATAAAAACTTTCTTGGCGTGTCCTATGTTATTTCATCAGAAATATGTTTATAGTAATAATACGAAACAATATGTTGATATGGGTTTTTTTAATAGGGATTTATATAATGAATTATTAAAAATGAATCCATAATATTCAGATGAATCCAGATGTAATTTATTATCGTTCATTAGATTGTATAGAATTGGATATTACATATAAATGTAATTTAACTTGTAAAAATTGTAATAGAAGCTGTGATACTTTTAAATCAAACGAAGAAATGTCGATTGAGCAAATAAAAAAATTTATTGATGAAAGTATAGAGAAAAATAAAAAATGGAGAAGAATTAGAATATTAGGTGGTGAACCAACATTACATGATAATTTTTTAAAAATTTTTAATATAATATTATCTTATAAAAAAGAATATAATAAAAATCTTAAAATAGAGGTATCATCTAATAATCATAGTGAGTTTTCTAAAATGATATTAAAAAATGATGTTATAAAAAATAATTCACAAATAAATATAAGTAAAAAAACTGAATTTGAAATTAATAAATTTGTTAATATTTATATTTCACCAATAGATATTGAATATTTTGAAAAAGATAATTTCACATCAGGTTGTGTAATAAGTCAAAATTGTGGTATTGGATTAAATTTATACGGATATTATCCATGTCCAGTTGCTGGTAATATTGATAGATTTCTTGGTTTAGATAAAGGTAGAAAAGTATTACCATTAGATGATGATAATATGATTGATTTATATAAAATTTTTTGTAAGCATTGTGGATATTATAAATATAATAGACCCGAAAAAAACAAGGAAAACAAACCAATATTATATCAAGAAAAATTTAGTAAAACTTGGCAAAAAATATTTGAAAATTTTTTTGAAAATAAACCAAATCTAACAAAAATATATACTATAAAATAATAATATAAAATGTCATTAGCAAGTAGTGGTAATCTAAGTATTTTAACAACAGCAGGGAGTGGAAGAAATATATCACAAGAAGTTGATAGAAATTCAACAGCACCAAAACAATTATCTGGTTTATCATCACATGCGTTCACTACGAGTTTACCCATTAGTATGAGTAATTTTTATAATTTTACACAACCATATGTAAATTATGGTTCTGTTTCATATATTATTGATAATGCATCTCAAATTGATGCATACCGATCAATTAATATGTATACAAAAAATGCAGCATTGTGGAATATTGTAGTATATGGCTATTTATATTGTTTAGGTACAACACCATTAGGAAATTTGTGGTATAGTATAGATAATAATGATTGGATTAAATTTTTAGAATTAACAACTACTGGTAGTATTGAAATTAATAATACGATTAATGTATATAATTCTGATTCATTAAATGTTAGAATAAACATTTATGATAATGCGAGTTATATTTCTGGTAATATAAATATAATAAGTGTTACTGAACCATATACTTCGAGAGTTCCCTATATTGGTTCTACGAATATTTGGACAATTGGACTTTAAATTATTTTAAAAGTTTAATTAAATCTGTCATTAAAATAGATATTAATTTCTTACCTTCTATTTCAACATCTGGTATATTTTTAATTATTGAAAATTTATCATTACCATCTATTATCAAATTTGCTAAGTGTTCTTTTAATATGGTGTGGTGTGCATAATAATTTTTTAATTCAGATAAGAACTTTGTTAAATCAAAACCCTCTTTATTGTTATACTTAATCATTTTCAATTCATTGTCTTGATTTTCAACCATGATATACCAAATACTTTTTTTAGAAATTTTAACATTTTCTAAAAAGTTGTATGCGTGGGAAGCTTTTGTGTTTTTTGGAAATTTTGCGACTTTACCAAAAAAATTTACGTTCTTATCATTTGACATATATAAATATTATATATTTTATAGTATATATTTAAAACATCTGGGTGTGTTTTGGTGATTTTCATTTATTTTATAAATTTAAAATGTATTCTATATGTCCAGAGTTGAATATTTTTAGTTTTTTATAATCTTTATTGTTATTTTTATATTCATATCTATCTTTTATATACGAAAATGTGGGTTTCCATATTTGATTCACTTTGAAATCAATTGAAGATATTAAATCAGAATAACACCAATCTCTATCACACATATAAACAAAATTAGATATATTATATTTATTTATTATATTGTTCAAAAGAAAATAAACACAGTCATCCGTATTTAAATAATAACTGCTTGTAATATTGTTTATTGTGCATAAATTATCTTCAATATTTAAAGACATTATCAATATAATATTGTTTTTATATAATAACGAATAATTAATATTAGATTTTTTATATTTTTTTAAGTCATTGTTATTAATGAATTCTTTAATTATTTTTATATCATGTATTTCTTTAATAGTACAGTCAATAATGTTTATTTTATCATTCATATCGAAAATATTTAAAATTTTTGATTTTATAATATCTTTTTTATATAACCAATCATCTTCGTATATATGAATTAATCTGATATTCTTAGATAGACATTTTTCTGTTTTATTTAAATGATAATTATTATCTTTATATATATCACTATGCCAATATAAACCATTGAATTCAAATGCTAATTTATGACTCGGTATATAAACATCAAGTTCTTGTGGTTTAATAGAAGTTCTATCTTTGTGTATAAAATTTATATTTAATGATTCAATAAACATTATAAAATCTAATTCTAAACCAGAACTTAAATTATCAATCGGATTACAAATTGTGCATTTTATAGTTTTATATAATATTCTCTGATAATAATTATGTGTTGAAATGATGTATGTATGGTTTTTACCCGTATCACAATTAGCTTCAAAAACACCATTTGTATAAACAATTTTTATTATATCTTTATATTTATTTAATGTTTTATTTACATTTGTTGATAATGAACTACTTAAAATTTTATTTTTGATAATATCGTTTTGCATAGAATATTTATTACCATATTTATCAAGCATAGTATTAAAGGTTTTATTCATAACTTTTTCATTTTGTAACGAACATATATTACCATATTTATCAATATTAGTTTTTTGTATTTTGTTTAATATTGTTTCATTTTGAGTTAAATATTCGACACCATATTTATTAATATTAGTTTGTTTTATTTTATTTTTAATATTTTCATTTTTACATGGATGTGTGACATCGTATTTTTCTAAAAAATATTCTTTTCTTTTATCTTGAATTTCTTTTGAACTCATCACATTTTTCACTCCATATTTTTTAATATTTGTTTTTTCTTTTTCTTTTTGTACACAATTTTTACATAAATATTTATTATATTTTTTAAAAATTTTATGATATGAATGATTAAACACAACCTTATTTTTTAAACAATCATCGCAACACGCATGAATCTTCTCGTGTGAACCTACTGTTAAATCTGTTGTGTTTACTGATAATATATCACCTAACTTGCAAATATAACCTTTATTAATAAAATGTTGAATATTATTATATTGGATTTTTATATTAATTATTTCATTTATAATCATTTAGTTCCTATGGTTATTGTAATATCTTGGCACAGTATAGTTCCAAAAATTTCTTATAACTAACGTGGATTCAAACATCCAAACAGACATTTTTTCCAGTTTAGTTAGAAAATCATTTGTGATGTCATTACCGAATATATAATGAGATAAAGATTTCTTATATAAATTGTTTTCATAATCAAATCTCTTATCTGAATTAAAATCATGTCTGTGATTCAATTCATATAGTTCTTTGATATGGTTTTGTTCTTCAATCATAAAAATTTTGTTTTTTTTAATATATATATATATTAAAAATAAAAACAAAGTAAATATGAAAACATTCTCTCAATTTATAAATGAAAATAATAATGAATCTGAAAATGGTGAATTGATGTTCCGTGCTGCTACCAAGGGTGGAAAATATGCTATTGAAGTGTATAAAAAGAAAAATATGCATGGTGAATATTTTGATATAAAAGATACAACAAATGGTAGTACAAGAGGTATGGCTTCAAGAAATAGTTTGGAAGATGTTAGCCTTTATTTAGCAAATAATATATGGGGTGCAAAAGCGATAGATGGTATAAACTATATAATATCATTAGATAACATCGGTATCGATAGATATTTGAAAGAAATCGAAGAAATTGAAACTGTGACACACTCTCCAGAATTTAAACAATGGACAGCTAATATGGGTGAAGAAGAAATTAAAAATTTAGAAATAGAAGCTAAAGACTTTTATAAAACAAACCCAAATAAAGCTTCAATATTAAGAAGAAGATTTTTTGTTGATAAATTCAAAAATAATCAAAATGCGTCTTAAATTATTTGAACAGTTTAATAAGAAGTGGTATCATGGGTCTAAAGAATCTTTTTCCGATTTTAAATTAAAAAAAGGAACTCTTTTAGATTATAATTATATCGCTCCTGTGTTTTTAACATCTGATAAAGATTTTGCAGAGACACACGCTGGATTTAAAACACCACATATATATGAAATAGAAGTGTTGACAAATAAAATATTTGATTATAAAATATTACCGAATGGTTATGATTTATTTAGATTTTTAGAAAAAGGTATTAAAAAAGAAGATAATAAAGATTATATACTTGGTGAAAAATTATATTTTGATATTGAGAAAAAATTTGAAGATGTAGATAGGTATTATGGTGGAATTTGTTCGGGTGATTATAGTGAACTGGAACAAGTTTGGTTTTATGAATGGTTGAAGAAAAATGATTATGATGGTGCATATGTAAGGGAAACGGGTGTGGATAACTTATTTATTTTTGACCCTAACAAATTGCGAATATTAAAAACTATTAATTTATATGAAAACTAAATTCAAAGATTTTTTATTTGAAAAAAGAGTTGTTCGTGAAGAAAGAATTGAAATTTTAAGAAATGATAAATATATAGTTGTTGCTCCACTATCTGAAGAAGCCAGTTGTAAATATGGTGCATATACGAATTGGTGTACATCTGCACCACATTCAGGTGCGTGGTCAGATAATTATGTGAACGGAGAAAATCAAAACAAGTTAATTTATATCATACAGCGAAATTATAATATGTCTCCAGAGAATAAAGAAAAATCTGAGGAATACTATTATTTAAATAGAAAAATAGAAAATCAAGATTTTGATGATGAAGAAGATGAAGAAATAACCCAAGAAAAATGGGCTGATTTACACGATGATGAAGAATCATTAGACTTTTCTAAAATTGCAATTGAATATAATAAAAGAACTGGTGACTTTGTGATATGGAGTGCCAATAATATTCCAATATCAGAAACCAGATATTATAATATAGATAATTTACCAATCGATGATTATGTTATCGATAAGATAAAAGAATTTTGTAAAACGTAAAATATATTAATGAAACATATTAATAATTTCCATCAATTTAGAATAAACGAAAATATTCTTGTTAAAGATAATAAAATTAAAACTTATGAAAAATTACTCATAAATTCTGTGATATCTTTTATGAAAATAAAATTGAATTTTGATGCTAAGATAATTGTTAAAAAGAAACAATCAACAAATCTTCTTGGTGACATACAAATAAATGATAATTCAGTAAATAACAATAAGTTTACACTATTTTTTAACTCAAATCAAAGTTATATTCAAATAATTAAATCCCTTATACATGAATTAACACATATTAAACAGGTATCAAAAGGTGAGTTAAAACCATCTGGTGATTATAAATTTATAATATGGAAAGATAATTTTACAATGAATGTTAAAGAATATTATAAATTAGGTAAAGATATCGAAAAATATAAAAATTTACCTTGGGAATCTGAAGCTTATTCTAATATGAATATTTTTTATGATGAATATATTAATTCTAATCTATGGAAAGATTTGAAAGGTGTTGACAATAATTTAGATTTTATAATTGATAATATATAAAATTTTCAAAAATTCCGAAGTCTTTAGTTTCGTGAGATGATTTTTGATTAAAAATAAAAATATAGTAAACTTTTTCCAAAAATATAACTATAATAAAAGTGTTAAGAGCATATAAATATAGAATATATCCAAATCAAGAACAAGAAATTTTGATTAACAAACATTTTGGTTGTGTAAGGTGGGTGTATAATTATGCTCTTGACAAAAAGAATAGAGTATACCAAGAAGAAAACATCTCACTATCCAGATTTGATATTCAAAAAGATTTACCTTTATTAAAGAAGCAAGAAGAAACAAAGTGGTTAAAAGAAGTGAATAGTCAATCATTACAATATAGTTTAGAGAATCTTGATAATGCTTTCAATAAGTTTTTTCATGATAATAAAAATGGTGTTCTTGAAAAGAAGAAAAAACAATATATTTTCAGTAGAAAGTCTAAAGGTTTAGAAATTAATTTAGAAAGATTAAATTCAATTGGAAAGCCTAATTTCAAATCAAAGAAAAATCCTAAAAACAGTTTTGGCATACCAGCAAATACATTTGTTGATTTTGAAGAATCTAAGGTTTATTTACCAAAATTCAAAACTGGGATTAAAATAATCATTGATAGGAGGTTTGAAGGAATAACAAAGAATTCTACTATATCAAAAATAAATAATAAATATTATATTTCTATTTTAGTGCAAAATAATGATATAATACCTGTAAAGCCACCGATAAGTGAAAAACAAGCTATTGGTATTGATTTAGGTATTAAATCATTTTTAGTTACTTCAGATTGTTTGGTAATTGACAATCCTAAGTATTTAAAAGAGTCATTGAGAAGGTTGAAGATTAGACAGAAGAAACATTCTAAAAAATTAAAAGGTAGTATCAATATAAAGAAATCTATTAAAGTGATATCATCGACTCATGAAAAAATTTCAAACAAAAGGGTTGATTTCTTACATAAATTGTCAACTAATTTAATAAATAATAATGAGACTATATGTTTAGAAACTCTTAGTGTGTCTAATATGATAAAGAATCATAATTTAGCTCAATCAATATCTGATGTAAGTTGGTCAGAATTTGTTAGAATGCTAACTTATAAAGCTGAGTGGTACGGATGTAATATATTGAGAATTGGAACATTTGAACCAAGTTCTAAGATGTGTTCTTGTGGTCATATCAATAATAAATTAACTCTAAAAGATAGAGAATGGACTTGTATTAAATGTAACACTAAACATGATAGAGATATCAATGCAGCAAATAATATAAAGAAATTTGCTTTTGCAAAAATTAAAAATACGGTTGGGACGACCGAAATTCACGCCTTGCGAGATATGACTGAGGTTACGAGGTCAGCGCAGGAAACTACTAAGTCTTTAGCTTAGTGGTAGTTCAAAAATCAAAAGATTCGTTAATCATATTTTGAAAAATTTCTTTTTCTTGCTTCCTTTGTTCTATACCAATTTCATTTCCTTTTAGTCCAGAATCCATTAATTCTTGTCCTGATACTGTTAAATCATATTCAATGAATTTATCAGTAAATTTTTTATCCAGTTTATGTATATCAGAAAATTCTTTTATAATATTCGGGTCAATATCAAATTGGTTTTGTTTCTTTTTCATATCAAACACCTTATCGACATCATTGATATTATTATAAAATGTTAATAGAAAACAAATTATATTAGCATTATCCGATGAAAATTTAAATGTTCTAATCAAACGTTTATTAAATTCAGTATCTGGAGTATTATCCAGAAATAAATATGTATACATCTGAATTAAATCTAAACTATCAATGTTAATCACATCCTCATTAATAAGCATGTTTTTAAACATCTGATTCCACATTTTAAACTCAGTCAGATATTTGAGATATAGTTTCCAAGCAGGTAAATCATTTTTTTCGGATGCATATTCCCATATTTTAAAAATTTCTTCCAGTATTCTTTCTTGGGAAACATCTTCTTCAGGTGATAAACCGTTCAGACGGTTGTCCTTTTTTATAGCATTCGCTGTTTCATCATCAATTTTAAAACGTGAACGGGCTGAAAAACGAAAAACTCTCAAAATTCTAAGACGGTCTTCATTGAATCGTTCCATTGGATTACCGACAGCTCGTATAATACCATTTTTAATATCTTCTATACCACCAACTAAATCTATTATTTCTTTTTTACCAATATCATAAAATAACGCATTCTGAGTTATGTCCCTTCTTAAAACATCATCTTTAATAGTGATATGAGAACCGATTTCAACTTTTTGATCATCGCCTTTATTTGAGCGTCCTTTTGAGATATCACGCCTGTAAGAAGCTACTTCATATCCCTTTGGTTCATCTTCGGTATACACTCTTATTACACCAAAATGTGCGCCCTGTAAATTTGTTCTGTAATTTTTTAAAATTTGTTTAGTCTCATCTGGTGATGCATCAGTTACTAAATCATAATCATGTGGTGTTTTACCCATTATATAATCACGGATACAACCCCCAACTAAAAAAAGTTTTTTACCAGCCTGAGTAAATAAATCGTGAAACTCTAATATATCTTCAGGTATGAACATTTCTTCTTTTGTATTATTATTCTCGCAAATATAGCATTTTATATTTGGATTTTTATTTTCATAAACATTAGAACCAGAACCATACATCAAGTTCATCTTTAAATCGTGTTTAGCAATAAAATATTCACTTGATATATATAAGGAATCAATATCAACATAAATCTTCATTACCACTGGTTCACCTCTGTGTAATCTCATTAAACCATATCTTCTTGATGTTTCATAATCTATCCCGAACCATGTACCAGATTTTAATTTACCAGATTTTTCTATTTTTCTATATGATGCTGGGTCTGTTCCATGATATAATTCCAAATATTTTCCATCCATTAAATAAAGATTTCTATCTTTTATAAATTTTAAAATGGATTCTTTGGTGTAGTCATGTTCTTCATTTACAATGAAATTTGAAAAACTAACAATATTTTCATTTTGTAATGATACAGAATTATCAATTATTTTAATTTGACTTGGTTCAAATACTGCATATTGATTATACATATTGTCTATTAAACCATCGTAACCCAATTTTATTAATTCATCTTTAATAAGATTTGGATTGTCATCCAAAATAGAAAAATAATTAAATTCCCCGCCAAATAAATCTCTCAATTTTTGAGCATCTGATGTGTTATTTATAATTAATGGATGTTCGATATTTAAATATGCCGATATAATATTTACTAAACCCCCACCTTTTTTCACCGCCTGTTTTGCGTATTTTAATGCAGTGTCTTTATAACGTGTGAAATATATTCCCGAACCAATATAATCACCACTCTTCTCATTTGTGTTTATCATATTTATATCGAAAATATCGAATTTATTATTTGTTCCATGATATACAATCAACGGTTTTTTATTAAAATCTATGACTTTTGTATTAACTAATGTGTCTATTGAAGTGTGGTTTTCGTATTCTGGTTTTTCTTTGGTATCAATTAATTCCACATCATTTGCACCCGCAGATAAATGAAGATATTCCCTTAGACGTTCCCACCCTTTTGTTGAATAACCAGATGTTTTCAATTTAAATTTATTTTCTTTGCAAAATTTTATCATTCTATCAATAATATATTTTGAATATCTCATTCCTTGGTGTTTATCATCGATGGAAATGTACTGTATCCAAAATAAACCTTGTTGATTATATGGATTTTCTTGTAATTTAGCTAATCCGATGATATCATCATCATCAAATAAGGTGACAAAATATGTTCTGGCTTTATATTTTTCATTGGGATCATAGTCCAAATGTGATGACCGAATATCAAAATAATGAAAATATTTTATTTTCTTATCAAAGTCATACGGTTCACCATAACTATATATGATATTAGATAGTTTTTCTTTATTTAATACTTCGGTTCTTATCATTTATATTACCATCTTTTTTTCTCATCATTTACCTTAAAATTTGTTATTTTATCTAAATTGTTTTCTGTTGGTAATGGGTCAAAATTGTATTTTTTCTTAATATTGTTTCTACCATCTGCCCAGTTATAATCTTCCTCACCATCTTTTTTTACACCATATATCACCCCACCCTTATCATTTGATGACCAAACATAATATGCGTGAACATTCCATTTAACTCCTTTATCATCTAACATATCATAAAAAGCTTCTTTAGTGTCGTGTGTAAATGCACCAACACTTAATGGGTTGTTAGTAGCTATGAGATAATCTTCATCAGTTACTATGATATCATCTTTTTGAAATTTATAATTCTCAGGTATTACAACAATATACTCTCTTTCTTTTCTACCACTTACATAATCTTCTTGGTCGAATAATTCATCGGTCAGTTCCGATGTTATTATATTTACTTTTGAAGTGTCAACTCGAAGAACAAATCCGTCTTTATTTGAAAAATATTTTGCGATAGGCATACTGGCAGTGAAAGAAAGATATTTACCATCAGTCAATTTATGTATACTATTTTTAAGTATATAATCAAAAAGTAAATCATATTTTTCTTGCATGGCTTTATTATGTTTCACTTTTAAATCTGAATGTGTTTTAGATAATTCTGACCATTCCTTACCGATAACCTTTTCAGCTTTTTGCCACATAGTTCCTCGGATTCCCCTATAAAGATATTTTGGTAATTTATGAGTTTTTTCTTTTAAACCTTTTTTCAAGACATAGTGATTGTAAAAAACATATAACCAAATATATTGAAGTATATTATTAACCTTTTTAATTGCTTCTTCTGACCTAACAGTAAAAGCGTCTGTCCCACCTATTGATACATATCGTTTCATTATTTCTTTATTTGAAAATCTATCTCGCTCGGTTTGTTTTGGGTCAGTGTTTTTTATTTTTTCCAAATCTCTCATACTACTTAATATTCCAAGACCACTTGTGGAATTATAATCTCCAAATACGTTTCTGGATTGAAATCCATTTGCGGATAGAATTAAAAATCTTGTTTGTGTTAATAAATCAGGAAATATATTTGTTCCTTTTTTTGGTATTTTATAATTTAGTTCAGCGACTGAGTGTAACAAACTTTTTGATACAGAATCTTTCCAATTCCATATCATATTTTCTTTTATTTTGTTATAGCGGTCAATATTCATACCCATTAAAGAAATCATTTCTTCAATTGAATTAAAATCTGTTGTGATTGTGTGTTTCAATTTCTCTTTGAAATCCGACCAATCGGTATATTGAATATTACCATTAAATTTTCCAAACATAGATTCATTTATTATGTGAAAATTATTAAAATTTGAAATGTGTTTCATTTAAAAACATTTTATTTTTTCTTTATATATTATTTTAATAAAAATAAAATGTTTGTTTAATTAAAATTCGGGGAATAACTCCTTTATTTTATTTACTCTTGTTCGTTTTAATTCTGGTAGCGTCCAAAATTTTGAATACTTTACATATTGAAAATCTAAATCGTTGATGATTTTATACATCCTATCTTCGAATTTAATATAATAATTATTAAATTTCGTTTTGTAAACATCAGATTCTTTATCATTGATAAGTATTGTATCATCCCAACCATATTCAAGTTCAACTTTTCTTCGAACGAGTATTAATTCTATATCATCTTCATCATATATTCTTGAAATTGGTTTAGTAGGCAATTTTTTATTAGTCATTTTTTTACCAGTAGATTCATAAAATAAATAATAAATAATTTCATTTACATGTTTATACACTCTGGTCTCTGACTGTTTATATTTATATTCAACATAACCAAGTTTTTCTAATTCTTTTAATATATTCAAACTGGATTTATTTTTATAATGAAAACCCAGACCACCTTTACTTTTTTTATTTAAAGTAAGAAGTTTACTGTATATCCTTCTATGTGAATCGGTAATTTCTATGTTTACTTTTCTACTCATGCTAATTCCCCTTCATCGAAAAACTTATTTAAAGTAGCAAGCCGTCTACCTATATTTGGTGTATTCCATAATTGTAAATCTGATTTTAAAGAGATATTATAAAGATTATTATATCTAAACCAAATATCTTGATAAAAAATATAACTACTCCCCTGAGTTGTTATTAATGACAAATATGATTTATTATTAATTAATAAAAATGAATCAGTTAAATATGAAAAACGCTTTCTATTCTTGTTTATATCATATGACACTTTCGTAAAAAAAAATTCCTTATTATCAATGTCATATAAAGTTAAATCTGTCATATTTTATTATATTATAAAACAAAAATAATAAGATATGATGGGTAAAAAAAATCCTGAAGAATAATTTGGACTCATATTTTTAAATATATAGATAAAAAATAACTATATATTATGAGGACGTTTTGGACTGACAATGAAATTAATTATTTAATTGAAAATTTTGAAAATAAAAGAACGGATGAGTTAGCCTTAGAAATGAATAGAAGTGTTAAAGGTATAAGTAAAAAAGCTACTGTTTTAAAGTTAAAAAAATCTAAAGAACATAAAAGTGAAATGATTGGATTGAGAAATAAAATAACTGGTCGAGATTTATGTTATGAAAATTTAAAAGAAATAGCACAAAAATATAAAGCGAGAGGCGAATTTCAACAGTTAGATAATTCAGCTTACACATCAGCAAGATTAATGGGTGTATTAGATGATATTTGTTCACATATGATAAGTCAAAGTTATAGTATACCACAATTATTGTTATTTGAAATATTAAAAATATTAATAAAAGATAAAATTATTTATAATAGTCGAAAAATAATTAGTCCATACGAATTAGATGTTTATATACCAAAATATAACTTAGCGTTTGAATATAATGGAAAAGCTTGGCATATAAATGATGAAAATGATATCATTAAAAAAATGAAATGTGTCGAAGAAGGTATTAAATTAATAATCATAAAGGAAAATAATAGAAAATATGTCGATGATATTAAAAAACAATTGGTTGATAATTTAGATTATATCAATAATTTTTGTAGTTTAAAATTAACAACTGAGAATATATTAGATATTGATGAAAACTATTTATATTTAAAAATAAAAGATAGTATTTTAGACGAAAATGATGTAAAACAAATAATTAGTAAATATAAAAATTTTCAAGAGTTTAGAGTCAATGAAGTTAGTTTATATGCCAGTTTGCTTAGAAAACGAGCGTTGAAACATTATACTAAAAATTTAATAAGAAAGCGTATCTTGTGGGATATGAATAAAGCGAAATGTGAAATATCAAAATATGAAAATTATTCGGATTTTTTGAAAAACTCACCAAATTGTTATCTTTATATTAAGAGACATAAATTAGAAGAATTATTAGAAAATTTGAAAAGAAATAATACAGTTTGGGATTTTTATAAAATTAAAGAATTAATAATAAGAAATGGTTATAACACGACATATAAAATAAAAAAGAATCATGCTGGTGCTTTTAAATATCTTAAAAAAAATAATTTAGTTTTAGAATGTAGAGAATTTATGAAAAAGAACCAGAATTAAATCTGGTTCTTTTATTATTTTTAATATTTATCCAAAATATCTTTTATTATTGGATTTCTAACAATATCTTCATTATCAAATTCAAAGAAACCTATTTTGTCTACTGATTTCAAACGCTCAAATGCATCATATAAACCACTTTCTTTAACATCTCTAAATCTATCAACTTGTTCCATATCACCTGATATTATAAACTTGGTATTATAACCAATACGAGTTAAAACAGTTTTCATTGATTTTTTTGTTGCGTTCTGAGCTTCTTCAAAAATCATTATGCAATTATCTAAGTTACAACCTCTTAGAAATCCAAGTGCTAATGGTTTAATTATACCTTTCTCAACCATCTGTTTTCGACTGTGTTCACCAATTATTTTATCTATTAAATAATATGTTGAAAAAAGATATTCAGAAAGTTTATCGTTAATATCTCCAGGTAATGCACCATAGCTCTCTTCTGATTCAACGGCTGGTGTAATAATATAAATTTTATCATACATATTATCTGGTCTTTGTAAAAGTTTTAAAGCTTCAATTATTGAAAGATATGATTTTCCAACACCCGCTGGCCCTTTACAAATAATAATTTCTTTTTCATCTATTAAATTAACAAAATCTTTTTGTTTTTTATTTTTACATTTCACAATTAATCTTTTTCCTATTAAAACCTCAGTTTTATGTTTGTTTGTTAATTCAATAACTTGTTCGCCATTTGTTAAAGTTTCAATGTCCCCACTAATTCTTGATTTTAACAAATTGCTGTTTAAAAACTGATAGTTGTTTTTACTGTTTTTCTTTGACATATTAGGATAATTGTTTTTTAATTCCGTTTTTATTGGAATAATTCACTTAAAAAGAAAAAGCACAGGATAACCATATTTTATATTTAATCCTGTTTTCAAACGAATTATTAGAAATAGTTTCGTTAAAACTTGGATTTTTATGGTATCTTGTGCTATCTCCATTAAATAAACTTTTAACTAAAAATTCTCTTTTCATAAATTACATATTTATATATTAACTACGGCAAAGAGGGTTTTTTCTATGTTTTTTTAAAATGATTTTTATAGTCATGATTATCAACAAAATATTTTTTATTAATATACATGTGATAAGAAATATATTTTATTTTTTCTTAAAATAATAAAAATATATGAATAAAAATATAATAGTAGGTAAATATTAGATAAGACTCTTCCTTAGAGATGCATATTTGCAAATGGAAGTTAGTGACATAAAGTTCATTGAAAACCTTGGAATTAGAATAATAGATGGTAATCCTATGATATTTATAAATCTTCAAATTATTCGAAGATTTAAAAACAATGAAATTTTTACAGATATTGAAACAAGTGGTGTATCAGATACTGAAAGAGAATTTATAATGAACTACCACTAAGCTAAAGACTTCGTGGTTCTCTTTCAATAAAAAATATAGAATTTATAAAAATGTATTAAAAAAGAAAAACCACTTTTATAAAAAGTGGTTTTTTCTACCTATCAACTATTAATTCCCACCTATCAATTTTCTGTTTTGTTTTCTGTGTTAAATTCCGTATTATTTATCCGAGTTTTATCATACAGTGATAAATAAATTTTTCTATCATCTTTTAAAATATTGACGATTTTAACACATATTTTGTCTCCTTGATTTAGATATTTTTTATATTTATTTAAATAATTTATTTGAATTAATCCAATTGTTTCATAATCTAATTTAACCAACGCACCGAATGGTTTCATAGCAACAACCTCACCGTCAAGTATCATCCCAATTTTAATGGTATCCCAAAGAGAATCTTCTAAAGTTTGAGTTAAAATGATTTTTTTGTTTTTTGTAATTTCTTTAATATAAAAAACCATTATTGTACCAGGTTTAATTTCCTGAATTTTTTCTATCCATTCAGGATTCACATTTGCTTTATGTATCATCCCTGTTAAACAATCTTCAAATTGTACAAAAACACCAAATGGTGTAGTACCAGTAACAACCCCTTCGTAAGATTTTTCAAAACTTAATTTATTCATCTTTTCTGGTATTAGTGTACGAAGATATTTCTTTCTACTCACAACATAAACACCTTTTTCTTGTTGTGTGGTTTCTAATAACACTTCAATTTGTTTACCAAGTAATATATTTGGATCATGCATTTTATTCACATCAGCTAAAGTATTTGGCATAAATGCACCCACTTTAATTTTATCAATTACTAATGTTAACATATAACCTGCTGGTATAATTTCGTTAACTGTTGCTATAATAGGAGTATTATCTTCGAAATATGTTTTGATTTTATTATCAACATTCATTCTAAGTAAATCCATAATAGAACCCCTAATCATATAAGTTGGTTTACTTTGAACTTCTTTTATTAAAACTTCAACAACATCACCCTCTTTAAAGGTAGATAGTGTTGACCAATCTGATAATTTATTTTCGATATATATTAAGTCCTTATAATTAAAATCGATTTGCATTTCTCTTTTGGTCATATATTTAATTTGACCTGACACTACCATTCCTACTTCGACTTTTTTATTAAACGAATTAAATCCTTCATACAATGATAATTTATACTCTTGATCTTTTGTTAATTTAATTTGATCTTTTAATTTAAAATTGAAAATGTGATTATTTTCGTTTGTGTAAGTTTCCCAATCAAAAACATCATCAATGGTTTCAATTTTTTGATTGTTTTTTTCATTTTCTATAAACATCTGTTTCATACTTTATGTTTTTAAATAAGGTTTTTATTTACTACTTGTAGTGTGATGTATATTGAAAGTTTTGTTTTTTCAGAAAAAAATTATATTCTATATTTAGTTTCTTTAATAGGTATATCAAAAATATTCTTTTCTACTTTAGTAGATTGGTCACCAACTTTCCAATAAATATCTATAAAGTTATATAAGAAGGTTATAGTGAATGGTTTTTCTGAAATATCCATGACATTATAGCTCAATCTGTTTTCAGATAATGATTTTAATAATACTTCTCTAAATACAATAGTGTATATAACGTCACCATATTTATCTATTATATCTAAATTTAATATTGGAATATATTCTTTATCATTATTTAAAATATATTCAGTTACTATTTCTAATAACATAAAATAGTTTATGTGGGAGTCTACACTTCTGAATGTCATATCCAGTTCTCTTGTAAAATTATCAAATATTGAAGTGGCATCTTTAAAATGAATTTCTTTACCTCTTTTTAATCGCTGTTGAACAGTATTAAATTGTATAGATGGAAATGTTATTTCTTTTATTGTACTATTAATATAGTCTAATACACTATCATATGGTATAAAATTTTTCTCCATGAATAATAACATTCGTTCTTCTGTTTCGGTCGGAATGAAGTCAGATGGAAATAAAAAAACAAATTGGTTATTTTGTGATGATAATCTCATTTATCATTTATTATTTTTAAAGAATATCTTTTAATTTTAAAATTGTGGTTTTTCCATCAACCAAATATTTTACAGTTGTTGCTGAATTTTTAACACTTTGTGTTTTGTTTAATTTGTTAAACTTTTCACTTATAGCAGTCGTCACTTGGTTTGTTGTTATTGTTGTGTTTGTTTTTACACTTTGATTTTGTCCGTCATATATATCAATTCGAATTACTTTAGTAATATATTCAGTTTTCTTTTCAATTGTGCTTACTGTTAATATATGTATAGAAGATAAAAAATAAACATAATCATTATATATCCATGTTTTTATGCCAAGTGATTTCAAAAATGTTTCGAAATTTATTTTGGAAGCTTTCTTTTTAATAAATATTATTAAGTTGAAATAATTTTTATTATTTTTTATTGTGTTATTGGAAGAAGTTAATGGTATATTAACTTTATTAAACTGAGAATCTTGAGTTACTTTTTTATCTAATTCTAATTTTTTTATTTTTTGATTTAACAAATTAATCGTTTGATTGAATTTCTTGTTTGTAGCATCTAATTGTTTTTTGTATAAATCAACACCGATACCTGTACCATCAGATGTTACTGTTGTCTTTTGTGTATTTTTTATATCAACAAATTTTATGTTTTCATAAAAATCATATTTTCCAGAATATAAAAGTGTTTTGGTATCATTGGCATAAAGTATTAAATAAAAATTTTTAAATTTCTTATCATATATGCTTTTTATAGCTGATATATCACTTTCCTTTATCTTATATACAATATCACCATTTTTAAAATCATTATCAGTAGATTGTGCATAATAATCCATTTCTATAGTTTTCGTATCTGATTTAAAAACTAATTTTAATTTAGCATTATTAGAAATAGAAAATAAATCATATGGAACATGTTCACCTGTTAAATTATCAACAGCCTTTGCTAATGTAAATTTAACAATATTATCAAACGGAGTTATAATAATATTTAATAATCCATTAGATTTATATTCGTTGTTTATAGATACTGTACTATTAACCAATAATTTATATTTATCATATAGAACTGGGTATGGTACTTTTGTTATATTTCCAGTATTATCAGCAACAACACTGTTTATTATAATGTTTTCTGGTTTGGCTTTATAAATTTTCGGTTTTAAAACTGTATTATCTAAATTTATTCTGGATAATATTTTACCATATTTAAATATATTTTTTGTCAATCCAATTGAAGCATATCGTTCTATTTGACTATTATTAACTAAATCTATAACATTCATTTGAACATCAATAGCTGCGGTTGTATTTGAATATCTTATGATTGGTCTATATAAAAGTTTTTGCGAAAAATTTTCAGTTACTTTAAACACTTGTGGATATCCACTTTGTATGTTTTCTTCAAATAATGTTATACTATATTCCAATTCAATTCTTTTTCCTTTTGATTCTAAATCTTCAATGAAATTATCCATATTTTCATTCGTACCTTTATAAATACCGTATATTTCAAAAAAATCTCCCTGTGTTGATTCTACAATATCAACACCCAATGATTGATATTCTGTTTGTTGTGGTACAGATGTTTCGTATAAATCACCTAATCTATAATAAAGAGTGTTGAGTACAATTTCTCCTGTTACTATATAAGAAAAATCAATAAAAATTGGTGCAGATTGACTTAAACCTGTTCCGTTTGTTAAATTATAATTTATAGTGTTGGGTATTACAGAATTTTGAGTGTCGTTTATAATTCTATCTTTTGCTATATGATAAATAGATGGAATTTCTAACGTTATACTTTTACCCCAAATTTTTTCATCGTAAACGAATGGTGTTTCTAAATCTATTTTACCAATATTATCATCAAGTGCTATATCATAATAAAATTTACTTACAGAATGCATGTTTTCGTTTGGATAATCTAATGTAAATATATTAAGATAAAACCCTCTATATGTGTTAAAAACAAAATTTATTGGAAAATACAATTTTATTTTATCGTGTGGTATTGGGTTTCCTGAATAATTTTGTTTTTTTAAAAAATTAAATTTTTCTGTATCAAATTGTGAATATTTTTTAATGATGTTATCAACACAAAATAACGAGTTGTCTTCATCATTAAGTGGAAGAAATGATGCATAATCTCTATTACCCAGATTTAAATTGGATAGTATAGAATAATTTTCATTTTTTATATTATTATCATTATATGTCCATTCAAGTAATACATTAATATCAAGTTTTATACGTTTAGTAATAGCCATTATTATATTTTAGTTTTTAATATATATTAAAATAGAAACATTTACCTTATATATTAAAAAATAAAACAATTCATTTTAATTTAATATATAATTAAAAATAAAAATAAAAATATGGCACTTTTAGTTTCATCTGGAATAACAATATTTGGAGATATTTCTTTGGATCATCTTTATATTAGATTAGATATCAATTTTATACAAACTGGTAATGAAATTTTAGTAACACCACATGTGTACTCAACCAAACAATCTTTTAAATCAAATAGAATTAATAATGAAATTTTTTTAATTGGCTTTGATCCGACATTATTTTATTATAAATATGAGATAGATGGTGATATGATACAACATGCACATAATCAATTTCTTGAATATATTAACACATATTTAATGAATATTATACCAGTTAATACTACAATAGTTATTGATTTAAATTAAAAATAATTATAATATTATGATAGTAAAGAAATTTGAAATATTTATAAATGAAAATTTGGCATCTATTTTTAATCGTACATGGACTTATATTGATGCTGTTAGTAGTTCATTGATTGATATAATAATGAGAGAAAATGGTGTATCTGAGAAAGATTTTACCAGAGTTGATGTCATTATGAAAAATGTTAAAACGTTGTTAACAACAAATGATGAAGCTAAAGAAATTATTGGTGAGTTTGAATCTGAAAATAAGAGAGTTGAATTTTGTGCTGAATATATTTATCATTATATTATAAATAAAAAATAAAAATATAAAATGTATTCGTTTGAAGCTTTTAATTTATTAGAAAAACGAAATAGATATCAAGAAAATAAAAATTCATTACACCTGAGTAGAAAAATATCTGATAAAATGAAAGAATTAATAGAACCTCTAATGAATACTGGTTCTAAAGTGAAAAATGGAATAGTTAGGGGTCTTAAAAAACCACAGGGTTTAGTTTCGAGAATGGACGGTGTTGGGTTGGGTGCGGACGATGATGGTTTTTTTGTTTATACACATCGTTCAACAAGTAAACGTTATGCTTCACCAGAAGAAATACCTGAAAAGGATATAAAATTTATAGAAAGTACAGGATGAAATATTTAATTTTATTCGAGGATTTTAAGAATCCAACTTCGAAAAAAATAACAACCGATTATAATTTTAAACCAGAAGATTTTATCGTCCTTGGTGATTTACTGAATGTTGGTAAAACAAAGGCTCTGGGATATTTACCTATTAATTATATAAATAATAGATATGGCAACCCAGATGAGGTTATAGATAATTTAGTGAAATATTCTAAAGAAAATGATATTATATTCAAAATTAAATCTGAATCAGAATCTAATGTTTCGTCAGGTTCTATATGGATGTATAATGAAAAAATGTTATCTGAAATATTAGAAAAGTATAAAGATATTTTATCTAAAGATGGTATTCCAATTATCCCAGATGAATTCGTAGAGTATGTAATTAAACACACGGTATATTTATGGGAACACCCTCAATCATTTGTTATTATAGCTTTAACATTTAACGATAAAAGGTTCAATGAGAATGATGTGTATGATTATTCTAAGATTAATGATTGGATGGTAATAAATATGAAAAGAGGCACTTTTAAAAAATTCGAAGCCTATGTTCATTCTAATTATAATGTGGATATGAGTAATCCTATCGATTTATTAAAGGAATATCCTGATTTATTTTATTCAGACCCAACACCCGAAATGTTGAAAGAATTTAATAAAATAATAAGTCCACATAAAAATCAATATCAACCAAATAGTAAACCAGTGAAATTGTATCACGGAACATCTGCTAATATAAATATATTGAAAGATGGACTATTAACAACTAAAAATAAAACTAAAAAATCTTTTCAATCTCAGACAGGATATGTTTATTTATCTATTTTTCCTGATATGGCTAAAACTTTTGGGGATATAGCTTATCCTTATGATGATATCGTTGTTTATGAAGTCGTAATTCCAGTTTATTTATTACAAGCTGATAAAGACCAATTATATAATAAAATATTACATGCTGGTATAAGTGTTGGGGATTCCTTAGCTGAAAGTGCATTATATGGACACGGTTTCAGAGTTAAAGGTGATATCCCACCTTATATGATTAGTGTTTATGAAAAATATCCAAGAAAAAAATGATATCGAAACAAGAAGGATTAGAAAGTTTAACGGATAGAGCAAGAGGTCATGGTTTTACATTTCAAAAGGATAGTAAGAATAATATTATTGTGTATCATGGTACGAGTAAGTTTGCTGCTAAACAAATAGAATCAACTAAACACTTTAAGGATGGATTCTTTTTCCATACTGATGAAGGTGATTTTAATAGTAAATTTGATAATGTTTGGAATTATGCAGCTATAAGAGCTGGACAAAGAGATGAAAAGGGGAATGGTGAAGTTTTAACGATGGTCGTTGACCCAAGATGTTTATTAATTAATGGTGCTGGTGAAACAGAGTCAGATGGTGACCTATATTTGGATACGGATGAAGTTTGGAAAACTAAAGAATATTTGAATAAAAATATAAAAGAAATTTCAAAGAACCCAGAACTAAAAACAATAGAAGATATTCAAAAAACCATTGATGATGATTTAAATATTACAATAACGGATAATTTTGCTGAGTGGTTACTACAAACAGTCAGACATTATCTTTTCAATAAGAAAATTGCTTTATATGGTGTTATTACTGCTATTTGTAGTGACTTAAACTATTTTTATGATATAAGTTATGATTATAAAGATTTTTTGGATGACCCAGACCCAGATATGATAGATGAAAATGATATGGATAAAATAAATACTTTTAAAGATTTTATAGGTACATGGGGGTATACAGATGAAAATTTTAAAGAATTGCAGAATGTTTTATATATGTTAAAAGATGATTTGAAAATAAATCATATCGCTAATGTGATAACAGAAAATTTAAAATATATAAAACGTTTTAAATATTTTAAAAATTAAAAGTCAGATTTCTCTGACCTTTTTCATTTTATTTATTAATTCTAACTGTTTCGATAGAATCGGATTTTATATTTTTTCTATACCCGACAACTACAACTTCATCCAGAAGTATATTGTTAGAATAAGTTGAAATTTTTCGTATAGTGTCATAATTTTCAACAGTTTGTTTCGATGTTGGGTCTTTTTAAACATATTAATTGTTAATAACAGCAAAATATTACTTTTTTAATTAGTGTTAGTCAGAAAATAATTATTATATTCTGTATAATTTTTATCTAAAATTAAAATGTAATTATATCCATGTTGTCTAACAGATTTTTCTTTTTCTAATATAATATCATAATCTCTATTATATAAATAAGAATTTTTAATTTCTACTATTAAATTTAATTCTGGTATATAGAAATCACTATGATATGTTTTTAATATATTATTTAAATGATATTTAAAACTAAGACCGTTTAATATTTTAAAACAATTGTAATAATTATTGAGAAAATCTAATTCGTATGAACCTTGATAATATAAATCTGTATCATTATACTTTTTTATTTTTAATGCAGATAATCTATTTTTATTAAAAAATTCTCTAATCTGTATTGTATATTCAACACCATATTTGACTAAATTTGATTTTTTTGTTTTATTTTTAATATCAGTCGATTGCATTGGGTAGTCAACACCATATTTATCATTATTTGTTTTTTTAATCTTTTGTTTTATTTTTTCATTTTGAAACACATTTTTATAGCCGTATATTTTCTCGTTTGTCTGTTCAGTTTTAATTTTTATATCTTTATTTTGTTGTGGGTTCTCAACACCTAAGTTTTTAATATTTGTTTTTTTAATTTTATCTTTTACACTTTTCATTTTAAATACATTCGTTGTATTATATTTTAATAAAAGAACAGATTCTCTCTTTTTATTTATACATTCTTTTTTATTACAAAAATAAGGTTCTGAATTATTTTTAGTACATTTATTGTACGCTTGGTATCTTACTAATTTTTCAGTTCTGCAATTATCACATTTCACTAAAATATTTTCATGTGAATTGATTTCTAATTTTTCAATTGAAATCTTTATTGTTTCTCCTATTTGAATGTTTTGTATATTAAATTTTTTACTTATATATGTTGATTTAACTTTATTGTGAATAATGATGTAGACAAAATTTGAAATTATCATAAATTTATAAAACTTTTTTAATAGATAAACCTATATATTAATAATTATAAGTTCGATAGATTTATATTAAAAAATAATTATTTATGAATGTCAAATTTAAAAGTTCTTGCGATTAATGTCGATAATGACGGTGTGGGATATTTTCGTGTGTTAGCACCTCACTCAATTTTAGATGAAGAAAATATTGATGTAGATATAAGAAATCTGAGTGACCACACACTCCCGTTATTAGATGAAAATTTTTTAAAACAGTATAATATTGTTTTTTATAATAAAAAAATCCCATTTTCGGATGATATAAAAAAAATTACATTTAAGAATATATTAAAGAAATATAATATTAAATTGATATTTGATATTGATGACCACTGGGAGTTAAACAGTAGTCACGTGAATTATAAAAGTTGGATTCAAAATAATGGTAAAGAGTCTGTGTTATCTGAATTAAAAGGTGCTGATTATGTTACCACTACTACACCTATTTTTGCCGAAGATATTAAAGAGATAAATTCAAATGTAATAGTGATGCCAAACGCTGTAAATTTAAAAGAATTACAGTGGTTGGATAAAAAAATACCATCCGATAAAATTAGATTTTTATGGGGTGGTGGTATTACACATCTACCAGATTTAAGATTACTACAACCATCTTTTAAAAAGTTTGATAAAGAATTTCTTGAAAAATGTCAAGTATATTTATGTGGGTTTGATTTAAGGATGAGAACCAAGGATGGTATGGCTAAAGCTGATTGGAGAAGTAATCAATGGACTTTTTTCGAAGATATATTTTCTAATGATTTAAAATATGTTAAAAACACTGAATATTTTCAGTGGTTGAGAAAATATGAAGATGGTGGTAGGGATACATATGGTGTTAATCCGAAATTCGTAAATGAATTCTACCAACGCAGATGGACTAAACCAATTTTATTATATTCAACTCAATATAATGAAGCTGATGTTGCTTTAGCACCGCTTAAATCAGGTTTGAAATTTAATTTCGTGAAAAGTGGTTTAAAGATAGTTGAAGCTGGCGCACACAAATGTCCAATAATAGCATCTAATTATGGTTCGTATGCACTGGATGATATTGAAGGAAAAAAAGATGGTAAACCAAAAGGTTTTTTAATTGATGAGAATGATAAAGAAGGATGGTATCAGAAAATGAAATGGTTTTCACAGAATCCAGAGGCGGTTAAAGAATACGGTGATAATTTATATGATTATGTAAAAGAAAAATATGATTTAAGAGTTGTAAATAAAAAACGTGCGGAGTTTTATAGAAGTATCGTTAAGTGAAATGGTTTTATTTTAATCTCGGAAAAGGAGATGGGGGTGCTGAATGGATGTGAATCCTACTTAAAGGCTTAAAACGGCTACCAACGGTAAATAACGAAATCCAATGAATAACAGACAGAGTGATGTGTTCATATGGAATAGAATATCCCTAAAATAAAACTTTTAAAAAAGAAAAATATGATTTGGAATTAAAACGTTGTACGAAATGTGGGAATGAATATCCTGCTACATTAGATTTTTTTGTAAAAAATATAAATTCTAAAGGTGGATTAAGGTGTCATTGTAAAGAATGTTATAATAAAGAGAAAAAAGAATATAGAGAAAAAAATGGTCGTAAATGGTATGAAGGTATTCTTTCATCCAGTCGAAAGAGAAGTTCTGATATAAATATGCCATATGAGATAAATTCTAAATTTATGATTGAATTAAAAGAATCACAAAATGGCATGTGTTATTGGTTTAATATACCGATAGATTTTACGATGCAAGATAAATTGAGAAGACCAAGCATCGATAGATTGGATAATTCAAAAGGTTATACTAAAAATAATGTTGTATTGACCACCCAGTTTGCTAATCTGGGACGACAATCTGAATCCGTAGTAAATTTTAGGCTATTCTTAGAAAAATATTTAAAAAATAATAGTATAGAATAATGAAACAGTATTTAGATTTAATGAAGAAAATAAAAGATGAACGTAAACAAAAATTGGACACGATTTTTGATAAAAATGAATTAATTTAAAATGTCTCTAACTGGAACAACGTGGGCGTGGGATAATAGTCATGCTGAAGAACTAATGCGTAAAGAAAAACTTCGCAAAGAACGAAAAGCTAAGATTGAGGATATTTTTGATTTAAAAAGGGTAAATAAATATAAAGAGAGTTGATTAACTCTCTTTTTTATTTTTGTTTTCAAAATCATGAATCATTTCGATGATTTTATATTTTAATTCTTCTTTTCTGACAGGTTTTCTCAATACATCATCTATTTGTTTATCTTTTGACAAATCAACAATATCATAAGAAGTTACAGCTAATATAGGAACATTTGGAGACATGTTTTTGATGGTTTTAGCTGCTTCGAGACCATTCATAACTGGCATCATTATGTCTGTTAAGATTATATCATATTTACCTCTAAATGCCATAGTTACTGCTTCAGAACCATTCATCGCCACATCAATTTCAAATTTCTTATCAACTAACATAGCTTTCACCATTGTTATTACAGTTTGGTCATCTTCTACATATAATATTTTGTAAATTCTATCAGCACTCATAACTTAATATCGTTTATCTTCCAGATATTTATTTTTCTTTAGTTCAAGGCACTTATTAAAAATAAATCGGTAACAACCAAGCAGTTTATTAATATAGGTTTTTCTTGATTTTTATTTGGATATAATTTTACTTTTATTGCTTTTAACATTTAAAATGTGTATATTTTTACTCTCTATCTATATATTAAAAATAAAAGGTTTCTTTTTAATTTTTTTATTAAATATTTGTAAATTTTATTATATTTTTATTAACAGTTGGTTAACCCTTTTCATCTAACTCACTTCTGGTCTTCATTGAAACGATAACACCGTAATTTGGAGCTTCATGTTGTTTCTTCATTCTATATAAAGATGTTGTATTATAATTATTAAATGTTTTAATATTTTTTTTTGTCTAAAAAATTTGTAATCGAATCATGAACTCTCGAAACTTTAATTATTAAATCAGCGTTTGGATTTTTCTTTTTAATATTAGAAAATTCTTCTGATTTTTCGAAATCAGATTCTATTGTTGTGTCATTTTCTCTACCAGTCACAGTGCTTTGTGCTATTGGTGTACTTTTATCAGGATTTGATTTATCGAAAACTTCGATTTTATATAATTTATCATTCATAAGATATTCAAAAGTTTTTAAATATTTCATCGATGGAACTTATTTTTTATTATATATAATTTATTTTATTTCCTTTTTTTGAATTTATACTTCTTTTAGTTATAACTAAATTATCAATTTTTCCTATTTCTTCTGGTGATATATTATTTTTAAAACCATAAAATATGGATTTTTTGTGGTCGATTGTTGGGTATCTTGTATTACTATTGTGTAATGTTAAATAATTCTTTATATACTCACCATCATAATAATCTAAACCATTCCAGTTTATAAATAATTCTTTTTTATTTTTATCTGTGTATTTATTAACTTGTTTTTTATATTTTTTGAAAGTTGATATCTCTATATTCCAATTCTTTTTTTCTTCATTAGTTTTTCTTTTTTTATCTTTAACACAATCAGAGCAATTTAAATTTTCACTTAACAATAGATTATACGTTGTTTTTAATTCAACATTATGTATATTACATTTTAAATATAATTTAGTTTTATTGTTTTTATATGTAAATTCTTCTAATAATGTGTAATTTTTTTCTTTGCATTTGTTTAAAACATTTTCTTCTGCTTCATGTTGGGTATTTTTTTCATTAAAGGAAACCCATTTTTTACTATATATAACTTAATGTTAAGTGTAATTTTATCATAAAAAAATCGTATATAATAATACGATTAAAAAACAAAGAAATAAACATGAAAGTATCAGTTATAATGGCTTCTTATTTACAATTTTACCAAGGATGTGCAAAAAACTCAGATAAAAAATTTTTACGTGCCGTCAATTCTTTTAAAAAACAAACATACACTAATTGTGAATTGATAATTGTTAGTGACGGTTGCCAGATTACAAATGCTTTGTATGACCAACATTTTTCGAATGATGAAAATGTTAAACTTATAAGAGCTAATAAATATCCAACATATGGTGGACTTAGACAGGAAGGTTTACAAGCTGCAACGGGTGATATAATAAGCTATTTCGATGCCGATGATGTATTAGGAAAAACTCATATAGAAACCATTGTAAATCAATTCTCAGATGATGTAGACATGGTTTATTATAATGATTATTTAGTATTGTCGTCCGACTTTAAACAATTATTTTCCAGAGAGGTAGAACCAAGGTGGGGTTCTATTGGTACGAGTTCAATATCACATAGAAATTTTTATACAGAAAGATATAAAGATATGGTACATAAACCTAAATGGAATAACGGATATGGACATGATTGGTTTTTTTTACTTCAGTGTGTTGGGAAGGGTTTGCAATTTAAAAAATTAGCTAAAACACCCTCATATTTGGTTTGTCATTATGGTGGACAAGGTGATTTTTAAATAAATATATTATATGGAATCAAACGAAATGTGGTTACCAATAAAAAGTTGGGAAGGTTTATATGAAATTAGTAATAAGGGAAGGGTTAAAAGTTTAAGAAAAAATATTTTATTAAAAGAAATTGAAGATAATTATGGTTATTTAGTCATACATTTGAGAAACAGTCCTTTATCAAAAATTTATAAAATACATAGATTAGTTGCTGAAGCTTTTATACCAAATCCTTTTAACAAAAGGACAGTAAATCATATAGATTTAAATAAAAAAAATAATAATATAAATAATTTAGAATGGTCAACACACCTTGAAAATAATAATCATGCTATTGATAACGGTGTATTAAATCATAATGGTGTATTTAATGGTAGAGCAAAATTAAACGATTTCGAAGTTAGGGAAATTATAGAATTGAAAGGTTTAAAAACCCAAAAAGAAATTGCAAAAATATATCATGTTAGTAAATCATTAATTGGTTATATAGTAAATAGAAAAAATTGGAAACATATAGATATTTAAAATGTCAATAAAAAGTCGAAGTTGTAAAAATAAAGGTAAACGGTTACAAAACGAAATCGTTGAATTGATACTTGAAAAATATTCAGAACTAACTACAGATGATGTTAAATCAACAATATCTGGTGAATCTGGTGTTGATGTTCAATTATCAACGGCTGCTAAAAAATTATTTCCTTATTCAATAGAAGCTAAAAATCAAGAAACCACTAAAATTTGGGCTTGGCTTGAACAAGCTGAAAAAAACTGTCAACCAAATACTAAATCACTCTTAGTATTCAGAAGGAATCGAAGTAAAACATATGTAGTATTAAATATCGATGATTTTTTTAAATTGTTAAAATAATAATATATAAATATAAAAATCATATGAAATTATTAATGTGTTCAAAATGTAATGAAATATTTAATTTGGATTATAGTATCAAATCATGTAAATGTGGTTTAACAAAAGGATCGTATTTATCTGATGCTGAATCTAAAAAACATGGTATAGCTGAATATACAGAATATGGTATTCCGATTGTAATAAAAAACAATTCTTTATTTCAAGCAATAAATGAAAACAGTGAGTTTCAAGATGGTAAAACTATTATATGTTTTGTTGCTTCTAAGGAATCAATTTATTTTAGAAAAAATAGCAATTTATAATATTATATTAAAAAATAATCATATTTTTGTATTATGGTTTAAATATCTAATCTGCAACAAAAGACTAAATTCATAATGCGGTAACATTTAAAACTGCTAATATTATATAAATTTATGAGGTGCATCCTCGGATATTTAAACCTTATTTTTAATAAAATTGTAAAATGAGAAACAATGTTTATAATAAAGTGAAAAATTTGGATATATATCTTAATTTTGGAATATTACATCCAGTTAAATTACCAAACCCAGTTATTATCAGTTATAGTTTATTATTGGCATATTTTCCATTTACTGAAAAAAAGAAAACGAATTATTTAAAATTAGAAAACAGACAGAAAGCTGGTTTTCTATTTCGGTATCTTATAAAATGTGCTTATCAGACGAATACATCACAACCCCTTATTGATGATTTAATTAATACAAAAAAATTATATGATTCTGTTCAGAAAGAATATAATAATGAGAAACTTGATAATGCTGAAGTTTTAATCGCAAAAATGAAAAAAAATACATTGAATGAAATGTGTGGGAATATTGAAATATTGTTAGAAAAATCAAATTGTAAAAAGGTGTTTGAAGATAAAATGATTTTAATGATAAATACAATTTGTTATAATAGTAATAATATAAATGAAAGAAAAATGAAAATAGAAAAGATTTTTGGTGATAAATAGTGCAATATGGAATTTTTTATAATTTCTATATTAATGAAAAAAGTACTATAATCGAAAAAAATTGACAATTATAAATAATATTAAATTAATAAATATTGAGACGGAATTATTAATAGCTACATTGGAAAACATTAAAAAATATCAACTCGAAAAAGAAAGTTAGATGGAATTTTTTTCAAATAAGTAAAAAGCATTTTTAATATATAAAAGGTGTATTAGTAAATTCTAATACGCCTTTTTTATTTTTTAAAATCTAATAATATTAAATTGTCTATTTTATTTTTTTGGGCTAATTGAACGATTAACAGAATTATATATACAACATGCTCTAAAAACAGAACGAGAAAAAAGATTTAAAAAATATTCTGTTGACGGGTTTATAGAAAAATTAAATGTTATTATTGAATGGGATGAAAGGTATCATAAAAACCAACAACAATTAGAAAAAGATATTAAAAGACAATTATTTTTAGAAACTGAATATGGTTGTAATGTTTTTAGGATCAATCAAAGTAAAAATATTAAAGATATGTATATCTCAGTTTATAAATTATGTGATATTTTAATGAAAATGAAGAAACAACATCAAATATTTTAAATGTATCTTTTATAATTTTATATATAGTTAAAAATTTAATTAATTTAATATGGCTACACCATTGTATAAGGGAATGAAATCCAAAGGCATTAGTTTTTATAGTTTTCCAAGTAGTTCCGAAGATATAACAATAGCATTTCAAAATGCTGACTATAAGATAGATTTCACGAAATTTGTTTTATTGAAATTACCCAAACAAGATTTAATAAATAATGTTTTAGATTTTAGAGAATCTTTTTATACTGTTGACCCGAATACGCCATCAAAATTTTCTGATCAACTAATAGAATCATTGCGAAATTATGTAGCTAACCATGACGTTGGAATTAGACAAACAAAAATAAATTCAAATACTGATTTTTATAATGTTGGTGAACCAATGACTGTCGTAGAAAAAATATTTTGGAAGTGGTTAAGAAAGCTGGGTGTTATTGATTTAGAACCTGCTGTGCATAAAGCTGATTGGGATAAAAATTTAACAGATTTTAAAAATTCAAACGAAGATACAGTATCAAATAGTGATTATTTCAGAAAATATTTATGGAAAGAAAGAGAAGTAATACCATATAATGTAACATATATTGAAAATGTTGGTGGTGGTCAATTTACGGTCACTCTTGATGAACAGTGTAAATTTAGAACTGGTGATATGGTTATTTTTTCTGGTGACACTGGTACTGAGGTTTTAACAGGAGAAACATATGAAATAATAGATTTACTTATAAATACATCTGGTGCTACGATTACATTTAATCAAACCATTACAGGGAGTTATACTCCAACAGATTCTAAAATATATTTAAATTATAATAAAGTTGTACAATATATTGGTGAAATAAATGCGATGTCTAAAGTTCAAAATTCAAAAAGTAATTTTACAGAAATAACAGCATTTATACCACACCAAGCTGGACAGACACCGACTATTTTATTTAATACAGATTCTGATAGTAATTATAGACCTACTATGGAATATCCGATATTGACAAGCGATATACAGAATGAAATATTGGGGGCAGAAAATTTGTCATCACCCATTAGAACAAATCCAGGAAATTATCCTGGTTCGTTTTATGGACAATTTGATACAACTGATAAAACATATGTTACAAGTAATGGTGATAATCTGAGACAATCTGGCGATTATTATGGTATAAAATTAACAAATAATGTTGGATTAGACACAACTGACTATTTTGAACAATTAGATGATTTTGATTCGACTAATATAGATGGTTTAACCATGAATTTTATAACGAATCAATATTTGAAAATGAATTTACCAGATTACATTTCTAAGAATTTTGATGAATTTAATGCTATGCCATTAAACAATGAAGCACCTAAAGATTTTGAATTTAATGCTATCTTATGGTATTATCAAGTAGACGATGGACAAAGTAATATTACTACTAATTTATATGGTATATCATTTCTAAATAATCCTGAGAACGATGATGACGATAGTGATGTAGATAACACTTTAATTACACCATATAAAAAATATGTATCAAATGGTGAGCAAGATGGATTATCTTATATATTCGATTTAAATCTAAATTTCGAAGTTGATAATGATATGATATCACCCAATTTTGACCCGACTGCAATTCATAATTTATTCGGATTTGAATTATATAATAACGTATTAAGCACACTTGGAAAGTTACAAGAGAACTTCATTAATATTTCGAATCGATTTATTAGTATAAATACTGAATTAAATGAAATGCGAAGTTTAATATATTCTCAAACAGATTTGGATTATATTAAAAATCGGTTAGAAAACATGGATGAATTACTGCAAATGTATCAAACAAATCAATTTGTAAATTCAGATACAGCCGAAATTGATGTTGATTATACTGGAATCTATCCAGCTCTGAGTTTTAATGTTATCGATTTAGAATTTACAGATATCGAAACTGTTACTACATCTACTATTTATTTATATAATGTAACAAATAGCGCAACAACGACAGCAACATCTTATAATATAATTGTACCTAATAATAACAAAAAATTATTATACATTTTAAATGATGATTTGAATGGTGTTAATTTTCCAATGAGGCTCATTTTAAATAATGATCTAAAATTTAAACAAATGTTGGAAATTTATATTAAACCAAAAAAAGCATTATATAGTAAAACTTTAAATATATCTATGAATTATGATAACGGTGTTGATGGAATATATGAAACAGATTTGATAAGTAATATTGATATGCCAATTGATTTGAAAACATATGATCAGACAACATCAGCATTAACATATAATAGAGCATATTATATGTCATCGTCTGTACATCAATATGCAGAATTGGTCGCATCAACAGGTGTTACAAACGAACAAACAATATTCTTCACATCATCAAGTAATTTATTTGAAATAGGTGAATATACATATATTAATAATTTAATTTATTATAGTGGATCAACTATGATAGATTATAGTGGGTTGTATCAAGTGGTGGAATCTCAACAATCTTATATTATAATAAATTTGAATACACATGAATTGGTTTTAGCAGGTATTCCAAGTTTAAGTTCATATAAAGGTTTCAAAATTAAAATATTAAGAATTACAGATGTAGACTCAATTACTGGTGTTGATACATCTTCAATAACTGATAGATATTTGATTGAAAAAGAATTAATTTAAAAATGAATATATCATTAGAAATTTTACAAAATATTATTAATGAAATGTTTGATGAGTCCAAAGTGTCATCTGTTGAAACCATTTTTGAAAAAACTGAAGATGAACAAGGATTGAAAATGATAGTATTCATTCATAATTTGTTTTTTAATAAAACAAATATAATATATGGTAAATTAATGTTTTTTGTAGATAATCAAAAAGTGAATATTTTAAAAAACAATTTTACATATTTATATGATATAAATTGTGATTATAGAAGAGTAAATTTTACTGATATTGAAGATTTAAAAACAAAACTAAAACGGGTATTTTATTCGAGGATGTTTGGCAGTGATATAAAAATATTATCTGATATAATGACCAAACCAGCAACTTTTATTGATAAGTGGTTTAAAGATAATGATATGAATGAATATAGTGTGTATAGTTTTAAATATGAACCACAGAATAAGATTATGCCTTGTAAAAATTTGTTTTTTAATTTTGTTTTAAATTTAAATAATAAAGAAAATATTGAAATAGTATTAGTTAAAGAGAAAAATGATGAATATATCTTGAAATTTAAATGTAATGATATTATTAAAGATTCAACTATTCATAATTTGGATGATTTTATAAATGAAATTGGCATTTATATTAAAGAAAACATAAAAAATAATTAATGAACAAATGGCGTTTTTTAATTACATAGAACTGGAATATCAAAAACTTTCTGACCAGATTAAAAATTGGTTGCGTGGTGTATATAATAAAAGTGATTTGAATTTTACTAACGCATCTCCACATGGTCAAATAATAAATGTTCAAGAAGAATTGTTTCAACACACTATATTACATTTAAAGAATTCCATTAACCAAATAGATATAGAAAACACATACAATGAAAAGGCTATTAGAAGTATATCAAGAATTAGTGGACACAATCCAAGTCGAGCTATTTCAGCAACTGGTGTTTTAAAATTAAGAGTGAAATCAGGCGTTAATTTATTAGATGATATTGGAACAAGTAATATAATTATTCCGAATGAAACTGTTATTAAGAACAACACAAATGGTTTGTTTTATACCATTTTATCTAACGATGAGTTTAGTTCATATAACTTTGGTAGTACTAAAGAAATTTATTTAAATATTATACAAGGAAAATATGAAGTTCAGCGATTTACTGGTAATGGATTAGAAGAACAATCATTTAGTGTTAGTGTATCAAATTTAAAAAAAATTGATAATTTTGAAGTATATGTAACATATAATGGTGTTCAAGTTACATTAAAAGATCATTTATATGATTTAGCACCATCGTCTTATGAGTGTTATGTTAAAACAGGTATGAATGGTGGGGTTGATGTTTATTTTGGTACAAATAATTTTGGATTTGTTCCAGGTCAAGGTTCTCGAATAGAAATTAAATTTTTATTAACTGACGGCGTAGATGGTGATATAACAAATTTAACTTTAAATAATTTTAAATTTATAGGTGAAGTCACATCATCAGGTGGTGACGTGTTGAGCATTGAAGATTATTTTGATATAATAATAGATAGAGAAATTAGTTTTTCATCTAATGGTGAAACAACATTGTTTACAAAAAACATATTACCTTATGTATCCAGAAATTTTGTATTGGCTACTCCATCTCAATTTATTTATCATTTAAAACGTTTAAATATATTTTCAAAAGTTAATGCTTATAATTTATTGAACGATTATGATGACTTTAATAAAAATAAAATTATAACTGATTTAAAAAGTAGTATAAACGATAATATAATAAATAACGTAATAAGAGAAGATATTTTAAATAAAATATCATATTTAGAAAATCTTAATATTACAAATGACGATAAAATGTTTTTATATTTAGTTCCAGATATTACTCGTTTTTTTACAAGTGATATTAATTATTTTAATGCACCACTCAATATTTTTTATTTAGATGATATTGAAAAGGAAAAGGTTATGAAATATTTAAAAAAAATGGGGATAATAATGTTGACGAGTGATATTGAGATAATTCAGCCAACTATTACAAGATATATTATTAATATTTATGTTAGAAGATTTAATGATACTGTTGAAGAAAATGTCAGGGAAGAAATAATAAGTACTTTATCTGATTATTTTATTAACAACCAAAGATTTGATAGAATTATAAAATCAGATATTATAAAACAATTAAAGTATTCTAATAGTATTGATTCTATTGATGTTTATTTTGTATCAGAAAAAAATGAAAACTATCATAAAGATGGACAAAAAATTTACAATATTGCACCAAAGGAACTGGAAAAAGCAACTATTACAAAGAATAATACTATATATCAATTAAAAAAATATGATAAGAAAATTATACTTGGTTTAGATTCTACTATGGGTGATATTATTATTGAAAAAGATGAATTACCAATTGTTCGAGGTGGTTGGACAGATAGAAATGATATATATTATAATGAAACACCTATGGAAAATGGATTAGGCCCTGTTAATGTAATATTTAAAGGAATTAGCGATAGAAAAACTATAAACAAATAGCTATGATTAAGATATATTCTGATTTTCTAAATGAAAAACTCAATGATAATTTAATTATAACACCAATATATCATTATACCAGTATTTATATTTTATATAAAATACTCAAACAATATAAACCAGATTGCGGTTTATTTCTTCACAACTCATATTCTAATTATGTATCTTTTAGTCGTAATTTTGATATGAGATCAACAGAATTAAGAGTAGATAAAAGAAGTTGTCGAATTTGTGTTGATTATAACAAGCTAAAAAATAATTATAAAATCAAACCATTTTTCGATACAAACTATCCTGATAAATCTGAAAGAGAAGAAAGAGTATATGCTACAAAATATAATATAAAAACTGGTATTGATATTAAACCATCATTAATAGATATTGAAATATTAAACCTTGCCCCATATGAAGAAGAACTTGATAGTAAAAAACAGGGTGTTTTAAATTCACATCACCCAGATGAAAACACTTATTTGAATGATAAAATTACCATAGATAAAATATATAATGAATATAAAAATAAAATTTATAATTTAAAATTAAAATTACCGATTCGATTCGTAGATAAATACAAACCAGTATTATGAAAACATTTGAAGAATTTAACACCACTTATAAAATATTCACATTCAAACCATATGATTCATATGAGATAGAAAACCCGACTAATAAAATTTATTATTATCAGGCATATAATAAAATAAAAGAAATAGAAGGGTTGCATCCATATATGTTAAAAGATTTGGATAATTTTCAAGAAATTATAAAGTTGAATGTAATAATACAGGACGAAGATAATGAAAAGGAATTAGTTGATAAATTGATTCGTATAGGAAATGCATTCAATATTGATTTTGATATGAATACATCAACTATTTCATATTCACAAGCAAATAAAACAATTAATAATAAATTACCAAATTTATATGAACCCGTATTTAAAAAAACTATAAGTTTTGATTTTGATGGCGTGTTGCATAAATCTATTATAAGAGGTACTATTCGTCCTAAAATTTATGACGATTATGATAATTTTGAACCGAATTTAGAAATTATTGATAAAATAAATGAATTGTCAAAAACACATACCATTGTTGTTGTAACATCGAGGCAGAATTATGATACGGTCAATATTTGGAAATTTATACGAAATAATAATATTAATATTTATGAGGTATTCACAACAGATGGTGATAGAGTTAAAAAATCATATATTCTAAGAAACATAAAAGCACTACAACATTATGATGATAATATCCAGATTAAAAATGATGTTGAGAAGTCTGGTACTATTTTTAAATTTGTTAATACAAATAAATATTTTAAGTAATATACATATACATACTAAACATTTAATATTTTATTTACTATAATAGTAAAAATTAAAGATATTAATGAGTGATTTTATTAGTTACATTGATAAAAATCTAAAAAATTCATATGTTTTTCTAAAAGACCCAAATATAAAATTTTTCACAGATGGATATAAGATTTTGCATGTAACGAGAAATAATTTTAATAGAATTTTTAAGGCGAGGGATATATTCACCTATATAAATTATTATACTTTAATTAGATATTTATTATTAAAAAATCTTTTAGATTATAAAGGTTCAAATGACCGAATTAAAAGTGTTGTTAAATTACTTGTAAATGACAGTTCTAATAAAAGATTGAAAATTCTTGATAATATATTGGAAGATAAATATCTTTTTAAGATTATATGTAAATATTACCCAGATAATATTAAATATGATAAAGAAGAATGTAATATAGACTATTTAAATCATATATATGTCCACACTGAAAAAATATTCTCGGAGACTAATTTCATTAAATTATTAGATAGGTCGGAAAAAATAACGACATTTTCAAATAATATTACATTTAGTGATATATTAAACAATGGGTTGGTGAAAGGTATGAGATCAAAAGAATCAACAGTAAATGAGAAAAAATTTGGAATTGATTTATGGATGTTTAACGAAATAAATAAATCCGAGTTTGCATTAAAAACTTTAATATTAGATGAAAAAAGTGAATGGAATATTTTAAATTTAGATGTGATTAAAATTATATTTTCAGATGTTGTTTCAGATGTATTCAATTATAAACGAGGTATAAATACCATGAAATATCAATATTTTGTTTTTTTATCTAATGACTGTGTTGGTTTTATAAATACGTCCAAGATTCAATTAATTGAAAATAAAAAAAATGATAAAATTGTTAAGATAGAATTTGATAAAAGTATAACCAAAGAATTATTAAATTTACACTTCAAAAAATATTCTTATGAAAAATAAATATATAGTTGTATTAAAAATATAGCTAATGAATTATGAAATTGTTTTATTTTTTATTATTGATGATGTTTAGTCTTAGTATATTATCTCAAACAATACCTGATTCTTTGAAAGGTATTATAGTTATTGATAAAGAAAGAGTTTTAAAATCAGATTTAGACCTCGATTTATATGTTTATTATTACGCTGAAGCCAACCAGCATTATTATGCTGGACATTATAAAAAAGCATATAAAATGTATTCAAAACTTTTTGATAGTGACCCTTATAATTATAATTTTAATTATCGTTTGGGATTATGTTTTTATAAGAGAGGATTATATAATTCAGCTTTATATTATTTTTCGTATGCTGCCGAATGTATAAATCCAAATTATTTAAATTCTATTTATGAAAATGGTGTACCACCTATTATATTTTCTTATTTGGGTGATATTTATTGTTTGATTAATGCTGATTATCCAGTAGAGTTTTTTTATAAAAAATATTTGGAATATATAACTGATGAAAATATTAGAAGTGAAGTTGAATTAAAAATAAAGAATTGTAAGAAACCTTGGACGAATTAAAATATTGATGATATAAAAAAATATTTGTTTACATCTATTAATTTCGAATATATTTTACGAATACCTTGTTTTATTGTTATTTTAGGCATCCAGTCTAATTTTTTAATTGGTCTAATATACTTGATTTTATTTCGAGGATAATTATTATGATTATGAAATATTATTTCTCCATTATAATTTAAACATTCTTTTATCAAATCCGCTAAACATTTAGAATTTAAATTAGAACCTGTTCTTAAATCTAAGATGGTGTTGGTTTCAAAATTATCCATAATATAAATAGATGCGTTTGTTAAATCATCACTATATATAAAATTTCTTTTCCTATTGTTTTCGATATCGATATAAAGTATTGGGTTATTATATAAGTTAGATTCATGTATTTGTCTCAATATACCAGAAAATAAACTACATGTCTCGAAATTATATTCATCATTATCTCCATAAATTTCATCAATTAATACTGTGATTAATGATTGTTGTTGTAATGTTGTGAAATATGAAATTTCATCGATGTTTAAATAATTAATTATCTTTTTACAACGAATGTTTATTAGATGGTTTATAATTTTTTGTTCACAATCTTTGTCCAATAATGTTATAAAACAATATTCTGGTTTTGTAGCAAATATGAACTCTTTCATTTCGTTATCATTATTAAAATCTAAGTCACTCGAATCTATAACATTAAATTTATTAGAAATTAATTTATGATAAAGAGATGAACCAATAACATCCTGTTGATTAAGAATGAGAATCCTATTATTCTTATTCATTAAAAATGAAAATTTTTTGTATTTTTATTTGAAGAAATAAAGTATAATTATTTTATACTCTATATATTAAATTAACTTGTTTTCTTTTAAGAAATCAATATTTTGGTCAAGTATTATATTAATTGTTGAAAAGTCGTATTCTTCTTCTTGGTTTAATGGGTTATTAAAAAAATCAATCTGTTCTAAAATGAATTTTATGCGGGTTTTGGAATCTAATAAATCAATTTGTATAAAATCATAATATTCAGGGAGGGTTTTTAAATGTTTGATATGTTCGATGTTCGACTCCAATTCACTTTTCCAGATTATAAGTAATTGTGAAAATGTTTTATTATATTTCATATTTTTTTAATTTTTTAATTTCTGTTTTCATGTCTTCTTCGTAAAAATTTATGATAAAATCGAGATAACGAGGATTTATATCCTTATTATATTTTAAAAATATATCTATATCACTTTTAGAAATTTTTTTACTTTCTTTTTTTTCAACTTTAGTCCAATACCAAAAAGGAATATCATTTGTTTTTTTAAACGCTTTAAACCATATATCAATAGCAGATGCACGATTAACTATTTTATAATTTAGTTTTTTAGCATCACTTGGATAATATGCTGAAAATTTCCTGTTGATCATGAAAAATGCTATTTCTTTATCAGCATCCGAAAGTTCTAAATATTTGTTTTTATTTTTAAATATATAATCTACTACTACTGTAAAATCTATTTTTCTTTCTGTCATCTTATATAAAATTTAAAAAACATTTATATGTTTGTTCAAAAGCTTCTTGAATTTTCAACATAACTTCATTCGGGGTTTCACCATAAAAATATGAATCACTATATCCTATATTAGCATCTTTAATATTTGAAAAGTGACCACAAAAATTATCTATTGATGATGATATTGTAACAATACACCCCTTTTGTTGAATTGTAACCATTGGTATATGGATTGCTTTACCAAATATCTTATAATATGGCATAGCTTTAGTTTTCATTGTTGCGTAACCAACAATCATCCACCTATTATGTTTATCAGGTATTCTGTTTATAAATTCATATGGAGTTACTATATTCCCCCCATTTATATATCGATATTTCCATATCAATTTAGGTGGTTGTGTCATTTGTTATTAATATTTTTACAAAATTGTATTATTGAATATATTTTTATTATATCTGTAAATATATGGATTGTTTGATTAATATTAAAAATTAAACAAATCATCTAATTCACCAATTGGTTTGTAACTATTCAAATCCATTAATGAACCAGTGTAAAGGTAATAAATGAAGGCTGATATTATTTTATCTTTGGAGTATTTTTCAACCAAATTTTTCACAGTATAATATTCATTATACTTTTCTGAATATTCTTCTTCAAACTGAAGTAAAAACTCATTGAAAATTGTTAGAGAATTAAACTGAACTTCTTCATTATCCAATTTATATTTGGGTATATCTTCCGCTTTTTGTTGATGTTTTTTTGTTTTTGTTGCCAGATCGACATTTTGATACAACACCTGTTTTATATCTTCTGGTGTTAAATCAATTTTAACTTTAGCTAAATTATTAATTATTGTCTTTTCTATTCGCTTAGAAGCTTTAGAGTGAGAATTTTTAAGAACTTTTGTAAAATAATTTATCAAATATTTTTTAAATTGTATGTTAAAATTTTCGAATTCTTTTTCAGATTTTTCGATATTTCTTATATCACTTTTTACAACAGAAAAAATATCATCTTTTAATTTATATTTTTTATATTTTGGTTCACTATTTATTTCAATTAATAATTGAGTTAATGTTATACCTTCTCTATTATTTTTTTCCCAGTGTTCACCCCATTCACCTATATATTTTATATATCTATCTATTAAATAAAATTTTCTTTTATTTTCATACACAGAACAATATATTTTTATTGAATCATCACCAATTTGAACAAATAAAACATTTTTATTTTTGATTAATTCATCTTTAATATTCTTTTTTAATGTGTATTCTACCCAATCAGCATCTGGTCGTAATGCATAATCTTTTTGTATATTCTGCATCACTTCCTTTGGTACACCAAGTGCTGTTAGTGAACTTTTTTCTAATAATTTAATTGTAAATTGTTTATATGTTGACAACATGTAAAAAATCTTTTATTTTTTTTTTATTTGACAATATATATAAAAATTTCAAATAACAAATATATACTCTACGATTTTTTTTTATCAACATGTGATTGTATATTTGTTTAATAATAATATTAAAAATATAGAGATATGATAGTAAAAATTATAATAATATCGGTTATCGTTCTCATCCTTTTGAGTGTTATCAAAGGTGGAATCGAGTTGTTGGGTCAGATTATAATCACAGTTTTTACACTGGGAAAACGTTTTCTTGGATTATTTATATTTTTATTTTTAATTGTTAGCTTGTATTATCACGGAACAGACCTAAAAAATCAAATTCGGTCTGGAATGTCTGCTGATGAATTAGAATCGTATAGAGGACATTTTGAACATTCTATGATAATTATTGATTGTGAAAATGAATTTTCAACAGTAAAAACATTAGATAACGGTAAAATATACACCCAAGAAGAAAAAATGGGCAAGACCGTTTTTATTGATGTTCTGAATGAATATTCAAGAATTGTATTAATTAATCCCAAATCTGACGAATTTGAAGTTGACACTTTTATGATAGGTGAAATTAAATTCGTAGATAATCATCATTATATCGATTATAAACGAGATGGACAGACGTTCGAATATAGATAATAAACATTTTATAATTGTTGGGATTTTTTATTAATGAATTTAATGGAGCGAAATTATCAAAGTATAAGAATTTAATTTTTTAATCTTAAATTAAAATGTTATATAGGCTGTAATAATAACATCGAATTTTTTTATTAAACATAAAACAAACCAAGGTATCAATTGTAAACAATAGTTCGCAATGAATAATTTTCATAAAAAATTTAAAACAATCTAATGATGAAAACCTCTAAAATTTTTTTATATTCATTGATATTATTATCAACTTTATTTGTTCTAATTGAAGGTTTCTTTTGTTATGTATCTTTTGAATTATCAATAGCATCTAATTATTTCGAAAAGTTTGATGTGATTAAAAAATATAATATACTGCATAGTATGTGGTATATTACTATATTTTTATTTTTATTTTTGTTAATATTTTGCTTTATTATATTTTTATTAATTAGAGAACAGTTTAGGAAAAAAATCAGAATTATCAAAAGACAATGTTATAAAAAAAGTCCACTGTTTAGTGGACTTTTTATTACGCATAACATATAATGTTTATTTTTCTTCAACATTAAAGAAATCATCAACATCATTATTATCATCTTCGACTTTATCGAAAGAAAAATTATCACTTGAATTTTCTTCGGATGTAGTATCAAATGTTTCTTTTGATGCTTTACCAATAGAAGATTTTGCTTCAGAAATACCAGAACCTGTTATCAGTGAAATTATTTTGTCAACTTTATCTGTTTCCTCATCTGTCCAAGGTTTCGGATTATACTCGTCTAAATCAACGGTTCTTTTTAATAGAAAATCCTGTAAACCTTTTTTAATCTTTTCGTTAGTGATAACAGAATGACCATCATCATTCTTTTCTACTGGTAATGGTTTACCGTTAATTTTAATAGGACTTGATTCAAGAAAGCTGCTTGCATCATAATTTGGAAATGTTCCTTGTGCTGTTTTATTTTCCTTTATGATAAGGCGAAAATCTTTACCTTCACCTGGATCAAAAATATTACATTTTCTTCCATCAAGTTCACCTTTTTTCTGAGCATTAATTTTTTCTCTGATTTTATATCCAAATGGATAAATAAGAATTTTACCAACCAAATCTTTGTTGTTATCATCTTCTAATACTAAGATATAACTGTAAAATTTAGTACTACGTTTGATTAATTCACATTTTTCTTTATCAGCAGCGTTTTTAGAATTGTATAATTCCCAGTACGTTGTACAAAGAGGACAATCAGTCTGTGTGTTTTTTTTGCATTCGTAATATCCTTTTAAGTCTGGATTGTTTAAAAGTTTTGCATAATGCAAATGTTTTGTGATTGCTGATGCACCAAGCTCTCCATTTTTTTTGTAATTAGGTAAAAAACGAATTGTTGCTTTATACCCTTCTTTTTTGTCTACTGCATCTGTAAGAGATGGTCGATAAATACCATCTGCATTTCTTTTCTTTTCTTCTAAGAAATCCATTGTGCTGTCATCATCTGACATTTCGAACAAATTTGCTTTCTTTTCGCTCATGTTTGCTATTTTTTTTTTAATGTTTTAAGTTGCCTTAAATGCATTTGTTTGCTTTATTAATTAATATTTATATAATGCTTCAATAAAAAAGTTTTAAAAATTTTATATTATATATTAAAAAAATAAAGTCCAAAAAATATTTTTAATATATAGTAAAAATAAATACAATTGTTTTTATATGATTTCTAATATATCAAATGCTGTTAAAGTATTACCAAAATTCGATAACAAGGATAGTTACATTAAATTGTATACTAATGTTAATAGTAATTTTGTCGTTGGAGATAAAATTTATATCTGTTCATATGATGAAAATGATGCGAATTTCGATCTGGATAATTATTTATATTATACAGCAAATAGTGGTAATGGAAATGGAAATATCGTATGTGAGCAATATCTACAAGGATATCTGGTTAAAGAAGTCGATTCTGATAATAATTCCATAGTTATAAATAGATTATATTCCACATTGTTTGATACTTCTAATATAACCAATGAAAATTTTTTCATTTCCAAAACTATTATGCTGGAAAGTATTATTACGGGTGGTGAAATAAATGGGGTTGTATTAAAAAATACTAATATTACAAATACATTAAATAATATTAAATGGATACAAGGTATTGTATTGGGTGGAATCATAACCAATTTAAATATAACTGATAAATACACAAATAAAACATTATCGTTAAATACTGTTGTTAATAATGGTGATATATCATCTTTTTATACATATAATAATGGTACATATGGATATAGTGTGTTTTTGGGTAAAACAACACCTATAAATATAGGATTATCAAATATCGATAATGGTTATTTTTACAATACAATTTTAACTGGATTTTTAATTAGTACTCCCACAAACTATCCAATAATTAATAATGGATATTATGAAATGTGTGAATTTGTCAATAATTTTAAAATATTTAATGGTTATTATAAAAAAACAAAAATAAATAGTATATCAACACTTTGGTATTATGGTGTATTCGATCCAGAAAATATTTCTACATATTGTTTTAATCCAATTGATTGGTATAATGGAGTGTGGGAATCAAGTAATACACCAACAAATATGACTTGGCATACAGGTACTTTTAATGGTGATACATTCATATCTTCTTGTTTATGGATTGACGGAATTTTTAATGGTAATTTGTTTTTGGGTGTTTGGATGACTGGTGTTTTTAATAAAGGTATATTTAGTTCCAATTTGTGGAGTGGTGGTGTGTTTAATAATGGTGTATTTTCAAATGGTATGAATTGGACAACAGGCGTTTTTAATAATGGAACATTTTATGGTAATTGGACAACAGGTGTTTTCAATGGTGGTATATTTGGGAGTGGTGCTACTTGGTATAATGGTGTTTTCAATGGTGGTAAATTCACTATGAGTAATTGGATAAACGGAAATTGGTACAATGGTATATTTGATAATTCAACTTGGATGAATGGAAATTGGTATGGTGGTTCATTTGAAAATTCATCTATTTGGAATAATGGGGTATTCAACAATGGAACAATAAAAAATAGTACGTGGAACAATGGAATTTTTTATTTTGGTGAAGTAGACCAATCTTTTTGGTATAATGGAACATGGTATAATGGTATTATGACTAATTCATATTTTTATGGTGGTAATTGGCTCAATGGTGTATTTACAGGCGGTGATTTTGAAAGTGTTTGGGAGACTGGATCATTTAATAGTGGTATATTTAATGGTGGCACTTGGCATAATGGTGTTTGGTATAATGGTTCATTCAGTAGTGGTACTTGGCTCAATGGTGTATTTTATTTGGGTTCTTTCAGTGGAACAGGTTCTCCTACTATTTTAAATAAGGCATTCGAACCATACCAAAAACAACATTTTATTAGAAGACTGAATAAATCATTAACAATGAAAATGAGAATAAAATAAAAAACAAATGACTGAATATGAAAGTTTTAGAAATTTTTAAAAAAAATTGGATTTTTTTGAAAAATCCTAAAAACGAAAAAATAATATACTTTATAGTTATTATATTTCTTTTCGTTTTACTTTTATTACAATGTGGATCAAATAAAAATCTACGTAAAGATGCTTTTATAAGTCAAAATAATATAGTGGCATTACAAGATACTGTAATAACCGTTAAAAATAAAAATGGTGAACTACAACAAGAAAAAATAATTCTGATTACATCTAAAAAAACATTAGAAGATTTTAGTAAACAACTTGCTGATGAATTAGAAAAGCAAAAAGGAACTGTTATTTATATTTCTAATATGTTGGCACAATTGAAAACTGATAATACAAATTTAAAAAAAGAAAATAAGACATTGAGAGACTCTTTGACAAGTATGATAATTAATGGAGAAAATGTTTCTTCATTATATTGGGATTTTTCAAAAACATATGATACAAATAATTTTAGAATAATTAAAGGTAAAACATCTTTTGTGCTGGATACTGTTACTAATAGTATTATATCAAAGGGTTCAGAATTATCTGATTTTGGTTTAACTTTTAATATTGTCACTGGATTAAAAGAAGAAGATAGACTATTAAGGATATTTGTAAAATCAAACTACCCAGATTTAAAATTTACAAATATAGAAGGTTCGTTGATTGACCCACAAAAATCTGACATTATAAAGAAATTAATACCACAGCATAAGTGGACATTCGGGCCACAACTTGGTGTTGGAGCTGTTTATTATAATGGTAATATAAAACCTTCTGTTTATATTGGTATAGGTGGACAATATACATTATTTGGATTTTAAAAAATAAAATATGAAATGAGACATCCAAATGGATATTGGAATAATAAAGATATATGTTTAAAAGTTGCAATTCTTTGTAAAAACAAAATAGAATTTCAAAAATTTTTTAGAAGTGCTTATAAATCAGCTATTAGAAATAAATGGTTGGATGAAATATGTTCTCACATGAAAGAAATTAAAAAAACAAAAAATTTTTGGAATGATAAAAATAATTGTCATGAAGTTACTTTAAAATATAACACTAAAAAAGAACTAAAAGAAAATAATATAACAGTTTATTTTAAATTATTAGAGAAAAAGTGGATAGAAGAACTTTGTTCACATATGATAGAGTTGCAAAAACCAACAGGGTATTGGAATGATAAAAATTTATGTCATAAAGAGTCTTTAAAATATAATACTAAATCAGATTTTCAAAAAGGTTCAAGAAGTGCTTATAAAGCATCACTTAGAAACGATTGGATTGATGAAATATGTTCTCATATGGAAATTGTAGGTGATAGATTTCATAGAATAGTTTATTCTTATGAATTTTTAGATAATCATGTTTATGTTGGATTGACATATAAATTAAGTGAAAGAAACAAATCACATTTAAATATTAATAATAAAAAAAGTTCTGTTTCTCTCTATATTAATAATACTGGCTTGAAACCCACCTTAAAAATATTAACCGATGGATATGTCGATAAATCAAAAGCTCAAATTTTAGAGAATTATTTTGTATCTAAATATAAAAAAGAAGGTTGGTGTGTCTTAAATAAAATTAAAACTGGAAGTTTGGGCGGTAGAAATATAATAAATACAAAAGAAAAATGTTTAATTGAGGCTTTAAAATATAATTCTAAATATGAATTTATAAAACATTCTAAAAAATATTATTCAAGTGCTTATAAAAATGGGTGGTTAACTGAAATATGTACTCATATGACAGAAATATATAAACCAGTTAGTTACTGGAATTTTGAAAAATGTAAAGAAGAAGCTAAAAAATATAATTGTCGTACAAATTTTAGAAAATATTCATCAAGTGCTTATAATTCTGCATTAAGAAATAAATGGTTGGATGTTGTATGTTCTCATATGAAAATATGTCAAAAAAGAAAGAATTTTTGGAATAATAAAAATAATTGTTATAGAGAAGCTCTAAAATATGATAATATAAAAGATTTTAGAACTAAATCTGGCTCTGCATATAACAGTATTTATCGAAATTTATGGTCTGACGAATTATGTAGTCATATGAAAAAACATAAAAAACAAAATGGTGCATGGAATACTAAATCTATATGTTTAAAAGAAGCTTTAAAATATAAATATAAGGGTGATTTTAAAAAACATTCATCGGGTGCTTATAATTCTGCATTAAGAAATAAATGGTTGGATGTTGTATGTTCTCATATGGTAGAACTACACAAACCAATTAATTATTGGATTTTAGATAAATGTGTAGAAGAAGCTTTAAAATACAAAAATAAAACTAATTTTAAAAATAATTCATCGGGTGCATATCGTTCTTCTCTTAGAAATGGATGGTTAGATGAAATATGTTTTCATATGAAATAAAAAAAATTCCACTTAATATATATGCTTAAAAATAAAGCATGAAAGTAGAAAAAAAATTTTATCCCTATTATTTTATAATAATCATCTTGTTATCCTTGACTATATTAATATGTTATATGTATTTTGATATAAAAACAGAAACAAATAAAAATAAAAATATAATTAATCAAAATATTCAAGTTCTTCAAAATTATCAAAATCAAATAAAAACATCATCAGATTCAATTACTTACCTTAAACATTTACAAGATTCTTTAACAACATATTTATATAATCAATTAGAATTTAATAAAAATTTATATAAATTTAACTGGGACAATGTTTGTTATTGGGCAGATTATTACCAAATAAAACATTCAGAAATAGTTAAAGGGCAGATTTTATTAGAAACAAATTATTTGACATCAGAAGTGAGCCGATATAATCATAATTTATTCGGAATGAAGCTTCCTAATAATAAAAATGGTAGAAAATGTATTGGAATTTATAAAAGTCATGCAATTTATAATAATTATATTGAAAGTATTGAAGATTATAAAATCTGGCAAGATAGATATTATAAATATGATGAGGATTATTATAAATTTTTGAGAAGAATTGGATATGCAAAAGATGAAAAATATATTCATAAGTTAAAATATATTGTTAAACATGATGTTTTGAAAGAAAAATAATTTTAAATAGAAAACACTCAATAATTAATATATAATCTAAAATTAAATTGTAAATAATTATGAGATATTTTCCATATGGTTATTGGAATAATAAGGGAAATTGCCGAGAAGCTGCATTAAAATGTAATAGTAGATTAGAATTTAGTAACAGATTTAGTGGTGCATATAATAAATCTCGTTCTAATGAATGGATAGATGAAATATGTTCTCATATGAAACCTGTTGGAAATTTAAAAAAGAGAATGATATATTGTGCAATATTTCCAGATAATCATGTTTATGTTGGTTTGACATATAATTATGAAAAAAGAATTAATGACCATCTAAATAATATAAAATATTCTGCGGTTAAAACTCATATGATAGAAACAAGTTTAATACCAAAATTTTTAAAATTAACTGATTATATACCAGTTGATGATGCTACAATTGAAGAATTTGAATATGTGAATTTTTTATCCAAATTTTTTGTTGTGTTGAATAAAGCGAAAACGGGTGGATTAGGTGGAAATAAAATTAAATGGACATCTGATGAATGTGAAAAATATGCTTTGAAATGTAAAGATAAAATGGACTTTAGAAAAAAATATCCAAATGTAGTAATGGCATCTATGAGAAACGGGAGCTATGATTATATTACGAAAGAATATAAAAGTAATAGATTATTTGTCTATTTTATGTTTAAAGATGAAAATTTACAAAAAATATATACGTCTATAAATGATGCTACGAAAGATGGATTTAGTATTAGTAATATTAAATTATGTGCAAGAGGCAAAATCGAAAAATATAAAAACTTCACATGGTTTAGAATTTCAAAGTGTGAATATGATGTAAATAATACTTATAATATAAAAATGTTTAAAAAAATGATTATTTAAAATTAATATATAAATAAAAAATATAAAAACAAATTATGGAAAACTTAACAGGATTTAATGACTTTAAAGATAAGAAACACGGTTCAAAATTGAACGAAGGTGTTATAAAAATTGGTAATGCTTATGTACTTAGTGATATTGAAATTCCTGTATCATTAGTAAATGCTTATATCAAAAAAGTAAAAGATGAAACTCAAAGAAATCTTCGTGAAATGATGAGCGATTCTGATGTTGCATACAGAATATTAAAATATTGCGTTGAAAATAATATGATTATAGATAATCTTCCAAGTAGTATAGTTCTTGGTGATGAATCTGGCAATGTTGAAGTTACTGATGATATACAAGGTAGTCAAACACAGCCAACTCAAACACAGTCACAGCCTCAAACACAGCCACAAGCTCAGACCCAAACACCATCGCAACCAACATCGCAACCAACATCGCAACCAACATCGCAAACACAACAAACTGTTCAAGAAATACCAGCACAAGAAACAGGTACGCAAGAAATTTAAGAAAACTTACAAGAAAACAGCTAAATATTTAGTTTAGCGGTATTTTATTAGTAGATTTTAATAAAAAACCATTAAAAATACAAAAAATCAACGAAATTGAACGTTTCGTTGATTTTTTGTATTAAAAACGACTTTTAAATATAAATATATACTAAAAAATAAAATTGATATTTTGGCTATAATTAAAAGTTTCAACGATTTTAAAAAGACAACAGAAAGTCATTCTTTAAAAGAACCTGTTGTAAAAGAACCTAAAGTTAGTGAACCTAAAGCAGAAGTTAAAAAGGTAAGTGAACCAAGGGTAAAAAGAAATGATGCTTTTGGTATTAATAGGGCTACTATTGATAAACCAGAAATAAAAAAACCAACAATAGTTAAACCGACTTTAAAAAAAGAAAATACAAACATCAATTTGGAAAATTTATTCAATAATATTAAATTCGTAAATAAAATAGCTGTTTTCGAAAAGGTTATAAAAGCCCAAGATGCCTTTCTTTTTTTAGAAACTGCTAAAATTGATAATAAGAAGTTGTGGTATTTCTTAATGGATAGAAACGAAAGTACACTACAAGTTGTTAAATATAATCCAAAAGAAGGATTCAATTTAAAAGAATTAGTAGAAGGTGTTATCACACATTATAAATCATTAGATTCTATTAAAAAGCATTTAAATGAAGATTTATCAGTTGATGGTACTAATGAATATGTCGTGGTGTCCAATTTAACACCTATTTTGAAAGCTATTATTAAAAATGATTTAATAAAATTATTATCTAAATAACATGAAAATATTGACTTTCGAAAGTCAATATTACAATTGATGATATTTTTAAAGTATTTGTATTTAGTTTCACTGGAGATAAAGAAAAAAATATACAAAGATTAAAACTTTACAAACGTTATTACCATCTAATTGGAAAATGTCTTTTTCTGAAAATAAATATTTTCTTACAAAAACTTAACTATTTTTTCTTTTCTTATCATTTGCCGAGTCTTTATAATCATCAAGTTCTTTATTTATAAGTCTAAGGTCAAAGATTTTCACTTTATCATGTTGTTCTATATCAGGAGCTGTTTCTTCACCAGTATTGATATTTAATAATTCATCTTTTAATTCTTTGTAGAATTCTTTCATTCGTTTTTGTATATCATATAACATTTTAATACTATCACGGATTTCTTTTTGAAAAGTTCCAACTGCTTCATACATTTCAGGATGGTTAACACCACTATCAATTTGTTCCATTAAATTAATTAAAGCTCTTTTGGACATCGCCATTGAAAATTTTAAATCACACAATGACAGTGCATCGTTTTGAATTATATTGTTGACATTTTTCCTACTTACTATTTCATCGGTGAGATAGAGGCTCGATAAACAATTTAGTGTTTCTTGACATTCCTCTCGTATTTTATCTATTTCACCTTTATAATCAAATTGGGTGATGTTCAGATTAAGCCCTGGAACTTCATCAGGAAAGAAATTATCTGGATCGATGTTTATTTCAGTTATTTCCTGTTCTAATATCTCTATACTATCTCTGATTCTATTTTTTTCTTGGTTTATTGAATCACTATCATTCATAGTTGTTTATCTATTTTTATCTATATATTTAAATTTGAATGTTCATTATTAGAAAAATATAATTTAATATATAATGAAAAATAAAACATATAAAATGAAATTTTTATTATTATTTGAAGAATATTCAAGTTATCAAACAAAAGTACTTGATAATTTATTAGATAAAATTTCTAAAAGTGGTATGAACTCGTTATCCCCAGAGGAAAAAAATCAATTAAAAAACATAGAAGATGTTAAATCTCCCGAAGTTCAGAAAATTTTAAAAAATGATGAGGAAGAACCTTCTGAAAATTCCATTTTTAATGGTGAAAATATAATTAACAAAAAATATTATGATTCAACAAAAGAAATATGTTTCTTGTTGAAGAATATGTCTGATGAAGATGATTCAGTAGCTTATGTTGGTGAAATACATTTTAGATATAAAATATACAAAGGATATATAGTTAGAGATAAAGAAACAGAGCAATCCGACTATAAATTTATAACTGATGATGGTGAAGAATTTGACCCAGTTGAGTATGATTTACATTATGAATTTGATGGCTTAATAGAAGAAGTGTTTTATGATGAAAATATCAATAAAAATTTATTGAATTAAATATGAAAAGTTATAAAAAATTTCTTGAAGAATATGGTTATAATGACGCTGGTGATAATTTTTGGGGAAATGTAGGTGGTGGAGTGTTACCGATATGTACCTCAACAAATAGAATATTACTTCCCTTTAGGTCAGCTTATGTCTTAGAGTCTCAATGTTTTGGAGTTTGGGGTGGTAAGATAGATGAAGAATACGGTCAAACTGAAGATGATATTATGGATGTTGTTAAAAGAGAATTTACAGAAGAAGCTGGATACAGTGGTGATATCAAACTAATACCTGCATATATATTTGAAACACCCACAAAGACTTTTAAATATTTCAATTTTATAGGTTTAATAGATGAAGAATTCGAACCCGAATTAAACTGGGAGACTGAAAGTTATAAATGGATAACGTTTGACGAGCTAATTAAAATAAAACCTAAACATTTTGGATTGGTAGAATTGTTAAAACACGATTTGAATAAAATAAAACGTTATTGCAATGCTTAGAAATTTTTATTCATTCTTAAATGAGTATAAAAATATTGGTAGTCTTTATCATATAATTGATATTGAAAAAATATTTTATATTTTAAAGCATAATAAAATTTCATCTAAATATTTTTCAAATATATCAACAACCAGAGACAAAATGATGGGTGAATACTTGGGTGATTCTTCTACTTCTGTTTTTAAATTAGAATTAGATGGTGGCGCATTATCAAATAAATATAAGATGAGACCCTTTTCATATAAAACTGACATACTCTCCCGCCTGAAGGCAGGGAGGTTCTCGCCTCAAGCACAGACAGCTTCATTTGCATGAAGTCTTACATCTGCTAAACGAATGGTCGATGTCCCAACCATTTCAATGTTTTTTGCTGCGTTTTCATCCCGATCATGGACAACATTACACTTCGGACAAATCCAAGTTCTTTGACTTAGCGACAATTCTTTTAAAATATGCCCACAGCAATGACATGTTTTTGAACTTGGATACCATCTGTCGATTTGGACGAATTTTTTGTCCTCAATTTTACAGAGATATTCCAATTTGGAATAAAAACTTGATATTGCAAGATCACTTATTTTTCTTCCCCACAAACGCTGCATGGCTTTAATATTAAGCGTTTCAACACTTATAATATCATATTTCGCAACCAATTCACGGGCTAATTTCCATTGCCAATCATCACGTTTATTTGTGATTTTAGCGTGAAAACGGCATAATGACAATCTTGCTTTTCTCCTGTTTTTGCTGCCTTTGACCTTTTTCGATAAACTTTTTGAAAGTTTTCGATATTTGGCCATGTCAGATTTCAGGAATTCTGGGCTTTCTTTTTTTTCACTGTCCGATGTAGTCAGAAATGTTTTCAAGCCAAAATCCAACCCGACTGTTTTACCAGTTCTTTGAAGGCTTGGCTCAATATTTTCCTGTACTGAAACGCAAATAAACCAGTCACCAATGCTATCTTTTTTCACCGTGATGGTCTTAATTTTACCAATTATTTGTCTGTCTTTAAAAAGTTTGTATGTCCTATTTTGAATAATTATTGAATTCTGAAAGTATTGATAACCTGATGTCTTATATGTTATTGACTTATATTTCCTGAAACTTTTGAATTTTGGCAAACTAATTTCTTTATTTCCACGTTTGCGTTCCTGAAAGAATAATTTATAAGACTTATCAATCCGTTCCGTTATTTCTTGAATAGACTGAGAATTAAGTTTATACCAATGCTTTTTATGTGTTTTTTTAATCTTTGTGATATGTTTTTGCAATTGAAATATATTCAGTGATTTATTATATAATTTATAATAGCGTTTATGTAGCGCAATGCAATGATTATAAACATCTTTGGCAACGTATAAAAGATCATTTAAGTGTTGAGTTTTGTTTTCACACTTATATAATTTCTGTTTATATGTTTTTATTATAACCACGTTGCAAATATAATGTATTTATTATATATTTGGAATCTAAATATTAATTAAATGAACAATCGTTGGTATCCATCAAGTAAAACCTGTTGTGAATGTGGTTGGATAAATCAAGACTTAAATCTTTCAATAAGAGAATGGACTTGCAAAAACGGACACGTATTAGACCGTGACCTTAATGCTGCAAAGAACATTCTAAAAGAAGGATTAAAAATATATGGGCAGGAACTGTCCATTACAAAGGTGGAGAGTAAATCAGACTTTGGCAACAAAGCACGCTCTATGAAACCCGAAGCCCATCCTATCGCCTTTGGCGTGGGTGGGTAGTTCACTTAAACATTAACATTTTCAAAAAATTCTTTCATGTCCTTTACTTTACCAACCAAAATAAAAATTTCCTTTGTGATCAACTTTTGATATTCAAATGAATTCAAGTCTACAAATTTATAGTCATCTTCATTAATAGAACACAATTGGTTTGTGACTTTTTTTAAAGCTACAAGATTGTCATTGATAAAATTTGGGAATTTTTCGGTAATTAAGGCTTTTAGAACCTTTTGTTCTTTTTTTAATTGATCTGAATACTTAATTCCACTTTTCTTAAAGGTGATTTCGTCTACTTTTTGAAATTGGCTGTAATTTGTAGTTGCCAATGGTGATTTTGAAAAAATACCAGCATTCATTTTTTGTAAGGTTGTATTTAAAAATATTTTAATTTTTATTTAGATAAAAAACAGGTAAATATAAACAAATAAAATATATTTCCAATTGTTTTTAATAAAAAATTATTCTTCTTTAAATAAATTTCTTATTTTACTTTTTCTTGATAATTTAATAGCTTCAGACTCCCATTCCACTTTATCTTTAAAATGTTTACCGTGAATATAAAATTGGTCTATTCCAGAATTACTGAGAAATTTTATAGCAGCATCATAAATATTGTGATACACACCATTTAATTTATATTCTATTCTATCTGAAAATCTTATTTTTAATTGTTTATCTTGATAATCGTCAAAAAACCACTCATCTAATTTATATTTTTCAATATACACCTTTTCGATACTCATTTAAAATGATATTTGATTTGTAAACGCTGTAATTAGTTTGTTTATAAAATTGCCAGTTATTTGTCCATAGAAAGTAGGAAATAATAATATTGTTATTATTAGAACTATCAATATTATTTTAATCTTATTTTTATTCAAGATTTTTAAAAAATCAAATATCTTAAAAGATTTTTTTATTTTATAGTTTTGATATTTTATTCTTTGATCATCCATTATAAAAACTTTTTAATCTTATATATTTTTAATTACAATTTGTTTTATTTATTAAATTTTGAATTACAAATTCTTTGTAGATATTTTTTTAATATATACAGAAGGAAATTATTTATAAAAATATTTTTATTATTCATGAGAGATATATGGAATCCTAAATATGAGTGGACTCAGAATCCAAAATATATTAGTAAAGAAATTTTAAATTTGAAAGAAACTGGTGTTATACTCAATAATACTATTGGCGCAGATATTCAAATAAATATACCTTCTGATAATATATTGGATTTATATATTAAGGGTGATGAAATTTATATTGCCACATCTGCTGGAATATATATATTTAATAAACTTTTGAATAGTGGAACTACTATTGATACCACATACATACCACTTGAGGGTAGTGGACTAACTTCGAATGATATTTTTGCTATATCTATTGATGAATATAATAATATTTTATATGCCACTACTGCTGATGGAATATGGAAATGGAATATGACTATAGATAAAGGGTGGATAATCAATGAAAATTATATACCAACAACTGGAAATTCTCCACCTTCAGGTTTTACTTATAATGTTTGTAATATTAATTATTATAGAAATAGTTTAAATCACGTTATATTTTATTTTGGTTATCAAGCACTTGGATTTTGGGAATGGAATACTACAATAGATAGTGGTAAATTGGTGAACACTTCTACTTCAGTAATATATGGTGTTAATTTACCAAGTGATACTATTTATCAAATAGTGATAAACAAACGATTGGAAATTTTATATGTAGCAACACCACTTGGTATTTGGAGATGGAAAAGATCAAACAACGAAGGTTTTTTATATGACAGCTTATTCACTCCGAGTTCTGGTGATCAATATCCTACTGGAACAACCAGAACAGTATATTTTGATAATATCAACGAAATTATGTATGCTGGTTTGTTGGACAATGGAATTTATCAATATGATACAACATATGATGTGGGAGATCATTTATCGGCTGCAATACCTTTTACAACGAATGGTGTGGAAATCCCAAATGATCCTGTTTTAAAAATATATAAAAATGAAATAAAAAACAAATTATATGTTTCATCTACTACAAATGGTATATGGTCTTATAATTTGGTTAATGGTGAAGGTAAAATATTTAACAATATTTCGGGTGTAACATACGGCAATAATTTGCCTTCAAATAATTTGAGCATAATTACCACATTTGATGAATACGAATTACTGTATATTGGAAATCAGTTTGGTTTATGGAAATTTAATTATGAAGTAGAATATTATGATACATTAATAGGTGGTGAAATAACAAGAATTGATAGAGAACAATTGTGGAATGTTGATGATTTAACTGATGTATATTTTAGATTACAAAAATGTATATCAGGTATATCATTTACTTATGTTGATAATCTTAGTGATGTTTATAGATTTGGTGTTTTAACAAATGATGACTCAAATTCTTTATTTAACATGTATAATGAGTATGAAATTATGAACAAATTTATTAAAAATTATATACAAGTTGATGTTGCATCAGTAGGAAATATTGATTTGACTCAACCACAATTCAAAATTGATGATGTTGTTTTAAAACAAAATCATTTAGTTTTACTGAAAGATCAAACGAATATATTTGAAAATGATATTTATATTGTTAATGAAAAAAGATTTTTTTTATTAAGTAATTATTTATCAGATAGAGAAAAATCAGACAGATTCAAAGCATATGTCAAACTTGGTACAATAAATAAAAACAAACAATTTTTTTTATTACCAAATTCATATGATATATTTCCTATTTCAGGCGAACAGAAAGTGTTTGATGTGAGACATTCTTATATTTTAAAACATAGGATCGTTTATGATATAAATACTATACCAACAAATACTGGTAATACACATAAGTTGGTGTTTGCAGATTATGATGTTGCAAGATTGATGAATAATAAAAACTTCGAGTTATATAGTGGATTTATAATGACATTAAACACATTAAATACTGGTTATACTTTTGATTTAAATCGTTATAATAAAACATATTCAATACAATTTTCTGATACATATAATCCATTCGATGATTATTTAAAAAGAACATCAGATAGCATACCACCCATGACGAGTAATGTTTCTATATCTGGGTCATGTTCGGCAAATGGCTCATTTTATAGTGGTTTTGAAACTTGGAAAGCTTTTGATGATAATAATACAACATTTTGGAGAAGTAATACAAGTAATGGTTGGTTAAAATTTAATTATAATACACCAATTATAATATGGAAATATAGTATTGAATGTACAGATGATGAAAGTAAAAGTCCAAAAAATTGGAAATTTCAAGCATCTAATAATGATATAGATTGGATAAATTTGGATGTTCAGATGTCTCAAGTCGCTTGGTCTACCAGATCATATCGAGAATTTATTATAAATAATACAGTTCCGTATTTGTTTTATAGATTATATGTAACTACTAATAACGGTTCGACATTATTATCTATAAGTGAAATGCAATTATTTGATATGATTTATGTAGCTGGTTCTATTACATATGAACCATATACTGTTGATACTATAAAAAACTTTTTAATAACAGACCCATATTCTAAAAAATATAATACTATTGTGGACAATTCTGTTTTTCCAACAATACCTATTAACATTGATGATTATATTAGAATAGAAATTAAAAGAGAAGAAAAACTTTTATTGATGTTTGATACATTTGTTACTGATATAACATCATCTGGATTGACAATATCAGATTTGATGCCAGAATGGATTATAAAAGATTTTAATAATCAATTAAATATAACATGGATTATTCGTAATATTCAATATTCAGATTTGAGTAGTGAAGGATTGGTGGTTTCATTACAAAATTCTTTTTTAAGTAAATTTTTTAGTGTTAATGATATCTCAACAATGACCGAGACTAAAATATTGTTTCAACCAACTGAATATGAATATAATATAAAATTCGATTATGATGGATTAGAATTTGTTTATAGTGGTTCAACGAGTAAATTCACTACTCAAAACTCATACATAAGATATAAATTATATGAATTTCTATCAGGAGTTACAAGTATAGTATTTAAACCAGATATGATACTTTATAATGATGATGAAATAACATCATTTTCACAATTTTATTTAGATAAAGATATAATACAATTGAATATAACCAACATTGATGATTTGGTCAATTTCAATCCATATACATATGTGGAAATATCTGGTACAACAACATATACAAAAACCTTAATTCTTAAAATAGACGAAAATATTGTATGGTTGGAAAAACCGAAATATTTTTTATCATTGGAAACCGTTGTGAAAATAAAAAATATTAAAGAATTATTGTCCATATCTGAGATTTTGTATGATGTTTATAAGAATGAGGATTATGATTATTATATTTCCAAAAATGACTTTGTAAAAAAAAATATATATCTATATTATGGAGAGATAATGAATAATAATGATTATATAAAATTTTACACACTTGGTTTATTATCAGAAAGTAAACCAAACACAAGAAATTTTATATTGCGTTTTTATAAAATAGAAGATGATGTGAATCTTTTTTATCGACCAATTGAAATATTAGATGTTGGAGTTGATAAAAAAACAATGATTCCTAAACAATTATTATATCCAGAATATTTTAATCAAACTGAGCGAATTGATGATTTTTATCTTGGCGAATATAATGTTCTTGATGGAAATGCGTTTTTAGTGTTTTTAGTTGTTGATCCGAATGAATCAACAGATTATGTTGTTGATTCTAATGAAGTTGAATTATAAAAAAGAAAATAAATGAAATGACAAAATTAGTAAAAGGTGCGAGGTTATTAATAAAAAATAGTGAAATAAGTGGTATTGAACCAACTGTACCTGCTGTTGAAGATCATACTCTGGGTTGGTTAGATACTGATATCTATAAAGGTGAGTTTTTTCTTAATATGGTAGATTATAGGTTATGGACGAGAACCAATACTGGTGTAACTGAAATAGCACTAATAGACCCAATTAGTGGAAAAATAAGAGTGTCTGATTTACCAAGCTCAATACTTGGTGCAGTTATATATCAAGGAACATGGAATGCGAGTATAGGCAATCCACCATCAACAATGCCTGAACAGGGCTGGTATTGGATTGTTGGAACATCTGGTAATACTAATTTGGATGGTATTAATGAGTGGCAATCTGGTGATTGGGCTATTCATAATGGTGTTGTGTGGGGTAAAGTTGATAATAGTAATAATTTAACTGCAACTGAAATCACATATACAAATCAATCTTATCCAGCTTATACTACAATTGAATTAGCTTTAAATGGTTTATTATATGTTTTACCTGTTGTTACTGGAACAATTTCAATACCATCGGGTGGTGCTGTTGAAATTGGTTCAACTGTCACATCTGTTTCTGTTGGTTGGACAACTAATAAAATTATGTCTTCTGTAACAATAACAGGAACTGGTGCGCCTGTTACAAATTTTGCACCCGCAACATCTGGTACAATTGTAATAAATAGTCTTAGTCTAACAACAAATACAACTTATACTATGCATTGTACTGATTTGGAATTAGCAACGGCATTAGCAACAGCAACTGTTAATTTTAGATATTCAAGATATTGGGGTGTTGGTACATTGACTACCTTATCTGATGGTCAAATAAATGCACTTTCTAATGAATTATCAACCACAAGGGTTAAAACGATAACATATGTATGTGCTAATCAATATTTTTATTATATATACCCAGTATCATGGGGTACATCGACATTTACTATTGGTGGTGTTGAAAATGTTCCCATCGTTTCAACTATATCTCATATTAATAATAGTGGTAATAATGCTTCGTATTATTTTTATAGAAGTGCAAATTTATTAACAGGTAATATTACAGTTGTGATAAATTAAAAAAGAAAAATATTTAAATGGCAAAAAATACAGGAACATTAGTTGTTGATACAATTAAAACTTTTGATGATGCAGATAAATATGCTGTTGTTAATTCGAGTGATATAAAGGGTGGTCATCATGTTGTAGATTATGATACTGATAGAAACAATTTAGTATCAAATTATCCCCTACGCACAGAAACTGGTATGTTAATTACTGTGCGTTCATCTGCTGAAAGAGGAAATCAGATGACTACATATCAACTTAGTGGTTCATCTTGGATAAATTTTGCTGATTATTTAATTGGTGTTGCTAATATATGGACATCTGGTGCAACAGGTATATGGTATAATCCACCAGTTGGAAACGTTGGAATTGGTTTAAGTGGTGCTTCTATAACTGCTAAATTAACTGTTTTTGGAGATAGTCATTTTTATAATACATCGTCAGATAGAATTACAATTGATCCAACAACAAGTTCTATTTATAATTATAATGAAATACTTTTGGTGTTATCACCATTGAGATTTGGTAATAATATTTTTAATACTGGTGTTATAGTTAGACCAGATTTGAGTAATTCAGTTGGTATAAATGTTGATTCACCAACTGCAACGTTGGATATAAATGGTTCATTAAGAGTCAGAACCACATTATTAGCTGATACTACATCTACATTAAGTGGTGTAACAACACATTCTGATCAAATAGTAGTGAATCATTTTACTGGTGGAGTCACACCAAGTATAACTTTGAATAATATTGACAATGGTGCGTATGGTGTTACTATGATGTATAAATATCATAATTCTGCTGCTAATTATTGGTATACAGGAGTTAACAATTTAGATAATTTTTTAATATCGAGAGGTTCTTCGTTTAGTGGTACGAGTTATATTACAATAAATAATGTTGGTACTGTAACAATTGATAATGATTTGAATGTTAATACTACATTGAATATTGGTACATCTACAACATTAATAGATGGAGTATTTAATGTTGGTAAAACATCAAGAGCAGCTAATTCAGTTATAAGAACATTAGCTAATAGTAGTTATATAGCTGGTTTTGAAGCATACGGCCCAAGTGCTGGTACTGGATATTTATATGTAGGTGAAAGTATATCCAATGGTGGCGGTATTATTTATAATGGTGACAATACACCATCTGCATTAACACCAATTGATAACGTTATATTTTATAGAAGACAATCAGGTACAAATAGTGCAGTGTTTTATTTTCCATACAATTCGAATTATGTATATTTCAATGGCGGTATATATTTCAATGATGATTCGACTGGTACATTATATCATAATCAAGCACAACAAGATATTAATATAAGAGCTGGAGCTGGAACTACTGGTTTAGTTGGAATTAATCCTGGTTTTTCATCAGGTGATATAGTTATATATACTTTAGTTGGTGGTGCGGGTGGAACTGATGATATATATCCAGTATATGGTGGGGATGGTGCTACAAGTGGTATATTAAGTTTCTATACTGGTAATGGTGGTACTGCTGGTGGTACAGATACCATATATGGCGGTAATGGTGGAAATAGTGGTGATTTAATACTTCAAACTGGAACTGGTGGTCATTCCACTGGTCGTTATGGTGGAAACAGCGGAAATATTAATATATTCACTGGAAATGGTGGAAACGGTGGGATTACAAACGGTATAAGAGGTGATATTATAATGCAATATTATAGTTCAACTGCAAGAGGTAATGTATTAATAGGCACTAATAGTAACACAAGTAATAGACGTTTAAAAGTTAATGGTGTTGGTGAAGCGACCGATTGGATTTCAATCTCAGATATCCGAGAAAAAGAAAATATATCAACATTTGAAAATGCTCTTGATAAAATTATTAAATTGAATCCAGTTTATTTTAATTTTAAGAATGGTGATGATAAATCTAAGAAAATTGGTTTGATTGCACAAGAAGTTGAAATTGTTATCCCAGAATTAATACCACCAACTATTGGTGATTCTATAAAAGGTGTAAGTTATAATACCCTCAGTGCAGTTTTGGTTAAAGCTATGCAAGAACAAAATGAAATTATTAAAAATTTAAAAGAAGAAGTAAATATTCTTAAATCAAAAATTAACAATTAAAAATGGCCGTAAATATAGCATTAGCTTTACAAAATGTAGATTTTAATAAAATGAATATAACATTTGTTGATGGTATGTCTATTGACAAATTGAAAATTAGATATAATTGGATTTTCAATGCTTCTATTGAAGATGCTATAATAGGTGAAGATACATATGGTTTGGTTTGGTATTCTGGTAATTGGATTTGTGGAGATTGGTATAATGGTACATGGTATTCTGGTAATTTTGAAAACGGAACGTGGAAAGATGGAAAATTTTATAGTTATAAACTTAATAATTTTGATATTTTAAATGGAAATTTCAATATAATAGACAAAGGAAATCAATATTCTGTTATGGGTGTTGGTGATGGGTTTGTGGTATGGGAATCTGGTGATTTTCATGGTGGTACATTTGGTACAAAAATTGTAGATTGGTCAAAATATACTCAATATGATCCTAATAACTCACTTGGAGATAATGATATTAACTCTAATAGTGCGCAAACTTGTGTGTGGAAAAATGGAAATTTTTATGATGGTATAATTTATCATGCTATATGGTATAATGGTAACTGGTATAATGGTTACATGGAAAATATACAGTGGATAAATGGTAAATTTTATAATGGACAATTTAATGGATTTGTGTGGTATAATGGTACGTTTTTAGGTGGAGATTTTATAAATGGTCAATGGATGGATGGTGTGTTTACTACTTTTGATGAAAATATAAAATCGAGATTTGGCGTAACAGAAAATATTGAACCACTTATCGAATATTTAATAAATACAGGAACAACTTCATTTATAAAACCTTTATTATTTCATCAATTTAATGATGGTTATATAGCTTGGAAATTACCTGGTATGTATCAAGTAGTTAATGGACAAATACATGAAAACAGAACTACATATGCTGAATCGGAAACTAAAAGTGGAAGAGATTACGTAAAAACAATTTCCATATATGGATTTAATTTAAACATACCAAACAATTCTGTTATAAATGGTATTGAAGTTAAATTGGCACTTTATAGTGTCACAGCAGAATTTGAAAAGCGATATAATATAACAAATGTTACAATATCGCCTTTTCCGACAAATGATCCTATTAATCAATCGAATAATTTGGCTGATTTCGAAGTTATACCAGTTTTTCCATTAAGTCCATATAATCCTGTTTATAATTTTATTTTTGGAAGTCCAACTAATACTTGGGGAACAAATTTATCTGCTAAGGATATAAATAGTGACAGCTTTTCGGTAAATTTCAAATTATATAAAAGTGGTATTTATGTTACAAATGCATTTATACGTTTTGCAGGATTAGTGGTTAATGTTTATTATACAACAGATAATTCGACTTATAATTATGAACGATGTATTTGGAATAATGGCGAGTTTAATAATGGCGAGTTTCATTCTGGTGTGATCAAAGACTCTAATGAAAATATTCAAGAATCAGGCAATCACAAGATATCTATTTGGAATGATGGTAATTTTAATAACGGTAAATGGTATGGTGGTTGGCTTAAAGATGGTACATTTAATAATGGCGAATTTCTTAATGGATATTTTGGAACAGAGTCTTCAACACCTATTTGGAATAATGGTTCGTTTGTTAATGGTTTCTGGCAAGATGGTGTTTTTAATAATGGCGAAATTCATAATGGTATAATTAAAAAGATACAATTAAAAAATGGTAAAGTTGGTGATTAATATATAAAAAAAAATAAAAATAAAAAATGAATATAAAAACATTTTCTCAATATAAATTAAATGAAAATCTGGATGACCAGTTAAAAGATAAATTGTCAGATAAATATTTATCATTAAAAAGAGATGTTCTTTTATTAATTGATGGAACATTAGATGATAATCAGAAAAAAGAAATGGTCAATGTTCAAAATTTTTTAGCAGACATTGAAAAAAATGGAGTCGATAATATAAAAATTAACGGGTTTATTGAAGATTCTGATATTCAAAATTTTTATCTAAAACATAAAGATGATGTGGATTTATTATTGAAGGATAAAGGTTACTTTAACGGTAAGACTGCTTTAAATGTTTATGGTCTTTATGATATTATGATTAATGGAACAAAAAAAGCTGTTCAATATATTATTGAAATTTTAAATGATGAAATATTTTAAAAATGAAACAGCATTATATAAAATCATATAAAATATTTGAAAACCAGATAAATATAATAAAAACTGGTAAAATTAAAGTAAAAAGATATTGTTCCCCTAATACTATAAATACTAATGAATTAAGAGGTGGGACGTGGTTTTCATTTATTGATGATGAAAAAGCCGAAAGATATAATCAGGATGAATATAAACTCGGTGGGAAACTTCTTATAACTGGCGAAATAAATTACAAAAAACCTTTTATATTAAGTAATACTAATACAAATCAAGTATTATTTGATTTTCAGTTATTTATGTATGTTGATATCTTTACAAAAATGGATAAAGAATTCTTAACTGAAATTGCATTTGAAGAAAATCCTAAACAAATAATTAAGGAAAGTTTAAAATACAGTATCATAGATGCTAAACTGGCAAATGTTATAAAAGACTTTTCAGATTTTAATATATTAAATATAATAGTTGATAACCTTTTAGCAAAAAGATTAAAAGACAACAATAGAGATGTTTTTATTAGGTTAGACCAGAATAATGATATTTTTGAAATATTTGATATAAATAATTTATTTAAAGAAAAACAATTCCTAAAAAACGTAATATAATTTTTTATTAATACATTTACAAGAAATTATAATGCAAGAAAATACTTCTGGAATATTATATTTTATATTTAATTAAATATTATGAATTATTCTGAACAGATTAAAAAAGGATTGAATGAATATTTAGAATTTGATTCCAATGAAATTCTTTTGCCAAATGAACACTTTGTTGTTTTTGGTGGTTCACTGAGAGATATATTAACGAATAATAAAATAAATGATATCGATATATTATGTTTAAAACAATCCATGACAAGGGCTATTGAAATAGTAGAAAGTAAGGGGTATATATATACAGATTTATATTCGAGAGATATCTTAAATATGTATGAAGAAATACATGTTATATCTGAACCAAGAACTTATATAAATTCGAATGGTAAAAAAATTCAATTCATAAGACCTTCTATGAACCCAAATTTAGATGGGAATTATTATAGTAAATATTTTTTAAATTATTTTATATATTCATTTTTTGAATTGTTAAGAAATGTTGATTTAAGTTGCTGTGGGTTGTTTTGGGATGGTGAAGTTTTATATGAGTCATATGTTGGTAGTGTTAAACATTGTTTGGAAAAAAAGTTTTTATCATTAGAAGATAATTTGATGTATAATCATAAACGAATAGAAGCTCGAAAACGAAAAATGTATGAAAAGGGTTTCGATGAAATTATTTTTAATGATATGAATCGATTGAGAAAAACCCGAATATTGAAAATAAATGAAATATTGAGTGATAATCAAAATTTAGATGACTATAAAGAAAAAATGGGATATATTGTTAATATTCACAATCCACCACAACATACTCAAGTAAATAATGTTGCGCTTAATTATATCGATGATTTACCATTTTAAACTAAATTCATCCAAGATTCGTGATTTTGGTTGACTATTGCAAATTGATTATTTGCTTTGATGTTTGAATACAACCAAGGCTGATACTCCCAGTGCCATGTTTCGCTTTCAACCGTTCTAATAAATCCATATTTTATAGCATTCTTAACTAACCATTTGTATGTTTTATTCTTCCCATTATTTGTTTGCATATCAAATGCAGTCCCATAATGATGTAACGATTGACCAGGTCTTCCTGTATATGGTTTATAATTCGTTGAACTATTCGTTTTTAATTCTTGTTCCGTAAAATCTTTCTTTTTATTTTGAACTCTCAATCCATATTGTTCATCCCAAAAACGGAATGCATCAACTAATATTATATTAATTCCATCTTTTTTGGCAGCATCATACATTCTTTTAAATGGTTCGAAATATTTCCTAATAACTTTTTGATTTTGAAACGTTACATATTCTTCTTTTCCAATAATTTTTCCTTTTAAATATACATCAACCTTTTCATATACTGCATTACCATTATTGTCTTTTTGAACATTACCATATACATCACGCTTTGGTTCACTATTTGGAACTTTTACTGGTGTAGTGTTTATATTATCATCATTATTAATTATATTAGATGTTATATATGTTCCATAATTATCATCAGTAATTACTACTTCATCATTATAAGATGTATATGATGATTCATCATTTTCATAAGAATTGTTAATATCAATATCTTCTGCCCCAACATAATCATATTTGTCTTCATTTTGTAAATCTTCATATGAAGATGAATACAGTTCACCATTATCATCAATCATGTAAACTACATCATTAGGAGCATCAGTATTGTTTTCATGATAATCTATTTCATCGACTTTAGCTGATTTTGACGGTTTTGCATCGTTTAATTCGCTTTGTTCGTTTTCAGTTTTTTCTTTAATATTTGATTTTACATCTTCAGTAAGTATTTCTGAATTCGGAGTGCTTTTTTGACCAGATACGAATGGGTCTTGATCATTTGATTGTATATCTTTATCATTTTCAGCAGCAACTGTTTCAATATCTCTTTTAACTTTTTCAATTTTGTTATTATCTGGTAATTTAACATGTTTCGATAGAAAAGTGTTTTTTATTGTTTGATATTCTGTCATTAAAGCATCTAATTCTGGTCTTAAAATTGGTGCGCCTAAATTTCCAGTTAATGTTGTTGGTATGATAAGTTTGTTTACGAATTTATCAAACCATTTAAAGAAATTAGTACCTAATACAGCATCTTGATTTGAATCACTTGACCCCAAATTTAATATTTGTGTGTTATCTTTTAATCGAAATGATATATTTTCTTCATTAATATGAATTTGATTATATAAGTAATCAAGTCTAAACCCATTATTATCAATATATATTTGAGTTTTATGATCAAATAATATTGCTATAAATTTTGTATAATCGTCTTCACTTAAATTTTCTAATTTTTTTTGTAAATTAATATTAAAATGTTCAGTATAAATATAAACTGGTGAATATAAATAACCATTTTCAAACATTATATTAACTAATTTTCCAAGTTGTGGTACATGAAAATTTTTACCACTAAGACCTTTATAAGGTGTAGCCCAAGGTATATATGTTACTTCTATTTCTTCAAAAATGGTTGCAACTTTAACTCTAACTCGACCCAATCTTCGAGGGTCTTTTATGTCAACTACTATACCAGAATATACTTTACCTAAATATGAATTATCCATTTAAAATTAAAACCCTATTTTTTTATCAAAATTAGAAACCAAATTATTCAACCCTAATTTGCCTTCTTGAATAACACTGTTTTTATAATTTTCAACATCGTTAATAACTCTACTTTTAAGAGAATTAACATCTATACGACTTTGGTTTCTATAACTGTCATCATAAACATTACCTTCGGGAATACGTTTTTTGATTTGTGTTTTATCTTCAATTTGACCAAAAAATCTATTAATTAATTCATTACGTTTTTCTTTTATTTTTTGAATAACAGTATTTTTAACTTTATCTACTAAAGTATTTATACCACTTTCAATTATGTTTGGTTTTTTATATAAAGATGCAGTTGTAAATTCTTTTGAGACTTCACTTGGGTTGTATTTAAATAAATTTTGCATATCATAATCAGCTAATGAGTCATCATTTTTTTGGTTACTAAAATATTGACGATCATTGATATTATCCAATTTAAATAATGCCTTTTCTTTATTGTGTATTGTTAAAGAGTTTGGTCTTAATTTTGCTTCCATACGTTTTGATACAGATTTGAAAAAAATATCAAAACTTAAATTTGATATAGAAGGCATACCAATATTATAACCAGCTACTAATATATCATTTGATATGTTTTTACTATTAAAAAAATTTAAATTACAATCATGAAGAACATAAATTATTACTGATTGATTCTCTTGTAATATATAAGGATTGTTGTCTTTTCCAATACTTTTATCTTTGTTATATTTTGAATTTAAATTTCTAAATTTTCGAATATCATAAATTTTAATATGTAAATCGAATCTAAGTAGATGTTCTGGTATCATATATCTGTTATTTCTATAACAATAAATCAGATTATTATATAATTCACTTAAATATTGTATACTCATCATAACATCTTCTGTTAAAGTGATAGTAATTTTATCTTCAGGATATTTTATTATTTTTTTAGTGAGAATATCCATACCACTAATAGATGATATATAATAATTTTTTCTTACATATGATGAAATACCTTCAACAGATAATGTATTAAACACTTCAAAAAATTTATTTCTAAATTCATTAAATAAATCTATTCTTTTTGCTATATCTGGTATATTTTGATATAAATTCAAGAATTTCATAACCTTATTTTCATTTCCATAAAAAAATGGTGAAGAAGAATCAGTATCGTCAAAAAACAATTCAAATCCAAGTATTGTTGGGTCTTCATATAATGGTGTGTTTTTTTCCAGTCCATATTTGAAAGTATCCATATCATAGTCAGCTTGAACTTGGTTTCTAATATAATCATATGTGTCACCAATTTCTCTGGTTTTAACATCAAGTCCAACTACAATTCGTTGTTCTTCATTTTTGGTTAATTCTTCATAACCTTTTATATAACCAGTGTTTAATTCTCGTTTTGGGCCATGACGATTATCTGAAACTTTGTTTACAGGTGTAGTAGCTTCTTTAACAGATTTTATAATATCATTTGCTTTTGTAGCTGCCGTATTATTTTTAAGACTAAATACTCCCATTTTTAAATTTAAGTTTTTATTTGACTATCCCCAAGTTCTCTGCGAACTAAATTAATTTCTTGTTGCCACCCACTATCTGAGCTAAATGTGTAATTAATTCCAGATATCATCCAATTTCCAGATAGTCTTTTATTCAATTTATCTTCATATATATTTTTATTTGCTAACTTATCTCTATTTTCTGGCGGTGTTGTTCTTGTTTTATTATCTAATTCTTGTATTTTATATAATTTAACTTGAATCATTTGAAATCTTGTTAAATTGAAATTTGGAGTTGATAATACAACTTTCATTTTAATTTTTTGAAAATATTTCATATTTCTTTCATTCTGAACGGAAGCATAATAAAAATTTTTGTGCATATTATCTATATCAATTCTACCACAAAAATCATTTGTTACATTTTGTTGATACAATGAATCAGAATTACCACCATTTTCATTATTCGATTTTAATACGATATCACCATTATCACCAATATTAGAAATTGTATCTAATACAAATCCAGCTAAATTTTTTTCAATTGTGTCATAATATTTAATAAAGAAGTTATATCCAATATCAAGGTTTATTTTAGTTGATGAATTATCAATGTTATATTTTGATATAAATAATGAAGAACCATATGAATCTGGGTGATTTGTTAAATATAGTGGCGTTATATTATTAGCATCATCCATTATGTATTTATTTGAATTTATACCTTCTAAACCCTCAGTCGTATCACCAAATTGAGTTTCTATATCAATATAATTTAAATTATAATAAAAATCTACATATGACCATAGAAAAGATTCATCATCTTTGTATGAAACCATTGTTGTAGCTTTTATGAAATCTAAATTTATATCACTTGGATTTATCCAAATCATTTTATCATCTGTGTTTTGTATATTAGTAGCAAATCCAAGCCCTATTTCATTAGCAAGTTCCTTTAAAACATTAAAAGATGTATTATTTTTAGCCCAGTATGGTGAATGATATAAACCATTTACATTTAAAATACCTTCCAATGTATAAACAACATCTTCATTATTTACTTCGTTTTTTACTGGATTAAATACAGTCACTTTAAAATCCATTCTAACTGGCATTAAAATTTCAGATGGTGATTTTATAAAAATGGAAATAATTGCATCGTCTAATGGAAATAATTCATCTGTTATTTTATTACTTTTATCTCTAAATGAAATTTCTAATTTTGGGAGAAATTGATCATTTCTTAAAACAAATTTCACAAAATATTGATATTCTAATATTAATCCATTTATAATAACAAATGGATAAAACCCAACTTTTGAAATGAAATCATTGGCATTATCATCTGATACGTTGTCATTATACTGAATGTCTATTTTCTGTAATACTATAGAAGGTTTCACTATTCTGGTTATCATATTAAGGTATTATATTTGTTATTGAAATTGTTTTATTATTTTTATTCCATTCTACCTGTTTAGCACCCTTTTCCTTTACTACAACGGATTGATTTGAATTTGTTCTATTCGTATCTTTTCTTGTATTTTTAGGATTATTGATATTAGAAACAGTATCAATTTCATTTTCAATTGGTAAATGTATAATTGATATATTTTCGAGTTCGGGATATAATATTTCATCTTTTTCGTTTATTGAAAAAGAATTTAGTATATTATTTATCTTCATTAATTCGTCTGAATAATCTATCGAACCGTAAAGTTCTAATGATATTTTATCTATTCTACCAACATTTTCTGGTGGTACTATATATAAATATAATTTTATATTATTTATATCTTTATCAGTTACAGTACTTATAAATAAATCAAAAGGCGCACCTTTAACTTTCGTATCTCTTTTTAACTTATTAAATGAAAAAATTTTCATTTTATAATAATTTTATTTTTTAATTGTTATATGTTGGCGGTTTTGTTATATTATCTTTTGGTTTTGTTTTATCAGTTCTACTTTGATCATTTTGTGGTTTGTTATATATTCTTTGATATCCATTGTTAAAAATTCGTTCAATTTCCTGCGCTCCCATATTTCTTCCGAATCGTAAATTAACAGTAGCATTTAAAAATATTGGCATATCATTAAAACCCATTTCTCCCTTGGCAGATAAATCAATTTTATCAACTATCATATTACCTGCTGAAACAATTGGTGACCAAGGATTTCCAATTGTTATATGCCAAGGTGTTGTTGGTTGTCCAGTCATTGCTCCAATAGAACCACGAATAGGCCATCTGTGTTTGGCAAAAGTTGAAGCTACTATTGTTCGTAAAAAATCAGATGTTTTACTATCATCTGATATGTTTTTTAATGTTCCAATACTTGCGTTTACTGCTGCTGCATTTTGTATATTTTGATTGTTTTCTAATTCATTTTGTTTTGCTTTTTCTTGACCTTGTTTTGCTTCCACAGATTTATCTAATGATTTTTTTTCTGTTTCTAATTCTTTTTTTCTCGCTTTCCAACCATCTGGTCTCGGTTTTTTATCCAATATTTTTAGTTCATTATTAATTTCAATCAATCTTGTATCTTCAGATTTTTGTTCATTGGACAAATTTTCAAAATCATTTGCAGCATCATCTAATTTTTTACCTGATATATTTTCGAATGTTTTTCCAATTGCCTCGATAAAAGCATCTACTATTTCTTTGACAAGCAAAGCCCATTCATCTATATTATTACCTTTACCATTGACAGCAGACGTTAGTTGTTTGAGTATTGGTGAATTGGCTTTAAATATATATCTCATATCTGAAGTACCCATTTTTAAAATATTTCTTAAAATATCTAACATAGCAGTTGCTGGATCAAAATCACCAATTATTTTTTGTTCATATATAGTCTCAAATGATATATTCATTGTTGATTTTAATCCTTGTTTATCATAATCCCTATAAGCTGCTTCTCGTAAAAGATTGGGATCACCAAATGGTATATCATATGCATCACTATCAGTTAGACCCATAGCTTTTAAAAAACCAAATAATAATCCTTGAGACCAGCCTGGAGCTGGAATAACTTTTTCTGCTCCACCAACTTTGAAATCGTTTTTAAGAATATCGAATATTATTTCATGTAAATATTTTGTCTGAGTATCCCATTCTTCATTGAATGACAAATTAAAAATATCTAAATCTTCTTTTACCCAACCAACCATTGTCGAAATTGGAGAAGTTTTTATTTGATTCAAATCATCTGTCACTACTGTACCTTCTGGAAATCTCCTTAATATTATTAATCTGTTTATTGGAAATACACCCAAATCTCTCAAATATGAAAAATAACTTGGTTTTAAACGTTTCGAACCAGATTGAAATTCTGAGTCTTTTAATAATTGTATATATGGATTTGTATCAGTTGAATCAACATCATATATTTTTTCTTTTATATAATTTCTTATTTGACCGTTTTGACCCTTAAAAAAATTCTTATCTTTGTAAACAACATAGCTTTTTTCAGTATTAATATTTTCAAATAATGGTTTTAAATTAGTTAATTCTTCGCCATTTGTTCGAATGGTATTAACTTTTAACTCTTTACTGAATAAAAAACTCATTTCGTTATACATTTGTAATATTTAAATTTTTATTAGATTACTTATAGTCTTATAGTATATATTAAAAAATAAAGTATATTTGTTATAAGATTTTTAAATAAATGGAAGAAGATATATCAGATATAATTCGAAAGATACAAGAAGCGAGAAGTCCTAAGTATTTTTTATGGCAAATAATTAAAGATACTGAGTGGGTTACTGCTAAGTATAATTCTAATATTTTAGTTGGAAAGAAAAATGATGTTGTTTATTTTAATTACGATAAGAAAAAATATGTTTTATATTATAACTTCAACAAAATATATCAAGTTTTAGAAACGAAATATCACCTTAACATATTGAATGCTAATGAAATAATTGGTGGTATGGTGAGTGAACACACAAAAATGAGGGTTGACACAACTGACCCGACTATATATACTACACCCAACTCAGGTGAGTGAACACACAAAAATGAGGGTTGACACAACAGGATGGGGCGGTTTTGCATACTTTGTACGGTGAGTGAACACACAAAAATGAGGGTTGACACAACCCAGCCACTTTACTATCTTTTTTATTTTTGGGTGAGTGAACACACAAAAATGAGGGTTGACACAACTAATTATCTGCTTTCCTTATGGCGAGGAAAAGGTGAGTGAACACACAAAAATGAGGGTTGACACAACTTATGTAACCGATGTGGTTGAAATATTCGATAGGTGAGTGAACACACAAAAATGAGGGTTGACACAACCACAAATCATTTTTTCACCAATATATTCTTTGGTGAGTGAACACACAAAAATGAGGGTTGACACAATCATTCCTGCCACATTTGTTTTAAATGAACATATCCAAATTAAAGAAAATTAGATGTGTTCTAATAATCTTTTATAATTTGCGATGTATTAAATTTGTCAATGTTTTCTATTATTGAATTATTTATATGAATATCATTTTTAAATTCATCATGAAAAAATAAAACGTTGTAATTAATATCAGAATTCTTAATAGTATTGGATACTTTAAATATTTCTTTAATATCGATATTATCTTTTTCGAAATTTGGTATATAATATACATCCTTTCCCTTCTTAAAAGCATGTATAATTTTCGTGTAAATTATCACATCAAAATATTCTTTAAATTCTTCATAATCAATATCTTCTTGTTCTAATTGATCTTTTATATCAATTATAACTTTATTTCTAATTTTATTTACTTTTATATACTTATCGAATTTCTTTCGGGTTTTACAGAATACAATATAAAAATTCATAAATTAAACTATTCTATTTTTAAAGTATATATAAGTAATAATAGGGTCTAAAAAAATATTTTTATTTTTTTTCCCCCTAACTATCTGATAATTTATAAAAAGGTTTTTTCCCATTTATATATAATATTCACGATTAAAAAAACAAATATTTTTTAAACTTTTTTACTTTTTAGTTCTAAAAGATTAAAAAGCAATTAATGGCATTAGTCGCTTTAATAGCATAAAAAACAATTTAATTTAAAAATGGCAAAAAAAACTTCATTAAATCAATTCAGTGATATTTCAGGATTACTTGAATCTGCTTCTGATAAAACAGATGTTATTCTGGAAAATTCAAACATTCAAAACACTTACATAAGCACAGATGTTCACATATTGGATGCACTACTTTCTACACATGTAATAGATGGTGGAGTAGCTGATGATCGAATCACAGTGTTTGCAGGTGATCCTCAAACTGGTAAATCGTATATATGTTATAATATAGCCAGAAATGCCCAAAAACAAGGATATTATGTAATATTTATTGATACAGAACATGCTTGTACATTATCTACATTTGAAACATTTGGAGTTGATGTGAAAAAAGAAAATTTTCAATTAATAAGAATAAAGGACGTTGATACTATCAAAACTGTTATGGCAAAATTTCTTAATAATATGAGAAAGAAAAAAGAAGAAGGTTTTGAACTTAGAAAAACTATTATATTTTTCGATTCAATTGGTGGTGTTGCATCAAGAAAAGAAATTGATGATGCAATCGAAGGGAAAAACAAACAAGATATGACGAGGGCTAAATCACTTAAACAATTATTTAGAATTATATCAGTCGAAATGGGATTTTTACGGATGCCTCTTGTAGCCACAAATCATATTTATTTATCACAAGATTTATTTCCACAAGCAATTATGAATGGTGGGAAAGGTCTTGAATATTCTGCTTCTGTTATAGTTTATTTAACATCGGCAAAGTTGAAAAGTGAGAGAGAAGATGATATGTCTATTGGACAGACTGGTATTGTTGTTAGTGCAAAAGCTAAGAAAAATCGTATGGCTAAATTGAAAAAGATAAAATTTGATATCGATGGTGATGGTGGTACAAATAAATATGGTGGACTTGATTTTTTCTGTAATGCTGAAAATTTTGAAAAAATTGGTATTGCAAGAGGTAAAATGATAAAAAATAAAGATGGTGTGTTGGAATTTGAAGCTGGTGGACAACGTTCAAAGTGGTATGTTCGACATTTAGACCAAACTTTTTATGATAAAGACCTTTATACAACTAAAGTGTTCACAAAAGATATATTAGAAAAGTTAGAACCAATTGTAAAAGATTATTTTCGTTATGCATCTTATGAAGAAGCTCAACAATATCAGGAACAATCTTTAGAACAACATCACAAAGCAGAATCAAATGTTATCGATGAAATTGATGATACTTTTGATATAGATGTTGACGGTTCTGAAAATAAACTTTTCGATTAAACATTAATAAAAATATAGAAAAACATGTGAAATTATAATTCGCATGTTTTTATCTAAAATAATGCAAATATAAAATGTCTGGAGAAAGAATAACACCACAAACGGAATTATCGTTTTTTTCTTATATATTGGTAAATCCTATACAATTTCAATACGTTGAAACATCATTTTTTAAAGTTGATGTACTTCAGTTTATTTATAAAATATTACATGATTATTATCTATCAAGTAAAGTGAAAAAAGTTCCATCTAATGAACAGATAATCGAGATGGTTAAAATGAACGATTCCGAAAATAAAATAACTGACGGAACATTAAATAGTATTTTAAAACATCAAATAGATACACTTGAAAAAGAATGGGTTGAAAGTAGATTTAGAGCTTGGAAAATTTCCAATTCTGTTAAAGAAAGAGTATTTAAAAGTGTTGAATTAATAAGAGGTTTAGATGATGTTAATATATCGAATGTTCTTGGTATATCATCTGAATTAGAAAATTTATACAAGAATCTTCTAATTATAGATAATATAGATGAAGATTTAGGTTCTGATTTTTATGATCCAGAATCACATAAACAAAATATTGCTTTAAACAAGATAAGAACAGGTTGGACTGCTATTGATACAGTATTAGGTGGCGGTTGGGATAACGCTACATTAAACGTAATTATGGGTGAGACAAATATTGGGAAGTGTCATAATTATCTGAGTATCATTAAGTTACGAAATAAAACAACTGGGAAGGTAATAGAAATGAAAACTGGTGATTTTTTCAATTTAATTAAAAATAAAAATAAAAATATAAAAATTGGTTTGTAAAATATGTGGAAATGATACTAAATTTTTGACTGTTAGTAAAAGTTACCACATATTATGTTCTTCGAAAATTTGAGAAAAAGAATAAACAAAATATAGAAGATAAATATACAAAATGTATATATTTTATAAATAAACAATAATTAATATATGTTAAGTGATAATACTTTTAAAAAATTTATTGAAGTTTTTGATGTCGAAGATTGGCAAATAGAAACTGATAGTGGGTGGTCAGATATTGACCAGATTGGTAAGACAATTGAATATGATGAGTGGAAATTAAAAACAACAGATGGTTTTGAATTAATATGTGCTGATAAACATATTTTATTTGATGAAAATTATAATGAAGTATATGTAGAAAATTTAGTTAAAGGAGATAAAATAATCACTATAAACGATGTAAGTGAAATATTATATAATAATAAAACTGAAATAAAATCTAATATGTTTGATATCTCTTTAAAGGGTGACGAACATAGATATTACACAAGTGGTATATTATCTCATAATTCAATGTGGCTTCATAATATAGCATCCAATACTATTAAATCTGGTCGAAATGTTTTGGTTTTGACATTAGAAATGGCTGAATATAAGTGTACCAAAAGAATGGGTTCTATGTTACTTGAAATTCCACCAAGTCTTTATGAAGAAAAGAGTAATGATACCCAATATATGATTAATAAATTAAAATCATTTCGTAATAGTACGATAACTACTAATTTATTTAATAATAAATCAGGGGAACTCTTTGTAAAAAAGTTTAATACAAGTGATTGCACTGTTACAGATATTGACAATTATATCATGAAAATTCAAGATACCAAACAATTTAAAGTTGATATGGTAATTGTCGATTATCTTAATATTATGAGTCTTGAAAAAAATTTAGATTTTAAAAATAATTTATATCAAAAAGGAAAACATATAGCTGAAGGTCTAAGGTATTTGGCTGGAAAACATAACACCACATTTATTACTGCTACACAAACTGATAGGGCAGTGTGGGGAGCATCTGATATCAAAATGGATGCAGTACCAGAATCAAAAGCTATTGTCGAAACTGCCGACACTGTTTGGGCTATTATCAGAACGACAGAAATGAAAAGACAAAATCTTTATCGTCTGAAAAACTTAAAACTCCGTGATGGTGAATGTAAAGAGCAACAGATTAAATTCACCTTTAAACCAGAAACTTTAACAATGGAAAACGATTTATTAGTTGTTGTTTAAAAACAAATTTAATTTTATGAACGATAAAAATAAAAATTTAAAATTAGAAGATGATTATGAAACCCCAGATTTTTTAGAAATTGATAATGAAGATTCTGATGAGTATAATGAAATTACACTCGGTAATAACCAATTTGAAGATATAAGTGATGTTGAAGAAAATGTAGAAGATTTATCTTATATAGAAGAAATCGAAGATGATGAAGATGATGATGGTGATAAGAATGTGAAAGAAAATGAAAATCAAAGCGTTTCTACTAATAAACATTCCGATTTAAATGCTCTTTATCGTTTTAATAACAATAAACATAAAAGAGAAGGTAGACATTCTTTAAAGAGAGATACAATATTTAAAGGCAAAGAAAATAAAATAGAAACAGCAGATGACGATACATCTGATCATCCTATTAATAAAAATTATAAGATTGATTCTGGTAGTTTATTTGAACAAGAATCTCGAAACAATGAAGAATATGTTAATCAAAAAAATCTTTCAAATGATGTTTTTGAAATCTTAGAAAAACATACTGATTTAGAATTTAAAAATAATCGAAGAAAACCAAACAAACAATCATTTAATGATTATTATAGGCTATTGTTGAATCATTTGAGTATAAAATATACACATTCGGAAATATTTGTTGAACTGGCTTATTATTTTTCCGATAACATATTTAATATTTTCAAACTTTTAGATAAAAAATATGCTACCATTGTAATCAGAGAACTCAAATCCAAGGGGTATTTGAAAAATTTGGATAATATAAATTTCGTTTAATTAAAATATGAAAAAAACTTTACCAGTACATATTGTCATTGAACGTTTAAATTTACTTAATAATATGTATGATTATAGTCAAATTATCTATAAAGATATGCATACAAAAGTTAAAGTTATTTGTAAAAAACATGGTTGTTTTGAACAAACACCTATAAATTTATTAAATGAATTTTTATGTAAAATATGTAAAAAAGAAGAAAGAAATGCTAAAAGAAAAAAAGAAGTTTTAATAAAATGTGGTAATATACATTTGAATAAATATGATTATTCTAATGTTGAATATGAGACAATGAATGATTATGTTATTATAATTTGTCCAATACACGGTGAATTTAAACAAACATTAAATAATCATATGTATGGTGAAAAGGGTTGTCCTAAATGTTCATTAACTTACAAACTCTCACACGATGATTTTATACGTAGAAGTGAAAAGGTGCATAATTATTTTTATGATTATAATAAAACAAATTTTGAAATAGTTAAAAAAAAGGTTGTCATAACTTGTCCTAAACATGGCGATTTTAAACAAACTCCAAATAATCATTTAAAAGGTATTGGCTGTCCAATGTGTTCAGAATCACAAGGTGAAAAAAAAATAACTTCTTTGTTATTAAAAAATAATATTGAGTTTATCAGACAACATAAATTTGAAAATTGTAAAAGTATAAGAACATTACCTTTTGATTTTTATTTACCAAAACAAAAGTTGTGTATTGAATTTGACGGAAGACACCATTTTGAAGCAATAGAAAAATGGGGTGGTGAAAAAAATTTGGAAAAAATTAAAAAACATGATTTAATAAAAGAAAATTTTTGTAAACAAAATGGTTTCAAATTAATAAGAATATCATATTTACAAAATTTAGAAGAAGAAATGAATAAATTTCGTTTAATCGAAATTAAAAAAATATGAAAATGAAAAATGTCAGAATTAGTAAAATATACAAGAGAAGAAGTATTGTCAGAAACATTAAAATATTTCAAAGGCGATGAATTAGCAGCCGAAGTATGGATTAATAAATATTGTTTAAAAGATTCATTTGGTAATTTATATGAAAAATCACCAGATGATATGCATAGAAGGTTGTCTGGTGAGTTAGCACGTATTGAAAATAAATATTCAAATCCTATATCAGAAGAAGTCATATTTGATTCATTAAAAAATTTTGAAAGAGTAATACCACAGGGTAGTCCAATGTCTGGTATCGGTAACAACTTTCAAATTGTTAGTATTAGTAATTGTTTCGTTATAGGTAATGAAAACGATTCTGATTCATACGGTGGTATATTTAAACTTGACCAAGAAACAGCTCAACTTCAAAAAAGACGAGCAGGAGTCGGTTTTGACCTATCATTTATAAGACCAACAGGTTCACCCGTTAAAAACAGTGCATTAACTTCAACAGGTATTGTTCCATTCATGGAAAGATATTCTAACACTACCCGTGAAGTAGCGCAGGATGGACGAAGGGGCGCACTTCTTCTTTCAATGCCCATTAAACACCCAGATGTAGAAAAATTTATTGATGCTAAACTTGAACAGGGTAAAGTTACGGGTGCAAATATTTCAGTTAAAATTGATGATGAATTTATGAAATCAGTTTTAAACGAAACCTCATATTCTCAACAATTCCCATTAGTAAGTGATATTCCATTAGTAAAGCAAGAAATTGATGCTAAAAAATTATGGAATAAAATAATTTTTAACGCTTGGAAGTGTGTACCGTATGATACTGAAATTCCTATATATGAAAACGATATTTACAAAACTATTAAAATAGGTGATTTAGTTGAAAATCATGATAAACATAGAAAATATGAAGCAATAAGTTTAAATTTAAATACATTAAGAATAGAAAGAAAACCAATAACAGATTTTCAAAAATATGAGAATAATAAAAATATTATAACATTAAAAACTAAAACGAGAAAAGAATTATCGACAACTGAAGACCATATAGTATATGTAATAAGAGATTTTAAAATATTATCTATACCTATTAATGAAGTAAATATTGGTGATTATATATTATTGTCAGATAAAACAAAATTAGATGACGATGGTGTGGATATGGTTGAAATTGATTTAAATTATTTTAATAATGGTAGTTCTATAATATTTGATGATTTCGAAAATGTTTTAAATAATGGACAAATTAAACATTTACTTGGTATGAATAAAAATGGTGGATATAAATCAAGTAATTATATTCATTATAAAATGTTACCAATATTTGAATATTTAAAAATAAAAGATGTAGTTCAAATAAATAATATTAGAATAAAACCAAATATAAATGACAACACTGAAATTCTAATAAATAAAGATTTTTTTATTGATAATATATTTTCTAATTTTTTAGGTTTATGGCTGGCAGAAGGTTCATATCATAGTAACTCGGTATTATTACATATTAATAAAAATGAGATTGAAGATTACAGATATATATTAAAATATATATCTGACAAATTTCATTGTAATTGGAGTTATAAAATTAATAAAAATTATTGTTGCATAACTATAAATAGTACGTTATTAGGTAATTTAATGAAATCTATTGGATTTGATTATATTGATGGACAAAAAATGTTACCAAATTGGGTTTTTTCTCTAACTAAAAATAAAATATCATCGTTGTTATCTGGTTTTTTTAGTGGGGACGGTTCAATAAATAGCGGTGTGATAGATGTTTCACAATCTAATTTACATTTAATTAATAATATTCAAAAATTATTAATGTTATTTGGTATTCGTTCTTCTATTCATTTAAAAGAAAAAATGGGTAAAAAAATAATAATGGGAAAGTTATGTAATATACAAAACAGTTACAGACTATATATCTGTAAGGAACATAATATTTTATTTCACACATACATAAAATTTATATTAAAATGTAAACAAAATATATTAAATGAAAATCTAATTACAGAAAAGGGGTCTACTTTTATACCTATAAATAAAAAATTCCAAAATAAACTTAGACATTATTCAGGAAGAATTTCAAAAAGTGTGTTAATTAAAAAATTAAAATGTAAAAATATAGAAATTGATGATATAATTTACAATAATGATATTATATATGAAGAAGTAAAAGAAAAAAATATAATTGATAAATCAAAACATAACTATGTATATGATTTAACAGTTAATGATAATCATACTTTTATATTATCAAATGGTTTTGCAATTTCAAATAGTGCAGAACCAGGAATTTTATATTGGGACACTATTTTAAGAGAATCTATTCCTGATTGTTATGCAGATTTAGGATTTGAAACAGTTTCAACTAATCCGTGCATTGTTGGTGAAACTTTGGTTGCAGTAGCTGATGGTAGACAATATGTGTCAATTAAGCAATTAGCTGATGAAGGTAATGACATACCAGTTTATGCTATGGATGAAGTAAATAGTAAATTAGTTATTAAAACTATGCGTAACCCTCGTATTACTGGGTTTAATAAACCAATATATAAAATTAACATTCAAGGTGGTCATTCAGTTAGAGTAACTGGTAATCATAAATTTATTTTAAAAGACGGAAATATTAAAGAAGCTAAGAACTTAGTAAGTGGTGATAGTTTAAATATTTTAACAAAATGGTTTGCATCATTTGAAGAATTATTTCCAAATTCTAACTCAAAAAGTAGTGATTATATATGGATTAATAATGGCAAATTTAAATCTACTGTATCTGAACATAGATTTTTATATGAACAACTAAACAATATTAAAATCGATTCTGGTAATGTTATTCATCATAAAGATTATAATAGTTTAAATAACAATATTAATAATTTATTAATGATGACCAAATATGAACATGACGAATTTCACAAAACTGATATGATTGGTGAAAAAAATCCTTATCATAAAATGTCAAATGAGTGGAAGTTTAATTTCGCATCACATAAAGGTTCTTCTAATTCCAAATATAGTAATATATTATCAGATGATATAAAAGACCATGCGTTAAGATTAACTAAAATTTTAGGAAGAAGGTTTTCTAATGATGATTGGGGTAAATATGCTAATGAAAACAAATTACCTAAGTATTTTTCTAAATTTAGATTGGAAGAAATTAATTCTGGTATAACATCTATGGCTAAGTGGGCTGCATTAGAATTAAATATTGAATTTATAAATAACGACCCCCGACTTGTTAGAACATATAAAAATATGTTAAGTAATGGTTATAATACAAAAATTGAAAATCATAAAGTTTATGTTGAGAAAATTTGTGAAGAATGTGGTGAACCATTTTGGGTAGAACATAAACAAAGAGAAAATTCATTTTGTAGTAACACATGTTCTAATCTTTATGTGAATAGAACAACTGATGCAAATATTATAAGAACTAAAACTATTAATGATATTTTTAAAATTAAATCAGATGAAAATAAACAAAAACAAATAAAAATATTCTCTAAACTTCAATTTCAATTAGAACGAACACCATTATTAAAAGAGTGGGAAAATGAATGTAAGATACAAAATATCCCATTTAGATTAAAAACTAAACATGGTTTTAATACTTTTAATGAATTAAAAGAAGAAGCTGAATTATATAATCATAAAGTAATATCTGTTGAATTAGATGGTTATGAAGATGTATATAATGGTACTGTGGATGATGTTCATAATTTTTATTTTGGGGGTTTTCAAGAAAAAACTAAAAGTGGTAAACAGTTAACTGTAAGTGTGTTGGGGAGAAATTGTGGAGAAATAACACTTTGTAAATCGGATAGTTGTCGCTTATTAGCTTTAAATCTTTTTGGATATGTAAAAAATCCATTTACTAAAGAAGCATATTTTGATTTTGATTTATTTAAAAAAGATATAATTCTTGCTGAAAGATTGATGGATGACATTGTTGATTTAGAACTTGAAAAAATAGACCAAATATTAAATAAAATAGATAATGACCCAGAAGATGAATTTATAAAAATTTATGAAAAAAATCTTTGGGTTGAAATTAAGAAAAAAGCTGAGATGGGACGTAGGACAGGTCTTGGTATTACAGGTCTTGGTGATATGTTAGCAGCTCTTAATTTTACATATGGTACAAAAGAAGCTACTATATTTTCTGAAAAAATACAAAAAACTTTAAAATTAGAAGCATATCGTTCTTCTGTTATAATGGCACATGAAAGAGGTTCATTTCCAATATATGATTCTATACGTGAAATAAATAACCCGTTTATATTAAGGATAAAAGAACAAGACCTGTTGTTATATGATGAAATGGTAAAATATGGTCGTAGGAATATTTCTTTATTAACCATAGCTCCAACTGGAAGTGTGAGTTTAATGACACAAACAACATCGGGTGTTGAACCATGTTTTCTTCCAGTTTATATGCGTAGACGTAAAATTAATCCACAAGAAAAAAATGTTCGGGTAGACTTTATTGACGAAGAAGGTGTATCATGGCAAGAGTACCCAGTATTTCATCATAAATTTGAAATGTGGCTTGGAGTGAATAATTATGATATAGACGCTGTTAAAAATATGAAGAGAGAACAATTGGACGAAATCGTTAAAGAATCACCTTATTTTAAGGCGACTGCTAACGATGTTGATTGGCTTGAAAAGGTAGAAATGCAGGGAAGATTACAAAAACATGTTGACCATTCCATATCTGTCACCGTTAATTTACCAAATAATGTTACTGAAGAAATTGTGGCTAAAGTATATGAAACAGGTTGGAGATGTGGTTGTAAAGGGATGACTGTTTATCGTGACGGTTCTCGGTCAGGTGTTTTAGTTTCTAAAAAAGAACAAAAAGAAAAGGAAAAACTTGAAGCTTTTAAAGACCACAACGCACCAAAAAGACCTAAACGTTTAAAAGCTGATATTATCCGTTTCCAAAATGATTCTGAAAAGTGGATTGCTGTTGTTGGTTTATTAGATGGTAGACCATACGAACTCTTTACTGGTCGTCTTGTTAACGGGTTGTCTTCTCTTTCACCTACTATTAAAGAATGTGAGGTTGTTAAAAATAAAATAGATGGTGAAGATGGTAAGAAAATTTCTCGTTATGATATGGAATATGTTGATGTCGATGGTGAAAAGAAAACATATTTAGAATTAAATCATTCGTTCAACCCTGAATTTTGGAACTATGCAAAATTGGTGAGTGGTTTATTACGACATGCGATGCCTTTAATATATGTTTATGAATTAATAAATTCTTTAAACCTAAATGATGCTCATTTAAACACTTGGAAAGCTGGTGTTGAAAGAGTTATTAAACGATATATTAAAGATGGTGAAAAAATAAAAGGTGTGTGTCAAGAATGTGGTAGTGAACATGTTGAATTTAAAGAAGGGTGTATGACATGTATGTCGTGCGGAAGTTCAAGGTGTTCATAATCAAGTAGTTACGTTATATTCAATAAGGAAACTCTTTAGTATTTATATATAATACTAAAGAGTTTTTATTTTATGGTTAAGTGTGAAATATGTGGTGAAGAATTTAAAAACAATAAAGGTGGTAATTTAACAATTCATGTTAAAGAAAAACATGGTCTATCTAAAGCCGATTATTATATTTTAACTGAGTTGAATGGTGTCGAACCAAAATGTGAATGTGGGTATTGTAATGAACGCCCAAATTTTCAAAGAACTCGATTTAAAGGGTATGCAATTGGACATGATAGATATGAGTGGTTAGAAAAGAAATATATTGAACAAAATGGTCATCCTAAATGTAAAAACCCTGAATGTGATAATTTAGTTTCATTTAATAGAGGTACACCAAGGATGTATTGTTGTCATAAGTGTAGTGAAATATGCCAAGAAAATAATTGGAATCAGGAAAAGGTAAAGCAAACTGTTAAAGAAAATTATAATGTAGATAATGTTTTCCAATTGGAAGAAGTTAAAGAAAAATCTAAACTAACAATGTTAAAAATTTATGGTGTTGAACATTGTATGTTTTCTGATGAAATAAAGAATAAAATGTATGAACATAATTTATTAGTTTATGGTACTAAATACCCACAGAGTCTACCAGAATTTAAAGAAAAACAAAAAAGAACTATGATAGAGAGATATGGTGTTAGTCATATTTCTAACGAAAAAAAGGAGCGTGAGTCTGGTTAAAACGGATAACATAAAAAAATCCCTCTATATGATGGATTTTTTATTTAAAATTCCTTTGATATATTCTAAAAGCGGTACAACCTCATTTTTCTTAAATTTAAGTCCGACTTGAATTTTCATTCCTCTTTTATCATAATATAATAATACTGAGTCACCGTTCCAATAGAAAGCCCACAAACCATTTTTATATAGATAAGTTGGATGATAAATGGGTTTAAATCCCAGTAATTCGGATATTTTATTCCATTTCTTGTATATGGACGAATTTGCATCGATGTCATTACGGTTATGATACCATGATATAACACTCATGTAGGAATCAAAAACGTCATCAAATATCCTAAAATTGTTTATTGGAGTTGTTTCCAGCTCCAACTTTCTAACCAATACTATATCAGTAATAGGTGTTATCATTAAAATTATTATTTATTATGTTTCTGACACACTCCATCAAAATGATTAGTCATTTGGACGCATATCTCACAATATTTAAGTTTAAAATCCTTATATATTTCCCAGCCATCTTTGAAATGGTCAAATTCATAAAAACTTTTTTTAAAATCATATCCATCTTCAGTTAATAATTTACCGTCTTTGAATTCGAGGTATTCATAATCTGAAAAATATTTATGGAATATTTTCTTACCACTTACAACTGATTCGAGTGCTTCTATTCTATTCATATTAAATAATTTTTTTAATTATTCCCAAATTTTTTCTGTGTGTTTGAAAAGCCATTAATGCGAGGAATTCGCCTTCCTGTTCTCTGGATTTTAATCCAATTAATTCGCAAAAATAATCCTTTTGATTTCCAGTTAGTTTATTCCATTCGAAATCCCAAAAATCAATTTTAGTTCTATCAATCTCATTAAATCCCATCAATCCAGTCATAACAAGTGTTTATATGTTATAATAATTCACTTTCTTTTAAAAAATGTGATTTGCCACATTTTATACTTTTACTGACAGTATATGTTATTTCAGTCCAATGAAACCAACCACCACCTTCATAATGCATTTCAGCGTGTTCACTATATGATGAACGATTTTCTGTTTTTCGGGTGGTAGAATTGCTTACAATTTCATCACCACATTTGTGTTTTATAGTCATAATTAAAATTATAAATTCATTGTGTTTTTTAATTGGTAATATTCATATCTTGCTTTTACTGATTTTTCGTTTTGTTTACCAAGAAAAGGTGCTTTAATGAAAGAACAAAATCAGCTTTCTGTTCAAGTTCTAAGTCGTCCCATTTTGTGTTCCAGAAATTAATATCAGATTCTTCAATCTGAAGAATTTCATCGCCAAGCGGATTAAATTTACCTGTTTTTATCATATGTTTACATTTTAATTTTCAGAAAATTTAAATATTAATTCACCATCACTTAAAAATTGATATAAATTTTGCAAATGACTTACCGAATGGACAAAACATAGTAACTCACCTTTTGGATAATATAATGGAAAATCCTTTCCACGACATTCTTCTACAACAAGATTTCCAAGACTGTAAAAACGCCTACTTCCTATATTATGAGATGGTTCGAAACCAAAGTTAAACATTAATATGGAAGCTGTAAGTGGTATGTCAGAATATTTGTTTAGATAATTACCAGTTAAGATATAATTGTGAATATATTGGTCAACTACAACAATTTTTTTAGTGTAATTTCCTGTATTTAGATCAAGTTCATCTGACCATACTACATTACCGATATTTATCCGTTTTGTATCCAATTTTATCCAATTCACTTACATTTCCATTCTCGGCTTTTTTCTTATCTTCATAAGGACTTGCGACAGTTCTGTAAAATTCCGTTTTTGCACAATCGATAGCACCCATGATGTTATTCATGTTTTGATATTTAACACCTCTTTTTTTGAGGACTTTATGCATCAGTAATGAAATGCAATAATTCAAATCACCATCAGTTTCGATATTGTCAGCAAATTTCTGTACAGGTTTTTCAAATTTCACTCTGTCTTCTTTAGCTATGTATGGCATAATATTTATTCTTTAAATTCGAATTCAATTTTCTTCTGGATGTATGGTACAGCTTCACCGTTTATAATTTCAAAATAACTGTCAGTGAAATCTCTTGTTTGTAAACGATGGTTTGTAAAATATTCATTATTTTTTGCTGAACATGGATTTTTTTTACGGTTTTTATATTTTTCTTTCCATGCATCATATTTTGCTTGGTCTGGGATAATTCTTATAGACGCTTCACAATAAGAACACGGTACACAATCTCGCCAGCAGTAACCAGATTTACAATCATATGTTACTGGTTCATCACCAACGTATTCAAATAAATAAAAACGTTTTTGTTGGTTGTTATAATCGATTTCGTATTTCATTATTGTTATTATTTTAAGATTAGTTCTTCTGTCACTTTTATTTTTATATTATTTTAAAAGCTTATTGAAATGTTTTTCGGCTATGTTTTTGTTAAACTTCATATTATGATAATATTGCGATTATTTTATACCATATTTCAGTATATGCATTGCCACATGGCACATCATCTTTGTATATAAGACATGAACCATCATTATATACTGACGATGCTACACCATGCATCCAATAACTATTTGCGGGTTTGTCAACAAATCTAACAACTGCATCACCTTTTTTAAAGTTGGTAGATAATACACATTTCTTATCATCAACATCAGCTATAACGACTGATTTAAAAACATTTTTGTTGTACTTATATCCTAAAATTTTTTCCATCTATTTTATTTTAAAACATCATTAAATATTTCTTCTTCATTATACAGTACCCGAACATTATCAGCGTGTTTATTAAAATTGCAATATTTACCAAATCTTTCAACAGTGGTATCTTTTGGTTCGTTTATATGACCCCATGAACGACTTTCAGAATATGGAAACTGTACATTGTCATACCATTGACTTTCTTTAATAGAGGTTGAATGACCAAGAGTTTTTTGCATATTTTCCTTAGTGTTATAAGTCCATGTGACTTGCTGGGCATACCTCTCAATTTGTGGTTTAACCCATCATAGTTAAAAACAAATTCCTCACTGTGGCTGCTGGGCATACCTCTCAATTTGTGGTTTAACCCATCTAATTAAAAAATGATGATGATGAATTATAAGCTGGGCATACCTCTCAATTTGTGGTTTAACCCATCTTTCTTTAATTGACGCATGTAAAAAAGGTAGCTGGGCATACCTCTCAATTTGTGGTTTAACCCATCACAGGTGGATTTATCGTATTCGTCCCTTAGCTGGGCATACCTCTCAATTTGTGGTTTAACCCATCTTGCTCTTACTACCAAGTTAAGCGATGTATAGCTGGGCATACCTCTCAATTTGTGGTTTAACCCATCTTATCCCATTTTAAACCACTGAAATAAAGGTATTTAGTGAGTGTATTAGTGGAAAAAAAATATGTAATCTTTTAAATTTAACTCTAAAAAATCCAATTTTTGATTTCCTGACCTCACTATCTGGTTTTAATCCCTGCGCTCACCATACATTTTAGTGAGTGTATATAGCAGTTCATTTACTGGACTTACGTCCAACCCAATAAACCTCAATATTATTTCAAAGAACTTCTTCTAAAACCTTTTTGGTTTTATTTAAGTAATATTTTCCTTTGCTTGCATCATCTAAATAATCAACAGATGTAGCTATATTCATTGCAGCATTATAATCGCTATCAATTACTTTATCTTTATTAAATTCTTCACATTTAGCATTAATACATTTAAAATCAGCACCATTTCTTTCACCAATCATACCACAGCATGAACAAGTCTGACTTGTATGATAAGGGTCGACATATTTAACAATGATACCACGTTTAGTTGCTTTTTGTTCAATTAGATTCATCAAAGTCATAACACTCCAATATCTTCCAAGATAAGAATTTTGTTCTTTCATAGAATTCTTATCAAGACGTTCCATGTTTATCTGTTGAACTTTTCGTTTTGCAGCAGATTCAATTACTTCTTTTGATAATTTATCCAGTACATTATTAGTAAATGATGTTTCAGAATCTTTTACTTTATTATAAACCTGCATTTTTCTTGTTCTACCATGACCTGATTTAGCTAATACAGAAGATTCCTGTACCCTTTTATTTTTCATAGCAATACCATACTTCTGTTGAACTAATTTCTCACTATGAATAGACTTCTGATATCTTGGTATGTCATTTATTCTTAAAGAAATAAATCTTCTCACACCCATATCAATACCCATCACTCTATTATTTATGCCAACATAACCTTGGATGTCTTGTTCATAGGATATGATTAACATCAGTTCGTTTCTATTGGTTTTTTTAATATAAAAAGTTGAGTTAAGATTGTATTTTTTATTTTCTAAATCCAAAAATCTATTTAACATAGTTTTAAGATGTCCTGTTTTTTTGTCGAATAGTATTTTAAATTTGATATTTGTTCTACTGTTAATAAGAATAAAAAAATCACCATTTTCTTTTATTAATTTTGGATTAGATTTTTTCAAAAATTGAAAACGTGTAGCACCATATTTCTTATACAGTCTTGGACTTCTTTTACCTGATAATAAACCAGCTTTAACATCACTTTTATAATTGTTTTCTGCTTGATATACCCAATCTCTCAGATAAGTAGTAATAACTTTAGGAAATTCCTGAGTAGTTAAATTATATACTTGTGATTTGGGTGGTGTAACAGGTAACATTATTACTGGATATTGATGTAACATCCGTGATATATCATAAGCCCGATTCTGAATCTTATAAGATACATTAAAAATATCAAATATCCACTTTTTGGATATTACATCCACTGGTATTATTTTTATTTTCATTGATGATGTTACTATCATATCATTATTTTTGTGTAAAGTAAAACATAATTTTTGAATTAGACAAATATTAATTTAATATTATTTAATTATATTTTTTAATAAATATCCAATTGATTCCATTCATCTCTTGTAAGAAATTGTTCCAGTTTCTTTTTTAGAAGTTCTCTTGGTGTGGCAGCAGGTAATTTGTTTGGGTCTATTACCGAAAAATTCTTCCATTTTTCTGGTACGATTAATTCACCAGTTTCTGGTTTATAATAAGTATGGAGAATAAAATCCAATAGTTGTGTCAACCCTCATTTTTTGTATAAATATTTAGAAATATACTTAGAATCAACCCACTCAATATCTTTAATTATTTGCCATAAAAAATATTTCGGGCTTCTGGCTTCCTGTATCTTTTTTATTATATCAAAAGTATCATCCATATTATAAAATTAACAAAAAATTATAACCACAATTTGAACATATTACTTTTCTATGTTGAGTATTAGAATAATTTAAATTTTTATTTTCTTTATTGCAATATGGGCATTTTGGAAATTTTATTTCATCATCTGAATATCTCCAAATAAAACCACCAGCTATCATTCGTTTGCGACTACTCGATTTTGATATATTTGTAGTCGGTATTTTTAAATCTCTTGATGCTTCTCCAATACTGCCCCATCTTTTAATTAAATCCAATGTATATTTATCATACTGTAATACTTCCAATGAACAAGTGTTATCATATCCTCTTGGTGGTGGTTGTATCAATCCCATTCCTCTTGCATGATCTTGGTTTTCCTGATTGGTTGACCATTCGAGATTGGTGAAGTAGTTGTTCTTCTTGTTCCCATCAGAATGATTGATCTGAGGCTTATTATCAGAATTAGGTATAAATGCAGTAGCTACCATCCGATGAACATTCAGAGTGTATCTATTATTATTTTTATTGATTCTAACTCTTAGGTATCCTTTTTTGGATACAGATTGTTTTATCAATTGAGAATGTTTTTCATTATTGAAATTAATAGATTTAACCGTTCAAAAAAATCTAACAAAAATTACAAATTTGTTAAAAATATTTCTTCTTGTTTCACACTCTCACTACTTTTTAGCAAACCATTTCTGATTGGGTCATCCATAGTTGGGGAGTCCACAAGCGTAAATTCGGCAAAACGGTTGCCTACTTGAAAATCTTTTTTTGATTGAAAGTCAGTTATTTTACTGTTAAAAATTCTTTTCCCTTCTTCTCTTATATTTATAGCAGCGTTAAAATCACGGTCGTGAACGACCCCACAGTTGGGACAGACCCACACTCTATCATTTAATTTCAAGTCTTTCTTTTTATAACCACAACAGTTACAGAGCTTTGATGAAGGAAACCACCGATCAACTTCAATTAAATTTCTATCATACCAGGCAGATTTATAACTTAAAATATTTTTAAACCTGTTTAGTGACAGTTCTTGTATTGATTTTGATAGACAGTGATTTTTCAACATACCTTTTACATTTAAATCTTCCAACACTATAATTTGATTATCATTAAGTAATTGGTTTGCAACAAAATGTAAATATTTTTCTTTCTTGTTATTTATTTTATCATATTTTTTAGCTAATTTTTTTCTTGCTTTGTTTCTGTTTCTACTTCCTATAACTTTTTTAGACAGTTGTTTTTGCAATTTAATGAGCTGCTTCTCGTTGGCTCTTTGGGTTTTAAGGTTTTCGTAAACAGCTCCTTCGGAGCTAATCACGAAGTCCTTTATTCCCAAATCTATCCCAACAATTTCATTTATAGGTTTGGGTAGTTGTTTTTCAATATTTCCATCAACTAAAACGCTTAAAAAATAATTTCCAGAAGCAGTTTTAGTAAGAGTAGCTGACCGAATATTATTTTTATATTTATCTAAATAATTTTTATAATTATCTGAACATTTGAATTTTATATCTTTAATTTGACTGGTTAAAGTTAATTTCCCAGATAAATAATTATTCTTTTTACTTACACTTTCTGCTGGAAACCTACAAGAATGTTTGTTGTCTTTCTTTGATTTAAATTTAGGAAAACCAGTTCCATTTATGAAAAAGTTTTTGTAAGAATCTAAAAGATTAATAATTGCTTGTTTTAAAACCTTGGTATTGTGTTCTTTAAGAAAAATATAATCATTATTTTTAGTTAAATTTTGATGAAAATGTTTTCCTAAATCTTTTAAACCTAAAGAAATATTTTCTTCAGTATATTTATTTTTCTTTAACTCTAAGCATTTATTATACATAAAGCGGTAACAACCAAGAAGTTTATTAATATAAACTTCTTGATTTTTATTAGGGTACAACCTTATTTTTATCGCTTTTAACATTAAATTTATATTAAAATTAAAACGTTTTGTTTTAATTTTATTAAATATTTGTAGATTTTATTATATTTTTGTTAGCAGTTGGTTAACCCGTCCACAATTGGATATTTCATATAATTCTTCAAAATTTAAAACTGGCTTCCAAATTTCTTCTGGTAAATCAGAAATATGATCTATTATTTTTTCTTCAACACCGAAATAAATATTGAGTAATTTTTCTAAACGATAACAAATAATATTTTTATTTTCATCTGTTAATAAAAAAGTCGTATTAGAACCCCTAATTTGAGGTTTTATTATACGACCCATTTTGTTTTTGACGACTCCTGAATCAGAAATAGTATATGTGGTATTTATTATGGTCTTAGTGTATTCCATTTAATCTGGTCATTTGTAAGATAATTGATACCTTCTTCTGTGTCTTTGTAATCACATAGTTTTCCACATTTAGTGCAATATGTTCCATTAACTGGAACTGCTTGTGTCAATCCATGTACAAAATGTCCATGAATATCAGGTCGTTGGGACATATCGTAACTCCCAACCTTTGTTTCGGAATTACAACATAATGATTTGTTCACTTGTTCATTTTTTTAAAAATAGCCCACCATTTAACAGTGTTTATATTATAACTGAAAGATAACCCAAATTCTTGAATTATCTGTTTATAATCTTTCTCATCTACTTTCCATTGATTTCTTATAAATTTTTTTATAAGATAATGTTGGTTTTGACCTGAGAAGGGGTCAGCCAATCTGATGTGGTTTCCATTATGCCCAAGAAAAACTGAATAATGAGGGGCATCCAGACTATAAGCGATAATAGGAAGCCATCCATCTTCTATATATTCATTTAATTTATCGAAATCTCCATTTTCACCGAATTGACATTGTAAACCTAAACTTTTAGCACCATTTACTAAAGATTCATATGCTGTACCTTCTTCTGGTTTAGTTCCCAATAAAGAAATCTTTTCTTCTTCTGAAGGAACTGACATATTGAAATATTCCAATACCATTTGAAGTGTGGCACAACCACAAGTGTAATGAGTTTTTTGTTTGTATATTTTTATGTCTAACATATAAAATAATTTGTTATAAAAATAAATAATATTTTTTTAATAAAAAAATCATGTGTATATAAAATGAAAAATGCACGATAGTATGTATAATCGTGCATTTATTATGTAATTATGTAATTTGTTTAATATCCCCAAGATGAATAAACACCTTTATCCCCACTTGTGTATGGACGAAGTGGATAACGGCCACCGAGACATGGTTTATCTGAATATGTTGAAACAACCAATGGTTTATATACTTCTTCGCCTCTGAAATCATCTTTAATAGGTCTAACATTGGAGCTGTCATGTCCAGCAGTGCCTTCAACCATTTCACTTGCGATTGGTCTTACCCAAACTGATTTATCCCCAACTTTTGTCACTTGATAAAAATCGACATTTGTTTGTTCATATCCCCAAGAACTATAAAGTAAATCACCCAATTTAAATGGATTCACTATATCTTTACGGAGCTGTTGTTTCTTGGTTTTTTCTTCTTCTTTTCTATTTGCAAAATCAATTTCTTTCTGTATAAATTGTGTTATAACCTCTGTTATTCTTTCAATTTTACCATATCTATAATTTTGAACAACCTTATATCCAGAATATTTTCCCTTGGGTGTCAATTTTAAAATGCCCATTGTAAGTTTTTCTCTATTAATTGCAAACAAAAAATCTAAATATCTAAATTCATCAACCCCGTCAGTAAATAATTTTATTGCACCTTCAATATCAGTAATAACAGGTATTTTATCTCTATCATTATAAACAGTTGATATGCTTTCGTTTAATGAATTATAATCGGAAAAAGAATTTATATGTTTCATATTTTTATTTTAATTTAGATATAATATCATCAAGTTCAACATCAGATAAATTATCTAATTTATCTAAATTATTATATATGAATGATATTTTTTCACGGTTTTCACCAGATGCTTCTGGTTTATTTTTTATTGTTGTTTCATCTTTTAATATGTTTGCAACTTTAGCCATTCTTGATGTTTTGGGATCTTTTAATATATCACCAAGTGTCATTTTTTCTTCAGAATATACAGACATCCAATTATTTCTACTAAATGGCCAACCAGCTCTCGATTTATCATGACCGAATTTTTTAAGATTTTCTTGAATTGTTTTAATATCAGGTTTATTAATATTTCCAACTTTCCCTTCAAAAAGTGACGACACTCTTGTTCCAGCACCAATCCCACTCTTTATATGTACATTTATGATTTTTAAAATTAAAAGACCAGCATCGTTCATATAAAGAAAAGCATATTTATAGGAAGTATCATATTCCCATCCCCAATACGATTCATTTCTTGCTATTAAATTATAACCTTCTGGTTTATATTTCTGAGCATATTCAGATTCGAATGTAGTTGATTCGGTTATTAATAAAAATGGTTTGATATATTTCATGTGTAAACTTTTTTTTGTATATATTAAAAAAAAAATATTATTTTTCATTTAAGAAATAATAGTAATTTTCTAACTGCTGTTCTGTTTGAAAATATAAAACATTCTCTGGTTTATAGTTTACCATTTCACGTCCCTTAATAATTACACCATCATATCCGAGTTTCATCATCTCAGCTTCAATGGATGATTTAGATTCAAAATCTCTCTTATCAGGATAATCTTTTCCTTGTTCTTTGGAAAATTTAAAAACTAATGTATTATAAAACCACACTTCCCAGTCGTTTAAAGTATTGAATATTTTTGGATTTTTAGGTATGGCATTAAATACAAATTGTACTGTTCCATATTGTTTTGCAAGAGCTTTGTTTGATAAAGCTGCTGTGTATAAACCTCTACCTAACATAGCTGAACCACCATTATCTTCAGCATAAACATCTCTTATTCCTCTTATAGTTACATTTTTTCTTTTCCAACTAAGATAATCAGCGTGGGAAACTTCTTCATTTATAAAATCAATATATTTCAACATTATTTTTATTAATATTTTTTAGGTATATATAAAAAAAAATAAAGATACTTATCATGTGTATATTATTTTTTATTATACATTTGTATATTAATAATTCCAGTTATGAAATTGTAGTAGTACTGGACAGTAATAATTTAATAAATAAAAAGTGATGATTGAGTTTAACAAACTAATTCAAGCCCAATTCAACAAGATGTGTGAAACGGGTAAGTTATTTCGTAGTTCGTTGACTGGTCAAGAAGTGTGGGATTTGTATATTAAAAGTTTTCCAAAAGAACACAATCCCATATTCAGAAGTCCAGACAGTTCTTCACATAACTGTAATCACTGTAATAACTTTATTCGTAGATATGGTAATATCGTTGCCATTGATGAAAATCTCAATGTTGTTACGATGTTTGATGTTGATGCAAATGAAGAATACAGTGCAGTAGCTAAAGTGGTAGATTCTAAACTAAAATCGGCTACGGTTTCGGGTGTTTTCTTTGAAACTTTCAGCGAGCTAAATTCTTTACCTTATGAGAAATGTTCTAAAACAAATGAAATTTTCAGATTGGGTATTGACAAAAACGTAAAGCAATACACAAAAGATGAAGCTGAATTGTATAAAAATTCAGATGATTCTTTCATAGTTAAACCTGAAGAAATTAGAACATTTAATCATTTACATCTTAATCTACCAAGGGTATTTGTAGATATGGGTGATGATTCAGTTGAAAAAATAATGGCTAATTATCGAGATGCCAAAAATGTTTTTCAAAAGGCTATGCAAGTGATACCGCTTGATACACTCAATCTGGTGAAAGACCTTATTAACCAAGGTTCACTGCTGGATGGACAAACTCATTTGTATAAATTACATCAAATCATACCATTAAAGGAACAATATGATAAATTATCCGAGGATAAAAGGGATAATTGGTGTTGGGTTAACAGTTATAAACTTCCATTTGCTAAGTTCAAAAATGAATTAATTGGTACTTTATGCACCGAATTGGCAGAGGGGGAAGATTTAAACAAAGCATGTCAGTCTTGGAATAAAAGAGTTGACCCAGTTAATTATATGAAAACTGTTGCTCCGATTACCAAGAAACAAATTGAAGAAGCTAAAAAATTCGTTGAAGAAAATGGTTATGAAGAATCTTTTAATAGAAGATTTGCCACAATTGATGATATTAAAGTTTCGGAAATTAAACACATCAATGTTGGAGACGGTAAATTAAAAACTGTTTCTATATTCGACAATGTTAAATCGACTTCTACTCGTCACAAAGGAAGTGAATTTGATAATGTGGAAGAAGTAACTATTGAAAAGTTTATGTCGGATGTTCTTCCTTCGTGTACTTCAGTTGAAGCGTATTTGTCTAACAAATATGAAGGTAATCTTGTTTCTTTAACAACAGCTAACAATAAAGAAAGCAAACCTATATTCAAATGGAATAACAATTACAGTTGGACATTCAATGGTAACTTGGCTGGTAAATCGATGATTAAAGATGCTGTTGAAGCTAAAGGTGGTAAGGTTGATGGTGTATTGCGTTTCTCTATTATGTGGGCAGAAAATGACCCAACAGATAATTCCGATTTAGATGCTCATGCACAAGAACCAAATGGTACTCATATTTATTATTCGTCTGATTACAGAAAAGACAGAGGAAATCATAGAACTTCTATGTCTGGACAGTTGGATATTGATATAACTCAACCTAATAATTTTAGTAATAAAAATATTGTTGAGAATATCGCTTGGACTGATATCAAAAGAATGAAAGATGGTGTTTACAAATTGTGGATTAACCAATATGCCAGCAGGGGTTCTAAAGGATTCAAAGCTGAAATTGAATTCGGGGGCGAAAATTATTCTTATGAATATAATAAACCCGTATCAGGCAATGTACAAGTAGCTGAAGTTACTTTGAATAATGGGGAATTTAGCATTATGCATTTACTACCTGAAATTGCATCATCTAAAGAACTTTATGGTTTACAAACAAATGAATTTCATAAAGTTAATTTGGTGTGTCTAAGTCCTAATCATTGGGGTGATAATAATGTAGGTAATAAACATTATTTGATCATGCTTGACGGTTGTAAATGCCCTGTGAATATTCGTAGTTTTCATAATGAAAACTTGATACCTGAACTGGCTAAACATCGTAAGGTTCTTGAAGTATTAGGTAACACTACCATGATTGAACCTACTGAAAAACAATTATCAGGTGTTGGATTTAATGCTACTGTTTCTGAGTGTGTAATTTTAAAACTTTCTGGTTCATTTAAACGAACAATAAAAGTTAAATTTGGTAATGGCTAAACCAATCTTGATAATTTCAGGTCAAAAATTTGGAAGATGGTCTATATTAAAAGAAGCACCATCTCATAGACAACCTTGTGGAAAACTTTGTAGAGTATTCATATGTATATGTGAATGTGGTAATATCTCAAATGTATTATTATATTCATTAAGGAATAATAGAAGTGTGTCTTGTGGTTGTTATATGAAAGAGGTGAATGGTGAAAGAATTGGTGAAAATTCAAAAACACATGGTAATACACCCAATGGATATAATGAATATAAATCTTTATTTTTTGTTTGGAATACTATTAAACAAAGATGTTATAATCCAAAATCACTCAAATATCATAATTATGGTGGTAAAGGTATTATAGTTTGTAATGAATAGTTAAACGATTTCACAAAATTTAGGGATTGGTCAATTAGTAATGGTTATTTTAAACAGCCAAAAAACACACCATTTAAAGATAAATTATCAATAGATAGAATTAATTCCGATGGAAATTATACACCTGAAAATTGTAGATGGATATCTGTTAGTGAAAATAGTTCAAGAAGACATCATTGAAATAAAATTTTAAAAATTAAGTATAATAATTAAAAATTAAAACGTATGTATAAAGAGGCTTCAAAATTAGGATTAAGAGTTTTAACTGGTAAAGGAAACTTATCAGTGGAACAACTTTGGGATTTATCTCAAATTGAACTTTCAAATGCTATAAAAGCAGTTAAAAAGGTGTTGAAAAAGAGCGATGATGATGAATTGTCGTTCCTTGAAGATACCAAGGTTGTTGATGTTGAAAATCAGCTTCGTTTCGATATTCTGAAAGATGTATATCTTACTAAGAATAAAGAGGCCGAAGAACTTAGAAATGCTGCTGAAGATAAAGCACATAATCAAAAGATTCTTACTTTAATTGCAGAAAAAAGAGAAGGTAAACTTAGAGATATGTCTGAGGAAGAATTACAAGCACTTCTTCGATAATTAATAAGTGATATTGTATAATAAAAAAAGTGGGGGTCATGGTCATTCCCCACTTTTTTCGTTTATATCGTGAACTTTATTTAAATCTCTTTCGACTGATTTGACAGTTACTTTGAAATCGTTTAATTCTTTTAAACTTCTCATTTCATAAAGTTTCTCACTATTTTCTAATACCTTATAAAAATTTGTTGTTAATTCTTTTAAAACTTTTGTGAACTCTTTTTTGTTATAATTTTGGATTGAACTTGTTTTTTCTTTTGGAGTTTCTTTATTTTTTCTTTTCTGAAACTCATCTGTCATCTCTGTGTAATTCACATTTCCTGAAATATTATCCATAGATATAAAATGTTTTAATTTATATCTTATATGCTATTTTTTTCAAATAGTTTTGTGAAGTTTCAGAATTTGTTTTATTTTTTATATGAGGTAACATGATATTATCAACCCAGAAACCACAAACAATGTCATTCCTCTGTCCATTCATTCGACAACGAAGTTCCATCGATTTATATCGTTTTGATCTGGATTTTTTTTATCAATTTCTACGATTCCTTCCACACCTTCATCATCTACAATACCCATGTGAAGTGTATGAGTTCTTTCGATTTCTAATCGTTCTTCAGATTTGTTTAATTCGTGAAGTTTTACGTATCTTTTAGTTTTTTTGTCCATATCGGTATTCTTCTGATTTAGCCCACCAATCTTTATAGTGTTTAACTTGTTCTTCCAAATTTATAGGTATATCATTTAACTTTCGATGATAAGAAACTAATATAATTCCAGACATATCATCACCGTGATATATACCTAATGATTTAAACCATTTTGCAATTACACTGTCATGCCATAGATTTAATTCGTTACGTAATCTACCACCAATAGAATGGGGGGGTCAGTTAATTTTTTATACAATTCTAAATCTTTTTCATCTTTAAAATAAGATTTAATTTGTGCAAAACACAATTCCAACATTTTTTCATCAGTCGAATTCATTTTGAATTTATTATAATTTGTTTTGTTAATTTTTAAAAGTTCACTCATTTTGTGTGTTCACTCACCAATGTGTTGTCTGTTGAACCACCATAGAACAGTTGTGTCAACCCTCATTTTTGTATATTCACTCACCCCCTTTTTTCGCATTTATAAACTCTCTAATGTTGTGTCAACCCTCATTTTTGTATATTCACTCACCTGCCCACATAATAGAGAAACGCAATACACCAGTTGTGTCAACCCTCATTTTTGTGTGTTCACTCACCTAATGATGAAGCACAACGGGTTTATACTTGGTTGTGTCAACCCTCATTTTTGTGTGTTCACTCACCGAACATGAAGAAGGCGATTGCAATGCGAATAGTTGTGTCAACCCTCATTTTTGTGTGTTCACTCACCTAAGGAAGATATTAAAATTGATATAAATGAGTTGTGTCAACCCTCATTTTTGTGTGTTCACTCACCATTCTTATATATCTGTACTCCTGCACCTTGGTTGTGTCAACCCTCATTTTTGTGTGTTCACTCACCATACCACCAATTATTTCATTAGCATTCAATCTGTTAAGATGATATTTCGTTTCTAAAACTGTGTATATTTTGTTGTAATCATAATATAAAGTGTGATTTTTCTTATCGTAATTAAAATAAACAACATCATTTTTCTTTCCAACTAAAATATTAGAATTATACTTAGCAGTAAACCACTCAGTATCTTTAATTATTTGCCATAAAAAATATTTGGGATTACGAGCTTCTTGTATCTTTTTTATTATATCTAATATGTCTTCTTCCATTTTATGATAAAAATGCCAAACATTTGTTTTTAGCCTCAGTTAGCTCAATGAATTTATCTCTGTTACCACCTTTGTCAGGATGGTGAATCATTGATAATTTACGATATTCTGTTTTCACGTCTTCCAGCGTTGCGTCAGATGTTAGTCCGAGGACTTGGAAACTGGAAACTGGTTTTTGTTTAGAAAATAAAGAATGTAAAAAGAAACCAAATATCCAAGAATCGTGTTCTCTTTCCATGCGCTCCCATTCTTCTTTTCTTCTTTTCCAATCCTCTTTTTCTTGTCGTTGCCTTTTCATTTCTTCTGGAAATAATTCTTCACGCAATTTAGCTATCACAGAAGCGAAAAAATATTTCCAGAGTTTTTCAGGTAATTGACCAGCCGTTTTTTTATCTATGCCATCCCATTTCATTCGAATAGCATTGACAGCGTTATTATAACCTTTAATATTACCTCGTGCATTACCCACTTCTAAAAGTGTAATAAAATCCATTGTCAAGTCTGAAATGAATTCATTATGACTGAAGTTTACACCTTTATCAAGGTTATATTTTTTAATGTAATCGAGTGGTTTCATAAAATAAAAATATTAAATTTTATTATATCTTCTTTTTATTTCTGCCTGATAGGTAGTGATTTGTTTTTCCAATTCTTTTATTTCATTCTTTTTTGTTGATGTTTCCAAATCATTATTATGATGTGGAATTAATTGTTTGAGAATTGAAATGTGTTTTTGTTTTTCATAAATACATCTTACCAAACTTCTGATGTTTAATCTACTTAAATTTGTGTCTATTGTGTTCATTTTATCGATGGGTTATTAATATTCAACTAATAAAAAATCAGAACATCCAACAAAAACAACATATGTATTCTGAAATAATATTTCAGGTTCACCTTCTCCCATAGAAACATCAATACCTTTATTGGATACTCTACTGAGATATTCTTTTACTTCGTCATCAATTGGAATACCCCACGCACGTTCACCTATTTCATAATCTTCCCAAACTTTTATGATTTGGAATTCTGCTGCTGGTTTTTCGAATTTTTCATCATGCTCCCAGTTACTCATACCAGTTCCACCTAATTTATTCAGGAAGGAAAAACTTTTAAAAGTATAAATTTGACCTACTATCATAGTTCTATTATATTAAAATTATGACCGATTTCATTCTGAAGATTTTCTTTGGCAACTAATAAACTGGTCGCATAGACTTCTACTGTTCTATCCAGATTATTTTTGCTATCGACTACTCTGAAATTGAATGAAAAATTCTGAGGTTTAGAATTTCTGTAATCATATAATTCCTGTATGTCATTTATTGTTATCATAATTCATCATTAAATATTTCTTCAATTTTTGCTTTACGTTCTTCACGTTTAAGTTCTTCATTTGATTTGTGAGATTGTTCTTGATTAAAATCAAATATCCCACTGGTATCAATACCAAATAATGTTTCGTGAATTTCTTCTTTACATTTTTCGCAAGAACTTTCAATTTGAAAAATGTCATTATAAAACATTTTTTCCTTCATAATAATTATTTTAATTCAACAAAAATATGCATAATATTTATTATAAAAAAATTATAAACTACAAACAAAACACTAATTATATAATATATAACAAAAAATAATCATTGAAATATGCTAAAAACATGTTTAAATCTAATATTAGAACACAACAAACTAACTGAATATCATTCCAAAGTTCATACATTGATAAACCAATTTGGTGATGAACAACTTGCTTATATGTTACAAAGAGGTGCAATAATAGATCAAAATTCTTCTATCATGTTAAATTTTATACCTAATGTCGGGTTCAGATGTACTAATCTGAATGATTCCAGAATTGGAAAACTTCCTATTTGTGGACAATTGGAACATTTATTAAATACAAAATATTTAGAAATAATTCAATCTGAAACGAAATCAAATGAAGATTAAAACATTACGTAATTGATTATATAAAAGTCAAATTACGATAATAGTAATTAAAAATAATATTATTTAATGATATTACCAATATACACCTATGGTGAAAATGTTTTAATTCAGCAACCAAGACTTATAAATTTAGAACAAGAAAAAAATGAAATACAAGATTTAATCCAAAATATGTTTGAAACTCTACATGCATCAAAAGGTGTAGGACTTGCTGCACACCAAGTTGGATTCCCAATAAAATTATTTATTGTTGATACAACAGAAGGATTAGAAGAAAATTCGTTTTTTGGGTTTAAAGAAGTTTTTATAAATCCAGTTATAACAGAAAGAAGTGATACTAAAAACATCGCTATTGAAAGTTGTTTAAGTTTTCCATCTTTATTAGAGAATGTTTCTCGATCTGATAAGATAAAAATAGAATATCTAAATGACAAATTTGAAAGTAAATGTGTTGAATATGAAGGTGTTATAGCAAGAATTATACAACACGAATACGATCACATATTCGGAACATTATTTATAAAAAGATTTGATTCACAAGTTATGAAGAAAATAAATAAAACTTTAACAAACATTGAGAATAAAAATATAAAAACCGATTATTTAATATTTTAATTAATTGAATATGCTCGTTAAAAAATACGCTATTTATAAAATTGAGGAAGCCGAATTTGATTCGTTTTCAAGTTTAAATGTTAACAATTAGAAGATGACGGACAATAAAAATATTTACAAAAAGTGGTATGAAGAAAATGAAAACAGAATTCATCAGTCACATGGTGATGTAGAGGCTGTTGCATATGAAGCATTTGTAGCTGGTGCTAAAGCTATGGAAGCTTTAATGGAGAAACATTTTGATTCATCTAATAATAAAAAGAATTTTGTTAAAAAACATTTTTGGGATTTGGTTTTATGAGTGGGTATCTTTTTAATAAAAGTAAAATAATATGGGGTGATTGTTTGGAAAAGATGGCTCATATTCCAGATAATAGTATTGATTTAATATGTGCTGATTTACCATTTGGTGTCACTGCTAATAAGTTAGATATTATGATTGACCCATCAAAATTATGGGAACAATACTGGCGTATTGCAAAACTAAATGCTCCAGTTGTCTTATTTGGTCAGGATAAATTCACGGCTAAAATGATGTTGAGTGATAAAAATCACAAGTATAATCTTATATGGGATAAAGAATTGGTTACGGGTGTGTTGAATGCAAACCGAATGCCTTTAAGATGTCATGAAGATATTATGGTGTTTTATAGAAAACAACCCATTTATAACCCACAAAAAGTAAAAGGTGCAGTTTCACATTCAAGGGGTAAGGAAAAAAAAGTCGCCAATAATAATTATGGTCATGCCGAGTTTGTTGATAACGCTGAAATTCTTGGAGATATGAAGCACCCAACGAGTATATTAAAATTTCAAAAACCTCATCCAAGTGTAGCTATTCATAGAACACAAAAACCTGTTAAATTAATAGAATGGATTGTCAAAACATATACAGATGAAGGTGCTTTAGTTTTAGATAATACTGCTGGTAGCGGAACACTTGGTGAGGCTTGTATAAATTTGAATAGAGATTTTATATTAATTGAAAAAAATTCAGATGATTTTATAATAATTGAAAAAAGAATAGTAGATTCATTTAAAAATAATAATATTGCACCATTAAATTTTATTATAGAAAAATAAAAATAACTTATGAAAACAACGGATACCCACATATTCTTTTTGAAAGAATGGCTAAGTAATTTCAAAGCTTGTATTATCAAAGATGGTGATAAAACATTCAATAATACTGAGCAAATGTTTATGTATCATAAGGCAATGTTTTTTGAAGATTTTGAAACAGCCGAAGAAATACTCAGAACTCCAGTACCATATGAAGCTAAAGCATTGGGTAGAAAAGTCAAAGATTATAACGATGATTATTGGTCTAAAGTTAGGTTTGATGTAATGTATGAAGTTAATTTTCTTAAATATAACCAAAATGAGGACTTGAAAAACAAGTTATTAGCAACTGGTGATAAAATACTTGTTGAAGTTAACCCAAGAGATTCTATTTGGGGTATTGCTATGGATGAAAATAACCCTGATATTCTTGATGAAACAAAATGGAAAGGACAAAACTTACTTGGAAAAGTTCTTATGAATGTTCGCTCAGAATTAAAAAACAAAAATTTCAAATAATTTTTTTTAGAATATTTTAAATTATGAAAAACACTAATTATTTAATTAATGGAAATTATATAAAATTTGAAAATATTATAATTAATAAACCTATTCTGCAACAAGCTTCTATTATGATATGTATACCTGTCGTTGTGACTATTTTTTTTATAATAGGTGGATGTTTACCCTATGCGATGGTGTTAGATGCTATCAGATATTTTAAGTATAAACATATTAAACACATAAGAGAAGAAATATTACATTTGAATTAATTATTCTTCAAATAATTTAACTATTTATAACATTGCTATATTCTTCTACAATCCAAAGACTGCCATCATCATCTATAATATAGTATCCTTCATTGGTACTTATTCTTGGATAATATTTATATCTAAAATTATTATTGATTAAATAATAGTTTTTTGGTTCATCAAAATTAAACAATTCAGTATTACGATAACCAACACCATAATCACCATAATATGATGTTTCGATGTAAATATATGGGTCTACATCTTTATCTATATTAAAATTAAATGGTTCGAGGTCTGTTTTAAATACTTTAAAATATTGAACGGGTATTAATTTTCCTTCTGCATTTTTGGTGAAAGTTTTTATTATCAATTCAAAATGATCTGGAATAAACCCACTAACTGTATAGAAAAAAATTGAAAATAAATAATTTGTACTGAAATTAAGTGTAGTAATATGATTAAAATTTATAACAATTCCTGTTTTTTCAGTTTTTAATTTTTTTATCTGGTTTGATGTATCATGCACTAAATAATTAGTATTTGGTATTTTAGCCGAGCCTGTTATATCAATAATGTTTGTTGAAAGTGGAATGACGTTTTCTCTTAACCATAATTTCAATTTTTGAAGTTTTATTTGAACTTCTTTTAATGAATATAAATTCAAATTGTAACCATCTTCATCAGTTATTTTGTAAGTCAAATTGAATAAATTACTTTTGACATAATTATTTCTATTTCCTTTATTTTTAATAAAATCGACTTCATTCCATCCATCTACTGTGGTATCAAATATATCAGGAATGTATATTCTCATATATTTTTTATAAAAAGGAGAACTGGAGTTGACATTTTTATAATATTCATACAGTTCCAAATCATTATACCCAAAGAAATTAATAGCTCCCATAAGAGATTTATATGCACCAATATAATTATAAATATGTGGATACATTATTAACATTTCTTTTCGTTTTCTATTTAACAAAGAATAATCTATACCATTTTCTTCTAAGTCGGAATCTTTGAAAATCATTTCTTCTTCTTTGTGTATTCGGATACCTAAGTTTTTTAAATTTATATCAAAGCGTTCATCTTCGATTTCAGTTTCACCATAAATAGAAAAACGACCAATTTCTTTTGGTTGAACATTAATTGAGTAATTGAATGTTTTACCAGACGAATTGAAATATACGAAATCATTAATATTAGAAATATCAACTACTATTTTATTTTTTAAAATATCTATAATAGTATATGTTTCATAATTTTTGAATAATGACTGATCATATGGGTTAGTATCGGTCATTTTAATTTGTATTGGTTGTCCAATTTCAAATCCCAAATTTATAAAATTATCAAAAGTGTTTGATTTAAATTCAATTATTCCATCTGTATTAAAAATAAAAAAATTATCTGAAACACCCGTTATGCCACTAAAAACAACACTTTCAACCTTTTCTATTTTCATCATGTTATAATTAACACCTTCGTTTAACGTATTATAACCAATAAAAATTTCAAATGGTTTTGGTAGATAGTTGAAATCATCATCAGAATCCAGTTGAGGTAATAAAAAGTTTAATTCTGAAAATATTGTTTGTTGATATTTCGGGTTTGAAATATATTCCAATTTATTATTTGGTTCTTTATTTAATCTAATGATATTTTGTTGTTTTGAATCCCATATTGGTTTTTGTCCTATATATCTTAATTTTTCAATATAGTTTCCAGAATTATCTTTTGGTGGTTGAAGTTGTTCACCAGAGATATCATAGAAAAATATAGATTCATCAATAAGATGTTCATCGCTTGTTATCCACGAAAATCTATAATAAATATCTTTATTGTATGATAGTCTTGGCTTACGAATATATTCTCTTGAATCAATATCTAAAAGAATATTATTTTCTTCAAAAAATGCACCCTGATATGACAATTGTATTGTATTAGTAGTTAAACCTAATATGTTATATTCTTTTTCGTTTTCATTATATGAACTACCCGATACTGAAAATATCATACCAGTTGACAATCCAATATCAAATAAATTCGTTGAACCCATCATAGATATATCCAGTTGATTACCAGATATGATAATGCCATTTGTTTTGAATTCGTTTTCTGATTGATATAATATATTGTAAGAAGAATATGTGTTTACTTTAATTTTTAAACTCAATATTTGAATATCTGGATATAATGTTTGAATATATAATTTGTTATCCACTGTCGTACCAGTAAAAATTTCTATTCCTTTGTTATACAATGCTGTGTAGTATTTTTCAACAAAGTCTTTAATGGTTTCTTGTGTGTTGTTTGTTGTTCCAGTACTATCTTGGTAATTAATGAAATATTCTACATCGTTTAAAGTTAAATTAAAACCGTAATCTAAAACATCATTATATAAATCAAATATTATTTCTTCGTTATAATTACTTGATAATTTATTTGTTTCATATAAATAAATTTTTTCATTGTATATTTTTTCTTCGGTGAATATATAATGTATATCTGAAACAGATGCAGATGAATATGTATTTTGATTTGGAATTGTTCCAACATTTACTCCATCATTTTCTAAATACAGAGTAACTGTGAAATATGGCGCATATGTATAATCATACAATCCTTCAATTATTAGTTTATCATTTAACAGATATGAATTGATACCAAGTTTATTTAAATCGTTATTAAAATTTTTTACAAAAGCATTTATTGTTTCATGATAAGTAGTATAACCTGATGCTGCGGGTATAATGTCTTGTTTATAGTTTAAAATATTTGTTGTTAAAAAACAATTGCCATCAATTGTTTGAGTGAGTGGTATTCCAGAAGCATCTAAAGTAAAATATTCATAAAATCTTAATCGTTTTACAATTGACATGTTTGTCACATTTTCTTCATGAACATGTTGTTCGAGTTGAATATATGTATAACCATCTTCTTGATAAGTGTATAAAACTTTGAAATCCTTTTGGATATTTAAAGATGCACCAGTGAAGTATATTATATCATTTGCTACTAACTGAACATTGAGTGTTGATGTTGTTCTAATATAATATTCAGTTTCGTCCGTTGTGTTTTCATCATAATATTCAAAGAATTCTAAATTTACTCCAGTTTTGACCGAGATGTTATCCGATATTGATGTGATTGTATATTGATATCCGTTTAATAATTGGTTTCCATTATAATCTTCAAATATTATATTTTGTCCAATATTAAAAGTATCACCAAATGGTTGACTAAATATGAATTTGTTTCCAATAATATTCACAACACCATTGTGTAATAAAATTCTATCTGTTAATAATGTAATTTCAAGATTTAATTTATCATTAGTAGTTCCTGATAATTCGAAATCATATATATTTCTTTTTAAGACCTCATAATCTTTAACTTCAACTACACCTGAATTTTTATCTGAATTTACTACGGATAGTTGTTTACCTACATATATTTTTGAACTAAACATTGCACCATATCCTTGATTATAATCTGGGTATTTTATAACATCGCAACTGTATATTTTTCCAGATGTGTATGTGAATGCTGCAAATATATCATTCGTGGTTTGTGTTTGAACTAATATTTCATTTTTTCGGGTTTCCAATACATTAAAATATAAGTCATCTGCGAAATCTGTATAATTTGCGCCACTTAACACGAATCTAACAACCGTTCCTTCAGGAAATATCTGATGAAATCCTTTACCCTTTATCCATTTTGTTTTAAATGCTGATGAATTATTAGTTTTTTGAATATTTTCGATATTTAAACCTTGTTTTGTCGATCCCTTGAATATTATTCCACTATCATTGTAAATTTCAAATTTGTTGAAATTGAAATAATCAGCAAACGAGATCGGTTCTACATGTTCAAATAAATAGATACCTATTGTTTTATATAAATCGCTACTATTTGGGTCGAATAACATTTTACCTTCCCATTTTTCAGTATCGTCATTATATTGGAAGTTGTAAGGATAACCCTCTTTATTGTAAAATCTGAGATTCTTCACTAAGCTTGAAAATATTATTTTTTTAGAATTATATTATATATTAAAAAATATACATCTAAAAATAAAATATTATATTTGTGTATGAAAAACCAATATTCGAAGAAATATGAACTCATGAGATACGAAAAATAAAAAAGATTGAAAACACTCTCAGGGATTACAATGAGATAATTTTACACTCAAACACTGTTATAATGAAAGGAAAAACCTATGAGGATATTCATTATTTTAAAGATGAAGTAACATTATTTAATATTAGTATTTATTTCAAGGAACACGACACAAAAAAACTTCAGGTGGAATATAATATCACTAATGCTGATTTGCGAAAATATAAAATAAAAGAAATTTTTGAAGAATAAAATTTTTTATACTTTGAACAATCTACCTAAGACTGTTTGCTTATTGTTATTATAAGTATCGTGTTTCTTAATTTCAGCCGTAAAACTAACAACACTTCCAACGATGACTTCTTCGCCAGACACTAAGAATTTCTTAGGAATATCACCGAATCTGGTGTATTGATTTCCATTTTCATCTTCTAACTTGAAAATGGAAGTCCAACCCCACTGACCCTCGAAACCAGAAAAATGTTTAATGGTTAAGTTTTCTAATTTAACTTTTTCACCAACATTACCAACCCAATTCGATTCTTTCTGTTCTTCTTTTGATTTATTTTTAAATTCTTCATAAGATATTTTACCTTGGAGCATTGAGCAAGCTCCAATGATGTAACTAATACATTTTAAATCAACAACACCCTTGTTTATAAAGTTATGTATATTGAAAAGAAAATTATTGGTTTTATATTCAGCTTCAACAAAAGGAACTAATTTATTATAAAAATCATCATTTTCTTTTGATATAACATCATTTACCATAGCAACTTCTTCTGCCCATAATACATAATCATTTTCAGGTGGGGGAGAGTTCACAAATGATAATGTATTTGATACAACACCACCAGTTGATGATACTAATTTAGGTTCTATATCACCAGTAGCTTTTTCTATTTTTTTGCTATTTATTTTCTCAGCACCGCTTTTAGATATATAACCGTGTTTTTTAATATACCAAGAGAAATATCTAACACAATCTTTGATATCTACTTGCGTTTGAATATATCTATCACCATTATAACCGTCAAATTCATCATACACATCATTTGACATATTATTGAAGCTGGTTACAAACAACTGTAAATCCGATAAATAATCCAAAATGTGTTCATATTTATAACCAAGATAGTATTTGATACATGAACCACCAACTCTAATGGTTTTACCATCTTTTAAATTTTTAATATAGACGGTCTTGTTGCGGGTTCTTTCTGTATTACAATGGTCACAAGTACAAGAATTGTGTAAATCAGAAGGTATTAAATCAAAAGGTATTTGTTGATTAGGTGCAGCTTTTATAATACCATCAATGTGGTTAATAACACCTAAAATAACCCATTCATCTTGTGGTTTTATTTCGGCAACTAATTCAATTGTTTTTGAATATACCTCAGTTGAAAATATTTGAAAATTTGTTTTAGGTGATTTCTTTATGTATTCGGTTTTAAAATTTGATGCTTTTTTATCATCATCAGTTATTGTTTCTTTATAAAAATGTGTTTTGTTATCTAAATTGTTATCTAAATAAATCTTAGATAAAATATAATATTTTTTTGGTGGTAAATCTTTTATGACTGGCATAGGCAGACCAATCTGTTTTGAATAACGTTTAATATTTTTCATTAACTTATCAAACGTAGAAAGCTTATTTTGAGACAACTCAATAGTGAATGTATTTATTTCATATGAAAGTTTAACGTCTTTCTTATTATCTTCTGATTCTAAGTTTTCTGCGATGAATGATTTATAGTTTCTCATATTTATAATTTTTTATACTTCAAAATAACTCATTTTTATTAAATAAAAAAAATCCTACATATATCATTATATATTATTTTAAAAAAAGTATTGTGATTTTGGAAATATGTTAATTTTTTTGTAATTTTGTTTACGAATTTTCGTAAACAAATAAAACGAAATTTTTGTTATGGATATAGAACTTCAAAACAATCTTGTTTACAAACCTATAAAAACGAAAAAGGAGTTAAGAGAATATATTCTAAATTTGATTTTTGATTGTCAACTTGATAAAGTAATTTATAAGGGAATTCCACAAGAAATAAATTACAAAATATTAAAAAAAATTCTTGTTTCAAAAGATGAAATTAAAACAACGAAAAGATATATTAATCCTGATATAGTAAGGAATGAATATTATGACATCATTCAAAAAAGTGATTCACCATACTGTATCATAATAAAAAAATAATATTAATAAATGAATAAAATTGGTTTGGATATATCTTTATCATCCACTGCTATGTCTTTGAAATCGGATGAGAAAATAGAACTATTTAACTATACTACAACAAAACCAAATAACAAATGGGTTAAAGAAATTGAAAAAATTGTAAATTTTAGATTTTTAATATGTAGAGAAGATGTTGAAAAGTATTCCGAAAGAGAAATAAATAAATTAAAAGATTTCGAAGAATCTTCGGATTTAATTTTAGATGATATATTGAACAACATTGACCCTTACCAAGACACCATTGTAAATATTGAGGGGTATTCTTTTAATAATAAAAACACAAATTCTTTGATAGATATAGTTGGTTTTTCAACTTTAATAAGACAAAAAATTTTAGTTAGAATACCCAAGGTACATATCGAAATAATATCTCCCAACACCGTCAAATTACAAACTTGTATTAATACTTATGGTTATTTACCAGCACCAATAGGTAAGAAGGGTCAAACACTAAAAGACCCTATGATATCAATGAGTCCAAATGGTGCTAAAGGTGGGGATTTTGAAAAATCAGATATGTTAATTGCTATGCTTGATGCAAACATTCAAAGTCCTATATTATATTATGTAAATTTAAATAAGAGTATATTACTTGGTTCGAAGAAAATACCTAAACCGTTTGATGATTTAATAGATTCGATTCATATTATGAATCTTGTAGTCTAATACATATATGGTTTATATCCGAGTATATTTTCAATAAATTCTTTTGCTGATACAAAATTAGTTTCTTTGTAACCAGCATCCTTTACACAAGAACTACATTCTTCTGATAACGTGTCTACCTTTGTTTTGTGGTGTCCGTATTTTTTGCCACAACTTGGACAAGCTATTTCTTTAATCGGAACACCATAAATTTTATCAATGTTATCGTACATAAAAGTATGATTTTTATCATGATTAATATCATCGGTTGATATATTGCAAATGTATTAAAATGTTTTATTTTTGAAATAAAATTTTAAAATTGTTAAAAAATAAGTTAATATTTAATTATTATATTTATTTTTTTATTATTTTTGTGGTGCTATAAAAAATGAATTTAATGAAAAAAAATTACAAATGTTTTTATTTCTTATCATTGGTAATATCATTATCATTGATGAGTTGTAGTTTCTCTATATTATCTAAACAGCAAAAAACATCAAATATTATATTACAAGATACTACACACAAAATTGTTTGTGATACAATAAATGCTGGATTTATTAAAAGTACTGTTATTTTTGAAAAATTTTTTAAAGATACATTAACAGCAACATTTATAATTACCGAAAATTACACATTTTCAATAGCTGGTGAATATATTATACCAAATAATGTAAATACCTATATTTACATATTTAATTATGATATAACAACTGCACAATTTACTTGGGATGGCGATTCAATATTACACAAAATATTAAAATAAATAATTATATGACACGAGAAGAACAAAAAGAGTGGATTATAACCAGAGACAAAGAATATCGTAGTGGTAATACGACAGTAACTGATGCTGAATATGATGAGGTGTATTATGATTTTGTCGAAAAATATCCAGATGATGAAGATATAACAGCCGATGGCGTTATAGAGCAATCGTTAGAAGATGCTGAATTACTTCCAATTAAAATGTATTCTTTGGATAAATTTCATAGTATAGAAGAAATTAAATCGTGGTGTAAAAGTAAGGGGATACCAGAGGATACTATTTTCATCGCAACTGGTAAATATGATGGTTTATCTCTCTGCACAAAAGAAATTATTAAAAAATGTTGGACAAGGGGTAAAGGAATCACTGGTGAAATTAAAGATGAACATTATTTAATATTAAAAACTGGTAAAAACATATCAGATTTTATAACAGAAAATGATGTCACCTACGGTGAATGTATTATCACCAAAAAAGATTGGAAGGAAAATTTCGAAGGAAAGTTAAATCCGAGAGACGGTAAACCATTTAAAGCAGCAAGAAACACAATTGCTGGACAAATAAACACTAAAAAATCAGTAAATAAAGAACTTCTTAAACATGGAACATATGTTCGTTATGGTGTGGAAAATACTGATGGTACATGTCTGAACAAATCTGACCAATTGGATTTAGTAAATCAGATAAATGAAATTCCAGTTTATTATGAATTGATGAATATGGATGATTTCACACTTGAAAATTTCAATAATATATACAATAAAATAAGTGAGACATTCGAAATTGATGGTTTGGTGATTGAAATTGATGATAACAACCTTCGTGAAGAACTTGGTCGAGAAAGAAATAATAATCCTGTCTACGCCCGTGCATTAAAATTACCAGAATGGTCTACAAAAGTTAAAGTTAATTGCTTGTCTTTAAGATTGGGGGTTTCTAAACAGGGTAAAATTAAACCAGTTGCTCAGATTGAACCTACTATAATAACCAATGTCGAGGTTTCAAATTTTACTTGTTACAATATGAATTATGTTTTTGAAAATCATATTGCTGCTGGTTCAATTGTTGAAATAACTCGTTCTGGAGATGTGATTCCAAAACACCTTAAAACGTTTACCCATAATCAGAGTGAAATCGATAAATTAAGGGAACAATTAAAAAAATGTCCTTGTTGTGGTTCTGAAACTTATTGGGATGAAACTCACACCGAATTAATGTGTAATAACATAAAGTGTCCCGAACGGCTACTTAATAAACAAATATCTTTTTTCACCAATATAAAAATTGAAAATTTTGGTGAAAAAGAAATAGAAAAAATATTTAATGCTGGATATGACACCCCGAAAAAATTATTGAATATCACCTATGATGAACTTTATAAATTTGAAGGTTGGGCTGATAAATCCATAACAAAATTATTAACACAGTTTGATAAACTTCATCGGGATGGTTTACCATTAGCTAAAATTATACACGCACTCGATTTATTTGAAGGTAAACTTGGTGAGAAGGATTCACAAAGGGTATTCGATAATTTCAAAGGTGATTTTGATGATTCGAATGTAATTGAGCAGCTTTGTGAAATAGAAGGTATTGGTGAAATAAAAGCCAAAGCTTTTTACGTTGGTCTGAAAGAATATAATCTTTATCATCAGAACTTACCAATAAAAGTTGCATACGCTAAATCACCAAAAGTAGAATTAAAAAGTAATAAATATGATGGTTTCAATGTTTGTATGACTGGGTTCAGAGATGCTGAATTATCTAAGATGATTGAAGAAAATGGGGGCAAAAATGCTTCTGGAGTTTCCAAAAACACTACACACCTATTGGTAAAGGATAAAAATAGTGGTTCAAGTAAATTTGAAAAGGCTACACAACTTGGCATCCCAATCATGTTTAAAAATGAATTTTTAGAAACTTACTAATAATATGACACATGTTAACTTTAGATTATTCAATTAAAAACGACTTTATCAGTATTATGGATGATGATGGTAAATAACTATTCAAATGGAAAAGAATGATGTCCTTAATGTTGTTAATGCTTTTGATGGTTCTGTTCAATCTAAAAGAGATTCGAATCAAACAATAAATATTGATGAAGGAATATTGGTTTTAAATCTCAGATTCTATGGTGATATTTTTTGTATCAGTGGTAGGTTATCTGAGGATGATGATACAAATTCTTCATATTATCATGATTTCGAACTTGAAAATGTTGATATTGAAACTTGGGATGAAATAATTTCTTTTATCAATAATAATTGATGTGTTATTCTGGTAAATGTATGGTAAGTGAATATACCAAATTAAGGATATATACCAAAATCTTTTTTATAATGAACATAAATAATTCTCTAAAAAATAAAAACATTTTTATTGATTTAAAAAGAAATCCCTGAAGTCTTTAGCTTCGTGGGATGAATTTTGACCAGATAAAATAAAATTATAAATAAAGTAAACTTTTTTACAAAAATATAACTATAATATAAAATGTTTAGAACTTATAAATATAGAATCTACTGAATCACGAACAAGAAATCTTGATTAGCAAACATGGTTGTGTGAGGTGGTTGAAAACAAATACGGTAAGAACTACTGAAATACACGCCTTGCGAGATATTATGACTGAGGTTAGCAGGAAACCACTAAATCTTTAGTTTAGTGGTTGTTCATTTATAATTATTATTAATCAAAAATTAAAACAATTTTTATGGAAAATTCAAAAGATCAAATGGAAACGATTGGTGCATTTTACAGCTCGTTAAAACGCAATAACAAACAGATACGGGATGACCGTGCGCTTGCTATTGTTGAAGATACACAAATGATTTACAAGCGTAAGATTGAGGATTTGGAAACATCTTTAAAAAGGATGAAAAGGGAACTCGAAAACATGCTTGACCTTTCTCCAACAAATGCACAATCACTTATTGTAGCAAGTGATTTCAAGAGTATTGAATTTGTTGATAAAGACCTTGAATTAGGTTTGAAAATTCGCAATACTGAAATCATGTTAGAAATTGCCAAGAAAAGGTATGAATTTTTATTTGGAGGGTCTGAATAATGGGTTGTGGTGAGTATTCCTTACATTCTCGTTCAGTAAGGGCTGCTGATTTAGGATATAAGACTAAATCAACTCATGAGATTTTCAAACAGCGTTCCATTAATAATGCAATGAATCCATTTGGAGTCGCTATTAGAGAGTCGAGAGATTCTAATGAACACCCAAATTCGGTATCAATTATACTGGGTTTAGATGTTACTGGTTCTATGGGGTCTATTCCACATTTTCTTGTGAAAGAAGGATTACCCAATATAATGGAAAAAATTATCACTGGCGGTATAGCTGACCCACAAGTGCTTTTTCTTGCCATTGGAGACCACGAAGAAGATAATTCACCCTTACAGGTGGCTCAATTCGAGTCAAGTGATGAATTACTTGATAAATGGTTAACTGATGTATATCTTGAAGGTGGTGGTGGTGGTAACGAAGGTGAAAGTTATTTACTTGCATGGTATTTTGCTGCATATCATACTTCAATTGATTGTTTTGAAAAGAGAAACAACAAAGGATTTATATTCACTATCGGTGACGAACCAACTTTAAAGAATTTACCCAAAAATGCTGTTAAAGAACTGATAGGTGAAGGACAACATAGTGATTACACATCTGATTCTCTTTTAGAAAAAGCTTGTGAAAAATATCATGTTTATCACTTACATATAAAACAAACAAATGCTGGTGGTCGCCAAGAGACTATTAATGGTTGGAAACAACTTATGGGTGATAAACTCATTATTGTTGAAAATAAGAATGATGTAGCAAATATTATTTCTGAAACTATTCTTAAAGTTCAAAAAAGTGAAAACCCTAAAGTTAAAGAACAGGATTATACACCCAGTTCATCTAATTCAATCACAGTTTCTGACACAACCGAGTTTAGTCCAAGTGATATGTTATAAAACAATTATTTAATGAATAGAGCTGTAATTGGCATAGGGTATGGGGATGAGGGTAAGGGCATAACAACCGATTACCTTTGTTCCCATTCTAATAATACTTTAGTTATTAGATTTTCAGGTGGTCAGCAATGTGGTCATACTGTATTTTTAAATGGTATAAGACACGTCTTTTCAAATTTTGGTTCTGGTACATTACGTGGTGTTCCATCGTATTGGGCGAAATGTTGTACTGTTGACCCAGTTGGACTAATAAAAGAATTAGATATTTTAATTGAAAAAGGAGTTCAACCATTATTATATATTGATGAAAGATGCCCTATTACAACACCATTTGATATTTATTATAATCAAGAATTAGAGAAAATTAACCAACATGGTAGTGTTGGCGTGGGTGTTGGTGCAACAATAAACAGAGAAGAAAAGTTTTATTCTTTACAATTCGGAGATTTATATTATGAACCAGTACTGAGAATAAAATTAGATGAAATAAAAAAGTTCTACAATTTAAAAATTAACAATAGTTTAGATAGATTTTTTCAAAGTGTAGAAAGAATCATATCTTCTAAAAATATAAAACCTGCATATGATTTTCCTTATTATGGAAATTATATTTTTGAAGGTTCTCAGGGGTTATTATTAGACCCAAATATAGGGTTTTTTCCACATGTCACCAGAAGTTGTGTAAGTACTAAAAATATATTGGATACTGGAATTAATCCAGAATTATATTTAATTACAAGAGCTTATCAAACAAGACATGGTAATGGTGCTATGGTCGGTGAGGATATACCACATAATATTTTAATAAACCCAAATGAAACCAATGTAACGCATCCACACCAAGGAGAATTTAGACGGGCATTACTTAATTTGGATTTATTATTATATAGTATAAATAAAGACCCTTATATTCGGTTTTGTTTGAACAAAACACTCGTTATTACATGTCTTGACCACATTGTAGATGAATATAGATTTACATATAAAAATGAAATAATAGTATCTTCAAATGAAGATGACTTCATTCGGAAAATAAGTAACATTTTAAATATTAAACACGTTTTGATTAGTAAATCTGATGAATCAAAAAATATAATAGAATGGAATTGAGTAAAGTTTATGAAAATTTCACATCTGAAGATGGTGACTGGGATGTAGTGTTCAATAAAACACATGGGTAACCAATTGTTTTATATCAAGGTCATAGTTGAGAACGAGCGTATAAAGCAAGAAATTAAATCTAAACAAATTGTTTAACTTTGTTAAACTTTGTGTAAGATTTTTTGAACAGTCTTAGAGAAGTAAGAGTAGAAGAAGAAAAAATGGAAGAAGATATATTAGATGTAATTCGAAAGATACAAGAAGCGAGAAGTCCTAAGTATTTTTTATGGCAAATAATTAAAGATACTGAGTGGTTTGCTTCTAAGTATAATTCTGATATTTTAGTTGGAAAGAAAAATGACGTTGTTTATTTTAGTTACGATAAGAAAACATATGTTTTATTTTATAATTATTATAAAATTTATCAAGTTTTAGAAACGAAATATCATCTTAATGATCTAACTATTAATGAATTAATTAAGGGTATGGTGAGTGAACACACAAAAATGAGGGTTGACACAACAGAAAAATATGATTTAAGAGTTGTAAATAGGTGAGTGAACACACAAAAATGAGGGTTGACACAACATGCTGCAAGTGGTGGGGCATTAACAATTGAGTGAGTGAACACACAAAAATGAGGGTTGACACAACTGTATATAGGAAGATAAATTCAATAAGATCGGTGAGGTGAATATAACAAAATATGATACGTAGAGTTATTAATAGAATAGTTTGTAGGTTTCTTCATATTGAAGAAAAGGTTTTTTTTAATAGACCATATAAAATAAAAGGATTTAATACGTTGGATTATGCTGATAGTTGGTTGTGTAAATATGAGAAACCAATGAACCTAATCCAAATGTGTAAAGTATCCGATATTTCTGAAGAAGAAGCTAATAGATATGTGGCTTGTTGTGATGCTGGTTATATTTACAGTTTCCAAAGTCTTTATTATAGTAAAGCATCAAGGGCTTTGAAAGATGCTATTAGAAAGAAATATTGTGTTGTTTATATATAATAATATTTTAACAATGAAAATAGTTTATGAATTTTTATATAATAGTTCTTGTTGCGAAAGTACAGCTCATACTATGAGTATTCATAGAACAAGGCAAGGTGCTGAAACCGCAATGGAATTTCATAGATATGAGAAGAAAAAAGAATATGATGAACTCATGAAATGTGATGACGATGAAGAATATAAACAAAATTTTCCATATGATTTCGATCAGTGGTGGGGAATTAGAGAAACTGAATTACAAAATTAATATGTCTAAAATTTTCATAATAGGTAATAGTACGTTCGGATATAAAGAATTTTTTGATTTGAACAAATCTCTGGAAGAATCAGGAAAATTCTATTTTGAATATTTAATACCTTTTATTAAAAAATATAAAAAAGAAAACGATTGCCTAATTCATTTGGGTAACTTCTTTAATAGAAGTGAAAATATAAATATTAAAACAATCCATCAAACAGTTTCTATATTTGAACAATTATCAGAACAAATACCTATTTTCGTCTTACTGAGTAAATATGATATTTATGGTAACTCGAACACATTGTCTATATTAAAGAATATCAAAAATATTTATATTATTGACAAATCAGCAACATTATATGATAATAAAGTTCAGTTATACGCTTATCACAAAAACATAAAAAAAGAAATAGAAAATAAAAATATTTTTTTAAATCATTTCAATAAAATATTAGAACCTGTTGAAAAAATTGAACAATATTCTGATAGTGAATTTTTATTTGTTAATAATGAAATATCAAATTTAAATTTAATTGAATATAAATATATTTATACTGGTGTTAATGATAACATTAAAGACAATATAATGTGTATAGAATCCCCATATTCATTAAATTTCAAATCAAAATTCAATGGTTTAAATGTATTAGATGTAAAAACAGGTAAAAATATGTTTATACCAAATACTATAAATTTCAAATTTGAAACAAAACATATAAATTCGATAGAAGAATTAAAAAATCTGGATGAAGATTATCTTAATAATAATTTTGTCAATTTGAATATTAATTCTGAACTTTCTGATAATTCGGAATTTCAATTGAAACTTTCATTGTTAAATATAAAAAACATACATTATATCAAACAAGAAGATGAAGTGTGCATTGAAAAAGAAAAAACTTATGATATATTCGATTTGGATACTATTATTAGTGAAAATATAAATTCTGAAACAGTAAAGGATGAATTTAATAATATTAAACGTATTTATAATACATAGTTGGATGGAATTAAAAAATCTTAAATTTTTTTCCAGATTATGAACTTACCGCTAAACTAAAGATTTCGTGGATTTCTTTCACAAAAGATATAAAATAAATAGCAAACATTTATTAAACCGTAAAATTTTTATTAGAATAGCTGATAATGAATTTGAGATTTGTTTAAAAGAAAATTTTATTGAAAAATCTGATATACCATTCGAAAATGTGTATATAATAGACAAATACTTATATTTGATTGAGAATGATTCTGACCTAATAAAAATAAAAAGATTGATAAGAAAAGAAAAAATTAAAGAATTTTTAGAATTATGATTTTATACATAAAATATAAAACGAAACCATATTATTGAAAGTATTTTAGAATAGAACGAACTGGTCACATTTTTATATATAATAAAAAATGTGACGTTTTTAATGAATAAAGTTAATAAACCAATGTATTATTGGAATTTTGAAAGAGTTAAAGAAGAAGCTCTAAAATATAAATATAAAAAAGATTTCAAAAAATATAGCAATGGTGCGTACTGTGCTGCAAAATCTAATAAGTGGTATGACATCGTATGTTCACATATGTTAATACTTGGTAATAGAGTTAAACGTTGTATTTATGTTTGGGAATTTGAAGATAACTCAGCATATATTGGTTTAACATATAATTTTGAAGAACGAAAATATAATCATTCAGTAGATAAAAGAAGTTCAGTTTATAAACAGTTATCTTCATGTTTAGGTATTTGTTATAAATTAACTGAATATATCGATAAAAAAGAAGCTCAAAAATTAGAAACATTTTATATTGAAAAATATAAAAACAATGGATGGAGTGTTTTAAACAAGGTAAAAGCTGGTGCATTAGGTGGAAGTGAACTTAAATATACATTTGAAACTTGTGCAAAAGAAGCTTTGAAATATAAACATAGAAGCGAATTCAAATATAAAAATAAAAACATATATCAAGCTACAATAAGAAATAAATGGATTGATAATATCTGTTCTCATATGACACGACCCACACCATATAATTATAAATGGTGTTTTGAAAATGTTAAAAATGAAGCGTTGAAATATAACAATAGAATGGATTTCTCGAAGTATAGTAGTGGTGCGTATGATGCTGCATTATCAAATAAGTGGTTAGATGTTGTTTGTTTTCACATGAATAAAATTAGAAACAAAAAAGGATATTGGGATTATATTCAAATTAAAAAAGAATCATTAAAATATAACACAAGAACAGTTTTTCATTTAAAATGTAGTAGTGCGTATAATATTGCATATAAAAATAATTGGTTAGATGACTTATTTCCAATTGATATAAGTAATATACTATCAAAAGAATATTGCAACAGTATAGCTAAAAAATATAAATTTAAACAAGATTTTAGGAAAAATGATAAATATATTTTTAATTTAGCTTATAGAAATGATTGGTTAGATAATATATGTTTTCATATGATTAAAGTTGTTAATAAAAAGAATTTTTGGAATTTGGAAAATTGTAAAGAAAAATCCATTAAATGTAATGGTCGTAAAGAATTTCATTTAAAATATAGTGCAGCTTATGATTCAGCAAGAAGAAATAATTGGTTAGATGTTTTATTTCCAATTATAAAATGATTTTTTAATATATAGTAAAAACAAAACTTTGAATGTTATTACAAGATTCTATTCGACCACATTTTATTAATGATATTAAGTATGATGAATTCTATACACTAAAAAATACACTCAATGAAGATGTTATTCAAGGTGTAAATATTGATAAATTCATTCCAGATTTTCCTGTAAACACCCCTATTAAATTTGATAGAGATAAAATGATTAAAGCTATTGAGTATGGTATGTTGATCCGTATATTGTATCGTGGAGAAGCTGATTCTTGGAAGGGCGGTCGAGAGCGTGTTATAGCCCCTCTCGTGATGGGTATAAATAAAAATACTGGTAATTTACTGATTAGGGCATTCCACATGGATGGTTATTCAATAAAAGAAAGAAAAAATACTAAGAAGGTTTGGCGTTTATTTAAAGCTTCTAATATAAAGAGTATGACATTTATTGGGGAATTCTATCGTATGCCACCAAAAGGATACAAGATGAATGACCGAGTAATGACCGAAACTACAATAGCAAGAGCAGATTTCAATAAAATAAGAAAAAATCAATATAAATTAATACAGGCTGATAAAATTCAAAAAGCCGAAGAACAAGAAATAACTGGTAAATCAAACGCATTAGCAACTGCTATTGATGTCAAGAATACCAATACTATATTGAATATGAAAAATATGTGGGAGAATACATTGTTGGATAAGAAACAGGTTAAGAGTTTAAAGATTACATTCTTGAAAAGTGTGTTTGGAAATGAATATATTGCAGTTGCTGGAGCATTGGGTACACCTGGTAGAACAGTTAAGCTTTTCGAAGATAAAAAATTATTAGGTTCATATAAAACTATATTCTCATCTTTTGCTTCTGAACTTACATACAAAAAGAATATAAAGGGTCAAGTTGAATTTCAACTTTATAATTTTGTTGGTAAACGTTAATTTTTAAACATTATAGTCTGTACCAAATTATTTTGCAATAATAAATTATATGCTCTACTATATTTTATTCTTAATTCTTTTTTATTTTCACAAATATTAGCGATTTCTACAGCTTTTTCAATTGTCCAGAATCCTTTATCTTTTTTAATTGTTGTCATATGAGAACATATGTCGTTTATCCAATTATTTTTTAAACTTTTACTATAATATGTTTTATATTTTTTCTGAAATTCACCTCTATTTTGACATTTAAGAGCGTATTCGTGACATATTCCTTTAGTTAAGGAATTAGGTTTATTATTTTCATTCTTACCGAATATACCATCTAATAATTTATTGTTTTTCAAAATAAAATATGCTTGATAGTATTTTTTCTTCAATTCACTTCTACTTGAATATGTTTTAGCTATTTCTAAACTTTTTTCTATCGACCAGAATTTTTGAGGTTTTTTAATTTCAATAAAATGTGTTGTTATTTCATTAAACCATTTTTTCTTTCTGGCTATAACATATGCGCTTGAATATTTAATTTCGAATTCTTTATTGTTTTTACATTTTAGTGCAACTTCATGACATTTTTCTTTTGACCAATAACCAGAATTATTTTTGGAATAATTTAAATGGTCAAATAAAGTATTGTAAATATCGACTGCTACACTATAATTGTAATATTTTTTATACTTTTTTTGAAATTCTGCTTTAGTTCTACACGATAACGCATATTTTATACAATCTTCCACCGTGCATTCAAAATAAGATGAACCTAAACTGCCACCTTTATTTTTATTTAAAACATTCCAGTTCTTTTTATATTTTTCAATAAAAAATATTTCACTTTTTATTGCATCTTTTAATGGTATATAATCAGTTAATTGTGTACAAAATCCTTTTGAATATTTTAATTTTTTATACACTGGACTGTCTTTTTCAGTTTTATGCTCAATTGTTCTTTTAATTATATTGTAAGTTAAACCAACATATGCAGAATTATCTTCAAATTCCCAGACATATATACACCTAAAAAATCGGTTACCTATTTTATTCATATGATAACATATTTCATTTAACCAACCATTTCTAATAGCTGAATTATAAGCACTTTTAGAGTTTTTTATAAAATCTGTTTTATAATTGTATTTATTGGCTTCTTTTTTACAATTTGCATAATTCCATTTCACGTATTACGAAATTTTTCAATTATATATTAAATTTGTCAGACTCAATACTTTTTCATTCAATTCTTTTCATTATATTTGTTGAATATATTTGAATATTTATGACAAATCTTATATTTTCTACTGCATTAATAAATGTAATAATACGGAATTTATCATTTAAACCACTTGATGAACGTATAATTATTTTAAAAGAAATAATTGGGGAACGCTATTTATATTCTTATGAATTTTTAAATATTTGTTTATATGAATCTAATAATGATGATTTAGTCGAACATATTTATATTAAATCTTATAAAAATGAAAATGTTTTAATAAAAGACCTTAGCTATATTAATACAGAAAAATATTTATTTCATACAGATATACACACAGAAGAACGAAACAATATCAATGACAATCTTTGGTTTTTATATAATACTGCTATAAAATTAAATAAAGCATTTTTAATAAATCTTATCATAAATGACAATAGATTTTTAATTGATGATGAAAAATATCACTATTATATTTTTGAATATGTATCAGAGAAAAAACATATAAATTTTGATATTATAAAACCACTATTTTTAAGTCCAAGATTATCAAAAGTATCAAAAATCAGATATATAGAAAGAGTACTTTCAAAAAGTGATGAATTTGAAATATTCAAAACTATATTAAATGATAAAAGTGTTTTTAACAGCAGTGTGCTAACTATTAATAAAAAAACAATTAATAATTTTGTTAACACTGCTATATTTTTCAATAACATCAAGGCGTTATTATATTTAATAAATGACGAAAAAATTTTTAAACTTATTAACATAAATAAAACTTTAAGATCAATTTATAATTCTAATTCTAATGTTGCATTTGAATGTTTTGTAGATAAAAATTTAATCAATGTTAAAGAAGATTATGTTTCGATTGCTTTAAAAACAATACTCAAAAAATCTTATAAAATATTTAAATCTCTATTAATATATGATTGTGTAAATGGTGATGTTATTTTTGATACACTAAAAAGTGTGATAGATAATAATAATGTTGATGATATTTTGAATGTGTTTGCAAAATCCAAAAAAATTAATATTTATAGAGATGAAAATTATTTGTTAAATAATTTTTCAAAAAAATTAAATAATAACACAATATTTATTATTTTACAAAACACAGTTTTAAAAATTGATGATAAAATTCGTGATATATTTAGAAACAAAATATTTCACACAGACCCACTACAACTCGATTTGGTTCAAGCATATATAAATAATGATGGTATAAATGATACTAATTATATAGCATATGAAGCGATCACATTAAATAAAACTGATATCTTCGATATGTTATTATACAAATATCCGAATTATAAAATTCCAGAGGATACTTTTTATATACAGCAATTAAGTACTAAGGGACAATATATTATACATTATTGCTTAGAAAGAGAAATTTTTAACATTGCTAAATACACACATTATATTATATCAAAATTATTAGAAAGTCATAGTCTGTATATAGTTCTACTCATTTTAGAACATCAACAATCCAAAATATTAGATGAAACCATACAACAAATCAATAAATTCATAACTTCGAATAGTAAATTATATGATGATACTTTTTTAAAAGATATCAAAATAAGTATTAGAAAGAAAAAAATAGCTAATATTATAATGGATTAGATATAATTTAAATATTATCAACTGATTCAAACCAATATTTGAAATAAAAAAAATTATTTTTTTCTAATGTATATTTTTCATCTTTATATATTAAAACCAAATATGGTTGAATATCATTGTCCATATCATATCCAAGAACACGTATGATAGTACCTTCTTTCAGGTGTATATTTTCCCCCATTTTGTTTTTAATATTGAGGTCGTTTTTTAAATTTTTATAAAACCCCTTGTCTGGTATAAACCAGTTAGAAATAATTTTGTAAATATAATTATTAAGTTTCAAATAATATTCTCTATCTATATGTCTATATCGTATATCAGTGAATAAATCTGATGTTATTTTTGGTGGTTTATTTAGACCATTATAATCTTTATATTTAGCAAAATATTCTTCCCCTTGTAAATCAAAAGACAAATAAATATCTATTAAATTTTTTTCATTGACGAAAATTCTAAGAATTTTAAAATTGGTATATTCGTCTATTTCTTCAATGAACATATCAATGCACACCGATTTTGCTATTATACCGCCCATACTATTAAGTATTCTGAATATATCATTAGCCATCTGTGATGATCGTGAATAATTATCTCTATATGGTGATGAATCATCAGAATATATTGATATTTGAGGATCGGATGCAAATCCATATCCTGGTCCAATACCATGTGGTTCTATGCCAAATTGATATTGATTAAATTCAGAATTTTCATTTAAAAAATTAAAATTTTCTTTTAAGTATGAATATTTGTTATATGATATTATTTTCATAGTAATATATATATATTAAAAATCAATCATCTTTTTTTAATATATAAGTAAATGAATAAAAAATTATAAAAATGTCGAAAAAAACAATTAAAGAAGAAGAAGTTAAAATCCCATCAAAGAAAATCGTTGTAAAAGAAAAGATGGTTGAATCTCTTGATGAAAATAAAAATATTATTAAAACTCCGATTCAAGTGATTATTGAAGAAAAAACTGTTGAAGAAGAAATAGAACAAAAAATTATCAAAAATTTGGTTAAAAAACCAATAGAATCGAAAAAAGCAAATGTTGAAATTGAAATTGACAATGGTATTAGTGATTTTATTAGGGAAATTGAAGCAGAAGTTATGATTGATGATGATGACATTTTCGAAGAACAAAAAAAACAAATAATAGAAGAACCAGATAAAATAATAGAAACTATTATTGATGTAACTACAACTAAATTAGAAATTGTAGAAGAAAAAATTGAAAATGAAAATATAAAAAATGAAATTGATGTTGTTACAGAAGTTTATCATTATAATTCATCTAAAAAAGATAAATTAATTATAGATAAACCATCTCAACCACTTCAAGCCGAGGGTTTATTTGGGAAAAAACTTTATGATAGTTATATTGGGAAAAAAATTATATTATTTTATAATGGCAAATTATTATATGATAGTGAAAAATCATATTATTCACCTGTCTTTTATGACAACTATTTTGAACTATATTCTATTAAATACTCTTATCATGGTTTAAGAATAAAAATTAAAGAATAATAAAAATGGAATTTAAAAATTTAACAAGTTTCAAAGATTTTATACAAATAAAAGAAGCCAAAGAGTTCACTAATGATACAACATGGAGCGAAAGTTTATTGGGAAAAGCTGTTGGTGGTATTTTAAAATTATTTAGTAACGGATTTGCAAATGGTGTTTTTTTACATTCTATTAGAAACATTAAGAGTGTTGTATTGGAAGGTGTTGAAGAATATTTATCTGGAACAACTAAAATGAGTGGGTCAACTGAAACGAGTCCAACTGAAACGAGTCCAACTGAAACGAATCCAACTGAAACGAATCCAACTGAAACGAATCCAACTGAAACAACAGATACAACATCTGATATTGAAAATAATACTAATGATGCAAATAAATCCACAGATCGTTTTGTGTTTACTTATGGTGACAAAAAATTAGAATTAAAAAAAATATCTGTTGAAAATAATGATGGTACAAAGGGTAATATAGATGTTGATAAAAGAGGTGATGAAATATTAAGTCATATAAATGAACCAACAACAATAACTGATTTAATAAAAGATGATATATTTCAAGATGTATTAAAGAGTGATAATATAGGACACAAATCGAACACTATAAATAGTAAAATAACCGCATATAATAATCAAACAGAGGAAATAAAAAAATTAGAATTGACAAAACCTACCGATAAAAAAATATTGAATGATTTAGAAATTAAAAAGAATAAATTAAAATCAACAAAATTGAGTATTATATATGATCAATCGGATTTATTATTAATGAAATTCAAATATATTAAATTAAGAGAAAAAATAAGTAAATTGGGTGGAAAGTTAACTGGTAGTGGCGAATTATTTATAAATGGTAAACAAGTTGATTTAGAAACATTACAACCAATACAGAAACAAGATACACAAAAAATAAAAGGTTCAGAGGATATTCAAACCAAAGGTGATGGAGATTTTGACACAGTTGAAGATGGTAAAATTATACCAGCTTCAAAAAATATTAAAAATAAAATAATTTCGACAGATAATAATTCGACTGGTGAATCTGTATATTATTTGGAAGATGAAATGATAAATGAAGCTCTAATGGGTGGTACTAAAAATATTAATAAACAAATTGAAGAATTAACTCTTCAACAAAAGAATAAAATAAACAAAGAATCTGCTACTCAGAAAATAAATTTAAGTAAGTTATACGCTTATCATTTATTAGCTGAAAGACAGTATATAAAGAGTGATGGTACGATTGATAAAACACTTGAAAACACTTGGAAAAAGGATGTTTATAAAGCATTGTCAAGATTTAATGATTTAGTTAATATAAATAAAGCCAATCCATTTTCACAAGATTTTGCTTTGAATAAAGAACAAAAAGATACTACATCAGAAGAAAGTAAAAAAAGTATTGAAGCAACACACACTGGATTAGCTACTGCTAATGGTGTAGCAGAAAGAGTAAAAAGATTGGGACTTTCTGAAACCCAAGTTACGGCTGAATATCTTAGAGGTAAAGGTATTAATGAGTTGTATATGTTAAATTTAAAATGGGCATTAAGAAGTAAACGTATAACTGAGTACGAATCTATGGTTGCCGTCAAATATATGAATATAGCTGGATTTGATGCATTATGTATAATTGATACATATAGTAAAGATTTTATGGATAATTATGATGTGTCGAATAATAAATTAAAAAACACCAAAGATATTAATTTGATTCAATTTTTAATTGGTACAACATTTAATATGGAATCTGGTGAAACAAGTAGTATAAAAAATGTTCCTGATTATACATCATATTTTATTTTCAAAAATAAATTAAAATTTCCAGTAACAACATTATTTACTTCGAATGAAATTCATGTTTTTAACATGTTGAAAGTAAATGGTAAAGATGAAGTATTTGTGCCTACATTAACTAATAAACAACAAGAAGCAACAACATCAGATATCATATCAAAAGCTATAATGAATGATAATTTATACAAAAATAAATTGAATATTATATCTGTAGATATGTTTCCTGTTTTTGGTATTCCTAAAACAATAAGTGGTAACTATGTAACAAAGAATAAAATCAATACTAATATTATTAATAATTTCACTAATGAAATTAAAATGTATTTTCAAAAATTAAGCGCAATATAATGATAAAAAATTTTAAATCATTCATTAATGAAGATATAGCAGATACTGTAAAAGATGATTTAGCTCAAGTTATTGATGTGGAAGATCAGAAAAAAGACGTTGAAAATATTCAAAATAAAATTGAAGATATTAAGAAAGTAATTGAAACAAAAAAAATTGAGCTTGAAACAGAAGTTGGTAGATTAGAAAAAATGCAAACTGATGATTTCAGTGAAGAAAATCAAAAACTTTTAAAAGAAAAAATAGATAAATTTAAAATAGATATAAAAAGTTTAGAAGATTCTATTTTATTATTTAGTGAAGAATTGAAAAAATTAAAAATTTAATTTACAAATGTCTACACTTGACGAAAAGTATATTAATAATTTACAAAATTTTAGTGATTCCTTAGAAAATTTAGTAGAAATACTAAAAGAACAACATAAACAAGGTGGTCAAGCTGGGTCTACTGACACAGTTAATACTATGTTGGGTAACATGGATACTGAAAAAATTACCAAAATTGTCGAAGATTTAGAAGAAATCAAAAATACATCAATGAGAATTGAAAATAATACTGAAAAAATATTAACAGAAGTAAAAGATGCCAGAAAAGCTAAAGAAGCTGGTATGTTCAATAACATAGAGAATCCCGAAAATAAAAATAAAATTGTTGATGGTATAAAAGTAGTTACTTTAATAGCTGGTGGAATTTTAGCTGTTGGAATGGCTTTCAAAATAATAGGAAAAGTTGATTTTCTTTCTGTTATAGGTTTAAGTGTTGCATTATTAATAATGTCCAAAACATATTCAGAAATGTCTCAAATGAAAGGAATGAATTGGAAAAATATATTAGTAATGAATGCTATATTAATTACAATGTCAATATCTATATTGGCAGCCAGTAAAATACTTGAATCTATGCCAGATTTAGCACCAATGCAATTATTGACTGCGGTGGCAGTTGGTTTGACTATGGGTTTAGTGTCATGGGGATTAATGAAAGGTTTGAATTCGTTTGATCCAAAAAATATTTGGATGGTCGCTGTAATACCAATTTTAATACCTGCTATAGCAATGGGTGTTGCAGGTGCAGCTAAAGCCTTTGAAACAATGAAACCAATGAGTATAGGTCAACTTATTACGGCTGTTTTTGTTGGTGTTGCATTAATACCAATATCTTTTGCTTTTTCATTAATGGCAAAGGGCTTAAAAGGAGCTGATTGGAAATCTATATTGTTCACAGCATTAGCAGTACCAATATTAGCAGCTACTATTGTTGGTGCAAGTTATTTGTTTCAATCATTACAACCAATTAATGATGTTGTTGGGCTTGTATTAACAAGTCTTGCAATTGGTATTTCTGTATTAGCAATAGTTCCAGCATTTTATTTATTATCAAAATTAAAATTAGATATAGAATCCTTATTTATGGGAGCATTGGCAATCATAGTGATTTCAAGTACTATTATGGTAGCAAGTCATATATTAAGTGTTGGAAATTATAGTAAATATCCTTCGGTTGATTGGGCTGCTGGAGTTGGTTTATCACTATTATCTTTTGTGCCATCTGTTGTCATTCTTGGTTTAATAGCAACTTCAGGTGTTGGTTTGGTGGCAATTGGATTTGGATTATTATCTGTAATTGGTGTTGCATTATCTATGGTGGCAGTTAGTCATTTATTATCTCTTGGAAATTGGGAAAAATATCCATCTGTTAAATGGGCTGCTGGAGTTGGTTTATCACTATTAACATTCATAGTGCCTATGATTGCACTTGGTACATTAATAATGGCAACATTAGGTATTGGTGGTTTATTATTATTAGCTGGTGCTGGTGCTATTATGGGTATTGTTGGTATGATGGTAAATATATCACGAGTTTTTTCAAGTAATACATTTGAAAAATATCCTGCTATTAATTGGGTACAAGGTGTTAATGCTGCAATAGTATCTTTTGGTTCGATAATGACCGATATCATGAAATTGGGGGCGTTCTCATTAATAGGTGGTTCATTTATTGTTATGGGTTTGATTAGTATGATGCTTTCAATAAATGATTTATTTTCCAAAACGAATTTTGAAAATTTTCCATCAATAAATTGGGTTAATGGTGTAGGTGGTTCATTAACAATGTTTGGAAAATATATATCTACAATGCCAGCAGGTATTCTTGATATGTTAAAAGTATCATTGTTAGCAAGAGAAATTGTTAATATGGCTAAACTTTTTAATGAACATGCTGAATTATTTAATAATCCTAATGTAGTTTGGATTGATAATATTAGAACACTTATAGATATCTTCCAAAATTTACCAGATAAAAACAAAGCAGATGGGTTAAATGCAATTACAACAAATTTGAATAAAATGGCATTATTGGGAGTAGTAAATATTATGCCAATTCTATTTTTAGCTGGTGCTATTAAGAATTTAAGCAGTGCATTAGATGATTTAAATTCAAAAAATGTTGATAAATTAAATCAACTTTCTAAAGGAGTTATGATATTATCAATTATTGATGAAACGAAACTGAATGATGTAATTGAAACTTTAAATGATAAAAGAAAAGAATTGTATACTGTATTTGATGAACAAGGTTCTTCATTAATACAAGATATATTGAACGCTAAGTCTGGTGGGGTATCTACTTCACCTGTTGGTGGCACAACAGTTAATACCACCCAAACTACAATATCTGAAAAGAATGAAAGTGTTACAATTTTGAAAGAAATTAGTGAAAAAATGGATGCTTGGATGGCTAAAATGGAAAAAGTAGAAAAAGCATCTAATGTTAGTACATCTTTGGGCATATAATTAAAACAATATATAATTTTTAGAATATAAATATAAAAATATTTTTTAATATGAATGATATAATTTTATCTAAAAAAAGTACAAAAGGTATTAAAAAGTCCAAAAAAAGAATATTATATAAACAATATAAAAAAATACTGAAAGAAAACAAAGTTTTCTTATATAAAAAACATAATATTCGAATTGATTGGATAAATAGAATGTGGAAAGTATATAATGTACCAATAGATGAGCAGCACAATATTTATCATTATGGTAGTAAATATTTAAATGAACTGATAAAAAAAGATTTAACCAGTATAGATAAAACATTTATGACAATTGGTTTATTGGAAATATCTGCTCTTATTGAAACTGTTATGATAGATGAATATAATGTAAAAATAGTTATAAGTTATAAACATTTTGATCTCTTAAAAAGAGCAAATAGAAGATTAATCTTTTTTTCTTCTATATTTATTTCTGTAATTATATTTTCGATTTTATTTGTAATTTTATAAACTTTTTATTTTATTGTTCATATAATCATAAAAAACTTCAAACAAATGGATACAGGAAAATTTAAAGAATTAGATCAAGAGATTATTAATTATGTTTTAGGTATTGAATCAAATCTCAATTTATCAATTACAATAAAATATAAATACCTAAGTTGTTCAAAACAAAAAGAATTAATAAAGATTGCTAAATTAGCCGAGCAATATTCCTATTTATTAAAATCGGAAATATTAATTACTATTAATCCAGATTATTTTGATGCATTAACAGATGATATTAAAAACATTCTCATTGAAAGAGAACTTGATAAAATAACTATCAATCATAATACAGGTGATATTAAATTTTCAAAACCAAATATTCAGGTATCTCAGGGGCTTGTTAATAAACATGGTTATGAAAATGTTGAAAGAGCATTAGAAACACAACGTTCTTTGAGTCTTAATAGAGAAGATGTTTAAAAAATAAATATGCACGAAATGAGTGAAAATAAAGAAAAAATAGAATCATTACAAAAATTTGATTTTTCATCAACTGAAATTTTCAATGTCGATGAAAATTTTGATGTAATCAACAATTTAGAATTTGAAAGAATACAATTGAAAAATTTAGAATCTGAAAATTTTATTAAAGAACATGGAAGTAAATGTATAGATAAAATCGTTCTTGATGATTTTTACAGCAAAAGAGAAAATCTTGTAAATTTAATTAGACGATATTCGGCAGATAAAGACGATTTGAAAACATTATCTAATGAGCCAAATGGTGGTAGAGACAAACTTTATAAGATTGCGAATTATTTATATAATGTGTTTTCATTACATATCAATGAAATGAAATATAAAATCACATTTACATACGAAGAATATGATTTTATTTATAAAACATTAAATCGTAAAATAAAATACACATCTGATGAAGTGTTTCAATATTTAAGATTACTTGAAGAAGGTCTTTATTTTTATGACACCATTTATAACAAATCTACCAAAACAGATGATATTACAACAGAATTAACAATCTCTAATATTATATTGTTATATCACTTGATAAATAAATATCAACCTGTTGGTGTTAACAAAGAGTTCAAGATTTTTTCAAAAGTTTTAACAAAAATTGGTGAGTCTAATCAAGTTTATAATTCAATTGTTATTCTAAGAGATAGACTTAATGAACAATTTCAATTGTGGACAACATCAATTACACCAGAAAAAACAGTTGAAAAATCTCTCACAATAGAGGCTAAAGAAGCTTGACATATCAGAATTAAATTAATTTGATGAATTTATCGTTAGTGATTTTTCATCTTTTTCCCTCACTTTTTCATAAAGTGAGGGTTTTTATAAAACAAATTACTATATTTTTGTAATATATTAAAACGTTTAAAAAACAATGTTCGATAATAAATCAATAATAAATAAAAGCAAATATTTGTCTTATATTCTCAGACATAATCCAGAAAAAGCAAATCTAAAATTAGAAAAAGATGGTTGGGTTTTAATTAGTGATATATTAAAAAATATAAATATAAGTATGTCTGAGATAGAAGAAATAGTTGCTTTAGATGATAAACAACGATTTTCTTTTGACTCAAATAAAACTAAGTTAAGAGCAAATCAAGGGCATTCAGTCAACATTGATATTCATTTCAAAAAGGAAATTCCACCAGTTGTGTTATATCATGGTACATCTAAACGGTTTTTATCATCAATATTAAAATCTGGTCTTGATAAAAGAAACAGACAATATGTTCATTTGTCACCTGATGAAAAAACAGCATATGATGTTGGAATTCGACACGGTGAACCTATTATATTGAAAATAAATTGCAATACGATGGTACAAGATGGTTATGATTTTTTTTTATCTGAAAACGGAGTCTGGTTAACAGATAATATACCACCAAAATATATTTTTGAATAAAAATAAGATTGAAAATTACAAATCAAAAACAAATAGCTTGAAATAAAGGTAAAAGAAAAACAATTATTGATGATGATGGACTTACATGGTGTGTTTGTGTTAATCCAAAATTAATATCAAATGTTGGTGGTCGTGGACAAGCTCGTTGTTTGTTATGCAATACACCTTGGTATCATTAATATCATATTTTGTAGTTAACGGGTATATTAAAACTGGCCAAAAATAAAAATAAAATGAATATAAAATGAATATAAAATGAATATAAAACTTTTATTAGACTATTTAAAAACAGATTCTCCTTCAACATATGAAGTTGAGGCTCAAAAATTATGGATGAGAGAAGCAGAAAAATATGCAGATAATATTATAAAAGATAATTATGGTAATGTAGCTGCATTTATACAGGGAACGTGTACTGGTGACGATATTGGTAATCCTGTTCACAAAAAAGTAGTTATAGATGCACATTGTGATGAGATTGGCTGGATTGTCAAATCTATAAATGATGATGGGTATATTAGTATTGTTCGTAATGGTGGAACAGACAATGATATAACTATTGGACAAAAAATAAAAATATTAACTAACCAAAGATATGATGATGGTAGTATAAAAAAAGTACAAGGTTTTTTTGGTTAGATTCCAATTCATTTAAAGAAAAAGGATAATCCAGATAAACCAACTGAGGATAATTTGTTTATTGATCTTGGTGTTATATCTAAAAAAGATGTTGAAGAACTTGGTGTTGAAGTTGGTAATTTTATTGTTGTTGATAGAGAACCCGAAATTTTACATGATAAATATGTAGTTGGAAAATCATTAGATGACAAAATAGGTGGTTTTATATTATTAACTGTTCTAAAAGAAATAAAAGAAAAAAATATAAAATTGCCTTTTGATTTATATGTTGTTAATACTGTTCAAGAGGAAGTTGGACTTCGGGGTGCTGCTATGATTACAGAAACAATTAAACCTGATGTCGCTATATGTTTTGACATGTGTTTCGATACATCAACACCACTTATCGATAAACAGAAATATGGAACACTCAAAATTGGTGATGGTATAGTATTTAACCAAGGTTCGGATGTTCATCATGGTTTATTAAATCTCATGAAAAGTGTTGCAAAGAAAAATGAAATAAAATTTCAATTAGACATACATAGAGCTGGGGGAACAAATACATATAGTTATTATATTTCAAACGGCGGTGTTGTTTCTGGAACTATTGCTTTTCCTCTTAGATATATGCACACACCTAATGAAATGGTAGCTATCGAAGATATCGAAAGTACTATTAAATTTTACATACTACTTTTACAAGAAATAGAAGAAAAACATAATTTCAAATTATTTTAAACATATTTATATATATGTTAAGCTAAACAATGATTTTTCATCATATTTTTTACAGCTAAATCTTCAACACATATAATGTCGTGGTTTTTGACAATTTCAGTTGAAACTTTATGTAAATAATCTTTTCTAACATTAGTTATTTTTTCATGTATTATTGCAAGTTTTTGTTTTTGTTTATTTCTTGACGATGAACCTTTTATCTTTTTGGATAATTGTCTTTGTTCATATTTTAACTTCTTTAAGTTGGTTTTGAGTGACTTTATGTTTTCATACACCTTGCCATCACTTAATATTGCTAAATCTTTAATTCCTGTGTCAATACCTATTTTTGAACCAGTTTTATTAAATGGTTTATATTCCACTTTACAAGTTATACTTACATAATATTTACCAGTAGTTGTTTTTGATATAGTAGCGAAACACAATTCACCATTGGTTTTTCTGTGTAAATTTATTTTAATTCCTTCTTTGAATTTAGGAATTATTAATTTATTATTTTCTATTAAAACGGACTGAGGTATCTTAAAAGATTGTCTGTCATATTTTGACTTAAATCTTGGAAATTTAGTTTCTTTCCTAAAAAATTTCATATATGAAGTATCTAAATTTCTTAAAGATGATTGAAGTGACTGACTGTTAATTTCTTTTAACCAAATATAATTACCATCTTTTTTAAGATTAGTTAAATCATTAGAATTGTCATAATAATTAAGTGATTTCTTATCTTCAAGATAACTTTCTTTTCTTTTGTTTAGATAATGATTAAAAACAAAACGAGCTGCACCAAAATGTTTAGCCAACAATATTTCTTGTTCTTTTGTTGGTTCTAATTTAAATTTATATGACTTAAATATAATTTTCATTTTAACTAATATATTAAATCTTTTAAGTCATATTTTACATTTTTATGGTTTTTTTGTAAACATTTTTATTTAAAATTAATATATAAGAGTGAAATTCATCCACGAAACTGAAGATTTCGTGGTTTTCTTTCACAAAAATATAAATTAACTCTATTAAGAGTTATAATTGGAGAATTCAGTAGAATTGGTAAGGATTTAAGTGATACCGAAGCCAGTAAGGTTATTAGAAAAATATATGATAATGCCAAAGAACTTTCCAATACGTATGAAATGGACGTACTTGATACGTATTTACCCAAAATGTTGAATATGGAACAAACATGGAAAATTGTTTCTGATTTGATACAGACTGGTGGTTATAGTGGTATGAAAGATATGGGTAAAGTAATGGGGAATATTAAAAAGAATCCACAATTTTCTCAAATAGATGGCAAAATATCCAGTCAGATAGTAAAAGAATTACTAAGTGTGTAAAAATATATTTTTATTTTTTTATATATAATAAAAAATAAATTATTGTTATGAATCACATAAAAGATTATGATAGTTTTTACCTAAATGAAAATGCTGGCAGTAATGTTGAACATTATAGATATTTAGACATCGAAAAAGTTGAAGACGGTCTAAAAATTTTTTTGAATGAAGACGGGAAGAAAAATGTTGAAGAAGAAGGTGGAATAGAAGAAAGTAAATTCTATGAATATTTTGAAGATGTTCATGGTAATTCTGAATATATTTATTTTGAAGATATGGGTGATGCTGGTTTTGGGTTGACTTCTGCACCTGGGATTACGGATGGTTATGACTATGCTGATAATGGTGATTTGACTGATGAAGGTCGTACTGATAGTGAAGTATATTATTTTCCTAATTATATGATTAGAGACTTCACCCAAGATATGTTGGAAGATGGTTTTGTAATTTTCACGAAAGCATAAAAATATTAATAATAAACCATTAGTAACCGATTAAAGTTGTTAACATGTTGATTAACAACTAATATATTTCCAATAAAAAATATTTTATTTTTATAAGTAATTAAAAATAAAATTATTATATTTGATGAAATTTTTTTAGTCGGTCATTATTGTTTTTAAATATAAAAATGAAATATAATTATGATATTTCTTATTGAGATAGGTTATAAAACATTTATAAAATCACTATTATTGTTAAACTATAAGTCGAAAGAATACCAAATTAGAAAGGATGAGACAAATAACACTCGATAACTGACTAAAAAAATTAAATAATTTTGAATTTTATAAAAACAAAAACATGGAAGCACAAAAATCTGATCTTCAATGGTTAATGAATAAAAGCGATAACTGTTCAACAAGATATATGGAAGATGAACAGATGTTATTAAATATTATCGGAATGAATTTTTTTAAACGTTTGTTCATCCGAAGAAAAATTCTTTCTTTCTTAAAAAGTAGAAGCAAATATAATTTTTAAACAGTATAATGCTGAATAATGGTGAATATAAAACCTGAATATTAATATATAAGAATATCTAAAATATAATAGTATTCAATGAGAAACATCCGTCAAATGTCAATAATGCAGATTGATGTCACTAATCATTGCAATAAAGAATGTTCTAATTGTACAAGACTTATAGGACATTATAGGAAAGACCAATTATATTTCATGGATGTCGATTATTTCGAAAAAGCTGTTATTTCATTAAAATCTTTTAATGGTGTAATTGGTGTAATGGGTGGACAGCCTACTTTACATCCACAATTTCCAGAATTATGTAGAATTATAAAAAAACACATAACCCCCCAATCTCGTAGAGGTTTGTGGTCAAATTATTTTAAACACGAGGAATACAAAGAAATTAATAAAAAAACTTTTGGTTATTTTTGTTTAAATTCTCACTCAGGTAATATATATCATACCCCTATTCTGGTATCCAGTAAATCGGTTGTTGAAGATGAAGTTAAACGACAAGAATATATTGAAAATTGTTGGATTCAAAACACTTGGTCAGGTACTATAAATCCGAATGGTGGATTTTTCTGTGAAGTTGCTGGTGCATTATCAATGTTACTGGATGGTGTAAAGGGATTTGATATAGAAAAAAAACCTGATTGGTGGAAAAGACCTATTAATGATTTTACAGAGCAAAGAAAATGGGCTTGTGATAAATGTGGAGCAGCCTTACCATTAAAACCGAGAAAATCATCATCCGAAATAGATGATATTTCAGAAGATAATTACGAATTGCTTAAAGAACAATCTAAAAAAATAGAACGAGGAAAAACCGTAATATTTAAAGGTACATTAGATGAAACTCAAAAAAGAGATGCATGTTGGTATAGAACATATTTTCAAGATAAAATTATTAAAATAGGAAATAAACATTAAACACTAACTACAAGTGGTTTTTTTAATGTTATACCCTCATCGCTACCATATTTTGTAATTTTATATATTAGTATTGGACTTCCACCTTCAACTTCAACTTCCTTTTCGTAATTCAAATTCCAAGCAGATTTATAAACAGTTGCATCCCAGTTTATATTTTCTGGTTTAATCTTTCCATATAATACATAACAATCTTCTCTTGAACCGCTATGTGGTTCTGCACCTTCTTCTTTATAAGACCAAAATAAACCCACACCATTGAAATTTTTAAATTGTGTATAAGCATCTACAAATCCACCCTTGCTATATGAGACAGCTCTATAAATAGGTATTAATCCATTTTCATCCTGTTCATCAATTAGAATATCCAAGACGTTATTTTCTTGTAATTTTTCATAAAAAATATCAATCTTTATATCATTATCAATCTTTTCTAAATCTGGATTATCTTTAATAAGAAAATCTTGTAAATCATATAATAGCTTGAATTCTTCTGTAATATCTTTAAGTGTACTTTTCGGATGTTCTTTTATATAATTATTAATTTCATCATTATAATATTCGGGGTTATCTAATGGACTGTATTTTTCTAAGAATCCTGCATTAAATTGATATTGTATTGTTTCGCTGTCTATATCGGCATCTTTAAAATATGTGAAAGCGTTATTTTCTTCATTTTCCCAAGCTTTTATTATATCCTGTCTATCCCAATCAGAGGTGAAAGTTTCTGATTTAATTTTCAACTCATTAGATAATTCTTCCAGTCTGTCTATAATGTGTACATGAGTTGGTTTATCATGTATAGGATGTTGACTTTTTAAAAAAGGTATTTCAAGTTGATTTCGATATTCATTTAAAGATAATATGTATCTCATTCAAATAATGATTTTTTTTTAATTATTATATATATTAATTTAATTTTATTATTTTTGTTTAAAATATTTATAATGGAATTAAAGCATCAAATAGATTCAGACTTAGAAAAATTATTAAAAGTATTATGTGCTTGTATAACACCTGATTGTATATCATATAATAATTATTCGTATACGTCCCGTGCGAAGAAAGAACTAAATGTATATTTTTTTGGAAAAGAAGTTAATTTCAAAGAAATTATATTTGACTTATTTAATAAGTGTAAAATAGGGGATTCAATAAATATTTCACAATCTTTTCAGAATGATTTTATTTATTGGTTGAATAAATCAACTATTACATCACATTTAACATTCTTAACTTATTGTGGATTTATAACAAAAATTCCCAAAACAACACTAACATATCGATTGAATGCTGTTATTCCCGATAATTTGAAAATAAGTGATATAAAAGATGAAAAAAATTTAAAAAAAATTCAAAGACGAAATAAATTACAATCAATAAATATAAAATGACAACGTGATTTATGAAAGAAAATATAAATATTAATGATTATGTCGTGTAAACAATCATTTAGGAAGTTAAAAATTGAAGATATATTAAAATGAGAGAAAAATTAATTGAACACTTACAAAAATATGTTGATAATTCAACAGCACTCATAATGTCTGATGAATTGTTAAACATTATTGGTATTAGTAAAAGCACCATTTTATCTGGTGGTGATGAATTACCAGAGTATAGACTGGATGAATTGGATGAATGTCAAAGAATAAAAAAGGTGTTAATCAAAAATGGTTACATAAATACTGGTTTAAGAGATGCTATGGGTTTGTGGAGTGATTATTCAGAAGAATATGCTGCTGGTTGGCTTGGTTTACCAGAAGATGATGAAGAATTGTTTGATTGTATAAAACATCACATCCATGTAATTTATTTTCCTGAGTAAACATAAAGTGAGAAAAATTAAAAATAAAAAAGAACTCAGCAAAGCACACTTTTAAAACTGTTTAGAAACCTGTTAAAATTTTCAAACTTTTGTTTTTTTTCATTCTATAAAGATTAAAATAATTGAGTTTTTATGAAAACAATGAAAAAAAACAATGAAATTATTAGAGTTTCAGAAGAAAAAACAGAAAGTTATCTAAACATGGGTTACAACTACTGCCCTAAAGACGAATGGAAAAAGAATGTTCGTGATGTGGATAGGAAACCCCAAAACGATAACCCCAAAACGGGAAATAAAAAATAATAAATTACAATGAAAAGAAAACATATTTTTTTTGGAGTAATGATTTTAGTATTTATTATATCATTGATCTTAATTAGTATTTTCATACCAGTGTATCTTGAATTTTTTACATACACATTTTCATTTACAACACTTGTATTGGGATTTTTAAAATGGTTGATACCAAGGTGGTATACATGGATGGAACGTATGATAATATAATTATGATTTTTATATTTTTATTTTCCATATTTAGATTATTTTCGGTACTATATGTTATTTATTTAATATGTAGTATCGTTTTTTCCTTTTTAGAATGTTTATAAATTAAGATTCAAAATAAGAATGCGGTGAAAAACCATCACAATCACCGCATAAGTTACGGTGATTAATCGTCAATTAAAGAACGGTGAGCTTGTGTCATGATGCACAACGTAAGAGTTGGTTAGGTGGCTTAAAATTAATATTTTTATTTTTTCCTATTTTTATGTGTGAATCACAAAAAATCTCCGAAACTTCTGTTTAGTGGTAGTTCGTATACATCATTTAAAATCTTTTTATTTTTTAATATATATTAAAACAAAAATATTAATATCACATTATGAACCATAAAACACCATTTGATAAAGAATATAATCCAAATAATTATAATTATGTCCAAAAAAATATGATGGTGGATCATAATTATATTTGGGATACTTCTGAAGAAAATAGTAAAGAAAATGGTGATGCATTATGGAGAACAGGCTGGGCATATATAGCATATGGTGATAAATGTTTAAGGAAAGGAATTTTATCATGTTTTACAAATGAAATAGATAAAAAAGGAAAACCATATATTCAAGCATATAGATATCCGAATTTTAAAAGTGAAAATGTTAGTAGAGATCAAATAATTAGTGCGCTTTGTGGACTTAAAATAAATAATGATATAGAAGATATGAAGCGTATCATAAAAGGTTTAAGATGGAAAATTTCTAAAAAATTTCAACTCACACCAGATACGTGGATGTGGATGCAAGCGTTAAAAGGAAGTTTATTTTGGTCAATTATGTTTTGTTTCATCGATATGATATTTGTAGCACCTTGGTCAGTATTATATGACAAATTTTTATATAAGTGGACTGGTTTAACACAAGTATCACCCGAAGAAAAAGTTGGTGATATAAATGTCGAAGCGAATAAAAAACAAAAATTTGCGATGAATGTTCATTATCCAATGTATGCAAGACATCTATTCGCTTGGCAATTATATACAACAAGAAACAATCCATTTAAATGGATTTGTAAAAAATGTCTTTTAATTGGATTACATGAGAGTAATTTTTTGATGAAATTATTAGCGGGGAAAAAAATTAAATTATCAGATGTTTATCATTATAAACCTATGACTGGTTTTCCTTGGCAAGAAATGTACTTCAAACACATTTACAGTGCATGTGAAATAATAGCATTACATAGTGAATATAAAAAAATGTATGAAAATAAAGCAAACGTGTTAGATAGTGATATTCTTTGGTATATGTATGAGAAACACCCAGAATTATTTATAAATGATATTGATTAACAAAAATGAAAATAAATTTTTATTTAAAATATAGAAAATAATAAAAAATGTCAAAAAAATCAAAAAATAAAAAAACTTTTAGCTTCGAAGATTATATAAAAGCTAATAGAAAGGGTTCTCGTGAAGCCGAATTGGAAGACTCTACTGGATGGAAAAGTGTGCATAAAGCACATACATCACTAAAAGATTTCAAAAGGAAAAATAAACACCAGAAACCGATTATAGATAATTTGGATGACGAATAGTTAAAATATATTTAAAATTATGAGAAAATTTATTATTTTTGTATTTATAATATCGCTTATAATATCATGTGATCTTATTAATGATACACAAGTTGAAATAACAACAATTGACTCTACAAATTTTTACCAAGTTTTTGACACAACTAAATATAAAGAAAATTTCCCATCAAATTGTTTTGATCTAAACTTTGATGTAGAAAACAAAAATTTTACAAGAGTATTTATAAAGGTTTCTAATTTAGATTCATCAACCATGAATAATTTATCATTTAAATTATTTATAACATATCCATATCAAATAAAAACTATTATGATGAATAGTACTGATTCTTTGATTATTGTTATATATCATAAAGATTGTTTGTCAGGTTTTTATATAATAGAAAATTTAGTGAATAACGGAGCAAAAATTCTTAAAAAATAAAAAATTCTATTAGTTAATATTAATTTATTTATTATATTTGTTCTTGAATTGCGCCCATAGCTCAGTTGGTAGAGCAAAACACTCATAATGTTGAGGTCGGTGGTTCAAGTCCATCTGGGCGCACTATTTTAGAAACATGGATAAGAAAATACAAATGATTTATATTGGTATACCTGAAAACATCAAAAATTTTGTAAAATGGGTAACCCGATATTATCGAGTCAATGAACTTTCGCATATACCTGGTGGGAGTGATGTTATAATTGAATACACAAATGGAATGATTCTTGGTTATGATTGGATAAAAAATCCATCTAATTATGTTGAATCTATTATATACTATCATATTTTAAAGGGATTCGAAAAATATAGTATAATTCAAAAAATAGAAATCATAAAAGATAATATTATTGCTATTTATGCAAGAAAATATAAAAAGGAAAATCACAATTCAGTTGAATTTGAAAAAGCTTGGGATCAACAATCGAATATATTACCTTGGAAAATGCTAAAAAAATATGATTCAACTATTTATAAAGAATCTCCATTAATTGAGATACCTTTTCCAAATTTAGTTCCTGATTACGTGAAATATTTATAAATTATTTTTATATTTGTAATGTATATTGTATATTTTGGTTTATTAAAGGTCAACCTTCGAAAGGGGGTTGATTTTTTAATTAAAATTGCGATTTTTTTTAAACACTTCATAAGCAGCATTTAACTTTTGAATATTTCTTTTAGATATTTCCTGATTTTCTTGGGTTTCATTAATGAATTTATCAGGATGCCAAATTGATGCTAACTTACGATATGTTTTTTTGATATCTTCTACTGTACAAGATGGTTCAAGTTTGAATAATTTATACGAGTTTGTTATTTCAGATTGTTTCTTAGAATAAGTAAATTGATATTGATGTTGATAAGTCCTTTTGTATGCTTGTTCATATATTTGTTTAAAATATTTTCGAAAATTATCATAGAATGCTTGACTTTGATTTTTTGCACGTTCCAATTTCTTGGCGAGAATATAATCGAAAATTTTTATAAAAATATTAAATATTTGAATAAATGATAAAACAGAAAAAATTGTTATTATTATGTGATTTTTATATAATAATATACAAATAATCACATATATAGATAAACTAATAATATGTTGAACAATTTCTTTTCTTAATTTAGTTGCGTTTTTACTCATAGAATAAAATATATTATACAAATATATTTTAAAATAAAATATAAAATAATTATTTTAAAATTTCTTTTAATTTAATATCTCTGGTAAGAACTGCAATGTCTTTGGAAATTTCCTCATCACTTAATGAACGAAGTAAATTGTAAATAACTTTAGAATTAGTATATATTTGATATTTTTTTTGGAGATATTCACTGATTTTCTTAACATGCTCACCACTTTCAGTTAAGATATTATTTGATAATCTATTTTTAATTGTGTGGGTAGTTTTTTCTTCATCATCATTAATATAAAAAGACATCTTTATGTTGTTCAATATTTTATAATTTAAATCATCTTCATCATTTTCTATAGTATTTTCTAACTGTTGAAAATCAACAATAGAAGAAGGAATATACAATACAGGGTTTTGATATGTAAAAAATGCATTTGAATAATTTAAATTCGTTGCAACAAATGGTTGATAAACACCTTTGAAAAAACATTGTGATAAATCTTTTTTATAATATTTAATTTCAATCCCAAAATTATAATTTCTGATGATAGTATATTGATTAATATCGTTTAATGAAAACAAGTATTTATCATTATTATCAAACAAAATTTTACATGATTCTGGATCAAATATTATAATATTATAAAATTTATATTTATCATTTAATTTGTATTCTAAAATAAAATCATTATTCATGGACTTGATTACATTTAGCATTAGGGTTTTTTTTACCACCACAATATTTACATTCATCACAGGATAATATAGTATTGTATTCACAACCATATTCATATCCAAATGATGTCCAATACTTATAACCTTTACAGTTTGAATATGGACGTGTATATTCTTTTGAAAACATTTATATCATTTTTATGATATTATAGTTCAAAAAATGTTTTTAGTTGTCTATTCTTCTTCTAAATTTTTTATGATTTTCAAAGCCTTATCGAAAATGTCATCTTCTTTGTTCGTATTAGCTGCGAAGGCTAACATACTCGTAGCTTCTTTTCTATCACCAGTTGCATCAAGTAAATCTTGTGCTATTTTTTTACCAGATGTATAGACATCACTTACTTTTTTTTCTTCTGGTATATTAAGGAGTTTATGCATTTTACCTTTCTTAGGTTCAACATCTGCTACCCATTTTTCTTCATTAATAAATGATTCAAACGTTTTAACTATTTTTGACATTATTATATGTTTTTTTGTATATATTAATTTTCTAAAATATTTAATATTTTTATTTTAGATTTGTCCCACATAACATATTCAAGTGTGTCATGTTTATTATCCTCAATAATTAAAATATCGTAACCGAGTTTGTTTAATCGGTCTGTAAATTCATCTCTACCAAGATTTTTAAGTATACTGGTAACCCATCCTAATTCCCAATCAACGCCATTTAATATATCATTAAATATTATAATAGCTTCTAATTCTGTTCTACCATCTTCTCCATATATTTCAGCATCTGTATTATATAATTCTTCGTTGGGATAAACACAATACAAATTATCTTCGGTTTTAACTAAATGATAACCGCTTGGAATTGTTCTTATGGTTTTTAGATGTTCAGCTTCTGGATATACTTCAACCAGTTTATCTCTTGCTTCAAACATGACAGGCGAATCTGATGTACTGTCATTTGGTAATATAAACGGTTTATTAATATTTAATTTTACTTCGTATAAATATCCACAAAATTCACTTGCGTATTCTTTATCATTTGTGAAATAGAAACCACGACCATAATAACCAGCATCAGTTTGACCCATATAATATTCAGAAAATGTATCAAATTTAACTCGACTACCATGATATGCTATTATAGGAGTGATAATATCAACTTTCTCAAATATAAATTGTAAAAAATTTTTTATTAACATTATTTACTCCATTTTTTTCTTACTATATAACCACCATTATCAGATTTCTTCAAATTATATTTAATAACGATATTTTCTTTGTTTAAATCATATAAGGTTTTCTTATTCCCATCTTTATTTAAATCAAAATTATACCCCATCGTCCACCATTTTTTCATTACAACTGGATCAAATACCACTGTTCCAGCTCCAACATCAAAATTATCTGGGAGATAATAGTAATTTATGTTTATATTTTTAAGTTCCCCTTCTAATTTTCCCAATTGTATATCATTTCGTGTAACTCCAAGTGATAATATATCCAATATTCTAAACATAACATTGAAAATGTTTTTAGATTTCCATTTAGACATATCTTTATTTTTTTCAGATAAAATAATGACATCTATTTCTTCAGCACCCAAATCTATGGCTCGTTGAATCGGAACATTATCATATATACCACCATCTAAATATTCATATTCATCTTTCTTAATAACTTCAAATGCAATCGGTACTGAACAAGAAGCCAACATCCAATCACAAAAGTCTTCATATTTACATTCATTTTGTGATTTATATTCAGAATTAGCTGTGGTAATATTTCCAACTGTTATATTAATTTCTTTACCCAACTCAATTGATTTATTAAAATCTTTCTTAGTAAAAATGTGTTCTATATTTTTTCTTAAATTCTTACCTTGACCAATAGAAGTTTTCCCTGTAATTACTCGCATTAAAAGATTACAGATTTTAACTTTACCGTTTTGTTTGAATGGTCTAATATTAAAAATATCTTTATTTGTAACACTGGTATATTTTTCTTTTAATTTATCAATTTCTTTAATAGATATTAATGGAACTAATAAACTCCCAGTCGAAGTTCCAATGAAAATATCCCATTCTTTATTTTTCAATTTTATTAGATTTTCAACCAAGCCTCCACCAAATGCTCCACGACTACCACCCCCCGAAACAACTAACGCACGTTTTTTCATATTTATTTTATTAATTTTTAAAATCTTTTTCTATTTTCGAACTCTTTTTTGAATTATTACTTCTGGTTGTTATACATAAGTTATCTATACTACCGATTATATTCGCATCAATTTTATTATTAAATCCATATACAATAGAAAATCTGTGGTCAATTGTTGGGTAATTTTTAGAATTTGAATTTAAAGAAAAATTTTCTTTTATACATTCATCAGTATAATAGTCTAATCCATTCCAATTATTAAAAAGTTCTTCCGAATTCATTCTGGTTATTCGTCTTACATCATTTTTATATAACTCAAAATCAGTAGTTGAAATTATCAAACCTTTTGATACTAAAGTGTTTTTTATTTTTTGTTGAATATCTTTACATTTAAGTATATTATCAACTCCATATCTTTCTATACAACTTTTTTTACTTTTTTCTATAATTTCTTTATTTTGTAATGGATATTCAGTTCCATATTTTTTTAAACAGGTTTGTTTTGTTTTTTCCTGAATCTGAATATTAAATGCTGTATATTCAAATCCGTACTTTTCTAAATTTGTTTGTCTTATTTTATCTTGTGTACTTTTTAACTCAAATATATTTTTAACACCATACCTTTCTAACATAGTATTATCACTTTTTTCTTTCACTTTAATATCATCTTTAAGCGGAAATTTTACACCATACCTTTCTAAACATGTGTTTTTTTCTTTAACATGAGAACATGGTTTACAATAATATATATTATAACTTTTTAAACATTCAAAATATTCTCTATATGGCATATGTTTTATTTTTTCACACATATCACATTTAACTTCTATTAAAGCGTGTGATGATTGAGATAAATCTTCGATTTTTATTATATTGAACTTATTAGATAAAATATTATAACCTTTATCGTTATAATATTTAACCATTTTCCCATTGACTTTTATATTAACATTTTTAGATAATATCATTCACATTAATTATTTTTATTTATATTAACTATAACATTATTACATATATTACAAACAATACAATCGGCATTTTCTGACAGGTATAAAACTTCACCACATTGATTACATACAATTATTTCACTCATCGCTTTATATTTTTATTTTATATATAAATTTACTTAAAACAAAAAAGAGGCTTTAAAACCTCTTTTTTTTATGATAAAAACATATATTTTTAAATTAAATTGATTGATAATTTACTTCTCCAAAGTAATATTTTACTTTCACCAGTTTTCATAATTGATATTGATTGAACAACAATATAAATAAATATTTTTTTATCTATGTTTTCTTCAATTATTTTATCAAAATATTCATTCATAGTTGTAATGATAATATTTTCAATTTGACTTATATCATCTAACGATATTTCATCTTCTGTTAATAACTCAGAAACATCCTTCGTAAATTCTATATTTTTAACTGTTATTTTATAATTTTTATAATCATTATATGGTGATTCTACTATGATTATATTATCCCATTTTTCTATTTTTTTAAGAATTTTTAAAGACATTGCAAGTGTAGACTGATTCGATAAAATTTTGTTTGTTGTTATGTTGAATGGTGGTCTTAAAATGTGTAAATCATTACCTGTATACATATAATCATTTTCTATTGAAGAATTTTCTAATAAAAAATGAATGTGTGCATATAGACATAGCTTTTCATTTTTAGATAGTTTGTCAATATTTATTACTGGGTCAATTTCCAATTTTTCAATTACTGGTGTCCATTTTTCAATAATTTTTGTAAATTCTGATTTTTTCATTGTTTTATTTTATTTTATAATAAGCTTTCAATGTTTTTTTAGCTGTATCAAGGTTCATTGATAATAAACGTTTATTTCCTCTACGCTCAATAAATTTTAGGTAAGTAGCCATTTTAAAAAACCGTTCTAAATCATAAGTTGAAGATTTAAGGTCACTTAGTTTTGCTATTTCTTGAATGGCTGCTGCTGTTGGAAGTTCGTCATTGATATCCAATCCTTCGAAAAATATATCCATCATTTTATCATACATCATCCACTTCTTAAAAGTGGGAGTATCCATGACTGATTTTCGATATTCATCCAAAATTTTATAATTGAAAAATTGTGTAAAATATATACCAATTAAAATAATAGATTCAATAATAAATGATATAAGAATAAAGACTAAAACATTGTATTTATTTTTAGATTTAAATGAATTCAATTTGATTTGTTCAGATTGTGTGATACTCGCTATTTTGTCATCTCGTTGATCTTCGTAATATCGAATATTCTCTAAGTTTTTATCAATTTTTTGATTATTTTGTTTTATAAGATCACCATACATTTTAGCGTATTTCTCCTTGGAAATTTCAGTATATTGATTATTCTGGTCAGTCAATTTCTTATTTTCTTCCTGAAGTGCATTAATATAAGTTGTCATATAATAAGCATTAATAGAGTCAGCCTTATTGTTGACAACAACTTCGGTTTGTGTTGTCACGATTTTTTCTCTATTTATAAATTCTTGCGCCCCATTTAGTGATAAATAAAAAGAAATAATAATTACAGCAAATACTCCAATTACTAATATAGAACTTGTTCTTTTCTCATCATCAGTTCGTGATTGAATTAAATCAATTGAAAACTGTCTGAATATATATCTTTTTAATAATTCAAAAAAAGATAGAAATACAACAACTAAAAAACTCATTAATAACATTCCACTTCCAGCCGTAACAATACCCATGAACAACTCACGTACAAAAAAGTAAGCTAAAAACACGGATATACTATTACCAAACCATGAAAAATAATACAACAATTTTTGAGCAGCCCCGAATCTCTCACCGTAACTCTGACGCAGTGTATTTTTTTCAAGTCTTAAAAATTCATCGTGTGATAAAAATCCCTTTTTTGTTGACATTTTATAATTTTATTTTTTATAATATGTTTTTAATTTTAGCCATTCGAGACAAATTCTTTATACTCTTTTCATCTGAGATGTTTATTCGCCTAAATCCTTTATAAGAAACGTTACCATTGTCTATTATCATATATCTATTTTCATCTACAAATAAAACATCAATATTCATATCTATATTGAACTTGAAAAAACTACCTATATTTGTTTCAAAATATTTTTCAATACTAACTGGTTCAAATTCTCTTTTTTTAACATTTGCAAATATTAGGCAATCTGTCTTATAAAAGACTAAAAAATCACCGAAATATTCTATTAAAGCTTTATAAATATATTGATTATAAAGATTTAATACGTTAAGACCATTAAAGCCACATTGGTATATATTAATTTTCTTATTATAATAAAGAACAAATAGATAGTTTACAAAATCTTTGATTAATTTATAGTTATCTGACTTCTGTAAATAATCAATATGCTCCAATATATTGTGTATTATAATACCAAAACATTCATCGTCAAAAATGATTTTATCGTTTAACCAAAAAGAATTTAATATGTTTGGATATAATAAATCAATATCCATTTTATTAGAGTTCACTATTCTATTCTCATAAACCTTATTTAAGTAAATAACATTTTTTTTATCATTCACAACTTCCATATTAGATATGGTCTGTAAAAATTTATCATAAATGAAGTCAAAGTATTTTGTTTTTCGGGATTCTTTATATTCCACAATTTGTTGAGGTGGAATTTTTATGTGGGCTAATAATTCATTACGTATATTAACCCACGTATATTGGTTAATCTTAATAGTACTATCTTGATTATTAAAAACAGATAATATAACATTTATTATATGTTGTTTATTTTCCATTTGTTATTTTATATTCTTAAATCCAATTGGGTCTGATTGACTTTTAGATAATTCATTAGCATCCACTAAATCGGTTGATTCTGAATTAAATATTTCTGCAAGAGAAACATCTTCTTTAAATATTCTATTTAATTTATTTTTTTCAGCTATCAAATTCGCTTCTTTAGCTGTCATTTTTCTAAACATATGATTTACTCTTAATCTACCTTTTCTTGTTAATGCTTTATCAATGATTTTCTTTTCAACATTAAATGTTGCAATTATTTGAATATTAATAGCATCATTGAGTAGTCCATCGCTCATGTTTAATATATTAGAAACTGCTTGTGTTCTATCCACCATACTATTAGTTAATATGCTTTCAGCATCTTCCATAATTAAAATAGATTCTTTGAATTGTGATATAAATGAAATTAAATCAGGATTAGCCATTTCATGCATTAAATAAGATGGAATATAAATAAAGGTTTTGTCTTCGCTTAATTCTGAAATCAATTGTCTAATATATGTAGTTTTACCTACACCAGAATCCCCATGAAATAAATACAGACCAGTAGTAGATTTTTTAATATCTGCTACTATATTTTTGTGTTTCTTTGAAAAACCTTCGCCATAATTTAAATCTAAATTAACATCTATTTTTTTAATGTAAGACCCCCTCAATTCATATCCACCTGTAGAACTTATTGAAATAATAAAAAATTGGTTTTTTATACTTGGAAAATGAATAATTTTTTTTATTGCTGGGACTAATGTATCAGTTACAAATTCACTATTGATTCCAGTATAATAAATTTTCATAGCAGTTATTTTATTAGATTTTTCTGATTCTTCAACCAATTCTAAAAAATCATTATCATCTAAATTTTTTTCTTCATCATAAAATGATATATAAACATCAATAGATTTTAAATAAATAAGATATTTATGTGCTTTTTGCTCTCTATTTTTCAAATCAACTGTAAAATCTGTTGATATGTGAACATCTGAATTGTTAATTTTGTAATTTTCTTTCAAATATCTCCAAAACTCGGCTGAATATATTTCATGAATTATGTTATAACAGTTTGGTAAACTATTAAAATTCATAGCGATTAAAGAATATTCATTATCACTACTGTTTTGTGATACGTTGATTAAGTTGATTTTAGAACGTAAGTCAAAATTTTCAAATAAACTCATATATTATATTTTTTTATTTATATATTTTTAATATCGAGTTCTAAGTAAAGAAATAATATCCCATGCATCAGAAAGTGCATTATGTTTTACTTCTCCTTCAATTTTAGCTCTTTCTTTACAGGTACTTAAATCTGGAACATCTGTGTCTTTCTTCCAATCAATAAAATATATTGCTGGGTCTATTGTTTTTTGTGATATATCCATTAGTTTGTGCCACATTGGTAATTTTTTGAGAAGTGGTATATCTTTTGAAAATATATTTTTACCAGCTATTACCAATCTAAAAGGTGGAATTTTCTTTTGGTTGGTATCGGGTATCATTTTACCATCAACCATTTTAACATATTGAAGATTTATTAAATCATCAACATTCGAAGTGGGATAACCATTCAAATATAAAAATTCCCACAATTTGGGTGTCACTTCATAATCATTTAATATGTTGTGAAATGACTTATAAGTTTCTTTATCATCAGCATTTTCTAAACCACCTAATATTTTCAAAATATTAGTATTCATTCCCAATGCTGTAGGAGAACCTGTGATACTTTTATGATTAATGATACAATGAAATTTTGGACATGCTTCATATGATAATTTAGTATTAGTATCTTCCAATATTATTCCTATTTCTAATAATTGCGATTCTTCTAAATTGAGGGAAGAAAATTCTGTATCTATTGATAAATATTTCATAATTATTTTTTATATTTTATATCATTGAAATGATTAAAAGTTTTAATAAAAATTTTAACAAAAAATATTTTTTAATAAAAAGACTTTAAAATTTTTAATATATAAAATCTATGATATATTTGAATACATATATTGATTTTGTTAAAGAATCAGTTGAAGAATTTGTAGAATTAGCTGCTGATGTGAATATATTAGAATCGATTGTAACAGATTCTGAAACATTATTAAAATCTATCCAAGCTAAAGAAGAAAATTTGTTCACAACATTCGAATTAAATCCAGATGAATTTTCTCGAAATTTTAAAATCGAAAAATTATATAATTCTCCAAAATTCAATAAAAAACTAACAGAGAAAAAATTAAAAAAATCCACACTTGAAGAAACAGAAGATATGGAAACCTTTTTGGAAAATATTTTAGATGTTAAATTCTTTTTAATTCATGAAATAGATAAAAGCAGTCTTGATAAACCTGAATATATAGTATTTCAATCCAAATTAAGAAAAGATAATAAATGGGATGATATAAAATTATACAGTGTACATGATGATATCAAAAACTTTTATGATAGATTGACTAATAAAACAATAGAATTAAAAAAAGATAATAAAACATACATTTATTTTACCAGTAATTCTGGCAATAACTGGCAATTACAAAATATTGAAGTTGCTGATGACATATTTAAAGATTTGTTAGACAATGATGAAATAAAAATAATATTACGAGATAAAGATATTACTATCACTATAATATCATAAATTAAAATAAAAAAGCATTTTTCTTTTTTAATATATAAACAAAAAATATTATTGATTATATGAAAAAATTAAATAATCTCAAAACATTTGAAGAATTCGACAGTAAGGTTGAAGGAGAAAAATTAGACGAAGGTCTATTTGGATATAGTTTAAATGATTTCAAAAAACTTAAACCCGAAGATAAAGAAGCTGTAATAAGTGCTTTCGCTAAAGCATTTACTTCAATTCTAAATAATCCAAAACTTGGTATTATAAAAAGAAAAGCTGATGCAACTCCATTTGAGAAAAAATATGAATTATTAAAAGTGGCTTCAGAAGATAATTTCAAAGGTTCTTTACGTTTAGGTAAAGATGGACAATTGATTTATATCAATGGTGCTGAAACATCTAAACACATGGAAAACCCATTTGGTGGTGGTGGAACTGGTGGTGGAAATTTTGCAAATGGTGGTGCAACAGGAACGTAATAATTACATAATACACATTCTTACTTCAAAATGACCATGTTTTTAAACATGGTTTTTTTTGTATCTAATATTTTTTCATCCGTATAATCCCGTATGATTTTTTTTATAATTTAAATATTATTATGTTTGTGAATGATTTTATAAAAATGTAATTAAAATAAATATATGGAACGACAATACGACAACTTAAAACTGAGGCGCAATAAGCGTTTTAAAACTACAAAAGAAGAAATTGATTATTTCGAAAAACTTGGTGAAGAAAATTTATCCCAATATAAATACGAAATAAAACAGGACATAGAAGATGAACTTCATGTATACTGGAGTCGAAAAGTATTATCAATGTGGTTGGGTATCGTAATTTTTATATTAGTTTTAATATTAAATTTGTCTTTTATATTAACAATTGCGATACATGCAATAATTTTAACAAGTTTTTTTGTAAGTCTATGGTACAACTTCAAATTAAACAGAAAATGTAAAGAATACATTGTGGTTGATATGATGACAGATTATATGTTATATGACAATTAATCATTTGTTCTAACAAAACTTTTACAATCACATCTGGTTACACTATCCAAATAACACTAATTAAAAAATCGTATAAACTTTCCATATTTTTAATTTTTAGTGTTAATTTTTTTATCTGTTTCACAAGTTAATCATTAAATATAGAATTTATTAAATTTTTTCGGTACAAATTTATAAAATTCTTAATAGGAAATATGATTAATTTATAACTATTATCAAAACCATTTTTTTTTAATCGAGAAAAATAATACAAATTATCAATTTTCAAAATAAAAAAATTTAATATTGATTTTGAAACGGTTTTGAATAAGTCAAAATATTCTATACAATCTGTATAATTTTTTTCATCGGTTATATTTTCAGCCATATATAATTTATAGTAAAATCGTTCTAATTCATTATTAAAAGCAATTAAATTGATATCGGATATAATAATAGGTAAATCCAAAAAAGAGTTAAGAATTCTATCAGATATACCATTTATTGAATATAAATCTATTTCGGGTTGTTTAAGCAACCCATCAAAATTATATGATCGTATATGCATTTTATACAATGTTAAGAAAAACATTTCCTTATCAATTGTAGAATGAATATTAGTATATCCTTTTTTAATAATAATAGACATTTGAAAAAGTATTATGTTACAGATAATAACAAAAAATTGTTGTTTATTTTATATTGGATAACAGACATCTCATTGAAATTAGTTAATACAATAACATCATAATTATAGTTTTCAATTATTGTGTGAATATTGTCTGCTGTCTCATATTCTTTTGCTGAAACATTTTCATATGTTTTTTTACTATTTGAGTGATAAACTAATGCTTTGATATCATTGTTCCATGTACTTAACGATAAATCTAATGCATCTTTTTCAGATAAATCATTTGAAAGATTTCTATGATGTAAATTATTGAATACGATAGGAATATTAATTCTTAGAAATAATAAATTATACAAATCTTTTATAGTATAACCGCCAGTTTTATAATCATTGGTTACAGCGAGTCTTTTTCGAGCATGTTCACTTAATTTAAGATGATTTTCACAAAATCTATCACAGGAAATCAATTTATTGTTATAAGAACCACCAACATTTGTTACAATCGTATAATAATTTGTTGCTGATAAAGCCATTAAATCGAAAAATTGTGAAATTTTATTTATTTCTTCTATACTTGACACTCCTATATCTTCTTTATTTGATGATAACTTACAAGTTTTAGAAGTTTGTATAGATATTCTTATTTTATTCATCTTAATAAAATTTCCAACACCTCGTAATTTTCTTTTAATAAGCTCAGATTTTGGTAAATCATTAATATTAAAGTCTATATTAACAGGAAAATAATCAAAGGGAAGGGAATAATTATATATACCATAATATAAATTCCACTCTAATGTTTTAATTAACACATCTATATTATTGAATATGACTTCAAAAACTAATTCGAGTCCTTTTTTCACAAATTGTTGATTAGTGATTTTTTTGAATTTTAAATTTTTTTTGTATAGGGTGTAATTATCACCTTCATAACCAATAAAACAATGATGTTCCATTTTATTTTTATTTTTATTTTTATTTTTAAAGAACTGACATATTCTCCCGCCTGAAGGTTCTCACCTCAAGCACAGACAGCTTCATTTAATATGTTTTCCCAAAATCGAATCGAGTTTTTCTGATATTGTACAGTAAAAATATTCATCTATATTATCAGTATTTACGACTCAATTGTATTTATAATTTGAAAATAACAGTAAATATATTATCAAAAGTAATAAAAGTTTTCAATAATCAAATATATCTTCTATCTTTTTCTTTCTTTCTTCTTTAATATAAAATTGTTTGATTTCTTCTCTTTTTGTATTAATATAAGCGTATGTTTATGAACTACCACTAAACTAAAGATTTAGTGATTTCCTGCGCTGACCTCGTAACCTTAGTCATAATATTTCGCAAGGCGTAAATTTCGGTAGTTCCTACCGTATTATTAATTTTTACAAAAGCAAATTTCTTTATATTATTTCGAAGCTAAAGACTTCGGGGATTTCTTTTGAAAAAACTTTAAATAGATACTGCCAAATTTTTAGTTATTAAATAAAATACATCGTAATGTTTAGATAATAAATATTGAATCATATCGTATGGGGCTTTTAAAATTGGGAATTTTTCTTTTTGGTCACAAAGTTGTTCATTAGTCAAGTAATCAATATGAGAATTGAATCCTTGTTCTTCGAGTTCCTGTCTTGTTAAAAAACTAATAGGTTTAAGAATTAACTTCATGTTTTCACAATAGCAGTTATGCCCTCTTTCTTTACCATCTTTAAATCCAATAATATCACCTTTACAATTTTTCGTTTTACGCTTGTAAGTTGTTTCGTAATATTTACCACTTTCGTTTATTCCTGTCAGATAAGCCTTTTTAACTATACCATCATTTGTTGGGTAAACAACTAAAGGTTTATAAGGTAAGTAAGAATAAAAGGCTACTGCTAACAACGGCTCATAACCAATAGCGGTTTTAGTAGTATTTTGTAACTTTTTCTCTCGTTTCATGTTTTGTTGTATTTTGATTGTTTATCACTTCGTATTCCGCTACTGGTCATAGCCGACCTGCGACCGTTATAAGCCATATTAAGACGGCTTCGATTGATAGTTTTTCGCAATGATTTTACGTACCTCGTTTTCAACAAATGGTTTACGTTTCCTACCATCTTTTTTAGCAATAGAATCTAATTTTACTGCTTCTTCATCTGTTAAATGAATCTCTATTCTTTTCATGCTTGAAATCCTTCTGGTTCGTAATTATCTTTAATCATGCTTAATAAATCGAGGTCAATTTCATTTTTTGTTGTTGAATCAGGTAAATCACAATCACGGTTGCATTGTTCAATATTAGCAAGATTTATGTTCCATTTTGTTCCAGTAACATTGCTTTTACACAAAGCATTCACGCTTTTAATTTTTTCAATTACAAAGGTTTCATTCTTAATCTTGTTTTTACCGCCAATGTAGCGAACTGTCATTCCTATTTGCAAGGTATCTTTGTTCAATTTACCTTCAAGTTGCATTTTTAATTGAAACATTTCAGTTACTCTATTTCTTAACTCCCTAAGTTCAGTAACCGATAATTTGTTTAATTCTACGTTTGTCATATCTATTTAGTTTTAAATTTCTATACGACAAATATACGTATAATTATCGTATAAATCCAAATAAAAAGTGATTTATTTTTAAATTATTTTACTTTAAATTAATAATCAGACAAATACGGCTTATAACACGCTGTATAGTGCATGTAGGGCTTAGTGGTTATTCAAGCGTACTGCTTTCTATAAAGTTCATTGATTGCGGATAGTGTGTGCTTTCTAATCCCACACGACACTATACAGCCACCGTTTGTCCATTTTTAGCAGTTACATTATTCTTCGATGTTGCTACTACTATTGATATTGGTTTTTTCATTTTTAAAATGATAATTATGAGTTTTTGTTTTTATAATATTATAATCATATCTTGATAATAAGTTTTCTATTTCCTGAACTTCTTCATTTAATCTACGTTCGGTTTCATATAATATTATCTTTGGTGTTGGATTACACCGAACAGCCTGTGATAATATAATTCTATTATAACCTTCAGTATTTAAATAAAGAATATCATATTTTTTAACAAAATATTTTTTTAATAAGTGGTCATATGGAACGCATTCAACTTCTTTAGATATAATATCCCTCTCTGGTACTTTGTGTCGTATTAAATTCGTTCTATCCAAAGAAGAAATATGTTTCGTGAGTTCTCTTTTATATTTATCATAATTGACCATATATAAATTTTTTCTGCTGTAATTTTCTGATACAGCAATATTCTCGAAATATAATTTGTAATAACCATTGTAGTTATTTATTAATTTCAAAAACATATCCCGATTAGGTTCTACTAATATTCCTTCCCAATCATGTTTTGTGATATATGGATATAATAAATCATTATATATTCCATCGCTTGCACCAATTTCAATAAAAAAAACGCTATGGTACAAGATATTCATCTTGCTCAATATCAATTCTATCGTTTTCATTTGTTTTAATATCTGAAAATTGTGTATTTACTACTTTTATTATTCTGTCAAAATTGTTTGTGTCCACATCCAATATACCATGATGCATAGTTATAACATTTGTATTTAAATCTTGTGATAATTTCTTTAAAAGTTTAATAAGCATTGAAATATATTCAGTATCTATTGAAACAAAAATTTCATCTAAAAATAAAATATTAATAGAATTCAGGCTCCGAATCATTTTAATATATGAAAAAGCTATTATGATATTCACAATCTTCATTTCGCCATTTGATAACAATTCAGGATTTATTTTAGTGATACCATATTCATATATGGTTGCATTGAAATCATCATTTAAAACCGCCTTATATTTAAAATCTATCTCATTTAAAAACTCATCAATATATTTATTTATAGGTTTAACTAAACTTCTAATGATACTTTTTCTTATTCCAGTATCATCGAAGAGTTTTATCAATTTTTCATAATCATCTTTTTTCTCACTTGTTTTTTTCAGATTTTCGGATAAAATAATATTTTTATTTTTGAAATCGGCTATTTTAAGATTTAAACTATATGCGGTGATATTATTATCACTTGAACTATTTATTTTTAAATATTCTTTTTTTAAATTTTCAATTTCCAATTTTAATTTATTATATACATCAGCATAATTATTTCGTTTTCGAATAATATTGTTATACTCAATTTCTTTTTCCCGACCTTGTTGTTTTATTTCGTTTATTTTTATTATTATATTGTCGATTTTTTTATTATTAAAATCTTTTGTTTTATAATACTCTTCCAGTTTTTCAGCGTGAGAATGTTCTTTCAATTTTGTTTCACAAATAGGACATTTACCAGATTCGAATATAGTTATTTTTTCATCTATAAGTATGTTATCATTTGTCAATGCTGATATTTCTTGTTTTAATATTTTTATTTTATTTTTTAAATTTTGTAATTCGATACATATTGTTGAATACTCAGCATCAACCGTTTTAACAGATTCTTTAATTTCTTTAATCTTTGCAGATTTAACACGTCCAATATTATTTATATTAGTTAACTTTTCTTTTTTAGAAAAAGATTCTTGTTTTTCTATTTCAGTAATTGTAGATGAATATTCTTCAATCAGATTTTTGTTGTTATTAATTTCATCTAATAGACCTTCAATCTTTTTTAAAATATTTTTAAGTAAGTCTTTTGTAATGGATAAATACGAGTCTAATTTTTCGAGATTGAATATTTTATTTAATAAATTTTTTTTATCAACTGTTTGTAATTGAATGAAGTTTAAGAAATCGTTTATACTCATTGATATAAATGATTTAAATGTGTCATAATTATATCCAATTAATTTGTCTCGTTCTTCTTCTGATAGATTTTTAAATCGTTCAGTATAAGATATATTATTAAGTTCAACTTTGAAATCATTAGGTGTTATATTCCTTTGAATAATAACTTTCTGATTATTATTATTTACAAAATTGACAACAACTTCGAGATTTTTATTTCTTCTATTTGGTAAATCAGCAAGAGGTATAGATTTTTTATTCTTGCCTCGTACTTTAGAATATATAGCCAAATCTATAGATTCTAAAATAGAAGATTTACCAGCACCAGTTCTACCTTGTAGAAGAATTAGTTCAGGTTTTTCCGAAAATTTAACAACTTGTTGTTTGTTCCCGTAAGACTTAAAATTTTTAAAACGAATCTCTTTTATAATCATCGTGTATTATATTCAAAAATAAATAAAATGTTTATAAAAAAGAGAACTTCCTAAGAAGTCCCCGTTCGAAATGAAAAGGTATAACATGTGTGGGAAATGTTATACAAATCTATATCATGAACTACCACTAAACTAAAGATTTAGTGGTTTCTTGGGCTGAACTCGTAACCGAATTCATAACTCCTGAAGCGTGAATTTCCTCCGTTCCAGAGGTATTATTTTTTACAAAACTAAAATTTCTAATATTATTTGATGCGTTTACATCATTTATATGCTTTTAACATATTTATTATAGTTATATTTTTATAAAAAGTTTATATTATTTATATTTTTAGTCAAAATTCATCCCACGAAGCTAAAGACTTCGGGGATTTCTTTTGGAAAAATTTTAAAATTACTTTTAATTACATTATTTTACTATTAGAAAACAATTTACGATTTTTTAGCCATTTATATTTTTGTGAAAGAAAACCACGAAGTCTTTAGCTTCGTGGATGAATTTCACAAATCAATTTCAAAATTAATAAAAAATATTAGAATATTTAAAACTTTATTAAAATAAAAATATCTATATAAAAATAGAAGCGAAAAACAAGTTTCTAAACGTTCTTTGATTTATTTGGTTTTGAAACGTCTGATTACGAATATGGAGATAAAATAAGACTTTTAAACTTTTATTTTATATAAAGCACAGTCTGTGAAGCATTTAAAGAGAAGATTTATTTTAACTCTGAAACCGCTAAGTCTTTAACTTAGTGGTTGTTCATACTATTTCAGTTTCTTTGAAATAATCATCTGGACTACAAGTGTTATTTTTTAATTCTTCATCGGACATTAATTTATTGGTGAAAAACTCGATTTCTTCTACCTTAAAAATTTTAAATTTCTGTGGATGAATGTAATAAATATTTAATAATCTATCAAATGCAAATTGTATTCTTTTATAAGTTCTTGGTGATACCATACCATTAGGATATGGTAAAATTACCACATTATTAATTTCATCAACATTATCAAAAAAACTTGTCCTATGCTCTTGTATATTATATACAACAGGATTATCAAAATAAAGATTAATCAATTCTGTTGCTTGTTCTTCTATTCTACTCTCGTAAGTTAATTTTGGGTGAAAGAAATAAATGTGTATATTTTCAGTAAGTTCCTCTTTTAAAAAATTTACAAAATCTTTAACTTTTATCATCACTTATATTTTTATTTTAAAATGGTGCTGGTAGCTATAATATCAACATATTCATAATATTCCTCTACTTGTTTATTTGTTCTTATTCCACCACTAACTACTATCTTCATATGTTCAGGTAACAATTCTCTTATGTATTTTATTTTATCAATTTCTGCTCCCCTTAAATTTCCAGTTGAAGTCATTATATATTCAGCTCCACCAATATCACACAATTCGCAAGCTTTTTTAATTTCATCCATTGTAAGTTCTCCAGATTCTATAATAACTCTTAATATTGTTCCATTTTTTGTACAAATTTCAGCAACATCTCTTATTTTCATTTCTATCTTATCATACATACCTTGGATAGTATCTTGTTCATCCTTTATTTCTTCTTTTGTTATTTCATTTTTCTTGATATTGGAATTTAAAATATTTTCGAGAACTTTTGCTTCTTTTAATTTTTTATAATCAATGACAAAATTTAATATATCCGCACCTTCTGATATAATTTCTAAAGTTTCCTTTATATTTTTTTCTGATTTGTTTTCACCAGTAGGATAATTTACAACCGTTGATATTTTGATATCATCATCTTCCAAAAAAGCATAAGCTTCAGGTACATAACGTGGTAGAATACAGATGGAATAAAATTTTTTTTCTTGGGCTACTTGACATAATTCTTTTATTTTATCCAAATTTATATCTTCTTTAAGATAAGTATATTCTATAATTTCATTATATTTATTCAGTTTTTCTTCTTCTTTTTCTGAAACTTTTTTCATAGGAGTTTGTACTTCGGGTTCTTCTGTCTGTGTTTGTCCAGTTGCACCACTTGTTTGAAGATTCTCAACCAAAAATTGCAAATAATTCTTAATCATAAAAAAATTATATTTTTCTTTATATATTAAATATCATGTGTGAAAAATATTTTAATATATAATATAATATAATTAATTAAATATAGTCTATATGAAATATTTGTTTGAATTTAAAGATTATTTAAATGATAATTTTTGGAAATGGTTCAATGGTTCTAAAGTCGTTGATGATAAAGGAAATCCTTTAATTGTATATCATGGAACAAATTCAAACTTCTCAGAATTCAAACAAAGTAAAAGTTTTGGAACTCATGGGGAAACCGACCAAATAGAAGGTATTTATTTTACTGACAATAAAGATGGTGCAAATTGGTTTGCATTCATAGAAGATGACCCAAAATTTTTGAAATCTGTTTACCTGTCTATGAAAAACCCATTTTATTCAGATAATTATCATCAATTAAAAACCGAATTAAATATAGATAAATTAAAAGATGTCAGAACCGAGTTGATAAAGCGTGGTTATGATGGTTTAATAGTTAAAAATGGGTTTTATTCTGGTGGCGGACCATTTAAATTATATTTAGTGTTTGAACCCACTCAAATAAAATCGGCAACAAATAACAATGGAACATTCGATTTAAATAACCCGAATATTAATGAAAATATTAATAATAAATTAAAAAACCTACCACCAGATGCAATTGATTTAATCGATATCATTTCTATGAATCCAACAAAATCAGAATATCAAAAATATAAAGATATTTTAAAAAACAAATTTAATATAGATTATGATTTGGGATATGGTTCAAACGATGAGGAATTAATAAAAAATGCCAGCTTAAAAGATATAAAAGATAAAAATGATTTTTTAAACTATGATAATTATAAAAAATATTGTAAAATCATTCTTAGGTTAAGGGGTTTTAAAATGGTTGATGTTTTTTATGAAGACGAAATATCAAACAAAATATTAAGTGAAGATGATATAATCAAATTATCTAAAATAATTGATTTTAATATTATTAAGAAAAAATTCAATGGTAATGATGTTGCTTGGATAGAAGGTGTCGATACAATAGCTTATACAGAATATGCAGATGTTTATTATGTATTACATGAGATAGGACACATAATAGACCATAAATTATACGCAAATAAAGTTGATTTAAAATATTCAAATAAGTCAACATATTCATTAACATCATATGGAACTACTGCTGGTGGTGAAGCGTTTGCTGAAAATTTTGCAATGTTTATTATAAACCCCGATAAATTGAATGAAATATTACCTGATGTTTACATAGAATTAAAAAAAGTAGTGAATCATATATGGATAAACGAAATAAAAAAAATAATTTATAGTAATGAAATTTATACAGAAGTTTGAAAATTTTAACCCATACAAATCTGACTATTATAAAGGAAGATATGAAAAATTCTTAAATCTTGTTAGAAATGCTAATATTGGAGATATTTTTGACAATGAAGTCATTTATCTGTATGTTGAATTCTTAGTTACACATGGTTCACAAATGCAAGATTATGAAGATTCTTTCGGTGAAGGTGATTTAGGTGAGAGACTTGATAAATTCCCAAGATACAAATTCATGGAAATACCATTAGATGAAATTGATTTAAGAGAATTCTTATTAGATGACGAAGTTGCGGATGAATATGCTGAAAAATATAAAAAAACTGGTTATTATCCACCATTAGTTCTCGAACCTAAAGATTCAATTGAAAATACATATAGAATAATAGATGGTAATCAACGTGGTAATGGATTAAAAAGAGCTGGCGAAAAAATCGTGCTTGCATTTGTCGGAATGAAAAATTAATATATAAATAAAAAACAATTTTTAAATATGGAATATCTAAAAACATTTGAATCCTTTTTATCAAAAGACATTAGAAAAGAGTTAGATAAATTGATAAAGAAAAGAAAAGATTTATTAAAAACTGATAAATCAAATAAAGATATCAATAAGTTATATTCTGAAATTAAAGAATTAAAAGAAGAATTATTTTATAAGAATGATGATAAATATTATAAAAAATTCATATCACTCTCAAAAGAAAAAATCGAAGATTTAAAGAAAGAGTATAGAGAATTGAAACGCAAAGGTATCAAAAACCTTAATGATGAACTAAAAGAAGAAGGTCATGAGGGAACTATCACTTCAATAGACCTTGCAGATAGTGAAATATTTTATTATTTAGATAAAGCGGAATCAGAAAAATTTAATGAATATTCCAGAATACTTGATTTTGAAGATGGTTACAAACCTAAAAAATCTAAGAAGATGAATGAGAATGTTGAAACAACAGATAAATTAATCAAAACTACATTTCAAACTGTAACACCTGAAAGTGCCGAAGCTGGCGATTATGCTGAACAAGGTTGGGAAGATGAAGAAGGTGAATCAATGATGCCCGATGAATATGATATAGAAGAAGGTGTAACTGCTGTTGAGAAAGCTGTCCAATTTATGAAAAATAAAGGAGCATCCGAACCTTCATCATCAAGATTTCATACTGATGTTTGGTATTCAACTGTTTACCCAGATAGAAATTATAAAACAGGTGAAGAAAAATATTTTTCTTTTCATTTAAAAGGATTCACCCCAGAGGAAGAAGAAGAAATTTTCAATAAAATGAAATTGAGATAATATTTTATACTTTTTTAAAACGAACCTGTTTTTTTTTAATATATAAAGAAAAATAAATAATTAAATATGACAAACAAAGAATTACAAAAAATTTATGCTGTCAATGGCATTGATGAATCAAAAATTCAAAAAGTAATTGGTGATGACAATGGACAATGCTTCTTAGTTGTAATAAATGGGATGATTAACAGATTAAAATATTCTAACATTCAATATCCAAGAGATTTTGAAAAAATAGCTGGTATTTATGTAGAAGATGTTAGTCCAGTTCAAGAAAAACAAACACTTTTAGATAAAGTCGAAGATTTTAAGGAAAAAGTCGAAGAAAAATTCGAAGATTTAAAGGATAATGTTGAGGATAAGGTTGAGGATTTAAAAGATAAAGTAGAAGATAAGGTCGAAGAATTAAAAGAAGTTTTCGGTGCAAAGATTGAAGATGTTATGAATATCTTTGGTAATAAGGAAGCCGAAACTGCAACCGAAACTGTAACTGATGTTGTAACCGAGACTACTAACGAAGAATCTACAAAAGAAGAAATTCAAACCGAAGAATCTGATGTGAAACTCGAAAAAACTGTTGAAGAACCAGTAATTACAAAAAAATCTAAGAAATAATATTTATTTTTTTATTGATAGTTAAAAATCCATCAGAAATGATGGATTTTTTTATTGTAATAAAACAAATTTATTTCTATTTACTATAACCAATAAAAATACTATTTTGAAAAATAATAATTTTAAATGTAAACCACTCGATGAAGAAAAAATATGTGAAATGTATACTAAGGATAAATACACACTTAGACATATTTCAGAAATATTTAATACAGACCACCATAGAATAAGTAAGGTATTAATAAAACACAACATTCAAATAACTAAGAGAAAAACCTTAAAAAAATAACAAATGAAACCAGACAAAAAATGTCAAACACAAGAAAAAAAATAATAAGAGATGGATTACCTCTATATAATAAAGGTCAAAAAATGTCAAAAACATCTTTATATAAAAATATGAAAGGACATTTAAAATATGATGTTACATTAGAATGGTTACAACAATTTGAAGATATTGAAAAATTAAAATTTCTTAATAAATCATTAAGTAGAAGCCGTGATAGAAAAGATATTAATTCAGAATTATATATGTCATTTATAGAAAAATTTTATTATGATAAAAAATTTAATACATTATTTGACAAATATATTGAAACAAATGACAAATGGATTAGACCATCACTTGATCACATTCAAGCAAAAAGTAAAGGTGGTGAATTAAATAATATCAATAATTTACAATTTATTAGTTGGCTTGAAAATAGAGCTAAATATAATCTTGAACAAGATGAATGGAATGAAATAAAAAGAAGAATTAATGACTATTTTTGAAAATATAGATAAAAACGTAGGGCAAATCCCAATTGATAGTATAATCAAATCTGATTGTCTAAATGCAATGAATTACATCCCAGATAATAAAATTGATTTGATACTAAGCGATTTGCCCTACGGTTAAATTGGTATTACTGAAAACCACTGGGATTCTATTATTCCATTAGATAAATTATGGGAAGCATATAATAGAATATTAAAACCAAATGGTGTTGTTGCATTAACAGCATCTCAACCTTTTACCAGTATATTAATTATGTCTAACTTGAAAATGTTCCGACATGAATGGATTTGGATTAAAAACAGAGGAAGTAATTTTGCCAATACTGTTAGAGAACCATTTAAAGAACACGAACAGGTTTTAATATTTAGTCGGGGTAAATGGACTTACAACAAACAGATGCAAGAAAGAACTGGTGCTGGATTGTCCAGAGTTAAATATGAATTGAATCATAGAAGTAAATCAACAAATTATAGAGATTTCGAAGGTAGAGAAGGTGTTAAAAAAGGTGCATTAAGAGTTCCTTCTTCTTGGCAAAAATTTAATACTGAAGTTGGATTACACCCAAATCAAAAACCTGTACCATTAATAGAATATATTGTTAAAACATACAGTAATGAAGGTGAAATAGTGTTAGATAACACTGCTGGTAGTGGAACAACTGCCATTGCCTGTATAAATACCAATAGAAACTATATTGTAATAGAAAATGAAAAAGAATATTTCGATAAAATGGTTGATAGAATTGAAAACCATTTAAAAAATAAATAGAAAAACATGTTTGTAAATTGTTTCGATTGTAATTGGAGTCAGGATGATTTCTGGGATTACGAAATTAAGTGGAAAAAGATATTAAGATGGAAATCTCGTCCATTTGGCTATAATCCATTGTCAATTTTATTAGAAGATATCGCAACATATTGGTTTCCAAGAAAAATCGATATGGATTCTTACTGGGCAAAAGAAAAAGGTTTTAAAACAAATCGTATTCATTCATGGTGGTTCTTTAGAGAAGCATTCAGACGATATAAAAAAGTCAAAAAAAATATGATATATAAAACATACGATGAATACGAAGCAGCACGAAAAATAGGAAAACTCAAATGCCCAAAATGTGGTAGTTATCATTTAGATGTCGATTAAAAATATTTTTATTTTTTAATACAAGGAGAGCTAACCATTTTTAATATTATATATTAAACTAAAAAATATTATGTTCCAAAATAAATCACTTTCTTATCAAGAAGCAAAAGCTTTGATTAACCTTTATATTACAAAAACATTAAATGAAAAGGAACAGATTGGTGATAAAATTCTTAATTCAAGTATCGCTGATAAATTTCAATATGTTTTAAGTTATTTAGAACTTGAACACAATTATCCTGATGAATTTCAAAAATTTGGGTTTAAAATTTTACCTATCATACATGAATATTTCAATCCAATGTTTTTAGAAAAAAATGAATACTATGAATTATATCGATTGTATCACTTATTAATAAACAATCATGATGATTATTTAAATTGCACAATAAAGCTCATAAATATTAAATTAGAAAGTTTAATCAAAAAATAAAAATATTATTATGGATATGTATTTCAACTTCGAAGAAGATAAAAAAGTTCAGGAAAAAGTAATCAAACACAAATGCCCCAATTGTCAGAGTTTAAATATTAAAGATATTAGCACATATAAAAGTAATGGGATATTTGGTCCTGGTTCTGCTTCTTGGAAAATTACTGACCAACGAACCTGTCTTGATTGTGGTATTATATTTATGCCAACTAAAGGAAATACGATGGAGTCAATTACCCCTTAACTAAAAACTTTGTGATTTTCTTTCACAAAGAATATAAAAAATAAAAATATATATTGTATGAAATTACAAGCATGGATACCAAACATTTTTTTTGAAAAACCAACAGAAGAACATATTTTGAAATTCTTAGATTATGATGTAATTGAAGAAATAAATTCAGAACATCCAGATTTTAAAAATTGTCCAATCAAATTAAAAACTATAAAACGATGGGCTAAAATTTCAAATGGAGAAAGTGTATATGTTGTTGCTTGTGTAGAACATATTGATGGTACTTTGATATTTCCAACAAAAAAAATATAATTAGTTTAGCCGAAAGGTATCGGACTTTTTGTAAAGCCTCTTCATTAAAAATGAACGTAACAAATAACGATGTGATGACGATCACTAAACTTTTTAGAACCGTGCTAAAACACGGGGTTTTTTATTAAACAAATATTATTTTTATAAATATAATAAATATTAGAAATATTAATATCTTTGTATTGAATAATTATAAAAAATAATTTAATATCATGAATCGCATGAGAACAATAACTAAATACGTATCTAATAAGATTTCAAATACCAATTGGGCATTAGTTGGTTTATTATTTTTCTGGGTGAATTTTATTACAATATTCACACATACTTTTTTTGATTATAAGATAAATCTTGGAATAATTGGTTTGTTTATATTGGGTTATTTATATAAAAAATTTTAATATGATTGAAATAACAGTTGGCATGTATTTTTCTTCAAAATGGTTTTCAGGTATTTGTTCTGTTATATCTATTGATGAAAAAAATAATACTCTTGAAGTTCATATTGATAGAGAAAGAGGTTATCATGATGAAACATGGAATCTTCAACATACTATCTGGGGATTTGAAAATGGTGATTATAAAAAAGCTTAATTATGATATTTTTTAAAATGTTATTCGATAAATTCAAAAAAATCTTAAATGGTGGTAAGAAATATCAAAACTCGGACATCATAAATGATATGATGATTGATTATATCGAATGGCATCATAGAAAAAATGGGTTTTTCAATTCTTAAAAGAAGCAAATCTTTAGATTTAATAAAGGATTTTTCATAGAAAAAAACATGGTCGTATATAATTGCACAAATATTACACGGTGCTAACCAAAGAAAACCAAGAAAAGAATTAATATTTGCGTTAAGCGCAGCAACAACGGATATTATATTAGCAATTATAATTACATCACTTATTTTTTAAAATATTCAAAATAATGATATTAGATAATAGTAGATATTATGACACTGACATCGTATGTAGCACATGTGGAAAAATATATAACCCATCTAAAGAAATAAAAATATTAGAAATATTAGAAGTTCCACCACTATATGCTAATATTTTTTGTAGTCGAAAATGTGCAGAAAATTATAGTGAATTTTTGGCGAGTAAACAGCAAAATAAAATGACACCAACTCAATTAAGAGAAACTGGAACTATCGAATTAATAGAAATATTAAAAGCTAAAGGTAGATGTATTCACAGCGAATCAATTGCTAAAAAAGTTCTCAATGAACTTAAAAACAGATTAGGTGGCGATATAATGTGGGATATTGAACTCGGTATGAAACACCTTCAATCATGTGAAGGTGATAAAGAGTTTAATGATACCTGTAATAATTTAATTAATACTATAAAAAATTTAAAACATGGCACATAAAAGAATCGAACTTTTTAAAATATTATTAGATTTTAATTCACCAATAGAGGTTAAACAACAGATAAAGTTATACAAAGTGTATTAGGTAATTACTTAGTAATAATTGATGGTGATGTATTTATTCAGAATGGAAATAATGAAGAACCTGATCTTTACACTAAAGTGGTATATTCAGCAGAATTTGTTCGAATAAATAAAAAATATTTGAGAACCAATGAACAAATATAAAACAATAATAGTTTCTGATATTCATTTAGGGATGGAAGATTCAAAAGTTAATGAGGTTATAAAATTTTTAACGGATAATAAAACCGAAACCCTAATACTAAATGGTGATATAATAGATACTTGGTATTTAAAAAGAAGATTTCCATTGGTTTTATTTGCTATTGGAATGTTAGCAATTATATTTAGCGTATTATATTTTTATCCATATTAGTATGTTCCAAGAAATAGATAACATATATCTTTTAAATTTAGAAAAAAGGGCTGATAGGTTAAATGAATGTGTAATGCAATCATTAGAACACGATTTCACTTTTGAAATAATAAAAGGTGTTGATGGCGATAAGTTAAATTTAAAAGAATTGTTAAATAAAAAAATTATTAACGATGAATTTTATTCTCCTGATGGTCATCATTTATCAATGGGTGTGTATGGATGTGCATTATCACATTACAATGCTTATAAAAAGATGATAGAAGATAATGTCGAAATGACACTAATATTCGAAGATGATTTTGTTATTAACACTATATTTAATTCAAAACGATATTACGAAAATATAAAAGATGAAATATTTTCAACTAATTGGGATATATTATTTCTGGGTAAAAATAAAACACATGTTAAAGGTGAGTATGTCACAGAACATTTATTAAAAACCGATGAAAGTTGGGTTCATACAAATGTGGACGAAAGAGAAATAGCAACAGCACCTTATAAACTATGGGGCGCACATGGTTATATAGTAAAAAGAAAAGCAGCACAATATTTACTTGATCATACTTTACCCATTCGAATGCCAGCCGATACATGGCTTCAATATCTTTCATATAAAAGTGAATTGAATATACTTTGTACAGATCATTCAATAGTCATGCAAACTTCAGAATATGAACTTGAAAAAAGAGAATTGGAAGGACAGGAATTCACATATCAGGAAAAAAAACTGATGATTGATTCTGATACTATATGGAACAGAAATAAAAGAGGCGATTTATATTGGTTACAAATGCCAGAATTCACCGAATCTATTAAAAAAGAAAAAGAATTTTTTGTATTTAAATTAAAAAAATAATTATGGAAATAGCTGGTAGATATGGTGAATACAGTATCATAATAAGATGTTGTCCTAAAGGAAAATGGCATATAACAACTCCAACGAGAGGTTCAGGTTGTATAGGATGTGATCATTTGGATGAAAATGGTAAGGGTGGTTATGTTACATATTATGATTATTTGAATATAAGTAAATTAAAATATGTAAAAGATAAAAATATCATAAAGGAAGCATTAGAACCAGACCCATCACCCACTTTTATAATTGTACCAAAAAAAGAATAAATCTAATTACGAAATATAAACATTACAAAAATGAAAATAAAATTATTTAGATGAAAAAAAAAAGAATATTTTAATTTACTCTATTAGTAACATATCTGAAGATCAACTTATTGTAATGATGAAGGCACTTGATACTTATGCAAGACTTGGAATATTACAATTGGAAAATGCCATTATAGATGAAATAAGATTCAACAACGATTTCGATTTTTCTAAAGATAATGATTTAATAGAAAAATATTTAGGTGAAATAAAACGTATAATTGTTAAAAATCATCCAGATGAAAATATTAGTAAATTAGGACAACTTTCTTTGGGTAATTGTTGGAGTTTAGGTTTAAGTGGTAAACATATTCCTAAACGATCTCAATTAGCATATGAAATGTATAAAACTTTAGCACACAAAAAATGGAAAGATAATCCAGATAAAAGGAGTTATACTGTTGATTCTGATGAGGGTTTGAAATTAACAGATGAATCAAGAATTAAAGTTATAAGTGAAGATGAAAGAAGTTTAAAAATAAAAAATATATTAAATGATGATGTTTGATTTTTTTTTGTAATAAATTATGAATATTTTTGAAGTCAATAATTCTAAAATATAATAAAATGAGGAAATTGAACGGAATATTACAAAACGTTTGATAACGAAATGCACATAGTTGCAATTAAAGAATTAACTGAAAGATTATATGATTTAAAAATAAGTAAATAAGTATGGAAGATTTAACTAATAAAAATCAAGATTTAACTCCAGCAAAAATCGATAATGATTCTAACGTTAAGGTTTCGAACCATGTTTCGGATATCATATTAACTATAACAGGTCAGCAAAAAATCATCAAACGTAATAGTATCCATCAGAAATTTATTAATGCAAACGTTGAAATGCTGGCAACTGGAAATCTTCCATATTACGGTGAGTTCAATTTATATCTGAATTTTCATGAAGCAAATATTGGTACTTGTGGTGTCAATGTTACCAGTACAGGTATGCATTATTATTGGGATAGAGATTTTGTCGATTCTTTAGAACAAACAGAAGCAAATTTCATGATAATACATGAAGATTGTCATTTGCTTTTTGACCACATAAAAAGAACAATTGGTTACGAACAGAAAATGTCGAACGTAGCCCAAGATATGATTATAAACCAAATCATACATGATGATATAATGTCATCAACTTCTTTAAAAGGTTTTATGACTATACCAAGAGATCATAATAACTTTATAAAAATGCCCGATAAAACATTTTTATTGGATAAAAAAGGTAACAATATATTAAACCCAAATTTTAATCATTATACAGCACTGTTTGTACCTAAACAATATAAAGGTGCATTGATATTCGAAGAATTATATGAATGGTTAATGGAAGAATATCAAAAATTTAAAAATCGTCAAAATAAAAATTCTGGAAATAGTCAACCACAGAATCAACCTAATGAAAATAATAGGGGAAATAAACAGCAAGACAAAAATGTAAGTGATAATGGTCAAGAATCTTCAGAAGACCAAGGGCAAGGTAACCAAAATCAAAGTCCAAATGGTGGTGGACAAGGCAACAAACAGACTGATCAAAAATGTGAAAGAAATAAAAAAGGTGATAAACAAACTGGTTGTGGTGAAAACGGTAATGAACCAGATTATGGTAAATATGGTCATAATGATACAGAAATGTGTCATCTTGATAAAATTTTTGAAAATATCGAAAAAAACAAAGGTGAAACTTTAGATAGACACCTTGGTGATGATGTTCCAGAAGAACTTAGAAAAGAAATTGTTCGGGATATTATGGAAAATTTGAAAAATCGAGGGTTTGAAACAGGTGAAATGATAACTATTCTTAATAAATTGAGAAAGACCAGAATAAATTATCTCAAAAAAATTAAGAGAGTTATTACCAACGAAATATTTGGTTCGATTAAAGAAAAAACCATAACTCGTCCAAACAGACGTAACATACAGGGTTTAAAAGGTAAGAAAAAATATCAAAATAGAGTTAATGCAATTCTCGATACATCTGGTTCTATGTCAGGTGAATTTGAAAAAGTATTATCATATATTTTCCAAAATGATGTTACCATTAATTTAATTCAATGCGATACACAAATTCAGGATGTTAAATTGATAACCAATAAAAAAGACCTCGAAAAAACAAAAATTAAAGGTCTTGGTGGTACAATAATTCAACCTGCGATAGATTTTATTGCTGATAAAAAGAATAAATTTAATAACTTTAACACTATTATATTAACTGATGGTTGTACTGACAGCTTAAATTTCAAAGGTATTAAAGGTAAGACTTTAATATTATCTACTGGCTCGTATTGTCCCATTGAATACGATAATGGTCGTGTACGACAAATTATAATTGAGAAAAATCAATAATATTATTAAAAATCCGAAGTTTTATAAAATCGGATTTTTTTTTATCATTTATATTTTATATTTTTGATATAGAATGAAATCTATAATAACATGAATGAAATAAGTAAAATATCAAGTAAAATATTAACCATTGTTATGGTTACTGTTGCAACAATATTATTGTTCAATCGATATGATGCAACACATAATCAAAAACGTGGGGCTACAACCAGTATGACAAGTAAATTAATTTTCAAAGTTATCCCCAAACTTATTGGTCAAGCTATAAATGATAAAGAAATTCACCAAGAAGTTAAAGAGGGGTTTACTGTAATAAAAAGTGACATTAAAGATGGTATTAATGGAGATTTTGACAAAGGTATTGAAACTATTGAAAACGAAATAAAAACTAATGATGCAACTAAAACTATTGAAGATGAAAATAATTTCAAAAGTGTGGTGGTTGCTTCTGAAAAAGAGTCAAAAGAATTTGAAATGTTTATTAAAAAATAATTAAAAAAATTCAATTTTTATTAATGAAAAAAATATTTTCTATATATTTGTAATGAAGTAATATATTTTTAAATAAATTATTTGTTTTTAATATTTTTGAATTAAATAATATATTAATATAACTTAAAAATTTCAATATCATGATGGTTAAAAATGTATATAATCGGTTCAGTGAAATTTCAAAAGATGAACTAATCAGAAGAATGAATACATTAAATGAAAAAGAATTGACGTATTTCAAAATAATGCTGGCGAAATCTGGGGTATTAGAAATTCGTTCAAAACCTGGAATCGCTAAGTCAGCTATTATGAAAGGAATCGCTGATAAAATGAATTTTGGTTTCTATGATATTCGATTATCTATGGTTGATGAAACAGATGTTGGTTTGTATCCTACAGTGACCACACGAATGGTTGATGGATTTGAAATGAAATTCATCGAACATGTGCCACCATTATGGGCTTATGAAGCTAATCAAAGACCATCGATTATATTTTTCGAAGAAATGAATAGAGCTAATTTATCAGTTCGTAATGCAGCCCTTCAAATTCTTCTGGAACGTACAATCGGTTACAATTTCAAATTCACTGAAAATGTACTCATGTGTGCTTCTGGTAACTTAGGTGAAGAAGATGGGACTGATGTTGAAGAATATGATTCTGCTCTGAACAATCGTCTTATTCATATGAGACATGACCTTTCAATTAAAGATTGGGAACAAGGATATGCAAAAGAAAATATTCATCCTATCATTCTTAGCTTTTTGAAAAGTAATGCTGAACACTACTATAAAAAAGTAGAAAAAGAAGGTGATTCTATGGCTGCTTATGCAACCCCACGATCGTGGACTTTTTTATCAGATTATATTCTTACCAATTACCCTGCTGAATATGCAAAGGACGAAAAAGGTAATCAAATTTATGTCGATGAATACGATACTGTTGTAGGAGAAAACAATAAAAAAGCTAACACTAAAATTATTTTTCCACCTATTCAATTGTGGATAAAAGATATTAAACTTATCGGAATTGGGTATGTTGGTGCATCTATTCAAAGATTTATTCGCTATTGTGAAGATTCTCTTAAAATTGGTGTTAATGATGTAATTGACCGTTATCCTGAAATCGCTGAAGATTTGAAACGCTTTAACAGGGATAAAAACAGTGAATTGTTAAATAGTTTAAAAAAGTTTAAAATAACTGAATGGAATAAGAATCAATGTGAAAACGTTAAGAATTTTCTTTTAACTGTTTCAGAAGATGAATTGGTTGGTTATTTGATTTATGTTCTTGATGATCACTTTAGACTAAATGATGATAGTAACGATAAAGATAGTAAACTTGTCAAAGCTTTCATCAAAGATGATAGATTCAAAAAATATTTCAAGACTATCTATGTACACTGTGACAAAACACCAGAACAGGTCAGCAAAACATCAGAACAAAAATAGTATATTAAATGAACTACCGCTAAACTAAAAGATTTAGCAGTTTCCTCTTAAAATATTTCGGTTCTGTTTTTAATTATTTTTTATCAATTATAAACAATATAAATAATATAAATAATGAATATTGAAGAAATAAAATTAAAAGCTTTTGAACTTCATCATATGGCTAATAAGCAATATGCTGGTCAGCCATATTCTTTTCATTTGGAGATGGTATATGATTTTTTTCAGAAATATAAACACCATTTAACACCACAACAACAAGATGTTGTAGAGAAAGCTTTATGGTTTCATGATGTTGAAGAAGATTGTGGTATGAGTTACCATGAAATAACAAAATTAATAGGTGAAGAAGCTGCCGACATTGTTTTTAATGTTACCAATGAACAAGGTAAATCCAGAAAAGAAAAAATTCTTAAAACACTATACAAAACATCAACAGCATATGAATCTATATTTTTAAAATTGTGTGATAGACTGGCGAATATGAATTTTTCTTTTACTGAAAAGTTGAAAAATGAACAATCTGATATGTATGATACATATGTGAATGAATATTATGTTTTAAGATATACATTAAATCGTAATGGTTGGTTTAAAGATATGTGGGTTGAACTGGATGATCTGGCTGGATATTACAAAGGTATTATTTATCCAAACAAAAACTATATAGAGCATCTTGTCAAAGAAAGAAGTGAATTATGGGATATGTATCAGAAATCTTTCGACCCATCAATAGGCGAATATGGTGATTATGTTATACCAGAACCAAATGAGATTGATATACTTGGTGATAGAATTTACAAAATGATTAAAACTAAAGCTGACCAATTACCTTTTGATTTTATCATAGAGACTTTAACCAGCCTTGGACAAGCACCCAATTTATTATATGACGATAATGGACATTTCTGTCTTATATGTGAATGTTTTCAAAATGTTTCATCAGGTAATGAACCAATAGACATTGAAATATCTGCATTTGTACCAAAAAATAAATGGAAAAATAATATCAAAGACGCTTTGAAAGATTACCTTAAAGATTAAAAATGAATAAATTTTATCAATGGCAAATTGAAATATTTTTATATTCTTTTTTTAATAAATTAGTTTGTTGTATTAAAGAACACAATTTCAAAAAATTACCAAACGGTTGTATTATAGATATATATGGAAAAATTAAATATACTTCATATATATATATATGTTCAAGGTGTAACAAACGGTTATCAGAAAAAGATCATTTATTATACATTCGCAAGAAAAAAATTGAATCCATATTATGATAGTTATTTACAAAGAAAATGAATATCCAATAAAAACGTTGATTGACAATAGAAAATATTTGGTTCGTTCAATCAATGGTGATAAAGTAGTATTATTTAATATTCGAAATACTTTTAACAAATCGAATTTTACAGATGAAGATGGTAATATCATAAAAACGAAAAAATATATTAATAAATTTGCAATTACACGGAAAAATATAGAAAAGGGTGAACGAGTTTTATGCGTAGATGATTATGGTGATGGTATGTTAGCAGTTGGATGTGTTTATATTGTTGAAGATATTATATATTACATGGATAAAACATTCAAATTAGAAATCATTTATGATGATAATTATGTAGCAAATAATAAATGGGTTTATATATTGAGCCGAGCCACTGAATTTTCCCCAAATCATTTTGTAAAATTTAGCAAAGAATCCGAACGATATTTAAAATTTTTAAAATTTTTTGATGATATTGATGTTTTAAAAACAAATGAATAATATGAATGAGGTAGAAACAGCGAAAGCAGAATATGACCGAAAAACATTACTAAAAAAAGCTTAATAACACACGCTCCATTACAATACCTATATTGTTTTATGTTTTGTATTTTCAATTTATTAAAAGGAAAATACCCAAACACTAAAAACCCAAAAGAATTGATTATATTTAACCGAAAAAAAAATAAAAAATGGGGATTAAAACAGGAACAATCAAAACAGGTAGTGAACTATATATTCGCATGAATAGATATACTACTATAACAGTTTACATATTAATATTAATAGAATTTATGATGTTAATATTAACATCTATTTTAAGTACCAAAATTATTACAATTGTTTGTGTAGTTTATATGATTTGGTTTGTATTATCATTATTTTGCATCCAAAAAATGTGTTTTAAAAACACTTTTGAAATTTTGTTAATTTTTCCAATATACATAAACACAATTCTTACTATATTAATAATATATTATATCATTAAGAATAAATACCCAGCACAAACTGATGAAGATTATTTAAGAAATTTTTATAGAAAACAAAAAATAAAAAGTATCCTGTGAGTACTAAGATATATGATGGTATGATTTTCGAATCAGATAACCTCACAAAATTTTATAACATTATTGAAAAAATAGATACTGAAGCCAAAATAATAAAAGATGATTTAATTATTAAATTGATAGCTAAAAAATATCAATATTATTTTGACAATAAAATCACTAAAGAAGAAATAATCAGAGATTTTCATAAAATACCAATAAAAGAAGTCAATTATTTTTTAGATAATAAGTATCCATTATTGTATAATCTTAGAGATTTAATAAATTATCGATGTAAAAATGTATTACACTCTATGGAAAGAGATGTTGATTATGACTTAGACCTTGTTATAAATTTTGCTCCTGTAAACAAAAACATATTAATTTACCCATATTATGAATATTCCGAATACGGTGAAGTATTATTAAAATATTTTAGTAAATATGGATATTGGAATAATTCAGATAAACCAGATAATATATCCTCAAAAGATTGGAACACAAGAAGAAAAAGATGGGATAAAGTTATAGATGGAAAAATGCTATGCTATAATTTAATTAATAATACCGATAATGTATTACCAAAATTTTTCATATCAAAAGATGATAAAAATGAATTTGTTGATAAATTATTAAACAGTTTTTCTTCCTTGGAAGAAAGAGCTGCTAAATATGCTAAGAATAAATATATTAATGATTATGTTAAATTACATGCGAAACCAACAGATAATGGTTTTAATTCTGTTTATAGGGCAATTGATACCTTAGAAACAGATGTAGCTAAAAACGAAATACTGAAAATTACTGAAGAAATATTATCTACATTGCAAGAAATAACACATGATATATTATTAAATTATCATTTCCCAGTCGAAACACCATCTAAATAATATTATGAATAAACATTTCAATTTAGAATTACCAAAATGGCCTTGTTTACTTGTTCATGGTAAACCAGTGACTAAAGGTCAGGCGATGGAAATTATAATCCGAACATCGAGTTTTTCGTTTAGTTCAAATGATGGAGAATTTGAAAAAGATTTACATGAAGCATTATATGGTGTTCGTTGTACTTCTATTGGTTTTTTTGATGTTCCAAATAATGATAAATTAACTGAGGAAAAACGTATAGAATATAAACTTTTAAACACATATTATTTAAGAAATCGTAGAATATTATCTTCTTTCATTGGTGGACCGCACGGATGGTGTAATTGGGACGGACAAATTTTCTGTAATACTTTTAATATTGGAAAATATCCATCTGTTGAAAGTGTTTATGATGAATGGGTAGAAATAGCTAAAGAATTCCCATATTTACAATTAACATCTCAGCTCTTAAATGGTGAATCATGTCAAGATAATCTCGAACCCGTTATCGAATATAAAATAAAAAATGGTAAAGTTAGATTAGCTAAACCCAAACATATTTTAATTCAACCACATAACGATGTTGTCTCTAATGCACTCAATCTTTTTGCATTTGGTAGAGAACGAGGTTGTTCCATAAATACATTCAAAGAAGCTCTGATGGTTATAAAAACAAATAATAGTAAAGAAAAAATAGATGAGCTTTTCCAGAATTGAAAATCCAGATAAAACCGAAATTGATAACTGGGATAGAGAGGATTTCATGACTTATTTTGGAAGTGATAAGGGTTTGGATTTATATCAGGAAGCTTTTACTCTTTACTATGATGATATGGTTTCTAAAGGAGAAAAATTTAAATTTATTTTTAGTTCTTTTTTTCGACATGAATGTTGTGCTAAATATCTAAGCATGGCAAAAAGAAAACATAGAAAAAAACAAATAGAAAATTTATTAGATGAAACAACCTGATGAATTGGATAAAAATAATTATTTCGATTGTAAAGGAACTACTATTGATTTTGATTTGTATTGGTTAGCTTATCACAATTATATCTATGAACATAAGATAATTGACGAACTTCTATCTTTTACTCGCTTTATCGAGGATGGTGTAAGCGATGAATATATTCAAAGAGCAAAACAAAAAAATCGGAAATTAAAAATAAAAGAAATATTTGATGATATAGATTAAATTTTCTGATAGACCCCACCACATCAAATATATACATAAAAACAAGTATATATTTGATGATAGAATTACAAAATCCAAAACATTCATATTTTATCGGATTCTTTGTTACAGATGGAACATTCTATGAACAAAGTAGAAATAGAGGTAGAGTATCATTTGAATTGTCAAACAGAGATGTCGATATTTTAGTAAAATTTAGTGAATTGTTTGATATAAATTTCACATTGACTGGTAGAACCAGAGATACAAATTTTTCAGAAAATTTCACAGGTTCTATATTACATTTTTATGATTTAGATTTTAGAAACGAATTAAAGAATTTGGGTTTTAAAGCTGGAAAGAAATCCGATAAAATAATTATTCCTAAGAATATAAAAGAAATAGATTTTATGAGAGGTATAATTGATGGAGATGGGTCTTTAGGTTTCACAAAAGAAAACATCCCCTATATTTCATTTACTACTCAAAGTGAGAATTTGGCTTATTTTTATATTTATTTTATTAAAAAATATTTAAATAAAACAAGAACTACATCCAGAAATAAACGAGATGGAATGTTTAGTATATTACTTACGAATGAAGATACACAAACATTATCTAAAATATTATATTATAATAACTGTCTTTGTTTAGAAAGAAAAGAAAAAATAAAAAATGATATATTAAAATGGAAAAGACCACCAAATAAGAAAAAGATTAATAGAAATAACTGGACAAGAGAAGAAATTGAATATATACTAAACCATAATATTCAAGAATCTATGATATATTTAAATAGAAGTGATAAGAGTATAAAAATTAAATTGTTTAGATTAAAACACCAATAATTTTTTTATTAATTAAAAAACATTATTTTTGTTTAAAATTATATATTATGTTACAATTAGAAGGAAAATATAATAAGGATTGTAAAATTTTCGCAGATGATGTTGAACCACAAGCTATTTCAACTATATTAAGAATATTAAACCATCCTATTTCCACTGGTGTTCCTATTAGAATACAAAGTGACGTACATGAGGGTAAGGGGATAGTCATTGGATTCACCATGCCATTAAACATAAACAATGGGTTGATACCCAATATAATAGGGGTTGATATAGGTTGTGGTGTCATTGCTGCAAGTTTCCCAAAATCCACAAAAATGGATTTGGAAAAAATAAATGCGAAAATAATTGAAAACGTTCCAACTGGGGCAAATATTCATAAAGAAAACGTTTTTGGTGACATACCTTTTGACGAACCTCAGAAAGTTGCTGATATATTTACTGTGGAATTTAACAAAAAATTTGGAACGTCATACAAAGCACCAACATATAACCAAGATTGGTTAGACCAAAAATTAAATGATGTTGGTATTTCAGACTTAATATTCTACAACTCGATAGGAACGCTCGGTTCGGGAAATCACTACTGTGAACTTGGTTCTGGTTCTAAGGATTACTGGGTGACAATTCATTCAGGAAGTCGTAATTTTGGACTTAAAATAGCAAATTATTGGACAAAGGTTGCCGAGGATTCGATATCCAAACCAACCACTGAATATAATCAAAAATTAGATGCCATCATACAGAACACAATTGATAAGAAACTCATCCCAGAAAAAATAAAAGAATTGAAAAAATCTTTCAATCTTGGTATAAATCGTAATGATGCTTTCTTATCAGGTGATGATATGATGGGTTACTTATATGATATGATATTTGCCCAGTTGTATGCATCGTGGAGTCGTAAAACTATGTTAGGAATCATCCAAAAAGTTCTTAAAGTAAAACAATTCACTGAAACATTCGAAACTGTACACAATTATATCGATTTTAATGATTTTATTATACGTAAGGGTGCAATATCATCATATATAGGACAAAAGATGATTATACCCCTTAATATGCGTGATGGTGTCCTTTTATGTGAAGGTAAATCCAATTCCGATTGGAATTTTTCAGCTCCTCATGGTGCAGGTCGAATAATGTCAAGAGGTGAAGCTAAACAAAAAGTTGATTTGAAAAAATTTCAAGAAACAATGAAAGGTGTTTATTCAACTACTGTTTGCAAGGAAACGCTGGATGAATCTCCATTTGCTTACAAGAAATCATCGGTGATAGAAGCAGCTATCGAGCCTACTGCGATTATATTAGATAAAATTAAGCCGATATTGAACATAAAAGATGCTGGGAAGCAAATGTCTTGGAAAGAAAGACGAGAAGATAAGAAACATCGTAAAGCCACCCAAAATAAAAGAAGACGTAGATAAATAAAAAACTAAATTATATATTAAAAATAGAGAATATAATTTAGTTTTTATTGCGGAAAATTAAATTGGAAATTTTCATATTCTAAGTTGTTTTCTTCCCAAATATATTATACCTTTCCATAAGATATCCAATTCAAATGAAAAAAAAATAATGAAAAAAATATGGAATACTTGACAATAGATAAATACAACTATGATATTAATTTATATTATGATTCAAATTCACGAACACTAAAAAACAAAACAATTGACACTTTCACTGGTAAAATATTAAACGAAACATCATTTAAACCGATATATTTAATCATAAACATATATCCAAAACAATTAATAGAAGTTGTACACAAATCTCATATTGAGAATAATTCAAATATTGAGAGAATAATATCAGAACATAAAAAATTATATCAACCATATAAAATAAAAATATGTGATAATTTAAAGTATGTATTAAAAAATGTTTATTTAATTAATAATCGATTTAAAGTAGAAGAATACAATACGAATCTTCTATTTATAATAGAAGATTCGATAAAAGAAATTTCTTCCTTATTTATAAATAGTGAACAAATATTGAAAATAATAAAACCCCAACTTTATTTATATTTAGCATCACTCAATTAATCATTAATTATTTTAACGAAAAATATTATTTTTTTTTAATATATAAAGAAAAAAATAATATTATATGAGCCATATATTGAAATTTGACGAATTTCGTTTACACGAATCCAAATCAGACAAATCAGAATTTGATACAATAACTGAAGATATTAAAAACATTCTTAATATGAATTTTTCTCCAGCTAAAAATATACAATATAAAGTTGATGGTGAATTCATTGATTATTCTCAATATTTGGCAACCAAAATCATACCTACTGCTGTTTTATTCAATGTAACATATCAAGATTTTAAATTCACAGATGAAAATGATGAGTTGAGAAATGAATATACAAAAGGTGTTCTTGCAAAAAGGACATCAGATGTTGGATTAGTACAAGTCGATAAATATGAAGAAAATGAAAAATTTTTCATGGAATATGATGTTGTTTTATATGATGTCGATTTAAGTCGTGCTGTTCAATATGGTGATGATGAGGATTCATTCTCTGGTGTATATAACGATGATGATGAAGATGAAGAAGGTCTGAAAGGTATTTTTTAATATTATTTCAAGTTATATCTTATAACTCATATTTTTTTGTTATTTTTGTATAAATTGAAATAATATGGATAAGAAAGTCAAATCAATATTAGAATTTTATTCAAGTCAAAGTAAATTAAAAGATGAATATGCATCATATTCTGAAACATTAAAAAATCGTCTTGATCAAGAAAACTCTATAAATAAAATTCAAACAGATACTATAAATACTCTGAAAGAAACTGCAAATTTAATAAGAGAAAGGATCAATTCTTTAGAAAAAGAAAATAATCTTCTGAAAAAAGAAATCAAATTGTTGAAAAATAAAAAAAATATTTTTCATAGATTATTTAATTGATTATAAAATAACACACAATCTCACGATAAAATATTTTCTCATTTTAGAATCCTACATTTTTAATATATAGTATAAACTATATAGTATTGATGGGAAAATATTTAAAAGGTAAACAAATTGATGACAATTCAATAACTTCTGATCTATTCAACTTAACAACGCCTAATTCTGGAGATACCCTTTCGGGTGCAACTAAGGAATACGCAGATAATTATGCAATAGGTAGTTCATACTCTCACAACCCATCAAATTTAGATATGTTAGTTAATACAACCTACAACGATGGTGATTTAGCTTGTAACACCTCCATTTTATCAATACCGAAAAGTTTTATTAGAGTCGTTGTAAATGGATTAGAAGTATCTGTTGGAATCGGAAAGGAATGTTATTTTTCAAATGATGGAGGTATTACTCCACAAGATAATGGTTCTGAATTAATTGGAGATTATTTATATTGGAATGGTTCTATAAGTGGTTATCAATTAAGTGTTGCTGATGACGATGAATTAGATTTCATATATTTAATAGATAAATAAAAAATAAAAATCTTTGTGATTAAAGGTAAACAAATAGAAAACAATAGCATAACACAGAATAAATTAAAGTTAGTAACACTGTCTGCATCAACAGCATTAGCAACTGTTGATTATGTTAATAAGAGTGGTGGTACTATTACTACGTGGTCTATTAACAATTATGACATGACAGCTTCAGTAACACTGAATAATGCAGATTTAGCTTGTATTACCCCAATTATAGATATCCCACTATCAAATATAGCAGTTAAATTAAATGGTATAGAAATTAACATAGGTGGTACAACAATTTCTTACGATGCTTATTTTTCACCTGATGATGGTATTACGATTCGAAGTGTTGGTACTGAACAACAAGGTGATAAATTGTATTGGAATTATTCAAATACTGGTTATCATTTAGATGAAACAGACGTATTTGATTTTATTTATTTAACAAAATATGTAGAGTTGATATCATTGGAATTAACATTTGAAACAGATCAAATTTCACAGCAATCTGTTATATTAAAATTAAAATAAAATGGTATAATGGCTATAAATATAAACTGGGGGGATTTATCAAGTACTGGTTCAACATTAAATGGGACATCAGAGTTCACGTTTATTAATAATTATTCAGCTAATTCAAAGTATAATATAACATTATCTGGTTATGATGTTTCAAGAATTAAAGAAATAACATTGAGTGGTTCAAATATATCAAACTGTCCTGATTTGTCAGACAACAGATTAGATATAATTTCATTAAATCTTAATAACAATTTATTAAGCAGTATACCAAATATAAATTCTAAAATAAGATTTCTTAATCTAAATAACAATGTTATATCTGGTTTATCATATTCAACATCAAATTTATATAATTTATCAATAATAGAATTATCAAATAATAATTTATCTGGTAATATTATACCACCAACCAATTATATGACAATATATAATATTTCTGTTAATAATTTCACTGGTTATACTTTAAAAAATTCTGATTTTTACACAACATATCAAAATTTTAGTGATAATCAATTATCATCAACCGAAGTAAATAAAGTTCTATCAGATAATAACACATATAACACATCAACAACTGGTTCTATAATTTTAACAGGAATTAGTATGGGCGCACCAACTGGTCAAGGTATAACGGATAAAAATGCTTTAATTGAAAGAGGATTCACTATAATTACAAGTTAATAATATATAAGTATAATGAAAACAATAAAAAAAATAATTATAAATGAATTATGGACTTTGGTTTATGAAGAAGAAACCAAAATCATCCATATAAACAAATATTTTGATTATGCTGATATGGGAACGATTCACAAAGTTGTTTTTTTTGATAGTGAGGAAGATATGAATATTAAAATAAAAGAATTAAATCTACAAACATTAGAAGAATATGTGAAAAAACAATAACATTATAAATGACTAAGATTAAATCGAAACAAATACTTGATTATACATTAACACAAGAAAAATTCAATTTAACTACACCGAATTCGGGTAGTTCTTCGAATACACCTGCAACTATTGAATATATCAATTCAATTAGTGGTAATACAATCAAATACTCAATTACTAATTTAAATATGTCAGCTTTGATCACAACAACTGATGGTGATTTGGCTTGTAGTAATATAATAGAAGATATTCCACATAGTATTATTATAGTTAATATAAATGGTTTAATTGTCAATCTTGGTTCTGGTAACACTGCTGCTTGTTATTTTTCTGGTGATGATGGAATAACAAAAAGAAATACTGGAGAAGAACAAAAAAATGATAAATTATATTGGATTGGTTCAGTGGCTGACTATCAACTCTCAACAGATGATTCAATAGATTTTATATATTTAACAAAATAAAAAGTTACGAAAAGAAAAATAAAAATATATGAATAATGGAAATAATGTCAATTACAAAATTTAATAAAATTCAAACCGAAAAGATGAACTCTGATATCAAAAAAGGTATTTTACTTGATATTAAGAAGTATTTTGTAATAACCACAAATAATACAATCAGACAAAATGGTTTCATTTGTTTCGACCACACGGGTATTTTTACTTGGTTCAAAACTAAAAATGAAACAATAAATTATTTAAATGATATATTAAAAAATATTTAATATATATTGTGTGATTGAAATATTATTTATATTTTTTATCAATAAAAAAACAAATATTAAGTATGATTAATGTATTATATGTTGAAGATGATGGAGTTTTCAGGGGGTTAGTTACCGATATATTTAAATATAATGAGAATTTTACAATTATATGCGCTAAATCTGGACAAGAAGGTATCAATATGGCATTAGAAAAAGATTATGACATAATAATAATGGATATCATGATGCCTGATATTGATGGGTGGAAAGCAACAACAGCTATACGAACAATCAAACCAGATAGTGTTATTATAGCCTTATCAGCATTGAGTGTTAAAGATTTAGACGGGAATAGTATTTTTGATGAACATGTTCGAAAGCCTATTAGAGGTTATGAATTTAAAAACACACTAAAAGAAGTAGCTATTCAAAAAGGGATTTGGAATAAAGAAATATAAAAAGTCGTTGTAAAGTGATGTTTGTTTATATTTTTGTTTCGTTCTTGATATTTTGAAGAAAAAGTGTATGTTCATATTCTGGTTTAATATCATATATTTTTTATTTTTTCATTTAATAATTCGATTGTTTTTTTTTTATTTAAATTGAATTGTGCTTCTTCATTAATCGTAAACACATATCCACGTTTTCTTGGAGATAATTTTTTTGTCAAAATAACATATTCATCCAACATCACATGTTTTCGTCTTTTATCTAATCGGTGTTTGTGATACAACTCCAATTGTTCTTCATTATATTCATCGACTTTTGATATAATGATGTTTACGACATCATCTTTTTTATTTATATTAGACATTCTTCAGCCAATTCTATTTTTCTACATCTTTTTATATTTTTCTTGAAAGAAATCACAAAATCTTTAAATCAGCAGTAGTTTTATTATATATTCTTTCAGTTTTTCTTACAATATATGTTTACTTTTTTTGTTAAATATCATATATTTTTTTTATTTTTAATTTTCGAAGAATTTTTTTAGCTTCATAAAAATAATGTTCATATGTTCTCCACATAGTGATAAAGGCAGCTTTGTTCCATTGTGGTTCTATATCAAGACTATTTATTCTTAATATGTATAATTTATATGCGTATTCATTAACAAATGATTCATCATCATGATAAAATATATCAATTAAAATATTATCAATATATAAAGAAATATTTTTATTTTCTTTTGTCATTAATAAATTTTTTCACTCTTAACATTTCTCTCCTATTATGTTCATCTATTTTCTTTTGTTCTTCTTGATGAATTTCGAATTGTATATCTGACATATTTAGCAAATCTAAAACATCTTTACTATGATTTTTTAAACATTCCATATAACCTATTTGATGTTGATAATTTGTTAACATATCAATTTTTAAATCTTTATTCTCGCAAATTATACCATCAGGGAACTTATATCCAACACAATCATTAGGTAGATTGTTGTATTGTTTCATTTCTTTATAACAATTCTGAATATGTGTTTCAGCATATGAAATATTTTTTTTCAATTCTTTTTTTAAGAATTCTATACTTTTAGCCATATTTTCATTTATATTTTTCTTGAAAGAAATTCATTAAATTTTTAGTTTAGTAGTAGTTCATATAGTTATACATTTAGATATCTTATCCCATGTTTCTTTCAATGCAAAAACATCGCCTTCGCAATATTTAGCAATTTTGCTGATATCATTTTTATTCCAATAGGTATCATGAACTTTATCGCCCGACAATTCATCTTTCGGTGATGTCAATCCCAGTTCATATGTTACTTCATCCAACGAACTCCAATATCTACCTGTTGTTCTCCAACTATCAGATAAATCTAAAATTCCAGTGTTCCAAGGTTTTTTATCTAATAATTGTATATTATATGGAATTCGAATTCCATGTTTTATCATTTTTTTATTAATCCAAGGCAAATCGAATAAAATAACATTATAACCACATGGAACATAACCAGCTTTTCCAGATTTTAAAAATATTTTTTGAACATTATTAAGTATATCTGATTCTTCTCCTGTTAATGATGTTATAATCCATTTACCATCATCATCGTCATACCCCAAACTAATACATACAATTTTTCCATATTCAGGTATAATAGGTGACATTCGAAAATACATTTCTTCAATTGTTCCGCTTTCCCAGCGTTCTTTATCACCTGTATTCTTGAATTTTTTTTCTAATAACTTATATAGTCTTTTGTCAGATTTTTTCAATTCATCAACATCTCGATATTTTCCTACAGTTTCGATATCAAAGAATATTAATTTATTATAGTTCATGATGATATAATTTTTTAAATATAGATAGTTAAAACTATATAAAAAGTTTAAAAATAGTATGGGTGTGAATTAGTTTCTTTAACCTTTTCCAATTTTTCAATTTTCGAATCAATTTCTTCCAATTCTTTTTTATAAGAATTGTATTTATCACGATTCCCAACTTTAAGAGAGTAATCCAAGTTTTTAAGAATCACAGACCTTCTCTCTGTTAATAGTTTAAAATTTTCCATTTTTAATCGTTTAGAATTTCTTTGATTTTTAATTTCCTTAATTTAATATTATTCATCGTAAATATCATCAATGCGTTATATGAAAAATGTTGACCTGTTTTTGTTATTTGTATAAGTTTATCTATTTCTTTTCTGTATATAATTTCATAATAATTATATGAATCATAAACGCAATCACTTATTTCATGACTAAATTGATCGAAGTCCCGATATAAAGAAGTGATTAAGATTTTTTTATAAATTGTTTTTGTTTCTTTAGTCGGCTTCATATATTTTTAATATTTTTCTTAAAACAAATATACGAAAAACCAACTAAATAAACAAAACTTAATTAAGATAATAACAAGGGTGTTTTATAACCAGATTGATTTTTTATTTCATTCAATTGTTCAATAGACAAATTATTAGCATTCCAGCCTTTTTTTATTGCATATTGAGATAAAAAAGTTTCTCTTAAATCTTGTAAATCATCTGTTGTAAGTCCAGTTTCTCGGATTAATTCTTGTTCCATAAAATAATATTATTTTTTATATTTACATATTAATTACATATTTATATATTTAATTAAAGAATCCAACTTTTTCTTTTTTTGATTATATAAATATAAAATATATATCACACAATGGAAGATACAAAACAATATATTCTTGATAAAAAATATTTAAAAGATAAAATATCAAATATTGTTAACAAAGCTCATAAACATCCACAAAAAAAAGAAGTTAGAGAACATTTTGACCGATTAAATTTTGCCTGTCCTATTTGTGGAGATTCGGAAAAAATAATATCTCGGAAAAGAGGTAATTTATATTTTAAAAATTTAATGTACAAATGTTTCAATTGTGGACATCACACATCATTTGTTAAATTATGTGAAACATTTGATGTTGATATCGATATTGAAAAACGTCTTGAAATGTATGACTATATCGATAATAATACATATTATAAAAAAGGTGATGATGATTTTATTATAACAAAACTTGATAAACTATTAAATTTAGATGAAGTCGCTGATTTTTATAATACTCACCCAGACCTCAAATTAACAAATATAAAACCTGTTCAACAAGGTAGTATTGTGTATCAATATTTATTTTTAAATAGAAATATAAAAAACGACCCAAATTTATATGAAGGTGTTTATCATTTTTCTGATACTTGGAAAGAACCAGTTGTAATCATACTAAATAGACATGAAAATCTATTACTTGGTATGCAATTAAGAAATCTAAAAGAAGAAAAAAAGAAAAGATTTTATCATATAATAGAATTCAGTGAAATATATAATAATATACATTTTGATAAAACATTGGATGAATTTGAAGCAATAGCCTATAACAAATTATCACATTTTATCAATGTTTTAAATATAAATTTCAATGAAGAAGTTACCATATTTGAAGGATATTTTGATTCTATTTTTTTTCCAAATAGTATTGGTGTCGTTGGTGTTAATACAGATATAACATTTATTTTAAATGACGAAAGTATTAAAATTCGATTATTTTATGATAATGATGCAGATGGTTATAAAAATTCTATTAAAATGTTAAAAAAAGGGTATCAAGTTTTTTTATGGAAATTATTATTCAGAGATATTTTAAAACACAAGACGAATAAATATGAAGCGCAAAAAAGATTAGATAAAATAAAAGATTTAAACAAACTGGCTATTGAAACTAAAAAACCGCCATATGATTTATTAAAAATGGAAAAATATTTCTCCAAGGATGTATTCGACATAATGTATTTAGATGGTAAAAAAGAAATAATTAATTACTTATAATATGAGTACACAGCATGAAATAACATTATCAGTAGTAAAACATCATTTATTAAATAGAAATAGTTTTACATATTCTGAAATTCAACAAGAAATAATAGAATGTGGCGGTATATTAAGAATTGGTATTGGGTTTACTCTTGGTGAATATTTAACTGAACTTGAAGAAGACAATCTTATTAAATACAACTTCAGCACTGGAATTTTTGATATATATTCAAAAAAAAAAATCATTTATAATTCTTCAAAATTGTTGAATTATAAATGATTCTTATATTAATTAGACAATCAACAATATACCCAAGTATATAATTAATATATCATATCTGACATACTCTCCCGCCTGAAGGCGAGGGGCTTTACGGCTAAAATTCGTAAAGTTTTTAACTAAATTTAAACAAACACTTGTTTCTTTTCAGTTAAAATTAGGTGATATTTCTTTATAAAACCTTCTTTAAATTTTTTTTCCTCAATTGTTCTGTCAATAGTTTTTTCAGAATCAATGTTAGAGTTTTCTATCGAGCCACTATCTAATAACATGTTTTAAATGAAATATTTTTTATTTCTTCTTTGAAAGAATAACTTTTATTTTTTCAACAAAATTAGTAAAATTGGTGTCTAAATCAGCAGCATCTTTACTAATATCAGAAAGTATTTCTTTAATCAAAGGAGTAAGTTCTTCTATTTTAAGAAGAATAGCTTCTTTTTCAGTCGCATCTATTTTTTTATCAGAAAAAGCAGTTGTAATAAACGTTGCAAATTCTTTTAATTTTAAAGAAACAGCTTTAAATTTATTATAATAAACTATAGCTCCTGCGAAACCACCCACTAATGCAACACCTAAAACTAAAATCAACAAAATTGTTATTATTTCCATATTCGAATATTATTTTTTTGTATATATTAAAAAATAAAGTTCAATTTTTCTATAATTTCTGTGAAAAAGAACCAAAACTTTTTAGTTTCTGAAACCACTTAACTTAATCTTTAGTTTAGTGTTAGTTTATATTATTATTTATCAATTCTTCCAATTGGAAATTCGTTAAAAATTTTATATTTTCTTAATACGTCTACTCCACATTTTTTTAAATATCCACATTTGGAAACTTCAAAATACCATTTAACTGTTTTTATTATTGTAAATATTCTGGGATTTATTTTACGAATTCTTTCAGTAGCAAGTGTTTCATTCATCCAAGGATTTTCACCCTTACACATACATTTAATAAAAAAAGATTTTTTCCAAAAACTGGGATGATGACTTACTAAAAATCCACTAAAAACGTTGTCTAATTGTATATAATCACCCTCAATATGTTGTATTAGTTTGTAAAATCTATTATAATCTCTTGGTATTCTTAATGAATCAAAATTATATTTCACAAAATCAGAATAATATTTTGCGATGTTTATTGATTTGATTAACCAGATATCTTCTTGAATATAAAATAAATATTCTTCGGGAATATTATTTAATATAAATAACAATCTATCTGAAAATTCATTTATGCCCGTTTTTAGTTGTGTTATTTTATCATGTTTAAAAGGTAATTCAGATACTTCATTACAAAAATATATTTTATATGGTAACTCAAAATCCCAATACTCACAAAAACTTTTAAACCAAGCATTCCAAAATATATCATATTTATCACATGTTTGTATAACAATTGCTAAATCAATATTCATATGTATTATAATTTTATTTTTATATATTTCAATTTGTGCGTTCTTAAAATTAATATATAACTAAAAAATATTAACAATTTAACATGTCTGATTTCTCATCAAAGTATTTAAACGACTTCAATATTCTTAAAAATGCTTTTATAGGGTTTGAATTTGAATTTTTTACGAATCAAAATATATCTTATTATAAATTATTAGAAAAATTAAATAATTCATTTAGAGAATTAAATATTCAAGTACAAGGTTTTAGAAAATACCATCCTGAAACAAAACCAACAGAAACAAATTATTTAATAACTCCTGATTTTTCTGGTGGTAGTTCAATGGTTGAACTTATCACAGGTAAAATAAAATATAATTTTGCTCGGATAGTTTTATTGAAATCATTACAACTTATTAAAGAGATTGGATATACAAATGAAAAATGCTCAATACATATAAATATATCATTTGATGATAATAAAGAAGGTAAAACAATTGATAAAGTAAATAGACTCAAATTAATTTTAAATGTAGACGAAGAGCATATTTATAAATTCTTTCCAGAAAGACGAGATAATTATTATGCTAAATCTGTTAAAAGAATAATTCCATTTAAACAGTTTAATTATGCCTCAGATGCTTTGAATATACTACAATCAAGTTTAGAATTACCAGATAATGATAGATATTATGGTATTAATTTTATGGTTTTATCAGATGGAAGATTGGAATTTAGATATATTGGTCATACAGATTATGAAAAGAAAACCAATGAAATATTACAATTAATGGATTATTTCATAATATTATCTTGGAACTGTATTGATGAAGTTCTCACTGATGATGATATTGATGAGTTAGAGGACTATCTGAGTAAAAATATTAATGTTTATAAAAATTTCAACAATTTAGATAACTTCATTGGAAACTTTCCGACAATCAATTTGGAAATTGATAGAATGTCATCGTTGTCAATATTAAATGTTCATTATAATGATCTATTTGATGATTTATACGATTTGATATCAAATACATTCAATTTAAATAATTGTACAATCAATTATGATACTGATAAAAAAGAATTTGAACTTGTTGATGCTACGGTTACAGGAATATTTGATGTGAATAATTGGACTATTATCGATAGTACAATAAATGGTGGTGTTTTTAATAATTGTAAATTTATCAACTGTACAATCAACAACACTATGATTAATAGTTCTCAGATGCTTGCAACAGATGCTTTCAAATGTAAAATAAAAAACTCCAATGTTGATAATCAATGTATGATATCAATGTCATTCTTTTATGGTGGTATTATGAATGGTGAAATGCCCGATGGTATATTAAGACTTGCAAAAGTTGGAGAAACTGGTATAATTGGTGATGATGTTAAAATCGTAAGTGATAATGACGACTTCTTTGGTATAACCAGTCAAAATAATTATGAAGAAAAAGAAAAAAATACTAAAAAAGGTATACTTTTAGACACATCCAAAAAAGGTAAAACTTGGTAAACGTTCAAAAATTTTAGTAACTAAAAATCATTCATTAAACTAAAAATTTAACGAGTTTCTTTCAACAAAAAATATAAAATTTTTTTGAAAAAAAACTTATTAATTTGTTATATTTAAATGTATTTTTATATACTTTTACGAAACATTTAAAATAATACATGAAATATATAAAATACAATGAAACAACTAATTTTATCATTTATTTTTATTGGTTTATATTTAAACACATTTGGGCAATTATTAACCAATACAACAAAACAAACAGAAGAATATGCTTATTTAACTATCGAAAGTGAAACATCAGTCGTGTCTGGTAATGAAACAGAACAAACAAAAACAACAGAAATAATTACTCATGTAACTATAACTAATGGTGTTTTAATAGAAACAATTATGATTTTTAAGAAAAATAATACAGAGTTATATTATATTAATCAAATAGCTAAAGTTGGTTGGGTATTTATTGAAGTAATAAATAATATTCAAGTTGATGAACATATATCATTTACAGAAACGGATAAATACACAAATTGTAAAACCATATTATTCAAACGATTATTGAAAACCACAATATAAAACCAACACTTATGTTTTTATTTCAAAAGTGGAAAATTGATAAGATTTTTCACTTTTTATTTTTTATATATAATGAAAAATAATTTCGTATTATGAAAATTAAAAATTTTAGTTCATTCACAATCAATGAAAGTTTAGAATCCGTAAACGAATTCTTAACAAAAGTTCGAGAAGATTATGATGTGATTGAAGCTGTTAAAGGAGTGATTATATCATCTGTTGAACAAATCAGTGGAAAAAACATAACGAATGAAGAAGTCTTTAGAGAAATAATGGAATCAAATACTAATGTTGATGGTACAGATTTAGCTGGTTTTAGTTTTGATGATCAATTAAATTTGTGTATTTACGAAGAAGAATATAACGGAACAAAATGTCCAGAAACATCATTTGATGATTTAACTGGTATAATAGCTGACCATGCTATAAATGGATTACAAATAATTGTAGATGAATATTTGACATCTTTTGTTGATAGGGTAATTGAATTTATGACTAATAATAAATTGGATTATAGTAATATACATGCACATGAATCTTTTGGTATGTTAGCTCCATTATCACAAAAAAGTATAGAGAGTGGTTACATATCAATATATCGAGATGGTGATGAAGACCCGAAATTTGGAGAATATACATATGAAGATGAGGAACTTGGGGTAAAATTTTATATCACAAAAAGAAATATTAAATAATGAATTTAGATAAATATGATAGTTTTCCTGCTCTTAATATACAAGCAATAAAATATTTTTATAATGAAAAATTAATAGAGGGCAAAGAATTCGATGATGCGCTTTTAGAAACAGCACAAAAATTTCAACAATCTAAAGCTGCAATCGAAAAAATTATACTTGAACATATACAAGATAGTTACACAAAAAAATTTGAAGAATATATTAATAATATTCCACATATATCCAGAGAAGATATTGGTTTAATAGAAGATGATGACGATGAAAAAATATCAAATGGTGATAAAGAAATCGTTCGATATAGTGAATTTAGAAAAGGATCAGATAAATGGGGTTCAATGGTTCTTAAATTAATGGAATGGTTACGTCTAAAAAAAGAAGAAATGAAAAAAGATTTAAATAATATTCAAATTGAAACGGAAGATTTCGAAAACGAAACCAATATTAAACTTTCAGAATTAGAAGCCTTTGTTAAGGATAAAATAGCCAAAGGATTATACACATTTGACATTATAATCGATTATAATAATAATCTTATTAAATTTTATAATTTATCTGATAAAAATACTTTACAAATAGAGAAAACGGATATTTAAAAATTGTGTTCTTTCCAATTATCAAAATCTATATTTTTTATTAAAAGAGAACCACGAAATCTTCGGTTTCGTTTCTGAAACCACTAAGCCTTTTAGCTTAGTGGTAGTTCATAAACCGAGTATTTCTTTAATTTTTCTACAATTCTTTGACATAAACCTTATACCTTTATTTTTTGATAAATGATAAGGTATTTTAATATCCCCAAATTGAGATTTAGTAATATCTAAAATTTCACCTGTTTCTTTATTTTCTAAATAAAAATGTTTTCCATTATATGGAAGATGTTCAGGACTTGTTATTTCTTTAAACCACCAATTTTTAGATTTACCATCTAAAAAATAATACATTTCAGAAGCAAGATAACAAAAACCAGTTGAATGATCTTTTGATGATTTATTAATATTATACCAATAATCACCTAAAATATCATTTTTCAAGAGTTGTTTTATGTCTTCTCTTTCAAACGATGTTAGAATAATATCGATTAAATCTTGTTTAATCATTTTTTTCTTCGGCTGGTTTATCTTCCGCAGGTTTTTCTTTCTTTGGGGGAAATTTAGAAAATCTACATTTTCTACAAGGAAGTTTTCCATCTTTATTTCTGACATCGAACCATGCTTGTGTTGTTTTAAATTTCTTTCCACAATCACTACATACAACTTCTATTTTGGTTGATTCTTTATCATTTTTTTCAATTGTATGTTGTTCAAATGTTTGTAAATTATTTAATTTGTTTTTCATAGATATTTGTTTTATTTTTTTATATATATTATTTTTTAAATATATTATTTATTCTACATTTAAAATGTAAATTTTTACACCAGAATTTGGTATTGCAAAACATTTTCCCAACATTTTTTGTTCCATTACCCATTTATGTTTCATAGGTTGTCTATGCTTAACAACTTTTTCTTCCACCCAATAGTTCATAAAACCACCACCTGAATAACCTTGAAACTCAAAACCTAAATTATCCATACTACCACCAATATTATGATCATAATCAGAATAGAATTTGAGTTGTTTAACTTTAACTGTTTCTTTTCCTATTTTTAGGGTTTTATAGTTTTTTAAAAAATGATTTAATAATTTAGATGCTCCACCAATAACTTGACAATATTTCATAGTACCAACTCTTATTACTTCGATAATACCATCTTTCTTAGCGAAGAAATTTTTACCAAATGTATATATCATTAATAATGAGCCAATAGGAATACCATATTTTTCTTTTTTGGAGTATAACCCTAATCTTAGAGTTGCACCTCTTTTGCCATAAAAACAATTTTCCAATTCAAAATCACTACCATCTTTCGAATCAACGACTCTTATTTCACATTCTCTTGCATACCATCTTTTTTGAATTTTATTAGCAGCATATAAAATATAGGATTTGAGAACTTCTTTTTTGTTTAAATTTTCCCATTCATAATCTTTCACCCATAATTTAAATGAATTATTTTCGTTTTCAGCTTTGTAACTTAATTTAAAAAAGTAATCTTTATCAACACCTTCAATATTAAAATTATGATATGCCATTGGATATTGTAATGATGGTACATATACAATTTCATATGATCTTTTACCTTCAGGATTGTCATACCACAAACAGAAATTATCATATTTTGTGCTATATTCAATATCGTTTTCTTCTAAGAAATTTTTTATTTCATTTAGATTCTTTAAATCGTTATCATTAAAATCACATTTCATATAATATGTTTTTTTTTCAAATATACTATTTTTCTAAATATAAAAAAATAATAATGTAATTAAATATAAACATAAATCACATTATTATTTTTAATCATTTATTTTTAATCTTTTGTTTTTAATATATATACTCATAAAACAAAAAAGTTTATAATATGGCAAAAATTCCTTTAGAACAATTAATAGATATAGTTCAAGCTGATTTGACATTTTCTGGAACTTTACCAAAAGTATTACCTGATAAAGAAATAAAACGTTTGATAAAAGAACACTGTTTAGAATTTTTTTATAAAAACTATCAATTTGCATTATTGAAAACATATTATAAGTTAAATAGGTCTTGTTTAACAAAATTACAATGCACTGGTGAACAATATATACAATTACCAGAAGAAGTTGAAGGACTTGTTCGTATTATGAATGTTGATGATCCCTCTCTTTTTCGGATTGGTATACAAGCTCCGAATTTATCAATTAATTTCGGGGTTACTAATCAGCCATTTTTAACCAGTTTTGTCACGAACGTGGGCGAACTCGCTACGTATCGTCAAATTTTAAGTGCATTTTCTGACGAAGTAAATAAATTAGCAAGAAATTTTACTAAATTTCATTATAATCATGTTAATAAAAGATTAACTATTCTCGATGAATTGAGAAACGATTTAATGTTAGAAGTGTGGGTTAGAATTGAGCAAGAATCATTATTTGATAATCAATTATTCAAAGATTATGTGATGGCATATTCACAAAAAAGAATGGGTCAATTATTAGGTAGATATTCCTTCAATATGCCAGGTTCATTTCAATATAATGCTTCTGATATTATTTCAGAAGCAAGTGAAAGAATAACTACTATTGAAGAAACAATTCAGAAAGAATCAAAAGTTGCTTGGTTTTATATGAGTAAATAATATTTTTAAATATGATTTTAAATTATCACGATTTTTTAAATGAAACTTTAGACTTCAATTTGAACAACCCAGAATTTTGGGAAGATTATAATAATTTATTAAAGTCTCTTAATTGCACAAAATCATTCTATCCATATTGGAATTTTATAAAAAAATGGGTCAATTCTGTACTGGACGAAAATGAATTGGAACACGCACATGACAGATTGTTTGTTGAATTACATAATCACAATATAATACCAAAAAATATATCTTTCAGTGAAAAAATCTACATGTATGCTCATGGGTGGGGTGACCTTACAATATTTTTAAAGAAAGAATATGGCATAGAAATAGATAACCCAATGGATTTCATAAAAAATAAATCGGTTACTATTTTTAGAGGTGTTCCAAAAAATTATTATGAAAATTTAGAATATTTAGCTAAAAATAAATACAAATCTTTCACTTTAGATAAAAATATAGCATTAAGATTTACACAATATGGTTTTGTAGGTGGAAGATGGAAAAATGAATCTGAACAGAAAGGTTTTATAATAGAAACTGATATTCCGTTTAATGATATTTATATATATAACATCGATGGAGATGAACATGAATGTATTGTTCATGGAGAACTCGAATATAAAAAAATCCATATAGTTGAAAATGGCGAAATTACAGAAGTTTCCGAAATTACAGAATTATACTCTAATTTCATTAATGAAGATTTGAGTTTAAAAAACCATGATGGCATATTATTAATTGTTGATGTTCAAAAAGAATTCGGTGATTATATACCAGATAATATGGTTAAAGAATTATTTGAATATTGCAAAGAATTTAAAGAAGTTTATCAGATATGGGATTCTCATGATGCAGTCGCACCAACTTTTAAATTCCCTAACCAAAAAGGTTCTATCAATAAAAAATTCGGAAAAAAATTTTTAGAAAAAGACGTTCAAAACAAATTAGAAAAATTAAAAAATGATAGTATTGAAGGTCAACAAATACAAATAGATTCGGATGATATATTTGTAAGGGTTAAAAATAATCACGATTGGTTCTTTATAAACGATGATTTATTAAAATTATTTAATCAATTAAAAGGTAAAACAATTATACTTGTCGGAGGGGCAGATTTTGAATGTTTAAATGATATTTTTGTAGCTTGTAAATCAATGGGAATTAAATCTTTATTAAATCACAAGTATATTTACAGTGCTGAAACAAAAAAAACAATATTTAATGTTAGTTGATAATGTTGTTTCTGTTAGAGTCCATACAAAAAACATATTATTGTTGAGAAAAAATGGACATGATGTTAAAATAAATGATATTATTAATATTCCGATTTTGTTATTAAGTAAAAAATCACATGTTGAAGTTAATGTGAAATGTGATATTTGTGGAAACATTAAAAAAATTCAATATAGATATTATAATGATTCTATTGAAAAATATAATTACTATACCTGTTCAACTAAATGTGCCTATGATAAAAATAGAAAAACAAAATTAGAAAAATATGGAGATGAAAATTATAATAACTATGAACAAATAAAAAAATCTTTAATTGAAAAATATGGTGTTGACTGTATTTTCAAATGTGAAAAAGAAAGAATAGAATTAAAGAAAAAATTTATAAAAAAATATGGTGTATCGAATCCATCACAAGTTTTAGAGTTTAAAGAAAAAAAGAAAAAAACAAACTTAGAAAAATATGGTAATGAGAATTTTGTTGAATCTGAATATTTTTATGATAACGTTGTTTATTATAGAGGCAGTAAACCACAACAAGATTTAACAATATTATATTTCAAGAAAAAATATAATATTTATATAAATGAAATATATAAAAAAAATAATAAAATCTTATATAATATAAAATGTGATAATAATAAAAATCACAATTTCGACATACACCCAGATACATTAAATCGAAGACTGAAATGTGAAACAATATTATGCACAAAATGTAATAGTTTGTATTACAATCTTAAATCGGGATTAGAAATTAATATTTGTGATTTCATTAAAAAATATATAAATATTATAAATAATTATAGAATAGAAAACAAAGAAATAGATGTATATATACCGTCTTTAAAAATAGGGATAGAAATTAATGGTTTATGGTGGCATAATAATATAAACAAACTTGATGACTATCATAAAAATAAAAAAGAGTTTTTTAAAAAGCATGGAATCGATTTATATTTCATTTATGAAGACGATTGGAAATATAAAAATGATATTTCTAAATCATATTTATTAAATTTATTGAACATAGAAAAAAATATTATTAATGAAGGCGATATAATAGAAATAAATAAAAAATCAACAGATACCTTTTTAAAAGAAAACAATTTAGTTGAAAATATAAATTCAGATATTAACATTGGTTTAATAAACAATGATATAGTAACACTTGTGATATGTTTCAAAAAATTAAAATTAAATGATTATGAAATGATTATATGTAATAAAAATTATACTAATCATACAATAAAAATTCATAATGATATGATTAATTATTTTTTGATAAAATATATACCAAATAATATTATAACATATATTAATTTAGATTTTGAAAATGTAAATAATTTTAAGCAAATGGGTTTTAATATTTTTAATAAACTGACTTATAAATATTACATTTCCAATAATAAATTAAAATCAAAATTAATTTTTAATAAGAATGACGAAAAAAAAATATTTTTAAAAAATAAGAAAAAATATAAAATATATAATTCTGGTGTAATTAAAGCAACTTTAAAATTAAATACTTAATAATGAAAAAATACTTAGAATTTTTAAATGAAAATTTTACATTTAAACCTAATGATAAATCACCTGAAATTTTTCAAAAAACCATATATAGGTTACCTACAAAAGATGAATTGGAAAATATAAATTCATATAATTTATCTGCCCAAGAAATTTTCAACGGATTTGAATACACTATTATAGGTAGAGGTATAAAAAGTTTAAAAAATAAGAATATGATTATAGAATCAATTAAACAATTATGCGAGTTATATCCAGATAATAAAAATTATGAAGAAGCACTTAATTTGGCTAATAATATGTCATTAAAAATGTTTTAAAATTTAATATATACCTATATGATTGATGAACTTATTAACATAAGTGAAGAGCATAAAAAAATACTGATGTATAAAATTGCTTCTTTATTTGAAAACGACCCGTTAATAAGAAAATCAAAAATAAAAAAAATATTTCAAGAAGATGGCTTTAGATTTAACGAATGAAAAAAGAGAAATATTAATTTATATTACAGTTATACTGTGGATATTATTTGGTGTAGCAGTAGCTTTTTATCCAGTTTCATATGCACAAATGGCTGTATATTTTCTTTCTTTGACAGGTTTCGTCTCAGCTTATATATGGGGTGAAAGTGTTAGAAAATCTTCATCGAGTTCGATATTTGCAACTGGGAGAACATCATCAAGAGAAAAGATGATTTATGTAACTGTTTTTCTATGGACAGCTTTAGGTGTTACTGGATTATTAACTAATGCAGATTTTGTAAATTTATCGGCTTATTTTGGAGCTTTAACACCATTTGTTAGTGCTTATATCTTAGGTAAAGCATATAAACCTAATGGCGACCCAGAAAATCCAGATGAACCAGCAGCAACTACTACAACTACTGATGTTAAACAAGTTGCCAAACCAGCAGAAGAAATTGGATAGGTTTAATCAATTGTAAATGTCATATCAATCCAAACAGATTTCCCTGCTATTTCTTTAATAATAACTTCCATATCCAATGTGTAGGTTTCTCTCCAATTCCAGAATATTAAGGAATGAACCACCGCTAAACTAAAGATTTAGCGGTTTTCTTTCATAAAATTATAAAATATTATAAAATATGCACCTAAAAATGAAAAAGCTGAATTAATATATTTGTAACAAAAGTCCCTTATCATTTATAATATACTTTTAATTTTATCCATTCTACTATAATATTTTAATTTTTTATTAGTTGTATCATCTAATCGGTTGGTCATATTTAATTTTTGAAACAATAATAGAATATATTTTTCTTTATTTTTTGTTTTAATTATGTTACGAATATCATTCGAATATCTTAAATAATCAACTTTTATAATATCTTGTCCAAGTTTATTTTGAACATGTACAAATAAATCTAAAGATTTATCAAATTTGTTAATTAAAAATTTTGTATAATCAAAAGAATAATTACCAATAATATGATCTATATGAATTTTTTGAAAATATAAATAAAATAATCGTATTCGAATTGGTTTTAAAATACATACAAATCCAAAAAATAAAAACAATAAATTAAGACTAATAGGTTTTATAGCATATATAAAAATTATTGTAATGAAATACCAAAAATAAAAAATATATGGTGTAAACACACATTTATACCAGAACCATTTAATTTTATAACAAATTAAGTTAATCATTTAATATATGTTTTATTTTTGCTTTACGAAGGTCTATTAAAAAATATTTTTCTAATATTTCAATTTCATTTAAGATCATTAATATTCTCACAAAAACTTCATTCTTCAATAATTGAATAGGTTTTCTTAATTTAAATAAGAAATAAAAATAATTAATTTCCACTGTTTTGTATTTTGTATTTATATTTTTGTGAAAGAAAACTACAAAAATAAACTTTTTTATTACAAATAAAAAAATTACACCTTATTATTTAAATATATAGAAGTAAATATAAAAACAAAAATATTTATATATGACAAAATTAGTTAAATTAAACGAGGAATCGGAAAGGAATCACTTTCTGAAAAAAATCAGCAACAAACAATTAATTATTTATGAGGATGTTCAAGGTAGCCGAATTTATGTAAATTGGACTGGTGAAAAATTTATTATTCGTCCCAAATCGGTCAAAAATGACGATTTGAATTTTATAGATTTAGCAACTCAAAAATATTACAATTTTGCATATCTATATTTTCACTCATTACCTGATTATGTCACAAATCTATTAAGTCCAAACTGGTGGTTTTGTTTTGAGTATTTTCCTGATAAACAACCAGCCCATATAACATATAATAGGTTACCTAAAAATAATATGATATTAACATGTATTGTAAAAGGTTCGAGATATTTTTATAATATAGATGAAGTATTTGAATATGCAAAATTATTTGATGTTGAACCACTACCGATACTTTTCAAAGGAAAATTAAATCCTAAACAAATAGAAGTTATATCATTATTCCTTACAACATCAGAATCTGATTTAAAATTTGTATTCGGAGAGACAAATTTCGCCCAATTTTTTTATAAAATTTTAAATCCTTTAACCAGAGCATCATTTCTTATGAAAAACGGTAATTATAATGATAATCTCGAAAAAATTATTATGAAAATAGAAGGTGATACTCATTACACATTTGAAATTTTGAATCCACTTTACCAAAAAATAGTTAAAGATAATACATCCGAACATTTACAAATTTATACATTGATATTAACAAATTTCTTAGAATTCTGTCAATTAAATGACATCAAAAAATATAAATCATATAATATTACAAAAGATAAATTGTATGTCGATTTTATGTCATTAATTTTTAATGACTACATAGAAAACATGAAAGATGATATCATTCAATGGAATTTTGTAATTCCATCATTTTTCAATGAAGATAAATTTAAAATAAATTATAATCTCTTAAACAATAAAAAGACTGTTAAGAATATAAAAATGCATCCAAAAATCGAATATGTTTTTAAAATAATTTTAAACTCCTTTAACAAGAAGAAGAAGAAAACAATTGGAATATTCACAGAAGATAGTTTGTTAGCTTTTAATAATCTTGTAGAAAAGATAGATAATACATTAGATGAATTATTACAAGTTAATAAAGAATATTTATCGCAGCAAAATAATTTGTTAAATTTTAGTGATTTCTTTGATACAAAATATAATGTTGACACCACTGGTAAACTTTATATTGATGATAAAGAAATGAAATCGAAAGAAAACTCATCCGAGGATAAGAAAAAAGAAGGTAAAAAGGACGAAAAGGACGAAAAACCACTACCAATAATTAATAAAGTTGAAAAAGGAATTTAATTGTTTAATTTATTTTTTTTCGTTTTAATATATAATTGAAAATTTCATAAAACTGTAAATGACATCGAAAATAAAAATAAAACAATTAACATCTGATAACGAACTTAGTGGTAAAACATTGTTATCTGATGGTTCGAATAAATTTTTTTTTGATTATCCTCAAATAGAAAAAGGAATGTTTTTTCCTTCCGAACCTATAAATGGTGATTTATTTTTTTATACAATTGATAATGAACCATATATGTACGATGTTGTTAGAGTTAAATGGATATCATTAAAACGAGAGATTTTAATATTAGGTAAAGCTATCATACCAACCAATGTTTCTGGATATTTGGGTGTCTCTGATGTTGTACACTCAAGTACCACTGGAATTATATTACCTTATGATGGTGTTATATTATCATCTACGATTGATAATTCAAATAATATGGGTGCTGATAGAAATATTGAAATAAGAATAAACAACAGTCTTGTAAACAAAGTTGTATTAACTATATCGTCAGCAACAAAACAAACTTATATAAACAATATCAACTTAAATTTCAATCAATATAATTTCATACATGCTATTGCAATAGCTAATAATGTTGAACCAGAATTAGAAAATATAAGTCTTATTATAGAAATAGGTAAACGAAATTAAAAAAATGGATAGAGAAGTATTTATAATTAAAAATATATCGGATGGAGAAGTAGAATTAAAAGATTTTGGATATGTAATACCATCTGGAGAAACTGTTGAATTATATGATTTCAACAAAGCAACTTTGTCAAATGAATTAGACTATTATTTGAGTGGTAATACATTAGTTAGATTAATCAATGGTAATATTGTAGAATATATAAATGCATATAGTAATGCAACAATAAATTATTATGATATTGCATTAAATGAACTATATGTTAGAAAATCTGGTGCTACATATAATACGATACAGGAAGCGATAAATTCTGTCACTGATGCTTCAAGTGAAAATCCATATTTTATATCGATTGGTTCTGGTATTTATACCGAAGATATAATTATGAAAAACTATGTATATGTTCAAGGTATTGCTTCTTCAATGGTTAAAGTTATAGGTAATTTAACAATAAGTGGTGAAACACTTGGTTTTATAAAAATAAAAGATATACAATTTACTACAACCAATAGACCAACATGTATTTTAGATAAAAACACAAATATATCTTTATCAGATGTTATATTTGAAAGTATCTGGGATATTGACGCTGAGATAAAATGTGTTATAGATATAAGTGATGGTGCATTAGATATAAAAGGAAAAACATATTTGAAATTAGTAAATTCGGAAATAATAAGTGTTAATAACAATAACTATGTGCTTTATGTTCATGGTTCAAATGATATCAACATATTAATTAATGGTTCTACTATTTTAAATTATACATATAATGATAATAATTATATGGGATGCGTTTATAATAGTAATACTAACATATTAACAATTGTTAATATTGAAAATTCTATTATTAGATATAATTTTAATGGATTAAGTCCACTTAATAATGTATATAATATCTTTCACAGTGGTTCATCTTGTTCAACGATTTTTAGTAATACTTCTTTTGAATGTGTGTCTGTTAGTGAAACAACATCATTAAAATTTATATGTGGATATAATATAAATTCAATAAATAGTTCATCAATATCCATATTGACATGTAGTATATCATGGAATTCGTTTATAAGTGATTCTGAAATTTATATTGGTGCTGTAATATCAACTTCAGATATTATTAAAGTTATAAATACGGTTTTTAATACTTCCACAGATACATTACCAATTATTTACACAACAGAAGGTAATTTTGGAGATATTTACTATTCGATATTCAATGGAAATGGTACTTTTTACGAAAATAATAAATTATTAACAAAAACATTATTAATTGGAGACGAAAATTCTATTAATATTGATAATATTTCAAATGTTTTATCAGGTAATAGTACTACTACATTAGTTACTGAATATGCTATTAATAATTTTGTTCAAGGTAGTGAAGAATTAATATATCATAATAATACAGGATGGACAGAAACACCAGTTACAATAAAGGGGTATTTAGATGATATTACAACTTCTATATCAATTTCAAATGGAACAGGTGTTATAAATGATATAAATTATATATCAGGTTTAGAAACATATATGTTAACAATAACAGGTGGAACTGGATATATCAATTATTCTGATGTTCATAAATATATCACATGGTCTGAAACTACCTTTAATTTAGATGGTTATATATCAAATTCATATTTTGTATATGTAAATACTGATGGTATAGTTTGTGTTTCAGACATAGAACCAAATTTTTATAATAATATTTATTTAGGATATTTATATTATTCTGATAATAAAATAGTTAACGTATCAGATACCCCCCTCATATTAGGTAATTCATCAAATCGAACACTTGAAACGTTATTAAATTTAGGTGCATTTATAATTGATAATGGTGGTGTACTTGAAGTCATGACAGGAAATACTTTAAAAATATCCACTTCAGCATGTCAGATAAATTTTGGTGTTAAAAAATTCAACCTATCTAAAATTGATAGTGATGATACTGAAAATTTCAAATTCGTTTTAATTTATCTCGATATTAGTGGTAAGTATAGTCTTGATTATTATAGAATGTTTAATGAAAAAAGTGGTCAAATTTATACAGACCGATATAATAATATTAACAGTGTTGGATTCACTACATTATCTGGTTATACTGGTACTTTTACAAGTGGTAGTTCAATTGTTACAGTTTCTGGTGATTTAACTTCAATATTATCAAATAATCATTATATTCACTTAGAAAATGATGTTTACCCTTTAAACACATCATTACCAGCTATGACACCCATTTCGGCTGTAACATATGCAACTGGTACTACAACTATATTATTAGAAAGTATATATCTTGGCGGGGGTGGAAATGGAAATATAATTTACTTTGATAGTTTACCGAAAATACCGACTGGTAAATATGTTAAACATTTATTTTTTAGACAATTAAGTGATTCTTTAGTTTTTGTTACAGCACAACAATATTTTAATACATATGAGGAAGCTGTTTTAGGTTCATTACCACCAGTAGAAGAATCGTCAATTAAATTTATTGTTAAATTAGCATATATTATAGTACAGGAAGGTGATACATCACTATCCAATAAAATAACAGATATTAGACCTTTACCATTCACTTATACTTACGGTAGTGGTGGCGGTAACGCAGGTGTGACATCACATAGTACTTTGACTGATTTAGGTAATGATGACCATTTACAATATCTTAGAACAGACGGTACAAGGGTCATAACTGATATTATATCATACAATAATAATAAACCATTCACATCGGATGTTGATATTATTTCAAAAAAATACGCAGATGATAATTTAATATTAAAATCGGATTCTGGACATACACATACAAATTTTAATAACAATTTAACAATAATAGGTGATTTAGTGGTTTCTGGAACTACTATATTTTTAAATACAGAAGAATTGAATGTTTTGGATAACATGATTTATATTAATAGTGGTGAAACTAATTCTGGTGTAACAAAAAGTATAGCTGGTATAGAAATAGATAGAGGATATCTAACAAATTATAGATTTGTATTTGATGAACCAACTGAAACTTTTAGAGTCGGACAAATAGGGTCTTTACAAGCAATTGCCACAAGAGAAGATACACCAATTGACGGATTTATACCAGTTTGGAATTCAAGTTTATTTAGGTTGAATACTACAATAAATCCAAATTCATTGTCTTTAACTGGACACACACATGAGATAAGTGATATTAATAATTTACAATCCACACTGGATTCTAAGTCAAACACAGGGCATACACATTTAGTTACAGATATCGATAATATTTCAACATATTATTATGATAAAAACCAAACTAATTCATTGTTAAGTGGGTATACTTTAATTGGTCATAGTCATGTTGTATCAAGTATAACTGATATAAATACTTATTATTATAATAAAACAGGTGTTAATAATTTATTAACTGGTTATTCTATTACTGGGCATACTCATACAGGAAATGAAATTTCTGATTTATCATCTTATACTGGATTGACTAATTATTATCAGTCAACAACAATTGATTCATTATTGGATGGTAAGATGAATACTGGTGGAACTGTTTTATGGAGTGATATAGAGTTTAGTGGTTCAACATTAACAGATATCGAAAATAGAAACGCAATTGATATTAACTATGCTAATGCTTATTGGTCTATAAATAATGTAAAAGATGGATTAGATGATATCACAAGTTTTATAAATATAACAAATGGAACTGGTAGAATATCCCCTGTTGATGTTTTAAGTGGTCGATTGACACAAACACTTAATGTTAGTGGTGGAACTGGTTACATTAATTATGAAAATTTTCATAAATACATCACTTGGTCAACACAAACATTCAGTTTAAGTGCATTTACAGAAGGTTCATATTATGTGTATATAAATGTGAATTCTATCATTAACATATCAACAGTACCCCCAAATAGTGTATATAATATTACTCTTGGGTATTTTTACTATGGTGGTACATTTATAGGTGTTATTCAACAATGCGGATGTCTATTAAATACAGCATTAACTTCATTAATGGATTATACTATTAGACAAGGCGTATTTATTTATGATAATGGTGGAAATTTAAATATATTAAGTGGTTCTACACAAAAAGTTATAAGTTTACCTTGTAAAATGCAATATGGATTATATAGTACACAATTGGGAGAAATATCATCAAATGATGCAAATTCTTTCATCTTTTCAAATTTTTATAATAGTAATGATTTAGATTGGGAAATCAACTACTATTTTTCGATAGGTAGTCAGGGTGTTATACCAACAAATAGATGGAACGACATAACTAAAAATAGTTCTATAACAATCACTGGTTATACCTTAACTTTTACTCAATATAGTAATACAGTCACTTGTTCTTCTGATTTAACTACATTAGTAACAAATAGTGATCATATTTATTTTTCAAATGACACAAACTTATATTCTACCCCTATTAGTTCTGTTACGTGGACTGGTTCACAAACAAATATATTCTTAGAAAGTGTATATTTAGGATCAGGTGGTAGTGGAACAGCAATTATAAATAGTTCAATGCCGAAAATACCATATGGTTCATATACTAAACATATAATAGTTAGAAGTGGTGATGGTGCTATGTATTTATTATTAGGTCAAACATATTTTACAACATATGATGAAGCAGTTATTGGTGTTTTACCAGAGTTGCCTACATCTATTATTGATGCAGCTATTAAAATAGCTGCTATTGTTGTTAATGAAGGATTAACCGATTTAACTGGTCATATATATGATATTAGACCATTACCATATTCATATAGACTTGGTGGACAAAGTGGTGGTGGTGGTGGTGTAAGTTCATCACATAGTCAATTAACAAATTTAAATGCAGACGATCATTTACAATATCTTAGAACAGACGGTACAAGAAATATATTAGGAATACAACAATATGATAGTCATCCAAGTTTTTCAACAGATACTGATTTAATTGATAAAAAATATGTTGATGATAATTTATTTTTAAAAGCCAATTCAGCACACACACATACATCAAATGAAATATCCAATTTATCATCATATAACGATTTTACATCCTATTATTTAAAAACTGATATTAATGATTTTTTCAGTGGTACAACATCTATCAGTGGTTATAATAAAACCAATTGGGATTCTGCATATACAAATACCCACACACATACAAACAAATCATATTTAGATTCCGTTGGAAATAATACAATTTATCATGTAGGTAATATTAATACAAATTCTGTTAATTTAGCTACCGATAAGCTTGTCATACACACCCAAGTGGGTGCATCAAGTATAATTTCTGGTAGTGATAATGGAAATATTTCTCTACATTTAGATAGTAGTGGTGGAACGTTTGAAATTAATACATATTCATCTGATAATGTTTATATTGCAACAGGTGGTGGTAATGTAGCTATTGGTAATCCTGTGTTTGATGTTTTAAATCCTGAACGTTTTCTTGTTCAAAGTTATACAGATACTAAGAACATTATAAGTGCTTATGCAAATGCTAATACGTATATTCAATTAAATATTCATAATAATAATAGTGGTAATTTTGCATCTTCTGATATCGTAGCAACGGCAGATAATGGTAGTGAATCAGATATGTATATAGACATGGGTATTAATTCATCAACATATAATGATCCAGATTACTCAATCGTTGATGGTAATGATTCATATTTAATTTCAAATGGTGGGCATTTAGCAATTGGAACAGCTACATCAACTAAAAATTTAATATTCTTCACTAACGGTACAACAGTAGAAGATGAAAAAATGCGTATTGAATATAATGGTAATATTATAATACAGAATAATCTATCTGTAAGTGGTATAACATTATTAGGAAATGAAACTATAACAGGAACGTTAAAAGTTACTGGTGTAACAAATTTAAATAACAATCTAACTGTAAATGGTGTAACTATCATAAATAATTCATTGACTTCAAATAGTGCAGTTATAAATGGTAATACTTCAATAAGTGGAATTTTAATAACAACTGGGGTTACAACAATATATGGGGCAACAAATTTAAAGAATATTTTAAATGTTACTGGTACTACGACTCACTATGGCGCATTAAATGTAAATAGTTCCTTTTCAGCTAATAGTTTGGATATATCTGGGAATGTAACTGTCGGCGGAACTCTAATTGTTACTGGTAATACAACATTTTTTAACCCAGCAACATTTAATAGTTCAGTATCAATATTGTCACTATATGTAAGTAATAATACATCTTTATATGGTACATTGTTCGTTTCTGGTTCTACATCACTTAATAGCAACCTGTATGCATACCAAAATGAATATTTAACTGGTAATTTATATATTACTGGTTCAACAAATCTTTATAATACATTATCACTTTATATTGGTAATGCAAAATTTTATAATAATGTTTATATAACTGGTTCAACATATTTGGGTGATGTTACATCTGGAGCAACCCAACAAAATTTCACTGTTATTGATAATACTACAAAAAAATTAGCCAATAGTGGATTAAAATTCAATGTATATGGTTCAGATTTTGACTATATTCAAGATTTAACATCGACCTCAACAACACTTGTCACTCCTAATTATGCAACTAAAATTACATTATCTACTTCAACTATACCAGCAGGTACATATAAAATAACAGCATCTGCGCAAGTTAATAAAACTACGAATGCTGCTGACCTATATATTAGAATTCAAGTTGATGGAAGTAATTTAGGTAATATTATGCAACTTGAATTAAGTGATAGTTCGTCTTGGGTTCAATATACTAAAGTTCTATTTATAACTTTCCTAACAACAACTACACATACAATAACATTACAATATTCACAAGAATCTGCTGGCACTACCAATATCAGGGATGCTTCTTTAGAAATTATTAGAACGTCTTAAAATAAATTTATGAAAATGAAAAAATATCTTTTAGCATATCAAATAAGTGGGCAAACAGTTGGTGTTGATTTAACCTCTTGGTCTAATGTAAATTTAAACGGTAATAGTGCATTTATTATAATTAATAGTGGACAAACTATACCAAATAACTATGTTAATATAAGTTCTATAACAAACTGGCATTTATATGGTGGAATAATATCTAATGATTATTTGGTTTATAAAAACTGTATAAAAAGTATCGTAGAAAAAATTGGTTGGTCGGGTTTAACTAATGTTGAAAAAGATTTAGCTATTCAATATTTTGCTTATCCTGATGCGACAAGTGCGGTTATTTATTTGATGACAACAAAAGGTTATACTCAACAACAAGCTCAATATTTTGTATTGGAACAATGGCATAAACATCATGGTAATTTAATAGAAGCATGTAAACAAAGGTGGTATTATGCTAAATTAGTTGTGCCAATGTTTTTAAATTTTTCAGATTCAGAAGATTTGTTAAATACAGTTGAACCTTTAGTATTTGCATATAATGATATGGGTAGATTAGGAATAAATTATGGTGATAAAAAAGACGGTATTATGGATTATATAGAATCAACTAATTCTTTTTCAATTCAAGGATTAAAAGAGAACTATTACACATTAATAACAGGGACGTGGGAAATTTTTATTAATGCAATGGTAAATGTTTTCGTTGAAGGTGTATATAACAAATATAAATAAAAATAAAAATATTAGATATGGCAAAAATACGAACCAATATTATGGAAATCTTATTAAAGAAAATTATGATTGGTAATTATATGTATACTGACGATGGTGAAAAAATAAGAATTGATGATATAAATTATCAACCATTGATTCGAGAAATATATATTAAAAGTGGTGATAGAGGTTTTAAATTATCTATGGATGCTAATTATGATTTCGAATTGCCTTTTGAAATAACAAATAAAATTGAACCAGACCAAGGAAAACTAAAAAACAAGAATAAATAATTAAAATGTTTTTAAAATTAAATGAATATATTAAAAACGTTAAAAACACTGAATATCTTATTAATAAGATGTCAAATGAAATACTATCACATTATCCACATATAGTAACATCAGAGGAATTAGATAAAAATAGAACATTCCGCAAAAATTTTTTTTATGTAAAACCTTTTCAAACAAAAGATGTAGAAAATATATTAAAAAAATATCAAAAGATATTTGATAAAGAAGGTCTTTTATTTTCATATGAAACAAAAAGTGGTGCGTATTCACCAGATGGAGCATTCTCTTATAATTATTATGTTTATGTAAAGGAAGAAAAAATAGAAAGAGTAAAACCACCTAAGTATATTTATCACACATCATCGCCTCAAAAAAGAAAATCTATTTTAGAAAATGGATTAATACCTGCAACAGGTGATTGGGGGGGGGGACGGATTTAAAATATAAACCTGCAATATTCGCATCTACCGATGAAAAGAATTTATTTTCACCATATAATAAAGATGTGTGGAAAATTGATACCACCAACTTAAAAAACTTTTGGTATTTAGATTTAAATATAAACAAATATGCTAATAAAATTATGGATAAATATATAATGACATATGAACCAATACCAAAAGAAGCTATATTATTATACCAAAAAGTAGATATATAAAATTATGAAATATAAAACAATTTCAGTGTCAGATATACACATATTCAGAAATGATTCTTTATTCAAAGAATGTTTTGAATTCTTAAAGAATAATCCATGTGATAGATTAATTCTAAACGGTGACATTTTTGATGTATTTGCACTATTAAGAAAAGAAGGTAATTATAAAAAACATAAATACATCATTAAAGAATTTCTTCAATTAATGAGAGACAGAAAAACTGAAATTATATACATTATAGGTAATCATGATTATCATTATTTTTTACTTAAATTTATACAATCATTTTTAAAAATAAAAATAAAAAAATTCTATAATTTTAATTCTAATGGAATGAAAGTTCATGCTACACACGGAGATTGGAATGTTGCTATATTAAAATTTTTAAAATTTTTCAATAAAAAAATTATAATAAATGGTGGTGGTGATAAAGATGATAGAGATTATATGACCTATGGTAGATTACGTAAATGTGATATTTTATTGTGTGGTCATACACACTACCCAACCATCGATAAAATGAATGATTTATTTTATATAAACTCTGGAGACTGGGTTGGTCATAAAACAGCTACGGTAGAAGATTATGATGGGAATTGGAATTTAATTAATATCAAATAAAAAAACCGACTTTTAAAGTCGGATTTCTTTTTTAAAACCACTTGTGTCTTTTTGAATCATAAACTCTTTTGGTGTCTATAACCTCGATTGTCCACTTTTCAGGAAAATCAACTAATCGGTTTCTTTATGCCTTTCGACAAAATTTCTTTGAGTTTGAGTTGTATCATATAAGTTTAATGTAATAACTATCTCCTTTACCTTTAAAATAAGAAGACTCAGCAGTTTTTATTATATAATTTTTATTAAAACTGTGAATAAAATCTAAATATAACAATTCTTTTCTTTTGTCGAGTGGATTACCAATCACATAAACAACATTTTCGTTTTTACCATTAAAATCTTCTAATAAAAATAATAATCGTTGAAATACTTCATATAACTCACCAAGATTTGTTGGTTCATCATAAAATTTATCTTCTCTGTCTAATAAAGAAAAAGAAACAGAAAAATGTTTACTATCATACCAAAAATTTTCTGGTTTAATTTCAATTAATTCTAAAATATATTTATTTTTTGAATCACATTCAAATATATAAACAAAATGTGATAGATATATATCAGTTGATATAGTCTTAAACTCAAATTCTGTTGGTTTAGGAATATATGTTATTTCGTATAATTTATGTTTATTTGAAAATTTAGATGTTATGAGTTTTACACCACGTTGAATTCGGTCAGTTTTATGTTTTTCTAAATATTGCTGATAAGCCTCGTATGTCGTTTTAATATATTTCATATTTTTAATTAAAAAATATCAATAAAGTCTTTCAAGTTCTATATTTTTTTTCAAAATTTAATATGTACACATATTTTATTCTTCAATTGAAGAATTAGTTTCAGGTAATTTTTCCTCTGTTGGGTTTACATCAACTATATCAGTAACCGAATCTGTTATAATTTGATCGATATTATCAATGTCAATGTTCACATCACCAGCATTTACAATATTTTCAGATTGAGTAGATATTTTATTTCGTTCTTCTATTAATTGTCTAAAAAATTCCATTCTTTTTTTATCCATGCTTTTTTTTGCATGTTTTACCATTAAACCATGATGTTTTGCCTTCCTTTTACTTTCTTTACTTCTTTTCGTTTTAGACATATTCTATCGTTTTTTGTTTTTATATTAAGTATTCATCTAAAAGTTGACTTTTATTTGGAATATTTTTTTCTATAAAAATGATTAATGAATTAATATTTTTATAATCATATATATTATCTAATTTGAAGTCCAATAGAAATTCTTTATCGACTTCTAATCTATAATTAACATTTTTATCAATCCAATAAATCATATCATATTGTTTTTCTTTAATAACTAAAGATAATAATAAAGCTAATCCATCTTCCACTTTACCTATTATATCTGTTATTGAAATTGAAATATCTGAATTCATATTAATTACAACATTGATTTTTAATATATATTAAAAAAATTCTGTTTCATATGGCTATAAGAGATTATAAAGATATTTATATCGTATATGAAGGACATCCAAGATATAATTCTGAATATGTAATTGAAAACAATGTAATCAATGTCATAATTCAAAAACTTGAAATGTTATTATTTACAAAAAAAGGAGAAGTTTTAGGCGACTCTAACATGGGTTGTAACATAGAATATTATTTGTGGGAAACAAAAGTTCCTGTTAAACAAATTCGTAAAATTATTATTGATCAGATTGTAGAATATATACCAGAACTGACTCAAATGGATTATGATATTACCCTTGAAATATTTGATGGTACAATACAAGATATTATGAAAATAAACATTACTATAAAAGATTATAGTGTTAAATTTATTTTTCAATAATTTCTTTTAGTTTTAACTTTCGAAGTAATAATTTATATTCACTAATGAATGCCATCTAAATTGTTTTATTCTGTCGCCCAGTTGTATGTTCAAAAAGAGGTTCATAAGGAATGATTTGTAAAAATTCTTTTGTCATTATTTCACTTATTTGATTTAACTGAGGTAAATCTATAATGATTACCATCAATAATTCTATCTGGTTGGTTATATTTTTTTCTATTTTCATACATAAACTGACCCATATAATAAAAACCATCATAAGGTAAAACCCAATTGTCAGAGTTCCATTTCAATTTATATATTGCAGATGAATCTATTGCAGGTATACTGTATTTATTATGATAAATAATGTTATTAAATGTACTATCATAAACAGTCACTTCTAAATAAGCTGATGAGTCAGGCATTGAAATTTTAGAATAATTCTTTATGTTATTCCAACCTTCAAACATAACACCAGCTCCATATTTAAACCAACTATTAGCAGCTCTTAACCTAAACGTTGGAAAGTATTCTTCTGGTATTTTATAAAAAGAAGAATAAGTAGAATCCTTATTACAAATAGCCTGATACACAGGTTTACATTGAATTAAAGAATCATAAAAAAGAATAGTAATTGTATCGGTTATTATCAGTGTTGTATCCAAATAATATGTTGGTAAAGTATCCAAAGTGTAGATAACTGAATCAATTATATGATATCTCGTACTATCAGATAAGATGGTTTCAATAAATGCAATATAAGATTGACAATCACTAAACATAAACGCAAGTGAATTGTTTTCTATATTTAAAGAATCATTTTCATTTACCAATTTTAATATTCTACTATTTAAATTGTTTACAGTAGTAGTTAAATTAATATTAATATCTTGTAAAATAACATAATTATTATTTAATTCATTATAAACAAGTACTGTACTATCATTTACTTTGATCAATTTAATATTAAGTACTAATAAGTTGTTGTTTGCTGTGATTAGAGTTTGATTAGTCTTTTCCAAATCAGTATTCTTACTAAGACAATCATTTAATTCTGTGTATACACAGCTACCCATTAATAGAGCAAATAACCCCATTAATAAAAATTTTAAGAATTTCATAGATATAAAAAATTTTTATTCTTTTATATAAAAAAGAATATTTTGTTTTAAATATATAATAAAAAAAAAACGATTATGAAAAAATTTATTCATATAGTATTTGAAAAGTATGGTATGCTTAAAATGTTTGGTTCAGCTATACTTTCATTTTTATTTTATACTTTATATTATTATACTGGTTTAATAATATTCAAATATCTCATAATACCATTTGGAATATTTTTTGGTTTATTAGCTTTATTATTGTTTATTTATGCTTATATTATAAACCCGATGAACGATAGAAAAAGTGAAAAAACAATCAAATAAATAATGATATCTTTTATTCTATTATTAATAGCTGGTTTCTTTAATGCTATTATGGATACATTAAAAACTCGTTATGGTACATCCATATTTAATAATTTGAAAAATTTGAAAATTCTGGATTGGGTGAACCCGTCAATGTCTAATGATAATAAATGGAAAAATGGTGATGCCAAACAAGGAGAAAAATTTTTTGGTTCATCTACTTTTTTGGTTTGGTTAACTGACTTATGGCACTTTGCTAAAATGTTGATGTTAACTTGTATTATGTTAGCAGTGGTTTTATATAGTCCTTGGACACCTTTTTTGTTATTAGATGCATTTTTTTATTATTTATCATTTACAATTATATTTGAATTATTTTATAAATATTTTTTTATTGATAGAAAATAATTATTTTTGTTTATATTTTTAAATTAATGAAAGAAAGACTTTTTGTTAAAAGTAGAACATTTATCCCACTCGATTTAGAAAAAATATTGTAATTAATAAATGGGACATAGTTGAGGTTGGTTATATAATGCATAAAAGAATTATTATATTAAATATAACACCTAATATGTTCATCACTGATATGTTTATGACATTAGATGATAAAAGAATAGGTTACAACTCATATATGTCACCACTTTACATTTTTAGAAATAAACTTGATTCGTCTATATTTTATTTCGGTGAAGACACAAATACTGTTAAACATAATAAAATTTATAATTTATTTTATGAAGACCCAGCACAAACTACTATAATAGTTAAAGAATTTAAAAAAGAATTATACAGTAAGACTAAATTCAGACTTCTATCAACAGAAGAATCAAGAATTTTAAAAATGAAATCAATTGGATTTGACTTTGTTAATTGAAAGTAATAAAAAATGGATTCTGGTGTCAGCCTCTTACTGACCATCCCAACCGTATTGCAACGATTAAAACATCTCTGATAAACACCCATTTACTTACGATTTTATCCGTAATGCAAAGTGCCTACGCTGAATATTAAGACAGTGCGTTATCCATACCAGAACCCTAAGTATTTGACTTATTGCAAATCGTCAACTACCTATTTAAGCGGAGAGTGTAGAAGTCGAATCTACGACCCATTTTTCAACGAGCAACTGTTTAGCAGACAGCCCCGACTAACCGACATTCGGCTACTCTCCAAATATATCATTCAATTTTTCTTTTCTTACTCCACGTTTTATTTCATTTTACTCAAATACCCTATCAATTTTTTCTAATTTTCCATGTATAAATGTGGCATTAAATTCAAAAAGTTTTTTTTCAAAATATGTATAAAAATTAAAAACACCCGTGTAATCTTCCTGAGTAACCAATCGTTGATTGACCCTTCTTAAACATCCAGCCATTTTTAATAAACCAGTTGCACCAGAATGTGGTCTTTCTTCTAATGTTACAGTTTCATATTCCCAATCATTAATCTGCAATAAACCATCATCAGTGATATAAATTTCAGTTAAAACATTCTCAAAATCTTTTGTTTGAAAATCAAATTCAATATCATTTTTAGATGCATCATATATTATTTGTTTTTCCGAATGACTCAATGGAAGCATACCTATATTTACTATAACCCTATCAAACATTCCCATAATAAAATATTTTTATTTTTTAAGACCACTCAAACCAACCCCATGTTTTTTTATAAAATTTACCATCAGGTACGTTTTGTTTTCTTAATTTCTTATTTGCATTCCGTTTCCAGAATTTTCCCTTTGGTTGTGTCCATCCACTGATCCAACCATTCTTCCTCTGACCCTTTAAATTGGGGTAATAATGTAATTCTTTCATAACTTATATATTATTTTTTCTTTAAAAAAATATTTTAAAAAGTTCCCCAGGTTGGATTCAAACCAACAATCTTCTCATCCGTAGTGAGATACATAATTCAGTTATGCTACTGGGGAATGTTGTGTTCGCGGTAGGACTCGAACCTACGACTGCCAATGTATAAGATTGAATTTCTAACCAACTGAATTACACGAACATACGAAAAACCTCATCAAAAATTAACGAGATTTTTAAAATATAATATGAATTACAAACTAAAAATCTAAATCTTTATTCACAATTACCTATGATTTCAGAAATGTTTTTCTTTTGTACCGATACTTCTTAGTGTCAAAAGTAAAATATCCACCTTACTATCGGCATCGTACTTATTTATGAACCATTTTCCATATACACAAATTTAGTTACACAATATATTTATCTTATTATTCCAAATTTAAATAAGAACCATTTCCAGTATTCAGCTTTCCATATCATAGGGTCGTTTTTATCCTCAAATAGAGAAGGTGCAAAAATTTTTTCAGTATCAGCAACTATTTTATTAATATTATCTTTATGTAATTTATACCATTTCATTGCTTTAACTATCTGTTCCATCGTAAGAACATCAATCACCCGTTCGTCATTATAATTATCAACAACGATAACCTTTTTTGACCTTTTTAAAAAATTGAATTTTAATATCATATTTTTATTTTTTTACAGGTTGCATCCAATTAGAAAACAATTTTTGTGTATCAATAACAAAATGACAATGCTGTAATTTTACCATCATAACAGCTATCTCCCTACTGATACCTCTGGATTGTAAGTAGAACACCTTATCTTCATCCGCACTGGTGAAATGTTCTTTAACTTTCACAGCACCACCATTCATACCATCCATCAATGCATCGGTATATATAGTAACATCTTCAACCATTTCAAAAGTACTCGGTAAAATATAATCAAAGTTGTTCTTACCTTTTAATATTTTCACAAATTGAATCTCAAAGGGTAAGGTTAATAAATATGAAAATAAATCGATTTCCTTTTTTATTTCATTCAATTCTTCAATTTTACCCTTCAAAACACCCAACTCGATGTTCTTATTAACCTTAGTCATACCAGTTAATTTGCGTGTTAATTTTTCAACTGATAATATCTTATTCGATTTTTTCGCCCAGTATACATTATATCCTAAATCGGATTTAACTTTCACCCAAGAACCACTACCAACATCTTTTCCAACTAAATGAGGGAAAAAGTTCTGAACCTGAACATATTTTTCAAATGTATCAAAATCGAATTGGTCATGATTTGTTGTCAAATCGAAATAATCAAAAAAATGTTCTTCGATTTCATCAAATAACCCTTCTTCAACTTGACCAGTCCATGAAGCTATATTTAAAAAATCAGCTTCTATTTTTTCAGCAGATTTCAATATATTGTTCCTTATTATCTTAGTCCTCATCATATCTGTATATTTTATGAGTCAAAAATAATAAAAGAAATATTATAAAAAAAATTACAGGTAAATATTTTATATCAGTCGCAAATATAAAATATTTTAATGTATAACTCAAATGTGATAAATTAATGTAAACTTTAATTTTAAATATGAATGAAATGTTTTATATTTGTTGCTATAAACATATATTTTGGGGTGTGGTGGAACTGGAAAACTCGACTGACAGTAGCCTTATAATAGCCTAAAGTTGATTACTTTAGTTGATGGGTGAGATTAGTACAAGATAATGTCACAGCACCTTAATCAGGAAGTACCCATTCAAATCGGGTCACCCCAAATTATTGTTTTATAAATAATTTATATATTCACTCACCATCAAACTTTAGCACGAATAATCTTTACGAGTTGTGTCCACCCTCAATTTGAAATGTTCACTCACCGTAGGATTGGTAAGCGTCCGTAAAAATAGTTGTGTCCACCCTCAATTTGAAATGTTCACTCACCATACCCTTAATTAATTCATTAATAGTTAGATCATTAAGATGATATTTCGTTTTTAAAACTTGATATATTTTAAAATAATCATAATATAAAATGTGATTTTTTGTATCGTAATCGAAATAAACTATACCATCTTTTTTACCTATCGACCATCTATCAATTTTCTCAGAGGCAAACCATTCCATATTCTTGATAATTTGCCATAAGAAATACTTAGGATTTCTTGCTTCTTGTATCTTTTGAATTATATCAAGTGTTTCTTCTTCCATACTACCAATCTTCAGTACCACTTATCGTAAATTCTTCATCCAACAAATTATCATGAACTGATTTAAGTGTACCTAATCCAGTGGGTGTAAATGAATATGTCCATCTTTCACCAAGAGTAAATGTATCAGAATTTTTCTTTTGCTGTTTTTTCTTCCATTTATCAACCTGTTTTTCTTCTTCAGGTGTTAATTCGAATTTTGTCATAATTTTATTATATCATTTGGTTTAATATTATCATATAAATAAAAACCACCATCCATATTTGGGTCTTTAAATATTTTAATATTATCATAATATTTATCAGTCAAATCTATCTTAAAAATAAGATATTCATTTTTTATATTTTTAATCTTATCCTGACTTTTAAATGTATCTATCAATTTTTCCGCTTTATTTAAACTCAAAGTTATATAAATTCTTTCTGGATGATTTGTTTTTTTATTCTTTGTTTTTGGTATAACACCATGTTTTTTTATCCTATCTAAATATTTTTCGTCACTCACATGATATACAAATGACGGTTTATATTTTAATAAAGTATCAAACTTGGACTCAAATAAAAAACCCGAATGAATACAATTTTTCACTTTTCCATTAAAATCTTCTATATTAGACCAAGAAAATCCCCTGTATGGAAATTTATGTTTTTTTAAAAAATAAAAAGAACAAAAATATCCTAAATTGTTACATATTCTGAATAACCATTCTAATTCATTTTCATTTAGAACTCCTTCAAAATTTATTTGAAAGGTGTTATTGTTATTATTTATTTCTAAATCATACCAGTATTCAATATTGTTTATTAATGACTTTTTTAAAATCGTTAAAGACTTATCAATAGGGTTAGTTTTTATTAAACCTTCATTGAGCTGATAAATATATTCTTCAAATGATAACATTAAACAAAGTTAATATTTTTTTCATAATACTTAACCCATTTTCTAATTGCATTATCAGATACATTATATTTTTTACCTGTTGCCACATAAGACGAACTTTTTATTTCATTGATGAGTTGTTCGTAAGGTGGACGTATAACTTTTCTTTGTTTAAAAGAAATGATTTTATTATGACAATCTAAACACATTTTTGATTCTTTTGATTTAATCTTACCACAAGAACAATAATATATTTTAGAATGTTTGTTATTTATATTTTTTTCTTTTATAACTTTTTCTTTTCTAAAAGAATTATCTTTTTGTTTGCTCATTCTATTATGTCCTCTACAATGTGTTTCCAATCCAGCATTACAATTAGGACAAACAATTCTAAGATTTTCTAAACGGTGGTCATCCGATACACCATTTTTGTGGTCTAATATTAACGATATTTTCATACCATTCCATTCTTCTCCTTGACCACATAACTCACATTTTCTTTCTTTTATACCTTCTTTATAAAGACGAGTCTTTAAAGCTCTTGTATGAAAAGTGGAATTTTCAATCATCACTTCACATAATGGTTTCTTATCAAATATCTTATTATGACTATATTCAAAATGTGAAATATCTAAATTATATAATTTAATATATTTATCAAGAGTTTGAAAATTACCAGAACATCTTGCAGACAATCCTAACTTTATCACACACTCAGACTTAGTTTTAGATTCTTTAACAATAATACTTAAATGTTCAAATCTATATTTATAATTTAAATAATTAAGTTTTAAATCAGTTGCTTTACTAACACAAGCTTTTCTTGTTCTATTTAAATGTTCAGAACAATATTTCGCACCGTTTTCTGAATAATTTTCTTTGATGAAATCTATTTCATATTTTTCCCACAACTTTACAGACATACTATATAATTTCTTTTTAGTATATATTATAAAGTTGTGGGTCTAAATAGTGCGAAGTGACCCAAGTGGAACTCGAATCCACAACCTTCGCATTAAAAGTGCGAGGCTCAACCAATTGAGCTATTGGGTCATTTGTGGAACGAAGTGGAATCGAACCACTATTGCCAAGTCTTCAGCTTGGTGTATTGACCAACTTTACTACCGTTCCATTTTCATATGGTCACCTCGCCTGACAGGATTCGAACCTGCGACACAGGGATTTAAGCACATTTACGATGTTCCCTTGTTCTACCACTGAACTACAAACGAGTTTACCCATATGCCTACTCATAAACACTATTCATCCAGATACTTTCATCAACTACTAACTAATCATACTCATAAATACTTCTCACACAGTGCCTGTCCGACCCTTCCTCGGCTCATGGTTTTTCTGAATCGAAAATGTGCGTTACGCCTGTAAGTTATACTTACTTCCAAATTAGGTTTTATCTCAGAGTTCACCGAATTTTCACGATTACTTTCAGAAAATTTTAAAACCTTCAACCAACATGTCAAAGAACTTCAATCATAAATGATTGATAATGTGGGTGTCTGAGGGAAATCGAATCCCCGTAAAAGTGAGTCACAATCACTTTGTAGAGCCAACACTACACAGACACAGTGTCCCAAGATGGATTCGGACCACCGACCTATTGCTTGTAAGGCAATTGCTCTGAACCAACTGAGCTATTAGGACAAAAAAAATGTGTTGTGAGGTGGACTTGAACCACCGACCACAACCTTATCAGGGTCGTATTCTAACCAACTGAACTACCACAACATTTTATTTTTGGGTTTATTAAATTACTCATCTGAGTCCGTTACAAAATGTAACCATCTACTTTCCATAATATAAATAACCCAATACTTCAAAGAACATTTTTGCGGGAAATGATGGACTCGAACCACCACTTATTCTCTTTTGGAGAGAGATTGACTTCCAATTGCCGAATTTCCCATATTATATTTCATTTTTATGTTTCTTATAATACCACTAATAGTCCCCTTAGAAGCGTTATAATATTTAGCTATATTATTTTGTGTCATTCCATTTTCGTATAGTTTTTTTATATCATCTACTGGTAATTTTTTCTGTATTTCTTTATAATTTTCTACTTTTTTATAAATTTCTTTTTTATATTTTTCAAAAAAAATGATATCCATATGTTCTTCACCGTGACAATTTCTACATAATAATAAACATTTATCTAATTCATCTTTTAAAAATTTTTTAACCTCAACTAAATCTATGTCATATCTAATACAACTTAATTCAAACTCTTTATCTTTTGTATGATGAAAAACCAGAGCATGTTCATTATTATCATATCCACATTTTTCACATTTATTATTTTTGTAGTCCAAACAAAAATTTTTATTAATCTTTCTTAAAACCGTATCCTTACTCGAAGCAGTTAAAAAATCTTGTTTATAATGAACTTCAGCATGACAATTATTACAAAGTAATTGACACTTTTTTAATTCTTTTTCAATTATAGTCCATCTATTATTTTTTAAATTATTAATACATTTTTCTTTGTTTGATGATTCTAAATGATGAAAAACTAAATGAAAAATATTATCATCACCACATTTATCACATTTACCACCAAGATAATTTATAGCTTTTATTTTTTTAGCCCATTTTAATACATTTTGATATGTGTTCTTATCCATATTTATTTTTATTTTTATATATAAAATATGGATAAGTTCGATTTATCAAATTAAATATAAACTAAACTAATTCGAACTATTAAAATTATTTCAATACGTCAAAGAACATTAAGCGGAGAGTGAGGGATTCGAACCCCCGAAGCCCTTACGGGCTTGTCAGTTTTCAAGACTGATGCAATCAACCAACTCTGCCAACTCTCCATCATTTCAAAGAACAAATTATACCAAAAAAAAAGTCCAAACTTTCGTCTGGACTTTCCTGTCATTTATATGAGTTCTTTTCGTGTTCTACAAGCAAAGAAATTCAGATTTTAGACAATATAGTCCAGTCCCATTATGGCTAATAAACCATTTATGGCGTTTCACTGAGGAAACTATCGAACTAATATGACTAAAACTCTTTAACATCATTTCTATTTTTTACTGTTTTATTTGTTTTATATATTAAGGAAAAAACACGTCTTTTTTCCAAATACTCTGCAAATGTAATTCTTTATACTTAATAAAAAAACAAAAGTTGTATTTATTTTTCAATTATTTTTTGCTTCGGCATCTTTTTGTTTCAAGAAAAATTTATAGAACTCTCTTGTATAAGGAGTTGCATAATTAAATTCTTCTTCAACTTTTTCAGTGATTATTTTCTTTTTTTTAAATAAACACATATTCATTTTATTTATATATATTAGCAAAAATACAAAATGTTTATGAAAAAATTCAATGAATTCATAAGTTCTCATTTAAATGAGACAAATAAATATAATATTAGTGAAGAAGAATATGATAAATTGGACTATTTGGATAGTCAATATCTAAGAAGAACAGTTGAGATTGCTAACAAAGAACCAAAAGCTGGATGGTGGGTCAATTTTAGTGATGAATATGGTGATGTTTGGCATAAAATTACAAAGATTTATATAGACGAAGATAACTTAAAATATTGTAGGGTATATTATTGGGAACATAGAAGATTAAACGGTGCTAACGAAAAAACTACACAAAATGTTTTTACCTATTTTTATAAGATAAGAGATGTATCCGAGAATTTACCTGAAAAGGCTCATATAGTATTTGATGAAAATGGTAAACGATAAATAAAAAATGGTATTATTTTGGTGATTCGAACATTGTAAACAATTCAACCCAAAATGCTTCCATATTATCAGAAAATTCATTTATTGATTGAGGTTTATCAGAAGATAAAACTGCTTTATATATTTGACTTCCTTCTATTTCATTAGTTAATATAGCATATCCATGTTCTTCATAATCCATAAACCACCAATAATCCATATCATCATTAAAACTCGGAACACCAAAAAATTCAATCATTTTTTCATATTTGATATTAAATGGGTTTTTATTTTTACGATTTTCATCAGAAGATGCATAAAATTTTCTTGTAAAATTAAAGGCATTGGATATAGGTTCTAAAGATACGCCAATAACTTCAAAACTATCAAATGTTTCTTTGTCTATTTCAGTTACATAAATACACATATATTATTAAATTTAAGATTTTAGTTTACATTCGTGTTTTATTAATCCACAGTATATCCATTCTATGAATCTACCTAACCAACCTATATTCTCCACATTCTTGACAACAATAACTTGGATATTTTCTTTTTGATTTCATAATAGGATTATTTACACAAATATATTAAACATTTTAATTATTATTAACTATATATTAAAAAACGTTTTTATTATGGAAAAAGAACCCAAACAAGTTATTGTAATACGTAAAGACCTCAATATGAGGAAAGGGAAAATGTGCAGTGCAGCTTCACACGCCAGTTTAAAAGTGTTTTTAGATAAATTAGTATGGGCTGGTCAAGAATCATATGGTGATGCTATTTTTCATGTAGAACAAGATAGTCCGATGGCTAAATGGTTAAATGGTATTTATAAAAAAATAGTGGTTAGTGCCGATACATTAGCTGAAGTAGTCAATGCTTATGAAGAAGCAAAAAGACGAAATATTCCATGCTCAATAATAATGGATGCTGGGTTGACAGAATTTAATGGTGTACCAACCATAACTTGTTGTGCAATCGGGCCTGACGATTCGGATAAGATTGATGAAATAACAAAAGATTTTAAGCTTTTATAATTTATTTCTTATCCATTATACCAGTTAAAATTATATAGATATCATCAATCAAGGATTTGAAATCAACCTCTTTAATAACACGCACATTCATATCATCGGAGTTTTTAATATAAGTTGTTTTTTATAAATCAAATCATTAATCAAACTTCTCAAATCTGATTTATCCTTAGAATTTTCTAATAAAAATTCACTAATAGTTTTAAGTTTATTTTCCATTTTATAATTATTATTTTATTATACAGTTTATTCCTTTAGACTGGATATATTGACATAATTCTTTTTTGATTCTTCTATTGATGTGTATACATTCACATTAAATCCTTTATACACATTTTTATACGAGGAAAATGAGTTTATCATTAAAATTAAAATATTTTTATTTATATATTAATTGTTAATTTTATATTTTTATTTCGCCATTGATATAGTCAATCGCAATTTCCCAAGCACTTTGTTTACAAATTATCTTCGAAATTAGTTGGTATTCCCATTTCATTCAATCTATCCTTGAAATATTTTATAGCTTCATCTTTCCCCTTCTCAGCAACTAATTCTTTCGCCAGTTTAATTACAGTATTCGCCAATTTTATATTTTTATTTTTTATAGTGTACTATGGTAACATCCATATCTACTAATTCTGTTTGTATAATTTTTTTAATTTTATCCCAGTTACCACCAGCTAACCCAGCACCTATTTTATTTAAACCTATAGTATAACCTTTATATAATTTATTAATTTTTCTCATACACAGAGTTAATGCCTCATAATCCACCTTTATAGAATAAGTGCCATAATTATATTGAGTATAAAGGTTTAAAATATATCCTTTAAGTTTTTCTTCACCAGTGCGTTTTTCTTCTTCAACATTCCAAATATTACCATAAGTAAAATTTCCTAATTTTTTAATATCACCTTTTTCAGTTTCATTATCAGTTCTAACAGCATCAGGAATTCTTGCAGCAATTTCTTTAGCTATACCAGAACCCATTTTACAAAAACAGTTAGCACCATGACCTATTAAATTGAATTCACCATCTAAGGCCATGTCAATTAAATTTCCTTCTATTTCTTTAAAGCTCCCCATTAAATATTTCTTTTAATTTTTGTATTCGTTCTTGTCTTAAATAATCATTTTCAGATATAGTACCATATACACAATGGTCAGACTGTATAATACAGTCTATTGAATTATTAGAATCATCTACATAAGTATCTAACAAACATCCGTAAAAAAATATATTACCTTTACTACTTTTTAATTCCATGTCAAATTTTATTGAAGAAATTGAATAATTAGCAACCTTATTTGTATTGAATGCGTCTATAAAATATTGAAATGCGTTACTTACAACAAATGATATTGTCACTTCTATTCCAATTAAAGGTGAATAGGTTGGGTACATTTTTGATATATTACCAAATGTAATATTATTATAGGTGCTATTACTAACAAAACTATACGATAGGACATCTAAAAAATAACTTTTACCATCATGTGTTATGATGCATTTATCATTCATTTAAATAGAAAGTATTTTTCTATTATATAAAATAAAAGATGAAATGTTTTATTTATTGAATATCGTCTTCTTTTTCGGATTTATGAATTTTTTTATCCCTGTAACTTATCATTTTGGCAGCGATATCTATTATATCAGCGTGTGGGTTTGCTGCTATATGAGCATTTATTTTCTTTTTTATTAGTTTAATTCTATCTTCATCTATGAACTCATCATCCAAACTTTCAATTTTAAGTTGAGTTACAAGTTGTTTAGACAATCGTTCTTCCTCTGGTGTTATTTTAGATTCTTCTTCGTCTTCTTGAAGGTAATTAAAAATATCATCAAATGTATCATCATATTCTACATCCTCGGCATCTGACCAATCATCCTGTCTATAAGGTCTGCCTTTTTTTGTTGATGATTCTTTCTCAAATTCTTCAATTTCTATTAAAATCTCTTTTTCTTCATCTTCGGTATATTCTTTATCTTCATCTTCATCTAAATTAAAAAAATTTTCCCAATCATTATCAACATGTTTCATATCTTTTAAGTTATAAATCATTAAATAATTCTTTTATCTTTTCTTTTCGTATTTCTCTAATATTCATCTGTATAAATTCCATCCTGAAACAACTAAATTTATATTCCTGTTTATCATTATAGCGAATTGTCGTATCAAGGAAAACTCTTATTTTCCATTTAATATTTTTTGTATTTTTCTTTTACGAAGGTATTTTATAAAAGTGTTATCATATGTAATATTTATAGGTTTTAAACCTTTTTTAGTCACTTTAAAATAATTATAATTAGCTGGGATGCTAAACATCGAATAATACCTAAGAAAATGAATATTATTTTTTAGTAATATTTTAATCAAATTATCAGCATTAATATTAGCACTCGTGTCTCTTGAAATTGGAGTTAGTGTTAAAATCATTTCAGCAGATATTTTTTCAATTGATAAAACCATCTGATACTTAAAACTGAATTTTTTCAGAAATTCACTTAATTCTAAAGAAATTTTATATTTATCAATAGAATTACTCATGATAATATTTCATTAATCTTCTCACATCTTATAAATTGGTCAAATGAACCATCAGTTAAAGATAGTTCTTTCATTATTATTCATCTAATAATTTTTTAATTTTTTGTTTTCTTATATAAATTTTAAGGTCATCAATATTCTTTACATCAGTAGTTATATCAATAAATATTGCATTTTTATTTAATACATAACAACGAAAAAGAATATCATTATCTAATGGTGTTTGTGGATAATACCATAATATTTCATTCATTTCAAAAACAAATCGAACACCATCTTCATAAAGAAGTTTATAAATCTCTTTATGAGGTTTTAATATATTACTATCTACTGACACAACCAATATACTATTTACCTCATATTTATTAATAGCACTTCTATTATCACGAAGATATTGATCCAAATATTTTTTATCACGGTCAGTCATTTATAATATTATAAAAATTAAAAATTAAAAATAATATATAGATACAAATATAATTTAAATATATGAATTTAAATGAAAAATCAACATCAAAAACTCAACAAAGACTTATGGGTATGGTTTATGCTTATAAAACTGGTAAATTAAAATTAGATGATTTAAATAAATTACTGGCAGATAAAATAAAAAATATCGCAGATGGTCAAAAGAAAAAAACTGGTGATAAAAGAGAAAAAACAAAAGGTATGTCATTAGATGATATAAAAGATTTCGCAGAAACTAAACATAAAGGATTGCCTGAGAAAGTAGAAGAACAGACCATTGTAAAATTTTCTAAATTTAAATTAGAAGAATCAAAAGAAAGTGATATAAAAAGTAGAAATCCAGCACTATGGCATCAAATACGAATAGCTAAACAAACATTAAAATATACAGATAATGGCGCAAAACTTATGGGTGGTATGACCAAAGACGAGGCCAGAGCATTATTGAAGAAACATGATATAAAAATAAATGAAAGTGATATAATCATTAATGAATCAAATGACATGATAAAAACTTATAAAATAAAAAATAGTAACATATTAGATTTAAAATCAATAATACTTCAAGATATAGATGAAGAATTAATACCAGTTTCCTTTGAAGAATATCATTCAGATAATTTTCAAAAAAAAATTGGAGGTAAAGAATACATGAACTATACATCTGGTATAAATCCGAGTAGAATTATAAAATCTGGAGAATGGATGAATATAGCTAATATAAAAGGTGATTTTGATGGTTTTTATAGTTTATATAAAAAAAATAATGTTTATATAATACTTGATGGACGAGGACTGGAAAGTAGTATTTATATAGATAATAAATATGTTTTTTTAATTAAAGAAAACCCAATTAATAAACATATTATTAAAGATGAAAAAGAAAAACAAATTAGAAATTATAACAATAAAACCATAGATAGTGGTTACGGGTTTTATATGAAAGACACAAAGAAAAATTGGAATTTGGTTGATAAATTTGGTTATGATGCAATTGAAATGATAGACTAAAATAATTTTTTAAAAATTATATAAAAAAGGGACTAAATAGCCCCTTTTATTTTCTTATAAAATTCAATATATCGTTCGGCTGCTTCTTTATTATGAAAATGTGCTTTATCTGCAAAAATTGTTTTACCATCTTGTTTTATTTTAAAGGGAGACCAACCCCACACACTACGCTTTATAAGCGGTTTATATAAAATCATATTGCCTTTTTTAACTTCAACCAATTTAAATTTTAAGTTTTTAGATGGAAAATTAGTTCCATATGATATTAATATTCTATAAGTTATAATTATAAAAAGAAAAATTGTACATAAAGAAATATAACCTTCGTATCCAGATATAATATTCATAATTTTTATTTTGTTTTATAAGTATATATAGATTTTAAAAATTGAATATACTTGAAAAAAATCCTAATTCTTTTGTAAATGGTGGAAACCCAAGTGGTATCATGAATCTATTAACAATAGATAAAAAAGTTTTATCAAATTGTTCATCAATATCAATTTCTATACCTTCTTTTTCAACAATTTCTTTAGGATGAAACGATCTCAAATATCCAAAATAATAACCGAAATTATCACCCTTGTTGTGTTTACAAAAATAGTATTTTATTCTACCACTTTTAACCATATCATATTTTGTCTTATATTCTCCATTCTGATTTAACAAATAATTATGGAAGGCTGCTGCTTTAACACCATAATGAGTACCTTTTTCCACCACAACAGTATTTATATCATCATATACTTTATCATTATAGTTTGAACAACTGGTTTGCATAGCTATACTATCAATATTATCATAACTTTGCCATTCAAAATCTTTTTTTAGTTTTTTAAGAAGGTCTTTCAAAACCCTTTGACTTATATTATTTGGATTACCAAAAATATAATTTATAATTTCATACACATGAACCCTTACAAATTCTGGTGTAGACCTACGAACAATTTCTATACCTTTTGGATAAAAATATGATAAGTCTTCATGATGAACACCATCTTCCCAAACTATATTATTTAAATAATTTTTCTTTTCGATAAATAAAGCTGATTTACTTATAGTTTCGAGTTCAAAATCATGTAAACTCTTCACTTTATATGGTGTTGCATATTCATCTAAGTATTTATTAAACATTTTTTTGATAATAATATTATCAACATGAAGAATAAATTTCAACCCATCTCCCTCATAATTAACAGATTCCATTATTGGTGTATATGATATATAAAGACTGTTGTGTACTAAAATATCATTGGCTATAAATGTGTGTGTATCATCATCAACTTCAACATCATATACATATTCATCTTCGAATGTTCCTATACACTCGCAACTTTCAACTTCATCAAAATAAAAATCATAATCGTTCATATTTTTTAATTTCTTCTAATAATTTTTTAATGGTAATATCCATACCATCTTTTTTATAATCTTTTTCCCAAATTATTATAGTATCAATATCATATTTTGTTTTTAAATAATCTTTTCTTTTTCTATCTTTTTCCCATATTTCAGATGTTGTTAAATTTTCATGAAATGGATTCGGTCGATCAGTATTTTTATATATTTCTGGATTACCATGCCACAAATCGCCATTAAACTCAATCGTTAATTTTAAATTTTCTATATAATAATCTAAAAAGATAACCGTCAACATTTTGTTCATAATTTTTTTTATAGTAAAAAGTAGTATATTGATTAAATACTTTTTTATCAATTATATCAAATATAATTTGAGATATTTCTGAAACACCAATTATATTATTTCGTTTTTGATTAAAATTATTAAATTTAGACGTACCAATATCTTCACCATATTTTCCAATAAAATAATTCAATGTACAGGTATATATTTGCCTTTCACAATATGATGTCCACATTTCTAATCCCATTTCTTCACCATGTCTATCTATTAAATTATTAATTGTTACTGAACGGGATTTATTATATTTTTTAAATTCATCTTTTGTCCAACCATATCTTTCTTTTTTAAATTCATATGTATTACTTACAGCTTGTTTATTACAATATGAATCCCACCGATCTTTTCCTTCTTCGTCTCCATATTTTTCTGTTAATGTTTTGAGTGTAATTGAATAATTTTTACTTTTCCATTTTTCGCTTACATCATATGGTATATCAAATGCGAAATTAGTTATATTACATATTCTATTAAATACACGACATTTATTTAAATTTTTTCAAAAGAAATCCCCGAAATCTTCAGTTTCGTGGGATGAATTTTGATTATATAAATATTATTTGTTGAAAATAATTTTAGAATTAAATTAAACTTTTTCTAAAATATATAATATAATAATATATGTTGAAAACTTTCAAATATAGAATTTACCCTAATTCAGAACAAAAAATTCTGATACACAAACACTTTGGTTGTGTTAGATGGGTGTATAATTATGGATTAAATTTGAAAAATCAAACATATACTCAAACAAAAAAAGGAATTTCAAGGTTTGATATTCAAAAAAATATACCATTATTAAAAAAACAAGAAGAAACATCTTGGTTAAAGGAAGTAAATAGTCAATCATTACAGTATAGTTTAGAAAATTTAGACAACGGTTTTACGAAATTCTTCAAAAAACTGGGTGGTTATCCGAAATTCAAATCAAAGAAAAATCCTAAAAAATCTTTTGGAATTCCACAGAATACCGTTGTTGAATTTGAAAACAACTTGTTGTATATACCTAAATTCAAAAAAGGAATTAAAATTATCATTGATAGAAAATTTGAAGGTGAAATAAGGTCTTCAACTATATCAATGAAAACAAATGGAAAATATTACATCTCTATATTAGTTGAAATTAATCAAGAATTACCAAGAAAAAAACCTATTGACGAGAAGCAAGCAATAGGAATTGATTTGGGTATTAAATCATTTTTAGTTACTTCAGATGGTTTAGTGATTGATAATTCAAAACATTTAAAAAAATCATTAAGAAGATTAAAAATTAGACAGAGAAAACATTCAAAAAAAGTGAATGGTTCTAATAATAGAAAAAAATCCGTTCATATTTTGTCATCTATACATGAAAAAATTTCAAATAGAAGGACTGATTTTCTGCACAAAACATCTAAATTTTTGATAGATGATTATGATACACTATGTTTAGAAACACTGAATGTTTCTGGGATGATTAAGAATCATAATTTAGCGCAGTCTATATCGGATGTTAGTTGGAGTGAATTCAATAGGATGTTAGATTACAAATCAGAATGGTATGGAAAAAATATAATTAGAATTGGACAATTTGAACCTTCAAGTAAAATGTGTTCTGTTTGTGGTTATATTAAATCTGATTTGAAATTATCCGATAGAGAATGGATATGTCCTAAATGTGGAACTAAACATGACAGAGATGTAAACGCATCAAATAATATTAAAAATTTTAGTTTTGTGAAAAATAATACCTCTGGAACGGAGGAAATTCACGCTTCGGGAGTTATGAATTCGGTTACGAGTTCAGCCCAAGAAACCACTAAATCTTTAGTTTAGTGGTAGTTCATTAATAGCTAATATTTTATCTAATTTTAAAATATCTCTTGGTTTAATTTCTATTTTTTTATCATTTCTAAAAACTATCATTGAATGGTCATTGGTTACTATAATCTCTTTACCTGATTTAGTTTTTAATTTCCACTTTTCTTTTGAGACTTTATGTCTTATTATTCTCTTAACAGGAACATAATATAAACCTTCATCTTCTGACCAGTTCAAAATTTTATCATCAGTTTTTACGGATTCATGCCCTTTTAATGTAACACCAGCCGAACCATTTTTTATATTTTTATTATACCAATCTTCTACTATTATATTTTCCCCATATACATTTATAACTGTCTGATTATGAACGCTATCCGTGTCCCCATATATGGTTACAGGGTTTTTACCTTTGTATGCAATAAAACCTTCGTAATCAGTATCACCTTCTTTTGTAAAAATTGGGTTTTCATCTAATTGTTTTACATTATTAAAATCGTGAACAAAATATTCATATTGGATATCAATACCTTTATTATTATCAATGTTGTTTATTTTTTTTATTTCATTTGCATTTAAATCACGTACTTCAAGTAATTCGACTAAAGAATTCTTAGGATATCCAAGTTGATTTAAATTTCTATCATAAAAACAAAACATATTGTTTTCGACCCCAATATATTCCATGCCTAATAACGCATGTGCTTCTGTATCATTATGCCAATCATAATAAAAATATTGTTCGATTTTATTGAGCATAAATTGAATAACATCTCGACCATGTGCTGTTATTGCATTGGCTATATCAGCATTAGAACAAACAAAATGTTTATTAGCAAAAGCCCCATATGTTCCATTTAACGTCAGCTTTAATGCCAACTGCATAGCCTTATTATAATCATATTCTTTTTTCTTGAAATATATAAGGCTTTGTAATTCTTTTATTCTATTTTTCTTAACAGATAAATCTTCACCAGTCATTATGAAATGTATTTTATTTAATATATAATATTAAAGTATAAAAGTTTATAAATGCCAAAAAAAATTTCTAATGAATCCTTAATAATTAAAGCAAAAAAAATACACAGTGATAAATTTGAATATTTAGGATTCGAAATGATAAAACATCGAAAATATTTCATTTTGAAATGTAACGACTGTAATTTTACCTTTAAACAATATGTATATAGTCATTTACGAGGTATAAGTTGTCCTAATTGTGCTGGAAATATCAAGCTTAATATTCATAAAATCAAACAAAAAGGTAACACTCAAAAATATGAATATATTAAATTATTAGACAATAATAGGATTCAGATAAAATGTAAAAAATGTAATCATATTTTTACACCGTTAATTGATAATCATTTGAATAAAAAATCTGGGTGTCCTAAATGTGCTGGTAATTATAACTTCAATTTAGAAGAAATAAAAGAAAAAGGTATATTAATTCACGGAGATAAATATTTTTATTTAGATATAATTCATAAAAATAAAGTTAAATATATTAAACTTAAATGTAAAAAATGTAATCATATTTTTAATCAAATAATAGACAATCATTTAAATAAATTAAATGGGTGTCCAATTTGTAAAAGTAAATCTAAGGGAATTGAACAGATAGAAACACACTTAAAAAATAATAACATAAAATATAATCGAGAAAAATCTTTCGATGACTGTATATTTATTAGAAAATTATATTTTGATTTCTATTTACCAGAACAGAATGTGTTAATTGAATTTAATGGGAGACAACATTATAAATCGATAAGTTATTTTGGTGGAAAAGAAAGTTTCGAAAAACAAATAATAAGAGATAATATTAAAGTTAATTATTGTAGTGAAAATAATATTAAATTGTTGATAATTACTTATAAAGAAATTAAATATATATATAATATATTATATTATATGATTTTATAAAAAAAAGCAGGGAAATCATATACTTCTCTGCTGTCCACCCAAAATTCAACCAAAACCTAACCCAATTTTTTTACAAATGTTGTTTTAGTAGATTTTTAGAACGTTGTTTCATTTTCTTCAATGTTTTATCTTTTATCTGGCGAATACATTCTTTTGATATATCATAAAACTCTGATATTTCTTCTATTGACTTTTTTTCTTGACCAATTCCGAACGACATTTTGATTATGTTTTTTTCTCGTTCACTCAACGTTGAAATAACGCTATTTAAATCAATAGATAATGATGATTTTAAAGACGTTTTGTCAGGGGATATAGATTCTACATCTTCTATTAAATCCACGAATGTTGTGTTTTCATCTTCAATAATTGGAGCATCTAAAGATATTGGTCTTTTATCAGCAAAAAATACATTTTCCATACCATTTAAAGAAAATTCGTCTTCGAACTCATAATAATTAGTTTCTCGTTCGAGTTCTTGACTTTTTTTATTTAAAATTTTATTGATTTGGTTTAATTTACCAATCTGATTTAAAGGTAATCGAACAATTCGAGAATTTTCAGCCAATGCTTGAAGAATACACTGTCTTATCCACCAAACTGCATAAGAAATAAATTTGAAGCCTTTTGTGTGATCAAATTTTTCTGCTGCTTTAATAAGACCCAAATTACCTTCATTTATTAAATCTGATAATGTTAAACCTTGATCTTGGTATTGTTTAGCGACAGATACGACAAAACGCAAATTTGCTTTAACTAATCGATGCAGAGCATCTTTATTACCAGTTTTTATTTTTATGGATAATAATGTTTCTTCATCAGAATTTATTAAATCTAACTCTGATATATCATTTAAATATTTTTCAATTGAAGGAGATTCATGCCGTCTGGTTATTTTAGGTGAAATTTTTAATTGTCTCATTTGTTTTGAAATTATGAGTGTGTAAAAATAATGAGACAAAAATAAAAAATAAAAACAATATACCAAATAAAAACTTATTTTATTTTATACACGATTTTATATTTTCCATTATCTTGTAATTCAACTGAAACAATTTTAAAATTTGCAGATATACTATCCATCTGACTAACAGACGCATTTTTCATAGTATGAATTGTTACATCATAATTATCATCTTCTCCAGTTTTTTTTACATTAATATAACTTGTAGAACTCAAATTATCAGGTATTGAATTTAATTCATTAATAGCTGATTTCACAGTTTGATTAATAAGTCTTTGATTATCTTCTTGTCTTAATAATAATGCACTTTTTAATAGACCTTTATTTTCTTTACCATAATCTATTAAAATTTCCATTTGACCTTGTACAAACCCTTGATAAGAAGACATTAAAGTCGAAATTGTTAATAAATTTGTAGTCATATCTTTTTTAACGAATTTAAATCCAGAATCAACTTTAGTATTCAAAACTGTTATTTTAGAATCCACTTCTTTAATATATTGTTGATTAATCATTACTTGTTTTTCAATATTAGATATTTTATTAAATCTATCGCTTTTTAATGTTCCTAACGTAAATGCACCAATTATACTAAAAAAAGAAATATAAATAATCCATTTTATAATGATTTTTGATTTTGCTGGATTAACAGCAAAGTCATCAAAAAATTCCTTAACATATTTCATATTCAATAATATTTTTATTATATATATATTAAAAAATATTGTCGAATTTTATATATATCATTATGGATAATAAATTAAAAACCGAAATTATAAGAAAAATCAAAAAATTGTTAAATGAATATTTATCATATAATGTTGATATAAAACGGTTAAGAAAATATTTCAATAATAAAACATCTTTTAATAATTTATTAAAGGATATTAGTTATTATGGAAAGAAAGAGTTTGATGATGATTTAGATTATAGAAAAAATATAAAAAAAATTCTTAATGACATAATAGATGATAAAGAAGCAACAATAAAAGATAAAAAAACAAATGAAGGTGTCATCCTAAAATATAATGACTTTATAAAAAATAATATTATTTAAATGAAAATCAAAAAATTTAAAGAATATAATATATTCGAAAATTTTTATATACCCAATGTTACTATTGAGGAATTTTTGACAAACGTGGAATATGCTACTGATATTCATAAAACTGCTATCGAAAAAAAATTTAATACATATAAACAATATATTGATATTCTTGATGAGAAAAAACATTTAATGAAAGTAAACGATATTACAGGTGATATATTAAACAACAATAGAGTTATTCTAAACGTGTATTGTTTTCATAGTGATGAGATCGATAAAATAAAAGAAAACATGACAAATTATTGTATTAACACTTTTTATAGTGAAATGCCTACAAATATTACAATTTTTAATATAAATGTATCTCCATTAACTTTTATCAATAAAGAAGCATTAACAAATTTATTCACAGAAAAAATATCCAAAGATGATGTGTTAAATATTATGTCAGTTTTATTAAAAGCAGATTTAGATGGCGCACAAAACGATTTTGTAATATGGAGAAAAAAAGACATTTAAAATTAAACGAAGAATATAATCAAACATACTTCTCTGATGATCTAAGGTCAGATATGGTCGAAGATGTATTTAAAAAAATTCAAAGTGGTGATGTAGATGAATTGGAATTTCATATCGATGAACCAAATTATGACGAGTTGTTAGACCCTTGGGATGGTTACGAATATCAGACATTTATACAATATGTACCAGATGAAAATAAAATCATTTATTTTGAAGGTTGGTCAAAAGAATGTTGGAAATCATTGTATGCTAAACCAGAATATAAAGGTATTAAAAAAGAAGCTGCAATGAACAACCACTAAACTAAAGACTTAGTGGTTTCAGAGTTAAAATAACTCATTTCTTTAATTACTTCACAGTTTATGCCAGATAAATCTGGTCTTATTTCCACAAGCTACACATTCACCAGCTTTTCTTCGTCTTTTCACTTTTGCTTGAAATTTTTTTGACATTGTTCCAGAATCACAATTGAAAGAATAACAATAAGGACACAAGTCCTCAGATATAGTACCATATTTCTTTATTCCTCTGGGTTTTCTTTCTTTTTTTCATATTATATAGTATAATTATACCAAACTGTTTCAATCTTAGTTTTTGGAACTCTATTACCATCAACTGTATTAACAATAAATTGTTGTTTTTTGAAATTATTATCCGTTAATTTATTATACAGTTCACAATCATATCCACTTATTAATATTTTTGCTTTTTTGATATTTATTACCGTATCTAAAAAAAATATATGACCTTCTCTATTTAAATCAAACTTATAACGAGTACTACTTGTTCGAGTGCTTTGTTCATAAGGTGGGTCACAAAAAAACATCACATTCTCTCTATCATATTTTTTTATTAACTCAAAACCATCTTCATTTAAAACAATAAGATTAGATAATCTTTGATGTAATTCAGGTAATCTATCAATAGCACTTAAAAAGTCAGATACTGATTTACTCATGTTTCTTCTAATAATAGTATTGACACTTAAACCCCCAATTCCATTTCGACTTGTTCTGTTAACATAAAAAAAATAAAACGCTCTATCTAAAATAGATAACTCAGGATTCTTTAATAATTCTTTATATTCTTTACGTATATCTGCACAATAATATGTTAAATCACATTTTTGTTTAAATTGTTCAAATAAAACTTTATCTGAAATGACTTTATATAACGAATATACATTTTTTTCTAAATCATTATAAATTTCAACTGGTGTTATCGTTTTTTTTATTCCAATAGTAAAACTTCCTGAAAATGGCTCTATATATGTGTCATAACTGCCTGTTTTTGGAAAATATTCAATAATATTTTTAAACATAGTGCCTTTTCCACCAAAATATCGGATAGGTGAATTCATAAATTCATATTTTTTATTTTATTTATTCTTTCAACAACAAATTCAAATTGTGATTTAATTAATTCACTTCCAATGAATAGTCTATTATTCATAATAGCACTTTCTTGTGTTGTTCCTGTTCCAGTGAATGGGTCATATACAATGTCATTCTCATTTGAGAAATTTAATATTATTTTATCCACTAATTCTCTTGGAAACACTGCACCATTTTTATTAGATAATTTTTTTCCTCGTTTTATTTTCCACACGTTAGATAATTCACCTCTGTTAAAATTATAATTAGTAAATTGTCTGGATATTGAATTATCACCCAATACCAATATCATTTCAAATTGAGAGTTAAATACACCAGCTTTCATGGCAGGTTGGGAATTAACTTTATCCCAAATAATAATATCTTTTATATATTCATTAAAATCTCCAATCAATTTAAAAAAAGCTCTTTTACTGCCAGTCACTATTTGTATAACATAAAATGATAATTCACTTACTCGAATAATTTCTTTTAAAATATCATAATGTAATTTATAAAAATCATCTATTGGTAAATTATCATCGAAATTATCATATTTTGTTGAAAATTCTTCTTTAATTATTTGTCTACTGCAATATTCACCTTTTCTAATTCTTAGGTTCATATTATATGGGGGTGAAGTTACTATGAGATTAACAAATTTATCTGGTATACGACCCATTGTATCCAAGCAATTTTCATTATAAATTTTATTTATTTCAATCATATCTACACCAGTAGAGTTTTTAATTTAAAACAAACTATTCATTTTAAATAAATTATCGGAATCATCTTCTTTCTTATATTTTTCCAAATAAGAAATATCAACAGTCCATTGTTTATCAGAACGTTTTTCCCATATTTTAAATGATTCGATGATATAATTATCAGCTTCAGTTGCAGTTATTTTATTAACTTTCATCAATTGCCTAATAACATCAGGTTCTTTACCATTAATTCTGGCCAAGCCAACATGTTTAACCTGATGACATTTAGGACAAAGTGCTATTAAACCAGTTAATTTTTGAATATGTAATATGTCATCATATTCCCATATTTCATGACATTCAACTGAATATTTACGTCCTTGTTTTGTTCCTTTATCACCACAAATCTCACATACATTACCAGCCTTTTTATAACATTTTCTTCGTATTACATTCCATTCGGTAGATGTGACTGCACTTCTGACATTATTATAAAATGATGTCTCTGGAACAAGTTCTATTGTTAGTTTATACATTAGTCTAAAGATTCAATTTCTGAATCACTATTAAAAAGTTTCATCCTAACTTCTTTCCTTTTATCAATCTCGCTATCGATGAAATTTTTTCGTTCTATAAATTGTTTTAATCTATCTGTGTCACTGTTATAAATATCAAAAACAAAACCTTCTTCATCATCCCGACAATCTATAATACCTATAATATACTCAATATTATTCTCGGCCTTCTTGATAGCCAAGGCTAAACCCAATGGGTGAAGAAACCTTATATTTAATTCCTGTAAATATCCCTTTTCACGGAATTCTTTAGGATTTATAAATTTTGTTTTACTCAATGTTTTATTTTAATATATAAGATTATGATAAAAAAGTTTGAAGAATATATTAAAGAAAATTTTAAATCTGACCCAATTTTAATTGGTGATAAAACGTATTATATAGAAACTGCAATAAAAGATAATAAATTAAATGTATATTTATTATATAATGGAAATTTGTATGAGGAATTATCGGTGATTATACCTAAATCCGATGATATAAACAAAGATGAATTTTTTCTTAATCCTAAAGTTAGATATAGTATTGTAAACACACTCGAAGACAGAAGTATCATTCAAAAATTGAGTAAACAAGCCAAAGCTGGTGATAAAACAACATTTCTATATTGTATAGTATGAACCGATGAATTTTATATTTTTCATAATCGAACTGCGTTACAAAGATATTAAATTTTCTAATCCTATTATAGTTTTCATAATAATTTGTTTCTTATTTAACGTCAAAGTTTCGTTAATTGTAAATTATTTTAGTTAAAAATATAAGAGTCGCCCTAAAAAATATTCAATTACTAATTCCGTTCTTTTTACTCAAGTTAATCAGTATGCACCATCAGACAACTAATCAGGTATTTTAATTTTTTCGTGATTGAGTTTTTGCCATTCTGCAAACTCATCAATTCTTGCTTCAATATCTCTATAATGTTCATTTGAACAAATTTCTTCACACATCCCTGTAAGCGATAATAGTGTCTAAAGAAACTTTATCTTTTGTAGTTAGTACAAATACTACGATAGTGCTTCGATTAAATTTATTTAATTCTTTTTAATTGTATATATAAATATTTTTTATATTTTTGTGAAAGAAAACCATAAATTTTTAAAATATTTTCAAAAATAGTAAAAATTATATTATAAAAAAATTAATATATAATTACAATTAAAAATTAATTTAAAAACAAATGGACAGTGATAGTGATAAGCGACAGAAGAAAAAAAATAGCAATTGTTTGTCTTTTTTTAGGAACGTTCTTCAATCCATTTGGATACGATGCTATTCTGTACAAACTAATACAATTGACGGGAAATTATTGGCTTTCAATTTCGGTTTTTTACCTGCTGTCGGCATTGTTTTTTACATTATACTTCTTGTACTCTAAACAAAACCCACTAAATATTTTTAAGAAGAAAAAAGGTGATGATTATACCATTTAATCTTTTATAATTTTTAATAATTTTTCTAATTGTTCAATTACATATCCAGCATCACGGTTGTGAAAATTGCATTTTCCACTATATTTATTTAAATCGAAAGAATCAAATTTTGGGTCGTCTTTAACAAGTTTTTCATCATCAAATCTTCCAAAAACTGAATAAATTTTATCATCATCGTCTGTGTGTAATGAGGCAGTGAATTTACCATATTTTTTAGATGTAAATTCATATTTAATATTATATTCGGTTTCTTTCTTAACACCACCATACTGTTTAAGGATTTTTTCAACATCTTTAAAAAACTTCTGTTGAGATTTCTTAGATTCGTTTAAGAAAGAATTATAATTTATTATCTTTTTCATATAAACCAATATTTTTATGGTATATATAAAAATCTTATTTTAATAAAAAATACGCAAGCCACATACTGGACATTTTAAAAAACAACCAGATAATGAACCTCCTTTATTAAATTCGGATGCTTTAGCACGTATTTCAGTTTCACAATGTTGGCAGGTTCTTTCCACTGTTTTACCCTATGGATTTCCTCGTTTAATTATTTCCATGATTATTCTCTTTTTTATTTAGTTTTTTATCGATGATAATAATATTTTTAAATAAGCCATAATTCATTCATTTTTCACATCGGCCCACAATGTCCACTACCATAACTGGAAGCAGCATCTACTGAAATAACTTCATCATCCAATAATAATTTTACCTCGGTTCTTCCAGTGTAAGATAAATTAATTTCTATCTTCAAATGTTTTTTCAAGTATTCTTTTAAATCGTTTTCATTCATGGTGTACAATTATTTGCATATTTTATAGTTTGTGTAATATTTATCTCCACACATTTCCACAGTTCTGACAAGTGTGAGAAACATATGATTCTCTGAAGTCATATCTTCTTTGATGAATACCAGTACCTTTAACTTTGAATTTCGCTTCTATTTTTGTTTCTGATTTCACATTGTCAGAACCACAAACATTACACACAATACCAGTTATATTCAATTGTTTGTGCCTTTTAAATAAATTTTTCAGGTATTTTTTTAAATAGTTTACATTCATGGTGTACAATTATTTGCATATTTTATACTTAATCCATGTGTTTCTTTAATTCTCTCTGGAGAGGCGAGATTAAAAAATTTAATTAAATCTTCTGGTTTTTCTGTTATATCAGTTGCCCAATATTTATTTTTACCGAAAGATATTTCATACACAGGTTTATCTTCTGTATACCGAATACCAGTTACAATACCAGAAACTATTCTGATTCCAAATAATCCAGAATCAATAATACCATATCTCGGTTTTCCAATATTATTCATTTATTTTATTTGTTTTATAAATAATAATTTATTCAGGTATTTTAAACCATTTAACAATCGGTCTATCTATGATGTTACCATCAATATCAACCCAATCTATAAATTCACTACCATCCATTATACCAGTGTAAACTCGTGCGATTATCTTTCTACCAATATCATCCACTGCTATGACCTCATCACTTCTTTTACCATCCCATTCGCCAGTTTCATATGCAATTGGGTGACCCGTATATTCCCACTCCATTTTTTTTTTTCATATTTTATTTAAAGACCTCAAATATGTTACATAATGATAACAGGCTGTCTTAGGACACCAGTTTATTTCTTTTCCGATTTTTACCCAAGCATATTCATTACTACCCAGTTCATCGAGTATTCTTTCAATGGTTGGTATATGTCCTTGGGCTTCTAAACCAAACACCACTTTCACATTCTTTTCTACCATCTTATCTATAAGATGTTGAAATTCATCAGTTATTTTAGTCATAATTTATTTATTAATCGTTATCATGTTCTAAATCGGGTATATCGAACTTATCTCGAATTTTATATGTAACATCTTTGATGATGTCATTCAAACATTCAACTTCATTCAATGCTTCTTTTAGTTTATCATCAGCTACTTTCAATGCTTCACTGTCGATGTATTTAGCAACATTTGAAATCAAATCGTCTAACAGTTTTGGTTCTAATTCAATACCGTTTACCAGAAGTTTAACTTCATATTGAGTTTTTTCACGACCACTTTCAATACATTCATTGGTTAATGAATCCATAATACACTTATTCAACCATGTATTTTCGTAAAATAAACTTTGCCAAGTAATAATCATAATTTTAATTTTTAAATACCATATATATCAACAAATTCATCATAACTCAAATCATTAATGGCTTTTACAATACTATCGTAATTACCACCATACATTGAGGCACAATTAAATGAATTAATTTCAATCAATTTATATTTCCCTGATGTCAATCCAACTATATCCATAGTAAAAGCTATATCAGGTTGATATAAAGGAATAAGAGATTCTGCATATTTTAAGGCGTTAAAATCATCACACATTATATCATAATATGCCCGATGTGAATCACGATTATCTTTATCCAAATATAACGTCCCAGAAACTATTTTGTTATTAACAACAACAAAACGATATTCTTCTTCAATTTCTTTTTCAGAAGATAAAACAACTAACTGGTTTAAATCTAATCCACCATATGATTGTTTTAAGGTGTTTAAATCGCTTTCAAATGTTTTAAATGATAAACACTGTCCAGTGAATGATTTATAACCATTTGATGGTCTAATGAACACATTTGAAGTATTAAAACAGTTAAAGATAAATTCTTTATTCCTTTCAACATCATTCAAACCCATCATCAAATAATCAGAATTTAATAAATGATTACCATAATAACCATAATATCGAAAACATTCATAATTTTCAATAGTTAAGAAAGTACAAGGATAAAGAGGGAGTCTCGATATTTTTCTACCAAGCTGAAGCCCACCATGAAAAACGATAATATCATCTTTACCAAATCTTTTTACCAAATCTTTTTCTAAATCAGATTCAGTTGGATTATAATCATATATATACACGTAAGCACCAGACTTTTTAATAGCTTCTATTAATTTCTGGTCATATTCATCATATACATATTGTTCTATTATCCAAGTAATTTTTCTCATTTTTAATGAATTAATAATCATCAAATATAGAAAAATAAATTTAATAAATAAAAATTATTTTAATTCTATTATAGAATCAGATGGATAAAGTAGGAAATTAATTGAGGTATAAGATATATATGATATTTTTATTTCTGAACTATCACTTACATTATAAGTAAAATTTCCATTCAAATCAGAATATAAGGTATCATTATTAATGATAATTTTCACACCTGCTAATTCTTCTTTAGTGTATTTATCTACAATCTTATAATTTTGATTACATAAAACAACAAAACTTATAAATAAAAAAATTATTGATAAACTAATATTTTTCAACATATATTTTTATTTTTATATATAACAACTATGCATTTTAAATGATAATAAACATATTAAATAAATAACATTTTATTCTTAATTTAATATTAATAAAAATATAAAAGTAAAAATTATTTTTAAAGACTTTTATTTTTAATATATACTTAAAAAATAATCAATATTATGAAAATTAAATTTGATGATTTCTTAAATGAATCTAAGTTACAGGATGAATATAGAGAATTCTTTTCACACCTTTTAAAACTATACGGAGTGACATCACCAATACAATTCAAAACTAAAGAAGAATTGAGTAAAAAATTCTATGCTGATGTTGAAAAGGGGTGGAATAAAGGTAAGGGATTATCTGAATATGGTGAAAAACTTATGAAATGTGAAGATATTAAAGATATTTAAAAAATCATAGAGTTAAAAACAAAAACCACTCATTAGAGTGGTTTTTTTATTTATGTTGCTAATTATTTATCCAGTCTTTTAGTTCTGATACGTCTTTTGAATTTAGTCTAAAGAAACTTGTGATAATTGTAACAAATTTCTCTCAATCTACTAAATTCAGAACTGTCAATTTTTTCTTTTCTATGTGGTTTCATTGTTTCTAAAACGTAAACGTCAAGTTAGCAAACAATTTTTTCGAATCTGGATTTAACATTAAAGTTGTACTGATAGGTATTGAATAGGACGGGTTTATGTTTACCTCTTTACTCAAAGTCATACCAACATTAACGACAGCTAATTCATCGGCATAATATGATTTATAAGGATTAACACCACAAAAAATGTTTATATTTTTAATTAAATAACTGGCTTCAATATAAGAAGAATATAATTGATTATTATTTTCGTCTTTATCACAGCCCCAGACAAATATATTATAAGATAATGTCAATGGAAATTTAAATGAATACCCAATAGAAGTTTCAATAATGTTATTTGTTGAATCACTATAATTAAACACATCGTCAACATTAAGCATATAATCGGTAACCATTAAATATAATGACTTATAAGCAACTTTGTAATATAAATCGACTTCTTTATAAGAACCATCCAGTGAAAAAGAACTAAACGTTCCAATTTCATTTGTCCAAAGAGAATCGGCTTTTGTAAAGCGAATCATAGGTTGCACACTAATTTTATCAGATAAGTTCTGACCTCTCCAGATAAAATTTGAAGTGACATTCGCATTAAAATGCGTGTCACCTTCTTGTGAATAAGAAATAAATGATGAAAAAATCACCACTAAAATAATAAAAAGTTTTTTCATAATGGGTTTTTATTTAAAATGAATTAATTAATTTCGGGTTTATCTTTTTTATTGTATCTGTCTGCATACCGATAATGCATCAATATTGGTTTGTCGATTGCTCTATAACCGTTTTTTAAAGCGAATTTTTTAAGTTCTGTAAGGGTTTCCTTCTCAGTAGAAAAAGCTGCGTCATTTAAAGGTTTTAAAACTATTAGATTATTAATATAACCAAGCACTTCAAATTCTTCGCTGTTACCATTAATACCTACAACTTTAACACCTTTCTTAAAAGGTCTTTTAATGGTGTTGTTTCCACCTGAAAGTAAAACTGTGTTCATAAGATGTTCTCCTTAGTTAGATTTATTTGATGTAAGCTATTTTAACGTAAAAAATATAATAAGGTTTTATAAAAAGATGATTATTATCACTCTTTTATTAGTTCATTATCAAATTCATTAAATATAGCAAAAGCTGTTACACCAAGACATATTAGCAAGGTTAAAATTATATTTAATATAACAGCCCATCTTGGTGGGTCAATTCTAAGATATGAAAATCCTTCTGATGGTTTGGTGAATTCTATTCTGTGAAATTTACTGTGAATTTCTTTTTGTAAATAATCAGCAACCTGATACCAAATATTTTCATTTAACCTTGGCAACTCTCTGAAATAATTTTTTAAATCCACTTCCAATGAACCAGATTTAGTAAAGGAATGTGAAAAGGGATATACCCAGTTAATTGAATCATTATTATCTAAACCGAGACATATCGTGACTTCATTTTTGTTACCACCAACCCAATATGATTCTTGTAATAAACCAACATCTGGTGAAGAATTCCTAAATAAACATATAAAAACCCGACAAGAATCTTCACTACCTACCCATCCATTCATTGCATTAAAATATTCTTGAACTTTTGTTGTAACAATACCACCTAAAAGAACATTTTGAAAAAAATAATTTTCAGGTTCGGGTAAATCATATAGACCATATTCTCTAACATCGGCTGTATCAATTTTTTGGTAACCGAAGACAGAATAATCAGTATTTTTTAATCGGTTTTCGTATGAGTGTTTTGTAACAATACCAGTTTGTTTAGAAAGGGGAAAGTTAATAGGAACGGTTGATTCGTATTTATTAGATATCTCACCAACTTTCTTATGATAAAATTTAGAATTATTATTCCAACAAAGTTCAGCCCAATCTCTCGAATCATAGTTTTCAATCTGGTCTATAACATTTCTTTGACCACCTATTTTATTTAATAGATAATAATAATCTTGTTCATTTAAACCAATGCGTTCCCCGATGTTTGTTTTTAAATTCCATTCAGCACAATAATCTTCCTGATGGGAACAATCTCTTGTACAGTATTCAGTATTACCATCTTTATCTGTACCACAGGGGTAAGAACAAGTTTCATGATGCCATTCGTTATAAGGTTCTGTTTCATACAAATTAGTGACAACAGACCCGTAATATTCGGTTGTTTTGGTTTTTTGATTTATAACAATCGAAATAAAAGTAAGAGAAAAAAGAAATGGGACAGCAATTATCAATAGCATTTCCCACCAGTTTACACGCATTCTTAATTGTTTAACAGCTAAGATTATTATGATAATGGTAGCTGAGAAAAATAGATTGATAAAATATTCTATTCCCATTTCTTTTTTTATTTATAGGTTAATTACCAAATACATTTACGTCATCGTCTTTACCAGTTTCAAAAACTTTTTCAGTTTTGGATGAGGTAACTGGTTTATAAGCATAAATTTGTTGAACCTGTTCATCGGTATATACTTTAACACCATCAACAACTTCATATTCTTTATATTTATCATCGACAAAAATACATTGAGGTTTGTTCTCAATCATATCCATGATAGTTCTTCGAATATCGATTACTCTGGTTTGCGCTCGTGTGAATTTTTTACGTTCAATTTCAACATTATCCATCAACTTAGTAAATAACAAATCAGCATTATAACTGGGATTCGATTCAGTAATCCAACGCATAATTTCACCATCGGCTTTTCTACCAGCTACAAGCGCAGGTAAAACTTTTTCTGAATAACTGTCCACATACTTTTCTGAAATCTGTGCATCCTGACTTATAATTTTCCACATTTCATCATGTGAAACCTTACAGACATCGATTTGAGCCAAGAAAAGATTTTTATTATCTTTCAATCTGTTATCGACTCCCCAATTATACCCAATAACAGATATAATTAGAATTGCAACCAGTCCTATGATAGAACCAGCGATTATCCACTTTACTGTTTTACTCATTTTTGTATCGTTTTATTTGTTAATTAATGAAATATTTTTATTTTTAATATAAATAAGAATATCCAATAAATCATCTTTTGACATCTTTTCCAAATCATAAGTGAGTTGTTCGACAATTTCTGTAAACAATAATTTCTTTGATTTTTTAATATCGCTCATTAAATATATTATTTTTAGAAAATTAACATCAAAAATATAAAAATATTATTTAGAAAAAAATTATTTTAAGTAAATATTTAATTTAATATATAACATAAAAATATTTAATGAGCTGTAATTGCAATAACAACAAGACTTCTTATACAAAAAATATTATTGAAAAAGCTACTCAAAAAACTACTAATATAGTAGAAGGGTGGACAAATTTAATTTTTGGTAAAAATAAAGAACCATTTGTAGAAAGAAGGGCAAAAATATGTTTCTTATGTAAAGAAAAATCATCAGTTAATATATGCAAATTATGTTCTTGTTATATACCAGCTAAAATAAATGTTAGGTCAGAAGAATGCCCTAAAAAAATGTGGCTTAAAATAGATAAATAATATTATAAATCAAATATTAATCTAAATTTTTAAATTATAAATCCTTTTCAACAACTGGATACAAAATGTTATAAAATTTATCTTTTGATGTTTGTGACTGAAATTTTGATAACCCATCAGAAAAAAACCACGCTTTAATTTCTTTTGATATTTCATCAACAGGATATTTTGACCATATATAATATTCTGCATCATTGAAGCTTTTAGCTGGGGTTAAATATCCATCAAAAATTGCTTCTGGGTATCTCACATCATATGAATATCGTTCACTTAATAGAAATAATTTACCTACTATTTTACCTTCGAAGTATATGAATTCGTTTTTATATTGAATATCAGCAGTTCTTACTTTATCCACTAAAACTGTATCGTGTATACCATTTTTATTTTCAATTGCTTTCTTAATTCTTCTTGGAAGTGTGTTTAATGAAATTATTAACACGATGGTTAAAATTATATTAAGAGATGCTGAATATTTTAATAAGGTATTCATATTTTTATTCGGGTTTAATTGTTTTATATTCACCATGTGGATAATAAACAAATAAATTTATAAATGATTCACGAACAAGTTTCATATTATCATCACCCTTTGAGTAATCTTCAATTAGATTCATATGTTCTAATTTAAATAATTAAAATGTGTGTTTATTTCATAGAGTTTTAAACCCCAGTTTGATATTTTTTTACCTGTTTTAATATTGAATAAGAAAAACATATCATCACCCAAATTATTTTCTTTTAGATAAATTTCATATGTTTCATCCTTTTGAAATAAATCCAGTATATCATCTTTAGCTTGGAGTTGGACACCCACAACAGGTATTATATTAATTTTTTTCTTAACTATTTCATAACCAGCATTATTTAATTCTTCAACAATATCTTTACACATTTGTAATGCTTCCTCAGAAGTTAAAACGGCTGACATTGCAGTTTGTTCTTTATTCCATCTCATTATCCAGATACCTTCTAATAAGGCTAATTCTAATTCTTCGTCCATGATGTTATTTGAAATTAAATAATTTTTTTAGTTTGGTTTTTCGTTCTTCTCTTTTTATTTCTTCGGGACTTCTTACAATTGGTGGTGGTTCAAATCCCATTAAATATTCAATATATCTAACAGCTTCTTTGTGGTCTTTAAATGTGCTTAAATTATGATTTTGTAAATCACACACAGAATAAGTGCAATCATAATTTTGTTTTATAAAGAACTTTTCGTACATTTCTTTTCTGTGATATGTTTAAGAATTTCAGCGATCATTTTTTCTTGTTTGGTCATTCTTAGACTGGCGACATTCTGGCAAGGATATTTAGTTTTTATGAAATATGCAGTTTTAGCATAACTACTCTCATCACTCATATCTGCCTTGGTGACCATCAGACCTCTTTTAATGATATTATTTTTATCTGTAATCATAATCGTATATTTTTAGTTTATATAACAAATTAACAAATAATATTCAAATAAAAAAAATCACATAATACTGGCTTTGAAATAATCAATTATTTTTTTTATATATTCGAACAATTCTTTTGCAGTTAAATTATTCTCACATTCTATACTTGTGCCTCGATGGTCAAAACCGATATGAAAATATTTATCATCAATTTGAATGATATAAGAACAATAATCATATTTTCTTTTCCTATCGAAACCTTCTCCAAATTCAGAATGTTTAATTGGGTTTCCGAACATCTTTTTAAGTGTTATTTCATTTAAATATTCACAAATAAAAAGTGTACCAAGAAATCTTTCATCACTTTCTTTTAGTTTTCCGTCTTTATCAAAAAGATTGAATCCTTGTTTTTTAAAAAAATCATCAGACATAGTTTCATTAAAATATTTTCCAATTAATGAATACCATTGACAAGAACGGTCATTCATCAATATATTCAAAGTAGTTGCAAACAAAGGTTTTCCAGAAATATATTCATTGAATATTCTTTCCTGAACTTCTTTTTCAATAGTGTATTTTAAAGTTTTCATAATAATAAAATTATTTCTATTTTTTAAATAAATTTTTTAACCAGCTCTTAACTATTTTGATTTTCCAAACTGGTAATCCATTTTTTCTAATAGTATAAATTTCATACTCCAAGAATTTGTTTAGCTTCATCAATTGCCTGATTAATCTGACCCCACTGTTCGAATGTAATGTCCAGCTTACCATTTATAGAAAACTGAACATCCAGATGACGTTTTCGATATTCATCTTGTTTAGTGTAATCCCATTTTACTGAATATGGTTTTTTATACACTATAATCACTACATTCACACCCATTGAAACCCTTATTTCAACACGTTCATGGTCACCAGTTATATGTTTTGCTTTAAATTTTTTGGTATCGGCTTCAGACATATTAGGAACATAAGTGCCAGCAACACCGCTATCTGAAGAATACATTTCATTATGTTTCTCAGTAGAACGGATTTTTTTTGGTTTTTCAAAATCTAATATCATATTTTTATTGAAATTTAATATCATTATAAATCAAAACAATCATTAAAAATTTCTTTTATTTTCAATGCTCTTTGTTTACTTTCAGGGGCTTTTTCAAATGCTCGAAGATATTTTTCATCTGTCCATTTAGTTTTTTGAACAATCATCACTTCACCAGTTTCATTATTAATACGTTTAACTTTAGCAGTTAATTGTATCCTTGGAAAATAATTTGAAGAATAATATGCTTCCCAAACCAATCCATTATGAAACACTAAAGCAGTGGGAGTATAACTACCATTTGGTGTAGTATATTGAATTCTTTTATCAGTTGTTGTATAACAAACACCTTCATACACCCATTCGAAATGTCTGGAGATGAAAAAACTATTTTGCATCGAGTTCCAATCATTCTTTTTCAGTGTTTTAAATCTCATGACTGATTCATAATTAGAATCATAATCAAGTATTTCCACATCATCGGGTGTCACCTTATAAATTTTCTTACTTGTAGTAAGAATTTTATAAGAAAATGTACCATCTGTTCTGTAATGAATTTGACTCATCGTTTTGTTATTTAAAAACCACCTTTATCACATTTTTTAAATTTAACAACCAAATGAAACCATTTTTCGGCTTCAAATTTTCTGCGTTTTTTTCTACGCATTTCATCAATGAACTTAATGCGCATATGATTGGCAACAATATACTTAATTTTTTTAATATTACCACCCATTTGCTTGATCCAGTCCTTGTGTTTTTCAATATAATCGATTGAAAAACTCTCATGACCATATGCAGTCCAAGATTGTCTTTCTTCATCCCACTTTGTAGTATCAAACTTACCAAGGTCATGAAACAATCCAGCCAGCGTAAGGTTTATATTGTGGAATTTGTTGTGTAATCTATTTGTTACAGCAATAATATGATTTAGACATGTTAATTCTGGATGCCAGATAATATTTTGTTCAACAGTTTCCTGTTTTATAATATCTTTTTTTAAACTTTCAGAAGCATTGTCTAAAAGAAAAATAAAAACATTACTTAGTTTTCGAGTTTTAAAATAAAAAATTATTTGTCTAAAAATTATTTTCATATTTTATTCTTTAAAATTAACGAACAAATATAGAAATATTTGAATCAAATAAAAAATTACATATTTTATTTTAATAAAAACTCAACACATTCAAGTATAATTTTTTCTTTATTTTTTAGAAATTCTTTTTCCCAAATAGTTTTAATTTCAAACCCATTTTTTATAGCTTTTTCATTTTTTTCTTTATCTTCTTTCCATATTTGTTCAGATGTTTTATTAATAAATTTTAACGGAATATCATATTTCTCATAAATATCAGGATTTGCATGAAATTTATCACCATTAAATTCTATAATTTTTTTATTATCCAATAATACAAAATCAAAATTATGATTTTTTACACCACATGAATATTCGTGATTTAATTCACCAAAATAAATTTTTTTAAATCTATCACCAATTATTTCATATATTTTATGAAATAATTCTTGGGATATATTAGACCAATTATTTTTATTTCTCATGTTATATTTTTTAAAATATGTTGATTTAGATAATTTTTCGCTTCTTTCTTTGTATTTTATTTTACCGTCCGTTTCACCATATTTTTTAATATACCAATCTATTGTGAATACACCTTGCATACTTTTCAAAAACTTTTTATATTTTTCATCACCTAAGATTTCTTTTTTACTTTTACCTTTAATTGAAGATGTATATTTTTTTAACGATTCTATTTGTTTTTTAATTCTTATATTTTTATTTAAACATTGAAAATTAATATATTCTTGTTCCAATTTAATTATATCAATATTATAGAATTTTAAAACGTAATCTTCATATGTGATATTATGCTTTTTTCTTAAATGACTTGATAAACCTGCATTAGATTTAAAATTATTATTACAAATTTCACATTTCAATGGTATGTCAATTTTATTGAATCTTTTTCTTAGTCTCTTTCTTGCCATTTAATATATTTTTATTTATTTTATATATAAAAATATAGAGGCTTAAAGCAACATAATTATATATAATATTAAATTTTATATATACATATATTTTATAAAAAAATTATAAAGCATATTTGTGAAATATATTAAACTATACGAAAGTTTTACAACAAATATTTTTTATCATGGTTCTACTGATAAAAATTTATCTGGTGAAAAAGGTATACATATCGGAACTAAGTTAGCTGCAACCCAAGCACTTCAAGCGAGAATAGGCATTCCAGCAGTTGGTGAATGGGACGGTACACGAAAATACGGAGAAACTTTACTTGCTGGAAAAAATACTATTAAAAATAAAGATAAAGAATTAGGTTATTATTGTGGAACAGGATTTAATTGTGGTAGAGATATCCCAGAAGAAAATTATTATCCTTCAGAACGTAAAGAGAGAGCTAAATATAGTGATGGTACTGATGTATCATTTGATTGTAAACCAATTATTTTCCCCGTAAAAATAATTGGAAATATGACAAATACTCCGTATAATCCACATTCTGATGAAAAGGCAAATAGTTTAATGTTAAGAAATTTGAAAATGGGTAATGCTAAAAGCGGATATTATTACATAAATATAGCAGAAGATGATGGTTCAATATCGGCTGTTGTTCCTGATAAAAATTTTTTAGAAATAATATGAAATATTTAAAAATATTTGAAGATTTTAAAGATAACATTTCACAGTGTGATGGAAGTAAATATTTTGATATGAAAGGTATTAGTAATATATACAGTGCATATGAAAATCCTTTATATTCATTAGTTTATAAAAGGAAAATCGAGGAATTAACATATATGAGTCCTAAACAATATATTTACACCATTGCAAGAAACTTTGGTAATTTATCTTATGATGATGCATTATCACATGTTAGTGATGAAAAAGTTGATAAATATGTTGATGCAATGAAAAATGGAGCTAAATTTCCAGTTGGAAATTATCAAGAAAATTCTTCATTACAAGAAGGTAGACATAGAGCCGTTGCATTAATGAAATTGGGTTGTAATTGTATGCCTCTTATAAAAATAACTCTTGATGTGCCTAATTCATATATCAATAAAGTTGTTGATGAAATAAAAAATATGAGCAGGGAAGAAGTTAATCAATATTTTATTGTTAAAAATTACCAAGGTATAACTGATTTAGATTGGCGTGAATTACATTCATACATAAAATACCAATATCAAGAATAATGAAACATTTAAAATTATTTGAAGCATATAACAAACAAATAGCTACATCAAAAACCGATGGTGAATGGCGAACTACACAATTTGATTCTAAAGAATCATTCGACCATATATTGAATAATTTTTATTTAGATAAAAAATGGTTACATAAAGAAAACGAATATGATATTTATTATTGGGAAAACACTGATTGGGGACAAAGACGAAAATGAGCCATTTTGGTATAAAAAGATGGTAATAGCTATAAAACCAAGAAATTTTATTATAAAAACAAAAACGCTTGAAGAAAACCCATTATATTCTATCCGAGATGAAAAAAATGGTATGACCAGAGAATAAGAGTTAAGATTACGGACTTGGACTGGAACATCTAAAAATCCTAAATATGGTAAATTTGCTGTTGAATATTTAGGGATGGAAGATAAATTTGCTTTAATGAGAAGCCCTCATACTGGAACTATTTATAAAATAGATAAAGATGGTGAAATGTTTAATTATGAAACTGATGAAAAATTAGGGGAATAATATGAAATATATTAAATTATTCGAAAACTTCAATAAAAAAAGAATTACAGGAATTTATTGCATATCATTCCACTAATCATATTATAACAGAATTTAATTTTGATGATATTGATATCGGTGCTGGTTCATCTACCAGAATAGATGGTATATTTTTTAGTAACACACCTCAAAAAAATATCAGGGGGTATATGTTTTCTGCTTTAGCTATGTCTACCATTATTTTGAAATGTTCACACACCATACCACCAACTAACTCATTAACTTCCACTACGTTAAGATGATATTTTGTTTTTAAAATTTGATAAATTTCAATATAAGAATATTGTATAGTATGATTTTCTTTATTGTAATTAAAGTAAATAATATCATCTTTTTTACCTATCAACCAACCTTCATAATTTTTAGAAGTAAACCATTCTAAGTCCTTAATAATATTATAAAGAAAATATTTAGGACTTCTTGATTCCTGAATCTTTTTTATTATATCTAAACTATCTTCTTCCATATTAGATTTATTAATTAATTATTTATATAATATACTTTGTGGTAGTTCGGCAAATAATTCAACTTTTTGTATATCACCACCCATTTTATAATTTTTTATATAAGTAAATTGTTTTCCCACATTATTATATCCAGAATAATTATATCCAAAAATAAAAGTTTCACCTTCTTCTGTTTTAAAACCATAATAATCTGATTTTGACATATTTTGTGTTGAACTTTTCAAATATATAATTTCTTTTTCAAGAAGTCCATGTTTAATTTCAGTATGTTTTTCATTATCCCAAGAAGAAGTAGATTTTTCTTTTGGAAACACAACACAGACGAAACGAACCTTTTCTTTTTTCACAATTATTCTATCAAATAATTCTCTTGAAACTACCCAGTATTTACTATTACCTGTCAACTTAATCAAAGATTTATCCTTTCTTAAATCAGCAACAAGGTCTTTACATTCTTTCAATTTCTCAGCGTAAGTTTGAAAATTTTCGCCACCAAGCATGAAATTAAAAAATTGTTTATAAAACTCCATAATTTGATTGACAACCTCTATACTTTTAGCTGAGTTATTCGTACCGACATTTTTATATTTTTCAAATAATGGTGTTAAAACAACATTTTCATTCAATTTTTCAATAAATAATTTTGTATTAAATTCTTTATCACTATTTATTCTCTGATTGTATATAAATGCTCCAAACATTTTATTAACCATAAAACCAGCTTCATTCACATCCTGAATGAATTTAATATCAGAAACAAAAAAATTATTAATGATACGGTTTTTAACCGTACTGATTTTCTTATTTCTGTTGTTACTATATTCACCACCATAATCATTAACAATTTTATCACTGGATAAATAAGCATCAAAAGCTTTTTTATATTTAAAAATGTCCAAATTAAATACTGATTTTAACAATAAGGAAAAACCTCTTTCAATATAATCACCACCACCATAAAATTTAAAATGATTAAGGTGAATCATAAGAATTAATATTTTTTCATTTGTTAAATCTTCTTCCTGATAAATACGAACTAAAATTTCATGGTCAGGTGCTTCATACCAAAGTAATCTTCTGAAACCATCTAATAAAATATATTCGCCTGATTTTTTTTGTAAAAGAAAAAAATTTTGGTATTCGTATATTTCTAATGGAGGATTTTTTTCTATATTTTCATTCTCAGTTTTTTCATAAGAAGAAATTTTTCGGGGGGGTGATATTTTTTCTTCATTATATTGGTCAATATTTATACCATCTAATTCATAAGAACTTCTAAGATATTCAGATAAATCTTTAGCATTAATTAAAGTCAGTTCATATTCAGTATTAACTAAATTATCATTGAATTTCCCGATTATATTTGTCTGTATCATATTTAAGTTTATTATGTTGTACAATATTAAGTTTATTATACAACAAAAATAACCTTAATTAAATTATAAAAAAAATTAGAAGAAATAAATTTCATTATTTGTTTTATCTATCAAACCAACAAATCCTTTTGATTTAATAAAAGGTTCAATCGTATTATAAATATCAGTTTTTGAAATATCATCTTTATAAGATAATCCTTCTTCATCAAATAATTCTGGATATTTTTCTCTTATTTCATCTATGTATGAACCTTTGGGTGAATCCTTAATTTCTTCAATAAAACATAATTTCTTACCACTTATATCTTTAGATACCAGTTTTCTATTATGACCCATATATCCAGATGTAAATCCTTTGTCTAATGAATAATATTTTCCATTTGGTCTATCGGTATATTCAGCCCTATGCATTTTCGTTCCTATGGGTGCTACTACATATGATATATTTTCATTAATATATGTTGAAAAACTTTTAATCATAATCATTATATATTAATTTTTAATCAAATGTTTGTTCCATAGAATCAGATATTTTAATCATCTTTTCATATTCGGTTGGGGTTAAATCATTAAAGAAAAAATTAATTGGATTAATCCTTTGTTCATTTTTATGAACTTCATAATGTAAATGACTACCAGTACTTGTACCAGTATTTCCTACAAAGCCTATAATATCACCTCTCTTTACCTTTTGACCCTTTTTAACATTAAATTTACTCATATGAGCATATAAACTTTTATATCCATAACCATGATTTAAAATAATAAAATTACCATAACCTTTTAATTCACTCTTTATATATTCAACCATTGCATCACCAGTAGCAAATATGGAAGTTCCTTCTTTAGCACTAAAATCTAAACCATAATGAAATTTTCTAATTTTATATATAGGGTGAGTTCTCCAACCCCATCCACTTGCCGTTCTTCTTAAATCATCATTAGATATTGGTTGAATAGCTGGAACTCTTTTTAAATATTCTACTCGTTGTAAAGCTAATTTTTCTATTCTTTCATAACTATTATATTCTTCAGTAATTTTATATTGAATTACATTAAGACGTTGATGTGTTTCTTCTACAAATTTAACATAATTAGAATTATATTTTTTACTACTAATATCTTCTGTAACTATATTAAATTCTGGTACAGATTCAAACAATGATTTATAAATAATACTATCCTTTGTTTCAATTTCATTTAATATAGATTCCAAACCATTTATTCTATTAGAAATTATATGCATATCAGTCCATAATATGAATATGTTATTCTTTAACTTTTTTTCTTCAGGAGATTCAAACGTGTATAAAATTGCAAAATAAAAACCTATACCAAATAAAATTAAAAATAAAATTTTTAATAAAATTTCTTTATACGTTATTTTTATTTCATCATATGAAAGATTAGAGGGATTATATCTATATTTTTTTATTTTTTTCAAGAAATAAACATTCATTTATATGTATATATTATTGAAAAATAAAAATATAATTATTCATAGGCATAAATACCGATAAACATATTTTATCGGTTTATTTACCTATAACACTTAAAAATTTAAAAAATCATAATAATCTCTCATCATATCTTGGGTTGTTTTCCTATCAGAATCTATCAATTCACCATATAAACTTTCAAAATTATCTAATAATTCTTCAATTAATTCATTGGCAATTTCTTCATCACTAATACCAGAATAAAATATTTCTTCTGTCTCGGATTCATCTATATCATCATTGGCATTATTTGAACACGATAATTTATCATTATAAATTGTATAAACTTCATTATATCCATAATCTTCTTTAAATTCTTCAAAAGTCTGTTTTAATACATTGCTCATGATTTATATTTTTTTTTTTTGATTTATATTTAATAAAAAAGAAAAAAATATAAATAATATTATATATAATATATCATTAAGTTGTACCTTTTTGAGATATTTGAATATTGAAAAATATAATTTGTTGATAATAAGAATATTGTAATTTAAGTGAAAATGAATAAAAAGTAAATTATTTTAAAAATATATACATATATAAAAATAAATTTTTAGAGATATGAAACTAAACAATTTACTTGGTTTTACTGATTTTGTAAAAAATTTTCAAAGTGATTTTGAAGCCAAGAAAACCAAGAGAACTGAAACGTCAAAAGATGTTTTAGCAGAAGGTAAAACTGAAGAAACTGTTGTTACACCCGAAGAAAAAATAGATGAAAAAAAAGGTGAGTGTGAGTGTAAAGATAAAGAGGGTGAAAAATGTGAAAAGTGTAAAGACAGTAAATCTGAAGAAGAAACTGGCGAAAAGGAATAATTTTATTTAATAAATTAATTATCAGTAGAAAATAATTAAACAAAAACATTTTTTTATTCTATAAGTGGATAATAAACATGTTTAGTTATGAAGAAATATTTTCTATTGATAATTTTTTTTGTATATAGTATAACTATATTTAGTCAAGATTGTAGCATTGTTTCTAAAGCCAATGATATTTTACCGACAGATTTATGTTCTCCTGTTTCTGTTGATTGGACTATAACTTATAGAGGTGTTAATAATAATGGCACACCAGTAACTATTCGTTATGTTTGGGATGATGGAACGACTCAGACGGTAACAGCTACAAATACAAACCCAGACCCATTGGTTCGTGAATGGAGTTCTGTTTTAAATCATACTTATAATTCTAATAATCAGTGTAATTATCAACCTGCTGCTACATTAATTGTTAATGGACAAGTTTGTACATCATCAGAACAACAACAAATAGTAACGGTTTGGGATGATGATAATCATAACGGTGGAAGACTTAATATTCAACCTCGAATTTATCCAATATGTTTTGGTAATAGTGCTAATGTTCGTTTTAGGGATGTGACAAGATTTAATTGTGTACCGCCACAAGAAAATGATGTTCCAAATTTAGAAACAAGGTGGATACAGTGGGTTTATGGTACAGATATAACAATGACTGGTACACCAGTTACTATAAACGGTGTTTCACAAACATTTCCCTACTATGGAAATATTATAACATTACCAGCACCTGTTAGCGGTTCTGGTATTTATAGTCAATGGATGAATGTGGCTAATGATAAATTAATTGGTCAATATTTTCAGGTTACATTAAGATATTGGAATTATTGTAATCCATACGATGACCCAAACATATCTGGATTACCAAGTGATTTAATTAATGGTGATAATCCACCCGTTACAACAACGGCAATTATATTAATTGTTCCCTATCCAAATGCTACTATAAATCATATACCAGATATATGTAGGACTGCCAGTCCTATAAATTTAACGGCAGCAACAACTGGTGGGGTTTGGTCTGGTGCTGGTATAATAAATGCAACAACTGGATTATTTTCACCTTCTGTCGCTGGAGATGGTCAGCATGTAATAAGATATGATGTTACAGATGGAAATGGTTGTAGTAATTGGGATACAGCAATAGTAAATGTTTTAAGTGTTCCATCGGTAACTATTGCTGACTTTGCACCAATATGTTATACAACTGATACATTTGATTTATCAGTTAATTATCCACTTGGTGTTTGGTCGGGTGAGGGTATAACTGATAATACACTTGGATATTTTTCACCAACAAGAAGTGGTGATTTTTTAATTAGTTTTTCTACACCACCAGATACTAATGGTTGTGTTGGGGTAGACCAATCAACAATTACAGTATATGACTTACCGAATGCATGGTTTATAACTAAAGATTCGGCTTTCTGTGAAAATAATGTGAATATATTACCTATTGAAATTCATATTGAGTTGTTTGGTGGTGTGACTAATTTGGTCTTATCAAGAAATGAGGTTACTCAAAATATAAACAATATTACAACTAATTCTATAATTGTTAATGATACAATAAATACGGATGGGTTATATGATTATAATTTAGTTAGTATCAAAGAATACCACGATTCATTACTTTGTTCTGCATCATTAAGTGATTCTATACAACTTGATGTTTACCCACTACCAAATTCAGAATTTACAGTGGTAGCTGATAATTATTGCAGTCCTGTGATAGCTAATTTCACAGCTAATAGTGGGTATTTTAGATATGACTGGGATTTTAATGATGGTGCATCAGAAACAAATTCATTAATATCATTAGCTCACGGATATATTAATAATTCAACACACGATACTACATTTCATCCATCATTAATAGTTTATTCAGATAAAAATTGTGTATCTACAACAACACATGATATTTCTATTTATCCAAGACCAATGGCTGATTTTTTTGTTGCACCAATTGAACAGATATATCCAAGTACAAACATTTTATTGGACAATCTAAGTAATACTGGAAATTGGATGTATTATTGGAATTTCGGTGATAATTTATATGTTACAATAAAAGAACCTTTTAATCACACATATTTGAATTATGGTACATATACTATATTTTTAAAAACATATAGTTTATATTGTACTGATAGTATTACAAAAACAATTGTAATATTACCACCCCCACCGATGGCTGATATTGAAATGGATTCGAGTGGTTGTCCACCGTTTACAGTTACATTTAGAAATAATACAATATTTGCTGATAGTTATATCTGGGATTTTGGTGATGGTTTTTATTCAACAGATTTTGAACCAACCCACACATTTTACACTTCTGGTGAACATAATGTGGTAATGAATTCTTATGGTATGTCAGGGGTAATGAAAGATTCTGTTACAATAACTGTATATAAACATCCAGTTGCACTTTTTAATGTTTATCCAGAAGAAGCTGTCGATTTAAACCAACTTTTTAAATTCTATAACACTTCTATTGACATGGATAGATGTTATTGGATTTTTGGTGATGGTGGTACATCGACTGATATTCACCCATCACATTCATATTTATCAGAAGGTGAATATGATATAACATTATACGTATGGAGTGAAAATAATTGTACGGATTCGATAATAAAAGATAATTTGATTAGAGTAAACTCAAATGACGGGATGGTTATTTTCCCCAATGCATTTCGATGGAATGGTGTGGGTAGTACTGGTGGTTATTGGGACGAAAATATTATAGACAACACTGTATTCAGACCACATCCAACCAATGTATCCGAATATAAATTAGAGATTTATAACAGATGGGGAAATTTAATTTATGAGTCTGGACAGATAGAAAAGGGTTGGGATGGTTATCTGGAAGATGGTGTTCATTTAGCTCAACAAGGTGTTTATGTTTGGAAATGTTGGGTGACTTATACTTCTGGAAGAAAAGAAGTATTAAGTGGTTATGTAACATTTTTGCATTAATTAATTTCATGAATTATAATGAGAGTAACACAAATTGAAGCTGAAACAAGAGTTAACATTAGATGTTGTGAATCTAATTATGAGTTAGTTGAACCTTTTATTTTTAATGAAGTTAAAAATACTATTTTAAAAATAAAATGTAAAATAGATGGATATTTATGGAATGTGTTATATAATAGATTTGTTAATGATAAAACTGGTTGTCCTAAATGTTCTATTAATAAATTAAAATTACCAGAATATGTTATAATTAATAATATTAAAGATAGATGTGTAAGAATTAATTGTAATTTAATAAATTTAAATATTGGTAATAGTAAAAAAATTAGAGTTAAATTAAAATGTAATATATGTGAATATAAATGGGAAACATCATATCATCATTTTGTAAATGATAAAACTGGTTGTAAAATGTGTGGACTTAAAGTTAATTTATTAACTAAACATGATGTTGAAAATAATATCAAAAATAGATGTGTTATTGAAAATTATATTTATAATCCATTTATTTATAATAATTGTGATACAAAAATTCAATTTACATGTAAAAAATGTGATACAAATTGGGAAACTACTTATAATAATTTTATATATTGTGAATCTGGTTGTCCTAAATGTAATGAATCTAAAGGTGAAAAAAGAATAAATGATTATTTAAAACTTAAAAATATCGTTTTTATTAGAGAGTATAAATTTCAAGATTGTAAACATAAAAGATTATTACCATTTGATTTTTATCTACCTGTTTATAGTATATGTATTGAATTTGACGGTGGTCTTCATTATAAAGCAGTTGAAAGATTTGGAGGTGATAAAGGTTTAAAAGAAACGCAATTAAGAGACCAAATAAAAACCGACTATTGTAAGAACAATAATATTAAACTTATAAGGATTCCTTATTTTGAAAAAAAGAATATAGAAAAAATTTTAGATAAAAATATAATATAAAACCCATAGAAAGTAATTATAAAAACAAATATTTAAAAATGAAAAGATTATTAAAAATGTTTGTAATAGCTTTAATATTATTAGTTATTATTTCTCTCACGTCTTGCAACAGGACTTATATAACACAGAAGAATTTTATAATTATATGTTAACAATAATGATAATATCGTGAAAATTAATATTAGTAATTATTCTTATATTACCGAAACTTTTAATAAAATAGAATATAAATGTGTTTATGTTTTCTTGAAAGAAAACCACAAAATCTTTAGTTTAGCGATTGTTCATATGATAGTTCATTAAGTTTTGAACTTACTTTCACTTGATGATTTATAGCATTCTCTGTTTTTAATTCAAATTTTAGTTTTTCGTTTATTACTACGAAATTAATAGCTGATCCCTTATTTATTGCACCAGATTGTTCCGTAATTATCAAAGTATTTGAATTTTGAACTTTTGTTAAAATATTAGTCAATTCTTTAGAATTAGTGTATGTTATAAATAATATGTGACAATTTGTAATTTCGGTAACGGATTTAAATTTTTGAATTATGAATTTTTGTCCATTACCTAAAGTCTTACCTGAAAACAAACTTTTAATGTCTTCAAAAGTTGATGAAGCCCCAACAATTCCAATAATGAAATTATCAGATTTATTTTCATCAGGATAATCAATGAGTTTTGTGAAATTATAGATATACATAGCCTGTTGTTTGGCTAAATTGGTTTGTGCTGATATATTAATTATTAATACACAGCCTATAAATATTAATATCTTTTTCATATGTTTTATTTTTACATTCTAATTTACGTTTACGTCAATTTTAAAAATATGTTGCATTTTTGTAATATTCTTAATTTTTAAATAATTAAAAATTTTGTTATAATATTATGAAATCTTAATATATTTAAAAATCTTTGTTTTTTTCTTGAAATATTATTTTTTTAAGTATATTTGTTAATGGTATTTTTAATATATACATAATGATAAAACACTTCAATATAAAGTGTTAATTATAAAATAATATAAATCCTATGAAAAATATAAAAATAACAGCCGATTGGATTTTATTAAATTTAACAAATACTTATTATTGTGAAAATAATATTGTAACTATTACACCCTTAGATGAATTTTCTTCTTATAGTTTTATAAGATTAGCTTTATCACAAATGAATATAAATTATGAAGAAAGCGAAATATGTACGGATATTGTAGATGACGATGACGATAGTTTTGATATAGGTGATACTATTATAACATTTAATTTATCTGAAATTGTAGAAAAAGATTGTCCAGAATTTTTTAAAATTATGAATTCATTAAATAATGGTGAACAAACAGTTACCGAAGTTAATGGTGAAGATATTAACTTTATGAAATTAAAACAAATTGATTCACATCAATTAAAAAATCAAACAGAAGATAAACAATTTGATTATTTATATTCAATTGGTTGTAAACCAGAACAAATTAAAATTATTTTGAATAATATTAAAAAAATTGAAGATAATAAATTAATGTTTGATGAAAAAAATGTTTTTACTTTTAATGAGTTTACCGAAGAACTTATAAAAATGAAATAATATTTTATAAAACGGAGCGTAAAAATTCATCCCATCGCCTATGGCGTGAGTGGTAGTTCACATTATAAAAGAAAATGAAACATTTTGAAAAATTAATAATATATTATTATTGATTTAAATATTTATAATTCTTATTATAAAAAATAAATATTTATGATTATATTTAACACTGATTATCTGAGAAATAACCCAACTGGTGTGATTCGTGGTACTGAATCTGATAAAAAAAAATCTTGTCTTTCACAAGATTTGATAACTGATTTTATAGATGACTATTTTAATGGTATGTTAGAGATTAAGTTAAAAAATGATAGTGTTGTTAAAATTTCAGCTAAACTATCAAAAATGTTAATTGATGATATTTTTATTGAAAAATATTTCAGTAAGATAGGGGGCGAAATAGTAACAGAAAACATATATATTTCAAACGAATTCAAAAGCACAGATGATGATAATGATGATGATAATGATGATGATATAATGGAATTTGAATTTGATGCGATGGCTGAATTAACAGATAAAGAACGTATGATGATAATAGGTGATACTTTTTGTGCTTTAATTGGTTTATTTGATGGTTATTTAACATGTAAAGTTTTTTCAAACCATATCGAATTTAGAAGTAAATAAATATCCTCAGCCTGAATTTGAAACCGATGATTCATCGAAGAAGAATTTAAAAAGAATCGTAATTTATAGAACCGTTCGAAAAAATCTAACAAAAATTTACAATTTTGTTAAAAATATTTCTTATTGTTTCGTATTATATTTTTATTAATAGTTGGTTAACCCAACACACGTTCTTCCTATTCTGATAAAACAATTCCTTATTTAACTCGTTCATTGTAATTGTGATTAATCCAACTTTTTAATGCTGCAAAATCATTTGTAGTAACCTCTGCATGGTCAAGTAATCTTTTATCAATTTTATTATTATCAACCAGTGCCTTTAGATTTGAAATATATTCTTCATCAAATATTTGTTCAATCTTATTAATAGCAATTAATATATCTATCACATTTTTTTCACTTGTTTTAATGGATTCGTTGGATTCTGTTGAATAAATAATTTCTTTAACTCTTGTTTCAATATCTTCCATGTTATCTTCCCAGCTATTTTCATAATTCATAGCCAGTTCACTCAATTTGTTTGCGTGGTTTTTGATATATTTTAATATAGAATTATCAGAATCTTTATAATTAAATATATAATATGCTATTAAATCGGCAGCCAATGAAAAATCTTTTCCAAATTTGTTATACATTTTTGTTATATCTTTATCAGATTCACCATAATTTTCAAAGTTTTTTACATATTTCATAATAATATTTTTTATTTTATTCTATATATTAAAAATAAAAATATAGTTTATATTGAACTCGGTTTCTTTAATATATAATTATAAATGATTTTTATTTTATGAAAGAAAAAATTAATGATAAAGAAGGTTTAATAAACAAATTATTGGATATAATGAACGTAGATGAAGAATTTTATAAGAATATTTATCATATACTGGAAATGCAATTAGATAATGTCTTAAAACCTAAGATGATTGATATCGTTAAGATGTATTGTAAAGATAATTTTAAAAAAAATGTAAATAAAAAAAGACGAAAATATTTCGAATTTTACATGGATTTCACAGAAAGTGAGTTAGCTGATATGATAATATATCATAACTCAGATGCTTCTAAGAAATTAAAAGAAAAGTCTGGTGTTATAAGCAAAGTAAATCAAGATATCATGATAGAAATCTTGAATGATAAAAATTTGAATTTATTGGTTAATAGATTAATATCCAAAACAGAAGAAAAAATCTAAATAATATTAAATAATATCTTCTAATTTTTTTATAAGCTCTTCGAGAACATATTGTGCCTTATAAGGCATTTTAGACTCAACATCTTTTACATTATTGTTAATTAGTTTTCCAACTTCATCAACCAATTTTTCAGCTATTTCATCTAATTCAGGATATTTTGAATCTTTTTTAGATTCGTTAATATCATATTCTTTAAAATTTTTAATATTTTTCATATGTTTTTATTATATTTTTAAATATAATCCAGTTTCTTTGGATATTATATCATTGAGTTGATCTGAGTATATACTATTAATGTCTTTTGTTGTTCTGTTTGCTATTGAAAGTTTTATAAAAGATATATCATATAAATCCATACTATTTAATGTAATTTTTATATAATTAAATTTTTTACTACCTTTTATTTTGAAAATTACACCGTTTGCATCTCCTATGAAATTGCAAGCACCCATCATAAATAATGCTTTATTTCCTATTTGATTTAATATTTCTTTTGCTATACTTAAATCAGTAATATTTTCTTTTATATCAATAGATTTGGCATAGGTAAAACTTAAAATAGAACTACCATACATTTGTTCCAGATAATTAAGAATTTTATCAATGTTTGAATCAAATGATTTAGCTTGTTTAATAGTCAATTTGGGAAAAAACTGTCCTAATATTTTTTTCCATTTGTTATAAGTTAGGTCGTTTTCATTTTTAAAACTTTCGAAACATTTAATATATTTATTTTCTTGAACGTATTGAAACTGTTTACCAACATTTGATACCCCAGCAATTGAACCCGAAATTGGGTTGATAGATTTAGTATTCTTATCAAATTGTATTCCTTTATCAGGAAATTCTTTCTGAAGCCTCGTTAAGAACTCTTTAATGTGTTTTCTGGTGTTTATAATCCATTTTGAGTACTCATCACCACTATCAATTTTATCCCCGTTAAATCGCTTAGAATTAATATTTCCAAGCTTTAAAAGTTCAACAAATTGATAATTTCTACTTAAAGATGAAATATTTAAACCACTACCAGTTAAATTGGGTCTAACAAAATTACCATCATTATCATATTGGTCTTCACTTTTGTTATAATAAGAGTCATCATCTAAATTACCACTTGTTACAACAGGTATACCCTCACATTCTATTTCTGAAAAATAACCTACTTTTTCATCTTCAACTTTAGTTAGAACATTAAATTCAAAAGATATATTATCAGCTTTCAGTTTATTTTTCAACATTGCTAATAATTTAACGGCTGCTTTTTGTCTTTTTTCTAACAATTTACCACCAGATGCTTTTTCTTTTTGTGTATCATCATTAGCAAAATTTCTATTGGTTGGGTTTGATGGGTCTTTACTTATAGTTACAATGAATGTAGCTTTTATTGATACGGGATAAGACGGTAATTGATTTGTAATAGAATCATACCATTCTTGAATTTGCATATATTTCATATTATATTCACCTAAATTAAAATATGCATTAAGTCCAGCCACATTTAAATATTTTTGACCTTTTATATCCGACCAAGCTACCTTATCATAAACACCTTTATTTTGATAAATCTCAGCAGCTTTCGCAACATTAAAACCCAAACTTATAATAGTTAAGAGTATGAATGTGAAAACAGTCTTTTTATAATTATTATTCAGTGGTTTGTTTATAATATAATCCAACACTTTAGGAAGAACACTTTCGATTCGTTCTTTATTTTCAGATAAAAAAGATTTTATAATGTTTTTAATATTATTAAAAACATTTGCTTCGTTTAAAAGCGGTTTATTATATTGTTCTAATTGATAATCAAGTTTTTTAAAAAAAATATTTGTTTCCATAGTTCATTATTCTATTTTGAAATTTGGTGATATATCACAGTTAATAAATTCGTGTCGGGTCAGTGTTTCAGAATTAGGCATAGTTTTTTTAGCGACACCTGAGAGGAATTGACCTTTATAAAACGTCCCATTATAAATTAACCCGCTTTTAAAAATACCATCCCAAAAAACACCATTAAACCACACCCCATTTTTAAAATCCCCATATCGCCACTCAATGTTACGAATCACCCCATAGTTAAAACTTCCATTATAAAAAATTCCTGAATTTATTATAAGTGTTTGTTTTAATATTTCAATTCTCATATTAGCTAATTCAGCTTCTAAAAACCAAAGAAATTTATTATCAGCTAATATTTCATCTATCTGATATGTTTCGGTGTATGTTTTCCCTTGATATTTTAATTCTTTATATCTCATATAATATTAAATTCTTTTAATTTATTTTCAATATCTTCATTATATTTTATTCTTAATAAGTATATATTATTTTCTTTACAATAAATATTTTTTATTTCATCTCTAATTTTTTGTTCATTAAATTTATTTTTACCCCCAAAATGTTTAATTTCTTCAAAGTGTTGTTTTCCATCAAGCTCTATGCATAATTTATATTTTGCTTGTTTATAATTAACTAAACTATAATCATATTTAACACCATGAATATTTTTTGCTTTTTCAATAAATTTCTCTGTTGTTAAATTAGGCATTATGTATTGATTACATTTTAAAAAAGGAGATTATTACTAATCTCCTTTTCTTTATAGAAATAAAATAATCCATTTAATCTTGTTGTTCTTCTTCCATTACTGCTATAAGTTCTTTCTCGAATTCTTTCAGTTCTGGATATTCTTTTACGACTTTCTTAATGGCAGTCGGTAATGTTCCATTTTCACTTTCTTTGTAGATTTTATTTATAATAGTTTTACAATCACATTTTTCTTTATCAAATGCTTTCATAATAACTTCTTTAAGTGCTTTTTCTACATTAAAAGTTTCTTTGTACTCATTCAGAAAATCTTCAAATTTCGTTTTCATCGTTTATTAAATTGTTTTTTATAATATAATTTTTTGCTTCATCTAATGACATGAAATCAGTTTCATCGTCATTTATGATTAACTTTACACTATCTATATATAAATTTTTACTATTAAAAATTGCTATATCTTCATAAATTTGATAATTTAATGACCCTGTGGTACTCCATCCATCATATCCTAAATTATGAATATATTTTATAGTAATTCTTAAATCTGATTCACTAAAATATTCCATGATGTCATTTGCTGTTGTTGAATTAATAACTAAAACATTTAACGGATTTTTAATTTCAACTTTGTAAACACATCTTAATTCGTTGTTGAATTGTTTATACTTAGAATATTCATCTGCCATAGTTTCATCTTCTGTTATCCATGTCGCATCATATTCACCGTATACTTTCGGATTAAATTCTTTAATTAAATCATCTAATTCTTGTATAATAGAACCATGATAAAATATCCCTGATATTTCTTTATCTGATATTTCGTAACCGATATAATCTGTTAAATCATTCTCAAATAATCGTTTAGATTTAGAAATGATGAATTTTTTATAATTAAACATAAAACAGACCCAATATATTTTACTATATATATTTATATTTTAGTTTATTAAAAATAAACAAAAAGAATTTTTTTAGCTATAAAAAATAAAATAGTTACAATGGAAAATGTTAAATATCGTAAAAAAGACAATCCAAATTCTCCTTCGGTTTATATTCTTAATGAAAATTCAAATTTTGTTTCATTATCAAATGGTGATAATATTGTATCAGATATGTTTAGATTGCAATATGAAGAAATAATAGCTGATACTATTGATGCCAAATCTTTTTTGAATAGTGGTAGATATGGTAAGTTAGCTGACGAATTTGATGAAAATATAAAAAAAATAGACCCAAGTAAAATAACCGATCAATCAAGTATTTCAGTGGTTAATAAAATTACTGGAGATGTTTTTAACATAGGGAATGTTCAACCACCACCAGTAACTAAAATAGATAATACAAAAAATAATCTTAATGTTGAAGAATATCTATATCGAGATGAAATATCTATGTTTGGTTTAGAAGAAGCTAATAATAGAAGAAAAATTAGGATGAAAAAACAATCAATAATGAATAATAAATCAGAGCAATCAGCACAAATACAACAATCAAATTATCAACAACCAATTAACCCAAGTGAAATGATATTTAAATCTTTTAAAAGGAATCATGATATAACTATTAATATTCAATTCAAAGATAAAATTGGCAGTCCCGATTTTGTTAAAATGATGATGGAAAATATTGAAGGTGATATTATAACATATTATAAAGGAATTATAATGAACAACATCATGGAAAAAGTCAATGATGTCGAAAATGAAGTTGAATATCAAATTATTAAAGAAATTTATGGTGAAGAAGAAGCTGATGTTTTTAGAAAAAAATTACAAAAGGTTGAAGAACCAATACTCAATATGAAATTCGAAGAATCAATACCTGTTGTGATGGGTACACAAAAAGCTGGTAAAGTAACAAAAGGTGGGAAACAAAAATTTATATATTGGGATGAGAGTGGTAAAGAAATTGAACTATTACCAGAAACTGCTGCAAAGAAAAATTTTAAACCCGTAATAGAATATGAAAAATAATATTGATGGTTTTTATTTAAAAGAAGCTCGTAGGATTCGACAAGAATATTTACAAGCTCTTTCTACTATTAAGAAAAAACAACCACGAATAAATAAATATAAAAAAGAAATAGAACGATATAGAGATGAAATAGATATCTTATATAAGAGTGATGAAAAAAATTCCATTAAGGAAGAATTATATATAGAGAAAATGGAAGAATTAATTCAGAATGTTAATAAAGTTGAAGATGAAGTTCAACCATATTATATTAAAATTAAAAAATTGAATTTTGATTCTTTGAAATTGAAAAATTTAATAATTGAGAGATATCCAACAATTACGATGGATGAAATAAAAGAACAAATTATTCCATATGTTGCTGATTTAAAATAAAAATACAAATTAATGAATTTTTGGACAAAATTATTATTGATTTTTTTATCATTACTATTTTTAATAGTAATATTATATAAATCTATTCTTGTTGATAGATTTGAATTTAGTTTTTCTAAATTAAAAAATTTAGATAAAGTGGAACAAATAAAATCAAATGTTGGTATTGTTCCATATTCTAATGAAGATATAATTCCAAGTGTTTGTATGGAAGGTAATGATTCAGTAATAGTCATAAATACTATCGATATGTTTGTTAAAGATTATTATATAACTGTGGATAGTATGTTAAATATCGGAATAACTTTGGATGAATATTCTTATAATGTATATTTGACAACTATTACTGATTTTAATAATTATACAAGATCGGTGTGTAAAAAACTTGGACTTAGTTATAAATATGATTCAATCTTTAATATGTACAAATCTATAATAGATAGTTTATATGATTATCAAAATGTTATGAATGATAATGTTATCACTTTTTACGTAATAATTGGTGTGTTTAAAAATGAAGAATATGCAAATAAAAATAATGCTGAATTAAAAAACGAAAATTCTGGTATGTTTTATGATAATAATTTATATTTCGTTTATGCAAATAGTTTTTATTCGTTGGATGAAGCTAAAGATTATGTGGAAGATTTAAAAACAAAAGATGAAAAATATAGTAATTCGTGGATTTATAAAAATAATAGATGAAAAATTAATATATAGAATAAAAATATAGAAAATAACATGAAAAAATTTAGTAATTTAAATAAGATTGATATCAATGATGACCAACCAAAAACGTTTTTGGAATTATTAGAAGGTTTTTATGATGAAACATTATCAATAAAAGTAGAAGGTCAAATAGCTGAAAACTTAACACAAGATGTCATTTCTATAACTGGTAAAGACGACTTCCTTAAATTAGTTGAAAAACTTGTAAAAGTTAACATTCTGAAAGAAAGAGTTAAATTATTGGAAGCGGTGAAAGTAAAAACATTTAAAAATCGAACACTAAATTGGATTGATGGCGATATACAAGAAGCAGAACAACAATTAAATGCAGTAGTAGAAGGATCATCAGATGTGGAATTTAATATAACTGAACTTATAAACGATTTGAATGAAGGTTGGCAATCAATTGGAGAAATAACTGATGACAATAGAGGTAGTAATAAACATTTGAAAAGTTTTGAATATTTTGTTGATACTTTTGATAATGGTAATATAACTCAACTTCGAACAATGTTTAAAAGTATTAAAAGGGCAAAGAAAATAAAAGAATTGAAATCATATTTAAAAGAAATTGGTGATACTGAAATAATTGATTGGATTTTAGATAATATTGACGAATGAAAACAATATGAAAATATGAAAGGTGGTTTAAAAAGACCACCTTTTTTATTTTAGATTACCATCAAATATCTGGTCTAATTTCTCTCGTCTTAAATATGAATCATCATATGTTATATTATTATCTACTAAGTAAAATAAATAATCTGGTGTAAGATGTTCTTTTTTTATTTTTCTAATTGCGTATATTTCATTAAAAAACATCACATTTTTTCTATAAACTATTTTTAAATGTATAAATATATCTAAAAAGTCTTTTGCGTTTTTCAAACCCACGTTAGAATTATTTTTTAAATCTCTTAATAACACTAATATGCTATCATAATCAGATTCATACATTTGGATGATTGTGTTCAACAATACATCATATTCTTGGGTTTCATCTTTGAAATACAAAATATTGGTTAATATTCTAATTTTTGACATATGATTTATTTTATGTTGTCACCAAAAATTTCATCCAATTTCTCTTTTCTGTGTAATCTATCGTAAGTTGAATATGTAATATTATTATTAATAAGATAATATAAATCTGAGATTTTAAAATATTCTTTTTTTATTTTATTTACATGATATTTTATAATCTTTCCATATACTGGTACATATACATATAAATTTGATTCACAAAATACACCCAGACTAATAAAAATATCCATATAATTTTTAGCTAATAGTAATCCTGTATCAGCCCTATTTCTTATTGCTTTACACAATTCTACTCTTCCATCATATGTACATTTTTCTTGATACATACGCATTGTCACATCCAGCATTAAATCATAATCAATAGGATTTTGAGACAATGTTTCAATTCGTATTAATAATTCGGTTTTATCAAACATTGATTAGATATTTCAAACAAATATAATATTTTATATTTTATAAAAAAAATAATAAACAAAAGTAGTATATGAAACTATAATTATTAATTATAAAAAGAACATATATGAACAAAAATTATTTACTTTGGGAAAAATATAGACCAAACAATCTTAATAATATCATTCTATTACCACGTATACGGGAATTTGTTGATAAGGGTATTCAAACAAATTTGATTTTTTATGGTGGTGCTGGAACAGGAAAAACAAGTTTAGCTCGAATTTTAGCTGCTGATCATCACACATTGGAAATAAATGCTTCATTGGATACAAGTGTAGAAATGGTTAGAACAAATATATATGAGCATATATCCACTTTAAATTTTCAATATTCACCTGATCAACATAAGGTTGTTATATTAGATGAATTTGATAAAGCATCAGCAGCATTTCAGGATGCGTTAAAGGGTTTTATTGAAACCTATCACAAACAAGCTCGATTTATAGTTACAACAAATCATATTAATAAAATAACTGAGATGGGTTCTCGGTATAATAAAGTCAATTTTGATCCGATCAATCAAACAGAAATTGATTATCTCAAAACCAGTTATAATAAATACCTAACGATTTTAGTAAAAGCTATAAAAGAAGACGAATTAATTCCAGATACTGTTATTACTAAAATTATTAATAAATTTTTTCCAGATTTACGTTCTGCTGTGCAGATGGTACAAGAAATACAAATATCGAGAAATGGTGATAGATTGGAAACGTCTTCTGCAAGTTCACATCAAATAGATTTGTATAATTTCATATTCGATACTAATGTTAATTCAATTGATATTTATAAATATGTTTTAAGTAATTATATTGATAATTATGAAAAAGCTTTTAATTTACTTGGTAGACCATTTTTTATTTATTTGATGGAATTTAAACCAGAAATAGCACTTAAAAACGCCGTTCAAATATTTGAAGTTCAGAAGAATTATAATGCATCATTAACATTAACAATAGACCCAGTTATTCATCTTATATGCTATATACAAGATTTGAAAAAATGTGTCAATTAAAATAAAAAATATAAAATAAAAATATAAAACATGGATGTAACAGCGCAATTTAAAGAAAAAGCTATAAATGATTATATGTCGTTGATAGACTTAAAAAATTTATCAAATCTTGATTATAAAAAGATAGAAACAGAATTATCAGGAGCATTAGGTGAAAAACCTGCCGTTGAATTTAAATATGAGAGTGATACCAAATTAAATGAAGACGGTAAAAAAGTAAATAGTTTGAAAATATTAGAATGTATAAACATATATTATACAATTATAACAAACACAGGTATTGAGTATAAAAAGATGACATTTCAAATATTATAACATGAAACAATTTTTATAAAAATCAATAAAGGTTATACAACACATTATAAAAATATCATATACAATTAGTTGAATATGATTTATTAAAAATCAATTTAAAATAAAAATATTAAAACATGAATAAAATAAATTTGATAATAGACGGTAATTATATATTAAACAAATCTGCTTTTATTGCACATAAAGCAAAAATTCTTTATAGTGAATTAGAAACAATACTTGTCAAAGAAATAAAAAACTTATCAGAAATGTATAGTTTTGATAATATTTATTTTGTATCTGACGATAAATATAATTGGCGAAAAAAAGTGTATAATGATTACAAAGCCAAAAGATCAAAAGATAGTGATATCGATTGGTCATTTGTGTATGAAACATATGAAAATTTTAAAAATAATATTATCAATTTAAGAAGTATTAAACAAATACAAATTAAAAACGCTGAAGGTGATGACGTTATATCATATATCGTTAAAAAATCAAATGAAAAAGGGTATAGTAATTTGATTATATCAGTCGATGGTGATTTATATCAATTATTGGATTATGATATAAATAAAAAATATATTAATATTATGTTTGGTAATAAATTTTCTGATGATAGAATTTATTTACCAGAAAATTATAAAGTTTATCTGGATTTTGTAAAAACCAATACAAAAGAACAGACTATATTTAACATGTCTGATGATGAAGATGCTATGGATTTTTTAAAGAGTATTTTTCACAGAGGTCAAATTGTTGAAAAAAATAAAGAAGAAAGTCTTTTCATTAAAATAGTATCTGGAGATAAAAGTGATAATATATCTTCTGTTTATGAATCAATAACAACCACAGGAAAACCAAGAGGTATAGGTGCAGAGGGAGCTAAATCTCTATATTCTTTATATAAAGAAATTTATCCCGAAGATATTGATTTTATGGGAGATTTACTTATTGAAAGATTGAAAGAAGTTATTTGTTCATATAAAAAAATAGAATCTATTAATGTTAATGATGTTAAAAATAATATGGAAGATAAATTAAAAAGAAATTTGAAACTTATAGTGTTGAATGATTTCTATACACCAACCGAAGTATTAACAAATATGGAAGAAAAAATTAATGTTTGAAAATATATGAATGTGAACTACCCACCCACAGCAAAGCTGATGGGTTGGGTTGTGCCACACTTTCATAACACCAAAAAATAATGATATTAAGAGTGTTACTAATATCACACTAAAAAATGTAGTTATGTTCATTAAACTAAGTTAAAACGCTCTTTTTTAAAATATTATAATTTTATTTTTCATCTTTTTTATTTTTCATATAATATTCAGATAACTTTTCATATAAAAATGCATTGGGAAAGTAATCAATTATTAATTGAAAATATTTTTCTTTTTCTTCGAATTCAAAATTAACACTTGTACGATCTTGAAATATTGTTATAGTATCTAAAAAATCTTTATATAGTGATATTTTTTCGTCTTTAAAATAATTATCATTACTTATATCAGACAATTTAAATAATTCACAATTGAAATAAGTCGATTTAATTATGAATTCATATACATCAACAATATTATCAAATCCTTTCAATATTTTTTTAGTATTCAATTCAAAAAATTCAAAAATTTCAAACACTTTATTGGAGACCAAGAATTCTTCATTTTTTAATTGATAATAAAGACCAGTTGAGGTATATTTCAAATTAAATTTACTGGCTATTTTATCAATTGCTTCTGTAATAATTTCACCAGAATAATAATAAAAATTATTCACCCAATAATTTTCTGAAGTTTTTATAAAAATAATAGGTTCGTTATTATATAAAATTTTTGTTAAATTGTCTTTATCTTCAATCCATACTGCATTTAATTCATTTATTAAAAATTTCAAATCTAAATCATCCCTGATTAATATTTTTATATTCGCAAAATTAGATTTGTTTCTATAGTCAAACGGTATATCATAACTTATATCATTTGATTCTATAACATTTGTGATATTGCGAAGATTAATTAAAAATGTTTCTCTGTTCATTTCGATCCCGTCTCTAATTTTTCTAATTTTTTCTTTCTTATATATCTTTCGATGATAACATCCTCAATTTGTTTAAATATCACATCCACACCATATTGATCGATGAATTCGTCTATACTAATTCGTTCAAATATTAATTTTTTGTCAAGTATTTCCAACATTTCATCTACATCAAAATATTTATCGGTATAAAGTTCTTTTAAATTTAAACCGTCAATAGATTTAATATTTCTCAGTTCAACTTCTACACCACCATATTTAGCATCTTCAACAATATAACTTGAACATTTAATTATTAAATCTTTCATTTTTGTTTTTTAATATATAGATAAATAAAAAAGAACTTTTTTTATTATATGGACAAATTTAGTAATTTAAATCAAAAGAATACAGAAGAAACTGGTGAAAAATATTTATTAGACAACAAATTTTTGAAAGTTGTTGAATATGATGATTATACATTTGTTAAAGAATCAGATATGGTCGTAATTTTACCATATTTCAAGGATGAAGGTTATATATATTTAAGAAGTGAATATATTCCTACTTATAAATATCGATATCAAAACGATCCAGTTTGGAATAAATATACCAATTTTTTAACTATTATTTCAGGTACAATTGAAAAGGGTGAAACACCCGAACAAACTGTTAGACGAGAATTATATGAAGAATCTGGTATAGTTCTTAGTAGTATGTATCAAATTATAGTGGACAAAGGTTTATTTGTTAGCAAAGGTAATACTGCTAAATATTTTCCTTGTTTATTGGAATTGAGGTATAATGATTATCGTTTAACACAACCAAAAACAGACGGGTCAGAAAGTGAGAAAAAATCTAAAATGTTAAAAATAAATTTAGGATATATTGATGAATTACTTGTTCAAGATACGATAACACAATTATTACTGAATAAATTAAAATCAGAATATAATATAAAATAAAATAAAATAAAATAATTACGAAAATGCCTAATCCAGCGAAAAATAAAGTAGTAAAAGACATAAAACCAAGATCAATAAAACCAGACCCTATAGATAGAAGTAAATTGGATTTAAAACAAAAAGGTAATGTTGGACACAATCCAAGAAAATTAGAGGATTTGAAGAATGTTTTAGATAGTGAGAAAAATAAAAATATAAATAAAAATATAAATCTATCAAATATCAATAAAAAATAATTATTTTTTAATGAGTCAAATTGATTATATTTCAACAAAAAGTGAAACAATTTATTTTAAAATAATAACACTTTTATTAACCTATTATTTCGGATATAATGAAGAAATTAATTATCCATTATCAGAAGATGAACTTAATATTGAAAACTTAAGAGCAAGATCAATAGATATTGATAATAAAATATCTTTAGAAAATTGTATAATAATAGCTTCTAAGATAATTGATAATGTAGATGAGGAATTTGATGAATTCATAGAAGATTTAGAAGTATCAGAATCAGATTTTGTATTTTCATTGGACGTTTATAATAAACTTTATTATGATATGTTAGATACGACATATGAAAATAATATTTCAATCAAAAATATTTTTTTAAATTTTTTAAATGAACATCTTGAAATGGTTATAAAAGAGGAAGATTATGAAGTAGCCGCAATTATTCATAATAAAATAATACAAATTAATTCCTAAATATTTTTTTTTTTAATAATATATATATATATTTGTTTAATCAATAAACCAGTAGCTCAGTTGGTAGAATACTGGTCTTTAACACCAGT